TGCATCGCGGGCCAGGGCTTCTTGAAAAACACCGCAGCTCCACCTGCAAAAGGCTCGACGTACACCGTATGGCGTGGGATGTGTTTCACCAACCTTGAGGCGAGGCGCTGCTTTCCTCCATAGTAGCTTATCGCGGGCTTCATGGTTCTCCTGTAGTTCCAGGTAAGGGCCAGTCATGCACGAAGACCCACGCATCAGGCAAGGCATGACGCGCTTGCGTGATCGTCGAGGTCGTACCTGTCGAGCCCAGGTATCGAAATGCCACGAGCATATCCGAGTCTCGGACAATGAGACCGTTGCGCTCGTGATAATTGCGCACATGATAAGGAGCATATCGAGGGTGATCACGCGAGAGCTGGTGCGCGGGGGCATGTTCGATGTAGTCATACCCGAAATGCAATGCCAAGCGCTTGGCGATCCCATCCACCCCTTTGGGTTGGCCGCCCGAGACGATGGTGTCGAGTGTGGGAAACTGCTGAAAGAGCTTCAAGACCTCACGCGCCACGAACTCGGGCTCAGGCCAATCGCGCGACCCCACCACACCCAATCGTGTAGGCGGCTCGCGATCCTCGACGCGTTTCTCATCGGAAGGTTCGTCTTCCGTGAGAGCGAACAGCTCCCCCAGGGTAAGGTCGCTCATGACAACAGCTTCATGAGACCGTCAGCGCCAAGCTCGTTTTTATTGGCACTGTCGAACAGGGCGTCGATGTCTTCGATGTCTGTCGCGAAGCGCACGCGGACCCAATCATCACCCCCTTCGATCACCGCACCCTTGAACTTGTGCAAGGGGTAGTACCGGACCTCTCCGTGCGCAAACTCGAAGCGAAGGTAGTAGAAAACTCCCGGGTTATCCCCTTCCCACGTGTACTCATGACGCGAGAGGGACACCAGACAGTCCAGGGGTCCGTTCGGTTCGAGCGCGCTCGGTTCCTCGTCGGTGCAGTCGCTCACTTTCTTCGCCTCTTCTTTCGCAGTCTCTTTGGCCGCTTCTTTCGCTGCTTCTGCCTGCTTGAAGGCTTCGAGGATCTCTTCTGGGGTGTGCTCGAAGATCTTCGCCGGGTGATCCCAGGGGACGCGAGGCGTTGGAAAGAGCGGTGAATACATGGGAGCAGACTCGCGCGGCGTTGAAGGGATCGTCAAAGGCTCCGTACACGGCGGTATATACGGTTGGTACGGCGTATACGGTTGGTACTCCCAGGGGTCCCGAGTCAAAGGAACCTCCCAGGGGCCTTCCTTTCGATGCGAGTCGTAAGGTTCGACCGTATCAGGAAGCTCGGGGGTCGTGCTGTACGGATAGATGAAATCAAGGTCAGACATGATTGCTCTCGAAGGAAAGCCCTTCATGGATCGCGTCACACTGCGCTTTACACTGCGCAGTAGGCAAGCTCTTTGCGATCCATCCAGGCGTGGAGGTGATGCATGTGGCGAGCGTTCTCCTCATTCACACGCAGGGTTGGGGTGTAGTGCTCACAGGCTGCTTCGAGCTGTGCGGCGCTCGCGAAAGCGGTCAAGCTCTTGACCACGTTGTCCATGCCCTGCTCGGTTTGCATCTCCAACGCTTCGAGCTTGGCGAACATCGCGTCTGCGCTCTTCTCCAGGCTACGCACCGCGAAGGCACGCTGCGCTTCGTTGTGGTCGCTTTCAGGGTTGTCATACTCGAAGCTCAGGTACTCGTACCAGTCGAGCATTTGCCGAGAGAGTTGCTTGAGGACCGCGTACTGGTCGCAGTCTGCGGAGAGGACCAGGACACTCTTCTTGACGGTCAGCGCTGCCTTGGCCTCACCATCGAGGTGAAGGTTGACCACATCGGTCAGGAAGTCGGACTGTGCTGGAGTGAGCTTCATTTTGAGTTGCTTGGTCATGTCATCCCTCATCTTCGTCAGCGTCTTGTCAGTCTGTGTTCGTCTCTCGTTCCGTACACGTGCTGATACCACAAGGGTTGTATAGTGTAAAAACTTTCTCAAAAAATAATACCGACTCCGGGGCCAGCCCCGGCCACGGGAGGCACGGTAGGCGTACCGACAATCGCGGTCGTGATGATGCCAGTCCCGAGCCAGGTCGAGATCCCTTGACCCAGGGCTGCTGCGAGCGCGGGTGCGCGGGCACCGAGGAAACCCACGCCCGTCAACCCAGATAGAAACAGAGGTGTCAAGGTCGCGGGTGTCACTGCAAACAGACGTCCTTTTTCCGTACCAGCTCCGATCCCCGCGACTGTGGTGCTCACGAGCGCCTGTGTGTTGAGCACGCTCGCAAGTCCCTGAATGATACCAGAAGCAAGACGCGGCGTCAAGAACCCCACCAGTCCATTCGCGGTCAATGCCGCAGAAAGCAGCGCGGTTCCCGCTACAGGGTCGAGCGTGATCTTACCAGTACCGATACCTACACCTGTAACACCTGTGGCGACCGTCTGCACGCGCGCAACACGTAGTGCGCTCGGGATAGCCTGCGCGATTCCTGCTGCGAGCGCGGGCGCGCGCGTCCCCTTTACTCCTGCTCCCGTGAGCGCGCTGATCAAGGCTGGGGTGAGGTTGACAACAGTCACAGGCATTACACAGTCCTCACGAGCGGGTTCCCTGTCGCGGGAATACCCGAAATAGGGTCGATATAGGGACTCGGGCCAGGCACACCACCCACGACCGCGTTCGGAGCTGCGGCGCCCGCACCGAGGCCCACACTTCCCGTAAGGTTGATGGTCGCTGCTGTCAAGGAGATCGCGGCGCCAGCGGTGATCGAGACCGCACCCGACGTATTCATCGAGATGGCGCCGGTCCCCATGTTCACCGAGAAGGTCCCCGCTGTGGCTGAAAAGCTGTACGACCCCACACCGCCCGAGGACCAGGACGCGCTCAATGCGCCCGTCGCCTGGATGCGCCGTGTAGCTGCGGATTGATAACGGATGGTGTCTGTGGTGGGTGCCGCGAAGGTTTGCAGGCGTGTTCCCGTCAGGATCTCAAGCCTGTCCGCGTGTGGACTTGTCGGTCCGGGAGACGTGATCGTGACGTCGCGCCCCTGGTTGATTTTGAGCTGCTCGCTCCCTGTGATCACCGACTGCCTGTCTCCCTGAACGGTCTCGGTCTTTCCGCCCGCGCCGATGTTCGAGCTGACAGCTTCCGCGTTCATCTCGTGCAAGCCTTGCGTCTCTTCGAGCCGATCTCCTGTGATCGTCAAGCCAAGAGAACCATCAATCGCATGTCCCATATCCCCTACAAGCACTGCCTTGTATGCGTACCCGTTGACATCGGGACGCTGGACCTTGAGGTGCACACCGCCTTGCATGCGCATGTCCAGGGAGCGACGCGATGATGCCAGCGTACCGAGCGACCACAAGAAACCGCCACGCGCGAAGAGATCCATGGATTGTGTATCATTGGTGTTTGCCCCGAGCACCACCTTGAGTGAACCCTTGAGGTCTGCCTCGACGCTACGGTTGCCCCCGAGGTTCGAGGGCTTCGAGGACGACCCCGGGATAGAAAGGAACACATGCCCTTCCTTGTCGTGTGCCACAAACAGCTCTCCCAGACCATCGGGACGACGCATGCGATACAACCCCGCCCCCACAAGGGATTGCTCGGTCTCTTCGGCGTCGTTATCCACGAGCGAGAGCCCCGGGTTGCCTGTCGTGGCCGTGGGGGAGTCGAACACCTTGGGGCGCAAGAGCTGCCCATACTGACGGCGCCCTCTCAGAGTGTAGGGGTCGTTACCCACAAGCGTTCCCTTGACGCTCTCGATAAAGGGCGTGAACCTGGTCTCGGGAGAGAGGAGGTCGGTATCGAGACCATAATGATCCGGCTGTCCGAGCATCTGGTCGGAGAACTCCTGGATCTCTTGACGGCTCTCTGTATACACTCGCGCATCCGGGCGCGCAGGATCGAGGCCATTCTCGGTGATCAGAGAGAGACGCTCGCCACTCTCCAGGGTCAGGAAGGGGAGCGCGTTGATGTCGGGTGCGAGCGAACCATCTGCGAACACCACGCCCGCATCGAGGAACAACTTGAACAAGGGGCTGTCGAGAGGGATGCGTCCATTCTCTCCGATCGTCACATCGGCGGGAAGAGTCAGGGCAGAGCGCGTGATCCTTCCGTGCCTCGTGCGCCCCGCGCCTGTGGTCAAGTAATGGTCGAGCGTGGTCATGGTCAGGGAGCTGTCTTCCCCGCGAAGCCACAGCTCCCCTCCCGATGCATCGAACGCATGCACATCTCGATTGACGATCAGTTCTCCCCCATGAGGCGAGCTGATATACGCATCCCCCGAGTAGAGCTTACGGTACTTGAAGCGGGTGGGGCCATACTGCCCGTCAAGCTCGCGCTGGACGTCTTCGAGCGGTGCGTTGAGTTCGGGTGCGTTACGTTCTGCGAGCCCGAAGGGTTGGAAACCCAGCGCGGTGCGATAACCGCTCGGCAAGAAAGACAGGATGTAGGGGCGTGATCCCTGTGTCCCGTGCACCGCAGAGAAGCCACAGATCACGAGGGCGCCCTCTTCGGGCATGACGCCCATGAAGCCTCGCGGGGACCAGTAGGGTGAGGTCAGGGGGACTTCGAGCGAGTCAGGGAAGCGCCCCTGAAGCCACGCGATGTCACACACCATGCTCTCGTTATCCACGCGCTTTATCTCACCCACACGCAAGGAAAAACGCAAGGGTCCCTTGTGCCCGGGCATCCCCGCGCGCAAGGGCTTCTCCCCCATCGGTCTTACTGGTCCGTATCGCTTCGCCATAACATACTCCTAAAGGTCATTACTCCTCGGCATACGTGAACAAGAGATGCCAGAGCACGAGGGCTCCGACCATACCGAGCACAAAAAAAGATACCCTGTACAGCGAGACAAGCTCCGTGATGTCCACCGCCCATTGCAACTGGGTGACGTACTCATCCACCAGCAAGAACATGAGAAGCATCCCGAAGTACCCGATACAACTCCACATCTTGTTGCCGCTCAGATAATGAAAGTACCACTCATTCAGGTTTTCCGATGACATTGTATACCTCTCGAACGTACCACATAAGGAAGACCATAAGAGCTTTTCTTATGGTCTCCTACAAAGTAGCATGTCGAGCCAGAGATTAGCAATCGCGGTTCAACACCTCTTCATAGGCGCTGATAAATTGCTCACTCGTCAGGACACCGCGCTCGATGAGAAGGTCGATGACCTCCCCACAACACGCCAAGAGTCCGACGTGTCGCGCGTAAAGCACAGCAGCCCATGATGGGTCGGTGATGGGTTCGAGGTAGCCTCGGAGAGGGTGATTCCACTCGAAGGGCACGTCATGGTACGTGTCCGCCCTCATGATGCGAAGGAAACGCAACGTCCCAACCCTTTCCTCAGTGACCTTGAACAGCATGCCTTCCTTGAACTCGCCCTTGTTCCAATCGTACTTCAGGCGGCGGTCTCTGTTTGGGTTCTTGATGTCTTGCGTGAGCTTGTAGATGCCTGGTGTGATTTGCGTCGTCATGGTCGTTCTCCTTGTGGTTTGGTTTATCGTACACCCACTGCTACCACAAGGAAGCCTACCCGTAAAGACTTTACTCATCCAGGGACAGCAGGGTACGAAGCTCATCGAGCAAGCTCGTGGTCTCATCGAGGTCACCTTCGCCTTGAGCGATGCGCGTCTGGTCTTCCTCTGTGAGCCCTGTTGCCGTGGTCACGCTTTCGGTCACGCTCTCCCCTGTGAGCGCAGAGAGGTTCTCTCCCCGCCCGAGCCTCGCATCATTGACTTCAGGCTCGCGACCCGAGACACGCGCGAGCGCATCATCCAGGTCACGCTGTGCGCGATCGAGGCGCAAGCGCTCATCCTCGGTCGCGGTACGAATCTCGGTCCCGAGAATTTGCCCGAGTGTTTCCCCATTGGCCAGGCGGTCCGTGATCTCATCACGAGCGAGGGACCCTTGTGTTGTCGCTTCGATGGGGAGCACCACAGGGGTCTCGGCTCCAAAGACAGGGGTCACAGGAGGTGGCGGTTGGACCACACGGTCCTCCCCCCGCAAGCGACGTTCCCGCGCGCGCCCTGTCTGGAAATCCTGTGCATAGATACGCAACAAGAACTTGTTGAGCGCCTCGGTCACACCAGGATCACGTGGAGGGGTCACGCCAGCAGGCAAGCTCCTGGCGCCGCTGTTGGCTTCCAGGATCTCTGCAAAGCGCTGGACGCGTCCTGGGTCGGGGTCCAGGATGAAGTCCGGGATACCCACCTCGTTGATCTGGTCTCGCATCGCCGGGTCATTGGCCTCATCACCCCCGAGCACGGCCTCTTCCTTCACCGCAGGGTTTCCATCGTCGAGCATGTCCGTAGGGCCTACCGGATCGAGCGCCGATACCCACACCTCACGCGCGGCCTCCTCCCTCGACACATACTCACCGAGGCGCCATGGAGCCTTGTCAGGCTTGTATTGCCTGGGGTACTCATCGAGCCACTCTTGCTGCTCCTGCGCGGTCGGATTGGTCGCGAGGAAGGTGTTGTAGCGCTCCAGGGTCCCCGGCCCCCCTTTCCACAGGATGGCGACCTTCTCAGGGTCGTTATCATGAAGCGCCTTGAACTTGTCCGCATAGCGCAAGAAGTGACGGATGCTGGCCTCACCGTCTCCCTGGAAGCTGACGTTGGTAGTACCCGTGGTATCGACCCCCCGGAAGCTCTCCTTGGCGTTGGCTTCTCCGATCTGCATCAAGCCCACAAACTGACTCAGCTCGCCATCCTTGTTGGTGCGCCTCGCGTTGGGGTTCCCGCGTGATTCCACATGAATCACGGCGAGGATGGCCTCATCCGAATAGACCCCCTCACTCAAGCCCAGCTCTTCTCGAACCTGGCGGATGGTGGGGCGCCACCTGGCGACGTTGCTGTTGTACTTGAACGTCTTACCACCCGCAGATTTGCGCACGACTCCTCGGTCGGTGGTCTCACTGTTGGTGGACGTGGGGTCAGGCGCGGCGGTCGCGGGCGTGGACGCAGAGGCGCCCTGGATGTTGACAGTCTCTCCCTGGACGCGCGCGAGGAACGTGGGATCACTGGAAACATCAGGAGGGGCGATCTCGGAGAGACGACGCCCATAGTTGTTCGGGTCGAGCTGCAAGGTCTTATCTGCGAGATCTGCCTCGTAAGCGGACGCCACGTTGGCGTTGCCGTTACGCGCGTTGATGTTCGGGCTCTCCTGGCCCGCGTGATTGTTGCTCTCGGGCGCGAGGTTCAAGAGAAGCTCGACTGCCACATCATCCTGTGTGCGGTCAAAGCGGTACCCCGTGGTGGTCGCCGCGACACGACGCCCATACTCATAGGACCCCACGACCTCATAGCCTGCCTCATCGGAGATGGGAAACACGACCGCGTTGACATTGACCGTTTCGGTCTGCTCGCTACCGTCTTCATTGACCCCAACCGCTGCGAGCTGGATCTTCGGGTCCGCTTCGATATGCGTGATCGGACCACGTTGACGGTTGTTCTCTTCGGTCGCAGCATATGCCTGATCACGGTTGGGGTCGATGGCATACACGTAACGGTTATCGGTGACGTTCCCGAACTGACTCCGCAAATCGACCAGGTTGCGCAAGCGACGATCTGCATCGGTAGCATCATCCTTGAACGTGGGGACCACCCCCGCGAAGCGTGAGAAGTCCTGCTCGGGGATGTAGGTCATGATCACGTTGCGGTCTCCGAGAGGGCGTCCCTGGACATCGCGGGGGCGCGCGGAGATGTCTCGTGTAAAATCTCCTGGAAGCGCGATGTCTCCTGGCTTGGGTTCGGCTTGCTCCTGGCGCCAGCGCTCGAAAGCACCACGAAACTTGTTGCGACGCGCCATCAAGGTCAGGGTCGTGGTGCAACGCGAACCATACGAGAACGAGTGCGAGATACCTTCGATGTAGTAATAGGCATCCTTCCCTTCAAGGTACACAGGATACCCGAGGCGCAGCTCGGGCCGGAACGGAATTACGACAGTCCCCGCGTTGACGCGTGCGTTTTGCCGATCGAGGACATCCACGAGGTGATAGAAGAGCGCCTTGGGGCCGCCGTTTTCCTCGGAACCGATAAACTCGGACGAGAATGAACCGGGGCGCCAGCCAAACTTCTGCACCAGGCGATAATCCACGTAGGTCGCCTTGGTCTGCACGAGCGAGTTCAAGGCCAACTCGACGTTCTGCGTGTAGCGACCCGTGGCTTCGATGTACGTGGCTTCCGGGGGGTTCTCCGCGAAGTTCCAGTTGATCACATCGACATCCCGAATCCAGGATACAGGGAAGTTCGGGCGCACGTCCATGTTATAGAACGGCGGCTTGAAGATAATCTCCCCTGTGACATCCATGTAAAACTCATACCCGATCGCTTCCTTGGCTTGGAGCGCGAGGTTGAGCTTCGTTTCAAACTCACTGTTCTCGATCTCGATCGACCCGAGCTGGCTCAAGGACTGCGTGAAGGGGGAGATCGACGCGGGGTCAAAGAAATCCTGCTTGAAAGGCTCGAAGTCCTTGAGCTTGGTTCGCTTCGAGGAGCCTGCACGCTGTCGCAGGAAGAAGTCCCGGTTCTCCCCCGTCAAGACACCCGCGAGCTGTCCCCCTTGCAAGACCTGACCGCTCGGGCCAAACATCTTGAGGTTCTGGGTGATCCGACCCCACTTCAGGGTCCAGTAGGCCATCATGCGCTTGCGCTCTGCCCCCGAGATAGGCTCGGAGCGGAACTGCCGGTTATCGACCGCCTGGTTCCTCACGTTCATCGAGTCCCCATACACGTAGCGCGACAGGCTGTAGATGATGTCGAACGCGTTCATGCCCGTGAATGTGTGACCACGCAAGGCGAGCTGCTGCGTTTGGTCCACCTGGGTTGCGAGGTAAGAGGGGTTGATGTTGATCTGGGAGACTTGCCACCAGTACAGGATGTCCGCGCAAGAGAGGCTGACCGTTTGTTCCCCTGCGGCATAGCCTTCATCCAGGCTCGTGATCACGCCCCAGAAGAGTGGGTAGTAACGCGGCGCCCCGCCAACCGTGAAGTGCCCCTTGGCGTACACCTGCACTTCCATCATGGTGGTGAGCGTGAGCTGATCACCAATGTACAGGTCATCGAGGTAGTGATTGGGGATGTGCATGTTGATCGACGCACTCCCAGGCACCGAGTTGACCCCCACATTGACATTGACCGCCGTGATCAACGGCTGCACGGGGACACGCCTGTTCGGGTTGGCACCTGACGGCAGAGAGGTCTCGCCGTTGATGAACACCAGGCAATCTGGCGCGGTCGAGATGACCGGCTTTCGATTTGGTTGGTAGGTACCCTTATACACTCGCCTCTCCTCTCTCCTGGCCCTTTCTCAAGGACTTACAAAAAACAAGAACTTTATCTTTTACGCCCCTTATGCCTTGTGGTATCAGTAGGTGTACGGAGCGAAAGACGACAACACAACGGACAAGAGATAAGGAAGTGACACCATGACGACGCAAATCATCAAGCAAGGTACGGTCAACGTTCAGAGCCACATCACGGGACAGGAAGGGACGGCACAGTTTGTCGTCATCGCACCGGAAACGGTCGGTCTCCCCGAGAGCATCAAGACCGCTCCCGACTGGTGGCAAAACGAGGAGATCTTCCCCATCGACGTCGAACTCGATGAGGAGATGCGCGCCAAGCTCGAAGCGGTCATGCTGGAGCTGCCACAGGTACAGGCCACCATCAAGCGCTTCAAGCAAGTCCAGGCACACCTGGAGAGCATCGGGCGCAGCCTGTTCCATCCCGAGGAAAAGCACGAGGACATCGACTTCGTGCACCCAGCCTTCTCCGCGACCCGCGAAGGCGTCTACATCGAATGGTTCGTGCCACAAGAGTGCTGGTTCGAGAGCCAACTCTCTCGCGAGTTCTGAACCTCTCTTCACACACAAGGGGAGCCTCCTTCGATGGGGGCTCCCCTTCACGACATAAAGCACATCAAGCGTATAGGAAGTACCATGACCCTCTCCATCGAAACGACGAACACCGAAACGAAGAACTACCGCGCCAGGGACCCCGAGAAGCGCGACTACTCCACGACCGTGCGGTTCAAGGTCACGCACGAGGCCCCTGGCAACCATTTCATCCTGTTCCTCGACTGGATGCGTGACGAGGTGGCCGATGCCGTTTACAAGGTCTTCGAGCCGCTCGCGACACACCCTGACCGCAGCGTGAAGGTCTCCACACACGACCCTTCGCGTTTGTTCCACCGGGAAGGCTATGAGGTGGCCGTGCAAGTGGTGATTCCCTTCGCGAAACCGAGTGACATCCTCGAAGACGTCTCGCTCGAAGGCGTAGAAGCGGAACTTCGAGAGAGCGTGACCTGGACCTCGGGCGACGCCTACAAAAGCGCTGTGGAAGGCGTGGAAGCCATGTTGAGCGAGATCGCCACGATGCCGCACGACCCCGAGGTTAGAGACGCGCTCGACACCTCTCCGAACATCGGCGCGCTTCATCCTGCATATGGCATGCTCGGGGCGTCTCTGAGCCGCAGTTGGGACACGAAGAAGCTCGAACTGACCTATCAGTTCAACCTCGATGGGGAATGGCACAGGGAGCTGTACGCGAAGCTCACGCTCCGAGAGACCCCGGATGATTACGGCATCCGCGAGATGAACGAACACACCACCAAGCTCGATGAGGGCGCTTACTTCGAGAGCTACGTGTCCGCGTCTACATCTTCGTCTCATGTGACCATCCAACACCACCAAAGGAAGCATGAGCGCATGAGCCGTTACCTCAAGACGCTGGCCGAAGCACAAAGGCGCCTGGAGCGTATCGCGCGCATCGCGAAGGCAGAAGGCTTGACGCTCTCCCAGCTCTACAGTATGCTCGGGTTCCGGTGGCGCCAGCTCGCCATCAAGTCCTACGAAATCCACTCCAGTGACGTCAACGTGGCAGAATAACCCATGAAAGATCCCTCCAAGATGTGGGGCAACCTTCGCGCGAGCACGGAACGCGGTGATGTGCATCAGGTCATGCGTTTCCTGGTGCTCGCGCGGTCCCTGGACGCGTTCGAGGCCATGCGTGACTATGCGCAGCAAAAGATCCCGCTCCTCAAGGACCCCTACACCTGGGCACCCTATGTCTACTGGAGACGGGGACAACTGCACTATCCCGGGAACGCGAATGGTTGGGCCACGCGCTATAACAACACCAATCGTTCCTCCGGGCATGTCGAAGCGCCGATGGAATGGCTCATGGATGGTGAAGCCTTCTGGTCTGCCAGCGGAGACCCCGAAGACCAGAGCTATACTGCACGTGTTGGACGCGCGCTCCTGTACGATGTGGATATGGCGTTCCTCAAGTGGCAAGCCAGGCCCTTCTTTGAGCACATGGAACGTGTCGCGCACGAATACTACCCGCACGGGCAACGCATAGGGAGGAAGGGTTTACAGCTTCTCGAACAGGGTCAGGTTTCGCTCACCCAAGTCGAGCGCACAGCGTTGATCTTCCATTATCAACGCTTACAGCCTCGCGCTACAGATACCGATTATAGAGAAGAGCGTGTCTCTTTAGGCAAGCGCGCGACCGCCATGTCGCCCGAATGGCATGAGGAGTACAACGCTGTTCCCTTGCCTCCTCGTGAGCCCGAGCATTACTTCCTCGATGAACACGCGCATCACGTGGGGTTCCAACTGTTGTTCCACCTCCAGGGGCTCTACAAGCCCTCGCTACACCCGTTGATTGCCTTTCCCATGCCCAATCTTATCGCGAGCATCTCGGTCGCGCTCACACACACGATGCCCGAGGACTTCCCCATAGCGAGGAGGTTGCAGAAGGTTCAGGACACCCTCTGGGACTATTGGATGGCCATGGCGCTCGAAACCATCTGCCCTTATTACTTTACGGGGACGCGTCAAGAGTATCAGGAAAAGTTACGTGCTTATGGCGAAGAGAGAATAGACACCGAGTAGGAGGATGGGGTATACTCCAGGGTGTTTAGGACTTTTGCCTCAAGGATACTCATGCCTATTCTGTTTCCGACCACATCACTCAAGCGCGCGTCCACTCACACCAAGGACATTCGTCACCCCCGAGAAGACAAGAGGGACTACTCGCAGACGTACAAATACCTCGTGCTGTTGGCGCCACCCCGAGAAGCGCACGAGCACGGATACCAACCTCTGCTTCCTGACAAGCTCCTTGAGATCATTGAGCCCATGTTCAGGGAAGCGTTCGAGGGGATAGGAGACCACCCCGAGCGAGGGCCACAGGTTGAGTTTCATCGTCAACGTGCGTCCGTCGAGTCCCCCAGTTTGGCGTTTCTGGTTGAAATCAAAGTCAGCTACACGAAGCCCTCGCTGATTCCCCACAAGTGGCACCCGGAAGTCGAAGCGGCCTTGCGTGAGAAGCTGGAGGCTACCTCCTTTTGGGAGCCCATGTATCCCTCTGACGTGCAACAACTCCAACGGATAGAGGCGCTCTTCGATGCGTTGAAGGCGCTCGATATTATCCCGTCCGTGCGCGATCAATACCCCCGCCAGTGCTTCCCCGAGCCCTATGATGTGATCGACTCGATCTACACCTCGATTCACCTGGACAAGAGCCTACGCATCTCGTTCGAGGAAGACAGGCTGGGGTCCAACTATGTCAAGATCTTTAATGACCCGACAGGGAAGTATCGTAAGCAGAACAGCGCCTACACCGATAGCGAAGCGATCTATCACCCGAGCGGAGTCGTGGCGGCGTGTGCAAAGATCTACGATAGCCATTACACCAGTGAAGGCTCACGGGTGTATGGAATGCGTGGAGGGGTGGCACGTGTAAAGGCTTATCTCGAAGAGCAAGTCGAGCTGGTCAAGAAAATGGAGAAAGCCAAGTATATCGCGGCGACCCTCATCAAGGAAGCGGGGTCGATACCTCACCTGCACCGCTTGATCTATCTAGGCAAGGTCCGAAAGGTTCGTGATGCCTGGAGGTACAAGTACGCTGCCTGATCGCCTAGCCATAACGAGGAATGACCCACTCGACGGCGATAATAAGAAGCGCGCTGCACAACCAGTACAGCGCGCTTCCGTGTTTGCCCTGACCGGCATGCCAGAGCACGTTGCAAAGGAACAGCACGAGGATCAGGGAACTGAAGGGACGCGCGACCACGCCCGACCAAAGCGCAGCCAACACGTTCACTCCTCTTCGCTTCCGTGGTCCTCGTCCCGGTTCTCGTCCTGGTTCTCGTCCAAAGACGCGAAGTAGTCTTCGAGCGAGCCCTCGAACTTCACACGGTCCTCGGGGAGATCCCAATCCTGCTCCCACCCGATCATCTCGTCGCGGATGTTCCTCTGGCCCGACATGTTCGCGGAATGCACGTTCCATTCGACATCATGCGGGTTGATACCGAGCTTTCGACCGAGCGCCGTCAACCACTTCGCGCAGGTGTTCCCCGAAGGCGTCTCCGAACCTCGCTCATCTTCTCCGAGGTCATGGTCGAAGCTCACGACCGCAGGGAATCCACGTTCCTCCACCGCTGCCACAAACTGCTCGTAGTTGCGCACGATAACCCAATCACGATCAGTCTTGGGGAAGCGCTCGTCATCGAGGTAGAGGCACCAGGGTGTAGGCTTTGCTTGAGGCTTGCGGGCGGTGGACATCATCTTCTCCGTCTTGTCTGTGTCGCTTGGGATACGCCAGGGTATAGCAAACCCGGCAAGCGGTCAAGTTATTCTTTATCGTAAAGGTAGCGCCAGAGCAACGCGAACTCCTCGAAGTAGGGCAGAGTGTGGCGCACGCATTGCTTACAGAAGGTCTCGTCGAGCGCCTCTTCGGGAGTGATGTGAAGCCTGAGCACTTGCTTGTGATCCCACACCATGAAGGTGTCCTCGTACTCCTGGTAGGTCTCTGGGGTGTGAAAGCATGTGTACTGGAGTTCATAGGAACCGAGATAGTTGTACACCCAACAGAGGTTCCGGCAGCGTTGGTATCCGTCTCTTGTCCCGGGGAGGATCTCGACGATGAACAAACGGATGAGGTAACCATCAAACTCAGGCTTCTTGTAAGAGAAACCTTCCCAGGGTACAGGTCCAAACAACTCATCGAGACGCAGGTAGACGCCTCCCACCTCCAGGGGCTTGTAACTCTTGACTCCACTGATCAACGGCATCTCGTCTTCCTGCCCTTAGTAATTCTCAAGCCACCATGTCATACCGAGGTCATCGAAGTAGGGCTGACATTGCCGAAAGAACGGCATGAAGCTCGCGCGATCCCATATCTCTTCTGGTGTGAGGTGAACCTTGAGGACCTCGCGCGCGTGGCCGACCACCATGACCTGAGCATATTCGTGTTCCTGCCCTTGAAAGCTCATGTGGTTCACATCGTAGCGTCCGATGTAATAGGTCACGCGCGCCAAAGGCTCCACGAGGTGCCAGATCCCCCTGTGGCGCCCGGGCTTTATCTTGGCGACCTCCAGGCACACGAGGTAGTGCCCGTTGCTGCCTGCAACGGTGTCCGGGGGCCAGAAGTCATCCAGGTAGATCACCGTGTCCCCCACACGCATCTTACACGCGTCCTGTATGCCTTGAAACACAGGCATGCTCACTCCTGGTTGGTGTAGTATCCTGTACCCGCGAGGTGATACCACGATGTGCGCATGTCCTCAAGAAAAACATCCACCACAGGGCGTAGGTATTCTCTCCCCGCGACGTGATCCTGGAATAACGTGAAAGGCACAGGGAGCAAGAAACAACATGCGGGGTCGAGCTTGTGCGCGTGAGACGTGTAGGGCCAGGTAGAAAACACGCGCAAGCCGATACCATTTACGGAACGATACACGACGTAATCCCAGTTGACCTCACCGTCCTTGACATACCCGAGGTCAAACTCCCCCCAATAGGACAGCGCGCCTTCGGGTTCATGCCACATGCTCGCGCGCGACCCTGGATCACCCTTGAACTGCGTGGTCTTGTTGAACTTCAAGATCACGTCACCCTCGAAGGGGCAACGGCGTATGGCGTAGGCTTTGGGCATCAGTCCCTCGACAAGAGGTTGTAGAGATAGTAGTAATCCACCACGACCTCCTGACAATAGGGCACGAGCTTTTGGCATATTTGCCGCATGGTGTAAGGGTCTTCCCACTCTGTCGGGGTTACATGAACGCGCCAGATCAACTGACTGCCAAAGATCGCTTCATCCTTTCCCGTGAACTGCGTGGGTGTTTGGGTGCCAGGAGAGGGCGCGGAAGGCTTACATCTGTCCGAGCAAAGATCCCATGTGAATTTATGCTCTGTGGCCACCCGGGCTAAAGATCTCCCTGTCACAGAAGCGCTGGTCTTGAAAGGGGCCTTGTGCGTGCCCACAAAAAAGGCCCCTCCAGGTACCTTACCCGCAGACCAATAGAAACGGCAAGTGATGATTCGCTCACCCCCACGCAAGCGGTCATGCTCACGTATGCGTGTAAGTAGTGGCATCAGTCTCTTCCCGCGTATCGCCAGTAATGTTCGATAATCCTTTCCTGGCAGTAAGGTACGAGTTGTTGACAGACTTGTCTGACCGCGTATTCATCCTCCCATTCTGCGTCCGTCAGGTACACGTGCCACCCAGACAGGTGGAAAGAGAAGAGGGATTGGTCATACGAAGTTGTGGGAGTACAACGCTCGGATTCGAGATCCCAAATAAACGTGTGCCGGGTTCGCAACTCGGACCCGGCCCTGTGGCCTGCAAATAAAAAGCCATAGCACTTCACCCCAACGCGCTCCGCATCCCACGTCCAACTCAACTTGCACAGGATCAGGGGGTCACCCTCGCGTAAGTGGTCCCTGCTATGTACGGTCTTGAACAACGGCATCAGTAGACCCTCGCGTTAATCTGGTATCGTGTCTCCCAGGCAAGCTCGTGGAAGCGCTCCACCACCTTTGGCGCGATTTGCTTCAGAACATAGGGCGTGATCTCTTCGGGTTGCAGGTTGAGCACGCAAGCCTGCGCACGCTCCGCGTCGAGCCCCACCCCCGAATAGCCTGACCACCAAACGATCTTGGGGATACCGGGATAATCGCGCCCGTGGAGATGCCATTTGATCTCCGCGCGTGCGTGGATGATCGGCTCGCCGTGGCAACTCTTGTAATCCGCGAGAAATCCCATGACGCACGAAGCCCACCACGTCGAAGCCAGACTCCAATCTCGCGTCGCCTGGACATAAGAGAACTGCACAAGGCACGTGTCTGTGTTGAGATAAGAAGGCGTGGGCTTTAAAAACAGAGGCATATCACCACCTCCAGGCCGCAGGATCTTGTCCGAGATCCCAACGCCAGCGCAGGTTGTCTTCGAGCACGGGCGTGAGCACTGGAAGACACTGCTTGACGTACTGCGTCATGGCATAGCGGTCATCACAATCAAGCTCTCCCCGTATTTGGCCCCCGTGACAGATGTCACCATGACGCGTCGTGTAAAAGAACCGACGCGTCATGGGCGTGAGCCTCTCGTAGTATGTATCAAACGTGAGCGGACCCCAACGCCCTGCTTCGTAAGTGTAGAACCAGCAGCAATGCAAGTGATAGGTGCCCGCGATACCCGACGGGGACTCATAGAGGTCCTGAAAAGAACCGACCGCCAAAGCCATATCCCATGGCTTATTGGACGGATGTGACCCCAACTCGAACCCCGGGCTGACATACTCTCGAATCCCTGTCCAGACCAGGCACAGGTCTCCCTTGGTCAATTTATCGGGGCGTAGATTGGCGAGGAGAGGCATATTCAACTCACATATTCATCGAGAAGAGTAAATCAACCGATCACATCCGGTATCATGTCCTCGTCCTCACAATTACTCAAGCGTTGGAGGTAGCTATCTCGACACATGATAAGGTAAGGTTCGAGCAAGGGCAAGGCATCTTTCACGAGCCGCCGCGCGCCGATACGATCGGTGAGGTCGATGTCCCCAGGATACACAAGGCTCAAGTGCTTGCCATCGTGCCAGTAATAGTCCTCGCCGGGCCACGGTCGCATCTGAGGCAGCCCCACATGAGGACCATACACACAAAGCGACACACGCCATGTCACGTCGAGGTAGGTCGTGATACCCGATGTTCGCAAGTATCTCCCGAGCATAAACGTGTAGGACCACACCTCGCGCCCGCCCTGGTAGATGCGCACCCCATGGCGGAGCGCGAGCATGGTTGTCCCGGGAGGGTCGGTGTGCTTGTGGGTATGAACTCTCATGACTGCATCTCGTGGTGCGCTTACTCGTAATCCTTGACCAGCTCGTTGGCGTATGCCTGACTCTCCCGTCCCGCTTCGAGCAACCAGACGGTCAACTCTGCGATGAGGTCTCGATGCGTCTTGATGATCTCTCTCAAGTAGCTGTGCATTGCATCTCGATCACGCGACTTGAAGCTCTCGGGGACACGCCCCAGGACATCCTCCTCGGTGACGTAATTCGAGTAGGGGTCTCCCCCGGGGTGATATTCAGCCAGTTCACCTCCATACGAACCCGGGTGCACGTGAAAGACCATCCATTCATTCAAGCTGTAGATCATGAACGGGTCATCATAGTCCTCTTCGAGCCCGTACAAGTCCTGTCCGTTCTCCCTCCCCTCGACCTGGCCGATGCACACACGGCAGTAGGGGTAGAGCGTTACGTCATCCCAATCCTCATCATACATGTCCGGGATAATCACCACAACAACATCTCCACGCTCGTAAGGGCGTGACTGCGAAATATACAGGGGCATGGTCGCTCCTCTCGGTGACAGGAAATCTATGGGGCTGTGTCTCGAAAACGCTGTGTGTATCTCACGGTAAACTGAAACTGATAACTCAGAGTAAACGGGGCATCCTCCGAATGTGTGATCGAGAGCTGATCGAAGCTCCCGGTGTAGATGGTGTTGTCGTAGAAGAGATTGACCGAACCCACCGTTGCGATGCGGATCGCGTCTTCGTTGTTTCGGCGCGTGTAAAGGTATCCGTTGTTGCGATACGTCTGGTAAAGCTGCATGAAGTTCTGGTACGCAAAAGACCCGAGACGATCACGGACCGCGAGCCCACCCCCACCATCGCGTTCGGTGTCTACCCAGAACGCGCCAACGGTTCCCGACATGGAGAGCTTTGGCATGGTCTCTCCCCAGAACTCGACAGAGTAACCATTGCGCGTTCGGTTCCCATCCGAGACCACGAACTCCTTGGTGTTGGAGAAGGTCGAAGGGTTGACATACATCAGCAAGGGAGGCAAATCAAGAAGCTGGAGGGCCTGTTGACGCAACGAGTCGAGGTCCGGCGCGATGCGCTCCTTACGGGCGCGCTTGACATCCTCGTTTTTCCCTACCGTATCCTCGACCTCGGGCTTATCGAGGCGCACGGGTTGTTGGTCTTCGAGCGCGCGCTGTGAGGCTTGCCGGTTGGTCTGGAAGTCCAGGTAGCGCTGCTGCGTGTTCTGCAAGAACGCCTGGCTACGTTGGATCTGGCTCACCTCATCGTCCGGCGTCAGCTCCGGCACCTCGACGGTGATGTTGACCTCGGGCGTGACCGCGACAATACGATCGACTGTATTGACCTGTCCCGTGAAGTTTGGGTTCAGGGGGTCCTGGCTAAAGCTCCGCTGGCGAATGCGCTCCTGAAACCCCGTGAGTGAGGTGGTGCTTGTCTGAGGCGAGGGAATCTCCACGGTCCGCGTCTGCCCTGTGGGATAGAGCGCGGGCGGGATGATCTGGATGAACAGGGGGAGCAAGGGTGTCTTGGCATGCGCTACCGGGTCCACCGGGCTCGCGATGCTGTTAAACGAGTACCCCTGATCGCTGACCAGTTCAGCGTAGCGGGTGATGTCAGAACGCACGCGACGCCACGAGTTGAACAGCGTTTGGCGCGTGTTCTTATCGAGGCGTTGAAGCTGCTTGTTGGTCAGGTTGCCTGTGGCTTGTTGTTCCAGCGCCTCAGAGCGCGTCAGGACCGCGAGATCGTCGAGGATAGAGGGCATACCAGGTCTCCATGATGGAAGGGCTTACACGAGCACTGAGCGCGCCTCACGCTCGACTCGGAAGGTGAAGTCACACGTCAACATAAACGGACTGTCCGCCGCTTCGTTGATCGTGATCGAGCGGAAGGCTCCGTCATACACACCCCCATCAAACGTCATCCGAATCAACCCACGAAACTGCACCACGCCGCGCTGATCATAGACCAGACCATTGTTGTGAAAGAGATCGACGAGGTGAAAGAACTTCTCGTAAGCGATCGTGTCGATCCTGGAGCGCACCGCGAGCCCCGTGTCCACATGAATAAACGCGCCCGAAGCAACCGAACACGACACCTCCACGAGCTGCTCGCCAAAGTGTTGCTCCTGGAAGCCCCCGCGCGTCTGGATCATCTCCTTGACCTTGGCGTAGTTGAACGTCATGGTCGAGGGGTTGACGTGCAGAAACATGGCCTCGGGGAGCAGGAGGGTGGACCTGTCCGGCGAGAGCACCTGAAAGAGCACCGGGAGCCTGGTGGTATCCGCAGGACCAGAAAAGGCCGAAGGGATGCTACGACGGGGGAAATCGGACGCCATGGGTCACCTCGTGGTCGAGAGATCTTCCCACTCTTGCAAGATGCGCATCATCTCTGTACGCATCTCGCCGGGGTTGTTTCCGTTGATCACGATGTTCGCGTTCAAGGTGTTCGTGCTGTTCGATGACGTGCTATTGCGGGCTACAGAACCACGGAGAAGGTCAGGGACAAACTGTCCCGCACCACCCACCAAGGTCTGCGCGAGCATGGCCTGGTCCACGATGATGTCACCAGGCTTGAGATTGAGCAAGGGCATCCCCCCGGTGACCATACGTGCGTCCTGCGCCGACTGCACGTTCATGGGCTGAATGTTGCCCGGGTTGATGCCGTAGTAATTCGCGATGCCCGCGAGCGTCTCTTCATTGGCGAACTGATCCACTGCGGCCTTATCTCCGCGCCGATAACCTCCAAGGACATACTGAGCGCTCGCCATGTCGCGCCCGGTCATCTTCATAATATCCTGGATCACCTGCTGATCGATTTGAGCCTGGAGCTGCGCCTGAACAAGTTTGTTGACCGCTTTTGGAGAGAGGTTGATGCCCTGTTCACCGAGGATCTGGTTGGTCTTTTCGGTCAACTTCTTGGCGTCTTCCGGGAACAACTCACCGCTTTCTTCGAGCTGCTTGGCGATCACCTTACCGACCACATCATAGCCTTCCCCGAGCGCGCCCTGCTTTTCGAGGTACTTGTCGATGTCCTCCTGCTTGGTCAAGAGCTTTCCGCTCCCGGTCAAGATCTTTGTGAGCGTCCCGAGGTCGCCTTGACGCCCCTGGAACTTCTCGGACTCCATGCCTGAATCATAGTAGAACTTGGCGCCGACATCCGCACCCACCATGGAACCTACCGCGCGCCCACGCGCTTCATAATCCCGTAGTTCATTCTCGGTGGCCTTTCCAGTGCGCGCCATACTTCGCGCCGTGCGCGTCGAGGTGCCCCCCTTGGCGACCACATCTCGGAAGCCACGCTCCTCTGCGATCTGACTGTCGATGGCCGCGATCTGGGCTTCGAGCTTCTTGCGCTCTTCAGGAGAGGCACCCACGAGCTTGTCCGCGAGCTTGGAGCGTTGCCCATGCAGCTCGAACTCTTTACGCGCGGACGCTCCGGTCGCCTTCGCGCGCTCATCCTTCCCGAGCCCGGGAATGCGTTGCATGGTGTCATAGATGTCGAGAATGGAACGGTAGATACCCTCGACGAGCCCGAGCAGCTTGAAGCGGATCGTGTCGAGCATGGTACGCTGCATGTCTGCTTGCTTTTGGGCGAGCGTCTTTTGGTCCTTTTGGAGTTCTGCACTCTTTTCGGTACCCATGCTCGTGAAGAGATCACGGAAACCTTGCACCACCTTTCCGTTGCGCCCGACAATCTGCCCTTCCTGGTTGACGCTGACCTCGTAGCCGATGTCCTTGGCAAACTTGGCAAACTCCTCTGGCCCCATGGTCTTGGCGCTGCGTTCGAGGCGCGCGAAATCTCCGCGCATCTCCATCACGAAATCCTGCATCTGGCGAAGCTGGGTTTCATCGATCCCGCGCGTGGATGCCAACACACTATCAATGTTCATGATGTCGCGACCGAGGAGCTTCTCCAGGTTCATAATCGGAGCCATCATACGGTCTCCGATCGTGAAGTCCTGCATCGACCCCTGCTGGCGCATCACACCACCTCGCGTGTTCCGTTCAAGACGCGCAGCGGTGCGCACGCGCGTTTTCTGGTCACGATCCATGGCCGACGTGACCATGGCCAGCTCGGTGCCCGTCAGACTACGAAGTGTTTTGCCGATGTCATCTGCGATAAACTTGCTGCCAAGACCTGCGGCCTTCATTTGTGCCGCCAGCTCCTTGGGGTCTACCTGTGCGATGGCGTTTTCACGTGCGCGCGCGCCCATCGCACTCATCTCACCCCCTCCAAGGATCAATGCCTCTTGCATGCGATCGGTCGCGCTCATCCCCTTGAACGCGCCCTCGACGTTACGCAGGTAGTCTTCCGCGCTCTTGGAGTCCATGACGTTGGTGAGCTTGCTGAACAACGCCGCCGTCTCTTCGAGGCGGTAGTTGTACATCCCCATCTCGCCCACAACAGACTGCACGATGTTGAAGAACTTCTGCGTGGAGACCCCGGCATCCTGCGCGCTGGAGATAACCATCGAGAGCGAATCGACCGCCTCGTTAAAGCTCGCGCCTGTCACGTCGATGAGCGACCCGATCAAGCCCATGGTCTCGTTGGCATCGACACCGAGGTTAAGCGCCGCGACCTGTGCCGCTTCGAGCGCATCACGCGCGCTCACGCCTTGTGATCTGAGGTTGCTCAAACCCCCCGCTTGCTGTTCGATGGCGAGCATCGTCTGGCTCATCATCTCGGGAGTCATTCCGAGCATGCGCAAGTCGGCATCGGTCAAGATCGTGTTGCGGATCTCACGTAGCGCCTGCTCACCATCTGCGACCTGGCCCGCGAGGTCACCGAACTGATCTGCCGCGAGCGAGGTGAGCGGGACGTTCTTGAGCATCGACTTGTTGATGTCCTTGACCCTGGCGTCGAGGTCGAGGAACGCCTTGACCACGCTGCCCAGAACCATGGCCACCGCCGCCATGGGACCCGCGACCTTGGCCAGGGCACCGAGCGCGCGTGTGACACCAGCGGCGCCCTTGCTCCCCTTCATCGCAGAATCGAACGAACGCTTTTGCGCGCCCTTGAAGAGTTGCTGCCCACCGCTCCCGAGGGTGTTCGCAGCGCCTCCCACATCACCGGATCGGAGCTGATTGATGAGCTGCGCGGTACCACGCGCGCCCGAGGCGAAGTTTTGCATGCCTGTCTTGCGCTGCATCTCGGAAAGCTCCTGGAACTGCTCCCGGTGCTTCGCGTACAGCTTGCCAAAGCTCGCCACTTCCTTGTCGATCACGCTCTGAATGGATTGGATGCGCTTCTTGGCGCTCGCCTTGGTTGCCTGGTCTTCGGCGGTACGAAAATCATCCACCGCGTCGAGCAGGGAGCGCTGGAGTTTGCGGACGCGCGTGTCGAAGTTCTGGATCTTCTTACCATCGAAGGTCGTCGAGAGGCCCTTTCCCGCGCTCTGGATGTTCCGTTCGATGCTGGTAAGCGCGCCGCTGACGGCTTGCAGACGCTTGGCAGCATCCGCGCTATCTTCACCAAGGTTCTTGTTGTACTTCCCGAGCTTGTCGAAAGCCGTGGAGACCACACCATCGAGGTTCTTGAAGCTGCGCTCGACATCAGCCAGGCCACGTTGCCCGACTGAAATGATCAGCTTTTGAATGTCCTCTGCCATGGCTCGCCTCGGAAATCAGTCTTCACGTTCAGGGTGAACACGCTCATAATGAGAATCCATCAATGGATTCTCGTCGTCCTCCCCCGGACGTGTCACGGTGTGCTTTGCCGGATTATACCATTCACGTCGGTTGCTCGGGATGTCCTCGACATCGAGGAAGCCCCATCGCAAGAGGTTTTGCTCTTGCGCCGCGAGAGCATCCGGGTCGATCCAGGTCTTCTCCTGTCGCATCTGCGCGCTCTCCTGGCGCTGTTTACGGATGAGATGCTCGACCTCTTGCCGCGTCAGCCCCTTAAACGCCAGCGCGCTCGCCTCTTGCATGAGCGCCTGCTCGCGACGCGCCGCGTTCATCTTCGCCAGGCGTTGACGCTCTTCCTCGCGCGCGATGTAGGCTTGACGGACTTTCTTCTGGTGCGCTTCGATCACGAGGTCGTGGTAGTCCTTCTCCCCACGCAGGGTGCGCTCCATTTGTTCGAGCAACTCTTCCGCACTCTCCGCGCTCACACGCACCTCACGATCATCCTCCCCCAGACGCGCGGCGCGTCCCTCGAAGAGTTTGCGCCGGACCTTGTTCATCTCCTTGATCTTCTTGGCGTCCTTGCGATCCATCTTCTGGATCTCCTTGGGCGCATGCGGAGAGGTGATAAACTTGGCGAGCCCGTACATGCGAAGGAAGTGCTCTTGCTCGTCTTCGGCGCGGTTGAGGTAAGACCACAATCGCTGGTGATAGGTCAGGCCCACCTTCTCCGTACCCTCGATCCCCGTCACCCTGGAATCGCACAGGGGGAGTCCCTTGACCGAAGCCCAGCGTTCTCTCGACGCGGCGCCATAGCTGTATGCCTGGACCTGTTCGAGCGCTTCCCGGGAGCGCTGGTTGATCCGGTTGACCATCAGGAGGAGCACCACCAAAATGCGATCCGGGAGGGAGGCGTACAGCTCGGCAAGCTCGGTCACCCAGAACTGACGAACAGGCAAGAGAAGCTGACGGTTAAAGAAGAGCGTGGAGTACGCGAGGTAGTACCCTGTATGAACGCGCCAATCCCGGGCCAGGTCTTCGCCCTGCATCAACACCAGGTCAAACTCCACCTGTGTCAAGGTCTTGAACACGACGGGGATATTGAACATATCACACCTCGCGCTCAAGAAACCTCGATGCAAGAGCGCTTCGACGTCATCATACCTGCCCATGACTCTCCTTCCCGCACAGTAACCCGATCACTTCTTGGTGAGCGTCTCGGGGCCATGGATGCCTTCTGCGACTTCGATCCCGGGAGGCGCCTGCATGCTTTGACGCACGACGCGACGCTGCGCTCCCTGAGACGGGAGCGAGCCCGCCTGGAACTGCGGCACCTGAGTGTTCAGGGGCTTTCGTGGAGGCAGCGTGGCGTCCTCTCCGTACCGCTGTTGATACAGCTCTTCTTGCGCGTCGAAGTAAGCGGCCTCTTCCTCGGTGAGTTCCTCGGGCTCGTCGAGCTTGACAAACTCTTGACCACCTACATTCATACGACTCTGTGGTGGCGCCTTCTTGGGAGGCTCGGGGATCGGATCGGCGCGCTCGGTCAAGAGGATCTCTCGGTCTTCCTCGGGGATCACCTGGAAGGCCATGTCGTGAATGGCCTCTTCCGTGAGGATGTCGCTGTCCTCGATCTCTTGCTCGGAGTTTTCGGTCAGCTCGGGCTCGCGCGTGATCCCGAGTTCCTGTTCGAGACGCTCGACTTTTGCGCGCGCCTTGGCGAGTTCATCCTCGGGGTCGCGAAACTCGATGCCCGCATAGGCTTTCTCTTCCGCGACCTCGACGAGATCTGCGTACTTGCGATAGAGCACATCCACGATGGTCTGATCCACCTGGTGGAGCATCTGGCGCACGAAGACAGCCTTCGGGATCTTGACCGGCATGCCCTGGTCATTCATCTCCCCCGTCTCCACATACTCGATGCCGTCGAAGTCGAAGGTGCCCATCAGCTCGATGCTGTAGGCGAGAACCTCGATCTTGCGCACGAGGAAGAAATCCAGGGTCGCGTCGAAGTTGAACGCGCTCTCGTCCACGTCCTGGTACTCTTCCATATATGCCGTGACATACGTGTTGACCTTGCGGTGCTCATCTCCTACGAGCGTTCGCAGCTTGACCGCGATACCACGTACCTCGAAAGCATCACGCTCGACGCCAAACTCACGCATGGCCTTCATGCCCGCCTGGACACGCTCGAAACTCAATGTATTCATCTGCATATCTACTCCCTTTGCAGGTGTTGTCTTTCACCTGTGTTATAAGATGATTACGCCTTTACAGGATGCACTTGTCATGGTACGAAGGGAGGAATACACCATCACAGGAGAATCAAAGGCCATGACGAACACGTACACGAAGGAAAAGGACTGGTTGATCGACCGGGGCATCACGGTGGCCTTCCAGGAGCGCAGACACAAGACCACCGTCGAGCCTCCTGACGATGCCCGCTGCAACTGTTGCGGGACATCTGCTGTAGACCACATCTTTCGAGATGACAGGTACCCCAAGGTGCCCGATGAGGTGTGGTGTGAAGAGTGTCTCGCCTTCTACGAATTGATGGGGGACATGATGTACTGGAAGCACCTCTTGCCTGCACCAGCGGTCGAGCAGATCAAGGCGCGCCTTCTCACGGAAAAAGCCTCGCGGGGCTGTTGTAGCTCGTCCCGTGTCGCCAAAATAGGAGACCCCTTGATGGAACGCGTCTACGAACGCATCAAGAGGGGAGGCGGGGTTGGCGCTTATGAGGAGGAGTTGGCCGTGGAGGGCGTGGTCTACAGGTATGGGTTCGACTTCGGGTACTGAGGGTTTCAAACGATCGAGTCGATCAAGGATAGAGACCCTTCTCTGCCATCCACTCGATCTTCTCGGGCTCAGACATCTCCGGGACGATCTTGTGACACAACTGGAGCCGAAACTCATACCCGAGCCCGCCATCACTCAAGGCGTAGGGGCCATAGACATAGCTCACGCGTTGACCATGATAGGTGAGCCCCACGACGCGATCGGCGGAGACACGCTTCAAGGGGTCCTCGGGGCGTTCTTTCTTGACCACCATGAGCACCTGGATCACGTCCTTGGGTTCCTTGCCGTAAACGCGTTGAAACTCCTCACGGAACGTATGCAAGATGCCCTTGAGGAAGGGTTCCATCAGGTTTGGTGGGACGTAGTAATCGAGGCTGTCAAACTCGATCCGCACTGCACCATCCACGATGTCGTAGCCGTAGCGAGCCTTCTTGTAGTACCCACGCGTTCCCCAGGCTGCGACGCCGCAGCTCACCAGGAAAAAGCCAATGGCCACGATCGTTCCGGTCACATCATGTGCTGCGAACCATGCAAAGGCAATCGCCAGGAGCGCCGCGACACAGAAGGCGTACATCAGGCACATGTTGCGAAACGCGTTCTTTCTCTTCTGCTCGTGGACTTCGAGATCACGCGGCTTGTATGTCCCTGCTTCCAACAATCCTCTTACCATGGCTCTTCTCCCTTATGTGCTTGTTCAGAAACGCTTCGCGAGGTCTCGCAAGAAGACTTCGAGCGTGTCCTGATCCTTGGTCTTTGTCATGGCCTCAAGCTCTTCCTTCTCCAGCTCGATGACCTTCATGCGCCTGGCCGTCGATCCCGGAAGCTCATCGAGATGCATGACCCCTGCGTTGAAGTAGAAGTCTCGAAGATCACGAGAAAGTTCACGAAGCTCGACCTGGACCACGCGCTTGTGCGCGCCCCCCGCCATCGTCTTCTTGACACGCAAGAGTTGGTTCTCCAGACGGCGAACGGTGTTTTCGAGATCGGTCGGAGTCATCTTTGCCACACGCTGCGCTTTGCTTGCTTCACGTGTGGTGATGTCGAGCGAGTATGCCCAATCACCAAGCCCGGGAGTTACGAGCGCTTCGAGCGCGTTCGCGATGATCACCAACAGATCACCCTCGGTCGGCTGCTCCATACGGAAAGCGATACGCACGAGGGTCTGGACCTTGACCACATCCTCGATGTTCGCGAGATCTGGTTCGAGCGTGAGCAATTTGCTCAGGGCTTCCATGTCGCGCAAGATCGCACCGAGAGCTTCCCGGGCTTCACGGATGTTCATGTCGGCATGCGCATCCATACAGGCACCATGCAAGCGCTCGATCTGGAGCGACCAGGGGCGCTCGCCGTATTCAGAACGGTGCATGCGTAGCAGCTTCTCGTACTCAGGGATGCCCGCGAGGTAGAGGCGAGCAATACGTCGAATCATTCGGTTCATGGTCAGCCTCTCCTGGCGATCGAATCGAGAAGTTTTGCGGTCTGTGCATCGGAAAGACGCTTGGGGTTCGCGTCCGGCATCAGGATCATCTCGCGCTCCCACTTCCACACACCCTTGCCGAGCGGAGACCCGGGGATGTCCGGGTGAATCATCACCTCGCGTGGCGTGACCTGGTAAGCGCGGACATGGTTGGGTCCGAGCCGCGCCATGCCAGGTTCGATCTCGACATGCAACGATTGCCCCTTCATCGACGAGGGGAACGTCTTACCGTTCATGCTGGAGCGGAACGCCACTGTACTCGAAGGCATCACCTTGGCGTTTGCCATGGCCAGCGCTTTCTTCTGGTCCTCATGCAACGCATTGTATGCCGCGAATACCGCGCCTTTCCCGGAACCGCCCTCTTGCCAGTTCGCCAGAGGCTTGCGCAAGGCATCCATGGCATAGTCGAGCGCGCTCGGGTTGCGGGGATGCAGCCAGGGGCGCTCCCTCAAGATCTCACGCCGCTCTTCACGGGTGTAGCGCGTGGGGTCCATGTTGAACATCCTGGCGTCGTCCTTTCCCGCTTCACGAGGTTGACGGCGCGGGAGCTGCGCGGAGCGTCGCCCCGGGAAGTAATCCTTCCCCTTGCAATGCTCGCTGCCTGGGTTCTTGTACTTGCAATAGCGCGACCAGGCGATGGCCCATGCCTTACCGACAGGCATGCCTTGCGCCTTGTGCTCCTCGACGTAGCGTTCGACTTCGGGTGGATAGTTCTTTGCGACCTTGACGCCGAAGCCTTCCAAGAGACGCACCGTGCGGTCGTACTCTCCCTGGAGGTCATTGCGCTTCCCATGCAGCTTGGAGGCATCCACGCCCTGATCTTCGAGCTTTTCGATCTTGGTCGAGAGCATTTCGAGATCTTCATTGATCTTCTTGAGACGCTTCATCGCGACCTGGGTGCTCTTTGGGAAGTCTTCTGCATTGGCGATCGTGATGCCCGACGTCACCGAGGCACACGCACAAGCATCCTGATTCGCGTAGCCCTCACATGCGCAAGCGCAGGCGCCCGAGCAAGCACAGTTCCCGCCCTCGCATGCAGTCCTTTCTGTCAAGCTCACGCAAGCAGCCTTCATGGCGAAGGCGCGCGCGACCTTACGCGCTTGCACGAGCCGAATGCTCGCGGCGCGGGACACATAGGTCGAAAGGAATCCTGCGATCTGATCGGATGCCATCGGGAGCGTGATCAGCATATCACGGACCATGGCATCGCTGACTTGCATGGCGGACCATTCTTCGAGCGCCATATCGCGGACAAGCAGCTTGGTCACGGTACGCAAGGCGCCCTGAGCACCACGTTCCGCGTCATCACGCATGCCTTCGCATCCTTTCTGGAGTGCCGCAGCGATACGCTGGACGGTCGAGGTATCCACGAGGGGGTTTTCGTCCCCGGTGACTTCCTTGACCGCGCTCTTGACATCATGTGCGGTCAAGGCGACGCGGCATTGCCCGAGCAGCTCCATGGCGAAGCGGTACGCTTCCTGTTGGCTCAACGCGCCCGCAGGGAGATCGACCTTGCCGACAAGGTGCTTTGCGAGCTTGGAAAGCATGCGGTTGGGGGATTTGGAAGGGACTTGCATCAAGCCCTGGCGCGCGACCTCGCACACCTCGTGCTTGAGGCGCTGTTCGAGGTTGGGGGTGATCTTTGGTAGCATGATGATAACTCGCGTGAGAGACAGTCATTCCTGTAAAGCTCACGCCACAAGAAGAATACCACTGGAGAAAAAACATACTTGACAGGGTTTGGCCTGTTGAGGTACCTTTCGAGTCGGTACAGAGAACCGGGTTCGGAAGGGTCTGAGGATTCTTTAAGGAATCCGAGGACTTACGGAACTGAACATTTGAAGAGTGTTCCCCGCATGCGCGGGGATGGTCCGCAATATGGGCGGATGCTGACCTCATTGACGGAGTGTTCCCCGCATGCGCGGGGATGGTCCGGGGCGTGTGATGCCCGTGTGGGCGCTGCTGTCGTGTTCCCCGCGCGTGCGGGGATGGTCCGGTGGGTCTGGAACCGCGCACGCACCACTCTTTGTGTTCCCCGCGCATGCGGGGATGGCCCTATTCCAGGAATACCTCCTATACCGGGTATACCCGTGTTCCCCGCGCATGCGGGGATGGCTCGCCCTCACTCATTGGTGAGAATATGGACATGTTTTCCCCGCATGTGCGGGGATGGTCCGAGGATCTGGTCTCATGTTGGCGCTCGCCTCCTATGTTCCCCACATCTGTGGGGATGGCTCGATGCCCTGTTTACGCGCGAAACGACATTCCCCGCATGCGCGGGGATAGCCCCAGAAGGAAACAACCATGACATGGCTCAGTGTGAAAATGGGTACGATAAAGCAACAGGAGGATGGGCTGGCACAAACCAAGCTCACGATTCATCTAACCGAGCATGATACGCCGGACGCAGCATACAAGGCGCACGGGTTTCAGCCCGAAGAGAGGCGTACCTATCTTCTCTTCGATTCGGATTCGATGGACCGTCTCTGGTATCAGGAGGGCAAGGAAGCCTATAACCAGGTCAAGAACCTGTGTGAATCCATCTACAAGGATGTGCAATGGGCGTGCTGGGAGATCCAACGCCAGGAAGGACAGCGCGTACTCGTGCACCAGGATGACGTGAAGCTGGAGCGCGTGCGACCGCTCAATGACCCTGAGCCACGCCTCGCGCCATAAGGTAAACAGAAGCGACGCGACGTGCGAGGGCGCTCTCCTTTTTCTTCTCTGCCTCATCCGCCTTATCCATCTCGCGGATCATCTTGGTGACCCACTTCTCACCGGGCGCGCCTCCCCAGAGCAGATCACTGATATGCATATTGGACTTGAGGATCTCCTCTTTCTTGGTGAGACGACGCGCCTTCTCGATAAGAGACGCGAAGCGCTTGAAGAACCGATCCATCTGCCGGATGGTGTCAGGTTCGAGCTTGGTCCCGTTCTTGAGGTTGACCGCGCGCTGCACACCAGACCCGATGCCCTGATCGCTCGCCTCTTCATTGGTCAACCCCGCCTTATCGCCCTCTTGCTCCTGACGCAGTTCGAGACCCTGCCCTGCGGCCTCCTGCACGTCCTTGGGTGGCGTGAAGTCGAGATGCTCGTACTTCTTGGGGATCGCGGCCACACGCCTCGTGCGTGCGATACGGGAGGGATCGAAGACACCTGTCGAGAGCGTATCCATCACCGCGCGCAACTGGAGCTTGACTTCGGGGTGTTGAACACCCATGGCGAGCAAGGTGGTCTTGAGTTCGTCGAGTGTCATGATAGATCTCTCAGGGTCTCGTGAATGCGCACGACCAGAAGACTCAACAGGTTTGGGTCTTCCTCATACAAACACACATGGTGATTCGAGGTTCGGATCGACACGCAAAGCGTCTGGGTACCCGTGCGAAACGAAAAGGCCAGGTGAACCCAGCCGTGTTCAGAGTGCGTGAACGTGATTTCGTGACCGTCCCCTGTGGCACCCGGCAACAAGATAACCAGGTGTTCCACGACTGTATTGAGGTACCATGTTTGCCAATCCTCCCAGGAAGGGAGGGACTTGTAGCTCAACATGTCGATCAAGGCATCACGGAGTTTCCCCGAGACGTTCATCCCAAGATACGTGTGCAGGATTTCTCGAACCGAAGCCATGGCGCCTCCTCATGGGTCAAAGAGCCCACATTACAAGGGAAATATCACAGCTTACTGGACAGGCCGGAGCATTCGAGGTACAAGAGAGATACCCTCCCCAGGGTCACCAACAGGTAGCACACCATGACCACCATTTACGCAGCCGGACCGATCACGGGCCTCGACCTCGACGACGCTTACAACCACTTCCACGAGCGCGGGACCGTCCTCAAGGCGATGGGTTTCCATGTCCTGCATCCGATGCTCGGTAAGGAGCACTTGCTCGGGCAAGGGGAAGCCAAGGCCAAGGGCTACAAAGACCCCATCTCCAATGACCGCGCCATCTTCGGGCGGGACTCCTGGATGGTCGCGCAAGCCGATGTCCTGCTCGCGGATCTCACCGGCGCCACCTCGCGCTCGCTCGGGACCACCTTCGAGATCGCGTGGGCCTCGCGTCAAGAGCACACGCTGGTCGTGATCGCGGGGCTGACGGATGGGCATTGCATGGATCACGCGTTCATCCGTGAAGCCGCAGACCTCATCTTCCCCACGATCGAAGAAGCGCTCGCCTTCCTCCCTTCCTTGCTCGGTGTCAAGGATGTGCCGAGTCACTCCCTCTTGCCTGGAGATTGATTCTTTACGGCCTGTCCCTCTTGTGGTATAGATAAAGCGTAACGTGAACTCACCATCAAGAGAGGAATGCTATGACGAACGAAGACGGCACGAACACCTACGGCCACAAAATCATCGACCCCGACACGTACATGGCCCAAATCGGACCTGGCACCAAATGCCGCATCGACGTGACCGTGGATGGCTCGAAAGGCCGACGCGTCGCTTTCCGTAACCATCCCGCGCACAGGGGGGTCCATAATGGCGAGCAGGGGTTTTTCGCCGTGCTCGAACGCGGGCCGGGGGTGTTCATCCCTGCGAGTGATGGAAAAGTCGTCGAATAACACTTGACACGACCTGTCAAGTCGAGGTACCTTTCGAGTCGGTACAGGGAAGCGGGTTCGCGAGGGTTCGAGGATTCTGTAAAGAATCCGAGGACTTACGGAACTGGACATTTGAAGAGTGTTCCCCGCGTGCGCGGGGATGGTCCGGTGAACTGGACACCCGAGACCTGGGACCAGATGTGTTCCCCGCGCGTGCGGGGATGGTCCGATGTCCACCTCGTGACGGCTCCAGCCCTCACCGTGTTCCCCGCGTGCGCGGGGATGGTCCGATCACTGAGATCGTGCGCTCAGACATTGACCAGTGTTCCCCGCGTGTGCGGGGCGAGGATAAAATGGCACGAACAACGATGGTATTTTACGCCGACGCGTTGGCTGCAAATCCTACGCAAGGTCTCGACCTTGTGGAGCGCGCCAATGACGTCCCAGAAAGCGTCAAGCGCGCTGTGAGGGATGCCTTCGAGGGCACCTCGGGGGATGCAGAGCAGCGCGCTACTGAAGCCGCTACGAGGTTGCTCGCAAGCTCAGATGAGAGTGTTCAGGCAATGGGACGCCTGCTACGGTGGGCGGTAGGGAACTTTCGACCAGCATAAAAGGAAGCGCCATGACAAAAGACACGACGCTCGTACAAAGAACTTGGTGGTTTCGCGGAGATCGCGTACTTCACCCCGAGTACGGCATGGGAACACTTCTCGGGGATGATGACAACGGCGCGCATGTCTGCTTCGATGATGGCCGTCGCCGCACCGTCGCAGATTCGGTCTTGCGCTTGATCTCAGGGAAAGAGATGATAGTGAGGAGAAGAGCCTCGAATAACACTTGACAGGTAGTGTCAAGTCGAGGTACCCTTTGACTCGGTACAGGAACGCGAAGTTCGGTGTTGTAAGGTGTGACAGGTTGTATCAAAGGTTTCCCCGCATGCGCGGGGATGGTCCGATTCGTTACCACGCAAACATCCCCGAAAAAAGAAAAGCCCGCTCTCTTTGTAGGAGAGCGGGCTTTTTTACGTCAAAGCGACGGATTAGCCGTAGCGAAGCGAACCGATCTCGGAGAACGGGTTGTTACCCGTGGACTCTGCATCGGAAGCAAGCTCGCCGTAGGTCGAGGTACCGTCGATCACGTCGGTAGCCTTGATGCCCACGTCTTCCGAGATCATCGCCGCGTCCGAAGCGTAGTTGGCGGAGTAGGACTCCATCCAGCAAGCCTCGAAGAACACGAGGAGTGCCTCGTTGACCCCATCCGAAGAGGGGACCGTGAGCTTGGGGTTGTTCTGCGAGTTGGTGGCGATGCGCGAGAACACCAGCTCTTGCTTGAGGTCAAAGGGCCACTGGTGGTGCTTGAGGCTTCGCACGAGGCCGTCAATGCCCGCAGCGTATCCCATGGCCTGGTAGATGTTTGCGAGATAGAGCAAGGTGCGGCTGACCGAGATGCTCATGGCGCCGGTGACTCCGGGCACGAGTTCTGCGATCTGATCACCGTAACCCATCCCACGCACCTCGTCCACAGCGCGCGATTCGCTCAACCCGAAGCTCGACACGAGCCCGACCTGGCTAAACGCAGTCTGGCCGCGCGCCACCGAGTAGAGCTTGTTCTTCTGGCTGATCGCGATACGCGTGTTGGGCGTGGTGCCTTTGCGATAGATGTAGCTGTCGTTGTCCCTCATGTGGACTTCTCCTTATCGAGTGTTCGTAAAGCTATATACTCCCGACACCACTTCCGTTCATTCAGAGCACGTTCATCAACGCTGATGCGACGCGCCCACAAGCAGCAGGCGTGTTCAACGTCACAGGATGCGCTTCGAGCGTCTTGGCGATACGTGCTGCCTGCGCACGCGTGATCTGGTAACGCGAGGCGAGGCGGTGCAGGACCTCCTTACGCGCGGCCACGTCACGAAGATCGTGATCACTATGCAAGGTCGCCATCAACTTGCGCGCGGCTTCCTGAACCTTGCTCTGGCGTCCGAGCAAGCCATCCATGGGGTCATGACCATTCCAGTCATGCATCCCGAGCGGGTGGTTCTCGTCCAGAGGCTCGGGCGCGTTGTAATCGTAGGGGCCAGGCTGACCGAGGTCGAGCTGGTCCGCAGGGTCGATCACGAGGCCATCCTCTTCCAGGGCGTCACGCCACCAGTCGCCTGCATCACGCAGCCAATCGGGAGAGGCGTTCTTCATCGAGTCGAAGCCCTGATCCATCTTTCCATCCCACTCGCTCTCGTGCTCCTCGCCGTAGACATACGTCGTGAGCGCTTCGAGGTCCTTGTACAGCTCGGTCTTGTACTCGGATGCAGGCATGTCGTAGTACGTGTCGTTCTTGCCCTGGTCGCCATACGTGTTATCGTAGTCATCCTGGACATCTTCGAGATCACGTGGCTTGTACCCCGAGGAGCTGTCTGTGCTCTCCTCAGACGCGTTGACCGAGGCCAGACGAAGGTACCACCCCGTGTGATCCTCGAAGACGCGCACGAGGCTCTCTGCGAAGAGATCGTTGAACTGCGCGACGCGCTTCTTGCCGGAGCGCGAGACGTTGAAGAACGTCATGTCATAGAGATCCTTGCCATTGAGGACGATCTCGACGTAGTTCCCCTTGGAGCGCTGACGGTTCGGCCACTTGAACCCGACACCATTGCGGATGTCGTAGTATTGCTGGACCCCGAGCATGGCAGAGAGGCGACGCCCGCCCATCTGTTCGAGGATGGTGTTGCCGATGGGATTGAGCCCATTGACGGCGACCTTGGAGCCTGCATTGCGTGTGCGCTTGATGAAAGCATTGACCACGCTAGAAAGACTTCGCAACATCCTGGAGATACCATCCTCGTCGTTCGGGCCAGGCAACGCCCTGAGCATACCCAGGAGTTTCTTTAGAACGATCTCCGCTTCTGTCCCTTGAACCCAAGGCAGGCGAGAGATTTTCTGCATATCATCCCGGAAAGAGCCGATAGCCTCGTGAACTACCGGAAGACTATACTCCTGAGCCTCTCGGTAGAGTTCATCGACCTCGTACTTGAGATACATCCGAAAGTCATTCAAGTCAGAAGGCACATACGAAGCGCTCCAAAACGCATTTGAGATCTTCGAGGCGCTCTGACGATCGAAGCGGCCACCACGCATCGCCTTGATGCGCTTGACCATCCCGGCAAACTCGTCCAGGACATCGCTGTAGACCATCTCCAGCTCGAAGCGATCACTCGGCAAGCGCGAGAGGCGCTTCTCCATGCGCTTGAAGAACGTGTCGAGGTGAGCCTGGTTGACAAGCTCATCACGACGAAGCTGCATGCTCATGGCGAGGAAGTGGTCGAGGTTGCGCTCGACATCCCCTGCGTTGCGCTCGGCTTCACGGAGCTGGCGGTTAATCCAATCCCCGAGGTCATTGAGGTTCTTGAAGGTTGCAGCAACGCGCTCGGAGGCGCCCTTGTTACGGCGCGAGAAGTAGTACGTCTCGTTCTTGGACTGATCACCGTAGATGCGGTCCACTTCCTGCTCGACCTCTTCGAGGGTCTTGTGCGTCATCTCTGCGTTGGCGATCTTCGCCTCCAGCGCTGCGAGCGAGGCAAGCAAGGCTTCACGGTCCACGACACCACCTTCGTTGGCCATCTTGACGAGTGTGCGGATCTTCTTTGCGATGCGCCCCTCAGTGTGGGCCTTGCGTTGTTGCAGGCTATCAAGGTCCTGCTCCAAGCGCTCGACCCAGCGCGCGATACGAGTCAATTCGTTCATGGGGGATTCTCCTTTATCGGAATAGGATAACCTGGTCAAAGCTCATCAACCCCCTCTTGCTGATCTGAGGAGGACACTGACTATGCCCACAAACAGAATACAAAAAGAAAACCCGCTCCAGGGCTGTTTACACCATGAGAGCGGGTCACGTTCAGGCAGAGTCGTCGAGGGTTACGCCGTTTCCCGGTGTAGAGCCCGTGTATTCGTAAGACCTGATATACTTAGGGGAGGGGTGGTCTTCCTGTGTGCTGTGATGTCAATCGACCTGATGTCAATCAACCTGCTCAAGTTGCCATCCGCTGGCTTCGAGCTTGGCCAGAGTTTCCTGACGCCATGAAGAGCGCAGCTCCTCGTTGTTGGCGCAAGACTTCGGGCGCGGCTCCACACCATACTCGTACATCAACTTGCGCACCGTCTGCGTCAAGGTAGAAATGCACACATCCGCGTAGTAACGCTCGTGCAGCTCGGAGAGCGAGAGATCATCGACCACGTACTGGGTCATGAGGTCTCCCACATCAATGCGCTCACGAAACGTCGTATCATCATACGCGCCGATCTCGATCAACACGTCCCGCGTCCAGTCAATCGGTGCGCCCACCTGATCCGAGGCTGCGCGCAACGTGACTTCATTGTCGGGGACCGTCTGGACCCAGGTCATAAGGGCTTCTCGCCACTGCTGCTCTTGCTCCTGTCGCTGTTGCTCCCGCACCTGAGCTGCCTTGTCGCGCAAGTTCATCTTGCCCACATAGTAGCTCACCGCTTGCTTCGAGATGCTGATGTCGTAGTGAGTCTCCAACTTGGAGGCCACATCGGCATAGGTCTCTCCTGCGAGGACCAACTCTCGGATATACTTCTTCGCGTTCTCAGTTACCTTTCCTGCCATGTTGTCATGTTCTCCCCTCTTCCTTCTTGGTCCGGCAAAACCACTTGAGCACCCCATAGGGACTCATGCCCAAGCTGGTGCACTATAGTACCCCACAGGACCTTGACGGTCAAGGAACTTTCGTGGCACAAATGCGCTTTCTGGGAACCAAAAAGTTTGACTTCGACCTGATGTTGGGCTAGGTTCCGAGAATGGTTGGGCATTTATCCCGCGCGGGATTTGGGACCACAGCCACAACACGCACCTTAAAGGGTGCCCCAACAGGTGAGAGAGTCATGAGTCTGGTGAAGTTCGGTGTGATGTTCGCGATGTACACCACGCTGCAAACAGGGGGAGTAGACGTCCCCGAGATCGACCCCATGCCCTTGCAGCAAAGGGGCATGGCGTCCTGGTATGGAGGGGGTACCGGAGATGGCGGTCTGCACGGGAAAATCACCGCGACGGGTGAAGACTTTGACCCGAGCAAGCGCACATGTGCCTCGCGTTCGATCCCCTTGAACACGGTCGTGCTCGTGGAAGATGTGCGCACGGGTACACGAACCTGGTGCCGCGTCAATGATCGGGGACCCTATGGTGCGATTCACGAAGGCGAATGGATTGTGAAGTTCAGAAGACGGCAGCCTGGCAAGTGGAGAGGGGTGATGGATCTCGCCCGAGGGACCGCAGAGAGCTTCGGTTTTGATATGGACGCGGGATTGAATCCCATCCGTATCTACTACTACCCCGGCGCCTATGGCGAGAGGTACCCGAAATCCCTGGCCAGTCTTTGGTGACTTTATACAGTTCCACAGTATAATTACAGTGTCAAAAGAATCCTGTACAGGATCGTCTAATCCTCTTGTAATAGTGCCTTGGTGTGACCTCCCGCCCATCTACGGAGGACCTGGACTCTACACAGGATAGACGCTCCCATGCCTGGCCTGATCAACGCACACACCTACCCCATCCGCAAGGGAGCGAAGTTCATTCGCTTGCGGCACACAGGCGTCTCGGGCGGTAGTCTCTTCCTGAGTGACCTGGACACCCCTGAGAACAAACGCGACAATGAAAAGATCCCGGTCTACGTCCCTTTCCGAGAGACCGTGGACATCCTCCTGACCGATCGAACCCTGACCAGTTACCAGCAAGGCAGCATCCGGGGTTTCCTTGATGGAGGCTTGCTCGAAGCCTTTATCCTCCAGAACATCGAAGTCGATGAGGGCATCGAGCAATTCGTGCCCGCCTATGATGTCCAGGCCGATGATACCTTGCTCACGGTGAGCACGGATGGCGGGGATGTCCTCGTGAACCTCCCGGACATCTTCTCCGAACCCTTCCCCCAGGAGCGTACCCCAGAAGGCACACGCATCACCATCAAGAAGACATCTCTCGATGGCAACAGCGTCCTGATCACGGCGCCTGTGGGGAACACCATCGAAGGCGTCCCAGGCACCTATGCTTTGAGTGATGCGCTCGGTGCGGTGACCTTGCAAGCAGATGGTCTCGGAAACTGGTGGGTGTTGACCAACGCCGCCGCTGCGGGCGGTGGCCAGGAACTCAGCGTCCTCACGTTGACCTCGGACATCGCGGTCCCTGCGGGAGCCGGGCGTTTGTATCTGAAAGCAGGAACGGTCGTGACATCGAGCGCGCCCTGGGTCGCACCCGCAGCGGGGACGTTCTCGGCTGTGGGAGTCTCTCTCGATGCTACAGACACACAGGATTACACCGTTGATCTATTTGTGAACCAGGTCTTGATGACGAGCGTGCCCATTCCAGCAGGGGTCCAGAGCCTCACCCAAGCCGTCATGATTCCCCTGATCACGGGACAACGTGTTCAAGTGCAGGTAAGACGCACGTCTGGAAGTAGCAAGAGTCTATTTGAAAACATCGTGGTGACGGTTCAGATGACCGCCGCCTGACTTCCAAAAAAGGAGCCACCCATGGCCACTCTTGTTATCAAATCAAATGCAGGTACCGGCGCTGACGTCCTGATCGCAGACGTTGGCATCTTCATCCCCCTCGGTGGGGGTCAAGACACCTTCACATCCAATGATGAGCTTGTCGAGCTTCAGGAGTCGCGCAACCTGCGCACGCTCTTGACAGACGACGCCTTCGGCGCGGGCTCCTCGACACTCATCCTCAATGACGGCACCGCAGACATCGACCAGGCGGATGCCGAGAACTTCCTCGACACGCTCATCCTCCCCGACGCGAGCAATGACTTCGGCGTAGTCAAGAACAACGCTGATGGTGAAGTCGATGATAACGTCACATTCGACGGCACCGCGACGATCACGGGACTGCCTACCCCTGTCAATGCGTCTGATGCCGCAAACAAGCAATACGTGGATGACCGCACGAGCGGGTTCCGCACCTGGAAAGAGCTGATCCTCGTCACCGAGCAGCTCGATTCCGTCAATGATGCGATCTCTCAAGCGATTCCATTCTGGTTGGACAATAATGCAGCCGAAGGGGACACGCTCGTGATCACGGATGGCACGACCACCGAGACGTTCACGTTCACTGCAACTCCAGCGGTCGCGTTCGATGTAGAGATCGGCGCGGACGCCTTGGAGACGATGGACAACCTGACCACAACCATCAACACAGACTCGACGCTCTGGAGCGCCGTCACCGAAGACGCCCTCGACCAGTTGAACGCCCGTGTGGTGGCAATTTACCGTACCGACAACTCGGCTCAAGATTCTTACGACGATCGCATCTACGGTACGTTCACGACTCCCGCAGACGTGCAGTACGTGAGCTTCGAGGGTCTCCTGGATTACACCTCTTCGGTGAGCGCTCAGTTGCCTGGAGCCGACCCAGCGGTCAAGACGTTTGGTTTTGGACGTGCAACTGCAACCCTCCAACCTTCGGAAACCCACGTTACCAGGGACGAAGACACGATTTACGTGTGGGACGCAGACGCAGGGGTTTGGCAAAACTCGGGTGCTAACAATCCCGCGCTCCAGGACTCCCGATACGTTGGAAAGTGGATCACCTTCGGCTCCAACTTGAGCGTACCCTTGGGCGGTGTGCGGTTCCTGAAGAGCGCAGGCAATGTCGCGACCAGTGCCGCAGGGTTGTATCTCCCACGCAACGGCGTGATCACTGCTGCGACCTTGCAAGTAGACACGGCGCCAACCTCGAACAACTATAAGCTCTCGATCAAGATCAACGGCACTGAAGTGGCCTCCCTGTCTTTGCCTAACGGAAACGACACGGCTGCCTCCACAGCCTTGAACGTGTCTTACAACGCAGGAGACGAGTTGAGCTTGAGTATGGAGCGCGTGGGAGGTATCGCGCTCGGTTCCGCGTTCGACAATGTGGTGGCGCTGGTCGAAGTGAATGAAGTGCTCGCCATCGTGTAAGAGGCTTGAATGGCCACCCTGATCATCAAAACCAACGTCTCCCAGGTCACCGATGTCCTTATCAGTGACCTGGGAGTCCTTATCCCGGGTTCGGGGGGTTCGGTCACGTTCACCAACCAGGACGCCTTGCAAGAGATCTCCGAGAGCCGAAACCTCCTGGTGCTCACGCAAGATGACGCCTTTGGTGCGGGCTCTTCCACGCTTATCCTCAACGACGGTACAACCGATGTCGCACAAGCCGATGTCGAGTCCTTCCTCCAGACCGTACCCTTCCCGGATAGTGGCCCATACGCTCTAGTCATTCGTGATGCAAACGCAGACCCGGGCCTGCTTGCAGCCGAGATCGACTACGATGATGCCTTGACCCTGTTGGGGGTGACCGATGTTCAAAGTGCGATCGAAGCCTTGAATGCAGAGCTTGGTCGTTTCAACGACCTAACCACGGTGACGAATACCACCGAGCAAGGAGTATCCGCCCCCTTCAACGGTAACCCCCCGCCAAATGATGGTTTGTTTGATCGAGACAGCTTCAGTGTAACTGCCAGCGTTGACGGTCTTTACAGGCTGGACTTCAGCTACACATGGGCCTACAACTCTACCAACTCGGATTTCATCGCACGCATCTCTCTCGACAACACGGAGATCAGCTTCCATAGACAAGAGCCTCAAGACGCGGGAGGTCTCCTGGATGGTTTCGGGTCCAACCAACGCTTCCTTGCGGCGGGATTCCGCCTTCTTAACCTGAGCGCCGGGACATACAACATCACGTTCTCGTTTGGGGGGTCCAACGGCACGAATAGTTTCGTAGACCGTAGCTATTTCATGTTCTACAGGGTATCAGCATGAGTTTTACCGTATACACATATACGATTGCGACAGATACGTTGGATGGTACCGCCAGCCTCTCCAAGCTCCGTGGAGAGATCGAAGCCTCGACCTTCGCCGCGAAGCTGGAGTACGTGAAGCATGAAGATAACATGTCAAACCCTCCAACTTCAATCGAAGTCTGGACAGACCCCGCATTGACAGGTGGAGAAGTCACCGAACTGGATGGCATTATCGCTGCGCATACCGCTTCAGATCCCGAAACTACAGCAAGCGAAGAGGCCGCAGCATGGGATGAAGACCTCGACCTCCAGAATAACAACCTCTACAACGTGGGCGACCTCAACGGCGAGAATGTCAACGCGCTTATCGCTCAAATCAACATCACGTCTCAGCATTGGCATACCGAAGTGAATGCGGAAACAGGAACCACGAGTGAGACTTTTGCCACCCGTGCAAGTATCATGCAGGACTTCGAGGCAGGTACATACTTGATTTACTGGAGCTGTGAGCTTCGTGGAGACGCAGGCCCCAACCGTATCGCACAAGCGCGGCTCCGAAACTTGACCACGAGTGAGACCTATGGGAACACGGCAACGAGCGCTTTCCTGCTCGACGTGACGTTTATCCTGAGCCTCTTGAAAGTCTACCGTTCTGTGCGGACAAGCAATGGAGGCATCAAGGTCGCGACGTTATCCGGTGTCAATCAAATCGCGATCCAATGGCGCCGGGACTCGGGGCTTCTCGGTACGGCTTATATCCAAAATGCGCGTCTCTTCATCCAAAGGATAAGCTGATGGCCACGACCTACACCTATAACCTCGACGCGACCCCGAACAACAAAGCTAATCCGGGACGTCTCGAAAAAGAAATCCAGGCGAGCCCAGACATCACGATCGCGCTCGATCCTCTCGGCATCCAGCTCGAAGGCTCGACGATCCTCATCCACTTCAAGGTCGAGCTTGAACCTGCCCAAAAAGCGGCACTCGACGAGATCATTGCCAATCATTCAGGCGAACCGCTGACCCCTACAAGTAACTTGCCTGTAAAAAAGCAACCCTCGATCACGGTTTCGACTTACCCCCCACGCGTCGATCGCTTTAACAAGGTATCCCATCGTTGGACGGACCCGACCACCTGGTACACCTGCGCGGCTTTGGTGGAGGGAGAAGCCCTGGGGCATGCAGGCGATTACAAGACGTACAACGTCAGCCAGGTCAACCTCATCGACATGACTCACGGCAAGCAGTGGAAAGAGGACAGCATCCTCTCTCCAGAAGGAACCTCGTATCAACCCCGCGTGTACGTTGACGGTGATCTCAAGACAGAAACGCTCGCGCAATACGGCGAGAACCAGGACCCGTCTTTCAAGAGAGATTACACCATCGACTACGCCGCAGGGGTCGTCCACTTCCACGAGGCGCTGACCGCAGGACAAGCTGTCACTATTGATTACTACCATGCGACCACCTCCGATTTCTACATCCAACCCGAAGAGGGGCGCCAGATCGACCTGAGCCGTGTCGAGGTTCAATTCACCCAGGACACCTCGATTCGTGACACGATCCATTTCTTCATCGAAGGGTATGCCGCTGTGTTCGCGCCCGATGCCGTCGAGCAAGGGCTATTGCAGCCCACAGATCGTGTGGAACTCGGAGCACCTGCGACCTACAAGAGCTTCTACGACTACTGCAACGAAGCAAACGGAGCTTACGCCACGATCCCGTACACCACCAACGCGAACCCGACCTGGCGAGATTCGACCTCTCCTGTGCTGACGTTCCCCTGGGACTACCAGGCGGTCGTGCGCTTGCGCGCGGATCAGGGTCTCCGCATCAAGGTCAAGCTGGATACCGACACGCCGTTTGATGGGACGTTTTGCACGGCGAGCTTTTATGGCTTCGAGGATGGTCTGGACGGATGAAAAAGAAAGCACCGTTGTGTCAAATCATCAAGCCTGCGCCCTGGCAAAAGCGCGCCTTGCGTGAACGTAGACGACAAGCAGAAAGCTCTCGCACCATAGGGTATGATGAGCAGGACCAACTCGTGGACTGGAGTGAATGGCGTGCGGCCCTGCGAGAAAAACGCGGGCGCGAAGCCTTCGAGCGGCACGAGCACAAGACCCCTGCGAGCCTGGACAGCGAAAGCCTGAGCGACACCCTCAAGGTGACCCAACAGCTCCCCCAGGCGCGTCAGCAGGAGCTTCGAGAGACGCGCAAGCTCCCCGTGATAAAAAAGGAAGGCGAGGGCAACCCCTGGAAGTTGGATAGCAACGCGAGACTCCCTGCCCCTGCACTCCGCCCGGAAGACAGCATGGTCGATGTGGACCTCGCCACACTCACCGAGGAGGAGTGACATGAAACTCAAGATCGTACTCTCAGGTGCAGGGCTCCTGTACCCTCTCCACGCAGGCGCGCTCTGGTATTTGGCCGACCAAGGTTACCAGATCGAGCATATCACAGGTGTCTCGGGAGGCGCCATCATCGCCGCCGCTGTTGCCTCGGGATACAGCCCGGGACCGCAGCTTAACGATATGCTGCTCGACATGCTCCCCGGTCCCAAAAAGCTCGTGGATTGGTCCTGGAAGCCCTGGTGTGACTGGGGGCTCATCAAAGGGGACCGCATCAAGCACGCGATGCAGCAGGTGTTTGTCGCGACCCTCGGGGACGCCTACATCCCGTGCAACATCGGAACAGTCAACCTCGATGGCGCGGGCAACTATGGCCCCAACCACATGGTCTACTCCACTGAGGGCACACCCCATGTAAACATGGCAGACGCCGTGCGCGCCTCGATCTCGATCCCGTTCGTGTTCCGGCCCGCGCGCATCAAGGGTGAGCGTCACATTGACGGCGGCGTCGCATCGAACTTCCCGCTTGACATCTATGGGCTGGGTGAGGGGGTCTTTGGCTTCCAGATCAGGCCCCTCGCAGCGCCACAACCACCCGAGACGCTCAAGGATTACGCCATGAGCGTCGTGGACATCATGATGGGGGCAATCGCGAGAGAGCACATCGAAGACGCGGTGCACGCGCGCATGGTAGGGTTGAAGGCGGGCTCCGGGAGCTTGAACTTCAACATGAACCGCGAGGAAGCAGAAGCCCTGATCGAGTCGGGCTACAACCAGGCAAAGCGCGCGTTCGAGGGAGCTTGACGAGCAAGATGTGTCGAGCTACCCTGGAGGTGGAGTCCTTTACACCTCTCATAGGAGCACACATGTTGGCTATCTTCGCTTATCTCTCCGCGCATCTCTCCGCGCATTCACGGTACGCAAGGCTTCACGCGCTGCCTGGCGCATTGCGTGAGGCTTTATCTGCCTCGATGAAGCAACGTCAGGGCTTCACGCTGATCGAACTTCTGATCTTCATCGTGATTCTGGTTCTCGTCATGGTGTTCCTGGTCCTGGTCATCATCGCGATTATGGCAGGGCTCAAGTACCTCGAAGTCATTTGAGCGCGGTCAAGGACCTGCCTTCACGAGCCCGTCTTCAAGAGCCCAGTAGCCTTTCCAACAGCTCTTCCTGAGCTTCCCGGTCCTCGAACACAGACGAAGACACCCAACCCGGGGAGATGTCATCCTGATAGGTGAACATCTCCCCGAGTCGCTCTGTGACCACGCGCGTCTCCAACCCGATCAAGGTGGACTTCGCGCGCACCTCGGTTTGTCTTGGACCAAACCACACACCCCACACCGCGCCACTCGACCACGCCACATCCCAGGGCCACTCCTCACATGTAAACGCGATAAACCCCTCTCCTGCGGCGAGCACGTCCAGCTCAGGAGGGGTTTCAGGTTCGAGAGGCAAGGTGCCTTCCATAAGATAGGTCGCGATGTATTGGGTGCATTGCACGAGTAAAGTCAATGCGTTTTCATGGTCTTGTGTCGAAAGAGACTCCTGATGTGCTTGACGTGATCTGTACAATCGGGTAACGTGACGGAGTAGGCGGATCAATTCCTTGTGTTCCCAGGGGATATGCGCCAGGGCGAGAGGACCCAGCCGCTCGACCTGATCGACCGATTGCACCAGGCTAGTAAAGCCTTGAAGCAAGAGGAGACCGGGTTCGATGAACATCGCAGACGCCATGATCTGGTCGATGCGATACCATCGGGTCAACAGCAAGACAGAAGGCATGGCCTGGCCAAGCATCAAACGCTCATGAAACAGCCTCAACGCAGACGGAGAAAACAAGGGATGGTGTTCGGAACCGTGATGATCGAAGACGAAGTGATGCAGATCACAAACCTCGTCACGCGAACATCCAGTCTCGAAACAGATCACCCCCTCCTTGTGTCCTTTGAGGTGCGGAACAATACGAATACGACGGTCTTGCAACGTAGGAAGCTGAGAAGACTCAGGAGAGGGCGTGTTATCCGGCATAATGCGATCCTTTCAAGGGATTTCAATCAAGAACTGTGGCCCCGAGGCATCTTTTTCCCATTCATCCGATCAATGACTTCAACATTCGTTTTGTAAGTCAGGTCTGGTGCGTTGGGGACGGCGCTCTCACGGTACCACACCCCAACCGAGAAGAAAAAACAATCTTCGAGGGACTTGAAGGGATTTCACCCGTTGCAGAGGTAAACATGAGCACGAGTAAGAAGTGGACACCCGATTTCATCCGTGAAGCGCTCGACACGCTGTTGCACACCACCAACTACGAGGAAGCGCTGGAGAAGATCGGGGAGACCTCGAACGCACTCGCCGGTGCGTTTACCCGAAACGGGTTGGAGGCGCCTACCTTCTACCTGGCCTCCTCGGAAGAGGAAGCAGCGCGGCGGCGTCTTGGAGGCGCACCCGAGGGATGGCGCACCATTGTCGTGGTCAACGATGTACACGTACCCTTCCACAACAAACAGGCGGTCGAAGGGTGGCTGGAGCTGTGCAGGGACATCCAACCCGAGATCATCGTGATCAACGGGGACTTCCTCGACTGCCACTCCATCTCGACCTTCCCCAAGGATGTCGGGTTCCCCACCCTGCAAGAGGAACTCGATGAGGGCCTCGAAATCCTCGAACGTCTCCGCCGCTCCTGCCCCACCGCCGTCCTCCACTTCACCGAAGGCAACCACGAAGAGCGCCTGCGCCGCCTCATCAAGCGCGAGCACGGTCTCTATGGCCTGCGTTCCTTCTCGCTCGAAAGCCTGCTGGAGTTCGAGCGTCTCGGGATTCATTACTACGACTATGGCGTCATGCTGACCATCGGCAACCTCGACGTCTACCACGGCACCGTGACGCGCGGCATGAGTGCGTACTCGGCTCGTGGCGAACTGGACAAGGCGGGCTCCGACTTCCTGATCACGGGCCACACGCACCGCATGGGATGGTACCACCACAAGGATCGCCGCCGTAACAAACAAGCACTGGAGAACGGCGGCCTGTACGATCTCGCGCAGTGCGAGTACATGTTCAACCCCAACTGGCAAAACGGCTTCTGTGTGGTCTATCAGCGCCCCGAGATCACGGACGACCAGGGCGAGGTCGTGAGCGAGTGTGTCACACAACTCCACCCCATCTACATGCAGTATGACGGCACCTTCTGTTGGGGCGCGAAATACTACGGCTAAGGCCGTTTCTCTTGACGGCGCCCCGCTTTTATGAGAACCTCCTGTGACCTACACAGGAGGTTTTTTCATGTCCGAAGAAAAGCAATCACTCAAGGCTCCCGACTCGGTATGGGGCGACCTGCGCAGTGCGCTCTCCAACTGGGACGCGGAGCGAGTCGATGCCTTGTTGGACAACTGGATCTGGGAAGATTGGCATGAAGCGACCACCTACGCCAAGAGCTTGAACTGGAAACCCCGGCAAGTGAGACACCAACGTCCCCGCGAGCTGCAAATCGAATGGGTCAACATGAGCTTGACCGATGAACAGAAAGAGAAGGGTTACGGCTTTGCGCTCTTGCACAATCAAGTCGTCGAACTCACCTTATCCCAAGGTTACGAGACCACCCTGATCAAGACCTGGTTGGGGTTGCGCATGGATGAGGTCCCTTTGGGGGATGTTAGAGGTTGGAGACATTCCCAGACGCAAGGCTTCTGGGGGATTCCTATCAACAACATGCCTCACCCACGCAGTAACGAACACCCCATGTTCATTCACGATAACAAGGACAGGGACAAGGGCGAATACGCAATCTTTGACCTCGACGCGCTCGATGCGGAGCTTACACACAACACAGGAGAAGACACATGATCAAGATGATGATTATCGACGGGATCGACGGCACCGGCAAAAGCACGCTGGTCAAGCACCTCACACAAAAGCAACCCGACATCAAGTCGCACAACTTCCCCACAAGGCTCCCTCAAGGCGAGCAGAAGGCAGACCTCACCGCGCGCTCGCTCTACCACCTGCAAGACTTCCAGCGCGAGGTGTCTCAACGCCTCGGTCACCCGGGCGTGTTGATCTTTGACCGTTCCTTCATCACCACCCTGGCATACCAGGGTTTTGGCAAGGGGTGCCTCAAGGACGCGATGCGCTACGACGCTATTTACAAGCTCGGGGCAGAAGCGTTCTTCGGGATCACGCGCCTCGGTACGGTCAAGAGCACGCGTATGGAATGCTCTATTGTCCAGCTTACTTGCGACCCCAACAAGGCGAGTGACCGCGTGGAAGCGCGTCTGGCAGCCGAGATGCAACAGGGGACGCGCCCGGATGAGGTCGAAGCCATGACCAAGTTTCGCCGGGTCTCTCATCTTCGGCGCCTCCAGACACGCTACGAGATCATCCGGGGTGATCTGGTCTCGACCTTGCCCTCCTACTACCCTGACGTGAAGTTCAACTTTTGGACCATCGACACGACAGAAAAAAACCCCGAAGAGGTCTTCGAGGTCGGTCACAACATCCTGTCCGAGCTGGTCGATGGTCAGGTAGCTCTCCTGTAACGCTCAGAACGGGAGCCCTTCGCGCTGCGTCATATCCAGGTAAGGCGAAGGGTCCTCACACCAATCCACGCGTGTCACCGTCGCCTCATAGAACCTGTCCAGATACGCTTCCAACACGAATTGGACTTGCTCCCCCATCTCACGTCCCGCCTCGAAGATCAACGAACGATTGCTAAAGACGCTCAAGAGTACCGTGGTCGGTTGGTCTTCCGGGTACGCTGCGATCGTCGCGTTGTACTCACGTAGATCAAGCTCGTAAGGCATGGTGTCATCGAGAGCGTGAATCAATGCCTGGAGGTGGTTGAGCTTGTAATCGACCAACCGATTCACCACGTTATCGTCCTCGAAGAGATTTTCGACATGGAAGGTCCCCGCAAAGGAACCCTGGAGGATCAGACGCACGTATTGATCGAAGCCGGGGGGTGGAGCCGTGGGGACCTCGTGCTCCGGCATCTGAATGAACCCATCCTGGATATGATCGAGCAGCGATCGTAGCTGCAAGGTCCAGGGGGTCGAGAATCGTGTCTGTCTCTGTGCTTGCATATTCAACTTCCATAATGGGGGAGGAGGACGCTACCACATCTGAAACGTATCTACTCCCCGCTGTGGCGCATCTGGGTCAACAGGGCTCTCCGATGCTCGCTCCGTAGGTGGCGCCTGCGGAGGATAGAGAGGTAGATCAATTCGTGGTCTCTCGCGCTCTTGCTTCTCGCGCTTGAGCCATTCTTCGATGATATGATCGGGCGGGAGCTTGTCCAACATGATGTCTCCTGTTCCTTGACGGGGTGAGACGGGTTACTACGGGTTCGGGACCCCGAGCGGCGTTCTACATAACCTATATACCATAACCTCGTTGAGGTGTAAAAAGAAAGCACCAGTGACCCGAGAAATCTCATGCCGAGTCTTCTCCCTGCTGCCTCTTCGCTTCCCTCCACATGAGGGTCGAAACCCGAAGGTCCGGGTGTACTTCATTTTGCAGGAAATTCTCCAAAGCTGCAATCAAGATTCGATCGAAGTCCTGGTGACGCCATACAAAGACACACATGAGGCTCTCATCGTAAGAATCAAACTCCACCCAGTCTTGAAGGTTGTCGGGGGAGATGCCACATTGCCACTCCAGAAAAGCGTCTTCGATTTCAGCTCGCATCACCACTCCTCATCTTCCCATTCATCGGGATTGGGTCTCGGGTCACGTTGTCTCGCGAGGATGTCCTCGGGATTCTCGTCATCCTCGAAACGTGGACCACGATAAAAAGGCTCCGAGATGCCTGTCCAGGATTCCTCCCAGGTTTCAGGCAACGCCGAAGCCTCTTCCTCGTCCACCAACGCCAGGGCAGCCCGTTCATCGGTTACCACCTCGACAAGATCACGGTCCACGTCCTCGCTGCCATCACAATGCACGCAATCGCATTCGTGATCAGCGTCGGTAGAGTGTGAGCGCCAGTTATGCCCACACACGTTGCATTCAAACTCATACACATAAATGCGGAAGTTCACGTCAGCCTCATCCATACAGGGTATCTCTCGACGCGAGAGAGTGTCTATAGGACAGGGGCCAACAAGACTTTATCGGGTCATGAAACCCAAATGCACCATCGCATCCGGCGTGCATGACGTGATGTACCAGCGCCCTGCGAAGAAAAAGCACTCGGGATCTCCCTCATGTGCGTCGAGGCGGAAGACATGCGCGCCCTTGGCACGCTTGGCCTTGAGCGCGTCCTCACTGCTTTCATACACCTCGAAGTATCCGGGACCTTCCTCGATCCCCTGATCCTGAAGGTAAGCCCACTGGCTTCGCGTACAAGCCATGTACAAAGGATGAGGAGGTGCAGCGCGTGGGTAAACCACCACGTCCTGGAGATGTCCCGAGCGAGCGCGTACACGCTGCTGCCCATCGAGAAGCTCGACCGCAGAAGAACGCTTGAGCGCCTTCATGAGGACGTCGAGGTCCAACTCCAGGGGTGTGTACTGCTCGAACGCTTCGAGCAGCTCTGCAACGCTCACAGCGCCGTCTGCGTCGAGGTCAATCACCGGCTCACTGCGGAGCCACGTGAGGGCATAAGATGAGATCTCTTTCATGTGTTCTTGTCTCCGTTGTACGCGACATGGATTTGACCGCGATACTCCACGTCCACGCGACGACCCCCAGAACCGGGCATGTTGTCGATGTTCTCCCGTGGCCAGCACGGGGCGAGGTCACGACCGACTTCGTAAACCACCCAACGAGGGCTCTTCTGTTGCGGTTTGGCGCGCGCCGTGTCCACAACCTTGATGTCTTCCTCGGGCAAGAGCTGGCGAATCGCCTCTTCCGGGGTGCTCGCGGCTACCCACTCACCGTTCGTTCCGAGCGGCAAGCTCAGGTAGTATTTATTCAGCAACATGGCATGCTCCTCTCTGGTTTCGTGTCTGTGTTAGATGTGTCCTTTCCTTGTTACCACAACGCATCTTACCGCAAGACCTAAAACCTGTAAAGCACTTTTCGAGGCTCCACAAGGTCCCACCACCTGCCCTCAAGTAGAAGGCTGCATCAACGCATCGAAGAGATAGCTTTCCTCGATGCAACGCATGGTGTTCGTGCAGAACGAACCACGCGCGAGCTTCCCCTCTCCCCTGCTCGCGAGCAGGAGCATGACATCTTCGGGGAACTGCCCGTGAAACAGCGCAGGCAAACCGTGCACCTTAGCGCGGTACCCGTGCTCCAGATCAGCGTGCTCGACCTCGATCATCTGCGGGAAAGCCCGGGAGAGCGCGAAGCACGTCTTGAGGTTGGCAACCAGCAAGGTACATCCCGCGTTTCCTGCCTCGGATAACAAGACCCCAGGGGCGCGCGCGTGCCACTCATCTCCGCTATGATGCAGCACCCCTGCATTACGCGCGGTGTGGGTGGACATGAGCGCGAGGTAAGCACATAGCTCGTGGTAGGTGGTGATCTCTTCGAGTGTGGTCGGAGCCTGGGTGTCGAGAAACATAGGAACCTCGTGTGACCTTGGTGTGTTGCCTGGGTGTTTGGCCAATGTGAGAAGAGATTACGACACCAGGGAAGCGTCGAGCACAAACCCATACATCGTATCGTAGGTCTCCGGCAGCTCCCCATAAAGCTCTGTGAAGCTCTCCATTTCATTGGAGAGACTTCGCCTCGATCTCTTCTGCGGTATAGTAGTAGATAAACCACCCCGTGCGACGGTAGTTCGCGAGCAGGTTCTCCAGCACATCAGGGTGCCATGCACGCTGAACGTGAATGATACACCCCCGATGTTGGGACCATTCATGCGCGCGCAAGAAACCATCAATGGTGGCTTCCACGAGGCGGTAGTGAGGGTGAGCTACCTGATAAGGACTGATCATCACTGCTCCTGTCTTTCTACAGCTTTTGTTCTACAGCTCGAAGAGGTTTGTTACCCGTGCACATAAACGTCTTTGCCCAGGGCATCACGAGCAGCTTGCTCGAACTGACTGATCCCGTAGCCCCGCTGCAAGACCCCATAAGGCGTGCCCGAAGCCTTGCATGCGTCCCTGAAGGCATAGAACATACGATGTCTGCAAAAACGAAGCAAGCAAAACACGATGTCATACTGCCCGTGGGCCACCTGACTGATCTTCCCGCTGTGCACACTCAGGTTGGTCCTCTCATTCGTGGCCCACCACTCCACATCATCGAACCCCAGCTCTTTCTTGACCTTGCGCTCGACATGGGCTCTCGGGTCTCCTCCCACGATCAGGGCTCGGGCCATGCTCGCGCACACGCCTTTCTTTGCAGGTACAAGGATCTCCTCGGTCACCGCTTCCGACGTGTCTTCGAGCATCGGTATCAGGGTCACGTCACGAAAGAGATTGAGCAACTCATCCGTGGACCCGAGCGGCATATCCTTGGCTCTCGGGTGTGACCAGATCGCTTGCACAGCACGTTGAATCTGGGTGAGCGCTGTGGCTCGTTCATACTCCAGAGAACGGATCATACCCTTGTCTGTCCGCAAGGTGTCAAGGTCGTCTTCGAGTTCTCTCACAACCTTGAGATCGCACTTGCCTTGCCGAAGCCTGGAAAGTTCCCCGAACCACGCGAGAGGCACCTCGATAACGGTGATACCTGTCGCCTCCTGGTACTCCCCGAGCCTCACACCACGCCAGAGCCAATCCTGCGTGATGTACGTCCGTTCGAGCGCGGACGCAGGGCGCCGTTGAATGAGCCACCCTCTCCAGAGCTTCTTATCTCTTTCGAGGGCATGCATCGAACCCGTAGGGACACCGATCTTGGTGTGCAAGTGACTGGATAATAACCAGGGTGTCGTCTCGACCTTCATACAGACCTCCTCTTCTTTCATGATAGAGCATTGCTTCGATGTCGTCACGTTAGAATATTTACCACAAGATAGCAGGAGCGTAAAGCCTGCGCCGAAAGAAAAGGCCCCTTTTTATGATTTATATCTTTGTTGGTATATAGAAGTTAGAGCTGTTGCACCACAGGACGTCTCCAGACCACGAGGTGACCTCGCTTGATGATGGTGAAGCCCTTGCCCCCGCGACGCTGTGACTTGTACGTCTGGTGGGTAAGCATGCGTTCTGCGCCTCGGTTGGTCTCCAGGTACATGTTATCATCGCGCGAAGGACCGAGCAGCATGTAAGCCAGGACCTCATCCTTTTTCCCGAGGTTGATGGCGGTCAAGCCATACCCCGCGCCCGAAAAGACCCGGCACTCTTCCGGGTCAAAGCTGATCCCCTTACCATCGCGCGTCGCGAGCACCACGCGATCCTCCTGGCCCTGGTGGTAGCACTCGACGTTGAGGACGCGCGCCCCTGCCTTGATGCGCTGATAGAGACGTCCCGTCACCTTGGATGGGATATGATACCCCTCCAGGGCGAAACGAACCACCTGACCATCACTGGTCACGCTGATCATCTCCTCGGTCGGTGTTTGCTCGTACAAACATACATGCGCCGCGACCACGCGTTCGCCATCCTCGAAAGAGAGGAAGGTCTGCACAGGGGAACCATACCCCGTCGTCAGCTCCAGCTCATCGACGCGCACGCTGTAGGCTTTGCCTCGCGAAGTGAACACAACCAGGACATCCCGAGTGTTGCATGCGAGCGCCCAACCGACCTCATCCCCGTCCCTGCATCGCAAGGCCGAAAGGTCCGAGTAAGACTTCTGCGCGCGCACCCAACCCTCACGTGTCAAGATGACATGCACATCTTGCGATTGGATGTAGGCTTCCTCTTCGTACTCGTAGCTTCGCGCGGGTGCCGCTTCGATACGTGTCTTGCGCGCATCCGAGAGCGTCTGCTTGACCTGAATGAACTCCTCGCGCACGAGACTTCGCACGCTGGTCGCATCTCCGAGTAAGGTCTTGAGCTTCTCTGCTTGCGCGCGCTTGTCCGCGAGTTCCGCGAGGACATCAGCGACCTCGGTGCTCGCGAGACGGTGCAAGGCCATCGCCACGACCGCTTCAGCTTGATCATGGTCGAGACCAAAGGCTTCCTGGACGTTCTCTCGCGCATCTGATTTGGAGGACGCTTGACGCACGAGCGCCACGAGGCGGTCCACATCTGCGAACGCGGCCTCGAAGCCCTCCAGGATATGAATGCGGCGTTGCAAGAGCTTGAGCGCGTGACGCGTGCGGCGCGTGACCGTGCGCACGCGATGTTGAAGGAACGCCTTGAGCAACGTCACGAGGTCGCTTTGCAAAGGCACGAGCGTCAACTCGGTGTCCGGGTCACTCGGGTCTTCCCCTTCGTGCACCGCGAGCGGAATGAGCGCGGTCAAGTTGTAATGGAACTTGGTCTCCAATGCCGTGTGCTTGAACAGGTACGCGAGCACGACCTCGACGTCCTCCCCTTTCTTGAGGTCAAACACGAGGCGAATGTCATCGGTCGATTCATCTCGCACCTCGGAGACCTGGGGAATCTCCCCATCATACACCGCTTGCGCGCACTTCTCGAAGAGGTCTGCCTTGTTCACCTGATAGGGCAGTTCAGTAAAGACCAGACGTTGGCGCCCACGCCCCATGTCTTCGAGTTCCCACTGACCCCGCATCGTCAGGGAGCCTGTGCCCTCCTCATAGACCTTGATGATCGCGTCTTCACCCTCGACAATCACACCTCCCGATGGAAAATCAGGGCCGTTGATGTGATTCTTGATGAGCGTCGATACCCTGCGCTCTGGGTGATTGCACAGGTCGATAAGCGCGTCGAGCAGTTCGGTAGCATTGTGGGGTGGGATATTGGTAGCCATCCCCACAGCGATCCCCTGGGCACCATTCATGAGCAGGTTGGGGATCTCCGCAGGCAGCACCACGGGCTCCTGTGTGGTGGCATCGTAGTTCTCGTCATGGTCCACGGTGTCTTGCCCTAGTTCCCCGAGCAGACGCTCTGCCATGGGCGCGAGGCGCGCTTCGGTGTAGCGCATCGATGCAGCGTTATCCCCGTCAATCGACCCGAAGTTACCTTGTGGGTCCACGAGCGGATAACGCATCGAAAAGTCCTGTGCCATGCGCACCATGGCGTCATACACTGACTGATCGCCGTGCGGGTGATACGCCCCGAGCACGCGCCCCACAATAGCCGCGCTCTTGCGATGTTTGGCACCTGGCGAGAGCTTGAGGTCCCTGGCCATTGCATAAAGGATGCGACGTTGCACGGGTTTCAAGCCATCGCGAGCATCGGGAAGCGCGCGTCCCGTTACGACCGCGACAGCGTATTCGAGGTAAAGGTCCTGGATCTGAGCCGACATGTCCGCCATGTAGGGGTCCTCTTTACGTTGGTATTGTGTTTGTAATCACAGCATGATGATTCACACCGAGACTGCTGTATGCAAGACTCTGGATGATAACACAGAACAAGCAAGGCGTCAAGCCTCCTTGCTCGCCCTTCGAGAGACAAACATGCCCACGCGCCGTGACATCGAACGCATCAAGAGCCTGATCATGGATAAGTTTGCCCCTGGTGGCAAGCAATTCAGCATGCAAGACGTGTACATGGACAAGAGTGATCCCGACGACCTCGCGATGTATGAAGCCTTCGATGAGCTTGTCGATGAGGGAGCGCTCAAGGGTAAGACCACCGATGACCCCAGCTTCTACAGCCACAGCGACATGAAATACCGAAAAGCCGCACAAGATATTCGTGATCAACTCATCCGCATCGCGTTCGAGCAGCCTGAACACCGTTCGGTGCTCATGCCCCTGATCGAGAAGTATGCCTTCGTCTCTGAAGATGCTTCTGAGGGGGCCGTTGAAGCAGGAACCGAGAAGCAAGCCTCTCGTCCCTTGGTGCGTGATTGGAAAGACTTGATGGTCGCGCAGCCCAACAAGATTGAGCGCTGGAAAGAACAGAGTGATCAGTTCGCGGGGGACTTCCCCGAGGAAGGCAAGCAGAAGGGCGGAAAGAGCTGGTTCCCAGCTAACCCCAAGGGCTACCTCCAGGACTTCGATGCCACCTATGGTGACTTCATGAAGCGCCTGAAGTCCGGGAACAACACCACCCTCCTGAGCCGTGCTGTGATCAAAAGCTACGATGCCACGCACACGCGTTGGGGACGCCCCGCGATCATCACCGCCATGCCTCCGTTCGATGCACAGGGCCTCGCGCGTGATGGCGTCGCTTGCTACCGCCTCGAAGATGCATACGACATCTGGATCTGCTACGTGCCGACCAACCCTTGACGTGATATGTTGTGTTGCTATATGATGGATCAAAGAAGCCCCTGGGTCATTCCCAGGGGCTTCTTTGATTGGAGAGCGTTCTACCTGTAAACGAAGGAGGTTGAAATGGAGCACTCGTTCCGAGAGGAAATGGAGCACTGGTTCGGGCAGATTCACCGCGCTGGTCAAGCACGAGACTGGGCACGCATGAATCAGATTTTGCTCGACGTATCCGAACAGCCCGAAAAATGGAGGCTCAAAATAGGATGCCTGCGCGCCTCTTTTGTAGTTCGGGAAAAGCTGCCTGCATGGGCACCGTTACGTGACGCATGTATGACCTGGCAACAGGAAACCGAGCACGACCCGCGCCTACTCCGGGGGTTGGAAGCCGAAGACCAGCATTCCTGACCGCCGTCCCAATGTCACGTTCTTGCGCTCGGTCATGTCGGGAAAGACCACCAACCCTTCCTTGTAGGCTTTGCCGTATTCATACTCCCCGCCCCCGTGATCATGGAGATCCTGCGCGGGCCACCAGGGGAAAGCTGAATCCGTGACCTCGACGCGTTCGTTCTCGCTACACCAGGTGTAAGCATAATCCGAGGTCGAACTATCCTCCCAGGGCCATGGCCAGCCTTGCTCGGGCTTGGTGCCGTGATCCAGCGCTTCGATCATCGCGAGAACGCGCTCACGGTACTCCTCTTCGGTGCTCGCGATGTTCACATCATGTTCAGCGGTGTTCCCGTCCGGGTACCCATCATAGGCAATGGACCCGAGCCATTCGGCGTCCTTCCCCTTGCCCACGTAAAAATCTGCGCGTGTTCCCATCTCTTCCTCTCTTGTTCTGGTTATCAGCGATGTGCAGACATCATATCAGAGGCTTTCAACAAGAGGTCCTTTCCCTTGTGCGTCAAGACCACGACGTTCTCATCCCGGACATGTACATAGCAATGCCTGTACAGGGTGTTCAAATGCTCCTGCTCTTCCACGCTCAAGCGCTCACGGCACGTCGCATCTGACACCTTCCACGCGCTTATCGCGAAGCAAAGCGTCACATGGTCACGAGTAAGAGGTTCAGGCAAGGTCATGTGGCTCTCTCTTAGCGGTTCCACTTCGTGTAACTCTTGTACAGGGAAGGCTTCTTGAAGGACACTTCTGCGTTCGGGCAAATCTCCTGGAAGGTATCCCGAAGGTACATCTCCGCGTCTAATCGAGAAGGCTTCCCCTCGATCACGAGTCGAGTGATGTTGGGGTGCTCCGGGATGCTCTTCTTGTAGAGTTGCAAGCGTCGAAAGCCAGGACGCTCGATCTCCAACCGTGTGAAGTGTTGCAGCTTCCCCGCCTCGAAACACTCCGCCATGTACTTGGTACGCAGCACACCACCGAGACCTATCTTCAACAGGGGGTCAGGAACCACGATGTCCACCCACCTCGCCTTCTCTTCCCACCGCGAAAGTTCCCGCGTGATGCAATGCCACACGACCTCGATAGGCGGATCATGCGAGCCCTGCTTGTACTTCTTGTCCAGATCACGCAAGTGATAGAGCACAGTCTTGAAGCCCGTGCGCGTCTGGGGGTGCCCTTGCAACACTGAGCGCACCTCCGCATAAGAGATCGTGTCCGCTGTCACGCGGCGGATCTCGTCTGCGAGCGTGCGCACATACTCCTCGCGTCTCTTGGTCGCTTTGCTAGACGTGGAATAGCGATCATGCCGATTGAAGATGCCCAACAACCGAGCTTCCCATTCCTGGTGCCCTACCTTCGCGGTGATAAAGTCTGCGAGGCTCTTCCTGCGCCGAAGCACCTCATGGATTTCGTCTTCGAGGCTCATGTGTGGTTCCTTCGTCTCGTGTAGTCATGTGATCCGAGAACCTCATAAGGCTCAAGGCGTCACAAGGACACCTGGAGATGCGACAGGTGTCATGGACTCACTGCTCGTCTCGGGCACATGCTCGTAGCGCGCGGGGGCCTTCTCATAGATCACCGTATCCCCCGGCGCGATGTCACCAGGTCCGCTTGACTCGAAGTCGGTTGCATTGGGGGACATGTCGGATTGCGTTGGCGCTTTCGCGTTCTCCTCCACCTCCTGTCGGATCGCCACGCCCTTGTCCTTGCTGCACGAGAGTGAGTGATGCACACCCCCGATCGTTACACCGAAGATCAAGGCCCACACGACCATAAAAAAGGCGATGGTTCCCAGGCAACCGAAGCACCCCCCACCACTTACCGATACACTTTGATGTTCACCCATGATGTTCTCCTTTCTCTTGTGTTACCCTTGATCTGCTGCGTTCAAGGGGTTGTTTTCGCTTCTTGCTTCGAGCCTTCTTGCTTTGCGTCCTGCTTCTCGCTCTTCTCACTCAAGGTCTCACTCAAGGGGCGGGCAGTCATGTGAGGACCGCCCTTACCAAGGATACCCACGCTGTACTCATGTGTCGAAGTGGTTATCGTGCAACCCTCGAACATGAACCCGAGCATCATGAGCACGAAAGTCAACCCCAGAAGATATACGACCCACCCGATCAGGCGGTCCAACTCCTTTCTAGCGCGTGGCCAACTCAGGGTCTCGGTCGAGCCATCCTCCGAGCCCTCTTGTTCTGGCTCTTTTTCAGCGTCATGTCGAGTATCTTCGCTCATGTAAAGTTCTCCTTGATTCGTGTGTAGAAGTCGTGTGGGTCGATCATCGACAACCCGGCCATCTGGCCCGAGTTCACTTCGATCACCGTCCAGTAATCGTGCTCCTCATGTCCAGGCTGACCATAAGGCGCTTTGACCACCTCGCCCACATCTACCACAAAGAAACGAACATGCTCTGCCAGGATGTTGGCCGCTTCCTGTGCCACGGCGAGCGCTTCCTCGGGGATAGCACCACGCTGGTCAGCGTGTTCAGCTTGCGACCAGTAGTAGCCTGCTCCCAGGAGGTCTGTGCCGTCAAAGAAGCAACGCCACTCATTGGTCATGGGCATCCCGCGCACGCCGATCTCGTAGGTGCGAAGCGGAACGTACTCGCGAATGACCAGACCTTGCTCACCGAGCAGCGGGTCATCGTAGAGCAGGCCCATCACATCCTTGAGTTTCTCTCGTGTTGGCGCGCGCATGTGCGTAGACCACTTCTGCTTGCGCGAGTTCGTGGCCCCCTTGACGACCCACCCGTGCGGCGCGTCCGGCACGTTTGCCCACCCCATGTTGGTATGGGTCGCGGGTGTGAGGTGTCGGATGTCCTCGTACCATTGCATCTCTGCGATGTAGCAGTGATCCGTGTAGCTGTTAATAAGACTCGCGCCATTGTACTGGAGTTCGTTTTCCAGATCCTTGAACCAGGGCAAGACGCTATAACGCCCCATCACAACATCCCCCTCGTTGATCGAGGTACGGAACATCGTCACGCAAGAGCCCCCGAGGACCTTGACCGCCGCGCGATACTCGTCCTCGTTATCACGGTCTACTCGAAATAAGACACGAAAGCTCATCGCATGTCTCCTCGAAACCTCGTCCAATCCTGGTAGACGTGCGTTGGGCTGCCGTCATCCCCGTATACAGCATGCTCGTAGCCCTTGACGAACCCATCATCGAGGCGACGAATCGGATAGCGCACGACCTCATCGGTGTCCTTCGTCTCGACGGACTTCATGGCGAAGGTCGCGCGCACCTCATGCACCGCGTCGAGGGTCATGTTGTAAATCTCCCCGCCGCCGATGATGTAGACATCATGCGCCCTCGGTACGAGCGAGAGCGCGTCTTCCATCGTCGCCACGTAGTAGCGCTCGGTGGTCTCATCATGGTTCGTCGCGACCTGACCTGGCCCAACATGCAAGAGAGCGCTCCCTCCCTGGCCGTCACCCGTAGGAATCTCGATCTCGCTTTGCCTCGTGAGGATGATGTTGATGCGGTGTTTGAGGCCCGGCGTGGGGAGGCTCTCGTAGGTCTTGCGTCCCATGATCACAGGGGTATTGAGCGTCAGCGTCTTGAAGCGCGCGAGATCTCCCTTCAAGCGAAAGGGGATGTTACCATTGACCCCGATCACGCCCGCGCTGTCCATCGCGACGATGTGGATGAGCTTGTGATGTGTGCCGTACATGTTCATGAGACTTCCTTTTTTCTTCGAGCGTGTCAGAGTATGAGTGTCATTCCTCTTCGGATTGACCACTGTTCGCTTCTTTCCAACGGGTCCAGGCTTCCTCGGTCCGCGCCACATCAGCCGCGCGATCAGCTTCGATCACCTCTTTGGGCACCTCGATCAACCTGCGTTGTGCATCATCCCACATCAAGGGGGGATGCTTGGCACCCTCTCGCATATCCTCGACACATTGCACGAGGATTTCGGGGGTCTCCGCAAAGATCACAGGGTTCTTATCGTTCAACCAGGAAACCGGGATGCCGTTACGAAAGTAGACCTCGCAGAGCTGGTAGAACACCTGATCGGGGTACCCTTCGATGGGGATCTCATGGATGTACCGAACAATGCGGTAGTCCATCCAGATTTTATCCTCGGGGTTCTCTCTCATTCTTCCTCCGAGCCTTCTGCGTCCTCTGCATCGAGGCGCGCGTCTTCCTCATCCATGCGCGCGTCTTCCGCGTCGAGGGCCGCCTCCACCTCTTCGGTAGTCATACCTGCGTAGCGCGCCTCATACCAGGGCGTGGCGTCCTTGGCGAGCAGTTCGGGGGGGACCTCCACGGCAATCTTCTCACCTTCCTTCCCTTCCGTCTCGTCATCGACCAACATCAAGGGGGGCAAGAGGTATGCAGCGCGCATGCGATCCAGGGTCTTCTGGAGTTCTTCAGGGGATTTCAGGAAGCGCAGGTGGCGCGTGTCCGCAGGCTCCTCCCACATGTAAATCGAGCGGTCCTTGCGGTAGTACACCTCGACGACCCCGTAGAAAGCATCAAGCTCGCCGTAATCCATCGCCATGTGACGCATCAAACGATAGCCCCAGGCACCGAGCACGACACCTTCGCGCTCTGCGATCTCTTCGAGGGTCTCTTCGGGGGTCTGCGATTCATCTGCCATTTACACACTCTTCTTCAATGTGGTGTTACACGGCCACCTTCATACGCAGCCTTGGATGAGGATCATACCCCATCAGTTTGAAGCTGTCAAAGGTTAATCCGTCGATGTATGCCAATGCACCCTCAAGCGTCAACTCTTTGGGGGCTCCGTGCAACTGGAGCGTCGGGAGAGCACGCGGTTCGCGTGTAAGCTGCTCGCGCAAGGGCTTGACGTGAGAGAAGGGGTCATCCTCGTTCTCACCACAGTAGATGTGTGCATCGACGATGGTGTGTGAGAAACTGCCAGGCGCATGCCCGGTCGCACGAGCGAGGATGTAGGTCAAAGCAGAGTAGCTCGCGATGTTGAACGGGATACCGAGCCCGATGTCCCCTGACCGCTGCGTGAGGTGGCAGTTGAGCTTGCCCTTGCCCGTCTCTTCGTCGAGCCCTGTGACATTGAACACCACGAACGCATGACAGGGCGGCAAGAGAGAGACCGCTGCGTTTGCCGGATGCCACGCGCTCAAGATCATGCGCCTGGACTCGGGTTGATTCAAGAGCAGGTCACAGATGTACGCGATCTGATCGAAATTCAGCGTGAAGCGCAAATCGGCGCGCTCTTCCTCGCGGACATACTTCTGCATGGCGTTGTAATCAGGCCACGCCTCTCCAGGCAAGCGGTCCGACAACTCAGGCAAAGGGAAGCGGCGCCAGAAGCGCCCGTAAGCGGTCTGGAGGTTTCGGTTCTCATCTGCCCAGGAAGACCAGATCTTGGAGTGCTTCTCGAACTCGCGGATGTGGTGCTCACCGCTCAGGTACCAGAGCAGTTCATAGATCAGGGAGTTCCACACCCCTCCAGACATATCCTTGGTGGTCAAGAGCGGGAAGCTCTCGGAGATGTCCACGGTGTAGTGCTGACTAAAACAAGAGAGTGTATCCACACCTGTGCGGTTGATCTTACGCTCTCCGTGATCGAGGACATGTTGTACGAGGTCGAGGTAGGCTTGCATGGGGGTATCCTTCAAGTAAACGTGGTCAAGTAAGCCAATTCAAGTAAGCCAATTCAAGTAAGCCAGGGCGTGGTCGAGGCTGCGTGGACATCTGTGATCTGTGCCATCACCGCCTCCGGGTCCCTGTAATCTACAGCTTCCATCGCGTCAAGCAAGACGTCATTGCTGCCCATCTTGGTGCACAAGAGGCGCCAGAAGCTCTCGGGGGATGTGAAACCACTCCGACGCTTGAGCGACAGATAAGTCCATGCTCGGGTTGGGTGGCGCACCCCGAGCGAGAGCAGGTTACGCAGGTACACGTATCGGTTGCCAGGTGTGATCGGGGTATCCGTGATAAGATCGAGGTCTTGCATGCGCGACTCTACTGGTAAGAGAAGCCCCAGGGCACGGGTTGCAACTGGAGCGTGTGATAGGGGTGCCAGTCCAGGCGTTCCTGTAAAGATGCACCGGACTTCAGGAAATCAGGGAACCCCTCGGGGGGTACTTCCCATGTGTGAAGCGTGATGGGGTAAACCGCGTTGTCTTTCTGCATTTGCGCGAGGATCGTGATGAGACGCTGACCCAGCATATCAAAGACCTCGTGGCGGTTCTCGGGGTTCTCACCATCAGGATGCCAAGCCTGGAAGGACTTGGCAGCGTAACTGTGCGCGAGCGAACGCATCCTCAGATCGGCATCAGGCCAGAGATACATCACAGACCAATGCGCCTGCGCCATGACCTCCCCGACCGCCTTGAGAACCCCCAGAGAAGCCATATACGTGTCATTGAGGTAGGCCCTCTTGCTACGCAATGGGGTGTAAAGGCTGGTCGTGTACTTGAAGCGCGCTTTCAAGGGTAGGATCGTGTGGACGATCGTCGCGGTCGTGATGTTATCCTGCTTTTCGGCGCTGTTGTAATCGAAGCGCCACCACGGGGAGAGCTGCGCCTCGATTCCCTCCAAAAAGGCCACGAGATTCCCCCACTTGCACAAGGCATTAGATACGCTCATGCCCCACCTCCACGAACGCTGGGATGGCTCGAAATGCTTGATTCTTCTGAGGCACTGTAATAGGTGCCTTGCATGTCATACCCGCTCTGCACACGATGCGCAGGTTGCACCAGCAGACGCCCCTTTGTAACAAGCGTGCCGTCTGCTCGATAGATATACCAACGTACCCAGGACTCGCGCATCAAGTGGTGTGGCTTCTTGTGCTTGTAGTACAACTTCCATTCGTGTTCACAGGTGAAGACACAGCCTTCTGTACACCATCGTTCGAGGGGCAAATGCAACTTATCATGGCACAAAGGATTCAACAACATCACGCGCTACTCCGTTTCAGGGCGAACCAAAGACTACCCCAATCAACCAAGGCACGTCAAGTCTCTCGGAAGCCTCTTAGACGATCGTAGTCAATAGACCACAAGCGTAAAGCACTGGACATCGAAGCCGCTGGATAGTTGAGCTTTACCCTCCACTCGCGGCGAAGAGTGTCGATCATGCGTTCAGGCTCTTGTGCTTTCTCCTTGTACCAGGAAGGCGAACATCTCACCCCTTCATATCCTCGACTCATGGGGATATGAAGCGACTGGACACACAGCAAGCACTCCGCCGCGTTGAAGGTCGGGCCAACCCAAACTGCCCAGGCATACACCATCACGGTGCTATAATCCCTGCTGTAGTCACAGTAGTGAGCCACGCACAAGGGAAACAACCCCCAACGGTTCTTCGTGTCCTCTCCAACATGCGCGGAGAGCTGCTCACGTTCTTGTGGGGTCATGTCCCGCCACGCGCACAAGGCGTTGTAAAGCATCTCAAGCTCCGGGAAGTTGCAGAGAACGCGGGCCTCGGTCATAGAAGGCCATATAAGCGAGACGTGCCCGGTTAAAGTGTGTGCTGTACTGGAATCGAGGCTGATCTGTGATCTGGAGGTTCCAGGGGTGCAACCGCGACGTGAACAAGGTCTCCAGTCTGTGATCTGGGTCGATGTAAGTCACCTCCCACTGACAGGAGCCTCCCTCACGCGTCAAGATCACATGCGTGCTACTCGCGTCTGCTTGCCAGGTCAACATGATCTCGGTGCGTGCATCGAACACATGGGGTATATTCAGGTCGATGGCAAGAGGAGAAGGAGCGTAAGCGAGCTTCGGGCACAACGTATGCAGCATGTGCAAAAGATGTGCTTTCCAACTCACAGTCCCATGATATTCCAGGCACTCGACCCGACGCCCCACCGTGCCCAGGAAGTTCGCTTCCGCATATCCTGAAGGCTCCCAGAGGGATTCCTCTTCCGGGAAGTCCTCGGGCACAAACCACCAATAGAAGTAAACCGCCCGATCTCTTCGCTCGTGCGGTACTCGTTCGGGGGGCAACAGCGCCGGGAGTATGGGCGCGTTTGTGATCTCAGCTCGGGCCATCCCGAAGCGCGCGTCTCTGCGATCCAGGATCGCGCGCTCCTCGGTGGTCGCCTGTTCGATGCGTTTGCAATAATTGATCAACATGACATACCTGGGAAAATGGTACACATCTACCAAATCCATGGTAACACAGGATCACACCCCTAGCAACACCTCCACCGTGTCTCCGAGCAAGCGTTTCATCAAGGTATGATGCCCCTTTTGATAAGCCCTCAAGAGTGCCAGGGTACTCTCGGAAGAGATCTCCCCTGGGCGCACGAACGTCTGAGGTACGCGCGCATACCTTCGCGTCTTCCAGTCCGAAGGATGCGGGTCACGCCAATCCTCATCCCACCAATCGAAAGCATCCTTGCAGATCTGCGCGCGCCTGTGTCCTCTCATGTCCAACTCGATGACGTAATACCACCCGGGTCGCAGTAGCCACACCAGACGCGTCGGCACGGTCACCCAGTGATAGGAGTAGGGGTCCTCCCCTGTGGACATGATCTGGTACGGCATGGTCACATTCATCGGCTGCGCGGCCAGGGGCATGGGCATCATTGAGGGTAAGTGGTGAGCCGCCAGAAAGCACGCCCACCACTCGAAGGGGGTGTAGCGCGTGAGCATGAAGCGTCCGGCGCGCGAAGCGTCTACACGTTCTGCGACAGGATACGTCGCGAGGAGGTATTTTTCGAGCTTCTTGACGCGGGCCGAACACACACTTGTAAGCGCCTTGAGATGTTCATCCCGCTCCGCGTCGAGACGTGGTTTCATGAAGTCATTCAACAGGGGCATCACTCTCCTCCTCTTCTACAAAGTACAGAGTCCCCAACCCCCAATGTCCCCAGTAACAATGCTTCGTCGCGACCTCCAGGTTCATCAAGGTTCGGAAGGAGTCCACGAGACTGTTATGCTGTCGCCATGCGGCATAAGCCATCTCCTGCACCTTGAGAGGCGTTGAGGGCACGCGTTCAGCCATCGCACAAGCGAGGTAGAAGGGCGTCCACTCTCCGAAGTCATGCTGCGCGTCACTCTCCTCGCGTTCGAGCGCTCTTGCATGCTCACGCAAGACCTTTTCCGCGTACACTGCCAGGTTCATGTACGCCGATGGTGCTTCATGCTCCAGACGCTTGAAGACAAAGCTCTCGGTATGAGGGCTATCTTCTGGGTGATACTGAAACCTCACCGCAAACGTCGAACACCACGTCTCTTCAGGGATCTCACGATAGACGATCGAGACCGGCGTGAGGAGCTGGAGGTCGAGCACGACCTGGAGATGATAGTTTGGTCGAATAGATCTTGTATAGATCAGAGACACCGCACCATCGCTCGATTCAAACACGAGCTTCCCCGTTCGTAGTTCGGTAAGTAGCCCCTCCAGGAACATCATCTGCTTGAAGCTGTGACTGCGTGTAATCATGAGCGACACCATGGACTGGAGGGTTTTTTGGAGGGAGGCAAGGGGAGCGGCAATTCTCCCATGGTCTTGTAATGCCACAAGAGCACTTCGACCATGCGCGCCAGAGAGGCCCTCTCTGGTGGCATGTAATCGACCTCACCGAGGAACTGATCGCGAAGGTGACGCAACAGGGCTTGTTTCCAGTGATGACGTGAGTGCAGGGGTCTACCCCCGATGTCGATGCTCTCCCCTATCTCAAGTAACACCTCGACTCGCTCCAACCACTTTTGCGCCAGTGCTCTATCCACGTGAGGTGCGAGCAAGCGAATGTTCGCGAAACCCAACCAGGACGCTCCAATCGCTCCCCGAACATACTCGACAGAGAATGTGACCAGGAAAAGCTGCGGAGTTTCAGGCGCACCCCGCTCGACCACAAACCTGTAGTCACGCCTATCCTGGTGTACGTGCACCGGGGCTTCTCGAATGCCCAGAGGTGTCATGAGATTAATGAGCATCTCACTCCTCCTCTGGATCGTGTTCTTGAACCTGCTCGTCACCCTCAAGTCTCCAGACGTGCTCGACTAGCTGCCCCTGGCGGTAAACGCTCACGAAAGAGTTCAGGATGGAAGGACCAAACTCAGCCAGCGAACTACGCATCACCGCGAGTTCCTCTTGCGAAAGGTCATCTGGTACTTGTGCACCGCGAATATCCACCGAAGATGCGAACAGAGCGCCCATGGGTTGACGCATGGGGACGACATCAGGAAGTTCAGAGCCGGGGATGGTCAGGATCAGATGATCCCGTGTAGAACCCGCAAGGTTTGGTGCAAACGCTCTCGCGTTTACCCAGGGTTGACGCCACGAGCCTTTGAACGCGAGCTGCGCATGCAGCAACCCTTCGAGGTACGCCTTGTGCTTCGGGAGATGCCGGAGCATACCACGGATCATCCACTTCCAGACGACCTCATAGCACCGTTGGTACTCCGATTCAGTTTGCGCGAGCCAACCAGGTAAACGAAGGTAGAAGGTGAACATATGCCGCTCTGTGTTACCACGCACGGTCCTGGCATCCAGGGTGCCTTGCAGCGCCTTTTCGCGTGCGTGGTGGACTCTTCGTGCCAATCGCGTGGTGTCCTGCGCGCGCTTGAGTTGAAGCAAGCGCTGTGTCTTCTCGCGGGCATCCAACCTCTTAGCATTCCCTGGAGAGAGCACCTTGCTCACGCGAACGCGCAGGAGCATGGGGTCCTCTGGTGTACGCGTAGCCTGGACCTCGTAAAAACGTCCCCTGTACGCGAAGCCTCCCGCATGAAGCCGGAGCACCTGAACCTCCCCCATGGTGGTAAATGCATTATACAACATGTCACGTTCTCCCTTCGCGCTTGTCAAGTAACTTGAACGCAGTCTGGAAATCCTCGAAGTCTCTCTTGAACATCGCCAGAGCATCGCGTCGCGTCTCCTTCATCCCCTGGGATTGATTGGGAAGAGAGACATAAGCCATACAGAGGGTGAGATACATGGCCCGGGTTGTCGGTTCTCGCAGCCCCTCCCAGGCCATGGCTTGCGCCTGGAACGCCCCGGAATATTTGACGGAGCGAAGCTCCCAATGTCGATCGCTCTCGACCCACACCAGCTCGATGTTTTGACCTCCTATTCTTCCCTTGTAATGACCACGCGTCGTGGTCTTCCACGGCTTGGTGGCGTCTGGTATCCCGGCAGGGATAGGGAAGATGCTCGGGGGGTCCACGATACGCACGGTGAAGGCGTAAGGATCATCAGGGGTAAAGAAGATGTCGAGGATAGAGGCTTCTCTTTCTTCGATAAAGCTGGGCCACGCGCCCTTGGCGCGCTCACGATACATCGTAGGAAGGCGTACCTCCATAAAGCCCGGGCAAGGTTCGATAAAGCGCCCCCGTAGACTCAAGTGCACGAGGCTTCCTGTGCTCTTGGTGAAGATGGATACCCCGAGGCTACGCATCACCGTGAGGTCCCTGTAGCCCATCTCACCCTCGACACAGGGACGCTGCATGAAAGACAGGAAGTAGTCTTCGATTTCGATCAAGAGCACACGCCAGCCGTCGAGCATCCCATCCCAGGCGGTGTTGTACAGGGTCTTGTAAAAGACATTCAATAACATGTCGAACCTCCTGACAAGCCACAGCGCTGCGTCCAATGCAAGGTCTCTCTCAACCACACTCGCGTCTCTTCTGCCTCTACCTTCTCGATCCCCTGAACCAGGCTCTCGCGAATCGCAAAAGGCGCATAGAGTGTATAGTCCTGGGTGTAGATCTCGGACACCCACGCGACGCGCGCACCCTCCTCCGGGTAAACGCATGACAGGGTGCGATGCATGACACGTGAGCCCGGCAGCGCGCTATCCTCATGCGGCACAAAGAGGGCATCACCAGCTACCTGTACAGCCAGACACACAGGCAACCGTATATCCTCGATGTACCACAGGTAGTTGTTGACGTTCTGCACCAGAAGCGGCGTGATGAAGCCATTGATTAACATGAAGGGGCACCCTGATCGAAGCCATGGTTGTGGTACACATACCGGCACATTTCGATGGCGATCTCGCGTTGCTCCTCATCCAAATCCTGCAACAAGAGCCCGCCCTGGACCCCCAAAGCATACCACACGAGCGCCTGTTGGTACAGGACTTCTTGCCTCTCACCCAACCCTTCGAGATCACCAGGGACATCAAACTTGATCGTCGTCCACTGGAAACAGGGGTGCACATGCGCACTACCAAAGCCTACCTGACATTCGATACGCGTGAGGTACGCGCGCATATCGGACACCTTCACCGCGCTGGACCGGGCAACGTGAGCACCATCATTCGGATACCAACTTGCATAGACACTAAGCCCCTCGACGTTTTCCCCTGGCATGTAGTGATGCATCCGAGCAGGAGAGGGCAAGAGTTCCTGTATGCCAGGTAGAAAGCGCTCTTTGCACGCGGGATAATGGCGCGTGAACCCGAGCTTGCCGTGGTGTCGCGCATAATACCACTCGACGTTATCGAAGATCACGCGCGCGTATCCGATGTCTTGCATGAAGCTGTTGATCAACATGGGCTTACTTGAACACGGTGGGTTGGAGCTTCGGAGCTGGTAAGCTATCCCCGAAGCGAATCTGCGAGCAGATCTCGACGTCATCGAAGTGGTCGAGCGCGCTCACGATCATCCGGTAGAGGTCGGGCGCCTGCTCGTAGGTCTGTACACGAGGCAACGTGCGTCCCCACCCCCAAGTATCCTTGGTCCAACTGATCTCCTTGAGTTTCCAGGAGAACTCACCTCTTTCGTTGGTCTCGATCTCCAGGACAGACTCGACCTTCTGTGTTCGAGCTTCGTTCCAGAGGGTGAGCACTCGTCGCTTGCGAGACCGTCGGAAGTCCACGAGCCCGACCTGCATCCCGTCTGTCCAGGTAAATTCAAAGTTCCACACTGCTTCCAACATCTGCTTCTCCTGCTTCTGTGTCCTGCCTTCTATTCACCATACGCCTGTAGGTGCGCCACTGCGCCAGAACGCGTCTCTGTTTCCCGAGATGCGCCTCGAACGCGTCAGGGTCCGTGAAAGAAAGACCACCGCTCAAAGTAAGTCGCAAGGGAAGCAAGGCATCACGAGGGACATCCAGGCTTAACCCCTCTACATCGGCGCGCTTGTACCAATACCCACTGGGGCGGCACTTCCACCCCCAAAGCTCTTCGAGCAGCGCGAAATCCTGTGCGCGATCCGAAGGCGAGAAGCCGTTCCAGATCGCGACATGCTTTAACCCTTCGTGCTCATACTCACGCACGCCACATCGCACATCCTTGAAGTGACGCGCGATCACCGCAACATCTTCGTAGCGCAGGGAGGCGGACACGTCATTCGCGAGGCGTCGTTCGATCTCTTCGAGCGTGCCCAGACTTTCGTAATGGTCCGCATGGCTCCACTCCAGGAACACCGAAATACCCTGAATGTGTGAATCTCCCGCGAACCATGGTGAGGTGATGTACAAATCCCAGTACCGATTCAACTTTATGGCATAAGAGCGCTTCGCCTCATACTCGACGCGCACGTCCAAAAAGGCGCCCTGGTCTTCCAACGCGCGCAGTTGCGCGACCATCCACTCGACCAGATCTTCCCTGGTGTCAAACCATTGACGTTCCATCACACACTCTTTCTGACGTTCTGCCTGTCGCGATACATCCTCAAGTACAGCCTGAATTGTTGCAGCATTTTACGCTGCCCGTCAAGTACCTTTTGGATCTCTTGCGGGTCGTAGCAGTGTTCCGTGGTATTGAAGTGCATGAGAGGCGTGAGCCGGGCATCATGAGGGATCAACACCTTGCCATGCTCGAAGTGCACGATGGAAAGGTCATCATCCGAAGAGGGCACGACCCTCCACCCGAGTTTGTCTTCAAGATCTGTGAAGTGTGCGCTCATGTCGAAGGGGTCGAAGCCATTGCAAATGACGAGCTGCTTCCCCGTGCCTCCCCGGATGCCCACAGGCTTGTAGGCGAAGTGGTCGAACACGGCGTGAAGGTGCGTCAAGTAATCAGGATCTTCGAGCATGAACCAGTCCGTGAGCGTCACCTGATCACGCCCACCATCCTCTTGTTGACGCGCCTGACCAAGCTCTTCGAGGAGGTTTGTCGCGTCACGTTTTCTGTAAAGGCTTGCGCTGCGAGGACAGTGTTCTTCCCACCACTCCATGTAGAAATGAGCTTGATACGCATGTTCATAGAATCGAAAGCCTCCTCCTCCCATGGTCAGGAAAAACTCCTGGCGCGCGCCCCACGTCACATCATGCTCGGTGCGTTGCGGTGCCTTTTCCAGGGGTAAGATCTCCGCCTCGACAAGGGACCATAGCTCCTCTTCCAACCACACGCGAAGCTCGCCATGGTTCGAGAACCAGAGACGATCCTCTCCGAGGCGACGTTCTTCAGGGGTCCTCGGTTGACGGGTCATGGCATCTCTCCTGGGTAAATCGTCCGGGTGAGTGTTTCGTAAAGCTCCACAGCGCGACGCGAGCGTTGGAGCTGCTCACGAGGCTCAAGCCAGAGCCCTTCCTCGACGAGACGAAACATGGGGCGCACGACAGGGAGCACGCACAACACGAAACAGAAGTCGTAGGCTTGCGTGGTGAAGCGGTACACCCTGAACGCATACTCGAAGAAAGCCCCCAGATCACACACATCCTCGTCGAGGCGCTCGCCCCCCATCTCGCGCAGGAAAGGCTCATGCTGATCGAGAGCATCCCAGGAGGGATTGGTGCCAGCCCAATAGAACACGCGCTCTCCTTCGCGGTAAGCCACAGGATCACGCCACGCTTGCATGATCAATGGCACGGCGCGGGAGGGGTCACGCTCACTCCCGTACCCCAGCTCATGGTAGAGATCACCACTGTACCCGTAACGACCCCCAGGGTCCACCTGTACACGACGCTCAAGCAACTGTTGTTCGTGAGTAATAGGGCTTATCCGCGCGTGGTCTGCCATGTAACCACCCCCGGGCTCATTATGCTCCAGTGTACCTGAGAGGAGCGCGAGTCCCTGTGTCGCGCTCAAGGGATATTCGCGCAGGTAAAACCTGTACGCGCTCCAGGTACCCGTCACGCTTATGGAGGCTTCCCAACCGCGCACATCGAGCCCAGGAGGCAAGGCATCTTCGAGACGCTCTTGCAGGGCTCGAAGCATGTCTGCTTTGGTTTCATAAATCATGAAGCAGATCCCTGGGTGTTGATCGTGCGCGAAAGCAGCTCGTAGGTGTCCACCGCTTTACGGTAGCGACGCAAGAGGTCACGAGGACTGAGCATGCTCGGGAAGGTCTCGATGTTCAAAAAGATCGGCGCGATCTCCTTTCGCACGCACGGCGCGAAGTAGAACGCATGGTCCTCATACTCGAAGTGGTACACCCGAAACAAGCTCTCCTGAAAGAGCCCGAGATCCAGGGCATCCTCGTCGAGGCGCACCCCGCCCATCTCGACCAGCAAAGGTTCATGTTGATTCAGAGCACTCCAATCGGGCGCGAACCCCTCCCAGTGATACACACGCCCTTCATGGCGAAAGGCGCAAGGCTCGATGGACTCGAAAAGGTTGAGGAGTGCCGGAAGAAAGAAGGACTCGTCAGGGTACCCGAGCTGTTGATAAAACAGCTCGGGATTAAGACTATCGTTTTGCACCACTTTCACGGTAAGGGAACGTTCTTCGATCTGTTGCTTGTGCGTGAAATTGAGGATTGCACCCAACGGGTCCCCGTCGTCGTTCTGCAACACAAAGAACCCTGCGAGCAACGCTACACCTTCCGTCGCGCTGGTCGCTTTGAGCAACAGCCTGAACTCGTAGCACGTGCCCTCACGATTCCACATGACAGCTCCCTGGCGCCGTGAGCTAGGTCCCGCCCTCCTGCCATTCAAGCCATGCAACGCCGCGAGATCTGCCGAGCGTTCGAGAAAGGATTCCAGGAAAGAAGCAGAGTCGTTATAAATCATGAGGGGTCCTCCAGGGAAGGTGAGGCAGGCCAGTACGTGCGAAGGATCAGCTCGTACAGGTCTACCGCTTTACGGTGAAGTTGGATGCCCGCACGCGCGGCGTCTGTGCCCATGCACGGTCGCAAGTCTCGGAACACGAACTCGGGCAAGAACGTATTGTCGGGCCAGACCTCCAGCTCGAAGTGCTCGAAAGCACACACCACCGTGCGCTCTCCCGGAGCATCTGAGATAATCTGCCCCTCGAACGTCTCACACATCTGGTGGATGCGATCGAGGTCAAACTCAAGCGCCCACCCCACATACCGCGTCACAGAACCATCACTCTCCTGATACGCTGCTTTCCAGGAAGACATGGCATCGTTCAACTCGCGCACGTCCTCCCGGATGTCTATACCCAATTCAGAGTCATCAGGCGGAGCAAACCACTTCGTGAGCGGCCACCCGCCCTGGCCTATGGGCAAAACCAGCATGTTCATGAGAGACTCGGTAGAGGTCTTCGGGGCGTGGTAAAAGTCACAGCGCACGAGGAGGTCATAGGTAAACCTCGGGGACTTTGCCAGGATGTAATACGCCTCGTGGTTCTCCGAAACCGCCGTCTCAGATTCCTCCTCGACTTTCAAGGCGAAGGTCCACTCAGGCAAGGTTGCTTCGAGATGTTGGAGGTAGACCTCCCAGAACGTCTTTTGATCGGGGAACATCTGCATATCATCTCCTCAAGGTTCGTAGAATCAGTTCGTATTGATCGACCTGGCGCCGAACGCGGGCAAGGTACGCGCGCGCGTCCTCGTTACTTCCCAGTTCACAGGCTTGCAGCGGCAAGCGGGGCGGGATACCTGCGACATGAAAGATCTCATACACAGCCTCTCCGAGCTGCCAGGGGCTCGAAAACGGACGATGCCGCCATGTGTAATCTTCGCGAGAAAGAGGTTCGGCGCCTATGCTGCGTAAGAGCATCGCTGTGTGGTCCGGGACAGGAAGGTGAGCCCACGCCCACAAATGTGTCCCGCGCTTGTCCTCGTAGCTCACAGGCGTTTGTGGCAAGGCATCGAGCCATGTCTGTATCTGTCGAAGTTGCCCCCCGGTGTAATCCTCGCGGTCTCTCTTGTAATCCTCCGACGTGAGCATGGCATCGTGGGTCCAACATCGCAGTGAAGGCTCCCCCTTGTCGTTGAGCCGCAAGCGATTGTACACGTACACCTTGATCTCAGGGTGATGCAGCCTCTCACCGATTTCGCGACCGCCGAAGACGCTCACCTGAAGGTGCATGAATAGATCGCGTGACTCTACCACGAGCAGGTACTCCCCTACCCATTCACCCCCCACGAGCTGGACAAGGTGTTCACGAAAGCCATGCACATCCAACGTCATGCTTCGCGCTCCTGGCTCGCCACGCGGTGCTGCGTCAACAGGTCTTCGAGCGCACGCGCAGGATACACCGCTTCACGCAAGATCCGTTGCACAGCTTGGTCGAGCGCATCTACCGTGGCGTATTCGGAGCGAAGATGGTCGAAGTCGTAGCTGCATGCAGGACGCAAAGACAGGTCATGGTAGATGCGGAACATCTCCTGACCGCGCCCCCACCACGTCGTGGCCCACGTCGAAGACGGCGCATCGAGAACACGGCTGTTCCAGGTGCTCAACAACGCGCCTGCCTTCCACCCGAGCGCCGCGATCTCTTCGTGCAACGCAGGCGTGACCTCGTGGTAGTCATAGCCATTCCACATTTGGTAGGAAGAGGGGCCGAGCAAGCGCTCACCAAACCATGCCACGCGATACGTCTTGAGTCCTTGCATGACCGTTTGAAGCAGCGTCACCACTTCAGAAGGCAAGTCCGCTTTCATGCGCTGCTTCCAGGCCGCTTCCCACACCGCAATATCGCGCTCGTGTTTCAGGACGTCGATCGAGAGGAGCTTCCCACCCTGCACGCTGACGCACAGATCCATCAAGTCCACCTCTCCTTGCTCGACGTGAACCACGGCGCTCTCGGAGAGGCGAAACTCGAAAGAGTAGAGGTACTCCCTGGTCTGGACACGGATCTGGTGCACCTTGTGCGGTGACTTGAACAGGTACACCTTGTAGTTGGACAGAAAGTCGCGGGCAGCCAGGAGACGTTCGATCTCGTGTTGCAGCTCCCCCATCATCAGGACAAAGCCTTCGGGGTCCTCGTAGTGTTTGACTTCTGGCATGAGTCCTCCAGGGGTTCGAGTGAATGCCGTCTCCCTGGAGATACCACAACGCGCGCGTCTTGTAAAGATTAATCCGACCAATGCGTCCGTAATAAAAGCGCGTATAAGTCGCGTGCGCGCCTCATCCTGGCGAGCGCGTGGTCCGCCCTGTCCAGTGAATAGGAGAGAGGAAGCTCGGTATGAAACGCGAGCGCTGGCGGGAGGAAACGGGCGGGAAATACCGAAAGGTAGAAAAGCACCATGCGTTGCGGTTCCTCGTCCGCATACACCGTTTCCATCTGTGAAAAGGAGTACCGAAGCGAGGCTCCATTCCACCTTTGCCAACTGCTGTTCGGATTGTCAAATCCGTGCTCTTCTAGCAGGCGGCGATGCAATTCAGGGTCGATCCCTGGCCACTGAAACCCATGTATGAGAAGCGTGCGCCAGCCTTGCGCGATGCGGCCACGCCAGGAAAGCAAGGCGCGCACAATAGGGAGTAGCGCATACGGGGGGTTCTCCACGAGAAGGTTATCATCTGCGAACACAGGCGGGTTTATCGTGGGGTATGCCTTCTCCAGAATGCACCCATCCCCACTGCTGTGCATCGAAATCGTATGCAAGCGCAAGGTTATCGGCTCGTAGATCACCCCCTTGTACTCGCTGTAAAAAGCGCCCTCTGCCTTGAGCATTCGAGAGGAAGGCGTCGCGAAGGAGAGCAACCACTCTGGCGTGAGGCTTCCTGCCCCCTGGATCAAGAGGTGAGGCTCTCGCAAATAAGGTGACGCCTCCTGGTAAGACACCGCGAACCCTTCATCTTCTGCGCGTATGCAACGCGTCATATCCGCGAAGGCATCCTCCAGGGTCGCGTATTCGGGATAATCATCTAGGCTCATGGTGTGTATCCTTGCACAAGAGGTGGGGATAGGAGTGATAGTCATGAGGCTCGAACCAACGAACACAAGGCGGCAAACTCTCGGTATATTCAGGCTTCCACAAGATCGGCCAGTAGGGCAGATCACCCTGCTCCACCACCTTCATGTAAAGGTGTCCGAACGCCCACAAGAGCTTCTCTCCGCGCACCCATTCAGGGTCCAGCTCATGAAGATCCAAAGAGCCCTGGAGATGGCTCAAAGGATTCTTGTACTCGTATAAGACCCATGTCTCGGGAGGCCCCTGATTGGGGCATTCATCGCGTGGCGCGGGGACCCGGGGAGGTCCCTTGCTGTAACACGTCAACGTGAGGCCATAACCATGCACCCCCTCGACAGGATCATCGTAGTAAAGATCAGCCGCAAGCCCGAGATACCCCCCTCGATAAGCGAACGAAGAGATCACGCCGCCACAGTGGTACTCGCTGTACGCCTTGAAGGTTGCAGGTCGAAAAGCGTTGATCAATGTCACTTGTATGCCTCGGTGCCGATCAAGCGCTCGATCAATTCGAGGCGGTCGAGAAACGTCCTCATCCTCGCGAGCGTCTCACGCCCTGCCTCGACCCCTTTGAGGGTCCGCATTGGGAGCGCATAACGTACAGGCACGTCCGGGTGGAAGTAGAAAGTCACATGCTTCTCGAAAGGTTCACCACCTTCGAGGATAAAATCTTGTGACCAGTACGTCCGCTTGTTGAATCGCCGGACCCCCAACTCTTTTGCGCGGGCGCGTGTCCCTTCACTGATTCCAGGAGGCGCCTGAAAACCCTTCCAGAGCCCCGTGCGCTCCTTCCCGAGGTCCACAGTGTACTCGACATCGCGAAAGGCGTTCATGACTTCCAAGCCTCGCTCCACGTCTTCTAGGGTCATGTACCGGCTCATGCAGAACCAATCCTTCTCCACCTCGCGCTCCAAGTCCTGAATCGAGTCGAAGAAGTAATACAACCCGTTGAGGTACTGGCAGTCCTCGGGGTAGTATTCGAGATGCACCGAGATGAGTTCGAGGTTACCACAAGATGCGTTACGCTCTTGCCCGAGCGCCCACCCCTCATCATACGCATCCCCATACAGACGCACATCGACGTTACGCTGGATATGCGTTGTGAGGTGGTCGAAGCTCTCGAAGTGTCTCTTGTCTATCATCACGCGCCACCCGAGGTATCACCGGAGTTATCGCCTGCTTTAACGCTCGGTGAAGCATCGAGCATGTCGAGCGCTGCTTGACATCCCCGCTCGGTCGCGACCTCGCGAAGCATGTCCGTGAACTGCGCGACCTCCTCCTTGCTCGCGGGCATAAAGCCCACATAAGCCCCGAACGCGCCTTGCTTGTAAAGGTACTCTGGTCGCAAGCTCGACTTGCGGTAGGGCAGCAGCCAGCTCTGGTAGTATTGCACGTTGATGTAGGCTTGCAAGCCATACTCGTGCATGTCGAGTTCGACGAGCTTGCGCGTACCCTCATAGAAGTCACACACCAGCCCAGCCAGGAGCCTCGCGGCTTTCGTCTGTTGTTCATTCATCTCATGCTCTCCCATGTTTCAAGGTATCGTCTCGCATTTCCATTTTCGAGATTCAAGGTTCGAGACCTCTTTATACCTTAAAGCAAGGCAAGCGTCAAGCAACATTAACAACAGAAGGCGAGGGCGCGTCAAGCGGGAGAGGAGAGGGAAAGATGTCGTGCTCGCGTACATCCTGGACCGCGCGCAAGATGGTGTTGAAAAGTTCGGCGGTCAACCGAGAGGCGCGCGCGAACTCTTCGAGCTGACGCGGCGTCGTGAACTCCAGATGCACGGGGTCGTCGTACTTGTCGGTGAACATGAGGTTCGGGCGAAGAGAGGTCTCGACCGGAATCGTGAGCACGAACGGATGATGCGCGCCCTGATCGAAGAGGTAGTTGCACGCATACTTGGTCCAGTAGTGCTTGAAGCGCTTTCCACCGAGATCCTGAAGACGAGCATCGAGCGCCACAGGGAAGCTCCCGAAGCCCATCCCATGCAAGAAGACGTAGGTATCCTCTCGATACCAATAGCTCGCCTTGAAGTCCCTGAGCACGTCCAACAAGCGTTCCAGCCGAGAGGTATCGCGCAGCTTGTAGTTGTCTTTTTCCTCCTCTTCCGGGAAGCCACACCACAGCTCGTCATAAGTCTCCACATGGGAGCCTGCACTACCTGCTGCCCCCCTGCGGATGTAAAGCTCCAGGGAGGCTTGCTGTACCTGGTCGAGATGCCGATCGTGGACACGCCAAGCGACAGGGCATTCGCCCCATTCAAAGAACTCGGAGTTGACCCGAAACAGAATGCGCGCCGTATCTCGCTCATTGAGACGAAAGACAATCAAGTTGCCATCGTGATGCACGTCGTAACCCGCGCGCCTTATGCGCTCGCACAGCTCGGTCTTCGCATCATCTTCGCTCGCGTAATGCGTGTACTGACCTCTCACCAGGACCTCCTCAATAACTCCAACAGCTCCACACCTTCCCTGACCCACGCCAGGTGTTGCCGCGCCTCCTCATTATCTTGCTTGAAACCAGACAAGACCCGGAGCATCGGCAGCACCTCTTCGATATGGTACACCTCGATTACACATGCTGGGTTGATTCGCAGCGTAGAGAACCAATAGTATTCCGCAGAAAGCGTCAAGTCAAGGCTCTCCCGAAAGGCGTCTTGCGCCTCGGTGAGCATGGGCGCGCGGAAACCATGCCAATAATGCAGAAAGCGTGTCCGCTTACCCTCGTGATACACATCCCCGTACCATGCCCGAGGTGAGGTAAACGCGGTCCCCACATCCGGTAAGTCCCCGATCTCATCCAGGCTGGCATATTGCATGATACCCCCGATGCCTACCTGAATGTTGGCGAGCGCGAGCCACTCTCCCTCACGGGTTTGACGAATGAGCGGCTCCTTGTTGCCAAGGTACAGCACATCCTCTCCCGCGAGGATGGGAAGATGCAACCGATGATCGCTCACGTAGGGGTCCATATAACGCGGAGCCTCGGGGATCAGCGAGTTCCACATGGCGTCGATGTCAGGATAAATTGTCAGATCACGCATTTTGGTAAGTCCTTTGAATCCCTGCAAGAATATCAGCGAACGAACGAGCAGGTCGTGGAGGCTCCATGAAGGGATAGACATAGGGCTGCGGTGTCCAACGCTCTGTGTTGCGAGGGTAGGCGCCGCCATAATGCTCTTTGAGCTTGGTGAGCCAGGGGTCTGCCATCTCGACATGACGCAACGCGACACCAAACTCGGCAACGCGGAGCATCTCCTTTTGGAAGTCGCATGGCAGCGAACTTATCGCGACATCACGACGGTTCGCCATCAGGAACATGCGCACGTAAGGCGGCTCGTGCCCCTTGAGGTGGTAGGTCTTACCAAATGCCCAGAAGTCTGTATTCAGCTCGAACCAGGCAAGGCGCCCTTTCCACAGGTAACCCTCGGGTCCGAGCCACTCGATCGGTTCGATCACGAGCCCCAGGCGACGCCGATGGGTAAGCTCGACGGGGTATCCACGAACCATGGCGATGCGAGGCACCTGCCTGTTGTCGATGTCTAATGTGAGCCGAAAAGCGTTCCTGATCACCGACCACGCTCCAACATGTAGATGATGTATTCCAGGCTCCGCGCGTACAGGCGCTTCTGCGCGTCTGGAATCAACAAGTCCTTCATATGGTGATGCGGCACCTGCCGCAACGAATACATCTCCCGAAGCACCAACTGGTCTTTCGGGCAATCAAGCGCGCGCACTCCCAGTCGCCTCGCCCCTGCGTACCCTGGAGGCGGCGGGTTGCGAGGGTCAATCACGAGGTCCTCTTGGTCCGGTGAATAGAAATAGACCGCTGTCGAGCGATAATCAGGTTGAGCAGGCCGCACATTCCGATAAATGCCACTCTTGAGAAACATGCGCCATTTCGAGGGAAACTCCACGGCCATGTGAATAATATGCTCGTCATGCGCTTCCAGATCACGCATGGAAACTGCCGGGCCTTCAAAGCTCCAGCGTTCCAACTCGAAGTCAAAGCATGGAATCAACATAAGTACCCCTTCAAGGCAAGAGATAGGTGGTCATGACCTCGTGACACCACTTCCGATACTCGATCCGCAGGGGGAGCCCAGGGGAATACTGCTCGTGTTGGTGCTTGACATACGCGTTGTGCTTTCGATGCGACGCGACGATCCAATCATCGAAGACATTTCGACCCAGCCGAGCGTCGCTGTGCTTGAGCGCACGCAGCGCCACCAGGAACCAGGACATCCGCATCAAGGGCGAGACATGATCCAGGTTATAGTCCATTTGCGCGATGCGGACACAAAGCGTGCTGGTCACGTGCAGGATGAAATCGTACATGGTGGTCCGGGGCTCCACGGGGATCTCGATCTCACCACGTGAAGTAAAGCACAATGTAGGGTCGATCACGTCGAACAGGTTGCTGTACTCGTCAGGGAGCGGCCCCGCATAATCACCCCACTCCTTGACCTTCAAGATGAACTCGAAGCGAAACTGAGGGTCACCCGCGTAGTTCAAGTAACCTTCGGGCGCGATTTGAGGCTTGAAGCGTGCGCGAAAGGACAGGAAAAAATCAGGACGCTCGAAGTATAACTCGAAGGCATCCCCCACTACCTCGTGCATCACGTGCTGATATGGGTGGACAAGCCTGTCCGCAGCAGCATCCAATGCGCGCTCCAGAGGCGGCAGGATGATCAAGCTCTCATGTCTATGCAAGGGCATCTTATCACCTGTGGATCACGAAAGCACGCCAACGTAAAAGGGGTTGGACGGAAGGCTCATCATGGTAAAGACGGTCGTGGTGCCTCGCCCGAGTCGAGTCGGCAACACCTCCCCATACCACGTCAGCTCGCGCACGTCCGTGGGTGCTTCTGTAACCCCTCCAAGTAGCACGATCCCCAGCTCACTGAGACGCAGTTCGTGATAGTAATGTGCTTGCATCACCAGATCAGACATCCGCAGGTCCTCGCTATACTGCACGTTCCCGTACAACTGGTGAAGTAGCACAGCCCAGCTCATGACCTGTTCGAGGCACTCAGCAGCATCCTCCTTGCGCGCGCGATCATGACGCTGATACAACTCCAGCCCCGCCAACAAGACGTGCTTGAGGGGTGTGTCACGCTTGAAGCGGGAGACATCCATATCCCATTGAGCTTCCTCGATGACGGTATTGTCCTCCCCAAAACAAAGCCACAAGGTAAATCGCACGAGAGGTGGCTTGGGGATCTTTGAACGGTGCGCCGAAAGGAACGACGCGGTGAGGGTCACCTTATAAAGGGGTTGCCTGATCACAAACTCCCAACCATGCAGCTCATGGTACACCTCGCAAGCGCATGTCAACCCAGAAGACTTCGCGTCCTCTTCGAGCACCCCCCACACCTGGAGTTCCTCGAATGTACGATCACGTTGCAACATATCACTTCCTCTTTGTGGACTTGCGTCGCTGAAGGTAGGGCTCTGTAAACACGGTACGACACGCGGCCTCCCACATATCGACCGCACGACGCGCATCCGTCAACCAGGCTCGCGCGCTCTCGACATCATCAGGAGCGACCTTGACGTTACCCCAACGTGGGGGGATGGCGTGCGTGTGGTAGACTTCCAGGTGCGTCCCGTGACACGCGTAACGCGTGACATTGATGCCCTCGTACACCCGAGTGTATCCGATCTCTTCGAGCTTGCGGTGCGCTTTTTTGGACACCCGAGGAGCATCGAAGCCTCCCCAACGATGGGTCACCCCCTCCGTCTCCCAATGTGTGGTGTGATGTTCGAGCGTCTCGAAGACGTCTTTGACCATCTGCACTTTTGCCTGGTAAGCTCTGGGGTTGGTGGTGTTGTACCCCTTGTTGTACGCCTCCCACTCGACCCTGTGCGTGAACTCAAGCGGGCCTCCTTGTTGCCCTGCATGAGGCATGTACAGCTTGAGCGTGGTGAACATGATGTCGTCGATGCGTCCCTCCGCCTCAAAGGTCAAGAACGCATCGTCGTAAGGGAAGGCGACACCATGCGTGAGCGCGAGGTCCGCTTCGGGGCAATCCTCGTGGTAGTCTGCCAGGGTGCACGCGTAACGATGTGAGAACACACGGCGCAGGTGTGCATAGATCTCAAGGACACTCTGCCCCACAAAGAAGTCATGTTCCTCGCCCGCACCCGGGTCTTTATCACTGAAGAGAACCTTGACCGTCATCCAACTGCCTTCTTGCTATGTTCGATGACGTTCCCATCGAAGTCATACTTGATAAAATGCTCCCCGGTCAGCAACGCGCGCCTCGCGAACTCCCAACGCTCAAGGGAGGCACGTTGCTCCGAAAGCCACACGCGACCTCGCTCGGGGTCATCACATTCGGTCGCGCCGCTTTGCCACACAGGCGTGTAGTCGGGATGCTTGTACAGAATGAGCGCGCCATGCGGATCACGCAAGTGCAACTTCCACGCGTCTTCCTTGTGTACCGTATAGCCACACTCCAGGAGCCTGGATCGTACCTCGGGCGCGACTTGCCACCCCCCAGTCCCGCGAACATGCCAGTGCGCGACATCCTCATCGAAGTAGTGGTCAAAATCGAAGTAGGCTTCGACATTCCAGAGGGCGCGCTCAAGCTCCTTTTCGAGCGCGAGGTCTTCGTGGGCGATAGTTTTCCATCCCCAATCGCGCGACATATCCAGGGACGTCAAACTCTTCCCTTGTGGGGTTTGACGCGCCTTATCATGCGCATGCGTTGTGAGAAATCCCAGATTCCAATAAAGCGTCTGAGCTTTTCCACGTAGCTCAAGGCCACTTTCGGGGCGGCCTACGTTATAGTGAACCTCGGATTCAAAAGGAGCCAGAAGCTCCTCGAAGAACTCCTTGTGGCTCGGGTAGGATTTGGGTGTGGTGCTCAAGACTTCCTCTACTCTCTCTACGTCGTCTGTTGTGCGCGCTAAGGCCACCCCAGCGTGCGTCTCAGGTACTCCCACTTTTCCATCATCCCACGTTGTTTCGCGACCCAGGCGCGCATGGCATCGATGCTTTCGAGCGCATCTACACCTGTTGTGGTCCAGGTTGGAGGGCGGTCGGGCACATAGTAGAACGTGAAGTAACAACCGTCAAGAGAATACGTCCTGTGACATTCCCCATAGTCTGTTGACTTGAAGCCCATGACCTCTTCGATCTGCCGTCGCGTCTCCTGGTCAGGGCGCGCGAGGTCTTCCTCCCAGATAAGGTGGTAGTACCGCACGTAATCGCCAAAGAACACGAAAAAGCGTAGGTCCTTGATGCGCTCTCGAAATTGCTCCCGAAACTCATGACAATGACGAGGCGAATCCATGACACCACAAGTGAAGAGTTCCTCATGATGCCAGGTAGACTCGTCGAGCGAGAACTTGAGCGGAAGATCCGGGCTACGCAGCTCGTAGTCCGTGAGCACGTTGCCAAAACTGCGCTCGATACCAAGCTCGTCGAGGATGCCCTCGACCTTCGCGTTTACTTCCTCGAAAGGCAGGAAGGTCTTGATGTACTCATCCCAGGGGATCATTTCAATAACTCCACCAACTTCGCGAGGTCTTCCTCTGATATGTCGTGGTCCCGATAATCAGGCCAGGTATCTTGACAAGGGGCATAGCCTACCCACCCGTCATAGCTCGTGAGGTTCCCGGGGGTCATCTCGATCTCAGGGGTTTGACCGAGGCAAGGGAACCTCCTCGCGTCGTAAAAGGTACTCTCGTTCTTGGTCCACACGAACTGCATGAGGCGCCCGAAGCCTTCCTTGCTCCAGGAATCCTCGTCGATGTTCAAGTCTGCGTAGTTTGTAGCACAATGCCCGCGAGGCTTAAAGTAATAAGTAGGCCCGACCGGCGTGCAGCGGTGTTTATCCACATGATACACCAACATACACACCGAGATGTTCAAGATCTCCTCGCCGCCTCGGTTACGGTTGAAAAACCGAGAAATGAGCGCACCCGAGGCCAAGACCTCCAGCTCACGCGGGAGGTATGAAGGCTCGTAACGAAGCAGCACCCAGGAGCACTTCTCCAGCTCGGGGTGACCTCCCTGCCAGGAGAAGAGGGGCGGTTTAAACATGTTGTAAAGCATCTGCGACCTCTTTGGCGTAGTTCCACTCATCCGTCACAGGCTTGCGCCCTCGCCACCCCTCATAACTCAACAACTCGGCACCCGGGGCAGGCATGAAGTCGAGTGTTGGCGTGAGGCAAGGATAAGACAAGACATCCGTTCCAAAACGCTTCGTCCACCAGTGGTGAAACAGGTATCCGAATCCCCGCGCATCCCAATCGTAGCCCTCGGGCATCGGCTGCGTCCAGGGGCCTCCCATACGCGTGGCATAACGGCTATCCGTATCGAACGCCAGAATGGTAAAGGTCACGCACAAGAGAAAACTCCGTACTACCTTGTCCCCATACACATCCTCGGTACCCATAACCAACCTACGCTCCACCAGGGCACCGAGCTTGATGTCCTCGCGCCCCCAGAACCCATATGTCCCACGCGTTTCGTAGCGCATCAGGAACCAAGCCACGCGGTCAATGTCCTCGTGAGGGCCTTGCCAGATCACGCGAGAGGGCTTGAAGGCGTTGTAGAGCATCAGTCTCTCCCCGCGATAAGATCAGGCACGAGGAGATCGTCACGCGTGATGATGGCGCGCTCGACAAGCTCCCAGGCATCCACGAACTTGCGCTCCGCGTCGAGCGCGCGTCGAGCCTCTTCTGGTGTAGCAGCGCGCGCGTAGCTCGATGTCACGAGACCCGTGTGATACCCCAGGAGGCGGAACACACCAAGCTCAGACCCCGAGGCCATGTGCTTCCAATGAGAGAACCAGCGTCGATGATAATTCTGCTCTTCAAAGCCTGCGCCCGCAAAAAGAGCACGAGCTTCCTCGGTCCAGGTGTATTCACGGAAACCAGGGAAGTGATAAATCTCGGATACGCCGGATACGGGATAAAAGTAGAACTCCATCGCGGCAAGCGCCGCGAGCAGGTTCTCAAGCTCCTCTTGCTCAATGGAAGACAGGGTAGTTTCATCTCCATAGATGCGCTCACCACGCGCCGCTTCGAGAGCCTTCGTGACGCTATGTTGCCAGTAGCCTCTGACACGGATCGAGAAACGAAGCACCTCGACCTCTCCCAGGGCGTGGTGGCGTGGTGTTGTCATATGAAACGCGTCCGCGTAGTCCCAAGGAGGGTAGAAGCTCACATCCCAGGTCGAGATACCTTCGATCCAGAAGTTCAACTCGCCTTCCCAAAACTCGTCGAGCGCATCCAGTTCGCAAGGAAGACGCACTTCCATCCCCTCGGGCAACGCATGGTCCAGTTGGCGAAACATCTCTGCCATGGAAGGTAAAACGTTCACAGTCATCTCTACCTCTATTTGTGCATCTTCTTGATGTCTTCAGGTGTCTTCAGGTCCCACAACTCGATCGCGGCATCGGAGAGGAACGTATAGGCGGTCCCGTGCGGCCCGAGGATCTCGATGGTCATGTCTCCGACGCTCCGAAGACGCACCATCGAAGGGCTGTATACGAGATGCAAAGACGTCCAGTCCGTGGGAGCCATGCTGCCTGCAAAAAAAAGTGTAGCAGGAGGAATGCGATACGCCAACGTCTGCCGCCCCGCGCTAGGGTCGAGGTACGTTTCGAGCAAGCGAAGCGTCACGAGGTAGGCGCCCTTTTGTTTGTCCGTGCGGCACAAGGGCACAAGCTCCTCCACCGGCTTGATCTCCCGGACAAGGTTATCCCCTTCATGCTTGTTGACCCACCAATGATCAAATCCCGCGTCTTTCAGGGCGCCGCCGATGAAGCACTGCCGCCCCACGCGCCAGGTAAGCCACATTCCCTCTTCGATCTTTGCCATCACTTCCTCTTCTCTTGGTTTGTGGGTGGTGTATCACGATTCATCACGTGGCGTCAGGTACTCGGTCTTGAACACGGTACGCTCCAGAAGCTCCCAGGCGTCCAGGAAGCGACGGTAAGAGGTGAGCCCTACCCGAGCTGCGTCCAGGTCATGTGTGGCCATATCAGGCAGCTTGTGGACGTAGGGCAAGAAGCCCGGCATCGTGGGGATGTACATCAGGGTACCCCCCGGAAAAGACCAGCTCGTAAAATCGGGTTCCCAACTGACCCGTCGAAAGCCTGCCTCTTTCAAGTCACGCACCGCCTCGGGGGTCAAGTTATAGCGCTTGCGGTTCCAGTAATACTCGATCGTCCGGCCAGAGGTCGCATCCTGAAGGAACACACCATCTCCCAGGAGACGCTCGAACGTATCAGCATGGCGAAGTGAGGGCTCATTCACGCCTTCCCCGACCGTGAGATACTGCGCATAGAGATAACGAACCTCGCCTCGGGTTTCATGAACCAGAATAGGTCCTCTCCTGCCCTGAAGATTGACCACCATGTGGTCCTCCCTCCCCTCCTGAGATATTTCAATCGTAAGAGGAAGCGAGGTGAGGTTGTACCCTCGATGGTTCCACGTTATCGAAGGCTCGAACACCTCTTGTATGGCTCCATGGAGCGCCGAAAGACTCTCGAACTCCTTACGCATCATTGACCTCCCTCACGCGTAGAAGCGTAGAGCACAGGGGTTCCGAGGTGACGCGAGACCGTCACGAACTCATCTCGCGCGCGTCGCACAGCACACAAATACATCTCCACGTCTCCCGAATAGTTGCAGCAGAAGGCGGGGACATCGAGAAAGAGCGGGTTCCTCTTGTAACGTGCCATGCGGAAACCGAAGCCACTTGGTAAGCGGAAATGCTTGTACCACACGTCAGAAACGCTGGCATCCTCATCGAAGGTGCAATTCAACTCCCTCAACAAACATTCATGACGTCGTGCGAGCCTGTTCGCGTCCTCGACATCGAGGTCACCGAAGCCCACGCAAGTGTACTCCTGACCCAGATGATGCGTCACCTCCTCTCGGGAGCACGCATGCAAGTAATGCAAGCCTTCTCGTAAAGAAGCGTGAACACGCGGCGTCAGTTCTGAGAGAGTGTAAGAAGCCTTGACACCTGCTACCCAACGTACCAACTTCAAGGTCTCCTCATACATCGGGCAAATCAACACGTTTCCCCGTCCTCTGAGGTCGAGAAAGCGCCGTCCATTCTTGCTGGCGCTCGTGACACGCATCTCATGCCCTTGCTCGCAAACGCGCGCGGCCATGGTATCCAGGAAAGCATCTCTGTCCGGGGGTGTGCTCATCACCAAAACTCACTAAAATCGACCGCAGAGGGCTCGGAAGGGGTTTCGTTCGCGTAGGGGTCTTCGTTGTATTCGAGCGGAACATCGAGCATACGCTGTACTGTCCCAAGGGTCTCCTTGAAGCGCCTTTGCGCGTCGATCGCCCTCTCGAAATCGTCTGTATTGTACAGGGGGAACGCGTGTGTCACCTTGAGCGCGGCTTCCACCGTCTCCGGGACATGCAACATGAACCCATCACGTACATAACGACGATACCACAAGTTATGCTTGTCGTAAAAAGAAAAACCGAGATATTCCACCAGGACGCGATGGATGTACTCCAACCGCTCCTGACGATGCGCAGGGAGGGTCTCACCCACCACGCGATACGTGTGCTCGGGGTGCCCATACGAGAGGTAGAGCGGTGAAGTATCCCAGGTATCATTAGGGAACAGAGCCAACAAGGGCTCGCTTACCCTGCCCACCCAAGCCGCGAACGGAACGTGCAAGCCACCCTGCCCATGCACATGCCATCGCGCGATCTTGAGACGCGTGTTCAAGTACAGGTGTATCCTGTAGCTCCACCCCCACGTACCCGAGCCCGCGCCCATGAGAATCCCATGAGGCGACACATAGGTCTCAGACGTCAGGTCGAGACACGGAAAAGGGCGTTGGTATCGTGCCGAGCGCACGAATTTCCCGTGTCCGAACTCTAGCGGACCTGCGACCCGAAAAAACGTCCTACGAAGGATCAAGGTATAATCGTGGGGATGCACGGCGTGTTCCTCTGCTCGTGTTCATGAATCAACTCGATGAGATCACCCTGGAGGTACATGAGCTGCGTCTCATCTTTCGGCACCCCATAACGCACGAGGACAGCCTTGAGGTCTTCCGCCAAAGCAAGGGTCTCTGGTTCCGCATTCTCCGCATGAGACAACGCTGCAAGCGCCCTGGCGTACCCCAGCATGTTGTACAAGAGACGCATGAGCACACTCTGAATGTACCTCTCTTGCTGGCTCGGAGAAGAAGCCTCTGTCGAGGAATGCACGATGAATTTCACGTGGGCTTCGATGGTCTCATAGTCCATCAAGGACCTCCTCAAGATAATCCCCGGAAAACACCGAGCGTCTCACAAGCTCCCAGGCATCCATGAAGCGTCGTTGCTTCTGCAAGTAGGCACGATCGAAATACCTCGGGGCAGCTTCCGAGCTGACTTGAGACTCCTCGAAGCCCGCGTAATGCCAGACATTGAGTACATTCGAGGTTTCCTGAAAGCGCCACAGAGTCCAGGACGTGGACGTGGGGTCGGGGGTGTTGACGTATCCTCCCCCACTGTATGTGCATTCGACAAAGCCCGCCTCGCACATCAGTCTTCGCGCATGGTCGGTCATACGAAACTGACGGTAACCCGGAAACACACGAGTAGACAACCTTTCGCGGTGCGTCCAATCGCCCGCAAATTCCTGGAGCTTTTTAACGAGTTCGAGCGCGCGATCTGTGTACCCATCTTGCTTCAAGCGCGTAAGACAGCTCTCGACATGCTCGTACACAGGACCATCCAGAGCACCCACCAAAGCGACGACAGGCTCACAGTCTCGCCCATACGTCACGTGATGGTTCAGGGGAGACCCGGGCGGTACCCTGCTATGCAAGACCATCCGCAAGTAAAACTCAGGAAAGGTCAGCTCTTGTAGGGTCATCGACGTATAGTTGCCCGACGTCGATACGCGCACCTCGGTACGCAAGTGTTCCCCGAGCGCGGCTACGAACGCGTTAAAGTTGTCGTACAGCATCACATCCTCCGTTGCTTGAGACTAGAGCTACCACAACAAGGAAGACGTGTAAAGATGTAATTGGATAGAGCACCCCAAGGCGAGGAAGGTCATGCCTATTTTGGTATCAGGTAGGGCTTGTTAAAGACCGTGCGCTCCAGAAGCTCCCAGGTATCCAGGAAACGACGCTCGGACGCCAGCGCAGCACGCGACTCTTCGACCGATGCCATCTCTCCGTTGATCCTACGGTACCTCGGGTAACACGCATGAAGGGGTATCACCAGGGTCGAGTTGCAGTGTGCATCGTCCAAGGTCCAATCCATGGTCGAGTACATGTTGGGCGAGTGTGGGTTGCCCGTGAGCACGCCGTGTCTTTCCAGGACACGCTTCGCTTCCTCCGCCAACTCCAGGGGACGCCATCCTGGGAAGTGAAACAGCTCCCCATCCAACCTGAACAGCAGGTCCATTTGGTCCCATCCCTCGATCTTCTCCAGAATACCGGGCAGGTCCTCGTGATCCCTGTACCTGTATTGGAAAGCCCACTTGTTTCGAGAACTGCTACCGCAGTCCCGAGCACAGAGAGTCATCATCATGTGTTTTGGGTTCCCCAGAGCATGCCGACGTTTGTGCACACCCATAGACAACCGAGCCACCCATTCAGTAGTCTCTCCCTGCAAGAACGTGAGGAACGTCGGATAAACGGAAGGATTATGCCGCACAACCCGACACTCCCCGCCTTCACCGATGGCTCCCAGCCAGGCATCGTAAAGCTCCTGGTCATTCTCACATACGATCAATTCACTCATCATCCTACTCCCTCGACCCGATCACCCCAGTCAAAGTGATGCTCGGTCACAAGGTACTCGGTCTTGAACACTGTACGCTCCAGAAGCTCCCAGGCGTCAATAAACTTGCGCTCGGTGGTCAGGCTTACCCTGGCGTTATCCACGCCCACACAACGCCACGAGGCTTGTCTCTCACGCACATAACAGGGGAACAGCGGGATGACGAGCAAGGAGTCCGACGCATGCGATACCCCACCGCTCGTGCACTTGAACTGGAAGACGGCTTCCCGTGTACTCGTGAGGGTGTTCTGAAACCCCGCGCGTTTGATCACTGCCTTCGCATCAGGCGCCAACGTGTGACGCGCCCACCCAGGGAAGTGGAAGAGGTCTCCCATCCCATCCTTGTATGTGAGATCCATCGAAATCAAAGGCCGCAGGAACGCGATCAAGTCCGAGCGGACGAGTAACTCACGGTCCGTCTCATACCATCGCTCGAATGCTTCGAGCGATCTCCACACAGCTCCACTCCTGTGACGCAAGCGCAGGTCCAACACATGCACCTCGCCATGCTCGGGGTGCATGAGGTAGAGCCCAGTCTGGTGCACGTCAATCCACCACCAATCAGATGCAGGAGACTCCCACTGCACGCGATAAGTCTTGACAACCTCCCCCATTTCGTCATACCAGAGGCGCCATTCCTCTTCCCCGCTGTGGAGAGGCTTGTAGGGTTCCCCGAGGAGCGCGATCTCCAGATCCTCTTCCGTCTCGACAAACACACTCATCAAGGTTCCTCTCGTAAATGCTCTTCTCGGGGAAAGCGAACCTGCATGAGCGCATCGTACACCTTGCTTCCCTTCAAGTACATCATGAACAATACGGTCGGGAAGGGCTCCACCGAGCGCCAGACGTCAAGGTAGCGACGTGCAATAACACGCGCAGACTCTTCGAGATCATCGAGGAGCGCGCGAATCTCATGAGACGGTAACCCTTCTTGGATGCCTCTTTCATACGCACCCACGCCCTTGTAAATGTCCCCCATCTCCCAGGGATCGAGGATCTTCCGACGCTCTCTGTGTGGGTCCTTGGCGATTACAGGCTTCTCGACCTCCGGCCCTGAGTACACCCAGGTCAAGTCAACCCCGCGAGAAGAGAGACCCACCTCTCCCGTGTAGTAGATCATGTCGAAATGCGCGTAGCACTCTGGCCCCGTGCCGTTTTCATCACGCCTCGCCTTGTCTTCACCATTACGATACGCGAACTGCCAAACCAGGTGCACGGTCGGGGGAGATTCCACACGCTCGACATAGAAGTCATACAGGTGCCACCCCTCGATATAACCGAGGGAGAGCGTGGGGAGGCTGAAGTGATTGATCAACATGGTCTACTCGTCTTCAAGCGATTCATCAGGGTATGCGTCGAGAAGGTATTGGGCGAACAACCGGCAAATCTCGCTCTGTGGGTTGTGTTGCACCCACAGAGAAGCATAGGGAGCCATGACCGTCTGTGCCATGGATTCGAGGTCCGGGTGGTTCTCTTGTGTGGATGTCGAAATCGCCTGGACAAGTACCATGAACGGGTGCTCGGGCGCGAGCAAGGTCATCAAGCTCTCTTGCTTGCTACACAGGAGCAGGGGTTCTGGCGCGTCCAGAGGCTTGAATCCGATATGGAAGATGCCTTTCTGCGCTGCTTGCTCGGGGCACACCTCGAAGGTCACATCAAAGAGCACATGCGCACAGGATGCAGGGTTGCTCCCCGGGTCCGCGTGTGCATCTCGAAGCCCGACGACCTCGAACATCCAATAGAAAGAGAGCTTCTCGCCCCCCGTGCGTACCTGGAAGTGATTGAAGCGCCAGGGCAACTTCGCCTGATCGCGCGCCAGGAGCACTCGAAACATATTGATTAACATCTCTCCACACCTCGGGAAAATCTGTCACGAGAAGAAAGCTACCACAGGAGGGAAGATATGTAAAGAGGAAACGCGGGCGTGCCTGATCACGCTTCGATATGCTTTCGGTAACACGTCTCGATGTGCTCCTGGAATACCTTGAAGGCTTCACGGTCGATGCCGTTGCCAGGCTTCGAGCGCCAGTAAGGAAGGTTTGCGAACGCGAGACGGTAGACGTGAGACATGAGCGAGGGGAACTCCTTGATGCGCTCCAGGGATGCGCTCTCGCTCTTACCTGCGTCACACGTCACAAGGAACGCGTGTGCTTCCTTGAGCCAGGGAAGCTCTCCCATGGGCTTGACCTCATGGTAGCACTGACGGTAGTTCTCCTCGCCCGGTTCGAGATAGAGGAGGAAGAGCGCGGCATGCTTGTCCGAGAACACATCACCCGAAAGCAAGGTGAACCCGAATTGATACTCGGTGTCTTCCCCGAAAGGTCGAAACTTCCAACGAGCATGGACCCCCTCGAAGTTGTTGTTTCCATCGTCTTTCAACGCAGGGGATACACTGACCTCACCTGCTTGCCACTTGAACATGTTTTCGAGCATGGTCTTCTCCTTATGTCTCAATCCTCTCCCAAGCGACGGCCATTGTATATAATGTTCTTGCGATACTCCGCCCACCACGCGGCTCGTTCTTCGGATATTCTTCGATCTTCCTGTTCGACGAAGGTACCGAACAACTCGAAGAGCGTCGAAGGGATCTCATCCCCTGACGGCGGTTGCCAATGCGAGTGATACTTCACGGCTTCCGAATAGAAGAGGTTCGCAACAACGTCATCTTTCGCTTGGGTGAGGTCGAAATGAGTACGCCCGACCTCTTTGTATAGCCTATACGAGACACTTACCGAAAGTGCGTCTCGATGACTCCGCGCGTCCTCGAAGCATCGAAGAAAGTCCCCGCCCGGTGCCTTGTACTCCAGGACGACCTTTAGCACCTCGAACGCATCGTCGTCGAGCAACAGCATGACCGCGAAGATGTGCTCGTCTTCTGATCCACACGGATGATATACCCAGGACGCGCGAACGCCGTAAGTATTGTCTCCGGTCTCTTCTCGCTCCACGGCACGGTACGTCGCAGAGATCAGTTGCCAGGGGAATTGATTCACGAGCATGGTAAAGCTCCAGGTTAGCGTACCGAACGTTGCATGGTGATGTAGTGGTCTTTCAAGCGCCTGTAGCGCCCGATGTTAGGTCATGACGCTCTCAAGGTATCAGGAACGCGCGGAAGGTCGAGGCCCGTGGTCGCGCGCTGCATCGTCGCATACAGCTCTTTCAAGCCCCGAAACTTCAGGGCGTGCGCTTCCATCTCATCCGGTGAAACAAAGCTCCGATGCTGGCCAACTTCCAATCTCCAATCAAGCGCGCGGAACCTCGGGAGAAGAATCGTACAGGGCAGAGTCCGTTCAGTCGGGGCGACATGGATCTTCTGGTACCACATTGTAATGGCATCACCCCCTCCTTGGCCTCGTGGGGCCAAGGTCACCTGTGGGAAGAGACGCAGAAGGGTCCCGAGCGCCTCCTCATGCCAGGGATCATCATCGACATGCACGAAGACCTCGACACCATCCTTGACCAGCTCGACCCCCTGCTCGGTCTTGACCGGGAGATCTTCATACGTCTCGATCCAGGGGAAGTGGTCGAGGATGCTCTGGTCATCCGAGAGATACTCACGAAGCGCCTCGCCACAATGCCCGGGGCTGGTATAACTGATAGCCCCACCGTTCCACCGCGCAATGCACATGTCGCCTGCATACTTGCGCTCCAAGTAGAAGAATCTGAGCCTCTCGCCAATAATGACACGCAAGCCATTGATGTAGCCCCATGCATCTTGCCCCATGCTCACGTCGTATCCCGCTGCACGCAGCGCCTCGCACGTTTGGTCCAGGATCTTCTTTGTGGTCTCTTCACGCATCTGTCATGCCTCTTTGGAGTTCAATCACTCGTCTACCATGATGTACCACAAGCTGTAAATAGCGTCAAGAAATAATCCGTTCGAGTCATGGTGGTTGCCGCGCACGTAAAACGACCCGTGTTCCATCGGCGCCATCCCGAGGACGCGCGCGAGGTGGTCCTCGAACGCTTCACAGCTCTCGAAGGTCCCGATGAGTTCCTCATTGTCCGTCATTCTTCCTCTCCAGTGTGCAAACCTGACGCCATTGCACGCCCACCCACACCGACAGGGCGCCCCAAGGTGCGCTCACACAGCTCACACAGCTCGCAGACGCGACGCATGCTTTCGAGGTAGGATCGCATTGCCGGAGAAGACGCGAACGTCACCTCGTCCATTTTGATGAGAATGGAGGCGCCCTTGTGCCAGGGGAGCACGAGCGTGGCCCACGCATACTTCTCACCGAGCGTGTACTCGGTCGCCCATCCTGTAAAACCCGTCTTCTTGAACCCAAGCTCTGTGAGGAACGCGTGGCCTTCAGGGTCCGGTACCTGTGGCCCGAGCCCGATAAAAGTACGCACATCCCCGGGCTGAACCTCATGAGCGAGGCGTTCCTCCATAAACCCGAGCAAGTAATGCCCCGCGCCCTGGCAAAGTTGTTCGACCGCCAGAGGCGTGGTCGGTACGCCATAAGACATGCTCAGGCGAACACAGAGACTATACGGATCGGGTTGGAGGTTGAAGATCTGATTCCCGATACGCACGCCTTTGGCGAGACGTGCGACCTCGATCCCCGTGTGACCCGCCGCGATCCTGTTGCACAGTTCGTCGATACCCTGAATCACAAGCTCACCCTCTTTTGACGGTCATTACGAAGGCTCGCTTTCCAGGCGCGCGAGTCTGCCTCCTGCTCGACCTTCTTTCTCCAGACATCGAGGCTATCCACACACCATGCACAAGACATGCGTGTTGCCTCTGGCCCCGCGCTTATGGCATACGTCTCGGTGGTCAAGACCTCACGCGCTCGGGAGAGCAACATGGTCGCTTCCACGACATTGACCCCAGGCTTCACCTCGATCTGCACGCCTGCACCGAGCGGACGCAAGCAGATCTCCCCGAGGTCATGCTGCCAACGAGGGCCATGCGGGTGGTACTCCACCTGCTCGAACCCGAGGTCATGCAGCGCATCATGCGCCTGGGACGTCACGCGCTCGGTGTCGAATGGGATGATGCGGAAGATGCGCTCTTCACCATTGACCGTGTGCTTGATGGGACGCTCGCACAGGACCGCATGAATCGCATGCGTGAACTTCCTCATCATGGCACGCTCACTGTACTTTAAGGAGTGCACCTTGAAGCTACGTTGATGGTTGTAGATGTAATGCGCATCGCTGACAGAACCCATGAGGCGCAGCGAGATCCAGGTCTCCCCTTCCACCACATCCCAGTATTGCTTGGGCTGGATGCTCCAACGACCGCCTTCAAGAGGAAGCCCCATTTGAAAATCGAAGCGCAACGTCCCGTCATCTTTCTCCCAAATGGTGTAGCGTGCGTTCTCTTCGGTGAGACCGCTCTTCAAGAGGTCGAGCAGTTCTGTGAGCGCGATCGGTTCGGTAGGGATCTTCATGGTGTGGTCTCCTCGTGGTGTGTTCCTTCATCAACACCTGGTATGTACCACAAGAGATTCACACCGTAAAGATTAAAGCCTCACACCGAGGACATCGATAACCTCGGACCGCTTGAGCACGGGTTTCTTTGCGAGCCTCGTGGCCGTGTGAAAGAGCGCCTGGATACGGCGATACACCCCGAGCTGTGCCTCGACCTCTTCGGGGTGGCAAGTCTTGAACTCGGGGAGCTTGAGCTGCAAGGGGACGTCTTCCCAAATCACATTGATGATCTCGAAGGACACCCCCTCGATCTCCCCTTTATAGCTCCTGGACTTTGGCCAAAAGTCCTCTGCCACGGGGTCAGAGGTCAAGCCGAGCTGATCACGCATGATGTGGTCGATTCGCCTGTCAAAGGGCGGGCCAAACCCCCTGACCTCGATCTCCTCTCCCGAGCTTCCATACGACACGCGCATGTTTTCCAGGAAACGAAACACGTCTGTGTCTCGCTGCACTGGCGCGCTGACGCCACGACCAGAGATGTATTCGACCCAACGGGCACGTCGATAGATGTAATCGGGTTCGAGGATGTAGTACGCTCGTGTCTGGACATCGAGGACGCCCTGGAAGTAGTGCTCCAGTCGGTCAGGGAGTTGGGAGACCGCGTAACCCTCGGGGGAGTAGACCTTCATGTGTTATCTCCAGGGACGGATACGACGTGCCTCCCAGGCACGTTCGCGCTGTTTGATAAGGTACGCGCGCAACTGCTCGGGTCCCGGGGTCCAGGTCGGGATGCTCTGTAGGGACCGTTCCCCTGGCATCGCACGCCACGGCAACCACGCGTACTTATGCGTGAGGATCTCCAGGGCGCGCGCCACGGTATGCAGCTCGCGTACAAGGGCGGACCCCACGAGGCTTACGCGTAAGCCCCCTTCATGCGTTCTGGAGCCGTTGAGAGGATACCACCAGAGGTCACAGTGGTCGTGTTGCCACGCACGGTAAGGGCGCACGAGATGTGACAGGAAACCTTCCAGGCGCATGCGCTCTTGCGCGCCCCAAACGAGCGTGGGCATATCCAGCGACAGGATACGATACCTCTTCTCCTCATGAGTCACGACACGACCACCCAACAAGGTGTTCGCGGTCACGATCAAGGCCAGCGCCTCTTCACGCTCCAACGGGGTGAGGTTCGCGTTGTAATCATCGATAAAATGCTTGACATGAGGGAAGACATCACCGCGATCACGCGCCAGGGCCAGACTGATCCAGGTCTCGGGCTCCACGCCTTGAGGGAACTCGGGGCAGAACACATGCTCGACCACCAACCTCCAACCCTTGTTGTCCGGGCTCCTCTTGAGAGATTCCGTCGAAACGCACACATCCAGAGGTGTCTCATGCCCGAGGGTATACGATGCCACGCCAAAGGTCGTGTAAGCCTCGACAAGTGCTTGAAGCGCGTGCTCCAATGATTGTGGTGTCTCGTGAGTCAAGAACGGTCTTCTCGTAGAGGTTAACGTGGCCCTCCCGAGGGATAGCACAACGTGTCATGACGCGTCAAGTAAAGCCGCCTTGTATTCCTCAAGGTGATCGAGGAGAAACGTATACATCTCCTCGATCTCACCGAGGATACGACGCTTCTCCTGGATCATGTCGAGCGTGTACTCCTCGGAGTAGATCTCATCGTAGTAGAGATACAAGTCCGCCCACCACACCTCACACCCCACACCACCATGAGCCTTCACGAAAGGCTCGATCGTGAACTTCACGCGCGTCCCCTCTTCCGCTTCCTCGAAGACGCGCTCACACGTCACGCCCGCCACGCTCGCATGGGCTTCCCACCCCCTCTCTTCGATCTTCCTGGCGAACGCAGCAGAAATGGCGTTATACGCGGGCTTGAACTCGCCTGTACCGCGCCAGTCACCGGGGGGTTGGTGATCCCAATCCGTCAAGAAGAACGGATCACAAGGTTCGCTGACCTTCCAGCGTGACTGCGACGTGGCTTTGTCGTACTCCTCACGGATCTCACAACGCATGCCATCCTTGTGGACCGCTTCACGCTTGAGTGGCTTCCGCTTGGTCTTGAGCACGCGGTCTTCGAGAACCTCCCGGACCTCCGTGTGATCCTCGATGTGAACGTCCTCTGTGATCTGGCGTTTCCTGATCTCGTGCTTGGTGCTGATGGTACGGCCCATGATGCTTATCTCCTGTCGTAAGACCTTTTGTCGTAAGACCTGTTCGAGTTGAAGGTCACAGGAGAGAAGCGTATCAAAAGCACGTTCGCTTGTATAGCTCGTAAGCGGCCTTGCCTTTACGAAGCGCGGTGATGTGCGCTTCGATCTCCTCGACCTCGCGAAACGAACACTTCTCGTCCGCCTCGTAAAAGACCCCCGTGCGTCGCCACACATTCAACCGGATCGACCCCCCAGGGATGAGGATGCTCATGATGTTGTAGCGGCCAATCTCCCAGGGATGCCCCCACTGATCCGCGTGCTGTTGGACACGCTCGACGGTATCCAACCACGCGATGTCGAAGGGGTCTTCCTCCCTGTAATCCGGGAGACTGTCCAGGACGCCGATGTATTGCCACGCGCGCCCCTTGTAGGTCACCGTCTCCACGATGTCCAGATCCATCCCGACGCAAAAAAGGGTCCCATCGTCGTCATCCTTACAACGCAAATTGACGCGGCGCAGGCCAAGCAGGTTTCGCTCCTCATGCGTTATGACCTCATACGTCACGACCGCACCATCACGAGTCGTGTAGATGAGGCGCATGCCTTCACCGATATACTCGATCTCCATCGTGACGTCGTAGTTCGTCGCTTTGTCTGCCAGCTCCAAGATGTCCATCGTGTCCTCCTGTATCGTAAGTGTCATCTACACGTACCGATACCACAAGGGCACGCCACCGTAAAAACTCTTTTACTCAGCGCGGCTCATCATCCTTGTATAAAGCTCCTGAAGCTCCTTGGCACGTCGCAAGGCGGCGATCATCTTCTCGGTCTCGTGTGCAGAGAACGCACGGCGATCGACATGAACAGCGGGGAGGACGTCAGGGTGCGCGTAGAGCTGCAAGATCACGCCTGCGTGGAGCTGGATAGGCGTGTATAACCCTTCGAGCTTGTGCCCCAAGACTTCCTCGACGTGCCTCTCGATCTCCACACCATACCCCTGGCCGCCATACCCTGGCCACAAGATGCGCTTCTTCTCGTCGCGCCTGTCCTCTTCCCAGAGGCACGAGGGCGTCAAGATCGGCTTGAAGGCTTGCCACCAGGTCTCTTCTCCCACGCTCGCTTCCATGGCGGGCATGAACGGGTACCCATACATGCTCCAGACGCCCCACCAAGCATCACGACCATCACGTAGCTCGACCCGCTCGCAGACGATATTCAGGACGTAGACGCCGTGTTCACGGCATTCGACCTCCAGGCTCCCGGTCAAGAGGTGGCCCTTACGATACCACTTGATCGGGTTCCACATGGCCGTGCGCACGGGATTCTCAAAAGACCCCCGCTGGTACCATTCGATCATCTGCATGTAGCTCATGAAAACGTGCATCCCTCTTCTCCTCGACGTCATCATGATGATGACGTCATCATCCTCGTATAAAGCTCTTGCAACTCTTTCCCGCGTCGTAAGGCTCGTAAGGCTCCCTCGCTCTCCTGAACGGTTCCCATCTCCCACTTGACGCGCAACATCGGCAAGACTCGCGAGGAAGGGTAGACATGCAAGCGAACGTTGTGCCCGAAAAGAACCGTGGCGCCCTGTGGTCCGATCTCCGCGCCGCGCATCCCGAACCTGTCTATCTGCGCTTCGAGATCACGCATGTGCGCGAGGACCTCGGGATGATACTCACCATCGAAGCCTCCCCACATGATCACGACATCACGTTCGCCACCCATGCCATCGACCTTCCACCCAAACGGCGCTCGCAACAAGCGCGCCGTCTCCAACGTGACCGGGAGAGCATCCAGGGTCCAACGTGTCCAGTACCCGAGCTGTCCTGTCACCAGACGCACAGGGATACCCAACACGTCGAAATGACGGACCCCGAGGATGCCATCCTGGACATACCCCCACGTGACCTGTGTCCTGATTCCACGGAAGTAATCCCCGAACGGCGTCGCGACCCATGCGTCCATCTCACACGTCCAGCTTAACTCCACGGTCGCGGCTTCAAAGCTCTCGTAAATCCTCATACCTTTCCTTCTACCCGATCCTCGAACGTCTCGTAAATCATGTCTCCTCGCTCAACATCTGAGCAAAAGCCTCTTGAAGCGCTTTTCCTCGCCACAGGACCTTCTCGATCTCAAGCGTGCATGCATCACTCCTACTCCACGCCTGGAGCTGGAGACCTGGCAAGATGTCGGGGTGGTTGTACACCCTGAGCTTGATCCCGGGATACGTCTCGCTCAAGGTGATTTCGAGCGTCTTCCCACGGTTATCGACCGCTCCATGCTCGCGCGCGAGTTCCAGGACCTCCTCGCTCCATTGCGGGTAGTTCGAGCCCTGATACACGAAGACACATTCCCCCTGACGCGTCTCCTCTCGCCACATCACAGGCTCGTTCCACAAGCTCTCCATGACGATATGGGGATCGAACACGTTCGATACCTCACGCATCTCCTCGAAGTTTCCCACAATGCCCTGATCACGGACCTCACGACCATACTTCGTTCGACGCTCAGGAGCGCCCCTCTGTCGAGGCTGGTAACGGCCATCGACCCAGAAGACCCTTGCCTCCTCTCCTTTGACCTCACTGTTCAAGAGAGGACGACGCGCCTTGACCTCATGACCAAACAATGCGACCTCACCCGAGGCTTGAAAGACCCCCTCGTCGAGCTTACCCGACCAGAACGATAGCTCACACGCGCAGCCAAGGTACTTGACCCCATCCGGGCTCTCCCATCCTCTTCTACCTCCCTCCACAGGGAAGCCTTCGAGGTGCCCCTCGATCATCTCTCTTCGGTTCCTGTATATCTTGCTCATGCCTTTCTCCCTGTCTTGATAGATGCGGTGATTCTCACGATGCGGTGATTCTCACCAAAAGCTCTTGCAACTCTCTCCCACGTCGCAAGGCACTCAGGATACGCTCGGTATCCCCTGCACTCGTCAACGACGGTCGAACATGCAACGACGGTAAAATGTCAGGGTGCGCGTACAACACGAGGTCTACAGAGTCGCTCAAAGGTACCCGTGTCCTCGGTCCTTCCAATACCACTCCTGAGAACATCTCCTCGATGTAACGCTTGACACCCTCGTCATACCCTTGACCGTCGTATCCTCCCCAGATGAACAATGCACGCTTGTCCGAGACCTCCGCATACCACGCCATCGGTGCATCCAACGCATAGGCCCACCCGTTCCATCTGTCCTCGAAGTATTCGACCCCCAGGAACTCGCTCACATGTCGCGTGTCGAGATAGCCCGGAAGATTCGAGGGGTGAAGAGTCAGGTTCACGTCGATGTACCAATCGACCCAGTACGCGTCTCGACCATTCACCAGACTGATAGGCGTTCCCATCACGCGGTATTGAGAGATACCATGGGATTGAATACCAGAATGATTCGTTGTCGCATGGGACAGGACAAGCGTGTTCATCAGGAGTCCTTTCGTTCCTGCTAATGGCGTCCAGGGTCGAAGACGCCAATCCCCTGCGGCCATCTCCTGGCCTCGACGCGTGCCCCCTTGAGAGTACCTCTCTTCTTCACTGCCACGCATACGCTTGACCACGTGCATGCATGCCTCTTCAAAGTCCGCATGGATCTTCGTATCCGCATGGATCTTCATACTCGTACCTCCTACAGGCGTCCCATACAAGCCATGCCCCATACAAGCTACATCACGTGTACCACAGAACGTCCCTGGCTGTAAAGTCATGTCTTCTGTCGGAAAGCGTGCATAATTACTCGGGGTTTTTCGGGGGTTTTTTCGGTATTCTTTACAGTGGATTTCCATGGGTTGGGCATGTGGTGTCTCTCGACACAGGGAGTGACATACAGGACAGACAGGGGTACATACGAGCACCCATGAAGGGAGGGAGAGAGGAGATACAACGGCAGAGATAAGAGGGAGACGATACCTGTTTGCTCACGTGTGGGGAGACGTGATCACGCCAGGGATAGAAAGGCAAGAAAGCCGGAAACCCGCATGAGATCACGGGAATCGTGGGACAGGGGGTCAACATAGAGGGTCGGGATGAGGGTAAACCCTACCGAGACCGAGCGGAGCGAGGTGGGTCTGGTGTGGTCGTTATCGTTACCCTTTCCTTCTCTCCACCAGGAGCCCGACCTTACTCAAGTCCTGATTCTATGCGGGTTTCCAGAAAAGGGCATATCCCAAGCCCACGCCCGAGTCGAGTCCAAAAACCGAAGAAAATTCTCACGAAAAAGTTTTTCATGTCTTTCAGGGGGTATGCGCCCTGGCGCGTCCTGTGCCCTGACAGCTCACCAGAGCGCCCCTGGTCCACGTTCTTGCATGCCTATGAGGGGTAGGCTGCCTTTCACCCTGGAGAGGCTCAGGGTGCCGTGTACGGTGCGAGAGGGCCGTGGGGTTCGGGAAGATCTCCAGTAGGGTGCTCAGGGAAGGTGTCTCGAATCGCTCGGTACGGGAAGAGCGGGTCATACCTGAGTTCGTATCGCAGGGCTTCTGGACTCACTGCTGGACTCACTGCTGGACTCACTGCTGGACTCACTGCTGGACTCACTGCTGGGCTCTTGCGTTCCAGGGTAGAGCCTCGCTGCAAGAGGTCACCTACCCACCCAAGAGAGAGGGGTGAGGCGGCGCGGGCACTCTCGGGCTTGATCTCTGTGTCTGGTGTCTCCGTGCTCGATGTCTCCGTGCTCGATGTGCTTGAGGCGCTGTCTCCCTGATTGTCTCTCAGGCTATCCTCTCGACGCGCACGCTCGCTTGTCCCCTGCTGACCGGAGCGCTGCTGACCGGAGAGGTAAGGCGGGAAGCCTTTGACGAGCTGCGCGCAGTCCGGGACGCAGGTTTGACGTTGCGACTCGGGGACACGATCGAGGCATTGCACCAGGCAAGTCTTGCTGGCTTGTGTCCAGGCCAGCGTGTACGCTTCGTAAGGCGTGGGCTGTTCGATCTGCGCCTTGGTGATGTTTTCCCGGGTCTGGGTTTCGTTGCAGTAGGGCGCCGTGAGCACGATGATCCCCATGATGAATGCGCTACAACGGACCGTGACCATCCCGAGGCGCCACGTCATGTACGCCTTCTTCTCATCCTCGTTCATCGAAGGCCAGTGGTGTGTGATGGTTTCGTGTTCCGCGCCAGGGCGGATGAAGTCGTTGATCAATCCCATGTCGAGTCTCGCCTCTTGTGTGGTGTCTGTAGGTGTGGTGTCTCTGGGTATCGTTGTGGGTAGCTCACGCTTGTGCCTCACGCTTGTGCCTCACGCTTTCAGGTTTCATCTCCTACCACAGGCATCTGGTCACGTCAAACAAAAGCAGGAAAAAGAGGTGTATTGTTTCTGATAGGGAAACACCTTTAGACTCCCACCACGCGTGAGTCGCCTGGGAGATGTTCGGATAAAACCCCGGGTCCGACGTTACGCTCGACCGCATTCCACCGTCGAGCGTGCTCGCCTCTTTATCCCCTTCACCCTACCTTCAGCGCACCCCAGCCGTTCTCTCACAGGAAACGATCGAGTGTGTGGGCACAGATCTCAGTCAGCGCTGCGTCTGGCCCCGAGAACAAAAGAGCGATTTTGAGCCTTGCCGTAACTTCCCAGAACCGCTCGCTTAACTCCCCGGCCCGTCCGCCTGGGGCAAAAATCGCGAATCTAGTCTACACGGAAAATGTCGCATTTTTTGCCTAAAAATAGGGGGCGTAATCAGGCGCGCCGTTGGTATGGCGCGCGTGCCCAACTCAGGTCACCCCACGACTGCGCCTGGGCATCACAATACCCCTCCTGCTCCTCGGGGTACTCCAGGATGTAAGCCAGGTCAACGGACACGACCTTGGGACTCGTGAAGCAGAGCGAGTACCACGCCTTCAAGATGCGCTTGTCCCAATCACGACCTTCCATCACCACGTCCCAGTATTGCCAGATCACGCGCTTCCAGCGTGTAAAGTCCAGGCGCTTGATGAGCGTGGGATCTCCCAAAGGGGCAGCACGTGGCGCCAGGTACAGGGTCTTCTCGTATCCCACCGCATCCCTTGGACCAATATCGAGGATAAACCTCACGCACTCATGATTGAAGAGGTCAGGCTCGGTAAGCTGTACCCACAACTCCCACATGCTTTGATCGACGCGCTCCGCATACTCGTCAAGGGAACGATGCGTGAGGGTCGGGTACTCGAAGCGGTCGAGCCAGACACACTGCCCCTTGTCATCCTCGGTAGAGACCCACATCATGTTCTCCTGGACGTAAGCCTCGAAGTCCACGTCCAGGGGGTGCCAGTACGAGATACGATCCAACACAGTGCTACGATCCAACACATCACTCATGATCACACACACGGAAAGAGACCTCGTTATCCGCAGCCCACAGGCGCAAGACTTCGCGCGTTGCTTGGCGAAGCTGATCGACCCCGGGGAGGATAAGAGAGGCCAGGTGGACATAGGAGATAAACGTCACCAGCCGAGTGGCACCCTGGGGGTCCTCCTCGGACCTGGCGAGCGTCTCACGCATGTCCTGGAGGCCCTGGAACCTCTTGTGGGGTTGCCGCGTCGCGTCATGGCACATGAGATAGACCGGGACCACATTGTCAAAGCGCAGTACGCGGTTGTTCCCCCACACGAGGCTCACGTCCGTATACAGTTGCCCATCGAAAGGCAGATCACACAAGGAGGTACCGTCCTGATACTGCCACTTCAAGAACCCCGTGAGCCTTTCGATGGTGACGTTGGCGAACACGTAGTGGAACTGCTCCTTGCTCAAGCTAAAGCCAGGGAGCTTGAGCAAGGCATCTTCTGATCCCCGGGCTTCGCTGTGGACCATGGCGCGCAGATCTCCCCAGGAGATCGAGTTCAACCCTGTCGTGAAATGCTCGAAGCTCATGCCTCGCCTTCGCTGTCATCCGAAGGTCTCGAAACGAGACCACCGAAGTTGAACCGAAAGATCTGCTCGCCCGAGATCAGCGCCCAATCACCGCCTGCGTACTCGGGAGGTACAGGGATCATGTGCAGACCGATCCAGACATACAAAGCCTCCACATCCTCCTGATCCTCCAGATCGGCCTCTGGCCCGTGTTCATCCAACAGCACTTGCATGAACTTCGCGAGGAACATCGCGATCAACGGCCCCCCATTCCCGCGCCTGCTTTCTTCGAGGGTATCTTCGGAAGGCGCGGCGATCTCACCCCTGTGGCGTTCGAGCCACGCGTACCAGGTGTTCCCTTGAAACAAGAGGATCTCGTGTTGCTGGAAGCCCCGGGCATTCTCAGATAACTCTTCGACCTCCCCACCAGCCTTCTCCCAGGTAGCATCCGGGTCCAGTTCGAGGTACCGCTCTCGATTCATGTCGAAGTTTCGCCGTTGCCTATGGAACAGGGTCGCGAGCTTGGTAAAGCTCCAGGTGCTCAGGGTATCCACGTCCGTCACTACGCTCATCTCACTCTCCTTGAGTACGTGTTATCTCGATCGTTCGTGTGCGTCTGAGCCTTGGTACCACAAAGCCAAGCCTTGCGTCAAGCGAGAAACTCAAGCGAGAAACTCAAGCGAGAAACTCAAGTCTTGCGCAAGGTGTCTCCCTGCAACGCATACCCTTTCATCTCGATCTCTTGCTTGAGGCGAAGCTCGCGGACTCCCTTGTGGGCCATGGTGTAGATGTGGGTAAAGGCTTCGAGGTTATTGCGGATGTTCGGGCGCTTGAGGTGGGGTCTGGGGTCACCGTCAAGACAATCGAGCGCTTCCATGCACGCCTCGAACAGAAAGGTCGCGCGGCCATAAGCGTTCTTGTCGAAGCGCTCCTGGGTAAAGTCTCGCAACATCTCCAGGCGATTTCGCATGCGATGCACGTTCACGTGGAAGTAGCGATCTCCATGCAGCTTGGAGCGGTAAGCCTTGAAGTACGCGCGCTTGATCTCACCCACGAGTCCGGCAAACTCTTTCGAGTCTGCCCCACCTTTGGTGAACAGGCGCAACGAGAACTCCCATTCAGCGCGCGAGAACATGTGGTCGATCCACCTATGGTGGAGCCCGAGCGGTGAGGTCACCTCCAGCACGAAGGAACCGAGGCGCAACGCGAGGAACCCGTCCGGGTCTGTGTGTCGATACTTCATGGGTTCGACCATCAAAACGTACTCGACCCACTTGAACCATGTCCCGAAGCTGTCCGAGTGCGTGACCTGAGCCTCCTCGCGCGTGACCTGAGCCTCCTCGCGCGTGACCTGAGCCTCCTCGCGCGTCTGATACGTCCAGCGCAAGGCTTGACACAGGCGGTCCCACGAGACCGAACGGTAGATGTAGTCCCAATGGGGAAAGGTGTTCCACGTGCACGAGGTACGAGGAAGGGTCAGGGCCTCGAACAAGGGGTCGAGACCTTCGTCATCAGGGTCATACGGCGTATGTACCGCGCTCCGAACCTCCCCGAAGTCCACGCTGTTGCTTTGACCTTCTGTCATGCGACCTTCTCTCGTGTCTCGCGTTCGAGCACCATCATCGCGACCTCTCGCAAGGGGTACCCATCGAGGTAGGGAGGAAGAGCCGAGGTTTCCGAGCGCGCTTGCGTGAGCATACGATGCCATTCAACCGCAGGAAAGGACGCGAGCACAGTAGCCCCGAGCCGTAACGTGAACACACCATCGAGGCTATACTTGAGCGCGTTCTCATACGCACGACCTGTCATCAAGCCATCACTTTCATCTGTCCAGGTCACGACCGAGAGCAACTCTTCGGCGCTCACCTGTGCGAAGATGTAGCTCAGGGTCTCGGGGTCTTCGATCTTATAGCAGTGAAGCCACTCTTCCAGCTCTCGCATGCGCTTTGTCTTGGTCAAGCGCCCTCGAAGCCACGCGGGTGTGTTCTCGACCGTGTAAGCCGGGACTTCTTTTGTATGGTGCAGGGCGCTCCGCAACGCGGCGAAGGCGTGGTGATGTTCCTCGCCCTCGCCGCTCAAGCAAAACCGTTCACTCTGATCGTACATACTTCCCATTCCCTCTTCTCCTGGTCGCATTCGTGGTACACTTCTGTGTATACCCTACCAGAAGCCCGGCGTAAAGAGAATCTTTCAGCCCCAAGCCTGAATGAGCGTGTTGTATGCGTGGTTGGGGTGGCACATGGCAAGCAGCATACGCCGGACATCAGCACAGGCGCGCGCTTGATCGAGTACGATGCACTGGTCATGATCACGCAAGTCATGAGAAAGCCAACCGTCGCGATAACCCTGCCCCTGTTCCATAATCATCAGGTCTTGTGAGGGTCGATCCGCCCACATCACGGGGCCAGGGTGCATGAGCAAGAGGTCGGGAGAGTCTTCGAGGTCGCGCGCGTGGATACGCCACTGAGGAAACATGAGTTCCTCGGTCAGCTCGGACGTGCCCGGACGCATCCGGTTGGCCTGGTAGCGCAAACACATGATCGCGTCACTCTGCTCCAGGGCTTCATCACGGGTTTCAAAGATCCTGGCACCTGGGAAGGTGCCCCGGATGTCTTGCTTGGCGACTTGACCGAAGGCGACCGTGATTCCGAGGCGCGTGAACAGCTCGTAAACGCTGCGCGCGACCCTGGAGGCTTCCACATCCCCGATGAGGGTCACGACCTTACCCGCAAAGATCTCCTCACGGGTCCGGGTTCCCTGCTCATCCCATGCACGCGCGAGCGCGAGCGCATCCCCGAGCGCCTGGGTCGGGTGATGGCCATCTGAATCGCCTGCGTTGATGAAAAAAATTTGCGGGTAGAACATCCCCAACCTTGTCAAGAGTTCTGTTCGGTCCTCCCTGAGCCTGGTGCGCGTCACGACCGCCACCACGTTCGAGGAGCCCACAATGGAGATGAGGTTCTCGATGGTGTCGATCATGCTCTCACCCTTGAGGAGAGAGCTGCCGCCTCCGACCGAAAGGACTTCACACCCTTCGGCGCGCGCCGCGACCTCGAAGCTCTTGTGCGTCCGCGTGGACGGCTCCTCGAACACGAGGATCACGTACTTCGGGTCGTTGTTCGAGCGCTTACCTGGAGGCAAGGTCTGCTGCGAGCGGAACGTGAACTTCGGGATACGTGTCGAACGCTCGCTGTACAGGAGATCGAGGACAGCGTTGCGGACATTGGCAGTGGAAATCAGTCGAGTCATGGTCGTCTTCCTTTCTTCGTCTTCGTGATGTCTGTACCGTTCAGGGTTTCCACAATACCTCACCCAGGGTCAATCGTGCAAACCGCGTCGCGTCCGCGTGGACCAGAGACAACAGGTGCGCGAGCGTACCCTTGTCGATCACGGTATCCGCTCCCTCGAAGAAATGCTCGCCCATCGCCTCGATCGCGTCCGCGTTTTCCTCCTCGTAGGCTTCGAGTTCAGCTTCGAGCACCTTGGCGTTCGCGCGCTTCGCATGATTCGTGAGGCGGTCGAGCAACATGTCATGCTTGCGCTCCCATTTTGAAGCATACTCGAAGGTCCATTCTCGAATATCTTTCGAGGGAGCGATCACCTCGGACGTCACGAGCTGACCGTCGAGGTCTACCCAACATGGCATCTCGACAAGATGCCATCCCGATTGAGGTTCCTCGGTCTCGACGATGTTGTAATACTGATAGATTCCATCGTGGTGCGTGGGTTCGAGCTTGAGGCACGGGTTGATCTCCTTGATCTTGGCGGGACAGGGCCAGGTCAAGACGAGGGGGTCCGTGGGGAGGTCATGCTCGGGGCGTTCGAGGTTGCTGAAGCGAATGCAGTGGAGGATGCCGACCGTGGTGCCCTCTTCGAGTGCTTTCTTGATATGTGCCAGATGCATAAGGTTCTCTCTTGTATCCAGGGTTTTGTTTAGCCGCGCCGCCAAAGCCCGGCTTCTTGAATTGCGATACGCACAGCGTAAGCGTATTTCTCGCACGCCGCGTCTAGTTCTTCTTTGCTATAGGGGTTGCCCTCTTCGTCGATTTCGGGCAGCCCGTACACGTAGACCGTTCGTGTATCGGGGAAAGGATACAGGAGCATGCAGGGGCCATCCCAATAATCAATGTTGAGGATTGGAGGCTTTCCACCTGGAATGCACAGGGTCACAGGCCCCATGCCCATACGTGTCAGGTTCGTGAGGGTGACATAAACCCCATCGACCTCGACATCGGGATGCAAACGTCCCATGAGTCAGCCCCTTCGTCACAAGCCAGCGGTCTGAAACGCCTTACGAACCGCACCGACGTAATGCTCGACGATCTCGATTTTACCTGCGTCACGCTCTTCCTTGGTAGTTTCCGACACCGGAAGAACCAGACGGCGAAGTATCACGAAGACGCCATCGGTTTCGATGTCATTCCCAAAGAATGTAGATGGAAGTTCGGACATGGTAACACACCTCTGTCATGGTTCAGTTCAACAGAGGTTGTGTTACCACAAGGTAGGACAGCGTGTCAAGTACGTCCTGGGTCACAACGTTGCATATAGCGATATTGTGCCAGCTCCAGGAGATCACGCGAGGGCTTTTGGTAGGCGGCGTCGAACGCGTGCGCCAGGGCGTACACGTAGCGTGGGTCGAAATCCTCCTCGCTGTAATGCCTGCGCATGCTCTCGACGATCTCGGCTGTGTTTCGCCACGCGACCGAGGTCTTCGCATGCGGGAGAGCATCGAGCGCCTCGATGTTAGCGTCGAGCTGAATGCGTCGGGGAGGCAAGGAGTCGAGCGCACCTGTCCCTGTGATCGGATGCAACAAGGCCGCGAGCGTATAGATTGCCCGGTGGCGTTGCTCATCGAGGTCTTGAGGCAAGGTCGCGACATACGCGTAGAGCAAATGCGCCAGGGACGCGCGCGCTGCCCTGTCCGTGTCATACCTATCTGTTTCGGATAGAGGCACGAAAGCGCTCCGGGTCACAGGGAGCGTCCCCGTGATCGGGATCTTGTGCTCCCCGACAGGGTGCTCTGACACATGCGTGATCAGGCGCTCCAGGAGTTCGCGATGCTCTTCGATCATACCTGTGTCCCTTCCCAAAGCTCGGTGAGCGTCGTGATGTACTCCCCGTAGGTCCCCACCTTAGACTGGGGCTCCAGTTCTGAGGCGTTCAAGACAGCCAGTTGATTATAGAGACACTGGAGCGCGCCGTCGAAGTCCAGCGCCGGGATCGCTTCCTCGAACGACACACGCGCCAGGATGTTTTGCATGAAAGCTGCTGTAAATGTTTCCCACAAGAAGCTGACCGCTGGCATCATAAAGGCTTCTCCCAGAAGCGCAGCCACGTCCCACTCCTGTTCTGCGCTCGAAGGTAGCGTGTCGATCCAATCGGTAGAGGAATGTTCGATGCGCGCTGACTCGAACCCTTCGACGAGGGCGTGCTCGACCTTGGCAAGGCACCAGTCGTGCGTGATGTTTTGTTCCATCACGAGCGCCTTGTTCTCCGGCTCGAACACAGGGGGTTCTTCAGCGTAGCGAGGCTGGCGCTCCATCTCTTTCCGCGCCGCCTGGTGTGCGACCCAATGATCCCAGGCTTCGAGGAGAGGACCCTGCACACCTTCAGGCATCGACGAAATTGCATTCTGAAAGCTCACCCGGCTCCCGTTCGCCTGGAGAAACAGGGCGCCCATTTGCCCGTAGGCAGGTTCCTCGACAGGTGCGGGGATGCTTCGCTGGACAAACGCACTGATCTCCTTGAAGACTTCGCGCGGCCATGTCTTGTATTCCTCCTCGAAATACGGTGCGAAGTTCACCTCCGGGTCCGCAGGGACATCGACACCTGCGAGCTTGCATGTGAGATTCGCGATTGCGAGCGCTTCCTGCATGTCCTCGACAACGTACATCCTGCGATGCAATGCCTGGTGCATCTCGCGCACGAGCATCTCGCGTATCACGCGTCCGTCGAGAGGTCCTTCACACGCGAAGAGAGGGTCGAGGATGTCGCTCGTGATCACGGGTTTAAACTTGACCCATGCCACCATAAACGCGAAGCCCGGAGACATACCGTGACTGAGCGCAGCCTTGACCCAGCTCTCGGGTTCGAGTTGGGAGTACATGCCTTCCGAATAGGGCCTCACGTGATCTTGCGTGAGGCGTGTCATCAGAGCCACCCACTTCTCGCGAGTCTCTTGTTCGTTGGCGGGCGGTTGCACAGGATTGTTTGTTGGATCTGTCATACGATCACCTTTACCATTCGATGTCCAGGTCGAGGTCTTCCTCGCCTGGCTTGTTGTTGTAGAAGCGCTCAAGGGCTTGCGTGATCAGCGCTTCATGCTGCACGTAATGCGCATCCAATGCCTCGATAGGAGGCAGTCCCTTCGCCATGCTTACCATCCAATCATCCCGGATCACAGGCCATATATCTGCCAGCACGCAAGCCAGGAGCATTTGCCCCGAGAGGTGCCCGTAGTTCGGTACGTCCTCGCCAGCGTCCAGGGTCGTGTCATAGAGGTACCGGGACGCATCTTGATTCACCAAGGTATTGTGCTGATACCAGGACTTCTCGATCTGGTTCTTGACGACCCGCAGATAGTCCGATCGAGCAGCAGTCTGCGACCCGAGCACATCAGACGCATGAAACGGATAGGTGAGGTGTTCGATGTGGGTCTGCCTGTTGACCTCGGTGCGATACGTGATCCGAGTCATGATCCAGACGAGCTGGTGCATCCTTAGCGCCTGCGCCTCGATGACCTTTCGCTGGCTCGCGCGTTCTTCGTCGCTCCCAGGGTATTTGGAGAGGCGGCGGTGGCGCTCCTCCCACTTCTGCTCACGCGCATACAGGTAGAGCTGATCGAAGATCGCGCTCCGCAAGGCCGCGCCGATGGCTTGCTGATCGACCGTGCGCCTATCGAGCGTGGCGAGCAGCTTGAAATCCCGGGGAGGCTCCAGGTAGTTTTCGATGCGCGCCGGATTGTGATCGGCCATCTCGAAGGTCAGGTAACGCTCGCGCGGTGTGTAGCGCCAGCTCTGATACAGCGCAGCTCCAAGAGACAATCCCTGGTTCACCAGAAGCGTTGCCCAGTCTTCCAGGGTTCGACACTCAGAGCTGATCCTCGACGCGCGTCCCTCAACATACATACGCATGTTGGCGATGTCTCCGTTGGTTTCTCGCTCGGGATGGCGCATCAAATAAAGCAGCACTTCCCATTGTTGCTCTGCGTGATCTGGATTTCGTGGAGGCCCCGCCATCAACGAGCGGACATCTCCGAAGTTCAAGTTTTGAATCATTGCCTTACCTCACAACATGGCCTTCCTTTCTCTTTACGTGAAAACTCCGTAAAGCGTTCGAGAAGACTTGACGGATACCCTGTAGATGTGGTACGAGAGGTGAAGCACAAAAGGAGGAAGTGATGTTTGGGACAGGCGAATGGCGCAGCATGATGGCGCGCTTCTGGTATGGGGATAACGTGCGCAGGCTATGGCTCCTCACGGGAGAAATGTCTCCCGACCAGGCTCAGGTCGCGCAACAGGAGATCATGCGGACGATTACAAAACACCAAGCCTGGCACTTGCTCGGGTGGGTGACGTCTGCGAGGCAGATCTTGAGCAAGGACATCTGGTATAACGAGGTGTTAGACGACCACACACGCTATCACATCTTGAACGTGCCTGTCTCTGCGGAGTTTCCCATGGAAGGGCCGGTGCATGATTACATCTGCCACTGCCTTTATCGCCGGGCCATCACGGGCATAGGACATAGAATGCCTGTCACGTTCCTTAGAGAGCACATCAAGGGCGCGGCATGGATCTCCGACTTCATCCGCCATGGCCGAACCCTGAGTGCTCCCACAGGCGAGAGGATGCATGCCCAGATCAAGACTGTCCAGGGCGCCTGGACCCTACACATGGGCTGGACAAGCGTGTTCCCGTCCTACACATGCTCGCATGCACGGTTCGATGAACAGTCCCACAACCCACGCGACAAGCGCAAGCGTGGTTTCCTCTCCATCTTGCACAGCATGGGGCTCGATCTCCCCTGGAAGGGTACCTGGAATTATCACGATGACAGGTTTTCTCATGATGGCGCGTGGCTCTCACACGAGCCCACGAGGTTTGACGGCGAAAAGGTGATCATCTCCGGCTTCTATCCTCCCGACGTTCTCTTCGTGTATGAGGACGGCGATGAGAAAAGCATCTCCCAGGATGAGCTGGCACGTCGTCTATACGACCTCGGGCTCAACACCCCACGTCCCATGACCCAACATGAAGAACCTCTCAATCCAAGGTGGCACCCCGAGCTGTACCTTTAAATCAGCATCCTTCCCCAAAGCTCTGAGCTGCCAAAGTCTTCGAGCGTCTCGTCGAAGATCTTCTGCATCTCGAAAGGATTGACCGCGTACTCCCACATGCGAAGGTTGGGTTCATACTCGGGGAGGATTCTGTGTTGAGGTTCCCGGTTATGGGCGGGAGCGTTTAGCTCCTGCGTCTGCTCGACCTCCTCATGTGGGTAGTAGAAAGTTTTGAAGATGCTACCTGGGTCCGCATAGCGAAAGGCCACTTCTTGTGCGAGGTAAATCAGATCACCATACAGCTTCTCGATGCGGGTGGGGTTGATCCCCACGAGATACAGCAACATCCCTAGATCCGCGCACAAACGTTGGAAGAGTTCACCGAGGGGGTCCAGGTTGAGGTTCAGTTGCGCGCGCTGTGACGCAAGAAAGGCGCGCGAGAGAAACTGGCTATAGTATTGATCGGTCTGCAAGACGGGCATGCCCCTTGGCCAATCCACACCCCTGTAGCTGCGACGCGGGGGTTGAACGGGCAACACCTCCAGCATCTCGCGACCGAAACCAAACTCCCACCCAGGCAAGAGGACGCGATAAAAGAAGTAAGGGGGATAAGCGCGCACCCTCGACTTTTGGCGCCAGGTAAGATGACAGGCAGCCACCGCGACCGCCTGCAAAAAGCGTTCAGCGAGGCAAACAGCATGCGCGTGTTTCTGTCGGGGTAGACGGCCTGGGATGGGTACGCACGCGTCAAAACGTCCTTCCGCATACCCGAGACGGATACCCAACTCGTGAGCCCACCCAGACAGGGGCGTCTCTCGGTGGAAAAGAGAGGTCTTCTCCGAGTGAAAGAGACAATCCATGATGTACTGGCTTATATGCGTGGGCTCGTGATCACCGAGACAATGCTCGCAATATAGCTCCCACTGCCTCAATGCCTCTTCCTCATCCCGAGGTCGCTGCGCGAACGCACTCCGCACCTCACCAAAGCGTTCGTTGTCTTGCATACTCAACTCCCATGCCCGAGGATGAAGGCTTCCATGCTCTCGAAGCACTCCTCTCGATCGAGCAAGGCGTCAGGGTCGTACCCCATGCCCATCGCGGCGAGGCGGATGAGCACGTTCGCGAACGTCGAACCTTCGTTCTCCATGACGCTCAGGGCGCCCGCGCAGAACGCGCTCTTCTGGGTCTCTCCTGGCTTGCCGCTCGTGTAGTCGAGGGTCTTGTGACAGGTAAAGCTGCCATCGTTTTGCAACGCATGCGCGATCTCACGCGCGCGCCCACGTTCGAGGTAACCGTTCTCTTTGCGAAACGGACACTCGCTACACGCTCTTTTCAAGTTGAACTTCATGCTTCGCCTTCCTCGCGCGCCAGGGCAATGCCTGCCTCGGTCAATTCGATAGTGAGGTTGTGGTCGTGATGTCGTACACCTTCATATACCACAAAGGGGTCAGGGCGTAAAACCTATCAGGAGGATTTCTGGTCGTCGCGCTTGAGTTCTGCAAGCATGCTTTTGTGTTTCTCCCAGGCTTTCCGGCTGCGGTCCCACTGGTTGTAGATGTTGGTCGCGCATGTGTTGCGGTAGTGCCTTTGCAGCACGCTCGCGGCATGGCCTTCACCAGAGTCCACGCTGGTGATGTGCTCTTTCGGCACGAAGATGATCACGTTCCCCGAGGACACCTGGATCAGATACCCCTGGCAACTCAAACCAAACTTCTCGCGTTGCTTCGACTCCGGGTGAGACGTGGAGATATGGCATTCGCGCGCGGTGACATCGAAGCGTCCTCCCACGATGTCCACCTTGACGGTAGGGATCGTGGTTTCGAGGGAGTCCCAGGCGCTCTTGCTCATTTGTGTTGTACCCTTGAGCGTGTCGAGCAGTTCTTCGGCGTTGATGTATGTCATGTTAACCTCTTCGAGTTTCTGTAATGGTACTCAAGCGGGTTTTACCACATTGAAGCGTTCTCGTAAAGAGGTCTCGCGTTGCATAATGTGTTTGTAGCTCACAGATGGTGTATGTGTGTCCACCTACTCACCCAAGGAAGAGAAACCATGAGCACGCTCCGTGATGAAACCATCAAGCTCGCCTTTACCCATCGCGAGCTGCGACCCCACTTGATGCCCCTGATCGAAGACGACATCCGTCAAGCGCACGCGCAGCTTCAACACCGCCGCGCTTACGTCGAGCCTTACACCTGGCTCAAGCGCGCGGACAAGGGTGGCAAGGATGTCAAGAAGTTCCTCGAAGAAGTGGGTGATCAGAAGGTCAAGAACCCCAACCCGAAGGGTCGCTCGGATGAGGTCAAGATCAAGTCGCTCCCGAGCACGGATGAGGGCAAGGGATTCTTCCAGAAGCTCTTCGACAAGTGGAAGGGTGATGGTGGTGACAGCTCTTCGGACAAGGATGATTCCGGGAAGGAACTGCAACAGCTCCAGAAGAAATACAAGAAGCCCTCGGACAAGGACAAGATGACGTTCTGGCGCGAGGTCAAGAAGGACAAGACACGCGACGAGCTGATCGACAAGGATGAGGTCAACGCCCTGATGAGCAAGGAGTTCGACAAGGCGCTCAAGATGTACGTCAAGCATCCTCCCGCCAACCCGAGCAAGAAGCCTTCGATCTCCGACATCGCGAAGAACTACGCCAAGAAGCGCAACCTCAAGCTCGGTGAGGCATTGATCCGTCTCGCGTTCGCACGCCCCGAGTTCCGCAGCGCCCTCTTGCCTCTCATCGAGGCGCACGCAGGCTTCTAAGCCTCTCTACCCCTCCCCCCCTAAAAGCCCTCGGTGTGTGAAACATCGAGGGCTTTTTTGTGTGAAGTGTCAGCGCCGCGCAACGCACATCTCTCCTGCCATATGAACGACGTTGGATTGGCCAGCGTCGATGTGTACAGGAGTAGAATATGACGACCTTGAATCTCACCCAACACCCCACCAGCGCCGCGCAGCGTGACGCCGGTGTCGTGGAGCCTTCCGACAAGTCAGCAGTCCAGGCGTTGCTGTCCTTCACCGAGCTTCCTACCTCTGATGAGGTTCGTGAGCGCGCCGAAGCGCTCGCACAGCTCGCTGTGGGCCACGAGAGCGCCATGCTCGGTGGTGCCCCCTTCCTGATGCATCCCTTGCACGAGGCGTTGCTCTCCATAGGCGTGACACCCGTCTACGCGTTCAGCCTGCGCCAGTCGCAGGAGCGCGTGAACCCTGAGACGGGGGAGACCGAGAAGGTCTCTGTCTTCGCGCACCTCGGGTTCGTGTGACCCCAGACGCGAGAAACCCCTCGCTTTTGGGCGAGGGGTTTCAAAGGCTGACTTCGTGTGCGCCTCAGTGAGCCCAGAAATCATCCAGGGTCCAGGAGAGGCGAAGCGTTTCATCACGCGCCATCTCTTCGATGTAGAGAGTCTGGATGATGGGCGTCCAGGTCATGTACACGGGCAGCGGTTCGGCAAAGATCTCGGGGTAGGTCTGGCGGTAGTTTTCGAGCAACCTCGTCTGCTGCTCTGAATCCAGGGAGCGAGCGAACTCTCCCACCTGCTTCGAGGTGAACCCGAGCCTCATGAGCTGGGTACCTGCCTTCTTGAAGCGCTCGCGCCAGGGTGCGACGTTCTTATCGTACTCTTCTGCCTCGAAGCGCGCTTCCAGCTCATGAGGGTGGGGGCCAGGGTTTCCGTGATTGCAGGAGTGCCAGGTATCGAAGTCCGAGAGAATCCAACGACCCGTGCAACCCTTGTTGCAGCAGTATCCGTTCTCGATGGCGCGCTTCTCTTGCTCGTATTGATGTTGCAACATGTCAGTCTCCTCTTGGGGGTCAGGTCAGAAGTTCCAGTAATCGCCGCCGCGATGCATCGCGTAGTAGGCTTCCGCGTCGATGTCGTCTGGCTCGGGCTCGCAGTAACGATCTTCCTCGGTCACTGGAGCGCATGCGTGAATCTCATTCACATGAGCGATCACAAAATCCACGCAATCCCAGGGTGCCATCCCCTCGATTCGAGCGAGGATGTCTTGCTTCGACAGGCGAAGGTCGATAGGCACCGGAAAATCCTTCTCTTTGGAAAGCTCGATGATCTCGTTGGCGTACTTTTTGAACAAGCCTCGCGGATCTTTGTTGGAAACCATCTCATCCCTCTCTATCGTCTCGTGCCGTTGTGTTGTCATCTTGTCCGTACACCTACTGATACCACAAGGTCCAGGGGGCGTAAAAACTTTCCCACAAAAAAGGGAAGCCTTGCCATGACTTCCCAGAACCGCGCGCTTAACCGCACAGCGTCACGTGATCAGGCAAAAAAGCCCAATCCAGCCTGCACAGAAAATGTCGGATTTTCTGCCTAAAAATGTCAAGTGAAGAGAGACTCGACGGGAGCTTTGCGCGCGAGTACGCGCTCGATGCGTTTGTTCAATGCCGCGCGCGTCTGCGCGCTACCCTCGCACATGCGTAAGAGGTTTTCCTCATAGGGAAGCGCCACTGGCTCCAGAGGGAAATCTTCCGTCCGAACCGTGGTACCATTGGCATGGGTGGCTTGAAACCACCAGGGCGCTCTTTCGCTGACGCCATGGTTTATTGCGAGGTTCTTTATATGGCGCCATTGACGGTTGGCAGAAGGGGAATCCCGCTTGTGAACCACCTTCACCGTGCAACGAGGATCATTCTGTCCCCAGTACAGCTCGATGAGCCGTAGAAGGTTACAGGTATACAAGCCCGGTCGCTCGGAGTTGGCGGAGATCCCCAAACCTCTACAGCTCTTGCATGGGTTCTCGATCACGCTAAAGCCGATATACTTTCCCTTGCCATTGCAGGCTTCACAGGGGTCGAAAGGTAACGTGCCATCATTCGCGTACATGCGTGCCTCCTTTGGGCTAACGCGGTTGAATCAAAGCGCGGCGATCGAGAGGCATAAGCTACACACCGAGAGCCCGAACACGAAGAGCCAAAAGAGTCCGAGGACCCACAGTGCACGTTGATACCCCAGGGCCTCTTGCTCGTTGTGCTCGACCATCTGAGCTGCGACTCGTAGTGCCTCGCGCGCCTCTCGCAGTTCCTCTTGAATGCGTGCATTGGTCAGCGCGAGCTGACGTTGCTGTTCTTCTGCGCTTGGGGGATCGAAGATGTCATCGAGAGCATGTGGGTCACGCAAGGACTCTACAGGAGCAAAGATGTCATCTTCGCTGCTACCCTCGCCCCTGGTATCATCCTCACCATCATCGTTCGCGTTTACGCGGCCTAGCACAACGCTCTCCTGATTCCACAATGCCTGCGCGAAGTCATCCGAAGACACCCCAATGGTCTGAAGCATACGAGCGAGATCGACATTGGTGTTCTCCAACGTCGATGTCGAAGAAACGCCCGAGGGGATCACAGGGAGATCATCGGGCAAGTCGTCAGACAAGCGACGCATGGGTGGACCTGGCGGGAACCTTTCGACGGTCTCCAGGGGTTCTGCCAAGCGCGGCGCGGGACTCTCTAGCAGGAAGAGCGGATGAAGAGGATGAGAGAGACGCTCGCGGGAGCGTTCGAGCCGGGCGCGTGATTGATCGAGGGAATCCGCCACACGCCCCATGCGACTCAATGCAGCCTGTCTCGCCGCGAAGCTGCCTGGAGATTGCCGCTCGGTAAAGCTCCAGCCTGCCTCGCGCGCCTCTTCGGGTTTTTCTTCTCGCGCCTCTTCGGGCAACCCTCTGTGCATGTCATTGATCAGCACGTCATTCCTCTCGGGGCAAGCGGTGCGGGGTACGGCTCAAGGCTTCTTCTACTGCACCATGAATAAGACCGCTTGCTTCCTCTGCCGCCACGACGGGCGGAGCCTGGATCGGACCCATGGTCAACGTCTTATCCTCGATCACAGACATCAAACAACCTGCGCCAAAAATCAAGCCTACACCACAACCCACGAGAAACCACATCCACATCGCGTGTGTAAAAGCTGAACCGAGTTCTTGCGCGGCGCGTTCTTCTCCTGCGGCGAAACCCTCTTGGTAACCTTCTTTCCGAAGCGAATCGAAGTCCACCAGGGTAACCGGCTCCGAGGGCTGTACCGCTTCCTCTTCCGCTTCCTCGGGGTTCACCCATTCATGGATCAACGGCATGCGAACCTCCCGAGCGCAGACTCTCTATCAAGGCTTCCTGTGCGGCATGATGCACGTGATGGTGCACACTTTCATTGGCGATCTCTGTGGACGTCGGGCGCTCATCACAAAGATCCCCGGCCATCATCATGATCCAAATGATCAACGCATACATAAAGAAGTAGTGTTTCTTGAAGAGAGCATTACTGTAGGAATTTTCGGACCTGACAAGCATGTCTCGAAGGCCCATGGTGTACCCCGCTTCCCAGGCGGGGGTGTCGCGATGGATGTCATCGACAGTGTTCATGTTTCGGATTTGAATCAGGGGTGAGACGGAGCGACTCGTGGAATCACTGGAAGCAGGCACTACTTCAGAGCCCTCTTCGAGCGCATCACTCTCTTCATCCGTGTCATCCTCATCCCAGGTGGGGATGTGCATGCCCTCATCTGTGCGCAAGGCGTCCACGTCTGTATCGAGGAACATGCCTACGTTATCCAGAGTCAACGGTTCAGGGGCAGGCTGACGCGCCAGATCTGCATCCCTCGGGATACCTTGCTCCAGGTTCCCAAGATCTTCCCAGGTTCCCTCGCTCGAAGCAGCATCCACCATCTCGTCCGAAGCCTCGACACCCAAAGCACCCACATCAGGCGGACGCACGACAAGAGGGCGCTCTGCGACCTCCCGCGCGAGCGCATCACGTGCTGCGAGGGCCGAAGCTCTCTCTTCCTCCTGAGTAAGCCTTTCATTCTGGCGTTGCTCGTGCGCAGCTTCCTGAATCAACCGATGCAGTTTCGCGAAGTCCGCGTCCGCGCCATAATCTTTGAACAGGTTGATCAAGGGCATCGGAACCTCAAGATGCCAGGGCAGCGAGGGCGACCGCCCATGATGTCACGATGTGGATCGAATTATCCACGATGAAGAGAGACCAAGGCCCGAGGTTTTCCCTGAACTTGCGTTGCCCTGCGAAGTCCATATACCGCGCGGCGAGCCGATAGCGATCCATGGGATAGTGCGTCCCCGCGATGATCGCCCACGCCCACCAGGGCCATGCTTCGTTGCCCAGCAGTGCGTTGGTCACTTCTACCGCCAGGGCTGTTGCCAACGTGTAGAGGAACACATGCACGAGACAGGGAAGCCGTGAGTGTGTCAAGGGATCATCCTTCTTGTAGACCTTTCGATTGGCCATCCAATCGTTTTGCCACAAGTAATCCCCAACCAAGTGCCCCACAAGTATCGCCAAGCCCGTCATGTGTCCTCCATAAGTGTCAAGTTGCCCGACCCTGCGAGCGTGATAGCCCCTTCCATACCATCGTTTCCACATAACGTCAAGCTCCCGCGCCAGGGGTGACACTTCAAGCACGTTGCCCAGTGTAGGCGCCAGACCTCCATGTTTTGTTTCCAGGGGCGTCCAGGGGCGTCCCGATCCTCGAAAGTCCGTACCCAATGATTCACCGAGAACTGGCGCTCGTAATAGGTGAGCTTGCCCTTGCAACACTCACAACGCAAGAAGTCGTGTGGGCGCCCGAATATCCCTGCATAAAGGGGGTCACCCTCTACGGCATCCCAGGCATCGGTGCGGCCTTCTTTGATAGAGCCCAGCTTCACGGGACCGAGGTAGGACTCGTAACACACGTAATACACCCTGGAGCGACTGCTATCACCATTCACAGCGTACCAAAAGTCACCGTTGTGATGTTTAAACGTGAACCGCTCCTGCTCGTCAGGATCTCCCAGGAGGCGAATTTTTCTTATGTCAAGCTGCTCCTGGCTCTCCCTGACCAGGATCGTGTTCAGCTCGAAGTTGTACTCGACATACTCGACCTCATAAGAACGCGTCTTTTGTGACGCCTCGAACCATGTAGCGAGGTCTGCGAGTCTATCCGGGGCGCCGCGATGCACCACGTCCATAAACTGCGAGGACCCTGGACGCACATGAACCTTCTGACCCAGCACCCGACATACCGGGATCACGTGCGCAGGGTGAATCGTTTCCGCGAGCGCCTGGGTGGTTTCGTAACGGCTCCCCTCCGGGAGAATGAACCACCACAAGCGCGGGTCATGATACAGCGAACGGGGGAGAAACTCGGTCATGGTAACAAAGCCTTGATGTCTTCGAGGAGACGATCCACATGAGCATCGGTAAGTCCGCCTGCATCCATGCTGGTCACGACGGGGAAGAACGGACGATCCGAACGAACCGCAAAGGCCGCGATCCCCTGGCAATCATCGACCACGATAGCCCAGCCGGAAAAGGTCGGGTTATCCACGAACCAGTTCGCGATCTCTTGCGGGCGCCCGTCTTCGGTCTTGCGCGTGGGCGTGATACCGATGCAACGCTCGGTGTAGCGGAAGCCATGGCTATCCAGCGCGCGCGTGATACCCGCCTCACCTACCTTGTCGATACCTCGCCAGAACGTCGAGTACACGAGCTGGAGATTCGGCACAGCGTCGAAGATGCGGTTGAGCACAGCCACACGCGCAGGGTCCATCTCGAAGTCGATACGATGCGAAAAGGGAGGCGCGGGAAGAGCGTCAGGCATATCGAGCTTGAGCTTCTGTTCGTACAGGTACGTGCGCGTGTTAAGCACACCATCCACGTCCAGAAACAATACAGGGTGAAGAGGATTCATGGCTGTGCTCGACGTGGAAGCGCATCACTGATACCCATCACATCGGGATGGCTCAACGCGCATGCTCGCACCATCTGCTCGACCGTGCAACCATCCGGGAGTCGTTTCATGTTGCCGTGAAAGTACGCACGGTCCACGAGGAAGTCCTCGACAAGAGCGAGGCGCTCCATGGTTTCAGGGTTGTAGTGGTAGCGCTCTACGCGCGCGTGAGCGGGGTTCTCGGTATCCTTGACTTCGAGCCACCAGCCCGTGCCAAGTTCGGCATACTCCGCCACGTTGTTGGCTTCCTCTGCGAGCGTTTCATTGTCGTACATGCGTCTACTCCTCTTTTGTGTTGCGCGTGTTCGTGTTGCGCGTGCGTTGCGCATTATCCGTTGGCTTTCTTGTGCGCGGCGATAATCGCGCGCGTCTCTTCGGTCATGAACGCGTCCTGGAAAGTCTTGAGCAGCTCGCTATCATCGAACAGCGCCTCCAGGCTCCCCTGTGCCTCGACCTTTGCATGAGCCTCGACCACGTAGGGTTCGAGCGCTTGCGCAAGCTCCTGGCAGCTCTTGCGCGTCTTACCGAACGCCACGCGCTGCCCCGACGCGAGGTGCGTGAGGGTCCACCCTCGGTTGTTCTTGTGGACCCCGAAGTGTTCCGACGCTTGATAACCATCGAGGATGATGTCGTCATGGTATTGGTTGGTCTTGAGCGTGTAGGTCAATCGTTTCATCGTATCCTCTTCTGTGTGTGTCGTCTGTGTGTGTCGTCAGCGTACAGCTCTTGTTACCACAAAGCACATATACCGTAAATGAAAAAACCTCGCCCTTCTGAGAGAGGCGAGGCTTGAGGAAGGGACGCTAGGCTCAGTTCGTGAAGCCAGCGCGGACCTCGGGGTTGATTCGGACATACTTGGCGCCGGTTTGCTCGGTGCCTTCACGGCGACAGGTTCGGCAGTAGCTCTGGAGGTAAGTTTTGCCGCGAGCGCTGTAGTAGCGAAGACCGAAGTGCTCTTTGATGTCTGCCAAGCCTTGTGCCTGCATTCCGCAGCATGGGCAGGTGTGGACGATCGTCTCCCAGGGCTTCATGCGACCCACCTGGCCACGGTGCCCGCCGCGTGTGATCTCGGGCCAGTTCTTGACGAGCATGTCATACAGGGTCGAGATCTTCTCTCGGCAGTCCGTGGGGTTCGCGTGGGTCCAGCAAGCGATGAAATCTTTGCGAGTGTCTTGGGTTGCGATGTGCTTGGCTTCTGCGGCGTTGATTGCTTTCGTCATGGTATCACTTCCTTATCTTTCGTGCCGTGGTGTGTTGTCGTCTTTCGTTCCGTACACTTACTGATACCACAAGGTACCTAGACCGTAAAAACAATCACACAAAAAAAGCACGAAAAAACGCATGACCTCCTGCAAGTGCAGTGATCATGCGGTTAAGAAGGCATCGAGAAAACAGACTTTTCTCACAACTCCAGGCTAAATCACACCTGAGCCGCTACTCCTGGGGCTGATTCTTGGCACTGGTCAGGTGCCAACCCTGGCACACATGACAATGGTAGGTGGTCAGCTCGACCCCCTTCTTGTCACGGTAGCGTTGGATACGCTCCTGAGCGATCCTGTGCGTGGGATAGCGCCCCTTCTTGGTACAATCCGAAGCACGAGACCCGCGCGGGTTGCGCGTCCAGTGGCTTGTCTTGGAGTGCTCGGCATACTTGTTGTGTTTCTTGCGTCGGTTCTTCTTGCCCATAAAAAATCCTCGCGAGGGGTTCAGGTTCCCTCACGAGGATACAGGGTTCAGGAGACCCAGGCAAGGGTCACTTGAGGCCCGTGCTGTACTGCGTGCCCCCGTAGTAACGCAGGTCAAAGTAATCTCTCTGCGCATCCGAGCCGTTGAAGTTGTAAGCGTTACGCAAGGCTTCGACGAAGTTCCTGACGCGCTTGGCTTCGTCCGTCATGACGTTGCGCCACTTGGGGTTGCGGTTCTCCCACTTCACCTCGTCTTCGGTAGGGTACCTGAAGACATCGAAGGGGACTTCCTTAATCTCACAATCAATCGCGCCCGACCTGCTGCGCACGCTGGTCTTGATCTTGGGGAGATCGCCTGCCTTGATCGCAGCCTTGATGTCCTTGCGGACGAGCTTTGCAAGCTCTTTGTTGCTCAAGCCCTTGGTTTCTTCGTACTTTGCGGAGTAGCGGCGTGGGTAGGTATCTGCGGTCGTCACTCTCGTGTCGTATCAGTCTGTGTTGTCGTTCCGTACACTTACCGATACCTCAAGGATTAGGGGGCGTAAAAACTTTCTCACAACTATTTTGTGATCCGCGTATCAGCGCCGTGGTTTTCGAGGAACGTGCAGAGCGTTTCTCGGTAGGGCGCGCAAGGCTCCCAGTCCACGCTACCAGGGATAAGATGCGGGAGGGTGAGCACGATTACGGTTCCGTTCTTGCGAAGCCCCCACAGCCCGTGTACGGCGCCTGAGCGTAAGGTGTAATCGCCCTTGCTCGAACACAGCGCGGCCAGGACGTCATTGCAGAAAGAATCTTGCACAGGGATCGTCCAGTCATCATGTCCATCATTGAATTTCATCCAGGGGCGCGCGTCCAGGAACGTCACCGACCCCTGGATGATAGGGATCGCCGTGAGCCTCGAATCCATGAAATTAACCGCATCGAACCCATCCTTGCGCCATCGCTTGCCAAGGTGGGACCACCTATCGAGCTTCCAGCTACATGCCTTTGTTCCTACAATCATTCTGTCTCCTCCGCGTTATAGTTATCCTTGTACCACTGAATGAGGCTGTCTCGGTAAGGCTCGCACTCGGTATAGGTAACCGAAGCCTTCACGGGGATGATTTGAAGTTGACGGCCACGGATGATCGTAAACGACCACCTCCCATGAATCTTACCGTTGCGCACCTTGAACACCTCGCCCTCATCCTGCAAGCACATCAAGAGCTTGTTCGAGAGCGCACCGCCCCAACGCATGGTCAGGACCATGTGCCCCTGAGACCACACCACGCCCTTGTCCGTGAGACGGATCGACGTTTCGACCACGGGCACTGTCGTGATCAAACTCGCCGGGAAATCGAGTGAGCGGCGCACATTGTCTGCGTCTCTCCCGAGTTCGAGCCGGTTATGGTTTAAAGTCCAGTTGCATGATTTGGTTCCAACGATCACGAGCGCACCTCCCTTATGAAAAGCGCGCTCGAAGCATCTCGCCTATGTGTGGACAGGTTCACCAGCCCATCGCGGCGTCCTGAGCGCGCATACGTTCCACAGCCTTCTTGAACCTCTCAGGGTCCACCGGCGTGCGGTCATCGTACATCATACACCCTGTGTGTGGACATTCCCAGACCGTTTTGATTTTGGCGATGCGTGCCTTGAGGCTGGCACGACGCTCGGGGTCTTCGACCGCTTCCGCCTTCTCGCGAAGGTCGCTGCGGGTGTACTCGGTGATGTAGGGCTTGGCTTCTGCGCTGCGAACCTCACCGAGCACCTCGCCCTCAGTGATGCCCCAGTAGCGCAGGTGGCAACGCCCGACGTGGGTTTTCGAGGTGAAGAAATCCCCGTGGATGTCAAGCCCGACTTCGAGGGTGTACGTCTGGCCCTTGAGGATGCGGCCCTTGCAGCACTCACACTTGTCTGTGTGGTCCTTGCGTGCGGTATGCTTGGAGCTGCGGATAATCTCGGGCATGTCGTAATCATAGTCTTGCATGGTATCCCTCTCGTCTCGTTGTCGTATCTCGTACCGTACACTTACTGATACCAGAAGACCCCACTACCGTAAAAGGAAAGTGAGGTCTTTTCTTCGAGAGGACACGTAGAGGCTCACAAGCGGTCTTGCCACTTCAGGGGAAGCTCGCCTTCCTTGTAGGAACGAAGCATTTCCACGTTGAAAACCACACCCTGGTACTGCAACCACCTGGGATCGTCGGTGGCAGCAACAAAGTACCGTGTCTCACGGTACTTTCCGTTGTACATCGAGATGTTCATCTTCACGAGCACCTCGTGCCCGTCCTTCGAGCGCGCCACAACCACACCACGGCGATGCTTGTTGAAGCATCGGTGCATGATCACGCGGCCTACGAGCTTGGCGGCGCGCTGTTGGCGACACACCACCTCGAAGCGTTCGCGCATCGTCTCCAACTCCCCTCTACCGTACCAATTCCAGATGACGCCTGCGGGGGTCGTACCAACATAGATTGCTTCCGTCATGATGTCCTTCCTTGTCTTCCGTACTGTGGTGTATCGTGTCGTGTCGTGCTGGCTAGTTACGATTACTGTTACCATAAGACAGGTTATGTGTAAAAAGAAAAGCCTTCTAAAAGACTTTAAGACCTGTTTCGCTTTCTACACCTCGGTATCTGTGCCGTGCTCAAGGCTTGTATGCAAAACAGTGACATAAATGTCAGAGTATATCAAAGTAGAGATACAAAGCCTCGCCACGAAACCAACCCCCACTGTACTGCTTATTTTTACAGTTTTACTTTACACCTAGCCTACCCTTGTGGTAAAAGGAGTGGAGTATTGACGACCCCCTGGTTATGGAAGTAGGAGGATAACATGAGCACGAAGCAAGACCGCATCGTATGGGCCACCAAGTGGCTCCACAGTCACGTCAACGTCACCAAAGACAAGGCAGACACGTTCGCGAACGCGCTCGCAAACCGCTTCAAGATTCCACAAGAGCAAGCGCTCGAAGAGGTCATGGCACTGGACCTGTGGGAAACCATGACGCACGCGTGCCCGAACTGCATGCTCGAAGCGCAAGGCACCGATGCCTTGATGCTACACTTTGGTGTGCGCGTGATGAAAAAGCGCGGCAAGGCATACTGGCAATCCTGGTGCAAGGAATGCAAAAACGTGAGTGGTGAAGGTTCGGGCGGTGAGCAGATCAACCCGGTGCTCCCTGTGGAGGAATGATCGGTTTATACAGCATGATCTCTGGAAGCTAACCTGTGAGGCCATCATGCTATATAAACGTGTCGCTGCCTTTTACTGCCTAGAACGTCGAGCAGGCGCACCTGCACGCGAAAGGCAACGGAAAGCGCGGCTACTCTACGCGTACTTGCTCAAGCAACCTTGGGCAACCCGACGCTTTCGTGGGGAGAAACTGGTGCAGATCACTCTACGTGTCGAGAAGGTCTTACCCGAGTTCCCTGACCACACGTACCTGATCATTCAATTCAGGACCAAGCTCGACCGCCCGAGTCAAGGGTATTACGAGATCGGCCAGAACAAGATCCACATCAAGATCAAGCCCGAGCAGCTCGAAGACCCGGACACGCCACGTGATCCGAGCATCGCGTCAAGACTGGTACACGAGATCACCCACTTCCTCGATGAAAAGGAAGGGGCCTTGCATTTCCGAGGAGGCCCTGGGTCCAGGCAAGAGTACATCAGCACGGACTACGAAATCAGTGCCATGATCAGCCAGGCAGTAAGCTCGGCTCACCGTGCCCTGATCCTGGCCATCGAAGAACAGCTCAAGTTCGCGCGGGTGGGGCGAGGTTCGTTGAATGACATCCTGTTTTATGCCCCGGAAGTCCTGGCCATCGACAGCTTCAACCTGGACGGCATCTTCGAGGGACGCGCGCCCTTGAACGCATACCTGTCTCAATCCGACACCAAGCTGTTCAAGAGCATGGGCAAGAACCTTGACCGCAAGCAGAAGCAACGCGTTCTCAAGAAGCTCTACCAGAGCCTCGAAGAGATGCGCGTGAACGAGCTGTTGCCCTATCTCAAAAACATCCTCACACGAGAGCCCCATCTCCTCGAAGCAGAAAACGATGAGGACTACAGTTACATCACTGTGGGACCTGGATCACGCGGCGCGAAAGCCTGGTGGTCCTGGCTCCTCAAGCAAGCGAGGTAAGCCTCATGCAGTATATCCTTACCATAGACGTCACTGAAGCAGAGGCCCCTGTCAGGCTCTTTGGGGTCGTGCTCGAACGTGATCTCAACCTCAAGACCTCCCCGAGAATCCCACCGACGATCACGCGCATCCTTACCAATGGCGCGCCCGAGGTCTGGGAAGCAAAAGGCAACCTGAGCGTCAAGGTGGACATCCCCGCCGCGAAAAGGATCATGCAACAGGCGCTCGAATCCTACACGCGTGTGGACCGCAGCTTCCCTGGAGATACCCTGGACGCGCTCGAAGAGATGATGGAGGGTGAGTTCTACTACCCGAGGACACCCGTGAGGCTCAAGCTGAACACGCGCCAGATCGGGCGTGATCTGCTCACCTATGAGGGGACCATCACAATGGATGTCAGCGTGGCATCTCACGTAGGAACAATGGAGCGTGACCTGGAAGTGCCAATCAAGGTACAATACAAACTCTCTCCCCAGGAGAGCAACCGGATCAACCGCATGGCGCGTCGTGCAGATCTGATCACAAAACCCATCGCACACCTGCTCAGGCTGACACGTCACTTGAACGATTGACCCGAGCGTGCAGTATAGGAGTTCAGCGTGACCGAGAAGAAACCCAAGGCCAACTCTCCCACCTACGTGTGGATGTACGCGCGCTTGATCTACGTGGCGCGTCAACACGGTTATGCGCTCGCGCTGCACGGCTCTCTCGGGAAGGACGCTGATTTCCTCGCCATGGCCTGGACCGAAGAGGCATCGAGCCCTACGGAGCTTGTAGAGGCATTCAAGGATGCGTTGCAGGATGAGTCTGTGTGGCTCGACGGTCCCGAGCTAAAACCACACGGTCGAAGAGCCTGGGGCATCCACTACCATGGCGGTGGTGGCTACCTGGATGTCAGCGTCGTGCATCCCGGATACTCTCACGAGCCATCCGAGATACCAGACCCCTCTTGAAACTTGCGGCGCTTCTCTTCCAACGCGCGAGCGCGCGCAACCTCCCCTTCTGAGGGAGGGGCAAACTCGATGTTAGCCGTGAGCATCGCGCGAATCAGCGCGACCACGAGCACGACAAACATGATGACGGTGATAGCACCCGTGAGGGTGATGATAAGCAGTATTAGTTCCATCGAGCTTCTCCTTACGGTGTACCGTCTGTGCCGTCTGTGAGACTCAAGTGCTCGCGCTCACGATCATACGTGAGCCTATGTAAGGTCTCCGAGATGCCGAGCGCTTTTGCGATGAGTCTCACGCTGTTCGAGATCTGTAGCGTGGCGGCAACAAGAAAGCCTATGGCGATCCAATCCAGGGCAATGAAACTGTGCATCACTTGTCCGTGTTGTAGTACATGAAGCCGCGCGTGAGCTTCTCACCTGTGCGCGGCTTATCGAGCTTTTTCAAGGTGCCACCCTCCCAGCCCAGGTGCACACCGTTCCACGCGCGACCTGTGGAGTCACACTCCCGCTCTTCCGTATCCACGAACGTCACCTTGGCGCTGGCGACCACCTCATCCTCGATCTGAAACCAAATCGTATCTCCCACACCGCAATCCTTGGGGGCGCGCGAAAGCGTCCACCATGCCACACGGTCAGGTCCAATCGGTTCCCAGAAGTGCTCGACCTCTCTTTTCGGGACACGCACGAGTATATCTGTCATTCCTCTTCTCCTGTCACAAGAAAACGTTGCACCATGTCAATCAAGCGTTCGAGTTCTCTCTTGCGCCGTCTTAGCTCACGGTCTTGTTGTTCGATCCGCCCTTTCCTGTAGCCCCAGCGGTAGGCGCGCCACAGCGTCATAGCCCAAACACATAGCACCACAAGTACGAAGATGTGTATGAGCATTTCCGAAATCCCCGGAGTCACTTGTTATCCCGCGCTCGCGTCATGGCGCTCGCGATGACCTGCGCATGGTCGAGTCCACGGCTATATCCTGCCGCATAACCTTTCTTGTTGCCCAGGTCATACGCAATGAGCGTCGCGAGCGCGATGCCTACACAGCAGATGCCTCCGATACATATGTACAAGATCATGGTCTTCTCGTTATCTTGAGTCTCGTACCCGTGACTCTTGTCACCTGTACGGTTCCCAGGGCACCAGGTTAACCCCCTCGACGCCCAGCTTTTCAGGCACAGGATAGGTCATCTTGACGACGAAGCTCTCACACGTCCCGTTGTAGTAGTAATTGACGAAGCGTCCGCTTTCTTCGGTGAGCGCCTCTTCGATGATGAGCTGGTCCCGGTAGTGCCTGGACATCTCCAGGAAGGCTTTCTTGTGCTGATAGAACTTGAACCGTTCATCAGCAGACCAACACCTCCAACCTTGCGCCTTGAGCTTCTCATCAAAGCCCCGACGATGTTCCCAGAACTCGTACCCTCCGAAGCGGAAAACTTCTTCCGCCGGGTCAAAACTCCAAAGCTCCCCGCCGATCGCCTCGTCATGCGCGAGGTCGAGCCCGAGACGTTTCGCTTCTTGCGCCAACTGACGCTGTTCAGGCGTGAGCATGACGGGCTCCCAACCCGGGGGCATGTAGAACGTAAAGTGACTGTAGTATCCCATGAGCGCTCCTTATACGAAACAAGACGTTGATAACACCTAAAGACTGGGCTTCCAGGCCCGGTCAATCGTATCACAAAGCGTGGACGAGGGGAAAGCCATCTCCACAGCCACGACTTCGCTTTGACCGTCACGCGCATACACCACGTAGCGTCCACCCTCTTCGTCGAGCGTCTCCAGGATGAAAAGATGGCCAGGGAAGGACTCGCTCAAGCTCCTGAGCGTCTCCCCATCATCGTAAAACGTGTAGCGTTCTTCCGTCTCCCACATGGTGTACCCCAACGCGCGAAAGGGCTCGGGGCGCTTCTCTTGATGCTTGGACACATAGAAGGGGTACTTGTTCGAGCCAAGCGACAAGGTGTTATTGGAATAGGCCCAAAGCGCACCCTTGAGGGGTTTGAGCCCTTTGAGATCCAACCCCAAGGCCCTGGCCTTGTCTCGCAACTCACGCTGTTCAGGCGTGCCCTCTTCGAGTTCCCAGTTCGGGGGTGTGTATAATCTACGATATGCTGCCATGCCCATGATAAGCCTCCATCAGTTTAAGGGTCAGCTCTCCTCTTGGTACTACACTATAGGCAAGGCGTCAAGACTAATTCGTTTATAGAGCCCTGTAAGTCAGGAGGTACCCGTGAACAAGATAGCTCGCACAGTCGCACAACGTTACCTGGCTCGACACACACCGCGTGATCACCGCAGCCGATCAGCCTATGTGGTGGGGAAGCAAGGCTATCCCTGGCCCTCTGACACGACCATTCTCGACGGGTTCACGTTTCCATTCGAGGATGGGAGCGAGGGCGCCCTGGAAGACTTCGAGAGCCGCGAAATGTGGACGCGAGGGAAAGGGGTGTGGCAATGCACGACGGCGCCTACAGAGACCGCAGAGGAGCTTGTAGAGCGTCTGGCTATGCGCAGTTCGATCTCGGGCGAAATGCATGGGAGAGAATGGCGCGCGAAGTGTGCGATCACGCTCGACCGACCCTACCTGCATATCACAGCGTTGGAGATCTACGGAAGACAATCGAGACACCCCCACATCAAGACCTTCCAGGAACCTCCACGCTTCGATGATTTCTTGAAGTGGGCTTCTCAGCACGAACACGTCCGGTGCCGTATCTCGCACAGCAACGGACGCATGAGCACCTCTTACCTGGCAAACAACCTTCGTCTCATGGATCGACTCGCGTTGAAAGCAGAGGCGCTCGGTGGTCGCTTCGAGATCTGAACCTACTTAGCAAGACAGGTAGTGATCCTGGACACGCGCGCGAATCTCCTCACGTTGCAAGTCGAAAAGCTGGCCCCATGCGTTGAGCCAGGGCAACGCCACCACGTCTGAAAAGCCCCACGCATTCCAACTTCCGAGCGCCAATAAAGAGGCACCCTCGCGTTGCAAATCGAGCACGACGCACCGGACTTGACCGGGCGCCGGAGTGTGAAACTCAAAGTGGACCTCGACAAGCACGGTCGCGTAACGACAGGGAGCTTGTCCTACCACTTGAACACCTGACGCGTTCAGAGAAGCAGTGAGCGCGTTGAAGTCGAGGTCTAGCTCTTCCTCGCAGATCTCCAGCTCCAATTCCAGTTGCTCGACCATGATGTCTCCTGCGTCATGCCTCTTTGACGTCGGTGTACTTACGCGTCTCAGGGAGATCCCCTTCACCTCGCAAGTAGGGTTGAATCCAGATGCGCTTGGTCTGGCCCGAACCACGCTTGCCTACAGGCTGCGCGCGCCAGTGTCCTCGCACCCAGTGCGCGTTGGGTGTTCCTCGGTTCACTCCGCTGGCGTAAGCCACAACAGGCTCGACGCTTCGCTTGAGTGAAGTCAGGGTGACCAGCTCCTCGCGTCCTTTGCGACGTGAGGTCGAAGCTCCCCGCGATGTCTTGCGCGACACCCTACCCTTAGTTTTGACCACAGGGGCCGTTGTAGTCAAGTAGAGAGCAAGGTTCACGATAAGATGCATGGCGCGCAGCGCGGGCTCCGAAACCTCTTCATCAAGGTTCATCTGCCCATAGATAGGAATCAACGCCTCCCACGCGTCCCCGAGCGTCTTGTACTCGGGGAGCCAACGCAAGGTCACACAGCTCTTGTCAAAAACATGCACTTGCCAGATGCTCGCCCCATCAGGGAGGTCATAACACGAGAAGAACACCTCATCATCCGGCGTATGGATTTGAAACGAGCTGTACGGCATCTTGATGTCTTCGAGAGGCAAGCCCATGACATCGGTCTGCTTGAACACATCCGTGGTCTCAGCGTCGAAGCAGAACGCATTGTTGCCTGTATCCATCAATCCTGTGATGGTCTTGATGAGAGAACGCTCGGTCGCGCCGTCCACATCCCCCATCGACTCGATAGGCATGTTCATCGTGCACGCGAGCCTGACGAGAGGATCATCGCTCAGTGACAGCAAGAGTTGAGGCGAAGCCATGAAGCGCGCTTGACAACACGTCAGGAAGTGCAACGCCTCTTCTTTGAGTCCAGGCGTCTGGCGTCGCACGCCCGGATACACCAGGGAGCATGCGAGTTCGATGGCCACAGACACGAAAAAAATAAGCTGCCCCACGAGAAACATCACATTCGATGCACGCGCGACTTCGCTACCGCTCTCATGTTGTGGCATCCATTCGGGACGCGTCAGGTCATTGAGCACGAGCGTGTGTGCTGCCCATTCGAGCCCCGTGGCGTAGCCCTCGAAGGGCTCATCCAGGCGAAGCTCATCCTCACCCATGGGGTAAGACATCATATGAAGCCACGCGCGCACCTCTTCCTTGATCACGTCACCATACTCACTCCCCCAGAGGGTCGTGGGATACAGGTTAGCGCCCTCCAGAGCGGGCACCAACGAGGTCACCGCCATCACCTGGAGCGCCTCCGGGTCCATGGGATGATCTGCGCGCAAGCACATCTCCATACTACGGGAGAGCGCTCTACCAAAGAGCACACGAAAGCGCTCGGGCGTCATCATCATCTTGCGTCGTTTCTTTGCCATACCAAAACCTCCATGCTACAATGACTCAAGGGTCTTATACCATAAGAGAGCGGGACCGTAAAAGTAATGACAGAAAAAAAGGAGCAGACATGGAATCGAAAGTGAACGCGGGAAGCCAGGAAGGGGGATGTTACCTCCACGTCAATAATGGCGGCATGTCGTGGCGTATATGTGATAACGGCCAGGGGCCTTGCTTTCATCTGCAATATAACCACCTGGGAAAGGCCCGGGTCGAGGAACGGTTCGAGATCGAGCCCAGCGCCTTGCCTGAGTTACGTTGGCTTTTCGTACACGCATTCTTCCAGCCCAAGGAACCCCTCAATGGTGCGTTCGGACGCACGATACCGGGTCTCGAAGAACTGGGTACGCTCAGGGACTCTATCGAGTTGGTAAACACCCGTGATCCCGAACGAGTGATCACGATCGGCTGGGAGATAGGGCAAGCCTTCCTGGTGTACGTCAAGCGTATGGATCACGAACATCAAACGAGCCATTGGGAGATCCCCGTAACTCACCGTGACTTGTACAGCATCGCAACGTGTTTCGATGACGCCGCGAGCAAGCCTGCCTACAGTGCCCCGAGACACCACAATCAGTACCACGTGCGCAAAACAGGCATGTATTCACAAGAAGATATGGAAGCTGTGGGTGCAGGAGAATCCCCGCAAGGAGGTTCACGTCAGCGCGCGCGAGCGTCAGCTTTGTATCACGCCTGGATCACAAGCACGGCGCCAGAGGCCGAAGTCATGGAAAGTGGCCACGCCGTCTATACAAGATAGTAATCTTCCAGGGGTACGCCCATGGTCTTCCAATGCTCGACGCAGGTTTGCACGTCTTGCTCGGTCTGCCTGGGGACCCCTTGAGCATCATCCCAGCACGCACCGAAAATAAGCAAGCTCAAGTCATCCGCATGCGTGAGCTTGAACTGCGCGACCATTTGATCACGCAACGGGCTACCGTCGCGCCAGAGACCCCACAGATTACGAATCGTGCGTCCACCTGAATGACCGATCGCCTCGGAACGTGACATCTCACGAAAGGCGTCGAGGTGCCCGAGTTGCTCGAAACGCAAGGTCAGAAGCGCGACCGCGTGCTCGAAGTCTACGGGTTGGAAGAGATTCACGAGCATGGTAACTCCACGATGGCATAATCCCAGTCATTCACCAGCGATACGCAACGCGCTTCGCATCCTTTGACCGTGGCTTTCCAGGGGATATGGTAGTGCCCGAAGTACCAGCGCTCGGGTTTGACTTCCTCGAAGATCTCCTGGAGGAAAGGACGGTTAGGATCATAGCCCAGCACCGCGCCGCCATTGCGCGCGATCACAGCATCGAGCACGGGAAAGGACTCGGGGCAATCATGCGCGATCACCGTGTGGATGTTCTCGGGTCCGTAAGCTGCGATGTTGGATCGAATGAACTCGCGTTGAGATGCCAGGATGTTTTCCTCGGGGAACCAGTCCCGCCCTTTGATACGCACGTGCTTATCAATGGAGCGCGCGCCACCAATGAACAGGATGCCCTCTTCGATGTGTCCCCGAGGTTTGTACTCCCATTGCTCGAAGAACGCTTGCCACATCGGCACCCAGTGGGTATCTGCCGTCTCCCCGAAGTGCTGATCACGCTTCAAGATCCTGGGATGATGTTCGTGATTCCCATCGACCCAACGCGTGCGACAATCGAATGAACGCATCCAGGGCGCGATGTAACCGATCCAGGCACCCATATCCCCGACCTGAATGATCTCGTCATACTCGGTGCGCGGGATATGGTCGAGGAGGATGTTGGCGGTCTCCCAATCTGCGTGAATGTCTCCCAAAATCAGTACACGGCTCGTGTCAAGGCTCACGGTAGCTCTCGAAGTCTCTGGCGTGTCTTGTAACGTGAGTGCATCACTCGAAGGATGGCGCACGCATCTTCCCATTCTTCGGGTGTAAAGCTATCACGCTCCGAGCCAGACATCAACCAGCACTTGAGTTCGTATATCTCCAACATATCAATCTCCTCATCTCGCCAGTAGCCTCCAGCGCTTCCGAAATTGAGTTGAGCGTTATGAAGCCCACAATGCGCGCACACGCGCACCTGGACGCCCGGGAAAGCCAGGACATTGCAAAAAGCGCTGTAAGCATGCTCTCCACACTTACAGCGCAACTTCTGGTAAAGTGCTCGAATCATTTGACTTGAAGCTCCCTGTGAGGGGTGTACTTGACGTTCTGCTTGCGGTACTCCGCGATGAGGTCTTTGTACGCTGCCTCTCCAAGCTCGAAGCGTACAAGCTCCGCGTAGATTCGACAGAAGAGGCGACCGTGACTGGCGTGCGGTGCGGGGACCAGGGCATGGGTGAGTTCGTGAATCAGGATGCGTTGGTTCTGGTGGACAGGGAGGATGCGAATCAACGCGCCATCGCCTTTGCCGCGACAGTAGGACTTGCGGAAGCCTTGTGTCGCTTCGACCTTCACGTTCATCTTGCCGAAGCGACGGACGAACCACTGGAGGCTCGTGAGGCGGTCGATGTAGCGCTGACACTGCGCGATGGTCTTGAAGCTGTCTCCCTTGTCCACGAAACGCTCTGCATCATAGAGCTTCTGGCGCCTGGAATCCATCTCGCGACCGAAGCGGTCGAGGCTATGGCCATCGAGGTAGCGCGCCGAATCCTTGAGGTAGCCTGGGACCGTCTTCAAGTCACAAGCATTGACGAGCTTTTCCTGACTCTCCAGGGCCACATCCTTGCGGCTCTTGACCACGCGGGTGCTCTTGATCGTGGGCTTGGAGGTGACCGCTTTGGCGCTCTCCACCGCCTCCACAGGCGTACACAGGCTCTTTGGTACTTTCCAGACCGACCCGATAGGGTGGTTCTTGTGAACACCGCGCGCTTCGAGTTGGCGCACCTTGACCGTGGTGCGATTCACCTTCACGATCACGCCGAGCGTTTGTTGTCCGTTATTGCGTCCGAAACGTACTTGCTGATCTTTCTTGAAATTCGTCATGTCTCTCACCTTGCCTTTTGTGTTGTCGTCTTGTTCGTACACCTATTGTTACCATAAGGTGCAGGGGGCGTAAAAGCAAAGTGCGATTTTTTCAGGGAAGGACCCTGATCTGCGCTGCTCCTGCGGCTTTCGTCAACGTATCGACCCAGCGCACGGGCACAGGTACCATATGTTGGTGCAACCAGGACGCAAGCACGTCCTCGTGCTCTTCCAGGTATGCCGTACAGTTCTCCGGTTCATCGCGCATAACACCCGCTGCGCTCAAGAGATGTTCGACGTATTCGACAAAGGCAACGGTCGGCACGCTGTACAATGCCTGGACATCATCAGGCTTGACGCAATCCCACGGTTGGGTCGGGTGGATGTAGTCGGATTCGATGATGAGGATATGCATGTACCCGTCCCCTGGACCATAGGTGCCATCCATCTCGAAGCCCAGAGCACATTCTGCAATGTTCCAGGCTACACGCCAGACCTGCGCGCCTTCGGATACCTCCCAGGGATCAGGTTCACCTGTAAAGATGTTGTACCCACAAGAGGGGCCGTGGTAGCTATGCGTCTGCGGTAGCGCTTCTCCAATCTGACTCATGCGATAGCTGATCACGACTCCACCTCCACCGCTTCCAGACGGCATCCCCATTCCATGTAATGCGAGCAACGCCCTCGTGCGCCTCTGTCAGTCCAGGTATGCTTCGGGTATTCTTCGAGGACACGCGCCAAGCCTTTTGACACGAGCGCACGAGCAGCCTTTTCCATGCGCTTGCCCTGGGAACCCTTGGACGTACCCCACCACTCCAGCGCGAGCACTTGCACACTCTCGCGGCCACGAAGCTCATCGAGGAGCTGTTGTTCTGTTTTGTTGAGTTTCATCGCTTCGCCTCCTTGTCTGGGTATTGATACCCCAAGGTGAGTAAAGCGTAAAGATTATTCTTCCGGTGAGTACACGGAAACGCCGCCACCAATGCCTGTGGTGGACATCAAGCTCTCCTCGACGTTGGAGAGATCCTCGAAGAGGGTGAGCAAAGGCCCCATGGTCATCTGAATGCGATCGAGCATATCCCCAGCCTTGCCGGACAGCTCTTGTGATCCCCGATTGAGGACGCTCGCCCACAACTCCAACTCGATCTCGCGCACGAGCATGTGCATCTCTCGCGCGGAAGTCAGAAGCAGCTCCAGTTCATCCGCGCGGATCTTGACGCGCTCTTGCCCCGCTTCTTGGCGCAATCGCAGTTCGTCGAGAAGGGTGGTGTATCGTTGCAGGCTTGGCTTATCCATCAGGATGCCTCACAGGTAGAGTGCGCCCCTGACCTTGCTGGCCGTCTGAGTCGCAGGGAAAGCGCGCTGAATCAAATCGTGACACAACGCATGGAGTTCGTCATCTGCGCGCGCATAACGCCGCGCATCCAATCTACCGAGCATCCCAGACCCCTCCACATCGACACGCGTTTGAAAATGTGTTGCCCTGCTGCCAGGCTCCCACACGGTGTACATCGTGCGTTCATTGACACGTTCGCAAACGACAACGCAGCCCTCGATCTCTCTCACCGTGTGCATGCGCTTGGTCCTCGTGTTACGTTTGAATAAATGCATCTTACATCCTCTGGGGTTTCGTGCGGTTGTGCTGTTCTCTTCACTTGCAAGAAGAAGGTACCACATGAACTTGAAGGCGTAAAAAAATTAAGTGTGAAAATCGACCAACACCAACAGATCGTAGGGGTCACCTTCGAGGAGTGCGGAGAGAAGGGCGTCGCGCTTCTCTCGTGGTTCGCTCTCTTCCCAGGTATGCCACCCCTCGGAATCGAGGACGCCATAGGATGAAAAATCATAGTACCAGGTGTGTTCCGCACGCCCGAGGTCATCGAGGGTAGGCTTGTTGTAGTAGAGGTCAGGGAAAGGCTTGCGGTATTCCTCCGACAAGAGCGCTACCTTCTCATACCTGTCATCCATCTCACCGTCGATCAAGTGGCGAACCTTCTCGACATGTGAGCGAAAAGCGGTGAGAGACGGAAACACCTGCGCATCCAGCTCGTCAATCGTCACCTCATGTGCATCGGCGTAATTCTGCACATGGGACAGCAACATGCGAAGCACGCTCAGGCTCTCCCGTAACTGGTGCAACTCCTTTGCCCTGTCCCACCTCGCCTGATTCACCGCAGGAATCCCAAGCGTGTTCAAGGTGTCATCAAACGTATCGGGGACATGATAAGGACTGTCCAATGTATGAGGCTTCATGCCATCGAGGCACTGGCTCTGCCAACTCACGCACCGCTCTACAATAGCGCAATGATCCACATCACGACGCAAAGCAACCGAACTTGTCTCACTCGTGAACACCGCGTTCGGCTTGGTCGGTAGTTGCATCGAATAGCGTCCACCAATCACCCACCAATCCCAATATCCTTCCGGGTTACTCCAGTAGCCCCAGGCGCCCTCGGGGTGCTCCTCACACGGTTCATGCCAATCATAGTCATTGCGATACGCGATAAAATCCCACGCTGTCATGTTCTCCACAGGGAACGAAGGGTACTTCGATTGAATAAGAGACTGACACAACGTGTACTCCCTGGGCGAGGCGCCCGCACGCGCCGAACGCTCCCAGGCAGCGAACGCATCCACAAAAGGGATCTCCCACGAGAAAGGCTCTTCTTCGTTACACTCCCCAGTGCCGTACAATCTGTAGGACAGGTTGGATTCCACACAAGGCGTAAACTTCACACGGGGGTCCGTGGGGTCCCTCCCCTCTGAGTATTTCTCACGATAAGGCTCGAACATGGTTTCGAGCATCGTATGAATGACCCTATCCCATTCGAGATCAGGGTTTTCACAGAACATCCACTGCTCTCTCGGCAACACGACCAACATACTGTAATGCATATACTCCTCTCCGGTGAAAGCTACCCTTGACCGGAGAGGATACACCAAAGCCCCGTACCTGGCAAGAGGTAAGGGGCTTTTTCTTTACACTATACAAGACGTCAGGGTATCAAGCGAAGTCATCATCATCGAAATGAAGCTGCTTCGTGCTCGTCACCGAGCCGAGGCTCACGTCCTCGAAGAGTTCTTCATCCTGTGCCACAGTTTTCCCCACGACCCCTGTAGCAGTCGTCGTGATACCGTCTGTGAGGTCTTGAGTAAAGCGTTCGCTCGACACCTTGGGTGGCGCCTCGATTTCTATTCCGAGGAACTCAGAGAGCCACTGACGGGATAACACGACCCAGGAAGAGGGGTCCACAAACAGGATCGAACCGTCAACCTTTTGCATGCGAATAGAGTTGCCCCGATAAGCCAGGACTTCGCATTCATACACGAGACGACGGCCCGGGATACGCACCCAGACCGTTTCCCCGATCTCGGGGGCCACCCCGCGCAGGGGGCGTTGTGGGAGTGAGTTGATGTAAGGGTTCAGATCAAAGGACATGGTACGCCTCCGTATGCGTCAAGCGATTCCCCTCTACTTGTACACCATACAAGGCTATCAGAGCAAGCTCACGTGCAAGATACGCAACGCGTAATCTCCAGGGTCGTGCGAGTCTCTCACCTCTTCCACTTGTTTGAGGATCTTCTCCAGCTTGTGGATCTGAAGTCTCCAATCATGGCGCCGGTGATGAATGTGCAACTGAGGCACGCCATCTTCCATACTGAGCATCACCCCCAAAACATCCATGCCATGCGTGTAAATGGCATTCGAGGAGATGTAACTTCGACCCTGTTCGATGTTCGTGGTCTCGAATGTATCCAAGGCTTCACGCTCTCCAGATACCTGAGCGCTCTCGGGGACCGCGACAGTCATCACATCACGTCCGTCCGTCTCGACCACATGCAAGGCCAGGAGGTCGATGTAGTTTTGCAGGGTTTCTGCGAAACGTCTCCAGTTCACCGAGTACCACTCCCTGCCTTCCTCGTAACCGATGTACTCTCTCATCGTCTTGCCAATAGACCGCTCCAGGATATTCTCGATGCCATTGGGGTTGTACTGACTTGACCACCCCCCGATACGTTCGACCCCTTCGGGAGGGTCTTGAGAAAAGAAATCATCCTTCTCGCGTTGCGTAGCGGTCTCCAGGACCACCACCGGATGTTTGTCTGTGGCCTTGTAAATGTGAAATAGCATGCCCATGGTCTTTTTCCTTTCTTTGGAGTTGTGGTACATTCTTTGTCGTACACTTGTTGATACCACAACAAGACCTGGCCGTTAAGAACTCTCTTCAAATCAAGGACACCCGACATGCAGACTCAGACCTTCTTATTGCCCGCTTACATGGCGCAAATCAAGACTTTTTTCCGTATCGCGCAGCGCGTGGATTTCATGCCTCAAAGCATCCTCGACGCTCAAGCCACGCACCTGTATCTGATGCAAATCCTGACGCATGCAGAAGAGGCGTTGACCCCCGAAGAGTACCAACGCCTCTGTAAGCACACAGACAAGCTCTGTGGCCCCCTGCTCACGTCTCAAGACCCTTTCCAGGTGGAGCTTGCAACGTTGTACTTCGCGCAAAGCACAACCTGCTTGAACTAATCCTCGTCGAAGATGCGATCCACGACAGACATGAACCGTGCGTTCTCCTGATCACGCATGCGTTGGATTTGCTGCATGAACCCTCCTTCCCGAGTCTGCTGCATAAGCCCGCTCCCCGAACTGCCTCCCCTGGCGAGTTGCCCCCAAAACTGATCGAGATGTCCCTGATCATCACGTCTGCGATGCGCGTTCAAGACTGCTTCCACGGGGTCCTTGCCCCCGGAAAGGCGCTTCAAAGCATCTGCCAGAAAGTGACGCGCCGCATGCAGGGACGCGAACGTATGCGTTGAGGAACGCCTGTTCGATCCCACGGGCTCCAGTTGTATCCGATAGCCCTTTTCTTCCGGCAAAGCGTTAAAGCGCACACGAAGATCCAAACCACTCCAACTGTAGGTTCCGTGGTGATACAAGCCTGGTGGGATGCTACACCACTCCAGGAAATCTTCTGCTTCGAGAATGAACGCGTTGATAATCATTGACCCAAAACCATCTGCATGGTTATCTCGCCACCAGTCATGTAACGATTCGGGTACACGATGACTTCCAGGCGACGCTCCGCATCCACGGTCTCGTCCTGGATGTCCACCCGAGCGCCAGGGTATCCCTTGGCCACAAAAGCTGACGTGAGGATGCGCTGAAGCTCACCAACCATGCTGTCATCATTGAGCGGTCGCCCGAGCAGCTCATGGCGAAAGTATCGCGTAAGCGTCTCGGAAAGCCACTGACTGATCGCCTCATGATCTGGCCGACGTTGGACGCGGACAACATTATCTGGGTACGGACCTGCGGCATGAAGAGCCGACGTAGGCTCGGTCGCTTCTTTCTCCTCGACGGTGCATGAGGTGAAGGTCTCAGCCCAACCTTCGATCTCCACGTGCCTCAAATCCTGTGCGTCAGTCATGGCGTCGCGCAAACGCTCGATCAGATCCCACAAGTGGGTAGCGCCGTCTACAGATTGAGAGAACATGACATAGGCGCCAAGATGCACCGAGAGCATCACGGGTGAAGAGATGCCTTGTTTGTCCAGCATGATAAAGGCTGGAGGAGAATGCTGTATCGGCACGAAGTAGCGCCAGTGGTAAGAATGCACACGATCCACAGTATTGGAAACTGTGAGCCCCTCCCATGCCGCCATGGGCACCCACTGGTGTATGTTACCCTGAAAGCTGTTTTCGAGCATGTTTACTCCACACAAATAGTTTTGAGTAAGGCTTCCACCCTACTCAGATCCCCTTGCTCTCGACGGACTTGACGCGCTTTCACTTCCTTGAACTTGATCAACCATGCTGCCTCGGAGACGCGAGAGACCTTTTGTTGAGAGGGCTCTTGTACCAAATAGGAGACGTCATCGTGATACATATTCCAGAGACAATCGAACCACCAGTATTCAACGTGCCCGCCAATCACCGCAGAAGCCGTCAACTGAAATCTTAAACGCACGAGCCCATCGGTATCTGTGGGAGAAGGTTCGTGGCCTAGCTCTCCAGGCTTCAGCAAGATACCCAGGCACCATTGTACAGTCTTCTTGTCCATGCCGTAGATTTTGATCGGCACCTCACGCAGATCACGCACGACCTGTTGTAGGCCCTGTGGTGCATGGTACAACAGACGATCGAGGTACCACAGTGATTGAATCATAACTGACCTTCCATGCGATGATCACGAAACATGCGCTGTACCGCTTGTAGAGCGAGCGAAGGGGTATCGAAACGCTCCTCGATGACTTCACCCTCATGCGTGCGTCCCCGAACATAGAAGTCGGAACGGCGCGGGTCAATGCCTGCGAGGAGAGGACATCCCCACACAGTAAAGCCTACATGCAAGCGTATCGTATCGAGACGCTTCGTGGTGTAATTTGCACCTTCGAGCCAGGTAGATTGGTCGTAAGGCGCACGCGGTCCACAACCCTTCATGAGCTTCTGACGAAGTGCCAGGAAAGGGGCAGCATAGGCTTTCGTGTATGCCTCGACCAACCCATCTTTTGTGTTCTTCGTCTCCAAGATCCCAGACCACAGCAAGACTTTATTGCGTCCCCATCGACGGTCCGGGCTTATGAACTCACGGTCAAAGAGCGCGAGGTTGTAATTGTCCATACGCACAACACCCTGGAAAACAGGTTCTCCACGCTCGACCTCCACAGTCACTTCAACCTCATACCCTTCACACGTAAGTCGAAGACCCGTGCCATTGTTGCGAGGCGGGTCAATGGTTTGAAACCCCGGCAACTTGGGGATGTTGTGATACTTGAAGTAGTTCAACAGCATAAGGGACTCTCTTCGTTATACGTTTTCGTCAGTAAGCCCGTGATCACCTTAGCTTATAGGCGCCATGAACGCAACAGGGGTCTGGTATTCGCTAGGAAATACCAGACCCCTGTGTGGTCTCGACTCTCGGAAAACGATCAGCCCATGTCACCACGGAAGAACGCGCTCAAGAGTTGAGGCACCTGTGAGTCACATCCCGTGATGTCGAGCATGCCCGCATCCTCGGGGTCCGCGATCGAGAACCGCGTCGCAGTGAACGCGAGCACCGCCGAACGGGCAGGGATGCCCGTCGCCTTGCGATACTGCTTGAGCGCCTGCGAAGGGTGAGGACGCCCTGCATAGGTCTCGTTGTCCGTCATCACGATGAAGGCATCGAACTCTCGCTTGTTCTGCTTGGCCCACGTGAAGGGAAGCGAACAATCCGTGCCCCCATGACGGTAGCTGCCGATCTCACGCAAGACATCATCGAGACGCTGCTTGGGAGAGAGCTTCATCGGCGTGAACTTCGTGCTGAACGCCATCGCCTCCCAGTTCTCCTCGGTGCGCATGATGGTCATGGCCATCGCCGCTTCAGCCTCACGAGGCGTCAACGCAGCCATACCCGCCACCTTGCTCATCGTCATCGACGCCGAAATATCCACGCCGATCAAGATGCGCTTGCCCGTGGGCTCCACGAAGTCAAACGACTTGTAGAACGCATCATCAAGCGCATCCAGGATCTTGGGCACGACGTTCCACGTGTTCGAGCCACGGAAGCCGCGCCCCGAGGAGTACGTCTTGAGCGCGTTGAGCACGTTCATGGGGTGAATGCGCGCACGCTTGAGACGCTCCTCATCGTTGAGACGGTTGACGATGAGCTTGGTGTTCTCATTCGTGTTCGTCAACATCCCGAGGCTCGACATCTTCCCGAGGTTACGGATCAACGCCGTCATGGGCATCTTCTGCAAGAGCGCTTCCCAGATCTTGGTGTCATTGAGCATCTGGGTAGGGATGCACTCGCGCGGAAGGTTGTAAGTGTCGATCAACTCGACCACCTCTGCGACGCTCTCGGAACGCTTGGCCTTCTCGAACGCCCACACGCGGCACAGGACGGGATCGGGGTGCGGCTCAGAGCCGATGTCATCCCAACCCTTCACTGCCCAGTGGAAGAGCGCATTTTGCGTCTCGCTGCGAGGTGCCGTGTGCGCACGACGCAAGATGTCACGGTGCGTCCAGCCGTTGCGCTGCTGGTACTTGATGAGCTGGTAAGCCAGGTTCTCTTCCGACTTCTCGTGGTACCAGCTATCGAAGGCGCGACGCTGCGCGTTGCTCCAGGTCCCGAAAGGCTTGAGGAACTGCGCGAGCTGGAAGAGGTGCGTACCCGTGCGGCACACTTCAGGGACCGCCTCACGCGCAGCGCGGCGCACCACCACTTCTGCGTCCTGCCCCGACTGGTACCCCTTGCCGCGATGGTTGAGGGCCATCGCCAGCGCGAAGATCGCAGCATCGTTCTTGACCGCGCGTCCCGACTTGGAGATCTCGACAGCCTCACGCACGACGCGCTCACCATCGAGCTTCAAGCACTCCTGGAGACACTTGATGTTGTCGAGCGTCATGGTGCGCTCAGTCGCGTAGTACGAACCACCCTCGCTCCCGAGAATCAGGAAACGGTTGAGCTGTTGCCAAGGCGTAATCGTAAACGATACCCCGCCCGCGTTGTTCTTGGCCATGTCCGCTTCACGGCCAGGGATCGCTTCCGTCTGTGGCGTGTTGTTGCGGTCCGCCAGATACTTCCCATAATCCATAAGGATACCTCTACTCGTGTGGATGCAAACGATCAGCAGCTCGTGACAACCACGAACAAGGTAACGTCGTTTGCATTGCGTGCAGTGGTACCCTAAGCCTCGCAAGAAGTCAAGATATTCCGCGCTTTAGAAATAAAGTCCGCTGATCTCTCCAGACAGGACCTTCTGGCGCAAGTCTTCGAGGCAAGCGCGCACTCTCTTCTTGAAAGGCCACATCCACAGGTAGCGGTCTGTCGTAAACTGCTTCTCGATATGGTCGAGCGTCGCATCGCTGACATGACCACGTTCCTCGAACTCGACCACCATGTTCGCGGTATACCCTCGAAGCTCCCAGTGGGAACGCATGGTCCATACCAGGGGGAGCACCATCACATAGCTGAACGGGAACCACAGGGGATGTTTTTGCCGGTCACGGATATGGATGTACTCGTGCCTCAAGGTCACGTAGCGATGGAAATCAGAAAAGTCTGTGGGCTTTGTGGGGAACAGCATATGCCGCGAGGTCACCGCCACGTAGCGTTCATTCCAACGCTTGACAAACGTGGGGTTAAAGAGCCCCATGATCTTCAATCCCACCCACACCGTCCAGAGCTGCCAATCCAGACGATGCCATCCTTCCTGATCACGACCCACGAACTTGAACTCGGGGTTGGCTTCCTGGATTGCAGACAGGATTTCTTCGACCTTTGCTTGGGATACTTTTGACATGAGTGCTTCCTTGTGGTACTAAAGAGAGAAGTGTATCGAAGGGACCAAAATACAAGGCTATTACTCAAGGGCTTGTGCATGCTCATCAATGCGTTTCACTATCTGGAAAGCGTCATCATCACGCGAAGCGCTGAAGATGTTCCGAAGCATGGGATGCTCGTGGCGTTCGTATATGCAGACCCTCGAAAGGGGGCGCAATGGATGACCGCGTATTGCAACCATGATGACTCCTGGCTGGGACTCGTCACGAAGCACAGGATAAAGTATCTACACTGGGCAGATGTCCGCACGATGAGGATGTTATGCTTTACCGCAGCAGATGTAACGATCCTCGATCTCATCCTGACAGATGAGCGTTTTCAACGCATGATCCTCGAAACCATCGCGCTGCCGCTCAACCATCAACAGCTCTTCCTCACCCCACCTGCACTACCCGAGGCCATGTTATGCTCATCAACTACCTCCCTTACCACTTCAACTTCAAGCGTATCACGCATGGCAGGAAGATCGAGGTGGGTCAACCTGTCTACTTGCTACGGGATACCATGATACTCAATAAAGCCACCGTGATTTGCGGAGAGCTTGCTGAAGTACATCCCACGCGCATCGCGATCTCTATCCCGAAAAGCGAACACGGTGTGTGGGTCGTCGAAACCAAGGAAACCTTGCGCAAGACCATACAAGGGGGTCTCCAGAAAGGCCGCCAGCTCAAGCATCACTTCAAGCGTGATGGTGGCGCGCTCTTTCTCTATACAGGCGAAGGAACGCTGCCTGAGATCGAGCCGGGTCTCGTCTATCTGCTGGCGCGGTTGTACCTCACAAGCAATTAAGTTTCGATAAAACCTGGTCTCTGTGTGGAAGTGCATGACCCTTCACTTGAGAGATCCGGGACCATGCCTCTTATTGTACCTTGCTCACGCTACCTGCATGGCGATCTCGTGGTCGCGGTGCGCGCGCAAACCATGTTCGGGCCACGAACCGCTTCCATTTGCACCATGGATCTCGTATTGGGTCTCTGGTCACCCACCAGGACCTTTGTCGAGATCGAGACATGGTATGGCTACACCATCAAGCTCGACGGCACGAGACGCACCAGGGACTACCGCTACACAGAGAACTGGAATGCCAACGAAGTCCAGGTGATCGGCGCGGTGTTTGGCCCCCTGGATCTTGACGATCCTCACGATATGAGGCATTATCTAAACCGCGTCTACGCTGTGATAGGCGAGGATCTTCGTGAACAATGGTACTGGGACGCCACACGTACAAAGTATGACCTTTAACACCAAAGAGAGAACCATGAAGCACCTACTGCTGATCACGCTGCTACTGAGCCTGAGCGCTTGCCGACCTACCACACCAGACACGCCTGACCTTTCCTGTCCAGACACATGCGCTGATCAGGGAACAACGGCAGATGCAGGACCCGACTTGAGTCAAGACCTGGCTGCATGTCAGAAGCATGTCTCGGAAGTCGAAGAAGCGCTCATCGACAAGACCGACACACTCAATGGATGCCTGACGAGTTTCCCCAAGCTCGAACGCTTCGAGATCACAGGCACCGAAGCACCCTTGCCTTGTGATGATGCGATTCAAATCGACATCCACAAGCAAGATGGCAATGCACTCTATGTGGGTTACAGGCTTGGAGAAGAGCGCCGCTTCACCGGACGCCTGGACATGGCCAACCACCCGGATCGTCGTGTGTTCTACGTTCAAGACATGGACGTGATGGTTCGTATCGAAAGCTGCAATGAGGACCGCTGCAAAGCATCCTGCGTGAACCTGGCTAATGTGGAATGATGCTCGACCTCACCGCACAACATGACGTGATCACGCAAACCATGCGATCCTGGCTCGCCAAGGACTCGGAACCCGAGGACATGGCACAAGACATCTGGGTGCGTCTGGTCGAGGTCAAGCATCTGTATGATCCCAAGCGCGGAGAGGTCGCAGCATTCGTCAATCGCGTGTGCCGTTCCGTGTGGGTGACACGCATGCGCTACTACGGCGCGCAGAAACGCACCGAAGCAGAAGATGTTTTGCAAGACACCTTCCACACACACAAGGGCCAGGGTCGCACCTTCAAAACCTACCTGCGCGAGACCCTGGACCTCGACGACATCGAACCGCGCCGTGTCTATGTCTTGCTCGCCATGGGCTACACTCGCAGCGAGATCTGCGAGTGTATGGACATGACCCTTTACCAAGTGAATCAGCTCAAGGCTCGTCTTCGCTCTCTAGCAGAAGACTACCTCAGTTCGCCTCCTGAAAGGGCTTGAGTGCAGCGAGGACGTGCTTGCAGGCTTGACCACGCTGGTACTTATGGGCCGGGCACGTACAGCGCCTCTTACGCGTGTTGAAGTCCACAGACACCTCGTACAACTCCTGGCCGCGAACCTTGGCGGTCAAGACGCCCTCGCTCAATTCGAGGTCTTCGACCTTGTGCGCCTTGTAGTAGCGCGTCGCGCGCTGTTGGACGTTCGAGGAGGCAGCTTTGTAGAGTTTCGTGGCGAGTTCTTGCGTGGTCTGAAAATCCGTCATGGTCTTATCCTCGTATCAAAGCGTGAGTGGAAAGCTCGGGCGGAGCGCCGCCGTTCAGGCGAAGCGCTGGTTGGTGTGGGCGTTCTTCTGAGCCGCGCGGAACGCCTCTTCCGAGGCGAAGACCTGGACAGGCTCTTCCATGAGAGCGTGACCGTAGCGGACCATCTCTGCGGAGAGCGTCACGCCGAAGAGGACGTGAGTCGCGGTGCGGGGGGCGTCCGCCACGTACTGGCGACATTTGGAGCACTTGACCGCGCTCTGCGCGGTGCGGTGAAGTTCGCCGCAGGCGCATTCCCACGAGTAGCGGCCCTTGTTGGAGGAGAAGTAGTAGTTGACTTTGGTGCAATCGGTAGCGGTAGCGGTAAGGTTCGTCATGATGTCCCTCATATTGTTTCGTGCCGGGTTGTTGTCGTCTCTCGTTCCGTACACTTACCGATACCACAAGGTATGAGGGGCGTAAAAACTTTCTTCAAGATTTCTCTCCCGACAGCGCGCTTCTCCAGGCTCTATGCGCCCTATCGCCTACCTGGTTTTTCCGTGATCTCACGTGATCCAGGCGTCTTTGGTAGTACAAAGTCCAGATGTACACATGCTGTGAAGGGTCTTTGTGGTAGTCATCCATCACCTTGATATGCCCGGACCTCTTGAACCAGGAGAGTGTCTTGCGCAAGGTATGCCCGCTCCACTCGAACCCTCCAGATGCCAGCTCGTCCAGATCACGCACGAGCTGATATACATCCGCGTAACGAAAGGGTGTATCCCTGATCAGCGTATCTCGTATCCAGAAGAGCACCTGGTGAGAGTTCACGAACCGCTCGGGCGCGAGCGCGAGTGCTTCCTCAAGAGTGATGTATGTGTCAAAAGAAGAGTCGTTCTGTTCCAGGTTGTGCATCGTCTACCCTCCGATATTGTGCTTATAGGTACCGTCTTTGAACATGGGTTATAGAAACAAAAACCCCACGAGACTCACGATGCACGAATGGCACAGCAGATATGGCGGTAGGGAGTGGCGCATCACCGATACGGGAATCGAAACCCGTGATCGGGGATACTTCCGCACCAAGGGTACACCTACCACGGTCATGACACTGTGGGAGGACTTTGGCGAGGACATCCAATATGCCTGTGCCGAACTGAACGTCCCTGCGGACGTGATCGTCGCGATGATCCCGATCGAAGCCAGGCGCCTCTCGAACGGACATTACGACCCCCAATCGGTGCGCGAAGAGCCAGGTTATATCTCGGACGAGCAGACCCCACATCGTGTATCTCCTGGATTGATGCAAACGTTGATCTCCACCGCACGAAGCATGGCGAGGAAATACTACCTGCTCGATCCCGGCATGGTCAACCGCGCGCTCCTGTTCGATTCTTTCTACTCGATCCTGTTGGGTGCTGCATACATGGCGCACCAGACCGAACGGTATGGGCGTGATCCCGTGTTGATTTGTTCGGCATACAACGCAGGTTCAGTACGGAAGACGGACAACAACCCATGGCGCCTGATCGCGTATGGCGCCACACGCATCGACCGCTATTGTGCCTGGTTCAATGACTTCATCTACGCGATTGATCACGGACACATCGAACTCGACGCACGTATCCCTCTGACCCGCGATTGGCTCCCCGCCGATTGAACCTACACACCCTGGAGCTTACCCATGAGCAACCGCCTCGCAAGTTACCTGCGCAGCGCTCAACGCAGCATTTACGCATCCGCAACCCCCCTGGAGTTTCGTGCGATTGTTGCGATGGCGCGTATCTTCCATGACACCGCGCACATCGAACGTCGCGCCTCGCGCAACATTCGCGCCTATTCAGCGCGTGATCTGACTCAAGCCATCAACTCGCTGATTCAGCGAGAAGGCATTGACCGCCGCCTCCAGGCGGATGGGCTCCCTCCCGTACCCAAGGTCGATTGGGGGAAGGTGATCGTGCGTAACTCGCGCAAGTACGTCCCCAAATCCATGGATCAGGAAGACTTCGTTGCTGAACTGTTTACCGACATGCTCGCAGGCAAGCGCGTGAACACCATCCGTGAAACGGGGGACTGGCGCAACAATATCCTGGGAGAGATCGAAGCGTGGGCGCGCGAAGGTTATGACAAGGCGCGTATGGAAGCCACGCTCGGAAAGTTCACGCAAAACAAAGCATACAACATGCTTCGTACCGAGATGGTGCGCGTGAACCCGGACAGTGGTTTCGATAGCGGCGACGCAGACCCCGAAGCCGCAGGCAAAGGGCGCCTCTTCGAGAGCCTCTTCACGCTCGACGGGATCACGAAGGACATGATGGGCAACTGGATGAGCATGTCTCGCCGCAACCCAGTCTTGACTGACCTTGTGCGTCGTATCCAAGACAAGTTGCAGAAGCGTGATGACGACTACGCACACATCTTCGACGCCTACATGCAAGATCCCGCTGCTACCGCCAATGAACTGCTCGAAGTGACGATCAACGCGATGGACCCCAAGACAGGCCAACGCGGACGCATGCCCCTGTGGCAAGCGCTCGGTTTCGATGAACCTCTCGACACCAACACGCGCAACTCCAACAAGGTGAAGTTTAACAACCGCCTCAAGAACCTGCGCAAGATCCTGGTCGGCATGTACCCCGAGATCGAATCGGTCCTCCAGGACCTCCAGATGCGCTGATCACAAACGTGGTTCGGCCCGAACCCGCCGCCTCGGTGTCCTGGCTCTCCCTCCAGGTCCCCAAGGTTGGCGGGTTTTTTGTTTTACGCTAGGTGCTCTTTATGGTAACACGTGTTGGTACGACATTGACGACACCAACCAACATGAGGTTACATCATGGGACGACGCATCAAGACCTCCACCGGGTCACGCATCCACTTCAAGAATGACCTGGCCGTCAACGGCAATACAGGCAAAACCTGTATCAGTGTGCTCGATGAGATAGATCGTGAAGACCTCCCCGCCTATCTCGAAAGCCACGGAGCGAACACCAACCTGTTCGCTCCTGACGTGTGGGAAGCCTTCTACGCGCTCGATGTCAAGCGCAAGGCTCCCCTCTCGCAAAAAGGCTATGCAAAGGTCGGAGACGTGCTCATTCCCGCAGAAAACGTCAACCGTGATGTTCTCCTGCGTCCCGCGCACGGCACACCAGGGTATTGCTTCCCCACACAAGGCAAGGCTGGCGCTGCTGCTATGCGTATCGCGCGTGGAATCAAGTACAAGATGCAACCCTTCATCTATGGCGCAGCGGGGACAGGCAAGACCACCGTGGTGCGCGAGATTGCACACCGGACCAACCGCGAGTTCCTGCACGTCGAAATGCGTGAAGACCTCGACCCTGCGACCTTCCTCGGACAGCGCGAGATTGTAATTGACCCCGAGACCAAGCAAAACATCACCACGTTCGTCCCTGGTAAGCTCCTCAAGGCGCTCGAAGGACACGTGGGGAAGGATGGTGTGCGTCGTGGCGTCGTTATCCTGGTCGATGACATTGACCGCGCGCCCTCGACGTACCACGAGCTGTTTCGACACGCGCTCGACCGTAACGCGCGCAAGGTTTACGTCCAGGAGCTTGGCGATGACATCACCATGCACCCGGATACGCTCATCGTGGCGACCGCAAACTCGCGCGGACGTGGCGATGATGCAGGCACGTATGATTCCGTGCAGATGATGGATGATGCTATCCTCGACCGCTTCAACGTGTTCATCGAATACCCCTACATGACTCCGAAGGAAGAGGAGAAGATCCTCCTGGACAAGTTCCCCGAACTCGCCAAGTTCTCGACAGAACCCTTCAAGCTGGTCATGAAAGTCTGCACGCAGCTTCGCGAAATGGCAGAGACCGAGCACCTCCCCATCAACTTCTCGCACCGACGCTGCGAAGACTGGTTGCGTGGCATCCACATCATGTGTCGCGAAGAGGGGCGATACCGCACAGAGCACCTGACCATCACCGCCGAAGACTGGATGGATCGCTACGCACCACACGAACGTGAAAGCATCCTGCGTCGCGTCATGGGCGTGACGCTCCCGAGCTGACCCCTGATAGCAAGTGGCAAGTAGCAAGTGAAAAGGTTTTGAGACTCTTCTCAAAACCTTTTCCTTTTACACTGTGTTTGTTTTGTGGTAACAAGGAATCTGACGACAGTACGACAGCTTGAAGAGCAAGAGACACGGAGATAAGCCATGGCACACAAGGAAGACGTGATTCAAGGGACGTGGATCGAGAGCGGGCACGGTGCCATCACGCGCATGCTACTCGATAAGGCGGACCATGACACGAAAATTATCAGCAAGGGTCGCAGGTACTACAACGCGAGCGACTTCCCCTTGCACACCTTCATGCAATACATCTTGAACTACCACACGAAGCTCGTTGCCCCGACCATGCAAGAGCTTGTGATGTACTGGCCAAACGCGAGCATCAACATCTCGAAGACCAAGACCATCGTCATCGGGATGACACCCCCAAGAGTCACGCGTGAGTACCTCGCTATCCTTGATGGAGGCATCATCCATGAGGCCCTGCACAGCCTCTACACGGTCCGTGGGGATTCTGTGGACATGACAAGGCTCAAAGCCATCCTCGACCAGTGCTGGACTCCCGGGTTGCGCTACAGCTACAAATACTCCCTGTTCGCCTCGCTCTGGAACATCTACGAAGATGCCATGATCGAACGTTACGGTATCCAGGAGTGGGCTGGCGCGCGCAAGCTCCTGTGCCGCACGCACGAAGACGTGTGGGAGTTGGAGCAACGTGACCAATTCCGAGAGATTGACCACATCACGTGCTACCTGCGTGACATCATCGAAGAATGGACAGACCGTGCTCCTCTCGATGAATACGACGAATACGCGAAGGCGTGGACCGACTACAACCTCGCACAAGAGATTGCAGACTCCGACAAGGCAAGGGACTCCTATGACACCCTGGCGCTCGCGCTCCGCACCCTGGGCAAGCTCCACAATGCTATCGAAGAGCAAAAAGAACAGCAGCAGCAGAAACAGCAAGGTTCTGGAAAGGGAGAAGCTCCCTCACAAGGGAAGAAAGGCGAGCACCGCCAGCAAGACAACCAGGACGCAAACGGTGACTCAAGCACCAAAAAGCCCGAGAAGGGCGAACAAGGGCAAGGGCAAGGGCAAAGTGACACCTCTGAGGATGTACAGGAAGCCTCTGAAGGCTCTCCAAGCGGTGGCGAGGGTCAGGATAAGGATGAAGACGCTACAGGCGATTCTGAGAGCCCACAGAAAGCCTCAGATGATTCGGAGGCTCCTGCCAAGAACCTGGATTTCACCTGGGGCATCTCGACCGCAAACTCCACGAAAGCCATGCAACCTTCGGATGCCCTGGTCAAGCGAGCCCAGGATGGTCTGGACAATAACCTAAAGCGTCCGCGCCCCTACACCACCTCGCGTGACCGTTTCCCTGTCCCGGCAAAGAAAGCAAACCTTATCCCCGATGTCCAAGCAGCCCAGGCGAAAATCAAGCCTTATGTGGCCGCTATCAAGTCACAACTCGCGCTGTTGCTGCGAGGACAACGCAAGACGCGCACGCTCCGTAACCTCAAGCGTGGTAGGAAAATATCGAATCGAACGCTGGTCAACGTGGCGACACAACGCATACCCAAACCTTTCGAGAAGAAAACGCACCGCCGCGCCGAAAACACCGCCGTCCAGATCGTCCTGGACCTCTCAGGCTCCATGTGTAGAGGCAACCCACACTTGCTGATGATGGCGTTCTCCGAGGTCCTCGGAGACCTCGGAGTCAAGTGGAGCGCCATCGGTTTCCAGGAAGGAACCTCGATGCAATACTACGCAGAAGAACAAGCGGCCCGAGAAGAAAACGCATACGACTCCAGCAAGGGTATCAGAGCAACGCAACAAGGACTGCGTGACCAGTTCACGCGCTTCGGGTCGGTGAGCTTTCCGGTCTTCCATGACTTCGACGAACCCAACGACCTGCTGACTCTGACAAAACTTATCCAGAGCAAACCAAATGGTGGGACACCTCTTATGGACGGCTTCTGGGAAGGCGCCAAGCGCCTCAAGACCCGTAAAGAAGAACGGAAGATGCTCATTGTCATCACGGATGGCAACCACAGCAAACAAACAAACCTCCATCCTCACCCCATCATGCGCAACATGTACGAGGACCTGACCCGAGAAGATATGGATGTGCTCTTCGTGGGCTTCCAGGGCACCGAGACCATCTGCCTGGACTTCCTGCCCAAGGAAGCCTACATCCGCGTCCACCGCCTGGAGCAGTTCGCCAAAGAGGTCAACGGTTGGATTCACCAACGCCTCAAGCAAAGGTTGTCTCGATGAGGATGGCTTTACACTCATGCTGCCTTGTGGTATAAAAGGCCAGGTACGCGAACGAACACACAAGACAAGGGAGACTCAACGATGAGAATGTACAAGAAGAACGCCTACCTCGAACCACAAGAGGTTGTGAGTTTGACCGGGCTCACGCATGAACAGCTCGCCAAGCTCACCAAGGATGGTGTTATCACGGCCCACGTCACCGTGGAGACTCAACCCGATGACCTTCGGTACCTGGCTCAAGATGCGGTGACGTTGTTCCAGGATTTGCAAGAGGGGAACGTTGCTTCCATCACCTCGACCCCTTCCATCCACAACGGAAGCGCCAGGAAGAGGTTGATTCGACAACTCACCCGCGTGGGAATCAGCTTGCTCCCTTCGGGCAGCCTCAAGCCCCCTAAGCCTGCACCGAAACCCAAAGCAACCCCTGCACCGAAACCCAAGGCTGTATCCAAACCCGTTGCAAAGCCCGAGCCCGAGCCCGAGCCCCTGGTGCCTGATACACTCCCCTTCGACTTCATGGTAGGAGACCCGAAGCCTGCAAGGGGGATGACTCCTCAAGACCTGAAGCTGGTCAAGGGTTGCTTCGGGTTTCTCGACGAGACCAACTCTGAATGCACCAAAACATGCATCTTCAAGGAAGCCTGCGGCGCAACAAGGTTCAAGGTCCTCCAAGCACTGGCCGCTCGAATCGACACCCCACAGGAACCTGACCTGTCCTTTGTCGAGCAGGATTACATCAACCTCCAAGACCAGCTCGCCTCCCTCTCATTCGAGTCCTGAACCCCCTTACAGGACAACCAAGATCCTCCCCTTTTTTCGGTATTCTACTTTTTTCTCTTGACAAGAGCTTGACTCCCTCTCTCGGGGGAGTCATACTCTTTTTCGTCGCGGGGTATGAACCGCGAGGACGGTGAAGGCTTGAAAAGGCACACCTCTCCACGTTCTCACAAAAGAACGTGGAGGTCTTTTCAGGAGCATTGAGAGAAGCCGTGCGAGGGGTTGCTGTCTCCCCTCTTTAAACAAAAAAGCTCGATACGAGGAACCGAGTCTCTCAAGAGGTATAGCACCTCGATCCTTATCGGTAACTCCCCCTGGTCACGTGTGCGTTCTCTCTCCTGCATCCTGGAGCACTCCAAGAGCAAGAGAGATCACTTATGGACCGAGACTTCCCTTCTCGTATAACGGCTGTGGAGGTTGAGGAGACGTTGGACAGGGCAAGGAACTTTTGAGGCATCCTTTCGAGGAACCTTTCAAGAGAGAGATCATGAGGTTGATCTTGGCATCATGCAGACACAGGATGCCTTTCTTGTCGCTGAGAACGCTACATCTGAGAGACTTATGGACGTGTTGAGGGATCTGGGAAGACAGCCCTCAAGGACGAGACGGTGTTCACAGAGTAACCAGGGCGGTCGGGAGACCACATAGAACACAGAAGATCTGACGTAAGAGAACTGGAAGATTTAGAAGGCCCCTGGAAGGCACGTAGAAGGCAAGGAAGATAAAATGCGACTCGATACCCACATCAAACCCCTCAAGAGGCTCTCCGTCGCTCCTGTGACGTTTGAGAGCCTTTCTGTGAAGGGCTCGGGTATCCAATCACACCTCCCTACCCCCTCCAACACCTTTCAAGCCTCTTCCCTCTCTCTTCCCGATTCTGATCTTCAAGAACAGAGCTTCAGTCAAAGAGTCTTTACTCAAAGACTCTTTCTTGAACTTCTTGTTCTTCTCTCTTCTACAGAGAGAGAAGAGTATATGTTCTATGACGGAACTTACCCCAGTAAGTTCCTTGATCTTCTTTCCTCGTATGATCGAGAAAAGAAAAACCATAGTAAAAACAGAAGCAGTAGCAGCAGTAGCAAATGCAGTAGCAGCAGATGCAGTAGCATCAGCAGCAGAAGCATCAGCTTTGGCAGCTTTAGCTCGGGTTTAAAGCGGAGGATCTGAAAGCCTCCCCCCACACGGGAACTGGTCTCCGTAAGTCACCAGAGGGTTTAAAGGTGCCCCTTCAAGCACGCATAGGGAGATATACGCGCTCACGCGCGTATAAGGAGCTTGATGGGCTTTATCTGGGGGTGATCCTTGAAGGGGTGATCCAAGAGGAGTTCAGGTAGACCAGTAAGGGGGATGAGAGAGCTTGAGGGCTCGTGATCACGTCAGGGAACTGGAAACAGGGAACTGGAAACAGGGAACTGAGAGTATGTGAGCGAGCTTGATCGGGTTCATTGTTCGGGAAGAGGTTCGAGAGGACTCTCTTCTCTTGAACGGGTTGTGTCTGTAGGGGTCATCCGGGAAAAAGGATGACCTGGGATAGGACTCGGAACGTGATCTGGAATCTTGACCGAAAGCTCTCTATACCGCGTCCATTTTGAAAAGAGATGGAGGTTGGAACGGAAGGGTTGCATCCAATATCGAACACTCCCCCGTTCTTTTGCGTAAGGATAGGGTACATGGGGAAGCTACCGGCTTTCTTGTGTGGTATTCTGGAGTTATGGAAGCAAAAGAACAGGAGAGACATCATGTTGTATGAAGAACCCAAGCCGACCCCGATCAAGCCCCTCTTGACCGATATGGTCAAGTCCCTGGTGGAGTACCCTGAATACGTGGATATTCACGTGATCAAGAAAGGGCGTTCTGTGGTGTACTCGATTGACGTGGTTCCCGATGATCGGGGAAAGATCATCGGACGCAAGGGTTGCATCCTTGAGAGCATGCAGACCCTTTTCTATGCGCTTGGATGCAAGCAGGGAAAGAACGTCCAGCTTGTCATCCACGAATAATCCTTGAACAGCCTGACCTTGAACAGAGAGGCGTGCCATGCAGCGTGACGACTTGAACCCTAATGATCCCGTATTCTCCCGTCGATTCCAGGTGAACGGCCTCCCTGACGGGGCGCTGGACCTGCAACGAATCAACCGTCTTGTGATGGAACGTGTCGGTTCACGTTTCAATCCTCTGGCTTATGCGAAGCTGGAGCCTCACAACATCTTGAGGATGTACATCGCGGCTTGGGTCCTGGCGGCCAATGTGGATGACGGGGAGTTGGAGGAAGCGTTGGACCATGGCAACGGTGGTTTCGTGGATGTGTGGTCAGAGCACATGTTTTGTGGAGCGGTGAGAGAAGCGCGCAGTCGTTTCAAGGCTCCAGAAACGTCTCACGACATGATCACGATGGTCTTGAGGGTGATCTCGAATCACAACTTCCACGAAGCCTATTCGTATGTCCTTCTGCTTCTGACGTTGCCCTCGGATTACAAGGACTACAGCGAGCAGCTCAAGCGCATGAGTAAGACGCGCAAGACCTCTGTGAAGAGGGACGCGATTCGAGACGATTCCTATGTGTGGCGGCCAAGGATGAAGATCTTCAAGGAGCACGCCGAACAGACCATGCGTCGTCTCTTGCAATGCTTGAGCAACGATTTGACAGCGGCTCAGATGGATCTTTTTTCCTTCCAACATGTGGAGTCGAGCTTCCGTGGGTACCTCGATGTGGAAACGATCGACCGCGTGAAGAGTTATATCATGGCCTTGCGTGATCCCGTGTTTTCTGCCTTGATCGACTCTTCGGTTAGTCAGAGGACGGTGCGTCCTGCGGTATCTCGCTACTCTGTGGAGGAATCCGCAGGGCAAGGGTTGTTGCAGGCAATGACACCTGGAGATAGCATCGAAGAGAGCGACAAGGAAGAGATGTACCGTCAGGTGCTCACGCGCCTCGGGTATGAGGACATCGAACGCGCGCTCGATCTCTTGCAGGGGAACTACAGCGAGTACGTGACCGAGAATAACCAGGTCTCGTACTCTTATGAGGATCATGCAAAAGCGAACCCGGACATGAGCCCTCAAGAGCTGCGTCAAACCTTCATTGGTCGAGACCCCTCTTCTGACTTGAGGGAAGAGGGTGCACAGATTCGTCGCCATCTCTTGGAAGCAGCGACCGATGAGGAGCTGCGTATCCTGACCTACATCAAGCCCCTGGAGCAATGCGAGCCCGAAGGTGATCTCCTGGATTACGAGTCGCTTGCGGATGCTGCGGATCGAGAGGAAGAGGGCCTGGAGGATGAGATTGATCTCGATAATCCGGGCACCGAGAGCATCGACACCTTGTTTAACCTCGCTGACCAGGACATCGAGGACCTTGAGGGCTTGTGGGAGACCTCGCCTGTGTCGTCTGTGAGGGAAGACCGCGCACGCTCCGAAGAGGCAGAGGAGACAGAGACTCTTCCCGGTGAGATTATCCAAGAGCTGGAGGAACGGCTCGGGGTGGCTCGACCTGAAGGGTCGGAAGAAGTGGATGCGGATGAAATTGACCAAGAGATGCAGGTAGCTGTCGCGATGCTTGAGGAGATGGAAAACGAGGAACAGATGCTCGCGCAGGATCGCGTTTCAGTGCAGGCCCCTGACGGCAACACGCTGAGTTCGGTCGCAGTCGATTTGGGTATCGATGACTCCGAGGATGTGAGCAGCGAGGAAGAATGAGAGTTTGGTCTTGGGAGTTATGGAGGTAAATATGAGCGAGCATCTCGACGCGATGTTTTATGCGGTCCTGGCGGATGAGAAGACAGCCCAACCACGGGGTCAACTCAAGGAGTTTGATTTCCGAGATCCTGGTGACCTCCTTGCGTGGTACATGAAGTCTCGTCACGAGACTGCGAGGCGCGCCAAGAGGGTCCCCGAGTATCCTACCTACCCTCGATCGGCCTCTGGTACGGTCGGAGACCTGTACAGGTTCGAGCTTGTGGTTGGTGAGTATTTTGTACTGCATCATCTAGCCATGAGGCGTTGCGTCTTGCGTTTCGAGTATGATGTTCAACGCGTATCAGACCTCCACACATGGTTCAAAGCTGATTCGAGGTATGTGGAGACGTTCTTTCCTACTCTCGATCACAAAGACATGACGATGTACTTGCGCATGACCTCCTCTCAGCAGTACATCTTCACGCCAAAAGATACCCCGGGTGATCCGCGCGAACTTGAGTTGTGCGGCACGGTGACTTCGCGAGTCCAGGATGACCTTATGGACGTGTTGCGTTCCTGGGTCGTGGTGTCCGAGCTGACTGCTGAGTTGCGAGAGGAGACGTGATGCTTTCTGTACAGATGTTCTGTCCACAGGCATGGGACGGCCCTCTACGTGTGGGCCTCAAGGTGCTCCCGCGTAAGGATGAGACTTTATGGCTCGATTTCGTGGAACCGAGCAAGGGTGCGATACGAGGTGCGTTCCTGGTGCAAGATACGGTGCATGTCTTCACCTCGAACAAGGGTCACCAGGCGTGGTTGATTTTGAAGCCTACGGATAACGTGGTGCTACCGGGAGGCGATTAATCCTTTGGTAGCCTGGTGCTGTGGAGATTCTATGAGAGGCTCGAATGTCTGATGAGAAGCACTACAAGATCACGGTCGTGTGTAACGAGGCTGCAAGGGATGACCTTGAGCCGTTGCTTCGTGCGCTCGAATGGTGCGGGCACGTGGGTTGCACACGTGATTTCTCGATCAATAACCTGGGTGAGGACATCCCCCAGGATTTCACCTTTGACGGTGATGGGCCTTCACAGATCTTTTCCATAGACTATACATCCATCAAGGCCGCACGAGCACCCGAGACGACCATGAAGCCTCTTGATATGTCGAGCATTCGCCAGCTCGAAGCAGAACTCAAGCACCTCGCCCCGCTCCTCCCTTCCCTGGAAGGGGATCTCCTGAACGCGGCGCGTGTCGCTTCTCTTGTTACTCAAGGGGATACGCGTGTAGCGTCGCGGAACAAACAGGCGAGCGAATCCCTGTTCGAGACCTTGACGGACTACTGCTCGTCGCTCGCGCGCATCTCACAGAAGATCTTGAGGAAGGTCCCCGAGTTGACCGCGCACAAAGTTAGTGACGCGAATCACTGGGCAGAGACCACGCGCAAGTCAGACCGTACACGGTATCGTTTGCAATACGGTATCGACGCTTGTGATTTGGATTCAGTGATGGTGGTCGTGACGATCTCGACTCCTGGAGGTGAAGTCCTGGAGCGCCTCGAATATGATGGCGCTATGGATAGTGCGGAGATTGCCGAGCAAGCCTGCGATGCGTTTCTCGCGAAGATGGTACAGTAACCCAAACAAAGGAAGATCCAAGATGTCTGATTCAAAGCCTACAGAGAAGCACCCCGAAGTGAACATGGCTTGCCGTCGTGGCAGTGACCTTCGCACGAGCGGTCAGTGCGACAGCGTTCGAGCAATCATCATGAGCGCGCCCAACACGCAGGGTGTTCGCCAGTATCGTTGCGTGAAGTGCAACTATACCTGGGCAGTCTCGACGGGTGGTGCTTGTAATTTCTGAGCTGGCGCTCTCTTCATGAGAAAGACCCCTCGATGCTTTTCCCAGGCATCGAGGGGTCTTTCTTTTCGCCTTGACAGAATGCCGTGATCTGGGGCACAGTGAGTGCTGTACCATGGCGATCACGAATACGGTTTACCTCTCATGACGACTCCACACCAAAGCCATGCCAGGCTACGCAGCCAGATGTTGCGTATGCTCGCGAATCCCCCGAAAGCCTTGCTTCTGGAAGGTCCTGGTGGGGTAGGTAAGCGCGAGCTTGGTGAATGGTGGGTGTCTCATTTGATGAGCACGTCCAAGGGTGCTTCTACCAGTGTAGAAGCCTCGCAGATTCAAACGCGCATCGAAGTAGGGAATCAACTCGACTATCATGTCCTGGCTTCCCCAGCTATCGGAGATGTCCGTGCTGTGCTCGCAGAAGCCTACCGCGCGCCGCTCAAGGCCCCCTATCGCGTGTTGATGCTGCCTCATGTCGAGGAGCTTTCCGAGCAAGGCGCTGATGCTTTGCTCAAGACTCTCGAAGAGCCTCCTCCTTGCGCACGTTTTGTGCTGACCCTCGATGAAGGGTGTAACATGGGTTTGCCTCAGACAGTACGCTCGCGTTGTCACACCTTGTACGTGGGTCGCCTCGAAGATGCAGTTATGCGTGAGTTGATTCCCGTTATTGTCGAAGAGGAGTTTGGCCAGCGTCCTCCTGAGAGCGCGGTCGAAACGCTCGTGTACTTTGCTCGCGGTTTACCTACCCAGGTCGTGTTTCATGTCAAGCATGGCAATCGTCTTCGCGGTGATCTTCTGGAGATGTTGTCTCGGATGCCTCGTGTCCCTGATTGGAATCTGGTGATGTGGGTCATGAACGCGCTCGCCAAGGAAGTCACACCGACGCAGTTGATTGATCTCCTGGAGGAAACACTGTGTGAACTTGTGGCGGCTGCATCGGGGGTAGAACGCGCTCAGGAGATGCTGGGAGCGGTCGGGATGCAAGCGGTCGCTGCTCTGGGGTCTCGTGTCTTCGATATTGCTTCTAAGTCTCGTGTATTGTCCGAGCGCGCGCACCTGTCGCTCGCACACGAGCATCATGTGGTAAGTGAATTGTTGAAGATCAAGGAGAGGTGTCGATGACCGTGGCTTGGAAACATTGCCCGGCCATCGTGCGTCTCGATGGTTTTGACTTCGATGTCAAGGCGGAGGTCGATCGAGCGGAGCGCTTTCTCCCTGATCACACACGGCTTGACTTCACGCCCACACAGGCGGCGGAAATCCAGGGAGCCTTATTCGCGGTCCCCTTGTTCTCGCCTCCAAGGCTTATCGTGCTCTGGGAGGCGAACAAGCTCCAGGGCGCTTACCAAACGATGTTGCAGAAGTATTGTGAGAAAGGCGGCTTGACGGATACGGTCCTCGTGTTGGTCTCTTCTGGTCGTGTGGCGTCCTGGTATCGAGGTCTTCAGTTCAATGAGCAGGAGACCTTCCCGGCGCCCAAACCATGGGAGATCTCGGATTGGGTCGTGCTTTGGGCCAGGAATCAGGGGTATGACCTCGCGATACACCTGGCGCAAGCGTTGGTCCAGAACGTGGGGGAGGACCCCTATGCCTTGACGAGTGAATTGACCAAGGCGTTTGTTCTGATGGATAAACGCAAGGTTATCGAGGCGTCAGACTTGACGCGCTTGTTGGTGCAGCATGAAAGTTTGAAGCCCTGGCTGATTGTAGATGCCTGGGCAGCGCGCAAGAGCGTTCAAGCGGATCGCATGCTCACCTTGTACTTGCATCAAACCAAAGATGCGTGGGCGTTGTTGCCCGTGATCACGCTATTGCTCAAGCGCTGTCAGCAGCTCTTGACATATGTCTCGGCGCACAAGGTCGGGATGAGCGATGGTGAGATCTCGAAGATGTTGGGAGTCAAGGGAAAGACCTGGGAGACGTTGACCTCGCAAGGAGCAGCTTGGGATGTCGTGAGCTTGCGTAAGGCTTACATCGAGCTGTGTGAGATCGAAGCGGCGGCCAAAACAGGAGGCCCCGCTGATCAGCGCCTTCACCTTTTCATGTACCAAGACCAAACCGAAACCCGAGGATAAGTGACGATGATTTTTTCCACCTCCCTTGCCCGCGAGAACTGGGCAACGAAATACCAGTATGATGGTGAAACGTCCCTGGAGACGTTCAAGCGTGTAGCGTTCGCGCTCGCGGAAGTCGAAGCGAAGTATGGTGCTTCTGATGAGCAGATCACGGAGTGGGGTGACCGCTTCTTGAAAGTCCTGGTGCAGTTCGAGCGCCTGGCGGATGGTGTCGATGCGCTCCAGCAGATGGAGATGTACCGGGCAAATGATGGCGTACCCGAGGATTGGTATCTCGATCCCCAAGGCGTGCTGTGGCGTGCTATCGGTTTGAAGGCTACGACCGGGGGTCGGATCACGGCGAATGCAGGAACGGCGTTCAAGGGCGCGACTCTTCTCAACTGTTTCATCCAGGGGGGTGTCAAGGGTGCGGAGGTCTCCTACACAAAGCGCACTCCTGATGGTTTGCACGAGATCCCAGTGACACTTTCTGGGGCTTCGGATACTGCGGATGACTTGCTCAACATCATGGTGGGCTTGGCGGCGCAGGCGAAGACGCTCGCGAACGAGGGCGGGTATGGGGTCAACTTCGACTTCATCCGTCCGCGTGGTTCTCTCATCAAGGGAACGGGTGTGCGTCACCCCGGCGTGATCGCGTACATGGAAGTCTGGGATAAGGTCGCGGACATGATCGTGCGTGGCGACACGGATGGTTATGTGGATACGATCACCAACCATCTCCCGCAAAGCGAGCGCATGTTCGATGAGCTGGAGAAGGCGATGCCTCGCAAGGGCGCGCAGATGGGTTGCTTGAGCGTGTGGCACCCGGACATCGAGGAGTTCGTCCGCGCCAAGCAGACCAAGGGTCGCCTGACGAAGTTCAACATGAGCGTGGTTGTGGATGACGCGTTTATGGAAGCGGTGATCGCAGATGAAATGTACGATTTGCATTTCGAGGGCGTGACCTACAAGCGCGTGGTCGCGCGTGACCTCTACGAGTTGATCATGTCCTCGACGTACACGCGCAATGAGCCGGGGGTTCTCTTTGAAGGGAACATGAATCGTGCGAATCCGATCGTGTATATGGGGCGCAACAACGCGACCAACCCCTGCGGTGAGATTGGTGGAAACCCTTACACGACCACCGTGTGCTTGTTGGGGTCGCTCAATCTCCCGAGGTACGTGCGAGCTGATCGCACCTTCGATTGGGATCTCTATGCGCAGGACATCCAAACGTTCGCGCGCATGCTCGAAAACGTCAACGACATTGGAAACGTTCCTCTGCCTGAGTACCAGTGGGCGCTCGAAAACGTGCGTCAGTACGGCATGGGTGTCAATGGGCTGGGATCTGCGCACTATATGCTCGGTCTCACTTACGGCAGTGAAGATTCTCTCGCTTTTGTCAAGCGCATCAATCGTCTCAAGGAGAATCTCACCTGGAAGTCCTCTGCGTTGCTTGCGCAAGAGCGTGGCCCTGCGCCCGCGTTTGATCGTGAAGCGTTTTTCCAGACGCCCTGGTATACCGAGTTTGCAGATCTTGATGCGGATGTTCGTGCGCTTATGGAGCAGCATGGCGTGCGCAACCTCAAGACCACCACGAACCCGCCGCTCGGAAACTCCAGCGTGATCTGTGATATGGTGAGCAATGGGATCGAGCCTGTTTTCTCGCATGGCTATGAGCGCACGGTGATCACGGACAAGTGGCCCGAAGGTTTGAACCAGGATAACGTCAAGAGCTACCTCGATGAGATCGAGGTAGGGGATGCGACTGCGTGGCGTGGTGAATACAAGGGTCGCACGTGGTACTACGAGCCACACAACAGGGGCCTTTGTTTTATCGAGCCTGTGCGTGATTATGGCTACGGTTGGGTATTGGAGCACTACCCCGAGGACATTCAAAATGAAGCGCCCTACCTCGTGACGGCGCAGGATCTTCCTGTCCAGACGCACGTGGATGTTCAGGCGGTGGTACAGGAGCACCTTAACCAGTCGGTGTCGAAGACCGCGAACTTGCCCAACGATTATCCTTACGAGGATTTCAAAGGTCTCTACCTCAATGCTTGGCAGCGTGGTCTCAACGGGTTTACCACGTATCGTGCGGGGACGATGGAAGCGGTGCTTGCGGTCGAGTCTTCTGCGACGGTGGGAGAGGAGGATGCGTTTATTCCGACGTATGGTGACCTGGCGGCTTCATTGATTCATGCCGGGTGCACGCCAGAGACCGCAGCTATCACGGAAGAGGGCGTGATCATTCGCGAGGTCAAGCTCCCTGACGCCTTTAACAATGGCCCGACGCACCAGGTCAAGCGCGAGGGCTCGAAGTTCTACTTCCACCTGAGCTACCTTCCGTGTGATTCGATCAACCCCATCGCGTTCTGGATTCACTCGAACGATTACTCCAAGGGGGAGTACGTCACGATGAATCGCGCGTTTCGTGAAGTGACGAAGCTCTTGTTGCGCCAGGGCGTGGATCACGACCTCGTGCTTTCGCAAGTAGAGAAGATTCATGCGGATGCGTATCACGTGAAGCTCGGGAAGATCATCTCTATGGCCTTGCGTCATGCAATCGGGATGCCTCAGATTGTGGCAGCGATCACGGACATCGACGGGGATTACATCTCGACCACCCTCACGGCAGTGCGCAAGTTCCTCTCCGAGCATATCGAGGACGGCGCCAAGGCTGTTGGCGCGTCCTGCCCATCGTGCGCCTCGACCAACGTCGTGTATCAGTCGGGGTGCTCGACGTGTCTCGATTGTGGGCATAGCGGTTGCGGCTGATTCCGCTCTATAATCCCTTTATCTGAGTGGGTTGTTGTGGCGCTATGCCATGGCAACCCTCTTTTCTTTGGATGTGAACATGGTGATACGTGAAGCATTGATGGCCGCGAGCCTGGTCATTTGGACTGGCGCTTGTATGACCTCTGCACATACTCAGAAATGTCCACATCGCTATACGCATTCGTGTGACATCTGGTATCAGACAGAGGGTCGTGTCTCTTGTGAGAAAGACCCCAAGTCGCAGGAGTGTCGTCATTACAAGAGCGTCATCAAGGCGCGGGAAGAGGCTGCCCACCAGGGGCAGTGTTACGGTCATGAGACCTGCTTGCGCGGGTCCGAGTAAGGGAGTGTCGTATGAATGTGGAAGATCTGTCTGTGCTCAAGGAAGGGGTCCTGCGTCGTAACCGCAAGGGACGTTGGTTTCTGGAGATCGAAGGCAAGTCGGTCCCTCTCGATGAGCTGTTGCAGCCTTACAAGAACAAGCACGTTCGCTTGACCTGTGTCGATTTGGAACAGGCGGCGCATTATCTCCGCGAATTGGAGCATCAAAAGACATGACAGACCTTAAACAGCAACTCATTCGTCTCGGTAACGTCACACCGGAGCTTCGACCTCATCTCGGTCGAGTGCTGCGCAAGATGGCGGTGCGTATGTCGCGTGACATGGAACGTCTTGATGCAGCCATGACAGACATCGAGAAGTGGCTCAATCGCTTGTTGCCGCATCGCGTGCAGGTCACGCGCACGGGCTTTATGGATGAGCCGGGTATGCCGCTCGAATGGATGGGCAACCTGGTGACCAAGGATGGGGATGGGAACCGCGTGATGATGTCCTTGAGCATCGCAGGGCATCTCGATCGTGGCTGGGAGTTGTACATGACTCCCGGGCGTCAACGCCCGATCAAGGTCAAGCTCAGGAATCTCTCGACAGTATGGGAGACTGTCTCTCAGACGCTTCATGCCGAGTATGACTTTACGCATCCGGCGCAACGCCCGAGCAAGCCCGCGCCAAAACCTGCGCCGAAGCCTACCCCGAAGCCTACCCCTACTCCAAAGCCCGCGCCAAAGCCCGAGCTTACTGTGGATGTTTACGCAGAGGTCGAGGCGATCTTGCGCAAGATCTCCCGAGGTCGTGAGTATAGCCGCGACAACACGGTGCAGATCAACCGTGAGGATGGGAACGTGATCTTCGATTTCCGTCAAGAGAGTCACGAGAGTCGTCCTGACAATGATGATAACTGGGATGATGACTTCGAGGACGATGACTTCGGCGGGTATGACGATTACGAAGATCCTTATGCGGGTCTTCGGGAAGAGATCAAGCATGCGTTGCGCCCCTACGCCAAGTACATCAAGAGCATCTTCGTCGATGGTGGGGATTACGGATGGATTGAGGGTGTCGTCAACTTCAAGCGTAACATGGTTTCTCGCGTCGCCAACAGTGCGACCTACCAACGTGTCCTCAAGGACCTTGTGGAAGACACGACGGGCTTTATCAATGACTTCGTGCAGGACTCGGAAGGCTTGTACTCGCGTATCCAGGCGGGGTATGTCGATGAAGCCATGGGAGCGCTTGACAAGATCTTTGGCCGCTTGAGCCGGTCAGATGAACTCGTCTCTTCGGTGCGTCGTGATTTCCTTCGTGCGATGCTCGCTATTCAGGCGGTGTACAGCGATTTCGAGGATATGCGTATCTCTTTCGATGTTGCGGTGCGTAAGCTCCGCACGGAGGCTCGCGAGCTTCAGAAGATGCTGTCTCGCGTGCTCGAACTGGCTCGTGATCCTGATTACAGGCGTTGATTTTACTGGACGTCTTCGTTCCAGTATATTACACTCTCCTGGGTTACCCAAAGGAGAGAAACATGAGCATTCACACTGGAAACCCTCGGGCCTTATCTCCCGAGGGTTTTTTATCTTGGGCAGACCAGGCGGTGAAGACCCTCGAAGGACATGGATACCGTCTACCTGAATACACATCTCCCTTGTGTTGGGAGGAAGCCCCGAGGGGTCTTCTCCTGTGTCTAACCTATGAGGAAGGTTCGCTCAAGAGAGCGCAGCTCCAGATCAGGTGGGTAGACCAGGAAGATCGTAAGCCCTCCAGTGAGGCCGCTTATCATGATGTGTTACCGAACGCAGTGTTGGTGCGCGGCGTGGTTCGGGAGCTGGAGACAGTCGCGGAGATGTTTACGGGCACGGTAGAAGGTAGCGTGCAGCTCTCGAAGCACACGTTTTGGAAGCACATGAGGCCGGGTGAGACTGCATTGGAAGCGGCCAGACGTCTGTTGCTCCTCGAAGAGCGCGCATCGGCTGCCTCCTGTCGAGACCTTATCTTTGTGGCGCAACAAAGCAGCTTCGAGGCGGATAGTCGCTATGAGATGCTGTGGTGGTTGAAGTCTGCGGGCCTGGGTGTCCCTGCTTTCGGTGGGCCTCTATCTCCTCCCATGGTCGAGGAAGTCTGGTGTGCCTACAGGGATCAGCTTCATGGCTTGACCTTATATGAGGTCGAGGGATTGGTCGCCAGCTTTAATGACCGCGCGACGACAACAAGACTCGGGAAGTTTGCGCGAGTCTTGTTGGCTTGGGGTGCTGATGAACACGAAGAAAACGAATACGAAGAACAGGAGTAACGCATGGAACTGGCAGGGACCGTAGGCAAGCTGATCTATGTCGATCAGGATTCGGCCTTCTACATCTTCACGGTTGATGATGCATCTGACGGGCGCCCCAAGAAGGTCAAGGGGACGTTTGTGATGGATAAGCCTACGCCCGGGCAGTTCGTTCGGTTGGAAGGGCAATGGGAGCAGACGAAGTGGGGGCCGACATTCAACGCTACCGCTTTGTCTATCCCTGTGCCTGAGAGCGTCGAGGGTCTTGCTGAGTATCTCCAGGGGCACGTCAAGCATATTGGTCCAGTGCTCTCGCGTCGCCTGGTCGAAGCCTTTGGTGCTGATACGGTGTATGTGCTCGATCACGAGCCGGAGCGCCTGGAGACGGTCGAGCGCTTGAGCAAACGCGCACGCGAGGAGTTGATTCAGGCTTGGAATGAGCAACGAGAGTATCGCCAGATTGCGGTGGACTTGTTGCGCATCGGTCTCCCGAAGACGCTCGTAACAAAGGCGTATCAAACCTGGGGCGCCACGACCATGGATCGTCTTCGCGCCAATCCTTACGCTCTCATGGAACTCGATGGCGCGGGCTTTGTTCTTGCCGATCGCCTCGGGTTAGGGCTCGGGCTCGCTCCAGATGCTCATGCAAGGCTCGCGGGGATGATCGAATATGTGCTTGAGCGCGCGTCTCAATCAGAGGGGCATCTGTATTTGACCTTGCCTCAACTTCAGGAACAACTCGGGCGGTGCATTCACCAGGAAGGTCTCGATGGCTTCGGGCGCGCGCTCGAAATGAATGACCTCGCGATGGCTGTCGCGGATTTGCGTAATCGTGATCGCGTGGTGGTGGATGGGTCGAGGCTTTACCTGTCCCATGCTTATCACGCGGAGACGGTGGCGGCAGAGCGCCTCGCGACGTTGCTTGAAGCTCCCTCCCCCTTGTCTTCTGTGGATATGGAGGCGTTTCTCTCCGAGTACGAACGCGTCCAGGGCATTAGCTTGTCAGAACAACAACGGGAAGCGGTCGCGGCGGTCGCAGAGCATCCGGTGGTGTTGGTGACGGGCTTGCCTGGAACTGGCAAGTGTGTGGTGGGAGATACGCTTGTGTCAGGACCATGGGGCTTTGCTCGTATTGATAGCCTTGCGCCTGATCATTTACTGCCCCAGGAGACCTATGACCTCGATGTTGCTGTCGATACGTCGTGCGGCGTGCGTAAAGCTGCGTATATCTATAATGGGGGGGTCTCGGATACAATCAAGATCGAGACTTCGTGTGGCTTTGTCCTGGAGGGTACGCCTGAGCACCCGGTACGTGTTGTCGAGGAGGGTCAACACGCATGGCGTCGTTTGGACGAGTTGAGTCCCGAAGATGTTGTTGTATTGGTGCGTGGTTCTTCTTATAGCTTTGGAGACGATGCGACGGCATTGCTCGATTATCCTTCGCCAGATGTGACTGCTCGCGCGTCTGATATGGTTCGACCTACGCGTATGACGAAGCAACTCGCGCGCTTGCTTGGTTATGTGGTTTCTGAGGGCTATCTTTGTGAAGAACGCTCACTCTCCATTACGGCTCACGAAGAGCAGGTTTTGTCCTATGTGGAAGCCGCCATCGAAGAGGTCTTCGCTCTGCGCACGTCTCGGACCTTCGATAAGCGTTATGGTTGTGATGTGAGAGTGCGTGTGCATTCAGTGCGCTTGGATCATTGGTGCCACGCGCAAGGTGTCGCGCAAGTTCTTAGCGCGGAGCAGAGGGTTCCTGAGTGTATTCTTCGTTCGTCCAGGTCGAGTGTGTGTGCCTTTCTTTCTGCGCTTTTTGAGGGCGATGGTGCGGTGTCAGAAGATAGGTACACTATCGAGTACGGTTCGATGTCGGAAACCCTTGTGCGTCAGGTGCAGATGCTTCTCCTCTCCCTGGGCATCGTGGCGACGTGTCATCCCCGCTCGGGAGGCTCTTGGCGCTTGTTTATCTCGGGGGAGGATTATGATCGCTTTCGTGACGAGGTAGGTTTCCACTTCACGTCGTTACCTGAGCGTTCGTTGGACTCGAACACCAATATGCATCTTCTTTATGGCATCGCTCCTGTATTGAAGCGGTACATGCAAGCAGTGCGCCCTTCCAAGGGTAGAGATTACAATCTGTTCTACCGTAGTGCTACGGGCCGCCGTCAACCCTCTCGGGCCTTGTTGGATAGGTTGTTGTCGTTTGGCCATGAAGACTTGCCGGTTTATGCCGAGCTTCAGGCGTTCGCAGATCCGAAATTCTTCTACGATAAGGTGGCCTCATGTGAGCGCGGTCAAGGTCAGGTGTATGATTTTCATGTACCTGGCGATCATGAGTTTCTGTCGGGAGGTTTTATCAGTCACAACACTACAATTTCCAAGGCTATCGTCAAGCTATTCAAGGAGCAGAACTTGCGCGTGGAGCTGATGTCTCCTACGGGAATCGCGGCCAAACGCCTCTCCAGTGTGGTGGGGCACTCGGCTTCAACGATTCACCGTGCGCTGGGATACCGGGGTACGGAGTGGATGCATGGCCCGAACAATCCGCTACAAGCGGACGCGGTGCTCGTGGATGAGTTTTCGATGGTCGATCAGAGCTTGCTGTACCACTTACTCGGTTCGCTCAAAGAAGGCGCAGTGCTCGTGTGTGTCGGTGATCACGCGCAGCTCCCCAGTGTTGGCGCAGGGAACGTGTTGCATGATATGATTCGATCGCAGGTGATCCCCAGGGTGAATCTGACGCAGATCTTCCGCCAGGAGGAGGCGTCTGGGATTGTACTCGCCGCGCATAGCATCAACCAGGGCCAGGAGCCACGACGAGGCTACAAGGACTTTCAGTTCGTGTCTGTGGCGTCTGAGCGTAAGGTGGTCGAGCATATCAAGACCCTGGTGCAGCGTATCCAGGAGAAGGCGGACCGTGGCGTGACTTTTCAGGTCTTGTCTCCGAGATGGGCGGGTACTCTCGGTGTAACTTCGCTCAACGAGGAGATCCGCAACGTGCTCAATCCTGACAAGGGGCAGAAAGCTGTGTCGGTCGGGCGTGGGGTGTCGTGGCGTGTGGGGGATCGTGTGATCGTGATGGCGAACGATTACGATCTTGGTGTGTATAATGGCGAACAAGGCACTATCGTAGACATCGACACCTCGAACAAGGAGGTGAAGGTGCGCATCCGAGATCGCCACACGAAGGTGATTCCTATCGGATATAAAGAAACGCACAAGATGCTCAAGTTGGCTTTTTGCATAACAATTCACAAATGCGTATCTCCTGATACCTGGGTTGAAACGCCCCATGGCCTCATGCAGATTGCGGACATCCCGCGCGTAGGCATGATTGCGACGCCCGAAGGGGTGAAGGAGTATTGCAATAAGATTGAACTCCCCGAACGGGAAGGGTTTCGTGTGGTGTCCGAGGGGGGTTACCACGTTACAGTGACCCCCGAGCATGGCTTGGATGTATGGGACGGGACGGCTTACGCGAGAAAAGAAGCATCGGATATTCGTAAAGGTGATTTCTTGCGTTATCGCTTGGGGGAGGTTGTGTCTCCTCAGTATGAAGCGGGCCTGCCTGAGCCTGATGCGGGTGATGTGCGTGAGCGTGTGTATTCAACGCCTTCTCAGATGAGCAAGTCTTTCGGGGAGTTGTTGGGGCTTCTTGTCGCGGATGGTTGTGTGCATGATCGAGGTGTGCGCTTGGTCAAGCGGCATGATGATGTGGTCGAAAGGTCTTCGGAGTTGATGCGTGAGTTCTTCGGCGTCGATCCGGTCGAGATCGAGACTCATGGGACCAAGGGATGGGAGGTAAGCTCCACGTTTCTTTCGCGCTGGTTGCGGTCGTTGGGGGGTTTGGCGCCCCATAGCAAAGACATCCCGCCTTGCGTCCTTCAGTCTTCATTGCAGGTCCAACAAGCCTTTTTGCGAGGTTTGTTCGCGGATGCTTCTGTTCACCTCAAGGAAGGTGTGTTCGATCATATCTGTCTGACTCAGAAGAACGCTCGCATGTTGGATACAGTGCAGACGATGCTACTTCGGATGGGTATGGCGTCCTCGCGAAAAGATTATCCCGATCGCCTTCCCGCATTGTACCTCTATAGCGAGGCGTGTCAGCAGTTCGCGCAGCAGGTGTCTTTTCCCTCTGAGTTCAAACGAGCGCGCCTGGCTAATGTAGAATGGCCTGCAACGCGTCGGGTGGTGGTGCCAATCTCCGCAGATGAAGTGGAGTGGCTTTGGGCACATCACCGTTCGGCGTTCTCCTCTGCAAGCATGCGCGGGAATGGCAAGCAACGAGGATATTGGTCTCGTGGGGTGGTAGAGAATCTGGTCTCCGTCCTGGGAGACGAGGCACCTCCCTGGTTGATCGAGCGCCTTGCCTGGCTTCACGTTCGGGTGGAGGCTTTGGAGCCGGTCAGGTTTACTCCCATGTGTGTGGAGGTACCTGATGGTCATCGCTTCTTGCAGAACGGATGTTCGGGTTGGAACTCGCAAGGGTCTGAGTTCGACTACGTGATTTTGCCTTTCGTGCCTTCTTACGGTTTTCAACTTCAGCGCAACTTGTTCTACACGGCAATTACGCGCGCCAAGAGTAAGGTGATCATGTTGGGCGAGTGGGGCGCAGTGGAGCGCGCGGTCCACAACAACGAGGTGACACGTCGTAATACGCACTTCGACCAACGTGTGCGCGCTCTCCTGATGGATGAGGGTGATGATTAATGCGTTGATGCGTTGCCTCTATGGGACATTCACTTATGGAGGCGTCGATGTCATATCTTCATGCACAGATTGAACGAGCGCGGCAAGACCTGGCTACCCCGGAGGTTGCTGGTTTGCGCCTTCAGGGGTCCAGGCATCGCGTCGCTGCTTTGGCTCGAAAGCTCGCAGCACAGAACTGGTGTGATGAGACGGGGCTGTGTCAGCACAACCTTGGCCTTTCGCGTGATAAGATGCCGCAACTCGAAGCGGATCAAATCCCGGGTTTCCTCGGGACGTTGCTCGAAGAGGGTATTCGCGTGACCACAGGTGTGATGCCTGTTGGAAATCTTCGCGCGACGCAGGGTGAGTTGAATGCGGAGAAGGTCCAGGGGATGGTGGATAGCGCACGCAAAGGTGAGGGCGCTTTCCTTATCGAGACCCCTGTGATTGTCTCGGGTGAGAACTACATCCTCGATGGTCACCATCGTTGGGCGGCTTTGCTTACGATTAGCGAGCGTTGCCTGTTGCCTGTGTTCAAGGTGCGCTTGCCAATTCACGAGTTGCTCCGGCGAGCGTTGGATTATGATGGGTCCACCAGGAAGGACCTCGATGACCGGGCTGCGAGCGTGCGGTATGCGGTTCATCTGGCAAAATGGCACCGTCAGCTCGGTATTACTTGACTCTGTGATCTGGTTGGCTTACTCTCATGGTTACGCGGTCCTTCGCGGACCCCAACGATTACAGACGAAGAGGTGATGTATGAACGATTCCCGAATCGACGAGGTGTTTGCGCGCCTCGAAGATATGCGCATTGACCTGGACGAGGACCCCTTGTCCATGGGTCCGGCATGGCTCAACAACAAGGTGGGCCTGTGTCGCAACTACACCAACGAGGCGCAGAAGTACCAACGTGAATGCCAGCGCTACATTCGTCAGGTGTCAGCGCAACTGCGCGTTGCTCAAGCGGAGTACGATCTCAACCGTAATGACCTCCTCGCCAATGATGAAGACATCATCGCCATGCGTAACCTCTCTCGGGTGGACCGGGAAGCTGCCGCAGATTATCGCTTGCGTGAGGATCAGGCGGCCATTAACCTGCTCGATAACCAGCTTCAAGACGCCAAGGCGGTGTTGCTCGTCATTGATGACAAGTGTCGCGAGCTTCGCGAGGTCATGTCTGCCATTCGCTTGCAGCGTGACTTGATCAAGGCGGAGATCGAGACGGGCAACCAGTGGGGCGATGACATTTCGGATAAGCCTGTCAAGCACCACAAGGGGGATGATGTCTTCCCCGAGCCTGAATCGCTGGTAGAGGCGCTCTCTCAGGAGAACGCGAAGTCGGAAACACAGACGCCTTTCGAGGTGATCGAGGCGCAGAAGAAAGCGGCTCGCAAAAAAGAGGAAGATGACCTTGACCTCGCCGCACTTTTCCCCGAGTCTTCTAATGTCCCTTCTGGTCAAGCACCTGATCAAAGTGATCGTGATACGACCACTGGTGAGGTTGATTCTTCGCAAGATACGTTGACATTCCAGGGTGAGGATGATACAAGTGATGGTGGGATCGCTATGCGGTCACGTCGCACTCAAGTATCGACCGTACCCACCTCTTCGATTGAACCGAAGAGGGACGACCTTGACCCCGAGGAAGAACTGTTCCGAGCGAGTCAGATCACTGATATGGATTTTGCCCAGGTACTACGTGACTTGAGTTGAACCTGAAGTTACTTGTACCATCGAACCCGGTCTGTGGAAGAAACCCCAGATCACACTTTATGGTAACCTGCCCTCTACGGTATGTCAAGGTACTTTTTACGAGGTCCCTTTCAATACGGTATACCCTTCGGGGGTGCAGGTTATCCGCTAAGGAGACCCCATGAACTCTTACGAAAAAATGATCACGGAATTGCGAGCTGCTGAAGATGACATCATCAAAGGCTATGCAGGCAACAAGGCGGCGGCTGTTCGTGCGAGGAAAGCGCTTCAGGCATTGTCGAAAGACCACGCCAAGGCTATCCGCGCAGAGCTTCTGAGCGTCAGTAAGGGCGAGGCTGCCACGCAAGAGATCACCTCGCAGATGCCCACGCCCATGTCTTGTGAGGCATGCGAGGACGAGTGATCACAGCTCAAGATCACACTGTAAGGTTGTTCAGATCACATAAGGCTATAGCCCCTGGATCACAAGCAACCATGCAGGGATGAGCAGGTTTTGTAAGTCGAAGAAGTTAAATAAAAGTGTACCTCTACCACCGGAGGACCTCGGTGGCGTTTCGCCCCATCTCACGCATTAGGCGTATGGGGATCAACAAACTGTGAGCCGGACCGCATCCAGACGAGAGGTCCTTATGCCTCCAGCTCACCCACGTTCTCAAAAGGAGACGTACTATGTCAGATTTCATTGGATTTGGTCGCGGCGATAAGGAAGTCCTCAACAACGGACGCCTTGAGCGCTACAAGGGCAAGGAAAACCAGACGGACCGCATCGCGCTCATCTGGTTTTACAAGAACCCTGAGACCGGCGAGTACGAGTTGGGAGAAAATGCCACTCCCAAGTTCGCGAAGGTTCGTTGCCACTACGCCCCCGGGCTCGGGTACATCAAGCCCCAGGGTGAGTACACGACCCAGAAGTTCGGCGCTCCCAAGATTCGTCTCGGGACCTACGTGCTCAAGTACCGCACGGACCGCAGCGGGAAGCCCCAGCCTCCTCTCGAATACGAGATCATGGAGTGGCAGTTCGGTTCCTCGAAGTTCGAGGACCTCGCGGCCATCAACGAAGAGTTCCCTCTCACCATGCATGACCTGAAGGTGAACTGCAACGGCGAGCAGTATCAGAAGCTCACGTTCACTGCATGCTCGGGTGAAGCTCTGTGGCGTCGCGACCCTGACATGCGCGCAGCGGTCTTGAAGGCGGTCGCTGATCACGGTGACATCAACCTGGCTCGCGAAGTCTCGATCGACGAGATCAAGGCGGCCATGGGTCAGCCTGTCGAGGTTGTATCCTCGGATGATGATGACCTCGACTTTGACGGGCTCATGAGCACGTTGGGTTGATGAGACTCTGTGGTCTTTGATCACAACTCCGGGCGGTCGAGCCCGGCGCTGGCCTTGCAAGCGTTCTCTTGTGAGCCCAGCGCCGTATTCGACTACGGTTACGATAAGGTAGGGAGAATGGCATGCGTATTCTGGGTTTGGACCCGTCATTGACGGGATTTGGTTGGGTACTCCTCGATACGATCGAGGGTGATGGGGATCGCGCTACTCATTTGAAGCACGGTACCTTCAAGACCAACAAGCGAACCCCGATGCCATGGCGTTACAAGAGTCTGCGAGAAAGCCTCGCTGCGCTCATTCAAGCCGAACACCACGAGGGTACTGGGATAGACTTCGTGGGCATCGAACACCCTCCTTTCAGCGCCAGTTATTCGCTGGGCTTGTATGCTCTGTATATGGATATTTGGGAAGTCTTGCTGGATGCGAGGCTTCCTTTTGTGTTGTACCTGCCTTCCCAACTCAAAGCCTATGCCAGGCGCCGCCTGGGTGAGAAGGGGAAGATGTCCAAGCAAGACATGAAGGACCTCTTCCTGGAGATCTTCGATTACGAAGGCCGTTTCAACAACAATGTGGCTGATGCAGGCATCTGTGGCTTTATGGCCTCACGCTTCGCGCTACTTATCCGTGGGCACATCTCGGAGGACGATCTCCTGGATTACGAGCAGGACATGTACACCAAGAACACCGTGTCACGTAAGACGGGCAAGGAACGCTTCGAGGGGTACATCTTCAATGAAGGCGAAGACGGCAAGTACATTGATTATCCCTCTGCGCAGTATGATTCGCTCTACGAGAACGCTGACGAAAACAACGACGAAAACAACGAAGCCGACGAATCGGACGAACAGGAGCACTGAATGAGCAGCACGCTTGAAAAGGCACGCGCGGCCCTGAAGAAAAACAAGGCCGTCGATATGAAGAACAACCGCCATGTCCTGGACCCTACCAAGGCCCCGGTGCATGATTGTATCTCGACGGGTTCACCTATCCTCGATCACCTCATCGGGGGTAACCGCGTCAATGGAGGGGAGCGTCAGTGTCCTGGTATCCCCAAGGGTCGTATCATCGAGATTTATGGTCCGTACTCCTCGGGTAAGACCACGGTGGCCCTGGAAGTCGCGGTGCAGGCTCAGTTGGCGGGAGGCACGGTCTGCTTCCTCGACTATGAGAACGCGCTCGATTACGCTTACGCGCAGAACCTTGGGATCGACTACTCAGAGGATAAGTGGGACCTCTACATGCCCGCCACCTGGGAGGAGGGTGCTGAGATCATCTCCGCGCTCGCAGAAGCCGGGGTCGATTTGATCATCGTCGATTCGGTGAGCGCCATGGTCCCCGAGAACCTCCACGAGAGGCAGATGTCCGAGTCGGGACAGATTGGTCTGCTCGCGCGCTTGCAGTCCAACTTCTTGCGTCGTCTGGTGCCTGTGCTCAAGCGCACGGGCACGTCGATCATCTACCTCAACCAGCTTCGCAGCCGCATCAAGACCAGTAAGTATGATCCAGGCCCCAACGAAGATACCTCGGGTGGTGTCGCGCTCAAGTTCTACTCTTCGCTGCGCATTAGCCTCAAGCCCTTGCGATACGAGTATGACACGGGGTTTGTGAATGACCTGACGCGTAAAAAGGAGAAGCAGGCCGTCGCGAGGATCACGCGCGCAACCATCACCAAGACCAAGGTGTCTTCGCACTTCAATCACAGCGCCGATATGGTGATTCGTTTCGGTGAAGGTATCGACTCGGTGCGTTCGATCATGGACATCTGTGAGGCGCGCAAGATCATCAAAAAGTCTGGCGCATGGTACAAGTTCGTGGACGCCTCGGGAGAAGAGCAATCGCACCAGGGCAAGGAAGCGCTGCGCACGTACTTGGTCGAGAACGAGGAGCACTACTACCACCTCTTGATGCAGCTCAGGAACGAAACGGGTTCCGAGGGGCTCACGATGGAAGACGCTGATTTCGAGGAGTTGGACGAGGAGTACGGGGAAGACTACGAAGACGATTACGAAGACGACGAGTGAGCGCTGCTTGTGTGAAGCGAGGCGCTTGATCGAGGCGGGCGATGTCCCGCCTCGTGTCGTATGAATACGAAGTACGTGAGGGTTAAGGTATGAAGGTCGAGATCACAAACTTTCAATCCATCGCACACGCGGAGTTGGAGATCGAGGGGCTCACGGTCCTGGTAGGAAAGTCCAACATCGGGAAGTCAGCGGTGATTCGCGCGGTGTCAGGCGCCCTGGGAAATCTGGAGGGCGATACCTTTGTGCGCGAAGGTGACGACATTACTCATTGCGAGGTGCATCTTGAGGTTCCTGCTTCCCAGGGACGTGGGGCGTTAGATCTTACCTGGCGCAAGGGCGGCAGCTACAACGATTACGATGTCAACGGGGAGGAACTTCGGAGCGTGGGTCGCGGAGCCCCCGAGCATGTGGCGCAGGCGGGGTTTTTCCCTCTGGAAGTCGGTCGTGATCAGAAGCTCTCGGTACAGGTGGCGGATCAATTCGATCCCCTATTCCTGTTAGATGCGCAGGGTTCTGTTGCTGCGGAAGCCATCTCGGATGTGGAACGGCTTACCACGGTGCAGGATGCGCTTCGGTCGTGTGACTCCGATCGTCGCTCTGCCAAGGCGACGAAAAAGGTGCGCACGAAAGACCTCGCGGATGTTCAAGCCAAGAAAGCAGTCTTTGAGACCTACGAAGAAGATATGAGACAGTATCAGGAAGTACGGGACCGTTGGAGTAAAGCGCTCTCCCTGGAGCGTGAGATTGTATCGGTCGAGCGATTGGTCGATAACTACAACAGGCATCACCAGGTGGTGTCGCGCTATGATGGTGTGGCAGACATCGAAGTCCCTTCGCCTGAGCCCCTGGAAAGCTACACAGAGGCGCTCGGGGAGATCAGGCGATTGGAGACCCTTATTCAGGAGCGCGATCGTTGTACGAGGCGCGTGGAGGCTCTTCAGGGGGTTGCTGATGTGGTGGCTCCCGCAGGAGAGGATAAGCTCCAGGAGATGTTATCCGAGTATGCTCATGCCCAGTCGCTTTTCGCGCGCGCTCGTCGTTCGCTTCAACTCGTGAAAGCCTACCAGGGGGTGGAAACGCTCGAAGTGCCTGTACTCTCGGTTGAAACCTTGCAAGAAGAGGTGGCGATGCTTTCGGGGTTTCAACAGCGTTTGACTCGCGCCCTGTCATGCATGAAGTCTTGTCAGGATGCGCGGACAGACCTCGATGAACGTATCGAGCGCCTCGATACCGAACTGCACGATCTCTTGCATGAGGCAGGCGTGTGTCCCACCTGTGAGCGTAGTATGAAGGCAGGTGCAGCATGAGTGGTCTTATCAAGATGGGCTTTGTGATTCGCACGGATGTTCATATCAGTGATCGCGCGCCTGCGTCCCGGTGTGATGACTACACGCAGACCTGCATCGACAAGCTCAAGCAGATCTCGGACATCGCCAGGGAGCGTGAAGCCTATGCAATTCTCGACAATGGCGACTTCTTTCATAACAAGTCAGCCAGCCGCAACTCCCACCTACTCGTGCGCAGGGTCGCAGATCTCCACCGCACCTACCCCTGTCCGGTGTATTGTAATCCGGGTAACCATGATTTCCCTTATGCCAACGTGGACTACATTCACCAACAACCGCTCGGGGTGCTTTTTTCTACAGGTGTCTTCGAGCGCATGACAGATCACACCTTCACGGTCACCGAAGGCGGAGGCATGGGCGCGGGTCCACACTCAGCGCTCAACGTGCGCGTGGTGGGGTTGCCCTACAAGGTCAAGTTCGAGGTCGAGGAGTGGGACATCGAGCGTGGAGACGAGGACATCTTGATTGTTTGCGCACACACGTTTGCCTCTCTCGAAGGGGGGCAGTGGTTTGGCAAGGAGAAGGTCCAGTCTTACCACGAGCTGGCGGAGTGTTCACCGGATGCCATGATATTTGGACATTGGCATATCGACCAGGGCATCGAGGAAGTTCGAGGAAAGGTCTTCTACAACCTTGGGTCCATGACGCGCGGTAGCTTGACGGATGACAATCTCGAACGGACCCCTCGCGTGGGCTGGCTCCAGATCACAAAAGATCCGGCTACAGGTGAGGTCAAGCTCATCACCGAAGCTATCCCACTACAGGTGCGACCCGCGAATGAGGTGTTCGACCTCGTGACGCACGAACAGTTGCAAGAGGAGCAGCGAAACATCGAGCATTTCCTCGACCAGCTCGCTGCACAGACCGTGGACATGGAAGAGTCCGATATGCGGTCCACCGTCGAGGCCATGAAAGGCTTCGAGGTGAAGGTACGAGAAAAAGCGTTGCGCTATTTGGATAAAGCGACGCCCTAGTCCATATGAGGTAAGCATGAGCGCGCGGAAAGAATACTGGCTCTCCTATTCGAGCTACAAGCTCTACAACGAGTGTCCTCAACATTATCGTTGGCGCAAGGTGGATAAGAAAGATCCTCCTGTGCCTGATTCGAGGCACAATGCTGTGGTCGGGTCTGTCGTACAACGCGTGTACGAAGACTTCTACAACGTCGAGCTGTGGCGTAAGGGGGCGGATACATCGTCGGCGCTCATGGATCTTGTGCCCAAGTATTTCTACGAGTACCTGGACAACGAGTACGTCAACTTCGATGACGTGACCTGCCCGTACACGATGGAAGATCTCCTGGGTATGTGCGAGGAGATGGTGCCTCGCGTACTCCAGGGCATCAAAGATCACGGCTTGCTCGGGCCTTACGCGCGCTCTGAAGTAACGGTGCGAGCGCACCTGGAGAAGAATTTCTTCATGTTCGGGCGCGTGGATTTCGTGATCCGTAAGGCGGATGGGACCTTGCTGCTGATCGACGGCAAGGCCAGCAAGCATCGTGAAAAGTATGTGGACGAAGAGCAACTTCTGTTCTACGCACTGGCTTTTTCGATCATGCATGGTAAGATACCCGACAAGCTCGGGTTCTTCTTCTACCACTTTGCGGATGAAGGTGAGCGCGCGTTCGATTGGATCGAACCGACGCCCGAGCGTCTCGCGGCGTTGCGTGTCAAGGTGCAGGATACCTTCACCAAGATCCAACGTACCTGGTTCCGCGCGACACCCTCGGGCTCGGCTTGCAAATACTGCGAGTTCGAGAACATGTGCCCCGAGCGCCAGGCCATCTTGACCAAGAAACGCGCCAAGCGTCGTTGGAACAAGATCGAGAATGGCGTCGAGGTTGTTCCCGAGACAGAGACAGACGAAGCATTCATTGGCTTTGGGGGTAAGGTCGTCGAGGATTGAGACGGCTTATATGACCTACGAACACACTACGAACCACGAATAAGACCCTGATCACGAGGTGATGGAAGATGAGTGACCTGAGTAAAGAGGAGTTGGAGGCCAAGATCTCTGCCCTGCGTAAAAAGCGTGAATCGCTTGTGACAACGAGAGCGGAGAAGGTCGCGACCTTCAACTCATCTCAAGAGGAGTTGCGTCGTCTTCGTGACGAAGCGCGCGAGCATGGTTGGGAGCTGAAAGATCTCTCCGACCTCCTCGCAGAGAAGAAACGTGCCCTTAACGCTGAAGTGGCGCTCTTCGAGGAAGCCCTGGAAGAGATGGAAGACCAGCTCGGTCGTTACGAGGGGTAAGGCATGCGTATCACGATAAACAAAGACTTGCTCGAACAGGCATTGGGGATCTCGAAGCTCGCGGTGTCCAAGGATGCGGGGCAGATTACATCCTGTGTACTTGTCGAGCGTGTGTTGGATCAGTCGGAGCTGCGCTTGCTCACCACGGACAACATCTTTATCTCATGTGTGCCCGTGGGCGCGGAAGCGATCCATGGTTCGGGCAAGTTTGCAGTCGAGGCAGCGCGCTTGAGCGGGTGGCTCTCGAACATCGAGGGGGAACTCGTCGAGATCGAAGCGCTCGATGATGGTGTGCACCTGACGTGTGAGGACGCCAAGGCGTTCCTGGCCTCCTTCGATGTGGAGGCGTTCCCTGACTTCACTGAGCAACAGAAGGGTGCTTCCTTGCTGGTGTCGGGACCTGTCGAGCCTTTTACCAAGGGGCTTGGCTTCGTGCGGACAGCTATTGGTAAGGAGACCTCGAACAATGAAGCTGCGAACCAGTTTCAGATCGCGGAGTTCAAGACCGACCGCTTCTTTGCTTCGGATACGCACGTGATCTCGATCTACGACGTCAAGGATGTCGAAGGTTATGAGGTAGGCGATGACGTATTCAAGGTCGGAAAGGTGGAGCTTCCCAAGGTCATCAAGTTTCTGGGGATGTCCTCTGTCGAGCGCTTTCGGTGTGAGACGACCGGGAGTTTCTATCTCTTGCATGGGGATGATGGTTCGATGTTTGGGTTTGCGATCCCTCAGTTCACACCCGCGTCAATTCCAGGGTTGCGGTCCGAGGTCGATGAGGAAGAGATCTGGCGCTTCGATCTGTCTGCGCTCAAGCAAGCGCTAGGTGCTCTCAACGCCGTGCGTGCAGCTACAGACCAGGAGTTGACTCTGAGCCTCGGGGCAATGCACGAGGCGGGCGAGGGGACGCTTACGCTGGCGGTTAAGGATGTATCGGATCAGCAGACTTGTACGGTGGATATGGTGCTGGAGCGTGAGCGCGTCTCCAACCCGGGGACCCCCTTGCGTGTGATCGTGAACATCGAATGGCTCAACCTCGCGGTGTCCAAGTTTGGTTCTGGGGAGGTCACTGTCGGAGTGAACACGGGAGGTCCTGTTTACGCCAAATTCCACCAGCGCGATGAAGATCTCTCGTGTAACCTCACGACCCTGATGAGCTTGAGGTTGGCATGACGTCCTTATCTGAACGCTTCGAGACGCGCATGGGTGCTCTCACGCAACAGGCGCATCGCCTGGAAGAGAGGCACGCTAATCTGTTGTCTCGTGAAGCAGAGTTGCAGCAAGAGCTGGTCGATCTCGATGAAGAGCTGGAGGTTCTCAAGCAAGTAAGCGAACTGTTCAAGCACCTGATCGAACGTCACGTGCATGACTACGCAGAGAACTTCTCGAAGCTCGTAACCGAGGGGCTCCAGGCGATTTATTATGACCAGGATTTAACCTTTCGCATTGAAGTTACCCAGAAGCGTGGCAAGGTTCACGTCGAGTTCTTGACCGAGCAAGGTGGACGCGCTGGTGCGCCCCTGGAATCGTTTGGGGGTGGTGTTGCTTCGATCGAGAGCTTGTTGTTGCGCTTGCTGGTGTTGCTCAAGGCAAAGCAGGCACGATACCTTTTCCTCGATGAGTCCCTGGCCGCTCTCAGTGTCGAATATGTGGACACTTGTGGGGAGTTCTTGAGGCGCTTGTGTGAACGCCTGGGGGTTCATGTCTTGTTGGTTACACACAACGAGGGTTTTCTTGAGCATGCGACACATGCGTACAAGGGTAGAATGGGCACAGACGGGAGTCTCGTGCTAGAGCACATCAAGGAGTAGCATGCGCCAGGAGACAGAAATTCATCGAAGGTATCGCCGGGTTCGTTATGAACTGCGGGCTGAGATGCTCCGAGAGCATTTACGCAAGGCGCCTTGCAACTGCCAGTACAATTACAAGGAGCCGGAAGAACGTGAAGGCGTCTTGAGTGCGGGTGCGGGAGCGCGTTTCTGTATGTTGGGTGCTCAGGATATACAAAACTGGCCGGGGAATCTCTGTGATACGGTCGAGAACGCGCGTGCCTGTCCTTTTTACAAGGCAAAACACACACGTGATGAGGTGCTGGAGCGCTTCGAGGCTTTTATCCAGGATGAGTCGTGGCTCGAAGAGAACGCGCCCGATCTCGCAACGTTGACCTGGGTTCTCGAAGCCTCGGAGCCGCCCTGGTATATGCGTATCCTGGATTGGTTGCGAGGTGAGCAGCTTCCCAATCAACCTGATGAGTTTCAGGCGTTGCTCACCACAGAGGATGAGGAAGAGGCCCCACGCAAGGAGGAAACGTAATGTCTTGTTTGACACGTATGCTACAACGCGAACGCGCGCGGAGCCAGGTTGACCCCAAGACAGGTCAAGTGAAGACTCCGCTCATCTTGCAGATCCCCTTGCCTCCCGAGCTGGGCTGTGCGTGTATCAGCCTTCGCAAGGGAGATTTTCGACTCGTGCGCATCGCGCGTGATCGCCCGACGCGCACGGGCTTCTTTGCCTTGCCCTACGCGTATGTCGATTCTGGTGATGCAGCAGAGGATGATGATGAGGAGATTCACGCAGAGCTGTATTTGCACTCCCCTTCTGATGAGGAAGATCGCGTGCATGCTTCGCTGGTCAAGTTCCTCCACGAGCAGGGCATACAGCAAGGTTGGGGTGGTGCGGTGACTCGCCGCGAGGTGACTCCAGGCTGTATCCAGGAAGTGTCTGAGTATTTCGCGGCTTATGACCTGTCCGTGCACCAGATCTTCTGTGGCTTCGTGGGTTGGGTGTCACTTTACACAACGGGCCTTTTGCAGTTCCCTGAAGGTGTGTCACCTGATTTTCCAGAAGACCAGCTTACTGCCGAGACACTCGAAGAGTGGATGAGCACCTATTACTGCGTGGGGCGCCTTGGGGAAGAGGAGGTGCCCGTGTATTACAACCCCCAGATCAGTCTCGACATCGCGTTCACGGTCGAGCCGCGTGCGCTCGGACACCTCTATCGCGTTGATGAGCGTGCGGCAGTGCTCGTGCATAATGCAGAGCGCGGGTGCGTGACGATACGAGTTATGTTGGGTTCGGAAAACGAAAACGAGCACGAGGAATCTGATGAGCTTCCTGGACACGATCCTGACACAAGCGCAGACCCATCTTGAGCATACGGAGGCATCGAGTTACCTTCGCGCGCGAGGAGTGCCCCTGGAGCAAGCGCGTCAACTCGGTATCGGTTATTTTCCGAAGGAAGTGTGGCCACCCCGAGTCGTGGGCGAAGGCGTGGATGCTTCTCGGTGGTGTGAATGGTCGTCCAATGGTTACCGCTTGAAGGGTAAGCTGATTTTCCCCATCACCAATGCGTTGGGGAAAGTACGGGGTTTGCAACTGCGTAGCCCTGATCCTGCGGTCAAGGACTACTCCAAGTTTTACCTGGAGAAGTCAGGTATCGATGCTATTTTCTTTGGAACGCATCTGGTGATGCCTCACATCTGGTCAACACGTACCGTGTACTTGTGCGAGGGTTTGTTTGACCTGCCTCCCTTGTTGCGTGTGTTCCCGAACACGTTATGCGCGGGCACCGCAAATGTCAGTCGTAATCAGATCGAGTTCCTTCGTCGTTATGTGGATACGGTGATTGTGGCCTTTGATACGGATTGGGGAGGCGAGCGTTTTTGGCGTGAGTTTCAAGAGAAGTACGGTAGGGACTTCACGCATACCGCGCGGATGAAGTTACCTGCCAAGGACCCGAGCGAGCTTTGGGCTCGCCTGGGAGAAGAGAAGTTCCAACAGGAGCTTTTAAAGAGAGGCGCGTTGTAAAAGTCAACTTGACTTTGCACCGCATGGTGCTTTAGGATGTGTGAGGTCTGGTCGGGTTGTGATCAGGCACATATGACACGAGCACCTTTAACGAACACGAAAACAAAGGAAGTGGAATGCCAAACGAGTATTGGATCGCAGATGAGGCGGCAGAGATCGCAGAAGAGTACCTCGGGTTGCACCCCGATCTGATGGGCGCTCACATCGGTTATGTCTTCAAGACCAAGGCCAGCAAGCGTGATGGGCAGCCGATCGTCGGAAAGGCCAAGAAGGTGCCTGAGATCTACAAGCCCTTCATGACCGAGCAGGATAACGGTGACATCGGTTTCGATTTCATCTTGGAGTTCGGCGCCGATGCCTGGAATGAACTCAACCGCGACCAGAAGGCTGCCTGGGTGGATCATTGCCTGGAGCAATGCTTCGGTGAGGAGAAGGATGATGGCACGATCAAGTGGAAGCTGCGCCGTCCTTCGATTGTTGCATTCCCCGTGATCCTCAACCGCCACGGTGTCCAGTGGGATACTGGTGTGACGCCTCTCCGCACGCTGCGTCTCAATGATCAGCCTACGCTGACCGAGCCCAAGGTTCGCCAGCAGGAAGAGTCTTCGGTGACGCAGGACGTGTCCTCTTGATCATGCAGTGATGCATCATCGAGGTCTGGGGTGCGGTGCGGTGGCTCTCTTTGGAGTGGGCATGGCATCGCACCCTTTTTTTATATGGAGCAGGGGACACAAGGGCAAACATGGGATTCGACACGACATATCGTCCGCACACCTTCGAGGACGTGGCAGGACAGGACGCGACGATCGAGGTCTTGAAGACCTTGTTGGGGCAGGGTAAGATCTTCGAGCGTAGTTATGTCTTTGCGGGTCCTTCGGGAACAGGCAAGACCACCGTCGCTCGCATCCTCGCACGTGCCATGCTTTGCGAAGACTTGCGCGATGGTACACCCTGTGATGCGTGTTCAAGCTGCCGTGCATTCTTGGATGGAGGTGAGGTGCCTTCTTTCAAGGAGATGGATGCTGCTAACAACTCCGGCGCCGCCAACATCCGACAGATCGTGGAGAGCCTGGGCTACTTTGTCCTGGGAGGCCGTGATCGCACCATCTACTTGATTGATGAGGCACATCGCTTGAGCGCTCAAGCGATGGATGCGCTGCTCAAGCCTATGGAAGATACGGTTCCTGGGAGTAAGGATAAGCGCCTGGTGTGTTTGTTTTGTACCACGGAGCCGCACAAACTGCGTGGTACGATCAAGGGGCGCTCCATGGTGTTCGACGTGCAGTCTCCAACACGTCAGGTCGCCGTCGAGCGCCTGGCCTATATCTGCGGGCAAGAGGGTTTGTCGTTTGACTCGCAGGCTCTCGAAACCATCTTCGATTATGGTCAAGGACACATGCGGGACATGGTTACTGCGCTGGAGCGTGTGTCGGTGGCGGGTGAGGTGACTCCCGCAACAGTTAAGGCACAGCTTGGGCTGGCGGTAGTGGACCACCAGTATCAGATCTTGATGGGGATGAAGCAGGATAGCAACGCCATCGCACGAGGACTGGCAGACGCATTGGTCTATACCAACGCGTCTTCTGTGTATCAAGGTGTTGCTCAAGCGGCGCTCGCGGCTTATCGACTTTCCCACAACATCACTACAGGGCTTTCTGCGTTGGATCAGGTGACGCTGCATCAACTCTCGGATCAATTCGAGGGGGAAGAGCTTTTGCTTATCGCGCGCCATCTACTCGCGAACCCTGTACAGAACGAAGCGCAGGCATTGTGTGAACTGCTTTATGTCCGACATGCGTTAACCTCGGGAAGCCTGGGGCATGAAGGTCAGACTGTTGTGGTTCACCAAACCGTATCTGGCGAAGGAAGTGCGGCGCCTGTTGGTGTTCGAGCGACCAAACGCAAGGCGGATCTGGTCGAGCCTTCAGAGGCCGTGCACCAAAACCAGAGGTGGGCGGATCAGGCGATGTCATACGGTAGCAAATCAGCACGAGGTAAACCCGTGTTGGATGTCCGTGAGGACTTGCTGGCGAAGCGTCAGGCCGCTCCTTCGACGCTTCAACGTGCGCAACAACAACGCAAAGGTAACCGCAATGCGTTGAAGACCCTGACAGAGGAGGAACCGTGAAGAGGTGGGTTGTCCTGGAGCTAAGTCACCAGGGAGAGAAAAAGACACCGCAAGAGCTGGAGACGCTGCTCAGGCAACACCTTGGCGATACTGTCGAGGTCTTTGTGCCTGCGATGACCTTTACACGTCGTGAGACTTGTGTCACCATCTATGTGATGGAGGGGTACGTCTTTGTGGGTGCGGGTCTTTCGACCGAGCGTTATTTTGATCTCGAAGATACGCTTTACATTCAAACTGTTCTGTCTCAAGAAGAGGCGGATGGGCGGTACTTACGGTACGTGCCTCACAGTACAATCCAGGAGTTGGAAGCCAAGCTGCAACTCCTGGTGTCTCGGAGTATCCAACCGGGGGACCAGGTGTGCATCACGCAAGGCGCTTACTCGCAGTTGATGGGGAAGATCTTGCACATCTTTCCCGATGAGGAGCGCGCGACTGTGCACGTGACAGATCTCGAATCCATGGAGGTCATCGTCGAGCTTCCCTATCAGTTTATGGAGTTGGTCGATCTCCCAGATCACACATTGGAGTCTTCGTGAAGCATGTTATTTTCGATGGGATGAACCTGGTGATGCGCGCACATCACGTGCATGATGTGCGCTTCGGTCTCAAGACTTCTTCTGGCATCCCTACAGGCGTGCTCTACGGCGTGGCTCAGTCTCTTATTTCCTGGCGTAAGCGTCACCCCAAGGCTACTTTCTGGTGGGTTGAAGAGGGTGCACAGGATGGTCCCGGTACCCATATCGAACGACGACGTGAGATCTGGCCTGCATACAAGGAAGGTAGGGGTGGCGCGCTCGGTGAGGTTTTGGAGGTCCAGCTCCCGTTGTTGAGTCGGTTACTCCAAGCCTTGGGCATTCACCAGTGTTGGGCGAAAGGCTATGAGGCGGATGATGTGGTTGCATGGTTGGTCTCTCCTCCAGAAGAGCGTGGTGATTTGCCAGACCTCCCTTATCGTGTACCGGGAGAAGCGTGCGCCATTGTAAGCTCAGACAGAGATCTCTTGCAGCTCGTGTCTGACCATACCATTCTCTCTACACCCAACGCTTCCAAGCTCTACGATAGAGATGCTGTCTGGGATGAGTACGGTGTGCACCCCGAGCAGTTTTTATGTTATCGCACGTTCGCGGGGGATAGCTCGGATGGGATGCCCGGTGCGCGGCGCGTACCTCGTAAGTTGCTCGCGAGCCTCGCAAATGAGCATGGCGGTGATCTGGAATCCATTTATAAAGATTTCAAGGTGAGCCTGACCGCGTACCAACGCAAGACTCTTGTTTCTTTCGAGCCCCAGGCAAGGATCAACGCTCAGGTGATGGCGCTGAACCCTCCCGAGTCCCCGGAAGTGCTCGCGGGGGTGGCCAATGAATCAACAGTCGCGCATGTATGTGAGACCCTGGAGTTATCCTCGCTGGAGTCGTCGTTGCGCACGTTTGTGTCCAGCCCCTCGGGGTTTCAAAAGACAGGAGACCCAAGATGACAGCGTATTATATCCAACCCCTCGACCCCCAGGAAATCGCCGCCCGCTTTTCACAGGGTGATGGTCTCGAACCGCTGCCGGAGACAGACGAGCAGTGGAAGAACCTACATCTCGATAAGATCAAGGCGGTCCTCGACCGGCTTCCCGCGCGGGAAGCCGACCTGGTTCGCCTTTACTTTTTCAGAGGGAAGCGCCAGACCGACATCGCAGAGATCTTCAGCGTGACTCAGGCAGCGGTGTCTTATCGTCTCCAGCGCGCGCTGATGCGTATCCGCTTTCTGATCGAGATCCCCGAGGTGAGCAAGGAACAGATCTTCACGGATCTACACGGGTTGATGGAAGAACTCGATGCGCGCATCTTCTCGGAGATGTTCCTCTCGACTTGCCAATCAGAAGTGGCCAAAATCCTCGACATCTCGCAAGGGCGTGTGCGTCATCGGTACATTGCTAACCTCGCCAAGCTCGGTGATCATCTTTGTGACCGCCTCCTGGAATGGGATTACAGCTTGTCTGATGTGCAACTCGGACCGGAAGCAGTTCGCGTGTGTGAGATGATCGAAGACTATGATGATCTCAGGAAAGAAGGCGCCCTGCCCGAGGTCAAGGCCCCGGAAGATGATTTGCTCTTCTGGGTGGTCAACGCGATGCGCGAGATTGATGACGATGAAGTCCTCCCGCCCGACCTTCTGTTGTTGGGTGACTACTACAAGACCTTCTTGACCATTCGGTACCACTTCAACATTCTGCGCGAAATTCGTTCGCCCAAGTGGACCTCCCGCCCCAAGCACTCGCTCGTGTGAGCCGCACACGATAGCCTCATGACGTGATATTCTGTTTATGGGGGGTACTGTATGAGTTATGTACAGTACCCCACTGATACCAGGATTTTGAGGCCCTAGATGCGAAAGACCACCAAACATGTGGTGATGTCCAAGACAGTCGCGCATGCTTATCTGGAGCGCGTGGGTCAGGTCACCTCGACGCTGACTGTGTATTTCAGTGATGAGCGGCATCTGACCTCCTTCAGCGCTCGCATGCAAGCGGCTTACCCCAATCGCCTGGCCTCGACCCGGGGCTTTGATTACGTGACTTTCTTGACACAGTACCGTGAGGTGGCTTCGGCTGTCGCGGATGCTGCGCACAAGGATGGGCTCACGTTGACTGGCTTTTGAACTCACCTCCAAGGGAGATACCACCATGGACTACAAAGACTTCGATATTCACGCATTGACCATGGGCGAATCCGGCCTGGATTCTTACCTCGGTGAGGAGCCCGAGCCTGTCGATTTTCGTGCTGCTCAGGTTGCCGCGCCGCCTCAGAGCTTTCGTGTGGCGTCTGTGAAGCAGCTCAAGGGTTTCCGTCGTGTCGCACAGGATCTTCTGGTTCGCAAGTCGGAGCAGGACTTCTGGAAGCTGCGTCAAGGGGAAGATGGCCACTGGGTGGTCGAGCGCCTTACGGATAGTGAGGGTAACCCCCTCAAGGCGGAGTGATACACCATGACCCGAAAGCACACCGCAAATGCGATGACGCCTGAGCGCACGCTTCGTCTGGCGTCTGAGGTCGCGCGTCGCCATCTGGAGGCTTCGGGTTATACCATGACCAGGACCGCTGGTGAAATTCGTTTCATCAAGGACCAGGGACCGGAAGGTCGCGTTCTGCCCGACGCCTATGAGTACAACCCCAAAGCCAAGAAGCCACTCGCGAAGGTTCTGTGGTCGGTCTCTGTCGCGCTCGGTCACTTGATCAGCGCGCACTCGACCTTCTCCAAGATCAAGGCAGTCTCCATTTCCCCTGATGGGAAGCTGGGAGGCGCAGGGTTTATTCAGACGATCAAGGGGATGCGCAAGTCGATGACGGATTCCGTCGAGACCCTGAGCGCGCTCCAGGACACACTTTATGATGAACTTCGTGCCGCGCACTGGGACGCTACCGCTCTAGCTATCCCCGCTTCCGAGGAAGCAGAAGCCGAGCAGATGCTCGAAGAATCTGATGAGATCAGCTTGAACCCTGATGCGTTCGTCGAGCGTGAGTACAAGGAAGAGGTCGTCAAGAAGGCGACGCTCAACGTCAACAGGAGGGGTGGCCATGGCTGACCTGGGAGATATTGGACATTTTCTCGATGAAGAGCCCGTCAACGACCTGTCCTGGTTGGAGGTGAGCCCTGAAGAGTACCGTCTCTATATGGAGACGCTGCCACATCAAAACCTGGATTCCGTCCCCGAGCTGCTGGCACATTTCAAGGACTTGACTGATGCGCAGGCGTTTCATCTCGCCGCTGAAAATCGCGAGCCTGTGCAACCCACGACACCGTTTTGGTCCGAGCGTCCACACTTCGGGCGCATTACGGATGCAGAAGCGGTTGCGCTTGTCGAGCACTTCACGAAGGCGCAGGTTCAAGCGGGTGTCAAGGCCAAGCAGGTTATCGCCAACCTCAAGTTGAAGTTCGATCCTCGGACACTCAGTGCGTCGCTCGATCGTATTCGCGCGGTCCTCGGTGAGCGAGGGCTTCTGGGCTCGGTGTATCTCGATTCGCGTTTGTTCCCGAAGTGCGCCGCTGGAGGTCTCGTCCGGGATCTCACCGCGACCAACCGTCAGGCAAATTATGTCCTCGCCAAAAGCGAGTGCGTGGATTGTGTGCACAACAAGGAAGGACGTTGCGCGGTCTTTACCAAGCAGCTTGTCTTCGATGTGCAGTATGATGAGTCGCTTTGGGATCAAGTCAAGGGTCGCCTGCGAGACAAGGACATCGCAGACCTGCAAGGGTTGCCTGTCAAGGAGCGCATCCAGCAAGCCATGCTTCGTGCTCCGCGCGCCAGGGAAGTTGCACAGGGCCACAAGCCTGTGCAGGCTCACCTCGCGGATTCCGTTTCTCCGCAGGAAGCGGCCAGGCGCCTGATGGCTTCCGAGAGCACGCAAGAGATCGTCGGGAATGTACAGCTTCGCCGCAAGCAGCTTCGTTGGGCAAAGGCGATGCTCTCGGGTGAGCATGGGCCTACGATCGTCGAACGTGTCAAGCATGACCCGGACCTCGCGCCGCTCAAGCAAGATCTCCACTTGATGGGTTCGTTGTACGCGAACATCGCGTACTTCCCGACCTACAAGGAAGCAGCTTCGTTTATCGAGGCGCTGGATACGCCACCTCCTTTCATCGTGGGGATTCCCTACAATGAAACCGAGATCTCGTCTTACACGAGCGCGTCGTTTGTCGATGTGCGTCATGCTTCTCTCCTGGCATCGGTGCTCAACCGCTACCTTGAGTTGACGCATGGGCCTACTCAGAAGCGCGCTGAAAAGCACCAGGAGCGCTTTGACAAGCTCTGGGCTATGATGCGTCAGGCATCTCGCGAGGAGGCGCTCTCCTTTGCTCAGGGCGTGTATGCGCGTCCCTTGCCGCAACGTGTGCAGATGCACGCGGCCAAGTATGTCTATGATCCTACCGAGGGTATCACAGAAGGGGAGGCGCTCGATCGGTTCGCGGCATACACCCCTGAGCGTGTGAAGGTTGCCAACAAGCGCAAGGTAGCCAACCGCACCGAGGTTATCGAGGCGATGCTCTCGGGAGATCACGGAAAGCGTGTCTCGACGCTCGTGGCATCTGATCCTTCGATGCGCGATCTCCAGGCACACTTGCATTTGCTCGGTCGCTTGTATGTGGACACGAGCCTGGTGACCGCGAAGCAACTCGCGTCCCTGGGAGAGCGCCACGCTCATCTGGCGCAGTTGCCTTACCTCACTGATGATAACCGTGAGACGTTCTTCACGTCTGCGCACGCGCACGCACCCATTGCGGCGCGTATGGCGGATTTGAAGCAGCTCGAAGGGAACGCGCGTCAGTCTTATTTGCGTCGAACGATCGATAAGCTCGGTAAGCTCTCAGGCCCCGAGGTTCAGAAGATTGCTCATGCGGCATACGCGCGCCAGGTCAAGGCCAAGGTCGCGACACACGATAGCCCCTACCGTCAGTGGCGCCCCGAGTATGTCAGTAATGATCGCATGCGCGCGTTCGTCGAGCGTCTCGCGACCACCAAGACCAAGCGTGCGTTCGCTGTGCTCGAAGACTATCTCCGTCAGGCAGGAGGGGATCGCATGCTCGATCGTCTCTCGAAGCGTCTCGGTTATGACACGCTCGGGGACATCTACCTGGCAGGTGACGAGCGCACGGCTTCCAAGCGTGCGTCGAGTTCGCCGGATCGTCTCAAGCAAGCGCGCAAGATCATCGAGGTGGTTACGGCGTCTGACTTCAAAGCGAAGGGTTCGATTCCTCCTCTCGGTGCATTTTTCAAGACGCGCGCGGGTCGCTTCATGCGTGATCGTATGATGGCAGGGTCGTATGGTGCGCGTCTCTCGGATGACATCAAGCGTGCCTTCTCCTACGAGAAGATCGTGGACCAGGCGCCGGTCGTGCTCGCGATGCGTGAGGAAGAGGGTCTTTATGGTCGCGCTTACGTGGTCGCGGATGCCTATGATGATTGCCATCTTGGTGCCGAGAAGACTTCGACGACAGTCAATCAGGTGGTGCAAGCCTCCAAGTGTACAGGTTGCCGCTTCAATGTCGAGGGGCAGTGCAAGGTTTATGACCGCAAGCTCGTTGCCTCGCCACAGTACAGTGACGCCACGGTCGATCGTGCTTTGGGTCAGCGTGTCCGCAAGGGTGAGCTGACACAGGCGGAAGCATCTCGCCTGCGCGAGGCTTCTGGAACGGCCAAGCAGCGCACGTATCTCGCGCACACGGCGTTTCCTCACCACAACGCCAAGCACTCCGGGTATGTCAAGGCACACCATGGTCAGCTCGAACAGCGCGGTGTGGATGTCGCGAAGGCACAAGCCTACTTGCAGCAGCGTGAGGCCGCCAAGCATGAAGCGCAAGCTCAGTTTCAGAAGGCAAGTGATACCAGCTCTTCGGCGCCCACGGGATACGCCTTGATGAACGAGTTCGACTTCGCGCCTTCTGCGGGGGGCTTGGACTTCGATCTGCACGAGGAAGGGCCAGGAAGTTTCGACATGGAAATGACTGCCGATTGGCAGATCGACTGAACACTAAGGAGAACCTCGATGGACCTGATGAAGCTACAAAACCAACTCATCCGCCTCGGGAACGCGAACCCCGAGCTTCGGGAAAATCTCAAGCCTGTGATCGCCATGGTCACCGCGACGATGGAGGGTTCTTCGCCTAGTGCTAACCGTCAAGCGTCTACTCGCGAGAACTACCTTGAGATGGTACGCCGTGAGTTGAAGAGGATGAGCGATTACAACGGTCGTCATGTCGATGCGTACTTGCATGGTCCTGATGTGATTCGAGCGACGTACCGGGTGAATGTGGCCATGGACCCAGAGCTTCAGTTCATCGAGGATTTGGACCGTGCTCGGCAAGATGAGAAGACATTGATGAGGCTTCTCGATCGACGAGGTGTGCCTGTCCGTAGGTTGAAGATCACGCCGGGTCGTGGGGGCGAGATGGAGGTAACGCTTCATCTGGATACGACCAAAATGGTCAGCCCTGATTTGTCTGTCTATGGCTCGTTGGAGCTTACCGCAGATGCCTTCGGTCAGATTCGTCAGCTCGCGGGTCAGCTCCGCGCGGGAGGCTCGAAGTTTATCGACGCCGTGATGTCCCAAGATCCCAAGAAGATGCGCCAACAGGCGTACCTGATCACGTTTGCCATGGGGGTACTCTTCTCGGCATTGGATATGCCGAATGAGGCGGCCATGCTCAAGCGTGTTGCTGCACAGTTGCGCTAACCGGAACCACAGTTAAGGAGGTCGTGATGGGGAAACTACAGATTGTCAAGTTGGAGCGCGTGGAGAAAAAGAGGGGACCTGGACGTCCTCCCAAGATTCCCATCGAGCCTGTGGACGAAGAGGTCGCACAGCTCATGCGCAACAAGCGCAAGCACCTACGTGACAACCCCTTGATCACCCGTCTCGAAGAGGCGCCTCATTCGATGGACATCCTGGACCTTGCCATGCTTGAGCTGGCCAAGGAAGCCGGGAGCCTGGATTTCGAGCGCAGTGAGGCGGAGCGTAAGGGGAAGGATACCACGAGCATTTCTTCCAAGAAGATCAGCGCGACCAAGGCGGTGATCGACACGTTCTTGAAGAAACGTGAGACCATGCTGGACGAGACCTTCGATTTCCGCTCACAGAACTTCAAGCTCTTGTTCGAGTTCTGGGGCAACAAGATCGAGGAGGCATGCATGGAATCTCAAATGCCTGATGAGATGATTCAGCGCTTTTTCTCCGCCATGCAGTCCGTCTTCGAGGACTGGGAGAAGGAGGCACTGAAGTACATCAAAGCGGGCGGTAGGCCGTCCGCGTAAACCCCCATCAAGGAGGACCCATGTCACTCTCAGATCTCTTCGGTCGCATCGGTCGTAGGAGCCGCGATAATGAAACGGAAGCCATGTCGATCATGGATTTCGTGGACTCGCCCTATGGCTTGAACATGGGTCCTGATCAGCGTGTTCAACTGTACCCTGTGCAGCGCTTTATCCTCAAGTCCTTTTACCATATCGAACTGGATAACACCGAACGCAACATCAAAATCCCCAGGCTGTGGCAATACGCGCAGAGTGCAAAGCCCGAGCATTACTACAACTTCACCGAGTTGGAGTACATGGCTTACTTGCACGATCAGGGGCGGTGCAACCTCAAGTCTCAAGATCACATGCGTCGAACGCTCGTGCTGCCGATTGGTCGTCGTTCTGGGAAGTCCTTCGTGTCTTCGATTATCGGGGCGTTCGAGAGCTACAAGCTCTTGCGTAAGGGTGATCCTCAGAATTACTATGGCATGGCTGAAGGTGCGGAGATCACGCTTTCTACTGTGGCTCCGACCAAGGATCAGTCGCAGATCTTGTACAACGCGATCCGCAACTACTTCGTGACGTGTGCGTTCTTTGACCCTTATCTGTCACATGATACGCAGACGTACATGAAGTTCCAGACGCCGCACGATCTGGATACGACGGGTTCTGCACGTGAGGATGGTCGCGCCAGCTATCAGATTCGATTCTTCTCCTCGTCTAGCTCGGGTATTCGTGGTTTCGCGAACATCGTCGTGATTCTCGATGAGGTCGCGTTCTTCAAGAGCAAGGGCGGAAGCTCGGCACAGAACGTTTATGATGCTGTGACGCCTTCTGTGGCGACCTTCAACCCTGCGGACCCGAACAATCCCGGGGAGATGCTCTCTCAGAACTCCGAGGGTCGCATCATCCTGATCTCCTCGCCGTTCGCCAAGGAGGGGCTGTTCTTTAACCAGTATCAGCAGTCCAAGCGTGGCGGGGAGGATTCGGAAGACTTGCTCATGATCCAGGCGCCTACCTGGGAGGTTAACCCCACAGTCCCCGTCAACTTCTTGCGGAACTTCCAGGCGTCGAACCCACGCGTGTTCGATACCGAATTTGGAGCGCAGTTCACGGACCGCGCCAGTGGTTGGATCGAGCGTCGCAAGGACCTGATGGCTTGTGTCGATGTCGATCTCAAGCCCGAGGTTCGTGGTCAGGCGAGGCAAGCGCATTACATGGGGCTCGACCTCGCGGTGGTCAATGACCGCACGGCGTTGGTTTTGACGCGCCCTGAAGGGGAGCACATCCGCCTCGTGTACCACGAGCAGTGGCAGGCAGGGGCAGATTGGTATGAGTTGAACCCGCACCTCTCCGCGCCCCTGGTCCCCTACGTCAAGGAGATGCCTGGTGTCGAGATGCTCGACTTTGATGAATTGGCCAACTGGGTACGCGCGGTCTCGCGCAAATTCTTCATCAAGGAAGGTCTGTTCGATCAGTGGCACGCGTTGAGTTTCCAGCAGACACTTGACAAGATGGGGCTCGACCAGATCCAGTCCAAGCAATTCACCAAGGACGAGACCAGCCGCATGTACGACGCGTTCAAGACGCTGATGTACCACAACAAGCTGCGCCTCTACGATTTCACCTTGCGTGACACTGGGGCGGGGGATGATGACATGGACTCGAACATCGACCTCTCCAACCTCGAAGGCACGGGTGTGGTCAAGTCTGCGCCCTACATCGAGGAGTTGTTGGAGCTGCAAGCGAGCTACAAGTCCAAGAAGGTGGTCGAAGTCGCGGCGCCCAATGTTGTTGGGAAGCACGATGACTTTGCGGATGCGTTGATTCGCTCGGTATGGCTTTCCGTAATGGCGTCCGGGCGTCAAACGCATATCGCCAAGGGTGCCAACTACAACGCTCAGGGTGAAGCCTCTTACCATAATGTCCCTCGTTCTGCGACCGAGTACCACCGCCGTAAGGGGCGCCGTAACAACACACAGCTTCAACGCGGCGCACGACTTCGTGCGATTCAGCGTATGCACAAGAGGAGATGGTGATGGCAGAGCGTTATGACCGCTTCGCTCACCTTTGCGTGGATGAAGCGTTGCGCAAAATGGGCGTGACTGAACGCCCTGTGCCTGTTCTCGATGCTGTCGCGGCGCTCTATGAGAACACAGGAGGCTCGTGGGAGGCGCTCGCGAATGCTGACCCTGATGCCTGGACCGCGCTCAAGAAAGCGTGCAAGGCGTATGTTGCCTGGAAGAGAGATCAGAAATGAGTTTGACCCTACAAGACCTCGATGAGATCGAAGCCCACCTTCGTCAGATGGAACAAACAGAGCGTCGTGTCTTGCGGGTCACGCGCGAGTTTGCTGACCAGATGCTCACGTTGATCGCGCTCTGTCGTGGTGAGCGTGAGCTGTCTCGCATTGCTCAAAACGAGTCCAGGAGCTTTCGTGCCCTGGTCGCAGGTCTTGAGGGTGTCAGTGTGTTGCGTGCGATGCGCCGTAAGATGGTGACGGTACGTGCGCGTATTCAGGAGCAGGAGTATCAGAAGCAGCTTCTTCATCGTCAGGCGGATCGTGCATTGGAGCATGGTGCGGTCGAGGTCGAAGATGAGCTTCAGCGTGCGCTTCGCCGGTTCCTGTCCCTTTGATTATTTGGAGTAGAACATGCCCTCGAAATTGAACAAGCAAAACGCGGATGCGATCACGGTGTCCTCTGTCTCTCAGGTAAGACGCATGATGTCTGCTTCGGGTCAAGCAGAGGTACGGCCTAGCTCACGCATCGCATCGCGCGCCAACAAGGTCAGCAACTATGTAGGAGGCTCCGGCGCTTACGGTTATGGCTTTGGTGGGGGTATGGGGGGCGGTCTCGGGATGGGTTCGGCTAACGTCTCCCTGGGAAGCGCGACCAACATCTATTCGCCACAGCTCTCCACTGATTTCCTGGAGCTGCCTCAAAACCTGGCGGAGATGCGGTCGTACTACCGTTTCTTCTACAATAACGACCCTTATGTGCAGCAAGCGGTGATCTTGCACACCGAGCTGCCACTATCGAAGCTCCGTTTGACGATGCCCAAGGGGAAGGACCCCAAGCGCAACCGCCAAATCTTGAAATTCTACGAGGATATGGTCAAGCGTATCGACCTCTTGAATCTCCTGGTGGATGCCACGCGTGAGTTCTATGTGGTCGGGGAAGCCTTCCTGTTTGCGGAGGATTCCGAGGTCGATGTTCCCGAGTACGTCTATACGGAGGACGTCAATCATCTCGATACCGCCTCGGGGGAAACAAGCATCATTCGTCAACGTGTCGATGATGCGGATGATCGTATTCGAGCATACAAGCAGCAGCACTACAAGGGGTGGGATCGTGTGATCTTGCTGCCCCCCGACCAGGTAAGGCTGGAGACTTATTCTTACTCCAGAGCTTACAAGGTCGAGCTGGTCCCGGACGAGCGCACCAAGGCTCTGGTCCAGGCTGCTATTATGGAGGACCCCAACGCCATCGAAGCGCTGGCTGATGTCCCCGAGGAAATCATCCACTACATCGCGCAGGGAGAGAACCTTCCTCTCGGGACAGACCCGGACGAGGGTTCGTTCGTGTATCACCTCCCGCGAAACAAGGAGCCGGGGAAAGATCACGGCATCTCGATCTTGCAGTCTGTGATGCGCGTGCTCGTGTATCGCGACAAGCTGCGTCAGGCGCAGACGTCGATTGCATCGCGCGCCATGACTCCCAAGCGCTTGATTTATGCAGAGGACATGAGCCTCGCAGACGTCGAGGAGCTGCGCGAGCAGGTGGACTTGATGTTGCTCGACCCTGATTACTCGCTGATCACAAACTTCCAGGTGACCTGGGAGGAGATCTCTGCGCGTGATCGCCTGCTCGACCTGAACTCCGAGTATGACATCACCGATCGCCAGCTCTTCGCGGGTCTGGGTGTCACCGAGTCCATGCTCACGGGTGAGTCGAGCTACTCAGGAGAGCGCATCAATATCGAGGTGATCAACACGAGGTATATGTTGTATCGCGAACGCATGCAGCAGTACGTCGAAGAGAACCTGTTCCGCCCCGTGGCGATCAAGAAGGGCTTCGTAGAGTATGATGAGTTTGGCAATGAGGTGGTGTTGTACCCCGAGTTGAGCTTCACGCGTCTCGCCTTGCGCGATAACCGTGACACGTTCGATGCGATGTTCAACCTCTACCAGAAGGGAAGCCTCGCGGTTGGATATATCCTGGAGCTGTTCAACCTCGACCCCCAGGCGGTCGAGGAGCGCTTGCGTCAGGATTTCTTGACCATGAACGATTCGTTGTTCAACGAGATTTTGAGGAGTTCGTATTCGGAGCTTGGACGTTCCCTGCCCGAGCAGTCGGATATGCTGGAGCGCGTGGCGGACTACCTGGAGCTGTCTTACAAGCCGCCCAAGGATACCAATTCGCGCTTCGGTTCGACTCGTAGGAAGGGGGCTGCCATGCCGCCTTCTGATGAGGCACACATGGCTTCCTATATCGCGGGAGCGCTCGCCGCAAATCCTGATCTGAGTCAACGCGTGGCTCAGATGATGCAAACTGCTATGGACACCGATGATGAAACGTGACGCTACAAAGTCAGATGCAGAGCGCGAGGAAGAAGAGGCACAGCGCTTGGTGCGTAAGAGCCCGACCAAGAAACCCCCGCGCCGTGATAAGGAGCGTGGTCGTGTCGAGCAGAAGGATCGAGACACAGACACCAAGGACAAGGACCTCTCCCTGAACTACAAGGACATCGGGGGGAGGGTCGCGCGCTTGTACTTGATGGCCATGGAGTTTGCGACCGAAGAGGCGTGGGAAGCCTACAAGGAAAAGCACCCGGGGGCGGACCGTAAGGATCACACGATTCAGGAGCAAGACGAGACCTCGACGGAAGAGGAGGCGTCACCTGAAGAGGAGGTCGAGGAAGAGGAGCCGCACGAAAAGCAGCTTCAGATTCGACCAGAGGCCGATGAGCCTGTCGAAGAGCTTTCCGAGACCGAGAGGTCGCTTATGGAGGAGCTTGGGCAGTCTGTCGCTCCAGAGGAGCCCAAGGCCCCCGAAGACATGACACCGGAAGAGAAGGTGGACGCGCGAGCGCAGAAGTATCGTGATTCAGGGGCAACCTACGATGATCTGTATGACAAGGCTGTCTCGGATAACCCTGATTCGATCGACTCGCAAGCGGCCCGCCAGGTGATGCTCGAACAAAAGCAGCCGTACCCTGAAGGTGTCCAGGAGATGCCCGAAGACTTCGAGGGTGAACTCTCCGCAGAGACGCGCCAGAAGTTGGAGACTCATGCCAAGAACTGGGACGTGTATGACCATGATGCTGGCCTGGCGGATGTGTCTGAGCGCATGGCGCAAGCGGTGCGCGAGAACGATCGGAACAAGGCGGCGTACTACGAAGAGATCCAGAAAGTGTACGAAGAGGCGCGTGGTGAGCTTCGTAACTTGCCTTCGCTCTCGGATGAGAACGTGAGCATCACGAAGCTGATGCCCTCGAAGACAGCACTCAACAAGCTCGATGATACCGCGATGGTGCGTCAGCTCAATTTCGATTCACCCAAGCTCTACCAGTCTGCCTTGTTCTCCTCGAAGGCGGACGTGGCCAAGGCCATCGAAGACCTCGATGAAGTGATCGAAAAGCAAGAGGAGGGGTCGAGCGCGCACAAGTATTACACCGAGTTGCGCGGTATGATGGGTGAAGTCCTGGCCAAGAAGAGCTTTGATGCTACCACAGGCTATGGTCAGCTCCTCAAGACCATGGAGGACGCGGGTAAGGAGGGTCTTGATCCCAGCAAGGTAGACTTTACTGACCCGGATGCCGTCAAGGGATTCGTGGATAACATGCGCAAGCTCTCCGATAAAGAGCTTGTGGACTTGGTAAAGGATAACCCGGACTACCGCATGGCGTTGGATTACGATGCGGACACTCCGAGTGACGGAGCTGTGTTGAGTCAGGCTTTTCGTCAACGCCTCTTCGATTACTTGACCGATGATTTCTTGACGCAAGGCTACTTCGAGCAGTTGCGTATGACGCCTGATGAGCCTGGACGTGCTCGAACCTTCGATCCGATTCAGGTCAAGGCGTTTATCATGAGGCGTCAGCAAGAACAGCGCGCGACCAAGACCCCCGAGAATGTGTCTCGTGATGGCTTTGGCGCCTGGATGGCCCAACTCCTGGAGGCCCTGATGGATAATGAGAAGAAAGCTCATGTGCTCGCAAAGAGTTTCGCGCATGGGATGACTCGTGCATACCGTGCGAGCGCGACGCATCGTGCACGCACCGCGCAGTACCGAGGACTCCCGGGTCCCCTCCCCCGCAAGGAGAGCCCGCCCGCGCCCGAGTGGCGATTGCCCCTGGGGTCGATGTGCCTGGAGTTGGAAGACTACCAGCTCATCTTGAGCGAAGCGAAGCTCTGGTTGACGGATTCTCGCCTTGCTTATGTGCGTGAGATGGAAGGTGCACAGGAAGATATGCTTCTGTGTCTGGCTCTCGATTATGCGATCCACACGGCGTCGCAGTACAAGTATGCAGGCATGATTGATGCTCCGACTTACGAACGCCTCCTCGGTATTCTTCGCCGGATCACATGAAAGTCAGGTGAGAGACCCGGCAGTTGAATAATCCTTTGATACCATCGGGTCTTCGAGCACGCATAAGGTGTGTCCAAGGCCCCAAACCTCCACCTCACTACGAGGAGACAAGTCATGCTCAAGAAGGCAAACGTGCTGTCGTTGACACAGCGCATGGATAAGCTCGCTACGATGATTCAGGAGAACCCCGGCAAGTACGGGCTCTCCGCGCGTGAAGCGTATCAGCACGCATACGACCTCGATCGCGTTTCGGATCGCCTGGAGCGTATGATCGGTGACGATCGTGATGCTGACGTGATCGAGCACGAGAACGACGAAGACTACATGGAGACCTTCGACGAAGCAGGTCCCGTGGATAACCAAATGGACGCGGACGAGCCCTACATGGATCATTTCCGTGATGACACGTTCGACCAGCTCATCGACCACCCCGAGCTTACGCCAGGCAACTCGACGCCTGGTGGTGAGGATTCCAGCGACCAGGTAGATGCTTCGGACGCATGGTGGATGACAGACCTCGACGCAGATGCGGATTCGGACTGGCGCAACTGGTGAGCCCTCGCACGCTGTGTTGAAGCCAATGCTTTGTTGATGCTTCGAGGATTCATCATGAAAACATCGTATGTAGACTACCAGGCACTTGCCGCCCAATTCAAAGTGGGCGAGCTGGTGCGTAAGGTCGATCCTGTGAGGGGACGTGAGTTCCCGAACTTCCTTGAGGGTCGCGTCGAAGCTGTGCTGTCTGGCATTGGCTTTGTGGACGTGGCTTTTCCCTGGGGTACGGATCGTATGAGCCCTGATCTTCTCATGAAGGTCGAGGGAGCACCTGCGGTGTATTCTGATTTCCTCGATTCGTATGACCGTCGCAAGAGCGCGAGCGCGCCTCCTTTGTATAAGGTGGTCGCTGCGCTCTTTGCGCGTCATGCAGGTACGCTCTACGAGACAGCTTTGCGCATGCGCGAAGTCGGTATCGACGAGATGGATGCCTACAGCAAGATGGCCACACGTTACGCTTCGACCTACGGGGATGATGTCGTGCGTGAGGCTGTGCAGTTTGCATACGATGTCAGCGACAAGGTGGCGATCTACTGGAAGGCACGAGGACGTCAGTACGTGCCGACCAAGCAAGAACGCGAGACCGGCGTGCTCTTCTGTCCGCGTTGTAAATGCGAGATGGGTCGCACGGTCTACAAAAAGCGCACCCGGCTCTATGCTTGTGGTGAGTGTCTTTTCTTGATCAAGCCGGGTGACCTCGTGGATTGCGATGCTGAACCCGTGGAGTGTGAGGAAGAGGATGAGGGCTTGGAGTTTACGAGCCCCAACTCGGTCCTCAATGAATGGCTCTAAGGAGAAAGCTCATGGATTTGAAAGCGCAACTCATTCGACTCGGTAACGCAAAGCCCGAGCTTCGTCAAGATCTCAAGCCTGTGATCGCACACCTTGATAAGCAAGCGGCAACCTACACGTTGTACACCGCTTATCACGGTGTGTACATCGGGCGCAGTCTCGTCTCTGGTGCGTCGCTCGCTGTGGTCGAGCATACGGCCAGGGAGACTGCCAAGATGACCGAGGACATCGCGAAGCATATGCGTTCGCTCGGTGTCGCGGCGGACGCGGGTGGGGTGTTGGTCGAGGCCCTCGATAAGAATCTCGTGGTGATGGCGCCTTTGCGGAATTTCCAACCTGATATGTTGCCCGACATGGTTTCGCTTCTTGCGAAGCGCTTCAAGGTGAAGGGTCCCGTCCGCTTCTAAGGAGTACGAATGCCTTTGCACCACCAACTCATCGGCCTCGCTCTCGCGCGGCCTACGTTGCGTGAGGCGTTGGGTCCGGTGCTCAAACGCGCGGGGTTGTCCACGCTTGATGTGGCGATTTTCGACTTCGTGCGAAACCACTTCCTCAAGGAGTTGACCGACGCTTACGCGACCGCGTGTGACTACGACACTTCTATCACCAAGCGCGAGCCTGGTTATCTGGAGGGTCAGATCACACAGGTACAATGGCGTCTCAAGTTCGACATCGTGCACAAGGGTGATGGCTACGACATCGAGACCATGTTGCACGTGGGTACGAGCTTCCAGGATGCGCAGTTCCACAAGTGGGAGACCGGGCAACACGAGTCCTTGGAGGATTTGTTTGCTGCGATCGACCAGAAGCTCTCGGATCATTTGAAATGAAAATCCCTGCGGACATCAAGCGTGCTTTTACTGCGCGCGCTTCACGAGATGAATCCTTTCGTCAGGCCGCGCGCTTGTATTTCGGTACGGTACGCACCGCATCTTCGCAGGATCTTCAGGCGCCTGGGTTGCAGTTGTTGAATACTTTGAGTCGAGTTCCCCAGATCACTGATCAAGAAGAGCGCGCTTTGTATGCGGAGCTGGTCGAGTTGGCGCTCGATCGCCCGGAGTTGCGTTCGGATTTGATGCCTTTGCTCATGCAGAGGCACAACGAGGAGTAACCCCCATGGCCATGATCCGTACTGCAAATGCTGTTGTTCAACATCCGATGGTCGGTCTCGATCAGTGGAACATGTCCCGTGCTGCCGCGCTCAAGGCGGGCGCGCATGGGAGTCGTGTCGCGAATACGATGTTGTCCCAGTACAGCCCTGATGATTATCTCTTGACCCACTGCACGATCATTGCATCGGTCGATGTGGATGATGCCCCCAACGTCAAGACAGGCTCGAAGGTCAAGAACGCAGATGGGGAGGAGATCAACCGCCCCCATGCCGACTACCTGATCAAGCCTGAGTGCTCGCGTTACATCAACCAGAACGGGGATGCCTGGGAGCGCAAGCTCTTGATGGCGACGTACAACACCTTCGTAGGTGCAGAGAATTACGTCGAGCATATCCAGGTGCCCGAGCTGTCCAAGGGGAAGATCATCGACGCGGTGGCCCGAGACCTCGGGGATACCGTCTATGTTGACATCCTCGTGGCAACAGACCGCAAGCATCGTGATCTGATCGCGCGCATCGAGTCGGGTGAGTTGAACACCTTGTCGATGGGCTGCACCATTGCTTACAGCGTGTGCACCAAGTGCGGCAACGTCGCCAAGGATGACGTCGAGTTGTGCCGTCACGTCCGCTATGAGAAGGGCAACAAGTTCATCGGTCCCGATGGCGCCATTCGCGTGGTCGCGGAGCTGTGTGGACACCACACGGACCCCGAGTCTGTGGTCTTTATCGAGGCATCCTGGGTGGGCAATCCCGCGTTCAAGGGAGCGGTGATGCGTAACATCCTCGAAGGTGGCCCCACGACGCACGTCCCTGGTCGTTACGATAGCGCTGATCTCTCTCAACGCATCGAACATGCATACACCATGCAATCGCAGGTGATCCCGGATTGGACGGACATGTTCCGCAAGACGGCGGCGCATGCAGCACAGGCTGCCATGGATCAGATCAACATGCAGCTCAAGTTGGCGTTCGACTTCGATGATGAGGAAGAGGATACCGAAGAGGAGAAGTCCCCTCTCGAAGACGCCGTGGACCAGTTCAAGACCAAGGTCAAGGACAAGGCCATGCGCGAGCTTCGCAAGGAGCTTCGCGATGAGAAGCCCAAGAAGGACATGCCCGGCGCGGAGATGGCGCCCAATGATAGCATCCATCATTCTTCGATGGATGTGCACGCGGCCTATGCACTCTTCACGCGCCGTTATGCACAGGACGTCCCTGACATCGACACGCGCCGTCGCTTGTTCGCACTTCTTTACACGATGGGGTCACCCGAGCGTTACGAGACTTTGCGTCCTCGCTTCGCGAACTCCGAGATTGTGACCGCCTTGTATATGGCAGATCGTGAAAACCCCAACCGTAAGGTACGTGAGGCTTCGTTCTATAAGGCTCTCGTCCACGCTGGGGCATTCAAGCGTCACGCGGATACCAAGACCTACCTCAAGGCATTGATGGCGTCTCTGGGGCGTGTACCGACCCGTGCAGAAGCCGAACAAGCACTACATGCGGCCACGCTGCTCAACTGAATGAGTTTTTTCTTACTCGCCAACCCCTCATACAAGCCTTGTATCGAGGGGTCTTTTAAAAAATAGGGATTTTCGCCGGTTTTACGCTTATAGGCACCGTCTTTGACGCTCCCCTGTATGGCAGGGGTAAGTGACCGGACTTGCAAGCACCGAAGACCCCTACCGCTCTGGAGGATCAACATGAGCCGTCGTAAGCGACTTACGTGGCAGCGTTCCGCTGACCCGTACACCATGAATCAAGATAAGACCAACCCCCCTGTCGAAGATTACATGACGGGTGAGCCTTCCGCATGGGCCGAAGAGCCTGTGGAAGACCTGAGCCGCTTCGAGCAAGAGGGTCGCAATGAAGTGTCGATGCCTACCATGCTCGACAACACCCACGATCACAAGGACGTGGATGAGGCAATGGACGGCCAGCCCTACGATAACGCAGGGTCGTTCAAGCCCACCGACACCAATGGTGTCTCGGACGGGCCTACCAACCCACGCCAGGCTGCACAGCGCGCCGCACAGATGCAGCGCTACGCTGAAAAGAAGGCCCTCCAGTGCGTTCGTATTGCCAGCCTTCTCATCCCCACTGCCAGCGATGAAGTGATCACCGAGCAGGCTCTCGACTTCATGAGCATGCCTGATGACGCGCTCGTGGCGACCATTCTTCGCCTCGCGGAAGCAGAAGAGCTTTCGCGCCTCGCGGGAGACGATGAGGAGGAAGATCACGACGAGTCCGATAAGGACGCTTCCTTGACCCCCGATGAGATGCTTCGTCAGATGCAGGCGGAAGCCAAGCAAGCTGCTTCCAAGGATGCAGAAGACGATGAGGACGAGGACGAAGACGAGGATGAAGAGTCTGACAAGGAGTCCTCGATCGCTGATCTCGTCCAGAAAGAAGTCCAGGCTGCGCTCAAGGCTGCTGGCCTCAAGATGGCTGAAGAGGACGAAGACGAGTCCGATAAGGACGCTTCGACTGTGACTGCTGGGGATGATGAGGAAGAAGAGGAAGAGGAGTCCAAGGAGGCTTCTCTTGCTGACATCATCCGCACAGAAGTTCAGGCAGCACTCAAGGCCGCTGGTCTCAAGGTGGCCGAAGATCATGATGATGAAGACGAGGACTCCGATAAGGAAGCCTCGCTTGACTCCATGCTCGCAGAGCTGAACGCGCTTGAGCGTGACGGCATGCAGCACGACTCTCTCGTCTACAGCGAAGATGACGAAGAGGACATGGAGCACGATAGCTGTGGTGACGAGTGGGCGCCTGTGGGTGGCGACTCGATGCATGACGGCATGGAGATGGAAGACGACCTCGACGCCATGCTCACGGGTATGGAAGAGGAAGCCATGGGCATGGGAATGGGGCTCGACCTCATGCCTGCCATGGACACCTTCGATGATGACGCGATGATGGCTGGAGATGAAGATCTCGAAGCGATGATGTCGCGTCAATACTCGACGCAGCCTGCTGGCCAGCGCCAGGCAAGCACCAAGAAGAACATTCAGTCTCTCGGGCGGGTGAAGGAATCGAGTGCACAGGGAGGGGGCGATGTCCTCTCGAATCTGTGGACTTCGGCACCCGACGTCTCTGACGCATTCTCCAAGGGTGAGTTCTGAACTCTCTCTTGGGCGTGAGCTGATGCGACCGCCTTCACAAATATAACGCAAGTGCAAACGACCACTACCACTTCTCGATAGGAGAAAATCATGGCACTCCCAGGACAGGCATCGGGTGATTTCACCGAAAGCAGCTCCGCTCTGCGTATTCTTTACGTGGGTACGCTGAACTCTTTCGCGGCAGAACTCACCACGGACGCGTTCACTCAGACCAATCCTCCCGTGATCACGGCGGCTGCCGCTGTGTCCACAACCCTCCCCGCCGCTCCAAAGCGTGGCGTGCTTGGCGCTTCGGTTGCCTTCACGCGCCCCGCCGCAGGAAACGGCCTCATCGGTGGCCCAACGGGCGCTGCTGCGGCTGCTGGCGCAATCCGCCCTCTCGGTCTCTTCATCAATGATGCAGCCGGGAACGCCTACGAGAACACCCCTGCTGCTGCGAGCAACAAGGGTCCCTACATGTCCGCACAGGGCACGGTGGGTCTGCGTCTCTATGAAACCGCTGTTCAGGCACCTGGTGGTGCAGGAACGACCAGCGGGGCACAGGGTGATGCGCTCCTGTACGAGAATGGGCTGTACGTCTACGCATCGGTCAACGGCTACGTGACCACCGCTGTCTCGGCAGCAGGTTCGGAGTCGGCTGATGTGCACGAGGTGGCCTACGGCGATGCTGCGAACATCGCAGCCGCTACTGCGTTGGGTGTGATCACGATCGTACCTGATTCCGTTCACGCAGAACTCGTGATTGACCAGCGCATCTGACCCAGACGCGCTCGGTTCAAGCTCACCTCTGAACAGCTCACAAGAAGGAGACTTCGATATGTCCAATGCACTCGACATCGCTGCCAAGCAGCAGCTCATCGGTCGCTTCATCAAGACCGCCGCAGGACGCGCGCGTCTGGCAGCGTCCATGATCCAGCCTTTGCGTTCGCGCAGGGATTACTCTTCGGTGGGTCGCAAGACCTTCCTCGTGGAGCAGCTCCCTGATGGCGCATTGCCTATCTACGACAAGGACCCCGACGTGACCGCATACGTCATCGGGGAAGAGGGTGAATCCATCCAGGCCGTGCAGAAGCCACGCCGCGTGATCATCCCCTTGTTCGAGATCGCTTCGCTTCCCACCATCCCGATCACGCAGATCAAGGAGCGTCGCTTCGACCTCATCGAGCGTGCTCAACAGCTCGGCAAGTCCCAGATCCAGGCCGCAGAAGACGAGCGTGTCTTCTCGATCCTCGACGCTGTGGCGACCACGGGCTTCGACTCGATCCCTGGCTCGGTCAACCCTGACCTCCAGGTGATCGCTCCTATCTCGCAGGCCGTCCTCGCAGACGCGTTTGCAGAGGTGGAGAAGCACGACCTCCGCGTCGCGCGTATCTACATGAACGCCAAGGACTACAGCGACATCCGCAAGTTCGGTCGCGAGATCCTCGACATCGAGTCGCAGGCTACGCTTCTGAACACGGGTCTCCAGGCTACCCTCTGGGGTGCCCAGATCATCGTGTCGCGCCTGGTTCCTGCTGGGTTCGTGTACATCTGCACGGAGCCCGAGCTGTTCGGTCGCATCCCTGTCCGCACGGAGCTGACCGTCCTCTCGGCAGACAACCCTGCACAGCGCCGCATCGGCTTCTCGATCTTCGAGAACCTCGGTATCGGCTGCCACAACCCTCGCGGTCTCGTCCGCCTGGTGGTGCGTCGCTGATCACTGATCAGAGCGCTATGGCTTAAAGAGAACCCCTTGCAGCCCTGGGCAGCAGGGGGTTCTTTTTTGACTCACAAGGAAAGGAGACCCTCATGGATCTGAAAACGCAGCTCATTCGTCTCGGGAACGCGAACCCCGAGCTTCGCAAAGACCTCAAGCCTGTGATCGCACACCTTGACCGTCAGGCGGGTACGCCTGTCGATGACCTCGGTGAAATGCCCAGCGTCTTCAAGAGCATTGCAGACGATATGTACCAAGCCTATCGTATGGTGTCCGAGGCGGAAGACGAGAAGCCTTACTACATGGGCTTGCGTCGCCTCGATACGGCGTATGCGGACCTCAACCACGAGATGCGCAAGCTCAAGCGCTTGATCGACCGTATGCGGTAACGCTTCTGGGTTCGTAAAAGGGCTGCCTTCGGGTGGCCCTTTTTTGCTTGGTGATGGTTTTATACCTCATGCACAATGGAACCTTTGGCCACTTCTATAACCACCTTTCCGAGCTTCCCATGTCTACGCTTCGTGATGATCTTATTCGCCTCGCGCACGCGAACCCTGAATTGCGGGGGGTGCTGCTCCCTGTGATCGAAAAGCATGGTGAGGTCAACGCGCTCTCTCCCCTGGACACCATCCAGGATAACGCGCCCGAGCAGCGCACGGCGTCCTATGCGGATGATCTGGTCGATATGCGCGCGCTCGGTAACCTGGCACGCAAGTTCCGCTCTTCGAGCCCTGCGACCTACAAGATGCTGCGTTCTATCGCGGGAGCTGTAGGTTCGCTCTTGACGCGCAACGAAGAGATGGCGGTGAACAAACTCAACAACCTTCTCCACAACGCGGACCGTTGGGACGACCTCCAGGTGCGTAACCAGGCGGGGCAGATCGCGACGCTCCTCGGGGTGGATACACCTTCGGATTTCTGATGATAAGCCAAAGCATGCTGGGATTGCTCGCCACCTTGCGAGCGCTCTTTCAGATCCACCAAAACGCACATTGGTTGTCACGGGGTGTCCCGTCGTATGGGGACCATCTCCTCTTCCAGAGGCTCTATGAAGGCATCGCGGATGAGATTGATGGGCTCGCTGAGAAGATGATTGGTGTGTATGACATCGAGATTGATGTCATGCAACAGGCCGATCAGGTCGCGGACATCATGACGATCTTCGAGTCACACGATGAGGAGCTGGATCTCGCTTCGCGTTCGCTTCGTGCGGAGACCCTGTTTCTGGAGTTCCTCCAGAGGGTCTATGCTCGCCTGGATGATGAGGGAGAGTTGACCATGGGGCTCGATGACTTCTTGCCTGCGGTGGCAAGCCTTCATGAGACGCATGTGTACCTCCTCAAGCAACGCACCAAGGTAGAGACATGACACACCGAGAACTGGTCGAAAAGTTTGTACGACGCGCTTCCATGCTGGGGATGGACCCATCTCAACGCACGGAAGCAAAGCGCGTGAATCAACACGCTGATGCGCTTGCATCACAACTGCGACGTGCGCGCGCGGAGTACGAGCGTTATTTGTACCAGGCTCTCGGACGCAAGGTGGACTTCGAGGAGGTCGAGGTTTCCAAGTCCACGGCTTCTCATTATACGGTGACCGCGAAGTACATTGTCCTACGCAATAACACCGAGCCCATGGCGCCACGCTTCTGGTTGGCGGTGACTGTTTCCGTGGACCACAGCGTCCCCGAGCGTCCGCTCAAGCAAGAGGTCAATGCAGGGTTCACCAACGCTATCGGGATGAGCCACTCGAAGTTTACGCAAGGAAACTGTGACGAGCAGATGCTCATCGACCCCACGCGCACGTTTGGATGGATCGAGTACCTTGAAGGGGATTTCCTTCGAGGCAAACGCCTCGTGCGTCCTTTCACGCCGGGTTCGCCGGGCATGGGGACTCTTACCGCTTCGCGACCTCTCCCCCAGACGGGTTATACCTTGACAGGAGAAGCGGTGGCCTTGAGTCGTAGATGTGCCCTCAATCGGGGGTTCAACGCAGGGGCCTTGTCTTTCTTTCACACAGGCTTCGTGCGTACCCTGATCAACTACCTCGATCACCTCAAGTATTACGATGAGGCGTCGCTCTTTCGGGAAGCTATGGTGCATGCTCTGCAACGTGATGGCGAGAGGTGGCATCTGCCCTATGTCCAGCTCGTCCCTTACTTGCAAGACCTTTATGAGGCTGCCAACGTCTTCGATGCCGTCCTCGAATCCGACGCGACCGAAGACATCCCTCCCTGCATCATCTACACGTTGCGCAAGGTCTCCAGTCTCTTGCACGCACTTAACGAGACCGCTGCTGCGGAGAAGATTCGACGTGCTGCGGACATGATCCCCGGGTACGAGACGCCTACCCTCCTGATGGAGGATGAATAATCCGCTTGTAGCTCACCCCTTATAGAGCACCGTGGTGTACGGTGCTCGTGGCTTGAAGGCTTTTACCGAGATAAGGAGTGACGTGATGGGGAAAGAGTACCGTACTTACATTGCCATGGAGAAGATCCACCTTGGCTTGAACGACAAGGAGAACTCGGAACAGCTCGTGATCGAAGAGGGCGATGTTATCGAGTACAACGGGCGCATCGCCAAGATTGACGGTGTGGAGTATACCCTTCCTCGTCTCAAGTCTGCGATCAGTTCGCGTTGGTTGGTGGACCAGGCAACCTTGTTGCAAGGGAACGTGGAAAGCTACCGCCCGATCAGCGCCAAGATCGAAATGTCTGGCGCGACCCCAGAGCAAGATCGCATTGTGGCGGCGACCACAATCAGTGAGGAAGAGCGTAACGTGGGTACCATCGAAGCGGTGCGCGCGCGCGGTCGTTATGAGAACCCTGCCAACTACCCGATCGAAGCACAGGAAGGTGTGGTGGTGGGTGGTACTTCGTTCCAGACCCGCGCTTACGGTGAAGGAGCTTCCGAGGGGATGGGCGTGCAGGCTACGGACGTCTCCGCCATGACCTCGACTTCGACCATCTCTTCCGAGGAGTCCACGGCAGCTCGAAAGGCTCGCCTGCTTCAGGAAGCGGAGAACGCGCGCCTTGAGCGCAAGATTCGTGATCTCCAGGCAAAGCTCGCGAACCAGGCTCCTGCTCAAGCACCTGCGCCTCGTCAGGTCCGTGAAGGCATCGAGTTCGAGATGGAAGGCATCTCGCATCACACCGCAGGCACCACCGCGCAAGATGAGGAGAGCCTTTCTTCGATCTGGGATGGTGGTGATGGTGCGGTGACGGTGGCCTCGGTGCATGAAGAGTCTGAGATCAACGCAGAGGATGTGGTCCAGGATAAGGAAGCGCGCCTGGCGCTCGCGCGTCAGATGATGCCTTCCTTCGATTGGGATTTCTCGGTGCATTGGCGCACGAAGCTCAAGCTCCTGGAAGACTCGAATAACCCGACCCTCGTGATTGCAGCATACGCAGTCGAATCGGATGCGATGAAAAAGCACATCGCCAAGAGTTTCCCTCAATACCAACTCGGGGCTTGACCCGTAGTGAGAGCGAGCATGCACGCACGTAACCAAAGAGCCATGGCCCACAAGGTTGCTCAGAAGTATCTGGGACAGGGACTTCGCGATCAAATGCAAGCCTCCCTGTCTCAGGCGCGTGTGCAAGCGTCTGTTCTCGAAGAGATGGTCGAGCGTGGTCAGAAGCTCATCGAGGCGTCCGAACACCGCGAGCATATCTACCGTGAAGCGGGAGACATGATCACGCGGTTCCAGACTTCCTTGACCGAGCTGAACCGTCATTTGGCAACTGTGAGTTATGTGGTCAATCAAATGGCGGTTTCTTCTGCGGGTCAGGATCTCAACCCTGCCTTGCGCAAGGACCTCGACCGGCTCATGGAAGCCGCCGCCAAGATCACAGATCCTTCGACATTGCAAGGTATCCCGACACACATCGAAGATGTCCCCCCGGCCATCGAGCGCACGAAGCAAGATCAGGAATCCATCTACGACGTCGATCGTGCAGATGACCTGTCCAAGCGTGCGCCAGAGCCGAATCAGGATGTGATCGACTACTCGAATTTCTCGACGTATATCAGCAAGCCTGATGTGTCACAGGATTCCGTCCCATGACCGAGCCATCCAAGATGGCACGTCGTGTGGCGTGTATGTACCTGGAGAAGCAAAGCGCCACGCTGCAACAGATCGAGCGTGGGCTCGCACCAGGAATCATACAGCGCTCCAGGGCTCTCAAGCCTCTGGAGCGCGACGCGTCTTTCTGGAGGGTGGGTGAGCATGAAGTACGTGTCGAGCAATCAGGGTCAGACTACAGGTTCTCCTGTACCTGCCTTTTTTGGGTGTATCAAGGCCCCGAGTACCACGCATTGCGTGGGGGTTATTTGAAGGGGCGACCACGAGGTAGTGCATCGCCCCCTCGTGAGCGTGACCCACGCCAGCAACATCGTGTGTGTAAGCACGTGTTGGCGGTGATGCGTCGTCTGTAAGGAGAGAGACCGTGGCGGATACCAAACAGCGTAAAATCTCGACCTTCGCGAACAAGACGCGTGAGATGCGCCTGAGCATGGAGCTGTGCGCGAGCCAATACATGGCTTCGTCCTCGGTGCTCAAAAAGGTCATGGCTCGTTGTGGTGATTTGCCCATGTTGGCGTCCGAGTTGGATTTGGCCGCAGAAGAGATGCAAGAGCTTGAGCGAATGCACACTGAGATCACTCAGGAAGCCGTCGAGCTTCTCTCTGTGATCGACGTGTGCCGTCAACGTCTCGAAGCGCTCTCGGGGCGCGTGGAGCGTGATTACGCGGATTACTGTTCGCGTGAAGCGACCAAGCCCCTGGCAGGAATTTATCAGGCGAGTGCTCAGACCCTCGCCAAAAAAGTAGCACGTCGTCACCTGGCGGCGTCGAAGAAAGCATAAGGAGTAAGGCAGTGAAGTATGATTTCGAGTGTGAGTCTTGTGGCCATGTGCACGAGCAATCCCTTTCGATGGATGCGTTCAAGACCGTCAAGCAAGAAGGTGTAGACTGTCCCGAGTGTGGAGAGCACGCCGTGTACAAGTTCAACCCTGGCTCGGTGACCATCGGGTTCGCAGGCGATGCTTGGGCAGACAAGAATCACAGAGAGAAGGCGTACCGCAAGCGACGCTCTTCTTATATGGAAAAGCGCATGCGCACGAATCACAAGACCCCGGAGCTTGTCCCCAACTATGGTGGAGAAGAAGCAGGGAGTTGGGAAGAAGCGCGAGACGCTGCCGTGGAAGCTGGAAAGTCAGGGCTTACTTATGAGCCCTTGATTCAACGTGAGCGTATTCGCAAGTAAGAGGAGACTTCCATGCTTCTGTCCTACACCTATCGTCGCTATGAAGGTCTCGTCGAGCTTCTGATCCCCAAGCATGATTGGGCGCAGGTCATCGTGGTAGATGGTACCACAGATGTGGGCGTGTATTCGGTTACGGTGGCTGGCGTAACCTTTCAGGCGACGGACCCCAACGCAGGTTTGGATAGCTCGGCAGCGATCGTCGCAGACCTTATCGCGCAGATCAACGCTTCCACTGTACCGGCCACTGCTTATACGGCGGCGGCTCCTGCCACAGGTGGCGCGGCCTTCCGTCTGCGACACGATAACTTTGGGGGACAACTCAATCTCTTCGTGGACACCACGGACGTGGACGGTTCGATCCGTTATCGTCCAGACCCCCCGGATACGATTGATGTCCAGTCTGCACCCAACTGGGATGGGGTGTTCGCTTCTGTACAAGAGGTGTCTCGTCATCATGGCTTCGTCTCACCGACCGTGGGGCGTGATCGAGAACGTCTCGATGCCTTGACCGTGAACGCCAACCAGATGCGCAATTACACGCGTATCGTGCTGAACCTGGCAGACCTCGGTCTCACGGATGATGTGGTGAACTTCTTTCAGTACATCCCTCAATTTGCAGGTGTGGCAGTGACTCCGTTGGAGACGCCTATCGACATCCTGTTGACGGAAAAGCAGCTCCTCGAATCTCATACCATGTTGACGCTGGCGGGTACAGCTCCAGCGGCGGCGTCATTCGATGACGCTACCGTTTTGAACCTTCCCCGTCAAACAAGTTCGTATGAACTGAAGAACCTCGACGGTGCCAATGACTTGTTCGTTTCCTTCGGCACAGGGACACAGGAAGTGACTGTGGCGGGGGGTGAGACCATAAGAAACAACCGCTTGAACGTCTCGACCCTGACGGTGCGAGGGGATGGTGCTGGAGTGCCTATCTACATCACGGTCACGTTGAACGCGCAACGCATGCTGCGCTGATACGGGGCTTCATTTGTAATCCATTGATATTTCTCTCCGGGCAGCACGAGTTGCGTCGCGACCCCAACCGATAGGAGGCTACCATGGCGAAGATCCGCCTTGTACACACGCAAACGCAGATTGGCGATTTGCTCGTCAATGACATCGAGGATGGCACGCCACGTCGCCCCTTCGACGACTACAACAAGCAAGACGTCTATGTGACGTTCAACCGTAAGTTCTTCAACGCCGATGGGCTGGTCGAAGTGGATACGGACAATCCCGGGTTCATCGACCTCCTCCCCACGGATGATGTTCTCCTGAGCCGTGACCATGGCGTGATCGCAGGTCTTGCTGATGGGGGCTTTGTGACCGTCATCGACATCGCTGATGGTGCGCTCGCTGCTCCTGCTATCGCGACCGCGAACCAGGATAACGCAGACGCTACGGATGCGACCAATGACTATCGCGTCGAGATCACGGGAACCAACTTCCTCTCGACGGCGCCTGATGTGTCCACGGTCCTCGTGACCGCTGCGAACGCTGCAACGATTTTGTTGGCCGCAGCAGACATCACAGGTGGTGGTGGTACGTTCACTGACACGTCGATCATTATCCCCGCAGCCGTTCACGGCTTCGCGACGGATGAGTCCAACAACGTGGTCGAGGTCACCGTGACCGCAGATCGCCAGTCGGATACCGCAGCAGTCGGTGACATCTGATCTGAGGAGAAGAGATGGCGGATAAACAAGGCATCCTCGACGTCTTGGCGTCGCGTGGCCCTGAATTTCAGGGTTCGACCTGGATGCCACGCCGTCTCCTCGATTTGACGGTAGTGGTATTGGTATTGGGAGTCGTCAGTGAAGTAGTACGGGAGGTCGTGGCGCTCGATGTCGAGGGTTTACCTTCGACAGCTTCGATTCAAAGAAGACAGCGAGAGCTGGCCCTGTCGTATGAACGACTTCGGCGCGACAGAACACGAGATCACGCTTCATTCTTTCGGGAACTGGGCATGATCTTTACGCACGTAGGACACATCCTGGAAGAGCTGGCGCGTATGAAACGCGGCGGACACCTCGATTGAGACGATCAAGGAGAACACAATGGCACAGATTGCAGTAATCGGTACCCCCTTCGAGCGGGTGCTTCTCAATGACCTGACCAAGCGTCAGACCTTGCGCGAGCAGACCCTCTACCCTGTGGGTCAGGAGCGCTACATCACCCCTATCGACGCAGAAGGGGAGCTTACCGACCTCCTCATCGAACTCGGTGGGACGAACGTCGCAGCGGAGCTTGCGGGCTTCATCGCGGCAACCGTGGGCGCCGATGACATCTCGGTCGGCAACGTGCAGACGGAAGCAGACAACTTGACCGGCATCGCAGGTACTTCTCCTGCGGAAGCAGCACAGATCATCGCGTTGCTTGCCTACCCTCTCATCGAGACGGGACAGTTCTTGCTGTCGTTCGATCACGGTGTGATTGCAGGCTTGATCGACGCGGGTTGGGTCAAGGTCTTCACGGACGTGGGAGACGCACTCTTCACGCTCTGATCTGTTTTCTCTTCCCCTTTCTCCCTGGAGACTTGCGATGTCTGATTTGAAACAACACCTGATCAAGCTCGGGAATGCACACCCCGAGCTTCGGCCTCATCTCAAGAGGGTACTCACCTACTTGACGAAGAGTCGCCAGGCACAGGCTTCGCGAAGCTCCAGGGAGTGGGGCGTGTATCTGCGTGAGCTGATTCGCTCTGCACCTCAAGTCGCTCAGGGCGTTTTGTCGCGTCGAGATAACAAAATCCAGTACGACTACCCGACTGTGCCTGGCTTGACGTTCGCGTCTCCGAACTCGGTAAAGGTCTCGGGATCACGCGTTATCTATACCTCTCAGATCGTCTCCAAGCCTCTCACGAGCACGGTGTACGCGCAGTATGATAAGCAGCGTGGTACGATCGAGACGGTCTACGGGAAGATCCTTAGCGAGAAAAAGACCACGGCCCCGCTCGGTGAAAACAGAGTGGAAGTCGTCGAGGTCAAGATTGACCTGACGACGGGTCTATGGTTCCCCGAGCTTATGCAAAAGATCATCGCATGGGGAGATCGCACGCACAATCACTCTCTTTGGAACCTGAAGCAACGCTCGGGGATGATGAAGGGCTTCCTGGATGCGGACACCATCACGGACCCTCAAGAGTTCCTCGCAGGCTTGAACTGTCCTGGAGCTTCTGTAAAGGGCAGGATGATCACGTTCGATCCCCTGGCGTGCCTTTGATGCATTGAAGGTCTCGTGTCTTACCAAACCAATCAAAAAGAGCCGTTGAGGCAGCGCCCGGACTATGGTGAGTGTCATGGTCCTCCCGAGGATCAACCCTCGTACTGTCCAGCGCTGCCTCGCGGCTCTTCTGTTCGAGGAACACCCATGTCTGATCTTCTCCAACGCATCGCCACGCTCGCGAAGCGTCACCCCGAGCTTGCCTCGGATCTTCGCGCGGTGCATGCCGAATTGCAGCGTCAAGCCGCAGGTCCTACGCGTCGTCTCATGCTCACCAGGGGTCGTGATTCCTGGGCTGTGTCGTTCTTTGTCCGCTTGTACCTCAAGCCCGATGAGATGTACGACGTCAACGGCCTCGCGAAGTTTGCGGACAGCTACAACCGTCAGGTTGTCAAGGTGCTCGACACGCTCAAGACTCTCCCGGGGTATGCGCAGCCTGAATCGCTCAAGCTCCATCATGTGGGCGCAGACGGCTCCACCGTGTACGTCCAGGCTTCCTTCGCGTTCGCCAAGGTCGCAGGGCATCTCACGGAAGAGGAGATCAAGAACCACTTGCGTGGCGTCGCAGGGACCGGGCTCGAAGTCCGCATCGTATAATCGATTCATACAGTGGGAGTTGTGGCATGGATGTGTACCATGATTATCGTACCTCGGATCTCTACTTCGCTGCTTACCTCAAGGCCATTGATGTGCCTTTCTTGGAAGCGGCGCGTTCTGGCTCGAAGACCTACTTCGTGTTCGAGAATGTGGACGAGCTTCGAGAGCACAAGAACAACTACTTCTCGGGTCGCGGTGAAGTCAGCGCGCTGACCTTGACCAACGAGATTCGCAACCTCAAGCGCCTTTGTCACCTTTAGGAGACCGTCGATGAACCTCAAAGCACAACTCATCCGTCTCGGGAACGCCAATCCTGATCTTCGCCAGGACCTCAAGCCTGTGATCGCTCACCTCGACAAGCAAGCGCGTCGCCAAGGTGACCCTATGCTCGCTGCGACCAGCGCATGGCTCAACGCCGCAGGGGAGTATCTGCGCAAGGCCATGGGCGCGTCCGCTCGTGATGTGATCGTGGAGACCGCTACAGTGTCCGTGCGTATCCCTTCGGGAGAAGGCCGCACGGTAAGCGCGGTCGTGTTCCTCGATAACTACGACCTCACTTTCGAGGCCGAAGTGACCGTGGTCACCAACGAGGTACGTCGCACGTACAAGACCACCAAGGTGGGTGAAGATGATATGGGGAACGCGACGCGTCTCCTTGATCAGCTCGCAAAGGCAGCGCTCGCAAAAGCGTGAAGTTACCCCTTAACCTCAAGCTCGGGAGAACCCTGACATGAACATCCGTAAGCAGCTCATCCGTCTCGGGACCAAGACTCCCGAGCTTCGTCAAAGCCTCAAGCCCATCATCGCGACGTTGACTTTCACGCCACAACAGGTGGTGTTGCGTGGTCAGAAGCGACGCGTCCAGGCAAACCTCTTGAACCGTCGTGTTGCTGATGCGCGGAGCTATGTTGGGCCTGGCATCAACAACCAGCTCATCGAGGGCTTGATCGACATCGCGTTCGAGCAGAACTACTCCAAGGAGTATCGTGACGGCTTGCACGGTGAGGTCACCTTCAAGACGCTCAACGCTTTCAGCGCGTTCGCGCACAAGGTCGAGCAAGCGCTTCGAGAGTATGCGCTCGACCCCAAGAACGCAGAGAACGTCAAGTGGGGCAGGTTCTATGCGAAGGGACACCCCTTTGTCACCAAGCAGCAGCTCGAACAGGATCGCGCGCTACGTGATTCGCCTCGATACCAGATGCAGGATGCTCTCCTGAACACGCCTGACATGGCAGCTCCCGAGCTTGACCTCGCCCCCGACATGCCAAAGCCCGCAGACATCGTGGAGATGGATGCGTCCGCGCCTCAGTTCATCGAGGAAGCGCTCAAGGAGATGAGTGACTTCTCTTACGAGATGTATATGGACCTGAGCGGTCACGGTGGTGATGCACGCACCTTCGAGTCCTTGTTCGAGGATGGTGGTAAGGTCATGCGTGAGGTCGGCAAGGAAGTCAAAGACGCTTACCGCAAGATCCAGGACAACATGTCGTCGGACCTCGAAGAGAGCGTCGAGCGTGAGAAAGCTCGCAAGGCCGAAGGCGCGTTCGAGGAGGTCTGGGGATTCTTCGAGAATGTCCTCAAGCACTATGGCAAGGCTCTCAAGCGCTATGAGCGTGATCTGCCCAACGCCAAGGGATGGATGCGCAAGCTCGACCAGGCACGCCGCGAGATGGAACGTGACCTTTCGAGTTCCATGTTGGCCAAGGTCGAGAAGATGTTCCTCGACCTCTCCCGTGAAGGCGCGAAGTGGATCGACGAGATCGAGGACCGCCGCATCTATCAGGAGTTCGAGGACATCGAAGATGACTTCGACGAGTTGGCGAACCAGGTCAAGTACGTCAAGAAAGACCACTTCTGATAGGCGACCGTCATGCTGCAACTCACCCGGGGTTCGATCACCGAGCCTACAGACCTGGACATCGAGGTTCTCGACGGCGCCAACCAGCCGGTGGACCCGTTCGAGATCACGTATGCCCTGTATGATGTGACAACAGGCTCCGAGGTCTTGATCGGTCCAGCGGCGCGTGATCCTGTGCGCACGGGTGTGGGGCAGTATTACGCACACTTCCAGGTTCCTGAGAACGTGGCGTATGGGCTGTATCGCATCCGGTGGTCGATCACCGAAAATGCAGGGGACCCGGTGAATACGGTGCTCGAAGAGTTCGAGATCGTCGAGCCGTCCACCTTGCAGCTCGTGACGTTCACCGCGACCGAGCTGGACATGATCCGGCGCCTGCGGATTCGTCTACGTGATAACAACCCGGATCGCAACTACCACTTCCGCCCTCCGACCTCCTCGGGGACGGTCAATCAGTTCAACCGTGTCTTCGCCTACATCTGGGAGGATGAGGAGTTGTTGGAGTACCTCGACCAGTCGGTCTTGCTCATCAACTCCTATCCTCCTGCTACAGGCTTCCCGGATGTCAACGCCATGGTCGCGGGTCAACGCAACTGGATTCCCTGGGTGATCACGGGCGCCATGGCGATGGCAGCCATGGCGCTGACGTTCAACTGGATCGCGGACGAGTTCGATTACAGTATTGGTGGTGTCAGTCTCTCGATCGAACGCAGCTCGAAATACGAGTCGCTCAAGCAGAACGCAGAGCAGCAGTTCGAGAAGATGATGACTGACGGCAAGCAGCGCACGGTCAAGTACATGCGAGGGCTTCGTCAGTCTCGCTATGGTTTGGGTGTGCGCTCGTCTTTCGGCCCTGTGACGGGTAACGGAAGCCTCACTCCACGCAAATTCCTGGGCATCTGAGCCCTTTCCATTGGAGAAAGCGACATGAATCTTACACGCATAGCAAACATGGACCCCGGCGAGTTCAACACCAAGCTCTCTCGTAAACTTCGAGATCTGAAGCGGGATGTGGGCGCCACCTCGGTCAAGCAAAACTACCGTGGCACAGGATCGAAATCTGCGAGGCGGCAAGTGCTCGTGGATGGTATTCGTGGCACCACGGATGTGTGGTTGAAGGAAGATGAGGTGGTCATTGCGGACGCGTTCGACCAGGCCGCGCGGTATCTTCTGGGGCGTACTCGCATCAAGATCACGCACAACAGCTCGGACCTCCAGGGGGTCTACAACAAGATCAAGCAGGTGTTCGAGGATATGGTCGCTGCGATGCAGAGCAAGAGCGCATCTCTCGGTGACGCGCTTGTCCGCATCGGAAACCTTCACCCCGAATTGCGGCCCCACATCACTCCTGTGCTCGCGCAGCTCACGCGCACCGCGAGCGATGCGGACCCGGCATATGTGAAGCGTCTCATGGAGCGCGTGCGCGCCAAGGAACGCCTCGATTACGATGCCTACGAGAGTTCGCGCGAGGCGCTGAACTATCAGATTGGTGGAAGGCGCGAGTGGGTGCTTCTTGAGTTCTCTCCTCGCTTCCCGAACACCGTGACGGTTTCTGCCTGGTTCCAGGATGGAACGACTGGTTCGCGCCGCATCGAGCTGACGGGAGACGAACGCGCAGACATGAAGCTCCTGACCAAGCATGTCAACACGTTCATGGCCCTGCTGCAAGACGTCATCGACCGCGCTGCGCGCAGGTGGGATGGGCGTTAAGTCGTTTCTAACTCCTCAACCTCCAACCGGGAGACCTTCCATGTCCGATCTCAAGACTCAGCTCATCCGTCTCGGGAATGCCAATCCTGACCTTCGTCGTCACCTCAAGCCCGTTATTGCGCACCTGAGCACGCAGCACAGGCACGCAGCCGCGCTCCCTACGTTTGCTCAAATCACAAGGATAATCGAGAAGGCCCTTGGTACGGGCACCGAGATATATGAGATCGCTCGTGGTGGGGGGATCTATCGAGGAGATAGTCCGCAGGGTAGGGGTTACACGCATGAGGTGTTCGGTCCAGGAGGGGAGGGTTTTTACCTTTCGCTATACAACAACACGGGTTTTGCCACTGCGCCGCAGGATGAAGTCGAGGAGATCTTCGTGGACGACCTCAAGATGCGCACCATCGGGGAAATAGACCTGACGAGGCATCGTCCCGAGGGGCTCTTTCGGTTGCTGCGCCGCTGAGTTTCGGCGTTAATCCACTCATCCTCTCTGTAGGTGTTCCCAGGTCATACGGACCTGAGACTTGCTGATCCAGGCAACCTATATCCGACGAGGGGATCATGTGGACCAAGCCTACTTCACTGTATACGTTTACGCCCTCCACGCATTCTCACTTCACGTTCTACTACGTCCCGCTCGGCTCCCGAGCCCAGCGTCAGCGTCGTGAAGCCTTCACCGAACACCAGGATGTCTATCTCTACCTTGAAGAAGTGGTTTCCGAGCGTCTCGTCATGTTCTCTGAAACGTTGGCAACTGGTCGCACGGTCTGGTACACTTGGCCACAGGATGACTACCAGGAGCAAGAGGCGATCTTCATGCACTTGCCTGATGAAGCGGTCATGGAGCTTGGAGCGTACATGATCGGTGCTGCGTTTCAGCGAGACCGCTATGGCTTTGCATACTTCCTGACCCCTGAAGACCAGGTAAGCCTTGTCATGGCTTGAAGCCTGGTTACGACTCTTCTCTTCACCCTTTGCAAAGAGGCTGTCATGTCCGAATTGAAACAAAAACTCATCCGCCTGGGCAATGCGAACCCCGCATTGCGGCCACATATCAAGGCCGTGCTCTCCTCGATCATCGACCCCAACGAGATGTTTGGGGAGCTTCGTGCAGCGCTTTCGAGTGGGGATGTTAACCGGGTGCTGGAGCTTGAGCGTGAGATCGAGACGAAGGATCGCACGTTCTACAAGCAAACCGTTCAGCCCTACCTCACGGGTCAGATCCGAGGTGTCCTCACAGGAGCGTCCAAGGGCGACAAGCTCGTCCTTTATCGCGCGACCCTGCCGAAGCCTGCGCTGGTGACGGTCGTGTACGATCAGCGCACCGTGGCTTCGTCCAACCTGTACCCCTCTGGCACCCTGCTTGTGGTGAAGCTGAGTCGAGGAGGCAAGAGGCTGGGGACGCTTGAGATGGATATGTCACGCAACACGATCCACTACAAGTCGGATGTCAACGCTGTTCCTGATCGTGTCGTGCTTGTGCGCAAGCGCTGACAGCAAGCGCTAAACGTCTGGTGATGATGCACTTATATTTGAGGCACGATGTGTAAGGCATCGTGCCTTTTCTCATGTATTAACCAAGGGACTCAGATGTCAGACCTCAAGCAAGCGCTCATTCGTCTCGGGACCGCGAATCCTGATCTTCGTAAGAACCTCAAGCCTGTGATCGCTCACCTTGATAAACAAGCGTACCCTGAGAATCAGCGCACGTACAGGGAGCTTGCAGATGAGGGTGAGTTGGGCATGGCTGTCCGTAAAGTTTGGGATGCTGCGGAGAGGGCCATGCCTGTCAAGGTGTTGCGTTCTACCTCAGACCTGGGCACAAAGACTATCGAGATCTGGCTCAGTTATCGTAAGCCCATGCGGGGATACAGTCAAAAGGCCATGGGACAGGCTTGGGGTATGGCCGAAGATCTCGAAAAGGCATTGCGGGGTAAGATTCCTCCTCTTCTGCGCCTGAAAAGTGTGGAGGGTGAGGCGCGAGTTGGCGCGATTATTATCAAGCTCGCGCGTGCCGAGCCTGCATAAGCTCGCGCGCGCGTTTCTCAACGTATTCTGGTACCTTCGAGGAGATGATCACGCATGGCCGCAGGACCACGCGATAGACGGACCACCGTCAAGGAGCGGGTAAACCCCAGCTTCCCCGTACAGCCGTTGAATTTCAACGTGCAGTTCGCCTTCGATGCCCAGCACGAGTTCCCCACGGTGGACTTGTACTGGGATGATCCTGCTCTGTTGCCGAACAACAACGATTTCGAGATCCTCGGAGTCAACATCTACCGTAGCTTTGACTCGGAGTTCGGGCCTTTCGATCGCTTGAACATCAACCCCATCGGCGCCACGTACTACCGCGATGAAACCACCCAACAGGCTGTGGTGGGAGAAGACGTCTCCGGGAGCTTCCTTTCGCGCGGAGATGAGGCGGATAACTGGACGTTCAAGACGGCCAACTTCCCGATCATCAAGCCAGGGTTCCCGCGCACGTTCGCGGATAGCCCGGATGATGTGGTCGTCACGATTGATGGCCAACAGGTACGCCCCGCCAAGGTTTATGGGGAGACGGGAGAGGTTGTGCTCCAGACGGCATACACGATCGACCCACGCACGAACGAGCGCTTCGAGCCTGTGCTACCTTTCCCGGATTCGACGGTGACGGTGGATTACACCTACAACTCGAATCGCCTCCAGTTCGACCTCTTCAAGCGCGCCTTCTGGCGCGTCACGACGGTCGGTATCGACTCCTGGGATGGGGACACCAAGGAGACGCCCTTGCAGTGGACGCAATCGCGTCACATTCACCAGATGGAGAACCTGGACTACATCTGGCGCGAGGCGATTCGCCGCAACCGTTGGATGATCGACCAGGGTGGCGAGCGCGTCAAGATGTTCATCCATAAATACCAGGGTGTCCCTTGTGGGTGTCGCAATCAGTATAATGATCCTCATCCACGCAATGATTGCCCGAGCTGCTTCGGTACGGGCATCCTCGGGGGCTACGAAGGCCCTTACGAGGTTTTGCTCGCGCCTCCTGATACCGAACGGCAGATTCGCCAGACGGACCGTGGACGCTACGAAGAGATGCGCTACGATGTGTGGACAGGGCCTCGTCCGTTGCTCAGTCAGCGAGACTTTTTCGTCAAGCTCAACGGGGATCGCTATTCGGTCGGTCCGGTGCGCTTGCCTACCAACCGTGGTAACGTCCTCCAGCAACATTTCACGGTGAACTTGCTCGATAAGCATGACATTCGCTACCAGGTGCCAGTGATGGGAACAGACACGCTCGCGTTCCCTGAGACGCGTCCGTGGCTCTGGGATGACGCGGATGATGCCGTGCGCTATCCGATGATCACGGACAAGACCGGCGATGATTGTACGGATGAGCCACCAGATGGCATCGAAGAGCGTGGACGGACGCCTGTATGGTCTAACATCACTTATTAAGGCTATGTCAAAAACTTCTCACTTATTTCCTGGTTGCTGTAGCGTATGCGATGCTCCTCTCCGCAGTGTGTACTCGTGGGTCAATCACTTGGTATCTGCTACAGACGATGCGCATGTGGCATTACAAGAAGAATGGATGTTGTGGACGGCGCAATACCGTAAACAGCTCACATGCCGCAAGTGCTCCAGCGTATGGGAAGTTGAAGATAAAAGTCAATCGCAACGAAAACAATGCCCTCGTTGTGTAGCGCTGAAGGCTTCTTTGGGTAAAAGAGCCTACGAAGCGCTTACCCTGACTCCCATCAAGTACCCCTTGCAACGATTTTCTGGTATAAAGCCTGCTCGACTAGATCGCAAAGTCTTCGCAGATTATATAGCTTCTAATGGTATTAGGGATGCTATGGGTCACTTTAAGTTGGGCTACTCTTACTTGAAATCCTGCTTCCTGTCCTTTTACACGCAAGAGGATTACGATGCGTTAGTGATACAAGGCACGCAGCGTTCGCTTGAGGCAGCACATTCAGGTGCTCGCGAGTGGTGGTTGAATCTGACTGAAGACGAACGTGATGCGCATTTCGGGCGCTTATGTAGCTCGTCTTCTTTGGAAGCTCACCTGGTTGCTCAACTGCAAGAAGAACAGATCCTCATCAAGAGGAGGAATGCTTGGTTTACATTTGGACAAGGTAGCTCTCGTATTGTTAGAGAGGCTGATCTTCTTTTGGAAACGCAGGGCGGCGCTTGTCTTGTAGTGCAATGTGATGGTGAGGCTTTCCATGGGCCTAATACCGTCTTTGTAGACCCTGTAGTTAAGGCTCATCATGATGCCATGAGTGATCAGTTGTTTTTAGGGAAAGGGTATAGCGTGGCCCGATTCAGCGAATCGGAAATCTTTTCGGGCGAGGCTTTAGAATGCCTTTTGGAAAAGCTATTGCCTTGTGAGCGGCGAGTGCATCGTGCATGGCATCCGCAAAACTTCTTGACCTATTTCTATCCATGAGAGGGACACCATGAACATGCGTAAGCTCGCGGCTCGCGTCGCACAACAATACCTCGCAGATCGTCTGGCATATACGCCCGAGACCGATGTCGAGAAGATGATCGGTGAGATCACAAAGCAACAACTCGGCATCACGGACGCGCCCGAGGCGTTCTTTAACGCGGTCAAGGGCGAGGTGCTCAAGGAATTGGGTGAGATTGACCTGGATAACGACAAGTTGTACCCTACCATGACGCGCGCCGTCATCGAGATGGCTCAAAGCATGGACATGATCGAGGAGAAGTAGTGTTGATTCAAGCGTGGGAAGAGGGCCACTTCCAGAACCTTCCCTCCCCTCTTCTGGAGGAGGAATCGCTTTGGTGTCAAAGTGGCTCCAAGCATATGCCGGTGTGGCGTTGGAACACGCGCCTGGATTGGGCGACGGATATGCTCGTGTCGCTCTTTGAAGAGTACATTAGTGGTGGGCGTCACTTTGTGACCAACCTCCCGCGCCGGATTCGCCTCACGCATCATGATCATCTGCTGATCTCGCTCGGGCGGCATGTGGGATACTCTCACGCAGTGTCGCGCTTTGCAGATGCGTTCCCCGAGTGTCAGATAGCGTATATCGGTCCCACGCCGCGCCTGATGTCGGAACGACGAGTCAAGCAAGGGCGTCGCAATATTCATTGTGCGTCTCTAGGGTCTACTCGGGGAGGGCGTCGTCCCGATTATCTTGTCGGGCGTAATTACGACCTCCTCATCTTCGAGGTGTCTGTGCGGCAGTTGCCTGACTTCGATGTTCGCGCTCTTGCCAGGCAAGTGATGCCTCATCGTTCTCCCGCGCCAGTGATCATGTGCGTTGCAGACATGTTTGGTGAAGATCGCCCCACGGCCCCTGTTGTGTATGTGTCTCCCTCAGATGAGGTACACGTTCGTGTAGACCCGCTCGGTTTCATCACCGCGCTACGAGAGCACCAGGGAGAGTGAATCAATGGAGTCCGAAGAGTACAAAGCCCTGCTCGCGGAGCAAAACCGGGAGGCGACGTTCGTGATCTCGGTCAAGGAGTCGATTCATGCCAGATACCGCCAAACCCACAGGGGCAAGGTCCACGCCTCTCAAAGACACGTCATCTCCCTCGAAGAACTTCTTGGAGACCCTGGGACCCGTGGTACTACGAGAGGTCAAGGCTGAGATTCGTCGCACGTCATTCCAGGGGCTTCCTGTAAAGCTCCTCGATTCCTTCTCTTACCAGGTCCAGAACGGCCAGCTCGTGATCTCTTCGTCTCACCCTGCGGCGGTGTATCTCAATCGAGGTGTGAAGGCGTATCAGATGACACACTTGACCAAGGCGCGTCGTCCTATTCCGATTATCACAGACCAGGGCAAGGTGGTGTTTCGTACTGCGACAAAAGCATCCATGGCAAAGGGAGGCTGGCGTCATCCGGGTTTTCGAGGTAAGAATTTTATGGAGCGTGGCGCAAAGCGTGCGATGGATAAAGTGAAACAGCAAGCAATGGCTCAAACACGCGATCAGATCGTACAACGGTTTGGTGCGCTGTTTGGTGGTCGGGGTTGAGAAGGACGGGAATTATGGCACAGATGATAATCATTCGAGGAGAGGTCGTAGGGGGCCATGAGTTGGTCGATCTCGGGGTCACCGTACCCTATCGGCAGGAGATCTCCCTGAGTCGTGAGCGTGCTTCGCGCAGTCGTGACCTCGCAGACGCGTTTCGTCTGGGTTATGTGGTGCAAGTGCGTATCAAGAACTACATGGATTCACAACCGCGCGCGAGCGCGAGAGTCGCTACCAAGCCTCCCAAGCCTGTTCGAGTCGCTCCTAGACCCTCGCGCCCGCATAAACAAGAGGCGCCTGTTCAGCCCCCTGTAACGCCTCCTGTGCCCGCAGAGGAGCCTCCACAAAAGGAGGCATCCAAGGATTATCACCAGGAGTTGATGGAACAGAACAAGCGTCTCCAGGACACCACCGAGCGTCTTCTGGATGCGCAAGCAGCGTTGCTCGCGCAAATGCAAGAGTTGTTGACGCGTCCTGTCACGGTTGCGGCTCCGGTCGTGTCTAATGCACCCAGCTCTTCAACAGAAGACAGTGAGGTCAAGACCCTGCCTGACGCGGACCTGGAGTGGGAGGATGAGGATGACATCTATGTTCCTTCCACGGTGCGCACAGGCAATGCGACGGTCCGTGGTGATGCTTCGGGAGAGGCTGAGACCCTGGATGATGACCTGAGCGATGCCGCTAACGCGCTGGCATCTTTGCGTGGCAAGAGGAAAAAACGTGGCAAGAAGAACACGACATGATCTCCAACGTCTCACCTCGCGCGTGGCGCATTGCTATCTGACGCGTCCCTTGCGTCGCCAGGCGTCTAGCTTCTCTGATGTGGAAGCCTGGGCTCAGGAGTCCCCTGAAGCCTTTGAGGCTGTCTTGACGTTGTTGAGTCAAAACGGTACGGTGATCTGGCGTGATGGTGCCTTCTACTACACACAGGAGACGCGGTAAGCACGCGGTGAGGATTATGGCACGTAAACTGGACATCTCCAGAGAACACTTGACTGATCTCGTAAAGCAAGGTCATACTTTACAACACATCGCCACCGTGTTAGGGTGCAGCGTCTCTACGGTACGTGCACGTCTCAGGGCGTGGGAACTGACCACATTGTTTCGAGAGGCTTGTGATGCCTCGTCAGAAGAGATTCCCTCAGAAAAAGGAAGTAGTATGTCTCAGAAGAAATTGGTACCTCCAGGTTCATCCCCTTCGGAGGGTCAGGCCACCGAAACACAGAAGAGCGCGCAGGGCAAACCTTGCGTGGGGCTGGACATCGGGACGATGAATATCGTCGCGGCGCGTTACGGGGCTGATGGAAAGCCCCAGGTGCGCCAGATCCGAGATGCGTTCCTGGATCTGCCTCTGGACGCCAAGAGTAAGCTCCAGCTCAACGACGTGCCCTTTGTCGAGTACGAGGACAAGATCCTCGTACTCGGAGATGGCGCGCTCGAATATGCCCAGCTCTTTCGCAGGGAAGCGCGCCGTCCATTGAGCCAGGGGTTGATCTCTTCGGATGAGCACGACGCGCTCGAAGTGCTCTCGATCATGATCGAGAGCGTGGTGGGTGAACCTCGTGAGGAGGATGAGATCTGCTTCTACTCGATCCCTGCTGCCCCGGTCGATCGCCCGGACAAGGACGTGATCTATCACGAAGCGGTCTTCGAGCGCATCCTCGAAGAGCTTGGATACATCGCGTACTCGGGGAACGAAGCGATGGCTGTGGTCTTCTCGGAGTGTGCCTCGGATATGTTCTCCGGGATTGGCATTTCCTTTGGCTCGGGGATGGTCAACGTCGCTCTCGCCTACAAGGGTCTCTCTATCCTGGAGTTTTCGATCGCCAAGGGTGGGGACTGGATTGACTCGTCTGCGGCGGGTCAGTTCAAGAACACCACCGCTGCCAACATGTGTGTGCTCAAGGAAGAGGGTCTCGATCTCTCCTTGAAGGACTATGGAACGGATGAGGAAGGTCGCAAGCGTGAGGCGCTCGTGTTCTACTATCGCCGTTTGATCAGCGACTCTATCAAGAGCGTGATTCAGCACATCAAGGAGAAGCAGGCGGGAACCAAAATCAAGGACGCGATCCCGATCGTGGTCTCGGGAGGCACGAGTCTCCCTGATGGTTTTATAGAAATGTTCATTGGTATCTTCGATAAGAAGTACCGCAAGCGTTTCCCCTTCGAGATCAGCGAAATTCGGCGCGCCAAGTCGCCACTGAACTCGGTCGCCACGGGCCTGTTACTCCAGGCGAGTAACGAGGCAGATTAACCTTCTTATAGTCAGGAGCCCCCACAAATGGACCATCTCACGAAGTTGTTGAACAAGTTGGCGGGGGCTCCTGGTCTCCATGGTATGGTGCAGCACGTTCACGCGGCGCGTACCAAGTTGGCGTTCGATTTCACGCGTGAGATGTTCACGATCGCCAAGTACAACGATGGTCTCTACCGCACTGCTGCGCAGGGCAAGACCGCGCTCGATTACGCCTTGCGTGAAAATCAACACCCCGAGGCTTCCGAAGCCTGGGCACGTTCGGTCAAGGGGTATGACCGCCAGCAGATGCGACACATAGCCATTGTCAACAAGGGCTATGGCAAGGTGTACTACTTCCTGCTCGACCGCGCTGGGATCGTCGCCTGGACCTCTTCCAAGCTCCGCAAGGATGGCAGACTTCCTAAACCTCGTCGCCTCCTCTTCGAGCGCCCTGAACTCAACGCACAACCTATCACCAGTGATGATGCTCCTGTGCTCGGTAACGTGGTCGAGGGCGTGTATGATGTCGAGGGCACGGTCTACTCGACCAAGAGCAACAGAAACGGTCCTGCGATGCTCGTGGAGGTCGTCAAGGATGGTGTGCAGTTCCGTCTGTTCGGGAACCTGTCACCCGAGCTTATCGACCGCCACGGAAACAAGCCTTCTCGCGGGACCAAGGTCAACTTCAAGGCAGAGGTCACGCGTTCTCGCAATGACCCTCAGTTCGGGTTCTTCAACGCAATCGACGCGGATGCAGAAGAGAAGGGTAAAGTCCCCGAGGGTGATGCATCCATCAAGGGGGGTGAGATCCTCTCGGTGTTTTATCACCAGGGTGAGTACGGCCTCCAGGTCAAGATGCGCGTGCGTGCGCTCGATGTGAACAAGAAAGTATACGAGGTCGAGGGTACAGTGCCCGCGCATGTCTACAGGCGCACGAACGAGGATGACGATCTCGTGGGTCAGTCGATTTCTTTCCGCGCAACCTTCAAGCCTTCGCGTAGGGACCCCTCGTTCGGATTCTTCAGCCGCCCCAAGGAGGTCGTCTTCGATAGCCTGCGCATGGTCCTCGAAGATCCTCGATCTGAATTGTCAGACGATGTACGCGAGGCGGTGTCCTGGCTCGTGGTCGAGAACCCGATGGAGCACTACATGGTCGGGGACTTCGAGGATGGCGAGGTCGAGATCGAGCGCAACCCTGGCACCGTGAACGTCACCTGGTCCAAGATGGACCCGGAAGCGTCCACGCGCACCAGGCTTATGAACGACGTCACTGAGGATAAGGCGCTCTACGACTACGCGCACCAGCTCTACGCAGACAAGGCCATCTACAAGAAGGACCTGGATGCGATCTTGAACTTCAAGGCATTGTACAGGAGCGGTGGGCGTCGCTATGAGTTCACCGACCGCAATGGTAAGAAGCATAGCATCAACATGATGGTGAAGACGTACCCGAGCTATCGTCTTCTCGTGCGCTATGATGATGAGAACGAGCCCCGCGTTTACGAGGTCACGAACCTGTAAGGGGGTCGCATGTATTATCAATTCACGCGCGCAGTCAAGAAACGGATGATGGAAGTCCTGCGCTACTCGTTCAACGCGCACGAGCAGCACAAGGATGTCGTAGGATTCATTCGTGAGAAGTACGAGTTTCGCGAGCGTCCGCAGAAGGGCATCGTGATTCAGGGGTCCTCTATCTCTCCGCTCTCCCTGAGCGCGGACAACTTCATGGGGACGTTGCATTCGCATCTGATGTACGCGCGCGTGGGAGATCACGAAGGGAGCTTCATCGAGTGGGTGCGTGAGGATGATCGTTTGCTCGAAGACAGCCTCGGTTTTCCTTCGGCGCCGGGGGTGTACTACCTCCAGATCGAATCCACCGGCGTGAATCCTACCAACGGGTGTGAGGAGTTTCAGTTTTACGTGGACCCCCTGCTTACCGTGGAGGAGGAACCCCTGATCACGTTCGTGACGGGGGACGAGCCTTCTGCACTTCTCCTGAATGCACCCATGCTCGGACGTTCCTTGCGTCTGTTCAATGCAGCAGGCTACGAGCTGTTGACAGGGACCGCCTTGACGTTGACAGCGGATGAGTCTCTCTACATCGGAGGTTCTCCGACGCACAGGAATTTGGGATTCCCCACTGGTCAGGTGCCTACATCTGCGCTCGCGCCCAACCCGGGTGATTACACGTTCCAGGCGGGCTTGGATGACGAGTTCGTGCTGCGCATCAATGGTAAAACCGCGACGGTGGTATTCACCGCTGGCACATTGACCGTCGAGCAAGTGATTGATGAGCTTCGTGCTGCGTTGGATCTCGCGAACATTGGACGCTCCGAGGCGCCCTTGACCAATGTGGGCGGCGCGTTGCAAATCGGAGGCTCGACGAGTCTTGAGTTTGTTGATGACATCACCAGCCCTGCTAATGCGGTCTTTGGTTTTACGGAGGGCTTCGTACCTGTGACGATCACGGGCGTGATGGCACAGCCTACCATGCCCCTGAATGCGACGTTCCGCGTGGTGGTCGATGGCGTAGAAGTCGAGACCGATCTTACGCCTTATCCTCAACGCGCGGTGACTGATATTGCAGCGGAGATCACGGCGGGAACGGCGGCGACCAGCTTGGTGGTCGGGACTGTGGATGCGGGTGATTTTTCGATTAACGAGACCACGGGTGAAGTGACCTTCTTGCATCCCTTCGATCCTGGTGAGGAGATCTTCGCAGATTATCGTTACCCTGATGCTTCCCGAGGTCCGTTTCCCATCGCGGATGGAAACTGTGCGAACGCTGAAGCTATCCCAGGCGCCATCCTGGCCTTCGGGCAATCCCTCAAGGATGGGGACATCGGCGCGGTGATCGTGACTGCCGAGCGTGAGGTGGTCGCGGATGTGTATGGCGGAAAGGCAGATGTGAGTCTGGACATTGACATCATCGCTCGTGATGCCATGACGCGTTCCGAGATGGCAGATCTGGTCACGCTCTTTTTCTTCCAGTGGTGGCGCGAGCGTCTTGCAGAAGAGGGCCTGGCCATCGAGCAGGTATCCATGGGAGGTGAGAGCGAGGAGCCCTACGATGAAGTGGGGGATGACTATTACTACCTGGCCAACCTCTCGCTCTCCATGAAGGCGGATTGGGAGCTGTATATCGAGCGTCCCCTCATCATTCGTCGCGTCTCACCCTCGTCATTCGATCAAGAGGCGCGGTGGGCTGATGATCAGGATCTCGATCAGCGCCCTGATGGTGTTGTCGCGCTCGCAGAGCTTCCCAACACGGTACTTCGCGCCGCAGGGGATTTCGAGCGCATCCGGTGATGGGTTTGTGTTCTGTTGTAGTGTAGGGAGCAATCCCAGACGTATGGAGGTAAAGGATGCCCATCTATGAGTTTCAGTGTACGTGTGGTGTAAAGTTCGAGCGCATGGTTCGCTCAGGTAAGCCGGACGCGATGGCCTGCCCATCTTGTCAGGCTCAAGCGGAGCGTGTCCTGTCGGACTTCGGGTTCGCTTTCGGTGATGGGAAGGTGCCTGGGAACACAGGTGTGTACAGTCTTGATACGGACATCGACAAGCGCATCGGTCGCGACGCTGCGGCCAACTGGGAGTATTATAAGGATCGTTTCGCGCGCAAACGTGAAGTCCAGCGGGACGCAGGTGGCGTGGGCAAGGTTCCTGTCAAGGTAGAGGGTGGGGATTATGTCCCCATGGCTCCCGAGGAAGTGGATCGTTTCAAGGTATTGCATAACGGTTACCAGAAAGCATTGCATGATCACCGTAAAATACGTGAAGCCAAGGGTATTGGCCTGCACGATGAGGGTGATTCATCATAATCTATTGATATTCCGAGGGCGATGGCAAAGAGCGCTTACCGCCCCTATTCACCAATGAGGTTGTCGTGGCCAGTGGACCTTTCGATAGCTATTCGTCTCCCGGCGTAGTAACTGAAACGCGAGTACAACAAGATGCCTCGGGGCCTCCTGTTGGCGCTCGTGTTCCTGTTCTTATCGGCGTGGGTGCAGAGACCCTTCGACGTACAGACTTCGAGCTGGTTCGCGGGTCTTCTGCTTCAGCAGATCAACAGATCGTCAACGAATCGGCTGCGGGCCGTTTCGTGGTCGATAACACGAACCCGGATGCACCCATCCTGGGAGACTCTACCGGCGCCGAAGCTCGTTTTCGCGTGGTGAACTATCCCATCGTTGCAGGCGATGGACGTGGTGTGACCACGAACGATCCCCAGGACATCTCGGTGACTGTGGATGGCGAACTCGTGAGCCCTGCGGCGGTGAATGGTGAGTTGGGTATCGTGACGTTGCAGCTTCCCCCTGCGGCGGGCGCGGATGTGCGTGTCACGTACTTTTTCAACCGCACGGACACCCAGACCACGGATGATGTATCGTCGCAGGTGTCTTCGGACGCAGCGGTACTCAAGGGTGCTCAGGTTGGGCCTTACACGATCACTGCGGGCGTCAACGATACCTTCATCGTTTCGGTGAATGGTGGCGCACAGACTACCGTGACGCTGACCTCGGGGACGCGCACGGCAGCTCAGATTGTCCTGGACATCAACAGCGCTCTGATCACGGGTTTGACTGCGACTGTGGATGCTGACAACCAGGGGAACAATCGCGTGCAGCTCTCTTCGCAGGGTTCGCTCGTGCTCGGTCAAGGCACCTCGAACGCCACGCTTGGATTCCTTTCGGGTCAATCCACGACACGTAACACGCTCTTCTACACCTACCAGGCACCGATCGTAACTGGGGACAACGGAGGCATCACCTCCACCAACCCCACGGACGTGACGGTGCTCGTGGATGATGTTGCTGTCGATGTGCTCGCGGTGGATGGTGCCAATGGTGCGGTGACGCTCGCACAAGCCCCTGAAGTGGGTTCTGTGGTCGAGATCACGTACTTCTTCAACAACTTCCAGGATACGTTTGACACGCTCCCTGATACGGATGTGAGGACGGTGCTGCGCGTGGGCATTAGCCCTGGACGTCGCGATTACATCCAGGGCGTGGATTACGTCTTGGACACGTCGGGTCGCATCCTCTGGGGTGCGGCGGTGACTGTGGCTTCCGGCGTGCACACCACCGGGACCGAGTTCTTTGATGATTCCCAGATCACGGCTACCCTGGTGGATAACCGTGTGTATCTGGAAGCCGCGACACGTTTCGTGGACCGCAGCGTTTCTCCTGCGCAGATTTCGGACTTCACTGTTGTACTCGATAAGGTCCCCACGACGGGTAACGGGCGTTCGACGCCTCTCGACGCGGACCTCTTCGATCAGGTGAATAACGATCGCAGCGGGCTTCCTACATCGCGCCCTGATCTCGTGCAGATCTACCATGGCGTGACGCTCCAGGAAGCGATTGCAGAGGGAGCGCGCACGGTCGTGAACGTGGACCCCACCACGCGACGCGTGACGGTGAGTGATCCTATCCCTCCAGATCACAACGTGTGGGCGACGTACTACTACTCGCGCTTGCAGGATGATACGATCACCTTGCAGGTGAACACGCAGTCCACGCCTTCGACGCCTGGACAGTACACGGTGCGTAGCTCGCTTCTCGGAGCGCAGCTCTACGGTGTGCAGTTCGGGACCAAATCCGCAGGGACCTTCACGGCCAACTTCCCTTCGGGGAGTGAGACCAACCCAGATGCGTTCATCTCGGGGACCAGCGGTGTCAATGAAACCGTGACCGTGACCTTCACGGATAACGAAGCACTGCCTGCGGTCCTGACGAACAACTTGCCAGGCACTTACGACATCTACCCTGCTGCGTCGGATACGTTGTACATCAACGTCAACGGCTCGGACCTCACGGTGGATCTCAACCAGGCTGCCTTCGGTGTTCTGGTGTCGGATGCTTTCGATGATGGCGCGACCTTCAACATCGTCGCTGCGACGAACGACACCTTCGATTTCGAGGTGGATGGTACCGCCTACTCGGCAACGCTCCCCACTGGTGCAGCCGTTTCGTTGGCTGATATTGTTGAAGCCATCTGGCGCGCAGTACCGACGACCGCGACCTTGACGGGTACCCAGGTCGAGCCGTTCAACATCGTGGGCGCGACCAATGATGCCTTCGACCTCACGGTTAACGGTACGCTCGTGAACGTGACGCTCACTGCGGGTGCTGCACAGACAGCAAACGATGTGCTCACGGACATCACGACAGCCTTGGGGCTCGCGGGGTTGACTGTGGGTGACACGGCGGTTGCTGGTAACGATGTCAATGTCACGGTCGTGGGAGGTGCGATCAAGATCGACGCTTCCATGACGCTCGAAATCGGTACAGGCAACGCCAACGCGACGCTTGGGTTTACGGATAACGACCTGGTGACCAACATCCTCGTGGCGCAAGCTCGTGATGGTGGTGCGGACAAGGATCGTATCCTCTTGCGCTCCAAGGTCACCCCAGGTGGCCCGGACGAGCCTTCGTTGATCCGCGTCCTTGATGGGAATGCCAACGCCACGCTCGGTTTCGATGATTTTGCTTCGGCAGCAGGTACGGAAGCTGCGGTTAACAAGGCTGCGACGCTACTGAGTGATCCGATCAGCGCGACTGACATCACACAGCTTGCTGCTTTGACGGGGGCTTCGTTCATCGTCTCGATTGATGGTGTCGAATCCACGATCACGGGCTTCGGTGGTGTGGCCAGTGTTGCTGACATCGCTACGGTGATTGACACTGCACTCGGTGCCACGGCAACCGTGATCGATGTGGATGATACCATCCGCATCACGTCGGCAACGATCACCAACAACTCCTCGATTGCGATCGGCGCGGGAACGGCCAACGAGTTCGTAGGCTTCACGCTCGGGGATGCGGCGGCACAGCGTCGTGTGGAGACGGAAGAGATCGTGGCGGTGCTCAACGCGACCGCTGCGGATTGGACTGCTCCTGTTTCCGGGACCGAGTTTATCGCGGATGCATTCGCGTCCGTGTTCACGGTACAGGGTGAGGGAGACTATCTTCGCCTGGAAACGTTCTCGACGGGAGCGACGACCTCGTTCACCATCGGGACGGGCGCGGATACGGTGCTCAACGATACCGGGATTGGCTTCGAGGCAGCGGATTCTGCTTCGGGTGTTGCTGCGACGGATGGCTTCGATGTCACGTCGAGCGCGGCCTCTGGGTCTTCGGGTTCGGGTGTCGTGGGTCAGACCTATGTCGATGATACGACGGGCTTGACCTTCACCTTGCTGGAAGAGGCAGGAGGGAACTACCCTGTGGGCGAGTCGTTCACGCTCGTGGTCTCCAATGTCTTCGAGACCTCGGTCAGCCGCGTGGTCAAGGCAGTGGGCGGTGCCGAACTCGTGGTAACCAGCACAGAAGATGTTGGCATCGGTGATACGGCAACGGTCACCACGTTCAACTCTTCGGGCCAGGAGCCTGCGAACGGTGACTTCTACTACATCACCTACGACTACAACAAGACGGACTTCTCCACGCAACTGTTCACGTCGTTCGCGGCGATTCAGGCAGCGTATGGTGATCTTTCGCCCGAGAATCCGCTGACATTGGCAGCTTACTTCGCCATCCTCAACGGCGCGGTGGTCCTCGGTCTCAAGCAGGTGCCTCGCGCGACTGGCTTGGGTCAGGCTACGAGCACGTCGTACATCTCGGCGCTCACGGAACTCGGACAGCCCTTGACGGGTGGTGTTCGCCCTGATCTGCTGGTACCCTTGACGTCTGACCCCACGGTGATGGCGGCATACGTGAATCACGCAGCAGTACAGGCGAGCCCACGCTACAAGCAAGAACGTCGCTGCATCTTCGGTGTGGCTTCTGGCACGCGTCCTGAAGATGCTCGCGCCCTCGCGCGTAGCTTGAACTCGGCACGTGCGCTCTTGCTGTACCCTGATAGCGCTATCGTTTCTCTCCCGGATGGGCAGGGAGGTGAGGTGCAGTCGGTGGTCGATGGGACTTACCTGGCAGCGGCCATGGCAGGTGTGCTCGCGAACCCTCAGTTCGATGTCGCACAACCTGTCACGCGTCGCACGCTTGTAGGCTTCACGCGCATCAACCGTCAGCTCGACGAGCCAACCAAGAACGCGCTCGCGGTCGATGGGGTGCTTGTCCTGGAGAATGTGGGGCTCTCGCTCCGTGTTCGTGATGGTGTGACGACCGATCCTTCGTCGGTCTTCACGCGCATTCCTTCCATCGTGGCGATCCAGGATTTCGTTCAGCAGCAGACGCGCGCAGCGCTCGAACGCTACATCGGTACCAAGTTCCTGGTGTCGCGCGCGCAGGATGTCGAGCAGACGCTTTCGGGCTTGCTCAACACGCTCGTGGAGCAGAACATCATCAACGCGTTCACTGGAGTCTCTGCGACGCCAGACGCGAACGACCCGACCTTGCTTCGCGTGGTTGCGTTCTATCAGCCGGTCTTCCCGCTGAAGTACATCCAGGTGACCTTCACGATCACGGCGAACGGAATCGCATAAGCGTTCCTCGGTAGCTCCTTAAAAAACCCCTTGGCTTCCTGGCCAAGGGGTTTTTCTTTGACACTTTATCGTAAAGCATGCTACGCATGAGGACCCCTCCCCGGGACCAGCGGAGTAGTTATGGCAGACCCCACGTATTTTCTCTTGAAGCGTGAGCATCTCGCTTTGCTCGCTGAAGCTGAGATTGATTTTGATGAGCATGCTGAATACGGCGCGCCCCTGATTGACCCGAAGCGCCCGTATGGTAACTCGATGGGTATCGAGGAAGACATTGCGCGCGCGGTGGGCATCCTGGGACCCACGGAAGATCGTAGCCTGACTCGCGAGGAGCATGACACGTGTTACACGCTCCACCGTGAGCTTGCGAGCGCGCTCCAGGTGGTGTTTCAGGCGCGGCAGATGACCCCTGGGTATTACGTCTTCGACAAGGAGCGCCGCAAATGGGCATGGGCGCCACAGAAGAACCTGGAGGAAGGCGTTATTCAGGAAGCTCAAGAGGAGAACGAGACTTCTGAGGTGGCATGGGTTGATCCCTACCCCGAGGGTCCAAGTTATGGCGGGTGGGTCTACTTCGAGGTGACCGAAGACCACCTCAAGCTCTTGCCCCATTTCAACATCACGACAAGGGAGGTGTGGCCTTGTGTGGATACCAAGCGTCCCTTTGGGAACAAGGATGTCGAACAGGATATGTGTAAGCACCTGGGCATCGAACCAGAAGGGCGTCACGGGTTCTGGGAGTTGGCCCTGTCGGAGGAACAAAGGGCTTACTTGGATACCTTGATTCAGGGGTTTCCCTCGCTCATCGAGATCCGCTTGACGTTGGGGGACCTCACGCCGGGTTGGTATCGCCGCTCGGAGTACGGTTCCCTCCCCTGGCATCGTTACGAAGGTGAGGTGCCTTCTCAGTTTGACGCTTCCTGCTAAATCGTGGTAGCTTCGAGGCGTACCTGATCGACAACACGACACGATAGTTTACACGGAGAAAAAAGATGGTGGTAAGTCTGAGCACCATAGCGTGGGCTTTGGCGGCAGTGTTAACTGTGATGTTCCTTTGGAACCTCGCATTAACGCGCAAGACCTCGAAGCAAGCGCGCTTGCTCGAAGAACATGCGACCATGGTCGATCGTAACGCGACGCGGCTGGGGCATATTGGCACGCAGCTCGATAACCAGGAGCGTCCTCTAAAGCTCCTGACAGACCTCGAAGCGTTCGATGATAAGCTCGAAGGAGACGCCAAGGACATCTTTGCTGGCGAACACTCCCTGGGCTTCCAGGAGCGTTTCATGGTGCTGCAAGAGCAACGCCGCCTTCTCGAAGAGGAGAAGGAAATCAAGCGCCTGGAGAAGGAGCGTGCGGAGGCAGAGCGCGAGGCTGCGCTGGATGAGGAGCGGCGCCTTCGTGCTGAACAGGAAGAGAAAGAGGCGCGCGAGAAAGCGCGACTCAAGAAAGAGCGCGAGGAAGCAGAAGAGGAAGAGCGGCGCCTGCGGAAAGAAGAAAAGGAGGAGGAAGAACGTCTCGCCAAAGAGGCAGAAGAGGAAGAGAAGAAACGATGGGGCGATCGGTGGCGTGCGCTGGTCGCGATGGAACCCGAAGAGTATGACATGCACTTGCGTCATCTCGTGGTAGACCGCCTCTTGCATGGTACCGCGATCAAGGACTTTGCCTGGAGTGAAAGCTCTTCCGAGTTTGGTGAATACTACGCGGACATCAATGAGTTTGATATGCCAGGTCAGACGCGCGTGTACATCTGCAAGAAACAGCAGATGCTCAAGCTCTGTAGCGTCCGCAATCGTAACACCACTGTCTTGAGAGAGTGGGAGTGGGAGGCTGAAGATGAAGCGCCTCCTATTCAACCGGATCTGTTCGATCCTGCCGAAGTCAAGGATGCACAACGCGAAGAGTTTGTGAAGAAAGTGCGTCGCCTCTATATGCTGGCCAGGGATTCTGCTCTGGGATTAACTCCTCGCAGCGTTGCAGGATATGAGAGGCATGTCGAGAATCGTCAGAAGTTTTACCCTGTATACAAGGATTGAGGAGAGCTTATGTTGTGGTGGCAACACCAGGATACCCTGGAAGTTTTGGAGACCTATGATGGGTCTCCCGTGATCATGACATGGAGAGACCACCTGGGAGTGTCCTGGTTGGCTTATTTTCATGGCATTGACCACGGGCAGGCGTCCATGACGTACATCGTCAAGAGCACGACGCCCGAGCGCCTGGAGGCTTTTATAGATGGCCTCGTGTTGTGTCGGGATATGGTGACCGAATCATGTTCAGGTTCTATTTATCTGGTCACATGCATGTGGGGAGGGGAGCGTGAGGATGCGCTGTACTTCGTCGAGACGTTGACCACGGCGCAAGCGCGCGAGCTGGATGCTCTCCCTGATCCCTATGTTTACACTACACACTACGAGGAGCCGCCTTCATGAGCACAGAGACGCACGAAGAGACCTTCCAACCACGTTACGGACGCCTTGTTTGGCGCATGCATGGTGAGGTGCCTCATCTCGAACTGGACAGTATCCCCCTGCAAGAGGGCGATAGGCTTCTTGTCTACACAACTTTCGGCTTTGCGTGCCTCGTGGAGATTCGCTCCAAGTTCGTGGAGGGTTATGGGGTGTCGTATGCGTCGGTCGTGTATGGTATGAAGCCTTATCGTGGTGTGATCAAGGACATCGCTGTGGGGAGTCTCTGCTTGACAGAGGGACGCCTTTGTTCGCGTGATCTGCCTGAGACCTACATGGCAACAGGAATCTCGGGCCTTGGGCGCGGACTTGATTCGTCCCACGATTAACCCAAGGCACCTGACCAGAGTACAAACCGTTTGACGAAACAAGGACATGAGCGTATGGTTGAGCGCGCATGTTCTCATGTTTATGCAACCGTTCTACAACAAGAGTGAGGAAGTCAGTGAATCAAGGCAAAGAAATTCTGTTCGATCAGGACGCTCTCAAGCGTCTCAAGAAGGGCGTGGATAAGCTCGCGGATACCGTCAAGGTGACGCTCGGGCCACGTGGACGCACGGTAGCTGTGGACCGCCCGTTTGGAGGTCCTTCGGTGACCAAGGATGGTGTCTCGGTCGCGCGAGAAGTGGAACTCGAAGATGCCTTCGAGAACATGGCGGCGCAAGCCATCAAGGAAGCTGCGGTACGCACGGCCCATAACGCGGGTGATGGTACTACCACGGCTACGGTGCTCGCGCAGGCAATCTTCAATCACGCGTACAAGCTGGTGGCCGCAGACATCAACCCCATCCTTCTCAAGAGCGGGATCGACAGCGCGCGTGACGAGGTTCTCGCTTATCTCCAACACCTCTCGGTCGAGGTCAGTGGCGCGGAGGATATTGCTCGCGTCGCAACCCTCTCCTCGAACGGGGACCATGCGCTCGGGAAGATGATCGCTGAAGCGATGGAGCGCGTCGGTAAGGGTGGCGTGATCCTCGTGGAAGAAGGGCACTCGATCGAGACGGTGCTCGAAAGCTCGGAAGGGATGCAGCTCGATCGTGGGTTCGTGAACCCGACGTTCGCTGATCCTTACGAGGACGGCGTGGTGGCTCTGGAGAACCCGTTCGTGCTGGTCGCGGACAAGAAACTCACCAGTGGCCAGGAGTTGCTGCCGGTCCTGGAGTTTTGTGTGCACGCCAAGCGTCCGCTTCTGGTGATCGCGCACGAGATCGAGGGTGAAGCGCAGATGGCGTTGCTCCAGAACCACCTTCGTGGTGTGCTCCGCTCTTGCGCGGTCAAGTGTCCTCGCATTGGCAACAAGCGTTCGGCGCTCATCGAGGATCTCGCGATCTTGACGGGTGGGCTGGTCGTGTCAGATACCACGCAAGTGACGCTCCAGAACACGCCTCCTGCGGAACTCCTGGGGGCATGTGATAGCGCGTCGAGCACGACCCATCAAACCACGTTGATTGGAGGCGGCGGGTCGGAGATGCGCGTAATGAAGCGCATCTCGACGCTCAATGCACAGCTCGAAGGTGCAGACAGTCCCCAGGATCAGGAAGACATCCAGCGTCGCATCTCGCAGCTCGGGGGTGGCATGGCGATCATCCGCGTGGGTGCTGCCACCGAACTGGAACTCAAGGAGTACAAGGCTCGCGTCGAGGATGCACTTTCTGCCACGCGTTCGGCTGCCAAGGGTGGTGTGGTCGCGGGCGGGGGCTGTGCGCTCGTGGAAGCCTCTTACCTGCTCAAGGCGATCATCGAGAAGGAACCCGACCGCTTCGCCTTGATGGAAGAGCGCCTGGGCTGGGAGATCCTCGCGGATGCGCTCGAAGCGCCCTTCCGACAAATCATGCTCAATGCAGGGCTCAAGCCTGACGTGGTGCTGCACCAGTATCGCGAAGAGGTGGCGCGCCAGAATACGCCTGACATCGTGTACGACGCCAACACGGGTCAGATTGGCTCCTGCTTTGACTTCGGGATCATCGACCCTCTCCTGGTGGAGTTGGAAGCGGTGACCAATGCAACCAGCGTGGCCGGGACGCTCGTGACGTCTGCCTGCGCCATCGCTCTCAAGAGGAAAGAAAAGGATGAAGATTGAATTGCCGAACGGACTTGCTACCCTGGTTGAAGGGGAGTTGACGAAGCAAGCCAACCTGTATGGCTCTTCCACTGACGATACGCGCACGGTCAATGACTGGGCAAGTATTCTGGTCTACGAAGTAGGTCAGGCTGTCTTCACGCGCCGCAAGGATTGGTTCCAGTTGTGTCTGGCCAAGACGATCGCGGTGGCGATCAGCGCGTACAAGGCGAGCGACCGTTCCACCTCAGTGCTTAACGACAACTGGCACTGAGCCCCTCAAGACCTGTACTCGAAAGCCCTCACACACGTGGGGGCTTTTTTTGTGCTGTCAAGACCCGATCTCGACCGTGATACGATCATTCCAGCTCTTCCCTGTTGCAGAAATCGGCGCTATTCTTGAAAGATTTTTTAACGGCAAGGTGTCCTTGTGGTATCAGTAAGTGTTACGGCGGTCACATGGGGTGATCTCCGGCAACCAAACTCGTGACCACGGAGAACACGATGCGACAGAAAATGATGTTCCTTGCCGCGCTCTGCGTGGCGTTGATGATGACAGCATGTGTGGAGTCCCCTTCCGGGACCAGCACACCCCGAAGTGGGGATATGGATGTCCAGGCGGACATGACGATTACGCCGGACTTCTCGGAAGACATGGGACAGCTTGAAGAGGATATGACGCCTGACGACACGGATATGGCTTCGGCGGATATGGGCGAGGACATGGAAGTTCCTACAGAAGATATGTCCTCTGACATGAGCGAAGAGGACATGGCCCCACAGGAAGACATGGATGAGATGCCTGCCCCTGAGTGTGGTGATGGCGTCGTGGAGGGCACGGAGCAGTGTGATGAAGGTCAACGTAATGGGGAGCTGTGTGATCCTGCTTACGGCGCGACCTGCACGTTTTGTGGCCTCGACTGTCGCGAAGAAACGGTGCGAGGTGGCTCGTGTGGAGATGGTGTCTTGAACGGCGCGGAACAATGCGAGGCAGGGGTTGGGTGCACACAGTGTGCCTGTGATGAAGGCTATGTGCCCATGGGTGGCGCGTGTGCGGATCGAAACGAATGCCTCGATAACCCCTGTGGAGCTAACGCGACCTGCACCAACACGCAGGGCGGCTTCATGTGTGAATGCAACTCGGGTTTCTCGGGGGATGGGTTCACCTGTCAGGACATCCCCGAGTGTCAGGGAGACCCTTGTGGTGAGGGTGAAGCCTGCCAGGAAGCGCAAGGTGGTGGCTATGTCTGTGTGGACATCAACGAGTGTAACATTCCAGGGTCATGCCCTGTGGGTTCGGTGTGTATCAACAAGGATGCGACCGATTCTCAGAACATCACGCACCAGTGCTTCGACCGTGACGAGTGTCTCTTCAATGAGGATAACTGTGGCGCCGGAACGACCTGTGTGAATCGTGATGCCACGCAAGGGGAAGGACGCTTCGTGTGTGAAGATGTGGATGAATGCCAGAACAACCCATGTGGCGCCAACGCGACGTGCACCAACGAAGTGGGCGGTTATCGTTGTGATTGCGATGCCGGATACACGGGGGATGGCGTGACCTGTCGCGAGTTGAACGTGTGTGGCGATGGCATCATCGAAGGCAGTGAACAGTGTGACGCAGGAGCGCAAACGGGACAGGCTTGTACCGCTCCCTACAACGGGACGTGCTCCTGGTGTGCCGCCGATTGCTCGGGTGTCATCACTGAACAGGGTGGCACGTGTGGGGACGGTGTGGTTCAAGGGAACGAACAGTGTGACCTCGGTAACGCCAACGTCGCGCAGGCGCCTCAATGTGAGCCATGGGAAGATTGCCCTTCCGCTTGCACCACTACCTGCCAGCAGGTTGCAGCACGCCCCGCGACCTGTACCCAGTACCAGGGAGATGTGACCTTGATGGTCGCGCGTAACGAGCAGGACTGGAACTCTCCGATCGGAACGCCTCGCTGGGCTGTGGGTGATTGGGATTGTGACCAGCCTTACGGAGGCATCATGGACCCCACGCAATACTGCTCGATCTCGGGGAGCTTGTTCATCCGAACGGGTGCGAGTAACGAGGGCACGGTCGTGGATTACAACGGCGCGACTCGTCAATGCAAGCGAACGTCCTACGATTTGGCAGAGATCCACCCCACGGCGCTCCCCCTGGTTCACATCGGCGGTGATTTGGTCATCGAAGGTCCAGGCCGCTCCAACGTGGATACGACGATCTACAGCCTGCATGGTCTGGAGAACTTGACGCGGGTGGAAGGGCGCGTGCGAACCCACGAGTCCACGAGCGCCAAAGCTCGCCCCACGATTGAAGACGCGAGCGCCCTGAGCGCATTGACCGAGACGGGCGGCGTGGATTTCAGCTTCATGAACCTGACCTTCTGTGATTCGACAGGTGTCGAGTGCGCCTTCGATGCGGTGACGAAGCTCAACGGCTCCTTGAGACTCCAGGGTGTGAAGATTTCCGTGCTGCACTTCGATTACTTCCCTCTTTTGACTGAGGTGACGGGAACGGTGTTGATGCACACGCAGCATGTGGGTGGCGGGATGTTGTTGCCGGGTGAGATGCGAGGCTTCGATCAGCTCCACACGGTGGGAGGGGATTTCGCGATCAACTACTCATCCTTCGATGCCTTGCCAGGTGCTCCAGTGTTGTCTAACCTTGGTGGGGCGTTCACGTTCACTGGGAACCCCTTTCTCACCACGCCAGAGAAGCAAGCCTTCTGTAACAGGGTGCCCAGTGCAACGTGCGTACCTTGACCCCTTCGGGTTCCTGTGATACACCTTCGTGATGTTCTTCTTGTGGATTGTATAGAGGTAGGAGGTCACGAAGGTGTATTATCTTCGTTTCAAAAAAGTGGAGCATGGAAAGACGTTGCAGCTCTTGTATCGTCCTTCTCCCTCCCTGACCGCGCAACAGGAACGCGAAGAAGCGAACACGGCTCTGCGGTACCTCATCGACCTCATAGGTCAGGAGCGTGGGGCCTTTTGGTGGTTCGAGCCCGAGAGTTGTTCATTGCGCTCCCAGAAAATCTCACAAATCGTCGAGTGTCATGTATATCAGTATGACGGTGAAGCGCCCTATGATGGCTTGTATGTTCATCGTGATTCTGTGCGTGCTCTGATGAACGAGGAGGAATGATATGTCGTCTATTTTCAAGTGGCGTTTGACCCACAAGGCGGACACCAACCAGATCAAAGAAGCACTTCTGGGTCTGGGTTTCGAGCGCATCCCCGACCACGAACATCGCTTCGTGCTTGAGGTGGCGTCTCACCGACAGGTCAAGGTGGGTGTCAGTGCTGACGAGGTGCTCTGGTATGTCTACAAGGAGGAAGAGGCCGCGACCTCGACTTACTTCGAGTATATGTTCGAGGTAGGGCACTTGAATGGTCGCCTCGCGGAGATCATCGAACAGCTCCCCGTGCGTGGGGAAACGGACGTCGAGGAGGGGGATGAGGAGAGCCTGGAGGAAGACTTGACCCCCGGCGTGGAGGAATAACCATGTCTGAGGAGTCTTTTGAAACTTACCATGACCGCCTGAACGAACTCTCCCTGGGAGATTTGGTAGAGGAACTGGTGGGGCTCTTGCTGAGTCCGCCCGCTCCCGACCAGCTCAAGGTGGTCATGACTCATACGCGTAAGGTGCAGATGGTGAAAGAACACCTCGACTTGCGCGAAGCCATGTACAAGGGCTCGAACGTGAGGCCCGCCAAAACCATTGTGAAGTCCCACAAGGTGCGTAACCTCGGGGGCTTTCAGGGGCTAACCAAAAAAGACATTTGAGAGTAGATCATGGACGTTTCTTCTGATGAGTCTCCTGACAGTATACCGCAGGAGTCGATGCACCCGTGCGAGCACTTTTTGCAGCAGGTGCAGCACAAGCTCAAGAATCAGCCCGAGGCGCGCGTTTGTATTGTGACGCAGCATACCCCTGACCCGGATGCTCTGGGGAGCGCTCTGGGGCTCCAGTGGCTTCTGGAGGCTACGCTCGGTGTGGTGAGTGATTTGTTCTATGCGGGTGAGGTGAGTCACCCTCAAAATCGCACCGAGGTTAACGTCCTGGATATGCGCTTGAGTCATATTTCGACGTATGAACCCGAGCGTTACGGTTATCATGTCGTCGTGGATTCCCCGCCTCAGAATACAGGTGAGTTCGAGAAGATCATCTCGACCTGGGACGCGATCATCGACCACCATCACTTCGATCTCGACCTCCCTCATGAAGACATTCGTGCTGTGGGTGCATGCTCGTCTATCGTCTGGGACTATTTGAGGTACAAGGATTTCTCGTTCGAGAGCGAGAGGGGTCAGCAGGTCGCGACCGCGCTGCTCTTCGGTATCGTAAATGATACGCATGGGCTCCTGTCCGATAACACGAGCAGGCTCGACCTCGCGGCGCACGCTGCGTTGATTTGTCACATCGACAAGAAGAAGTATCAGGAGATCGTCCACTACCCCCTGCCTCCCTACCTTTTCGAGCTTCGCAGTCGCGCGGCAGAGAACATGACGGTGAATGCGTCAGCGCTCATCTCCTACCTCGGGCGCCTGACGGACAAGCGGCGCGATGCGATCCCCATGATGGCGGATGAGTTTCTACGCATGGAGGGGATTGAAACGGTCGTGGTGTTTGCCATGATTGGTCCCGACATTCAGGCTTCTGTGCGAAGCTCGAACTCATCGGTCAACGTACACACGTTTTGTCAGAAAGTGTTTGGTCCAAAGCATTCAGGGGGCAAACAAGGCTCAGGAGGTGCATGCGTACCGATCGGATTCTTGCATTCGGCAGAGGATTCCGAGGAGCATCGGCAGACGCTTTCGGATGTGATCCGTGATTTGATGACGCAACGCATCGTCAGGTACCTTTCTGGGGCTTAGTGTTTTACGTCAGAGCCTCCCTGTGGTATAAAGAATCGTAACCCAAACGAGGGAGGTTCCTCATGACGTTCGATACATTGTACAAAAAAGCCCAGGAACAAGGCATGGTGGAGAAGGAAGAGTTCTCCGAGGGTCCTGCGGGGGAGTCGGGTTGGGTCACGTTCAAGTACCGCTCCACGCGAGTCTCTGCACAGGTCTCGAAAGGAAAGCGTACCCAGTACGTGTTTCACCACGCGTTAAGGGATGATGTCCGTCTCGACCTCACCACCAAAATCACGCGTGTCTCCGATCTTGCAAAGATCTTGCACCTGGATTGAGTGATGTTGGTCAACGCCTTCTATCAGGACTTGTTGGATGCCACGCTCAAGGATGCGGGGTTTACCTCCCATCGTCCTTTGCATTATTTGCAGTGCGGTCGCCCGGGTCATTTGGGAAAGACGCACCACTTTCTCCAGGTTGCGATCCCTGTAGCAGATACGCACATGCGTTGGGCGATGCTCGGGCATGTGCTGGATCTTTTCGATTGGCCATGGTTCGGTAGTTACGTGGACCGCCCCGAAGACTTCGAGCATAATGCGTACCTGCGTCTCGAAGGTGTGGAGGGTCTTGCTTATCAGCAAGTTGGGGTGCGCGAGTTGATTTACACGCGCCTCGAAAATGGCGTGACCTGGTATGTGGGTGATGTTTGGCCACGTAAGGCGTGGACGTTTTGTTGTGCGACCAATCGGATTTGGGCACCTGATCCTACCCGCAAGGACAGACCTTTCTCACGCACGGCTCTTGCGGTCCATAAGCTCGGATTGGCGGGAGAAGTGGCGCCTGGATTCAACCGCGCCAGGGATCTCTCCGAGGTGCTCGAACGTATGCTCTATGATTGTTGCTTCGAGGAGTAGCGCTGGAGGATGCTCTTATACGGTGTGTAGTAGAGCAAAGCGCGACTGGGAAGTTTTTTGCCCGTGTGCTGTGTTACTGGTAGGTCATCTCGTATTAACCATGTGAGGAGCGACATGGATACGCTACTGTTGAATGCCGATTATCAACCCCTGGACATCCTGAGCTGGACTGACGCTTTGTCGCTGCTTTTCCGTGACAAGGCCCGTGTCGAAGCGGAGTATGAGGACCGTGAGGTGTCCTCGCCTTCGCTTACGATCAAGGTACCATCGGTCATGGTGTTGAATCGTTACCAAAAGCACAAGCCTACCATTCGCTTTTCGCGCGCCAACGTGTACTCTCGTGATGGCTTCGAGTGTCAGTATTGTGGCGTGTCGATGCTCAAGGGTGAAGTGAGCTTGCGTGATCTGACATTCGACCACGTGGTGCCTCGCTCGCACGGTGGCGCCACGAGCTGGACCAACATCGTCACCTCATGCGGTCGGTGCAACAGGTTCAAGGCGGATCGTTCCCCCGAGCAGGCGGGGATGCCTTTGCGCAAGACTCCTCGGGTTCCTCGGTATGGCAACCCGGTTCTGCTCCGCTTGAAGGGACGTCAGTTCCCGGAGTCGTGGAGCAACTACGTCACGGTCTGAAGTCTTTACATCTCTAATCTATTTGTCCCAGGTGCTTCTATGGAGGCTTCCTGGGACTTTTACTTTGGGGCAACAGCATGTACTTTGGTGACAAGACGTATTATTACTTCCTGATCATGGACGGGGAGGTTTCTCTCTTGCAGCGCAGCGCGGAGAGGTTGGCGCTCGACGACGTATGCATGCCTGTCCTGGAGACAAAACATCGGTACGCGCCAAACTGGGAGGCGGTCGGGGTTTGTGCATCTGTGGTGGAGCGCACGAGCCATCACCATCTTCACGTCTACTTGCCGGAAGAGCCTCTCGGTCCTGTAAAGACGGACATGTACCGTTCGATTCAGGCAAACCTGCGCGAGGTCTACGCGCGCAATGTTCCCACTACGTGCGTCGAGCTTCCTTCGCATACGGACGCGCACATGGTCGCGTATGCCACGTTTGGGCGTGACGCGAGGGCCAGGTGGGGGCTCTCTCCTACATCGCCTGTACAGCGCGCTGTGAACGCTGCACGGCCTCAATCGCTTGGGTTGCCTGGTGGTCCGTGTCACATCATCCGTGACATCGAAATGGAAGGACTCCCGGACAAGCTAAAAGCAGAACTCGTCGAGGACATCGAGAAGGGGCGTGATCTCTCCAACGCAGACGCGGATAAGATCTACAAGCCACAGCGTATCCCCGCCAAAAAGATCGACCTCTTTCGATCCATCTTTTTGACTTCGCATGCACAGTATCGTATGAACCTGCGGTCGGTGACCACCACGGAGCTTCAATCGGCGTTCGATGAGTTCGAGCGGTGGTATTTGGCTCGCAAGCGCTCGGACAACTTGAAGCCCCAGGATCAGAAGCTCCTGATGGATCTCGCTTATGGTGATCCTGTACGCTTCTCTGCCAACCGCATCGGGCTCACGATCGTGTTCGCGGTCGATCAGCGTCGCAAGGAAGCGCGCCTCGTATCCTGTTGGTGGACAGATGCGCCAAAGACCCCGCGTCCATCACCTGGACAGTGTGAGTTCATTCCTTACCTGGACAGGGACCGTACCTTCGATCGTCCCGCGATCCTCGGGTATACAATGGAGCGTGTGGCTTATCTGGTGGATGCGCTGGAGGCTCGCGTTGCCAAGGACAGGTATATCCCCCTCGACGAACCTTACATCATTCCTGATGACCCTGATGTCGAAGACAACTATCTTGATGCCTATTATGAAGGCCCCTTGAATGACCCGAGCGCGCTGTATCAGCGTGGGTACGAAGAACGGCTCCTGTACGAACCGATCACGCCGGTGCCCGGGTATGAGGATGATATGGCAGACCGGGATAGTTCCTGGGAGGATGATGGCGAGGTGGATGCAGGGCGTGACAAGTACCGTTACTACGGTCCGCGTCCCGTCAACCCGAATAACCGTCGCAAGAACCGTGAGCGCCGTCGCAAGTACCGTCAGAACCCGAGTTATCGTAGGGACAAGCGACGTACCCAGAAGCGCTACGAGCGCTTGCCCGGGACCAAGCGCAAGCGTCAGCTTCAGAGAAAGAGGCGGAAACAGCGCGGTCGAGGTTGACGCCTTGTCAATCTTGTGGTACCTGTTATCAGGTATCACTCGAAGTGAAAGAGGTTATGGAATGAAAATCAAGAGTACCCTGGAGCGCGGGCTCCCTGTTTCCCTGTCACGTTGGACAGATGTCGCGCACTGGTATATGCCGTGGCTCAAGGATGTGCTGCTCAACAAGAAGATCATCTTCGCCACTGACCCTGAGTCTCTCACGCTCAGTATGTGGGACGCGCGCCCCGAGCATGTACACAGCTTGTATTTCTGGACCAAGTATCCCGAACACCTCACGACCGCGCTCAAGGAAGGCTGGATCGCGGATTGGCGTGTCTTCGTGGCGCTGACCATTACGGGTTGGGAAGAGGTCGAGACGCGCGTGCCCTCCCTAGACAAGCAGCTCGACGCGGCCAAGGCTTTGGTCGATGTCCTGGGTATCGAGAAGACCCGGTGGCGCTACTCCCCTGTTCCCAACGATTTCCACTACAACACGGCACGTCAAGAGCATTTCGAGCGCCTGTGTCATACCATGGCGCAGGTGGGTTACGATGAGGTCGATGTGAGCCTGTTGCAGCCTTCTCCTCACTGGAAGGAAGGCTACCAGAACCCGGACAGTGACCTCCCTGGTGAGAAAGCCACGCGCATCGAGGTTCTGGCAGCGCTCGTGCGCATTGCTTCCTCTTGTGGCGTGCGCGTGGGGGTATGTGCGGATGATCTGGCTTTGATGCATGCGCTGGCCTCCGAGGAGGCACAGGATTGTTTCTCGACTTCATGTGTTGACCGTGCTAGGCTGGATCGTGTATTCCAACTGGATACCGCAGGTGTCCCCGAACATGGGTGTACATGTCAGCTTTCGATTGATCCATGTCAGGGTCAGCAGTTTGGTTGTGCATCGGCTTGTCGGTACTGTTACGTTCCGTTCACCAAAATTCCCAAGTAAGCGACAGGTTCTTTATGACGCAAAAGAAAAACGGGTTTGAGGAGATTGGGCCGGAAGCGGATTCATCCCCCGAGGAAGAGTCCTCTCGGTCTTTCACTCCTCCCGACGCGACTTTCCCTTCGAGTCCCCTGGCTCAAGCGGTGCAGAAAACGCGTGATCAGGTGCGCCAGGGGGTCAAGGAGGCGCGTGATTTTTATAACAGGCGAGAGGTGCGTGAGACCGTTCGCAAGGGTGAGCGTCTGTTCAAGATCGGCGCAGGCATCAAGAAAGAGAACCCCTTGACCTGGGTCCACGCGGCATTCAAGACCGCAGAGACACTCTATGACTTCGATAGGGTCTCGGTCGCTCCCGCGCTCGCCATGTTCAAAGCCATCAAGGAAGCAGGGGTGGAACTGACGCAGGATAGCGTCACCCACCTGTTTGTGAGCTTGTTGGACCAGGAGCGCATCAAAGAAGAGGAGACCTCTGCATCTTCGGATGGCAAGCGCAAGGGGCCAACACTCTACTCCTACATGTTGACGCTTCGTGATGGTAGCCCTGTCAAGGTCTACTGGTTTCGAGAGAACTTCGATTACTCCGAGCTGGTGTGTGAGCAAGGACATGATGTACAGGAAGTACGTCGTGCCTTGAGCGCGCTTTTGTGGGATCACAAGGGTCGCCAGATCGAGATGGAATGGGGCGTGAACCGCGAGTTTGCTTTCCGTACCAAGGAAGAACCCCTCTGGATGTATGAAGGGGAGTTCGGTCTCAAGCTCATCCAACGGTGGCTACGCGCGCTCGAAATTCAGATGCGCCGTTTCATCATCCTCGATGGTGATCCCGGGATGGGCAAGAGCACGCTCGCGCGTCACCTCGGTATGGTCGCGACCGGGTGCAGGGTCTTGTATGTCCCCACAGACGTGATCATGAAGGCCAACAGCATCAAGTATTTCATGGATACGCTCTTGCTGTGTGCGCCTGACATCGTGATCATGGATGACATCGACCGCATGGGCAGCAAGCTCAACGATCTGTTGGCGTTGTTCGAGGAGACCGAGACCAAGATCCCGTTGCTCCTGGCGACAACCAACGAACTCGACAAGCTCCCGGACGCGCTCAAGCGCCCTGGCCGCTTCGATGAGATCTGGCGCATCAAGCCGCCACCCCCTCATGTTATGGGGCGCGTGATCGGCTACCTCGCGACGCTCGAAGGACTCCCGGTGACCAAGGACCAGATCCTTGCCATTTCGCACTTTGCGGTCGAGGCGAGCCTCTCGGGAGCGCATGTGCGTGAGTTGATTCGACGCATCAAGCTCGACAACTTGCCCAAGGACTGGTCCCGGGAAGACTTGAAGTTCGATGAACGGGATATTACTTTCAGTGAGAAGTGGCGTCCACGAGGCTACAAGCCCACGGGTGTCGCGGTGTTCGGGGATAAACCTGAATCGAAGCAAGACCTCGTACCCGACGTCATTGATTTCGAGAATGAACCGGACGTCATTGACTTCGAGGATGATGACTTCGAGGATGATTTCGAGGACGATTTCGAGTACGACGGTGAATTGGAGGAAGCATGAGCTGCTATTGGTTCCAACAGGGGCGTTGCGCCTTCGAGCACTTCTACGCGGAGCTTGTCTTCGACATCCTGGCCAGGGTGCCTGATGCAAGGACAGGGTTGCTCAAATGTGCTGCGGGAGGGCAATGTGATAACATTCCCCAGGAGTACATTGATTTTGCCTTGCGCGATGAGACGCTGGTACAAGATCTCATCGAACAGAATGAGGCGTTCATGTCTCTCGTGAACAAGTATACAGACCGTACCGAGCAGGCCAATCGCCAGCAGCCTCAACTGCCTGTGATCCCACCGGGAGATAACACATGAAGCGCCGTAGACGCCGTGCCAATGCCGAACCTGTGGAGCAGGCTACCTTCGAGGGGCTCAAGGCCCTGAGCGCGATCACCCAGGCAGCCCGAGAGATCGGTGAGCAGTCGGAGCGAGTGTTCGAGGCTATTGCCGTGCTGGAGACAGCGGTCGAGATGAATTTCTGGATCGAGCGTCGCCTGGCGCGCACGCGAGAGCTGAACGACCATCTCGGGGATTGGGATGCATATTCCGAGCACCTGCGAGGGCTGCGTGAGGAGTTCCTGGCTTGTGTGGCGATCGAAGCGTTCCTGTCCGGCCTCGGAGCGTGGGAGCCTGATACCCCTCCTGACCCTCGGGATGCTTGATGCCAACCCTCTGATACCAATCCCTTGATGCTTTTCGAGATGTCATGATTACGCGTTTATATTGTGGGTCCTCGGAACAGTTGAAAGGGCGCCAGCCAATGGAGGAGTGAGGTGCTGTTGTGGAAATGATTCGAGGCAAGGTCAAGTTTTTCAATTACACCAAAGGGTTTGGCTTCATCGAGCGTGATGAGGTGGATTATTTTGTCCACGTCACTGATCTCAATGATGGCGATCTTCTCCTGGAAGGGGAAGAGGTCGAGTTCAAACCTGTAGAAGGTCGTCGTGGGTGGCAGGCAATCGAGGTAGAGCGTGTGAGCCCCCCTTCCCTGGATGAGGAGGAAGGCGCGGTCAAATTCTTCAACGCGGAGAAAGGCTACGGCTTTATTGAGCGTCAAGGAAAGGCCGATGCGTTTGCACACTTTACGGATATTGTGGATGCAGATCACGATCTCCTCGTGCAAGGTATGGTCGTCCGCTTCCAGGTGAGATCAGGTCGCGGGGGTCGAGCCCGCGCGTACAAGATTCACGTGCTGGAGACTCCCTGATACCCGTGTGGTTCAGGCAAAGGTTTCGTCGTAGAAAAGTAAGAGGTGTGTAAGTGTCTGCCAATATCAAGTACAAACCCTTGAAGGATAACGAGCAGGAAGTCTTGCTCAGGATGATCGAGGGTCAGAACGTTTATGTCGAGATCGAGGGTTGGGGCTACCATACCTCTCCTGAGATCACGGCAGGAGACAAGCGCGTGCAGGTGCGCTTCCCCATGAAGTTCACGAAGCCCGAGGGCGTGTATGTGCCTGTCTCTTCGTTCACCCTGGTGCTAAAGACCAGGGAGGGGCGTGAGATCTTTCGAGATGTCAAGTCTACCTATCAAAACTGGAAACCCTTGATGATCACAGCGGGGACGGTGATCGACCTGATCTGGGATATTGCCCTGGCTTCGATCAGCCCGGAGTTCCAACGCCTGATCATGCCAGGTGTCAAAGGCAAGGAGGTCATGTCTATTCGCAACGGAGACGTACTGTCCGAGGAATAACATGCCCAAGCCACTCGCACATCATGTCAAGCAACGCAAGAAGTCTCAGAGCCGCTGGGACCTCCTGTACAAGGATGCTCTGGCGCGCGCACGCGCGAGCAAAGACCCGAGACTCCGTGATCTCAGGCATTGGTCCAAAGACCCCGAGACGGCGTTGCGTCGTCTCAGTATCTTGACCCGTGTTGATCTCGACCGCGAATTTCCCCCTGCTTTGGAGGGAAGCGCGTGAAGGACCCGACCCCTGATATTCAGCAAGCGTTCCCCTCTGTCTGGAGGGTTGAATTTGCGCAAGCCCCGGAGGGTATCCGGGTCGAAGTCCACGCGAACCCTGTAGGGGAATTGTGTGACGTCATGCTTTCGCGCTTGCTCGCATCTCTCTATCCCGCCATGGCTTACATATTCAGCGTGATCTACCACTGGTCTGATCGCATGAGGGCGGCGTCCTTGGTGGAAGAGGCATATCAGGAGTGGCTTAAATGACCCATGTTTTTGTAGTACAAGTCTGGCTCGATGGAACCCGTACCCCGGTTGCAGCGTTTGGTACGCGCGACCGCGCGGAACGGTGTGTCAAGCATGAGTTGAGTACCCGCCTCGAAGATATGGGCATCCAACGTGTCCATTGCGATTACTTCACAGTTGATCAGTGGACCCTGGGAGGTTTCCTGGGGCCGGAGCGTTGTGTGACGCTGGCTTCTTACACCCGGGATGGGGTGTTGGACAGGGTGATGGTGCTTTCTGGTTACGAGGGTGAAGCGTTGGATATACCTGCGAAGCTACGTGGTGTCTACGATGACGATCTCTTTGCGGAGGAAGAATGACACAGCATAAGATTCTCAGGGCACGTAAGGCTCGGGTGGCCAAGCGACGCGCCCGCCGTAGGGTGATGCGGCCTGGTGGTCCTGGAAGTTCTCACGAGGGTATGCCTTCGTTTGTGAAGACGATCCTCTTTGTGTGCAACGATCATTCGGAAGCTGCTTCTGCTCGCGCCGCTCGTATGGTATCTCATGAAGGACTGGCCACCATGCATCGTAACTTGCGGCATGGTTACCAGGCGCACATGTACAAGGGAGTGGTGTATGTGGGTACCGAAGGTGCGTGTGATGAGCACACACTCTCGATCGACTACACCCCTTATTACGAGTACATCAAGGATTGGGGAGAGGATGAGCCCGTGCCATCCCCCTCATCGTATTATCAACAGGTAGCGGAAGTGATCGCTGCTCAGGTATTGGAGAAATTTTCATGAGTAAGAAGACCCTGACCCAACGCATGAACGAGGTCGAAGCGCGCCTACAGGAGTTAGCCGCGCAACCCCAGGACGCCACATCCGAAGAAGTCAGCGAGGCGCTCTCGTTGCTTGCCATGGACGTGTCTTGTGAGATTCGCTTCGCATGTGTCGGGCATGATCACGCGCCCATCTCTCCCAAGCCAGGAGATGTGGGTTATGATCTTTGCGCACCCCAAGACGTGTGGCTCCCTCATGGTTGCCGTCGTGAAGTCGATATGCAGGTTGTGATCGAGACACCCGAGCCTCTCTTCGTGCTCTTGACACCCCGGTCGAGCTTTGGGACCAAGTACGCCAAGAGCGTGCGCATCTGCAACACGGTAGGCGTGATCGACCCGAGATATTGTGGTCGTGAGGATACGATGAGCGTGTGGTTGGAACGTAGCCTACCCAAGATGGAGTTTGTAGGCCGCCTCGCGCTCGATGCACCGCTCGGGCACAAGCCTCTGTCGGCTCAGTGCTTCGATGCTTTTGGGACACCCATGGACGCGAGTTCGACTCGCCACGTCAAGGTGTCTGATGACGGGTATGGGGTGTACGATGTCTTTACTTCGGTAGAAGAACCGGATCTCTTGTATGCCGAAGGGGAGAAGATGGTGCAGATGCTCTTCTTGCCCGCCGCGAGACCTTCACTGATTCAGGTCACACAAGACCTGCTCCGAGAGACCAGCCGTGGGGGGTATGGTAGTACCGGAAAGTGATTGGGAGATATGAGGTAGGAGAACCTCGGATCAGCGCTTGAGCAGCTCTGATTTTCTGTCCTGTGGGACACCCACCGTTCCTCTTGAATCCTCAAAAGTTAGATGGGCAGGGGGACACGGCTTGTCTCTCGAAGCATTGACGGCGATCTTAGCGTAAAGCTAGACCGCCGTCAAGTTGTTTTCCGACTGTTCGCAGATCATTCCCCAACGTAGTCGAGAGCCTCTTGCGTGTAGTGTTCGAGGATGAGGTTTCGAGCTGCGCGGCGCGCGCGGAACAGGCGCGACATCACGGTTCCGATAGGGACATCCATGTCTTCTGCGATCTCGCGATAGCTCTTGTCATCATAGTCGCACTGCTTGAGCGTCTCGAAGTAACACTCCGACAAGCCCTCCTTGAGGGTCTCCAGGATGGTGTTGGCATCGTTCAAGCCGTCGCGGTGGTCGGGTTGGACAGCGACGGGACGCTCGGGCTCCATTTCGATCTTTTCCATCAACGCGTACCGGCGTTGGATGCTACGGTACTTGTTGATATAGAGGTTGCGCATGATCGTACTGAGCCACGCCTTCATGTTGGTACCAGGGGTGTAACTGGTCCGATACACCAACGCCTTCTCGACCGTCTGCTGTACGAGGTCTTGCAGGTCCGCATCGCTCTTGCAGTAACGTCGCGCGTTGCTCTGGAGCGCGGGAACCAACATGCAGAGTTCATCATCAAAGCTGAGATTGTCTTGAGTCACTTCGGTCATGGCGTATCTCCTCCTTGTTTACTCGACCAAGTGTACCTTGAAGTAAGGCACAGCGTCAAGCAAATAAAAAAGGGAAGAGGCTTCTTTGGTGAAAAGCTCTCTTCCCTTGGTTGGCGTGTATGTGGGCCTTGAGAGAGCTTACATGTGTCCTTCGGGGTTGCTCGCAATATCTGCGCGACGACGCACGAGGACAAAGGTCAGAGCAGATGGCGACACGGCGCAACCCAACCATCCAAGGGCGGCGCCCTGGTAGGTTGTTTGGGTTTTGGTCGTGGCTTGTTGCACTGATCACTCTTCTCTAAGGGGTGTACCCCTTTTACACGCGGGGTCATGACGACGTGATATAAAAGGATTGTTGACGGAAAAGAGGTTTTGTGCTACAAACTCTCGCACACTCAACGTGGAGGTAAGGCTTTGAGCAAGAACGAATATGATGGCGACGCGATTGAAGTGCTCGATGATCGCGAGGCTGTGCGTAAGCGTCCCGGGATGTATATTGGAGATACGGGGAAGGCAGGTTATCACCACCTCGTATGGGAAGTGGTCGATAACGCGGTCGATGAAGCGATGAACGGTCATGCTTCCTTGATCGAGGTCGAGCTGTCTGCGGACGGGAAGACCGTGACCGTGGCAGACAATGGCCGTGGCATTCCTGTGAGCAAGCACTCCAAGCGGAAGGTGTCCACGCTTCAGGTGGTTTTGACCATTCTTCACTCGGGAGCAAAGTTCCAGGAGGGGGGCTCGTACAAGACCTCGGGCGGACTGCACGGCGTCGGCGCGTCGGTGGTCAACTTTCTCTCTTCCCGGTTAGAAGCGACGGTATGGCGCGAGGGTAAGGAACACCACCAGGTGTATGTTCGGGGTATCCCGGAAGCAGCAGTCAAGGCTGTGGGTACCGTGCCCAAGCGTCAGACAGGGACGCGGATCGTGTTCACGCCGGATGAGGAGATCTTCGGGGCGAGGACCTTCGACATTGATCTGTTGCGAGAGCGCCTGGAGATCAAGACCTATCTCAACCCGGGTCTCAAGCTCGTCTTTCGCGCAGAAGGGAAGGAAGAGGTCTTCGAGCATGAGGGTGGCCTGTCGGACTACATGGATGCGATTGAACGCGCGGCGTGCTCGGTTCCGGTGCATACGCAAACCATCCTCGGGGAAGGCGAAGCGCCTGACCTCTTGGTGCGTTGGGCGCTCAAGTGGACCGAGGATACTAACGAGGAGTTGTTCGCGTTCGCCAACACGATCCCCAATGCATTTGGTGGCACTCACGCGAATGGCTTGAAGCAGGGGATTCGTCAGGCTATTCGTGCCTACCTCGATGCGTCCGGGCTCGTGCCCAAGAGTTTGCAAATCACCTCGGAAGACATCCATGAGGGCACCAAAGCCATCGTGAGCGTGTTCTGGGGTGGAGACCTGTCTTTCCAGAGCCAGACAAAGGACAAGCTCACGAGTGATGTGCAGGCGGCGGTCGCTTCGATCGTGCGGTCAGGCATGGAGAGCTTCTTGCTGGCACATTCAGAAACGGCCACGGCTATCGCACAGCGCATCATCCAGGCGGCCAAGGCGCGTCAAGCCTCGCGTTCGGCATCGAAGCTGGTCAAGCGCAAGAAACCCACGAGCAAGAAGCTCGCATTGCCTGGAAAGCTCGCGGATTGTACCTCGACCAACCCTGCCGAATGTGAGCTGTTCATTGTGGAGGGAGACTCTGCTGGAGGTAACGCCAAGCAAGCGCGTGAGCGACGCACACAGGCGATTCTTCCCTTGCGTGGTAAGGTGCTGAACGCGGAGAGCGCGACCGCCAAGCAAGTCTTGAAGAACAAGGAACTCGGGGACATCGTGGAAGCGCTCGGGTGTGGTGTCGGAGAGCACTTCGACATCTCTTCGCTGCGTTATCACAAGGTCATCCTCCTGATGGATGCGGATAGTGACGGCGCGCACATCGCGACCTTGCTCTTGACGTTTTTCTGGCGCTATATGCCCGAGCTGATTCGTCAGGGGCATGTCTACATGGCCAAGCCGCCTCTGTATAAAGTCACGGTGGGCTCGCGTTCACAGTGGCTCGAAGATGACAAAGCGCTCGCCGCGTTCCTCAAGAAAACGAAGAGGACGCCCGAGATTGCACGTTTCAAGGGATTGGGGGAGATGCAGCGTGATGAGTTGCGTCAGACCGCGCTGACGCCTTCCTCACGCACGCTTCTACCGATCGGGGTCCCTGATGAGGATAAGGCAAACCAGGTCGTCGAGGACGTTATGGGGCGGTCTGCGACTGTGCGCAAAGAGATGATCGTACAACACATGGCAAAGGAGAAGTGAATGGGTGACTCCAAGGTCGAGATCGAGCGCAAGTTTCTCGTGGACGTCGAAATGTGGAAAGCCTCCAGTGATTTTCAAGCGGGGTCGGTGTTTGCACTCAAGTTCGAGCAGGGGTATATCCTTGCCTCGGTATGTCCCGAGAAGACGGTTCGAGTGCGCTACAGCCAGGTGCGCGAGGTGCCGTCTCATGTGAACGAGGTCGGCAAAGAGCTGATGAATCATGCGTACCATGATCGCTGCCTTCTCACTATCAAGGGGCCTGCGGATGCGAAGCTCTCGCGCGCAGAGATCGAGCATGACATACCCCTGGAGCTGTTCGAGAAGCTCTGGGCAGATTGTGACGCGACCCTGGTGAAGATGCGATACAACTTCTCCTATGCAGGAAAGGTCTGGTCTGTCGATGTGTTCGAGGGGGCGCTCGAAGGGCTGGTGCTTGCCGAAGTGGAGCTGGAACACACGGGAGAGATTGTCCAGCTCCCGCCCTGGGTGGTCGAGGAGGTGTCGCGTGATGCGCGCTACTACAACATCAACCTTGCTCGATCCCAAGAAGTGCCAGCATCTCCTGGCGCATCTTGAGCAAGACCTCTGCGGTGGCCCAAGCATCTGTCAAGGCGTGGTGGTGGTTGCCCCGGAACGTAACGCCATAATGCTTCATGACGGCTTTCAGTCCACGTGTTTTGGGTGATGTCTTGTGCTCTCCCTGAAGTCTGAAGACGTCCCACATGGTCATGAAATTGGCTTCGATGATGGGTAGCGGTGTGACCTTGCTTCTCTGGGTTTCCCTGAGCAACTTGGCGGTGTCGTCTCCCCATCCTCCCAAGGTCACGGGTCCTGGTAGATCTTTTACTACTTGCCAGAAGGCGTCAAGTACGGTACCCTGTGTAGGCGCGGCATCTACGTCTTCCTGGGAGATCCCTGTTAGCCTTGTGATATAGGCGTCAAGCGGTTCTTCCGGGTTGACAAGAGAATCGAACAATGGTTCAATGTTGCCTTGTGTTGTATCCACGCGTACAACACCCACCTGGATGATGCGCCGGGTGGGTTGGTTATACTCCAGGTCAAGCACCAATAGGGTCATGAGATTCGCCCCCGTTCGGGTAAAGAGAACACCTCGGGTAAATGTATCACATGGACCTATCGTACAAACAGAACAGAGACCAGAACAGGGCTTGAAAAACAAGCTCTTGAAGTAAAGTGAGGAAAACATGGCAGATTCGCCTACTCGAATCGAACTCCCTGTGCTCGCGCTCCGTGAGCACATCATCTTCCCCTACCAACTGTTGCCTGTGGGTATCGGTCGTCCTCAGTCCCTCGCGATGTTCGACGCGTTCGATGTCGAAGATCCCGAGTTTACTTTCGCGACTGTGACGCAAGTCGAGGACAGCCTGAGTCTCGATCAAATTCAGGGCATGGATGATGTGCATGTGGTCGCGACGCGTGTGCGCTGCGTCAAGCTCATCTCCCAGATGCGAGAGGGGAAGGAAGGGAAGGTCGCGATGATCGAGGGCATCGAGCGCCTCGTGTTGGTCGAGCTTCAGGTGCCCGAGGATGCAGACGCCCCTTTGGTCGGTATCTTCGAGCCTTTCGAGGAAACCTTCGAGGGGGATGCCACCACGCTCAAGGCACAACAACAAGCTCTGCTGGAAGAGGCACTGACCTTCCTGGAGACCATGGTCGATGCTCCTACCGAAGCCTCGGAGATGCTCAAGAGGTCACGCGACCTGGGAGAGCTTGTGGATCGTTTGGCGGTCGAGCTGTCTCCTGACCCGGAAGATCTCCTGGCGTTGAGCAACGAGCATGATGTTGTCAAGCGTGCCATGCTGTTGATGCAGTGGCTCAACAACCAACGCCTCCAGGCAAACCTCGCGGATGACATCAAGCAACGGATGCGCGAGCAGAACGACAACCAACAACGTGAGTATTTGCTGCGTCAACAGCTCCGTGTGATTCGCGATCAGTTGGGAGAGGAGAACAGTGAGCTGGACGAGCTTCTCGAACAGATCGAGGAGTCGGATATGCCCGAGGAAGCCTATGATGCTTGTATCAAGCAACACGGTCGCCTCTCGATGATGCAGCCGTCGAGTTCCGAGTTCTCGGTGACGCTCACCTACATTCAGCAAATGCTTGACGTGCCCTGGGCTGTGTTGAGCGAGGATAACCTCGACCTCGACCGTGCGCAAGAGATCCTCGACGCAGACCACTACGGACTCGATAAGGTCAAGGACCGCATCATCGAGTTCCTCGCGGTGCGTTCGCTCAAGGAGGATATGAAGAGTCCCATCCTGTGCCTGCACGGACCTCCCGGAGTCGGGAAGACCTCGATCGCGAAGTCTCTGGCTCGCGCTCTGGGGCGCAAGTTTGTCCGCATCTCCCTCGGGGGTGTGCGTGATGAATCCGAGATCCGTGGGCACCGCCGCACGTATGTGGGCGCGCTCCCTGGTCGTCTCGTTCGCGCGTTGCAGAAAGCAGGGACAATGAACCCCGTGATCCTGCTCGATGAGATTGACAAGGTGGGTGCAGACTTCCGTGGGGACCCCTCTGCGGCCTTGCTCGAAGTGCTGGACCCCAACCAGAACCACACCTTCAACGACCACTACCTCGAAGTGGACCTCGACCTCTCGAATGTGCTCTTCATCGCGACCGCCAACCGGATGGATACGCTGTCTCCGCCGCTCAAGGATCGTATGGAGGTGCTCGATGTGCCGAGCTACACGATCTTCGAGAAGTCCGAGATTGCCCGACGCTACCTCTTCCCCAAGCAAATCGAAGACCACGGCTTGTTGGAAACGCAAGCGCTCCTGGCAGATGACGTGGTGCCCTACATCATCGGCAACTACACTCGTGAAGCGGGCGTGCGTAACTTGAACCGTCGCCTCGGGGACCTCTGCCGTTCGGTCGCGGTCGAGGTGGTCAAGATGACGCCAGAAGAGCGCGCAGAAGCCTCGATTACGGTGGATGAGGAGCGCGTCAAGAAAGCGCTCGGTCCTATTCGTTATGTGTCCGAGGTCGCGCAACGTGAAGACCAGGAAGGCGTGGCGACAGGACTCGCGTGGACTTCGGTGGGTGGGGACATCCTCTTTATCGAAGTCCAGGCCATGGAGGGCGGCAAGGGTGAGGTCACGCTCACTGGCCAACTCGGTGATGTCATGAAAGAGTCGGTGCGTGCGGCTCTGAGTTATATCCGTGCGCACGCGAAGGCGTATGGTATCGACGGTGCAGACATCAAGAAGTATGACCTGCACATTCACGTCCCTGCGGGCGCCATCCCCAAGGATGGTCCGTCTGCGGGCATCACGATGTTCAGCGCGATTCTGTCGCGTCTGGCGGGCATCGCCATCAAGAAGGACGTGGCCATGACAGGTGAAATCACCCTTTCAGGTCATGTCCTTCCTGTGGGCGGCATCAAGGAGAAGGTCATCGCTGCGCACCGTGCGGGTATCCGTGAGGTGGTCTTGCCTGCGCTGTGTGTCAAGGATCTCGTGGATGTGGAGGATTCCGTGCGCGAGGAGATGACGTTTTATCCGGTCAAGCGCGTTGAAGAGATCCCGCCCCTGGTGTTCCGGGGATGGGAAGCGCCTTCTGCTTCTGTGGGAGAGGGTGATGTGGCCCCGGATGCTACGGCATGAAGCATCGCATGCCCCCTGTTATGATGGTCGAGTGTCCCGTCTGTAAGATGGAAGGGCTCGATTTCGCCAGGCTTATCGAGGAGCCGTGCTCTTCCTGTGAGGGGCACGGTATTCTCGATGAGGTGCCGTGCCCCGCGTGCCTCGAAAGAGGGACACAGGGTTGTGACTACTGTATGCATGAAGGCGTGATCTATGACGTCGAGTGTGGCGTGTGTCAAGGGCAAGGCACACGAGAGTATCACCCACGCTGTGAGGAATGTCGCGGCACAGGTTGGGTGCCTCATCCCTGGTACGATGATGTCCACCCCTGATGTTATCCTTTCCACAAAAAATGCCTTGACGTAAAGGCTTCACATAAGGTATCACATACACCACTGCCGGGATACATGCCTTGCTTGGGTTGATGTGTGTGGCAGATCAGATACCTACGAACAAAGATCAACGAGTACAGTCAACGAGTACAAACGAGGAAGTTATGGCAGAGAATCAATCCACCCCCAACATCCACCCCGAGCTTCGAGAGCGGATTCTCGAAAGCGTGATGGGATTGGTGGCCGAAGAGACGGAGCGTATCAAGGCGCAAGAGGAGGAGCAGAACCTCTTTGTTCAGGAGAAGCTCCGCGAGGTCTCCCAGCGTGAGCAGGAAGTCCAGCGCCGCGAAGCGCGTCTCCAGCAAGACGCTGAACAGTTCAACGCGCTGGTGACCACGGTCCAGGCGATCCAGGAGGAGCGTGAGGTCCTGATCCGCAACGAACAGGATATTCGCAAGCGCCGCCTGCATCTCGACAACAAGCTCGCTGAAGTCCTGGCGACGCTCACGAGCGAGAGCGATGCAGACGCTTCGATCATTACGAAGCGCCTCGCCTCCCTCGACGCGCGTGTGCAGGACACTTCGCCGCTCTACGGCGAGCGTGGCACGCCCCCTGCGGGAGCTTTCTCGTCTGGTCCGCCTACGGAGACCTCGTACCAAGCCTTGCCGGTCTCCACCGAGGCGGTGCATACGTTCAACCGCACCTCCCAACTCCTGGGCATCCTGTGCGTTCTCGCGCGCGATTGTGATGTTTTCGAGGTCACGTCTTCGCGCGATGATTTCGATACCATCTTGCTCAAGGTGGATGAGTTGTACCCTGAAGTCAACGCCACCGCGTACCCCTATGGCAGTTATTACGCGGCCCTGTCGCAGTTGGCGCTGGAGGGCTTTCTCGAAGAAGTCAACCCCGGCGCGCGCCCGTATCGTGTGCGCCTGACCACGCGCGTCTCGAATCCCGAGACGTTCCTGGTGTACGCGAAGCCCGGTCCCAAGCGTCGCGCTGCGTTGCGCGCAGTCCCCCAGGACGAGCGCGGGTGATGGAAGACAAGGCCCAAGAACGCTTGAGGCTCGCAGTCGCCAGGGTGTTGGACGAGGAATTGTCGGATACCCTGGCGCCTGCGTATCAAGCCCTGGATGCTATTGCTCGGGAGTTGGATGAGCGCGAGGCTTTATTGGAAGCGCGCGAGCGTGAAGTAGCTCTGTTCATGGATGAATTGGAGCGTATGGGCGCTGATCTGCTCCAGGGTGATACCGCAGCGTGTTACCGCCTTCCTGATGCAGAAGAACAGGAAGGCGTGCTTTGGGTGGACCCTGCCTCGTTGCCTCCAAGAGAACTCTCTATCCTGCGCGTGATGCAACTCACCGCAGAGAAGACGCTCCGTGATCAGGGACACGCGCACCCGAGAAAGGCGCGTGTGTTGAGCATCGAGGGTTCCAACACGGAACTGGTTGAACAGTTCGAGGCTCAGATCCCTGGTTTGAACTCGTCAGCGCTGTCGGCATGCTTGACGCGTATGCGTCACAGGGGTATGGTGGCGGTGACCACGAAGAGGGACGTGCGGCACATCATCTTGAAGATGCGCCTCGCTGCCCCTTGACGGGCTCGAACGTGTGCTCTTGAGTGTATGGGTGCTTGGACGGGGAATAGGCATCACGCTAGAGATGCTTGTACACGTGCATGCCCTGCAAGCGTAGATGGCGACGCGCAGCGCTCGTAATGCTGAGAGGGGAGTTCGAGTCTCCCGTGGGGCTTGTGCCATCGTGGTCTAGTGGTTACGATACTTTCTTGGTAAGAAAGAAATCGCGGGTTCGATTCCCGCCGATGGCTTCATTGTGAGGTTTCAGGAATGTTGAGCTTGACAGATACGCGAGAACTTTTGGCTTCATTGCTCGGGACGGCTCCTGCGGACGAGCAGATTCTACGCATGGATGCGCTCCAGGGTGTTTTCTCCTTGCAATCGCTGGTCGATGTTGTCGATCTCCATGCAGCGTCAGGCTTACCTGTCGGACGCTTGTTGCTCTCGACGCAGGTTCATGATCGTTTTTATCCTGAATGGAAGACGCGAGTGTCCTACAACAGCTCGGGTGAGCCTTTTGTGGGTACGGCTCGTGTCCTTGCTTTTGGACACGAGCGCCCCCTCGCGGTCTTCTTGTATGATACCGACGCAGAAATGCCTCTCGATTACATGGGACCTCTGGCCACTGTGGTCGAGGTGTTCATGTATGACCCCGAACACCTTGAGCAAGCGCGAGAGTATGCAACGCTCACCCTCAAGGAAGGTGAGCGCTGGGTAAGCCTGGCTCCCGATTGGTTGTACACGCTTTCGACGACGCAGAAGGTTCGAGGAGAGGCAGGTACGCGCGAAGAGAGCTTGCACCGCTTATATGAAGCCATCGCGCGCAAGCTCTACCAGGGTATCACGCCTTCTCCCAACGTCGCGGAAGCGGACGTGATCGCAGCGCTTCAAGCTGCACAGTGGTGAGTACACCAAGCCCGTATAGCTCAACTGGTAGAGCACTCGTTTTGTAAGCGAGGGGTTGGGGGTTCAAGTCCCTCTGCGGGCATGTTCAAGAGTACAATACGACGCGGATGTGGTGGAATGGTAGACACGCAGGTTTCAGATACCTGTGGCGAAAAGCCGTGAGGGTTCGACTCCCTCCATCCGCATTTCATTTCAATGATCGTGATACGATCACGCAAAACCTCAAGTCTTCTTGACGTGATCCCAGGTCTGCTCTATTATTTCTGGTCAAGGGTTCAGTGGTGAATCCTTCCAGTATAGGAGTAGAAACATGACCACGAGTACGACCGACACGACCTCCAACACGCCCGACATCACGCCCAATCTCATCTCCACCTCGGAGGCGCCCGAGATTCCCGCAGCGCGCCTGCTGTCTGCACATCCTGTCCCACACCAGTCTGCGTTTGCCGAGATGTTCGGCCCCGATGCTGTGAAACGCATCGACGAGGGATTGCACAGTCATATCCTCCTCGATCTCGTCGCGTATGCTGCGGTGATCGTGCATAACTTCGAGGTGCGGTTCTTCGCGCATGCGAAGGTGCCGTTGCTCGGGGAGAAGATGTTTGGTTGGGACTATGATCACACCAACATCCAACAAGCGGAGAATCAGTACCTCACGCCCTACGAGCTTGCAGGTTTCTCGATCGAGGAACTGTACACGACGCTCAAGAAGCCCTCGCTCAAGATCCGCACGGCCAACGTGTACGTCGATCAGCTCAAGGCGTGCAAGGAAGTCTTCCTTCGCATCATGGAGACGGTAGACGAGGCTCTGGAGGCATATCAGGAGGTAGAAGCCTACAGGAAAGGCGTCGATCACCTGACGAAGCTCTACAACGAGCGTCATAGTACAACGCTCACCGGGCAGTGGAAATTCAAGGCTGCGTTCAACGCGCTCGTGCGCTCGCGCCTCAAGCAGATTCAGACCGAGTTCGAGGTCACGTACCGCTTGGAAGACGCAGTGAGGCAGGCCAAGGACAAGCGCGTGTACCTCGACCTTTCTGAGGATGAGCGCGCGTTGTACAACTTCTTCGCGCTGTACAACATGCGCGGGTTGCAAGGCTCGAACGACTCCCTGAGCATCCGCAAGCTGCACGCATTGACGGGCCTCTCCTACTCGGACATCGCGACTACGGTGAACTCCATGGTGGACCGTGCGATCTTGCGCCGCAAGAACAACAACTACGCCTCGATCCGTGAGGGGCTGCGCCTCTTCCCGGAGGTCGGTCAGGAAGAGCTGGAAGAGTGGGAGCAGTCCTACTTGAACAACGAGCCGCTCGAAGGGGGAGAGCTTGAGGCGCAGTCCTTGCTCTTGCTCGCGGTGCTCGATCACTATGGCGCGCGCGAGGGCACGGTCCAGGTTACGCAAGCACAGCTCGTAGCGCCTGCGTTCCGTGGGATCTACCAGTCCACCTCGGGTGCGCTCGTGGCGACGCCGTTGCATGCGCTCGAAGCGCGTGGCGTGATCGAGATCTCGAAGGACATGCGGCCTTACGGGTACCGCATCGTCGATGATGGCTTCGACCTCACCACGGCGTTCGATGAGGCGAGTGAAACGGCGCGCCCGTTGATCCGTCGCGTGGTTTCGCGTCAGCCCGGCGCAGATGATGTATTTATGCCTGAGCCTTCTTGGTTGCTTGAACAGGCGGAGACTCTGGATGAGTCCGAGTTGGAATCGGCGCAACAGGAGATTCCCCTGTCCGCACCCCTTGCCTCTGAGCCGCAGGTTACTGAGACGTCCGAAGATGAGCAGCCGCTTTCGGAAGGGGAGCAGTTGAACCGCTTCTGGGCAGAAGCCGCCATGGGCGCGCGCGGGAGCCGCGCTTCCAAGGGAACGGTTCAGTCGGGCTCGACCGAACAGCCTCAAGAGGTGAAAACCAAGGAAGAGGTACAGACTCAGGATGCGGGTCAGCAAGAAGTCCAGGAAGTCGCTGCTGCGGATGTCTCCGATGTTTCTGACGAGACTACGCAAGAGGTGCCGCAAGATCTGGCACCTGGCAAGCAAGAGGTTATTGTGCGGCGTGTAGTGGACACGGCCCTGGCTGCTGTGGTACAACAAGCCCTGGATGACGGAAAGATCAGCATCAATGTGGGCCTCGACGGCACGCGTACCGTCAGCTTCGTTGTTGCTCCCGACGAGCTGGAGGGCTGAGTCTCACTTACACAGGAGCGTACTCTAGGAGCGCGCGATGGTCACGGAAACCGCAGCCCTTGTATGGATTGCCGGTCCACTTTATGCCTTTCTTTCGTTATCGGCAGTGGGTTGGGCACTGACTTACGGGCGGGTGGGGTTCTGGGATCTTCGTCGCGCTCTTTTTTTGTCTCGTCATATCAAGCCCATGTTACCTCATGATGGTTGTGACGGGGAGGTGGAACCATGAGTTTTGTTATCCTATTGGTCGTGCTATCGCTTCTCCTCTGGGTGGTATCTCTCAAGAGCCGCGATGAGGGTGTGAACGCGAAGGCTTATGGGACGCAGATGCGGTATGCGTGGGAGGATGTGCGTCGCCTCTTGCGCAATCATTTTCCACCCTCGCACCTGGAACGCGGTTTCGAGTTGGAGGCGCGCGCCACACGTATCTTCGAGCACTATTTGACCTGGGTACCCACGCAGTTGGATGTGGTTCGGGATCTGGGACCCGATGTCCCCTTACCTGGTAGTGACGACGCGAAGCTGCGCGTGTTGGCGCTTCGCGTGTGGAAAGTACGCCTTGCACGTTACGTGAAGGGTGTGCGTGACCACTTCCCGCTTCTGGAGCGGGATATTGATGAAGGCTTGCGTGAGCTGGCTCGTTACCTTGATGGACATGCGCGAGAGCAGAAACTTGTGCTCTCGTTGGTGTGGGATGAGGAGTTCGAGCCTCAATCCTTGTTGGAGGGTCCCGGAGAGGAGGACGAAGACCAGAGCCTCTCCGATGCTGAAGAGCATAGCTTCTCCAGGGGAGAAGAAGAGATGATGGTCATCTTGGCCGAGTTCGCAGCCAAGATTAGCGAACGTGACCGCGTTTCGATTGACGAAGATGAGGAGTACGATCGCTTGTGGTGGGAAGATCCGACCAACTACCTGTGAGGGTACTCGAAGGTATTCAAGGCTTGAACGCAATCTGACAGCGTTGGAAGAGCCAGTACCCGAGATACTCCCCATACTTCTTGTCGGATGGGTAGTGTACCCCGAGCTGAAGCCTGGACAGTGAGATGCCCTTTGCAATCGCCATGAACCCGTGCTTGCCAAAGGTTTGACGCAACGCGAGCCCCACCACGATAGCCTGTGCTGAATGTCCCGAGGGGTACGCGGGGGAGTGCCCCGTGATCGTGGGATAAGGGTGAAGTTCGAGCCCCAGGTGCGGCGCGAGCTGGTTGGGTCGAGGACGCTGGTAGTGATCCTTGAGATACAGGACATACGTCGAGACTTGCTTGACCAACGGCGCCAGCCACACAGGCTTCGGGGCTCCAATCTGTTGCAAGCGCTGCTCGAATGGTTGGAGCAGATCACGGTCTGCCATCTCGATGAAGTGTTCGGCCAGGGGCGCGCGTTCCATGAGGTGCATAAGGAAACGGATCTCCTGCGCTACCCTGGGGTCGCTGTTGCGCATGGGCTTGACCAAAGGAAGATCACCCACATCACAGGTAAAAAAGTGTGTGGGTTTCTTGAGCAGTTCGAGCTGCTTCCGATCAAGCGCACCGTATGTCAAGCTGTCGAGGTCCATACCTGTCTCACTCCGGGAAGCTCTTACCACGTCAAACACAAATGAAGTATTGATAGATTTTGGTGATGGGGGTACCCTACGCTTAGGTGCTTGACGTGAGACAGCAGTTAAGGTAACCATTCTATCACAGAAGAGACGTGCAATGATTTCAGGGAACACAGTCAAGATGTCGCGGGGCTTGGGGATTCTGGCATGTGCCATTTTTCTCATTGGGGGTTACGAGCTGTACAGCGGAGAACCCCTGGCCACCCTTTACCGTATCAGCGCGGTGAGTTGTAGCGCGCTTCTGTTCTACCTGTACGAACGTGCCCGGGGTTAACACCCCCCTTGAAAATGAGGAAGTTATGTCAGAGACCACCCCGCCCATTTCCAAAACCTCGACCACCGTGTACTCCTGGGTGATGCCCGAGACCGAGAGGCTCTTGACTGAGCTTGCGACAAGTCCCGAGCACCAAACCGCCATGCGGGAGTTGGAGCGCGCCGCCTGGACCAAAAGACAGGACCCGGTGCACTACGCCTTTGCTGAACAATGGCGTGAGTGGGTTTCACCCGCGATCAACTTGCCCATGTCCTTGCTCGAATGTGACTTGACGGTACCCACGACCCCCTGGCACTTCTATCCCACCGCAGGATCGAGCGAAGCGATCCGTGAGTCCTTGCACGAGCTGGCTCAGATCTCATCCTACAGCTTGACGGTGGGTCCTCCTACCATCCACATCTTCGAGGGCGAGTATGAGGGCTACGAGGCGTTGGGGCGTCCCATGGGCTTGCGTGTGATCAAACATGATCGCGCACAGTGGCGAGAGTCTCTCAAGCCCTATGAAGGGGACCTCGGAGCTGGGCATGTGTTCTACCTGTCACAACCGTCGAGCATTGATGGAGAGTGGTGGGGTGAGTTCGATGATTTCGTCGCCTACCTGTCTCGTCACCCGATGCGTCTTCGCTTGGATCTGTGTTATGTAGGTTGCGTGTCTTCGGGAACCCTGCCTTTCCTCGCGGCGCGCACGGTCCCAGAAGACGTGGACATGATCTTTTTCTCGCTCTCCAAGGTGTTCGGGGTGTACTACCACCGCATTGGTGGGGTGTTCTCCTCGCGTCCGATGCCAGGTCTCTGGGGCAATCGGTGGTTCAAGAACTTGCGTTCGTTGTATCTGGGTCAGCAGCTCATGTCCGCTCATGGCGTATTCGAGTTGCCGGATCGCTATCGTGAGTTGCAACAAACAGTGACGTCCACGCTGCACCAGGGTATACCGAATAATCTGTCTTTCCATTGTGCAGATGTATTCTTGCTCGCGAACCAACTTCCCCATGCCCGGAACCCGGTGTACTGCTCGTCTTACCAACGCACGAAAGGGATCGCGCGTTACTGCTTGACACAGCTTATGGATGAGGAGGCTCGGAAACGAGGACTCTATGATATGCCCTGATTGCAAAGGGAAAGGACACATCTTGCTTCTGGTTACGATCGAAGACCCCTGCGCGACATGTGAGGGTGAGGGCGAGGTGCCCGATACGATCACAGACCGTGATCTGGAGGCTACGCGTTACACGCAGGCCAGGGAAGAGGAAACGAACGCAGCGTATGCGGACTGGATGGCGAATTATCACCCCTGGCCGTTTTCGCTGGACTGAGAACAGGACTGAGAGGTACTACACATGACACGAGACGAATTACGCGCCGTCAAGAAACAAGCCAAGGTAGACTTACAGCAACCTGGTGTGGTCGGTTTTGGGCTCGGGGAGGATACCCTGCGGGTTTACGTGGAGAGTGCTGCTCTTCTCGATATGTTCCCTGAGCAGTACAAGGGAGTTCCTGTGGTGGTCGAGGTGACGGGGACGATCGTCGCGTCGAGTAAAGACTAAAGAGCTTGACGCTTCCTGTAGTTTATGGTATAGATTCCACGGTATGAGTCAAGAGAGTAGAGGTAGTTCATGCAAAACGTAAAGGTGCTCGCGCCCTCCGAGGTCGAGGAATGGGTGTTGGGGTTATGGAAGACGGAGACGTTCCGGGATTCACAGAGCAAGAAGGGGTATATCTACCACCTGATCCAGAAGCTCGCCAAGTATCCCCTGGCTGTGTTCGAGATGAGCGCACCCGAGGTCGAGTGGAGCCACTTCACGACATGGATGGGCGGTATCGCGCTCCGAGAGGAGAGCTACGATAACCCCGTCATCCACGATCTGTATTATCTGCACGAGTTCTGGCATGCCGCCACGATGAAGTATGATGCGAAGGTGTCGTCTGCGACCTGGTTCCGCAAGATGACGGAGAACGAGACGCTCGCCTCTCTACACTCGGAATCTTTCGTGTACTTCGTGTTCCCTGAACTGCGCACGCAGTCCTTCCCCTTTGACATCTGGGTCGATCGGTACCTGCGCCGTCAAGAGGACGGAACGACCGTGCCGAATTATGAGATCATGACGCTGCTCGAACGTCCTGATATTCAGATGCATGATACCTCGTTCAACTTGGGACGTGATACTCGGCATATCCAGCGCCGCGATCAGGTCTTCCTTTTCTTGCTCGCGAATCGTGTCCAGACCATGAAGGCGCCTTCTCCCTTCGACCTGTGTGGTTTGCAAATCAAATACTACGCGGAGCAGAACGTTCAGTGGTTCAACATCTGGTCGGAGTGTTGGCGCGAGGTCGAGGAGCACATGCAAGAGATGCATGCGTTGGTGGATGGGGGTGACGTCGATCGAGCGGTCGATATGCATCGAGCGTGGTACGAGGAGGCGATCGAATCAGGAGAGGAGATCTTGTACCCCTTGCAGGCTATTCGCTTCGCTCAAATCGTCAAGGATAACAAGAAGCGTCAGGGCAACGAACTGTTTGAAGTTTGAGCCTGAGCCACGAGTATAAGAGGTACTGTCATGAAGTTGCATATCCCGAAAACTTATTATGTGAGGTTCCAGGAGCGCGGTGATACTGTCCTGGGGTTTGCGATCCCCTACCAGGATAGCGAGCACAAGGAAGCCAAGAACTTCCAGACCACACGCAGCACGTTGGAGCATTGGAGCACGTCTGAGGAGGGTTTCATTCTCGATAATGAACTCGCGTCTGGCTACAGCATTGGAGATGTGATCTCCCGGTGGCGAACCTCCAACAAAGTGTGGCGCATCACGGACCCGCGAGGGTTCGAGCTGGAGGTGCCCAGTCACAACCTCGCCACACTTTTGGCTCAGTGCTGCATCGACAAGGGTGTGATTCAGGAGCGTTGTTTATGGGCGCGTGGGGATGATGGTCAGAACTACCTCATCTCAGAAGGCTCTCCTGAGTACGAGGAGGCGCTCTCTTACACGGAGCGACGTCTGACCCGCGTGAGCCTGCGAGAGCTGAACAGGGGCGACAGAGTGCTTCTCAAGGAGGGTGCAGAGGTTATCTACTATGGGGGCTTCTACCGTTTTGATTCGACCACGCCTTCGGATAACAACGATCTTCATGCTTACGAATGGGCCAAGCGTCGCTACGTGTATGAGGTCGTCCTCGATGCAGACGGGAACGTACCTCCAGAGCGTCGTGTGAGTGAGATTTCGACCCTGCATGTGAGCGGACGTATCGAAGAGGCCGATCCCGCGCTCACTGACGAGGAAGCGCTCGCAGCGGTCCGAGAAGTGCTCGCGCTCCCTGCGGAGAGGTATGCCTGGGACCCCAAAGGTCGCGATGTGTATACTCTGGTCAAGAACACCTGGGATCAACTCGAAAAGGTCCTCGAACCTCTCGATCTCGCAGAAGAGTTTGGAGATTTTTCGGACTTGCCCGAGGCGCCCGATCTGTGGGTGATGCATGATCGTGGCCAACAAAAGTGGTGGGTCTTGACGCTTCGTGAGCGTGATTGGGAAGACATGAGCGCGCATTGTGTTCGGATCGAGGACCCCAGGACCACGCCTCATAGCAGCTTCAAGTATGTCCGCACCCTGGTAGAACGGGCGGGGGGTTACCGTTGGGGCTACTCTCCTCGTATGGAGCTGTCCACGCGCGACATTTCATGGCGTCAAGTCGTGCAGGACCCTGGAAAACTGACGTTCTATCGAGTACGTTTCAAGGGACGCAAGGGCGCCATGTTGCGCGTCGCTTCTAACTACAGGTGAACATGCATTACATACCCAAAACGTATTACGTGAAGTTCAAGGAACATAATTCGGCGGGGTGTTGGGGTTATGCCGTCCCCTACCAGGAGGGCGAGCACAAGGAGGTCCCCAACTTCGCCAGCACGAAGGCGACCGCTGATCGGTGGGCAAACCAGGACGAGGCGTTCATCTTGGATAACGAGTTGGTCTCAGGGTTCGAGTTGCGCGCTGCTTCGGTCAAGGACCCCCGAGGATTCTGGCAAAGTGTTGACCCTTCTGTGGTCAATCACATCCTTACCCACTGCACCGTGGTCCAGGGTATGATCCAGGAGCGGTGTATCTGGCTTCGTGGCGGTGATGGCAACAACTACCTGGCGGTCGAGGGGTCTGACCTGTATAAGCGCGCGCTCAAGGCCACGGAACGTCGCTTGACTCGTGTAGGCTTGCGTGAATTGAACCGGGGGGATCTCGTCCAGTTGAAAGACGGCTCCGAGGTCACGTACTACGGGGGGTTTTATGTGCGCGAGACAACAGCAAAGCATCGCTTCAAACGCGTGAACGAGGATGACCTGGATTGGTCTGTCTGCTGGGACAAGCGCCGTTATGTGGTCTCTAAAGAACGCGGGGGTGACCGCGTGATCTACTCTGTGTCGTCGTCGCTTCATGTGAGCGGACGCATCGAGGAAGCGGACCCCCTACTCACGGATGAGGAGGCGCTGGCCCTCGTAAATGAGGCACCCTACCACACTTATCGTGAAGAGCGCAGTATGCGCACTATCCAGCGTTTCATGCTCGATAAGCAGCCTCTACAAGATCTGGTCTTGCATTGGGATTTGATCCCGAGAGAGGAATGGCTTCGGTGGAAGGTCGATGGTACTCCCGAGCAGAGGCACTACCTGGTAGCGTATGCGGGGAAGTGGTGGTTGCTAAACACCACGGGGGGTCTTACCCTGTACATGATGGGGATCGAAACCCCCGAGGAAGGTGCATCCTGTTTCACTTACAGGACGTTCACCGAGAAGAACTATTACAGAGAAGAGGTCAAGTTTGCGAGTGAATGCTTCGACCTGACCACAGACTCCGTGGCAGGTTATCGTGTGTATGCGTTGAGCATCACGGGGCGAAAAGGTATGATGCTCACCCTGTAATGTGTTTGTGGCGTGGGTGCGTTGGAGAGTTTGTCCACCTCTTGCCCCCACATCATCATGAAACGTGCTCTCGCTTTCCTGCTTTTCCTGCTCTGCCTCTGCGTCGTCCTCGTAGGGACATGGCAAATGTGGTTGCACAGTCACAGCGCGCCCCGGCTTTCTTTTGGTGAGCCGGGGCGTTTTGCTGTGGAGCCCTTCGAGCGACGCAAGCTCAAAGTGTTCGTGCTCAATAGCTTCTTTCTTCCCGCGCCCGCGCACTGGGGCTCTCATGCAAGCGCGCGAGCGCGTGTGCTAGTAGAACAGGTGCAGCGGCGTGGCGTGGATGTGGTGATGCTCTCGGAGACTTTCGATCCCACGATTGCCGCACAGCTCGGAGAGGGGCTACGCCATACGCACCCTTACCAGCGCGTCAGTATGCCTCCCAGAACCTCCTGGCGGATCAACGGAGGTCTTTCTGTGTTCAGTCGTCACCCCATCGTCGATTGGGGGGTGATCGAGTTTGATGCGTGCGCGCGCGTGGACTGCCTCGCGAACAAGGGGTTGCTGTGGCTCAAGCTCAACACGCCCCAGGGCTTCGTGTGGGTCGTGAACACGCATATGGACTCAGGTCGGGGCGCGGCTAACGAGCGGGCACGCGCGCGCCAGCTCGAACAGCTCGAAGGGTTGCTGACTTCTTTTCCTCCACAGGCGCCCGTGATCTTTGGTGGAGATACCAACGTGGATGGGATGCGTCTCGATGCACGCGAGTACCGAACCCTCGCGCGTGTTTTGCCTGGGTATTGGGACGCGGGTCTGCGTTCTTCTGATCCTCGCAACACTCTAAACTGCGACACGACGATCTGGTGCGAGCACTCCCCCAACACAACCTTGTATCTCGCGGAACGCCTGGATTACATCTTTGTGCGCTCCTTACCTTCCTGGCAGCTTGACGCAGTTCGTCATTTGTCTTACTCTGAGCCGGTAACAGGTGTCCCTTATTTGAGTGACCACCACGCAGTGGAGGCTACGGTCACGTTTACCTGGGGGCAGTATGCAAACAAGAGGAAGGAATGAAGACGCTTTTCAAGAACAGATGGCTGCATGTGCGCGAACTCGATGTGACCTTGCCTGGAGGCGAGGAAGCCAAATACACCTCGGTCCTTGATGGGTCGGGCGCGTCGATCGCGGTCTTGCCGTTTCAGCGCCAGGGTGATGGGACGATTCGTGTGCTCTTGCGTGAGGAAATCACCCCGCCATGGCTCACGGAGTCCCTGGACCCACACGAACGCGTGCTCTCCTCATTGACAGGGATGGTCGATGCAGGGGAGAGCCCCTTTAAGGCTGCGGTGCGTGAGCTGTACGAAGAGGCGGGGTACCAGGTCGATGACCAGGATATGATCCCTCTGGGTTACGTCCGCGTCTCGAAAGTGCTCGAAGGTAAGGTGTTCCTGTATGCGGTCGATGTCACGGGCATGTCCTCGGAGGAGCCCCCGGGAGATGGCGGCCCCTTCGAGCCTTATGCACGCTCGGTGTGGTGTGATATGCTCATGGCATGCGTGGACGGTCTCGCCTGGGTGTTGTGGGCAAAGCTCCAGGCACACATCGGCGGACGTAAGCTCGTACTACCTCCCAGCAATCTCTGAGGGAATGCGCACGTGACAGGGGATGTTGAGTTCCCTGCCAGGAGCAGTCGTCATTGGCAAGGCAAACCGTCTCGAAAACGGTGGGTCGCTGTGTAAGCGGTCTGTGGGTTCGACTCCCACCTGCTCTTCTAATTCATTTGTGATTCCCTACCTTTGGTAGATCCTGTGGACAAACCACAGGACTTTTTCAAGGAGTAGGATATGGCATGGGATGCTATCGTTGTGACCTTCCGTGAGGCGGGTGTGTTGTCTTTGGGGATCACGCTCGTGTTGGGATGGACCGCGCGCCTCCCTGATAAAACTTTGTGGGGTCAGCTTGAGCAGTTCTCTGGCTTGTATGCAGTGCTCATGATTGTGGCGTGCTTGTGTGCGGCGTGGCGCCTGGCAAACCTGGATACGTTTGCCAGGAATCAGGAGCAAGACACATGAGCGGCTATTACTCCCTGGTACAGTACATGCCTGACCCAGAGCGCGCCGAAGCAGTCAATGTGGGAGTGTTGCTGTTGGATACGCGAGATCGAGCGTTCAGGTTCATCGTAACGCGCCCGGTACGCAGGATTCAGCGCGCGTTCCCGGGGACGTCTTCTAAGGAGATCGCAGCCGAAGTGATCCGGTTCTACAACACGGTCATGGCGCTCGACTTCAATGAACTCGACGACCTCACTGAGTTTTGCTTGACGCAACGGGGGGTCTTGCGATGCTTGGAGCCCCGTTGGGTTGACATTCCGCGTGGTGATCTCCAGCTCACGTTGCATCACCTCCTCTCTCGCCTTGTCCTGGAATAGCGCCGTCTCCTCGGGGGTTCTTCTCTCCCCGGAGGGTTGCGTGAGTTGGTAAACGGCCAGACTGCTAATCTGAGGCATCACTTGAGTGTGATACAGGGGTTCGATCCCCCTACCCTCCTTTCCATTCACAATTTGTTTTACCTGCTACAGCTCTTGTGCTATGCTTCTGCGCACCCCTCCCCGGGTTGTGATCAGGAGTCTCGTATGGGAGATCGTGGACAGGTGTTGGTGCGCACGAATCGTTCTGAGGACGTGAGTGGTGTGCTGTTGTATACCCATTGGTATGGTGATCAGATGGCGGCGACTGTTCACGCATGCCTGAGTAGGAAGGCGCGTTGGCGTGATCCTTCTTATCTCGCGCGCATGCTGTTTTCCGAGTTCATCAAGAAGGACGTCATGGCAGAGACGGGTTATGGTCTCGGGGTCTTCCCTGGTGATCTCGCGGGGGATCTGAACAACGCTTTGATCCTGGTCGATCCCTACGATCAGGAGGTGCGCTTCTGTAGGGGCGCGGATGTTACCCGCTTTCATCACACCTTCTCGTTCGATGATTATATCGAACACTCTTCTGAGGAGGTGGTTGACCTGCACCAGGGACGCGCGCCTGACGTGAGTGCCTGACGTGAGTGCTTGACGATATACTCTTGACAGCTCTCTTGTTTTGCGGTAAACCCTGGTGAGGTACTTGTCCAAACGCCATAAAGGAGGCAAAACATGGACTCGAATATGTTCGCGCTGTTGGGGGCTCTTCAAGAGTCGGGTGCGATGGTGGAAGGTGCAGAGGAAGGGAAGATCGAGGTCGAGTTGTTGACCTCGCTCGCGCAGATGGTGAGGGCGGCTTGTGCTTCCTCTGGGAAGGAGCCGCGCCAGTTCTTCGAGAACTCGTTATCCATGGCACGTTCGATGATGACCACCCTGCTCACCAACCCCATGATGAAGGACCTGCTCTCGTCACATCTTGAGGAGGCGGGCGCGGAGGTCCCTGAGAACATCGAGACGGTCGTGTCGCACATGAATCTCACGCCCGAGCATCTGATGGGCAACCTCGTGAAGAGCGCGCGCATGGGTCTGTCGGATTCGGATCTTACTGAGGAGCAGTTCGAGCAGTTGTCCTGGCTCATCCAGACGCTCGACGTCACGCAGCTCAACTAAATCCCAGGAATAAGAGCGCCCTCACGGTTGCTATCCTTACCGCACGCGCGAGTGCTGGAATTGGTAGACGGGCCGGACTAAGAATCCGGTGGCGAAAGGCCGTGAGGGTTCGACCCCCTCCTCGTGCATACAAGAGTAACCATGACAACTCGAAGAAAGATCCCCAAGGCAGCACACACGACTGCTCTCGTGGGTGAGCGTGTTAGCGTGCACTGGCACCTGACCAAGAAGTGCTTTTCTGTGACGCACAAGGGCTTGGTGAAGGCGCACGTTTCCCAGGTGTATCTCAAGGGAGCAGAGTTTCGCGTGGGCCAGAAGGGGTGGAAGCGTGCGGTAGCGCAGAAACGCCGTAATGTTCATGCCAGGGTCTATGGTGAGCTGATCGAAGCGCTCCCGGAGGACGTGATTTGTGAGCGTCGCGTGCGCTACAACGCGTTCGAGACCGAGGGGCTCTTTATCGACGCAGAGACCGAGCAACCTGTCCACGAAGCGCTTTTCGTGATGTTTGTAGACGGCGCGATCTGGATTCCCTGAGTTCTTTTATTTACGCCTTGAAGCCCGCAGATGGCGTATCTGCGGGCTTTTTTATCGCCATGCGATCATCTCATCTGGTTGACGCTCTCTTCGCTTCGACGTAAGATCACACCGAGAACCCTCCCCAAAGGTGCCTCTCGGAGCGTGTGAATTATGACGCAAGAGAAAAAGCTAAATCCTCGAAGGCCAGGTCAAGAGACGCGGGTGCTACGTGGCACTCCCCCCAAACGCCTCATCGTGGCCCTTGTTGGGCCTTCTGGAGTAGGTAAGACGACATTGGCGGCTGCGTTGACGGAAGATGATCGCCTGCTTCCTGCTGTCTCGACCACCTCACGCGCCCCACGTGAAGGCGAGATTGATGGTGTGCATTATCACTTCGAGACTGATGTAACGAAGATGCGCGGTGACATGGCCCTGGGTCAGTATATCGAGTATGTGCAGTATCATGGGAACCTCTACGGGTTCCACAACCGCACCATCTACGACATCTTCGATCAGGGAAAGCACGCGGTCGCGGTGATCGAGAGACACGGCCTCGAACAGTTTCGCAAGTATCGTTTCCCTACCACACGCAGCTTCCCACGAGGGAAGTATGCAGGGGTCGAGATCTTCGCGGTGCTCTTGTTGCCCCCCAATAAGCAGACGCTCCAGGATCGCTTGCTCAAAGACCGTACACAGGAGGAAGCGCTCAAGCGCATCGAGACTGCGCAGGAGGAGATGTATTCGACGTGGGACGCTTTCGACGCCATCATTGTCAACGACAATCTGGATCACGCGCGCGCGCAGCTCATCTCTCTGGTCGATCACAAGCTGGAGGAGATGGCTTACGTTTCCGCTCTACCTGAAGAGGAGGCGTGATGTTTGTCTTCGTGGATATTGAGACGGGGGATCTCCCGACCAACCGCCCCATTCATGAGATCCCGATCCTGGAGATTGGGATCGTGATCACAGACGATGATCTCCAGGAGCAATCCGCGCGTTCCTGGGTGATTCACCACCCGAAAGAGGTGCTGGACGCCATGGATGAATGGTGTATCCGGGTGCATGCAGAGAGCGGCTTGACTCAGGCAAGCCTCGAAGCGACGCAGACGATGGCGGAAGTGGAGGAAGAGATCTGTACGCTCTACCAACCCTTGCTCAAGCCTGACCCCGAGGCGAGGCTAGGGTTGTATTGCATGGGAGGGTCCTCGGTGCATTTCGATCGCCAGTTCATCCAGGAGAAGATGCCCAGGCTCAACAGCCTCTTCCATTTCAGGAACATCGACGTCTCTTCGATGCGAGAGACGTGCAAGGTGTGGGGACTGCCTATCCTCGAACACGAGAAAGACCCAGATCACAGGGTGTTGGGGGACTTGCGTAACACCATACGAGAGCTGTCTTTTTTCCGAGATCACTATTTCAAGGTATGACCTTCTGGACGCAACCCTTTCCCTGTGGTAGCCTGCACAACCGAACGTGGTACGAACGAATACGAGGAAGTCTAATGAACACGACGATAGTACCGGCGCCCGACCAAGAGTCTCAAGCTCCCGAGGATGTTTACCAGCGCTTCTTACGCGCGCAGCAGCGCATGCGTGAGGGACACTACATGGTCCGAACGCATGTGGTGTCACAACGCAAGCGCGTGTTGTTGTCGCAAGTACGCCTCCAACACAAAACAGCCCGGGAGCACGAATAAGCATGGCAGAGGAGAAGAAAGAATCCCGGAACATGTATCTCAAGCTGTATCATGGTTTGAGGTATATGGAGTACATCCCAGTAAACCTAGCGTCTGCGCTCATGGATTGGATGACCGATTCGCGCGTGCTGCCACAGGTTATTCGGTATGCACTGGGGGTGTTGGTGGGGTTGATTGTCGTACTCCCTTTGTTTATGCTGTCGGTGGTGTTTGAGTGCCTCGCGGAAATCCTCGCATTGAGCGCACCCTTTCGCAAGTTGGCGGGCGGGTGGTGGTTCTTCGCGTATTTCCCCGGAAAGTCTTTCCCTTGCTGGAAAGAGGGCGCGCATATCGTGAACAACTGGATCAGGGAGGAGGCGCATGAGGACCCCGATTGCGCGCAGGGGCGTCGGGTCGGGCTGGTGGAGTTCGAGGACCCTTCAGGGGAGTGGGTGCAGCGTGATATACAGGTGTCCTGGACTCTCAACTCTCAGGGGGACTCTTGATGCTTATCGAAGCGCCTCGTGATCATGTCTTCTGCTGGGACCCTGTGGGGGTCGATTCCCTGGGTTGGAACAAGGGCTACCAGACTGAGACGTTGTACATGCACAGGGGTACTCGCTACGATGGCTCTCCCTCCACCATGCGCTACAAGCTCAAAATGAGCTTCGTGACTGAGGAGTCATGGGAGCGGTACAATTCGACGGTCTTGCACTACAAAGCCACGCGTGGGTGGTGCGTCACTGACCCGAGCGAGATGAGCGAGGTCGAGATCTTCCACCAGGTCTACAGGTACTTTCCTCGGTTCTTGAACATGTCTCACAAGCAGCGTATGGCATTAACCGAGGAGGAGATTCGCGAGGCTATCGACACTTACTTCCACTTCAACCCACGCATGATAGATGAGTATCAACGCACCCGTGCGACGCTCGTTGGTTATGCGTATACGGACTATTACTCGGACACCTTCAGTGAGCATCTAAGCCCGCAGGACCTCGTGATCTACGTGTATCTGACGCTGTTAGCGGCGCGCCACTATGCCGAGCAAGGTCTCATCACGCGAGGCAGCGTGAATCCCTATTCGAGGGAGGAGAAGCACGTCTGGGCAACCCTGCGCAGGATGGGCCTCACGAAAGAGCATGCTCTCGGGGGGTACCAGGATCTCCTTTGTCACATCATTGATACCGACGCTTACGACATCGAATCACCAGGGGAGCCCTTGAACTTGCTCGCTCCTTGAATACTTCATTGATATAGCAGACAGAGTGTCTAGGTGCCCAGGGGGAGGTCATGCAATGCGTGAAACTCTGGTCATGGCGGTTGTTGTATTATGTGACATCGTGGATGTTTTGGCGTATGGGAGCGTGGGGCCGCGAGAGGCATTGGCGCTTGAGAGATCTTGCCTGGCCCGAGGATTCGAGGTTTGTGTGGCGAACGCGTCGGGAGTTGGAAAACTACTTGCGTGCATATGGACTTATGTTGCGTGTAGAAGGGCACCAGGTGTACGCGTGGTCCTTTCAACACGGAGAACATCTGTTGTCTGATCACGCGTCTCCGATGATGCGTTGGTCGAATGCAACGCGTGGCGCCGTGGTCCTCGTACAACAGCTCCAACCTTGAGGTCAAAACCATGTCTTCTCGAAAAGAACAGATCCATGCCTGGCTTCGGGCATCCTTCGAGGACGAGGGGTTGCCTGCTTCTGCACAGGAGTGGCTTATCCAGATTTTTGGCGCGGGCCTGGGTGCGAAGCGCTTGCCCGATCGTGTTGGAGGTGTCGAGTGGGCGCACCACCTCGCCTTGACCATGATCCCGTACTTCCCTGAGATCGTCGTGGAGGTGTCGGAAGATTCGGACGGGGAGCTTGACATCACCTATGATTGGCGCGCCTTCGAGAAAGCTCTCCAGGAGGTCATGCGCATGTCTCTGGCTGCACTTCTTTCGGACAAAGAGTCATGTTCATGACCGACAAGAAACCAGGCACTTACCAGGGGTGCATGTTGGGTTGTGCGGTGGGAGACGCTGTAGGTGCTCCTGTCGAGAAGCAACCTGCCCATGTTGCGCGCGCATATGTCGAGGCTTATGTGCGTCCACTGGAGTTCGATGACGCACCACCTACCTTCTACGGTGAGAGACCTTTTGGGCATTACACGGACGACACACAGTTCATGTACCAGCTCGCGCTGTCTCTGGTTTCGACGGGTGCTCATTTCGACGTACAGGACTATGCCGACCGTCTCCTGGACTTGTACCGACGTGATCAGCTTTCGGGCATGGGTGGTACCACGCATACTGCGTTGGGTCGTCTCTCTGCGGGTAGCTCGTGGCGAGACTCGGGAGATCTGTACTCGGCAGGGAACGGCGCATGTACACGCGCGACCTGGATGGGCCTCGTGTACGGGTCGAGTGAAGAGGTTGCTGCGGCGTCGAAGCTGCAATCGGTGATTACGCATGCTTCCCATGTGTCTCAAATATGCTCTGTGGTCGTGGGGCTTGCGAGCTTTTACGCTTCGCGTGTGCTGCTCGACGTGGACATGAGCGCGTATCAATTTATGCAGCGTCTCTCGGTGCACATCGAGGATGAGGACGAGGAGATGGCTGCACATTTGCGTAAAGTGGCAGGGTATCTTCGCAAGGACGTCAGGGAGATGCTCGACAGTGATCACAGGTGCATGCAGTATCTCCTGGAAGAGGTCCAATCGGATACAGAGGGTTGGCCTGGTATCAGTCCGTACTGTGTATCGAGTACCTTGTGGGCATTGTATGCTTTCCTGAAGACGCCGTACAACTTCTGGGCAACGATTCAGTGCGCGCTCCTGCCTGGGGGTGATGTGGATTCCATCGCGGCGCTTGCAGGTGCCCTGAGCGGTATCCACAATGGGAGCGCTCAAATGCCTCTCAAGGTTCTGGAATTGTTGACCGATGAGCAGGGTATTGGGAGTGAGGAGTTGCTGGCATGCGCGTATGAGCTGGAAGCAGTATCGCAAGACAAGCTCGAAGCGCAAGCCTTTCGTCAAATCTCCGAGGCGCACGAGGTGCTCTCATGACAGGCTTGATCTTTTTGTTGATGATTCTCGCGCTCGTGTGCGTCTATGTCGCGCGTTGGGCATGGCTCGAACATATGGAGAATGATGCGCTCGAAGCGATCATGACTGAAGAGAATGTATGGCTCGTGCAAAAGCCTGGTGAAGTCCCGCGCCTTCCTGGTGAGTACGCCGAAGTCACCTCGGATGGGTTCGCTTCGATGCCCTACCGTCAAGTAACCATGGAACCCGGTGATCAACGCCTCCCTCCTACCTCGCGCGCGGGCCTGGGCTGGCGCAGGATCGGCCCCGTAGAGCGTGATGTCCCGTCGTTCGATCCTGATCTTTTCGAGTAAAAAACGCACTTTCCTTTTACACCCCACCAGGCTTGTGGTAGACAAAGAGGCAACCTTTAAACCCCCTATGGGAAGGAGAGTCTCATGTTCAAGCAAGCAAACCTCGATCGCTACACCCCCCAGCAAGTGTTCCTTCTTACGGGGACGAGCCACGGCTTGCATCGTTACTATCTGTGCGAGAATGGTCTCTACAGCAGCCCCGAGGAAGCCTTCGATTCGGGTGCCACCGAGGTCACGCATCTTCTCTATGGTGTCACGTTCGAGCGCGAAGACCTGGAGACGGAGGCGGGGAAGGCGATGCAGACCTGTGTGTTTCAGGTGACGCTGTTCGCTTGCTTCCTGGATTTGCTGGGGACACTTCGCGACTCGGCAAAATACTTCCCGCTCACTTGACACCTTGTACCTCTTTGGGGTAGGGTCCCCTGTGACCTACATTGACCCCAAAGAGGTACATCATGACCAAACAAGCCAAGCTCCCCACGCCCGAGCAGTTCGATCACTTCAAACGCTTCGTGGCATTCACCAACCCTGACATTGACTGGGATGATGCCAAGTTCGTATCCTTGATGCGCGCGATCGACCAGTGCAAGCCCCTTCCTCCCGAGATCGACTTCGGTTTCCCGGGCGCGACATGGGCGCCTGGACCCACGCCAGGGACGCACATCTGGACCTCTGATGAGGACGGGACCGAGGTTCAGGTGACCCCTCAACAAGACCCTGATTTGCACGTCTTCGATGTGACCAAGGGTGAACCGGGAGGACCCTACTCGATCGAGGTCCTGGGATGGGACCCTCTGGAGGCGTTCCTCGCGGGCGGGAACCGTGCCCTGGATTTCAGCCCTGAGATCCAGGCGAACAAAGCCGAGAATGAGGAGACACGTGCAATCCGACGCGTTGTCGATCGCCCCCTCGGTAGGGTCAAGGAACCCGGTGAATAAGCCGCACCCCGCATAACGAATCCGCATAACGAACAAGAGGCAGTGATGTTTTACGTGTACTTTGATTCCGAGGAAGGACCCGAATATTGGAAGGACTATGCAGGGGATGTGCCCTGGCCGTTCCCGGTCGAGAAGCTGGACCTTTCGACGCTGACCCGCAAGGACTATCATGCGGGTTCGGGTTATCGCGAAGATGCCGATGCGAAGTCGGTACGCCTTTACCGTCGTTGGGTTGAAGAGGCGGAAAAGGAAGGTCGCAAGATCGAGATCTGTGAGCAGTGGGGGATTCCTTATGTGATTGCCTCACCCTCCTCTCGGCATAGCTTTTTGTATAGCAAGGTCGAAGACTTCGAGACCTTCATGTCCAATATGCCCCCTTACACTTCGGTGGACTTCTGGTTCGTGCGCCTTTATGGGCCAGACGGAGAGGTCTACCACCCTGTTTCATTCTCTGCGCCCTTTACGTGAGGTGGCCCCATGTCTGCATCCAAGCCCCCCGTCCGTCTCATTCTCTCTGGCACGCCCACCGCAGCGTCGTTCGAGCATCTGGACAGCCTGCCCCTGGAGCGTCACGCGCTCCCTGCGGGGTGTTACTACTATGATGTGTATGGCGTTTCCAAGTTCGGGGACTTCAGACCCTACAGGCCGAACAGCACCTACTACAAACAGTGGGCCAAAAAGGGTGATGTCGAGGAGACACCTGATCCTGCCACGGGAAACCCACGCAGACTGCACGAGTGGCCCGAGTCACATGGGACGCATTACGTGGAGATCAACACCCTGGAGGATCTGGTACAGCTCGCGGGCTTGTATCGCGTGATCTTCGACCCGGCGCCCGTCTACGACCCCGAAGGGAACATGTACTACACGTTCGAGTTCTACGACGATTGGAAAGAGTGACGACCCTGACAGAGGAAAAGAGGAAGATCATGACCGAGTACAAGGCACTTGATGAGTTGACCCCGCAATGTCCCGAGAATATCCCACGCGGTTACTACCGCCACTTCAAGGGGCAGCTCTACTGGAGCGAGGGGGTAGGCAAGCACAGCGAAGACCAGACGCCCCTGGTGGCTTACCGCCCTTTCGATGAGCTGGACACGCTGTGGGTCCGCCCTGTTCACATGTGGTACGAGCACCTGGAAGACAAGGAGCTGGAGAACGGCGAGCTGTATACGGGATGGCGCTTCACGTATCTCGGTCCGCAGCTCACCCGTGAGATGGTCTCCGATGACTACCTCGACGCGCTGGCGGATGAGATCGGTGTCGATGTCTCTGAGGTGCCCGGCGAAGAGATCGCGTTCCGCGCGCAGGCGGAGAATTTCCCTGCAAGCCTCATCTCGCTCACAGGACCGGATGCCTGGGAGGTGCGTCGTCGTGTGGCGTGGTTCGAGCTGATGGAATCCTGCGACTTCTGTGGTGACTCGCAATGCTTCCCCAAAACCTCGGTCCGCCCCGAGTACATCGAGATGCTGGGCGACCATGAGTGCGGGTGGAGCGAGGAAGACCAGTGCTACGTCGCGAAGTCTGGTTGGTTGTCGGGCCACGGGGCCACGGCAGATGCCGCGCGTTGGGAGCTTGGTTACGTCATGCACTGCAACGCGGTCGCGGACATGCCCTTACCCGAAGACACGCCCGAAGATACGTCTGAAGATTCGACAGACTGAAAAAAGTTCGAGTCCACGGAATAGACCCTGGGTAGGGCGCGTTATACCTTTCGATTCACGAACGTATCCTGCAAAGGAAGGAACACAAGTCATGCGCAGCTATAAATACAATAAGGTATACTTTACGGGAGGCCCGATCTCCTGACGCCTTGTTGTACGATGTTGCACAGCGTGTTTAGACCCGGGCCACCCCAACCTCTCTACAGAAGAGGAACAAGGTGGCCCGGGTTTTTTCATGCCCTCTTAGCTTAACTGGAAGAGCGCTTGCCTGAAGAGCTTGAGGACGGGGTTCGACTCCCCGAGAGGGCACTGCATTCTTTGTAAGAATGTTCTTTGACAAGTTAATAGTAATACGGTACACCTATGAATGTAGGTGGACCTGACGCATCGAGAGCAGGTCTTGAACCCTTTCAACGGAGGATAAGACATGCTCTTGCTCAAAGCGCTTCAATTCGCAGCAGAACGTCACGATGGCCAGGTACGCAAGGTCACAGGCTTGCCCTATGTCGTGCATCCCACCACCGTGGCGTTTCTTCTCCAGGAGCACAAGACCTCGAAACGCATCGAGGAGCTGATGGCCGCGTGCCTGCTCCACGATACGGTCGAGGACACGGATACGACGATCGAGGAACTCGCGAGGGAGTTTACACCCCTCGTGGCGCAACTCGTGGCGGAGTTGACGAGTGACCCGGAGGAGATCAAGGAGATTGGCAAGACGCCGTATCTCTGCAAGAAGATGGCCGCGATGAGCAAGTATGCGTTAACCATCAAGCTCGCAGATCGTCTCTCCAATGTGATGGATGCGCCCACCGAGTCCTACAAGGAATCGACGCGGGTCATCCTCAAGTACCTGGAGGACAACCGCATCCTGACGGCATCACAGGTTCGATTGATCGAGGTCATTCGGCAACATGTGGCGCCTGCTCAGGAAGAGAGCGAGGTCGCGGGTAACGTCGCGAGCAACGTGGTTAGCGCTTGAGCGTCGGTTGGGCAATCGGCTGGCCCCCCTGACTGTAAATCAGGTCTCTTAGGAGCGTGCAGGTTCGAGTCCTGCCCGGCGCATGTTTTATTCTGGGATAACTCAACTGGTAGAGTGCTGTGCCGTTAACACAGAGGTTGCAGGTTCGAGTCCTGCTCCCAGAGCTACTGATGATTCTTGAGACGCTTGCGTATAGCATTGTCACTCACTCCCAACTCACGCGCGAGCGCGCTGTAAGAGGTAGAAGCGAGGCGGCTTTTCAATTCGCTGATGGAAGGCCAGGTGATCTTTGTGGGTTGCTTGTAGCTTGCGCATGTTCGACATCGGGTAGAACCCTTCGTGATGCTCACCGAGCAGTCCACACAGGTGTTCGGCCCTTTTGGGGCCACATGAAGAGTCCCTTCGTGGAAGCTGACTTTCATGCCAAGGGCATAATAAGGGTCATACCCTGCGTCACGGAGCGCCTGATCTCCCTCTTCGATGGTTGGTGATTTGTGGAGGTGTTCGCTCAAGTCTAAATCACCATGGTGATGTTCGGCGTGACAGCGGTTACAAAGCAAGACGCACTTGTCGAGTTCGGCCTTTGTGGTGAGCCAGGCCCGGCACAAGCCGGAGCGACTTATCGAAAAGGATTTTTGAGCCTCATCCAGATGGTGAAAATCCATTGCTGCGGGGCAACGATTGTAGTTGCACACGATACAAGCGCCTCCTTTGTAGATGGTTGCTTTCTCTTTTGTGCGACGGCGCCATTCAGCGACATGTTGTGTATTGTTTTTGCTTGGCATCTCGAACCTCTTACTATGAGTTAACCTTGCTGGTTAATGAGGTTGCTTATAAGTTCGATACCGCTTGACGCCATGCCGATTGGTATGGTACATTTCCCCGAGGGCTGGTAGCTCAATTAGGTCAGAGCAGCGGATTCTTAATCCGAAGGTTGTGGGTTCGATTCCCACCTAGCCCATACATCGCCCCTCGGAAGGGTGGGCATATTACAGGAGTTCAATATGAACCATTTTCAGCTACACAAGTCCAACGTAGAGAACGCGCAAGGGAGGGTGTACTCCGATCTGGAGTTTGCTCGTCTTTTGATGACTGCCGAAAATCCCGAGGCGCTTCCTGAGTTGGTGACGCTCTCTGGGTTTCTCGAAGAAATCCGAAGCTGTCCTCCTTATCTGATTCTGGTTTCGGTCGCGCAATACGCTTGGATAAGGCGTTTGGGGCGCAACACCTTGATCCTGGTGCCCTCATCGGACCCAGATCGCAAAAGCGGAGACCCTTATGTGGAACTGAAGAACCGCTTTTATGAGGAGGATGGTTACGGTGATGCGGAGGTATACCTCGCGTATTTCGGAGCTGAAGCAGCGTCAGGTACGTTCTGTACCTTTGTCAGTCATGAGGGTGAGGTCAAGCATTATCGCTTTGAGTGCTCGTTCTGATTTAGAGGTGCGATCGTGACGCCTATCCTGGCATGTGCCGTATTGCTGATCTTCCTTGTCGCGGTGGGGATGGGGATTTACATGCCCAGGACGCGCCAGCGCTTCGTGAAGCGTGTCCGCCAGCTCAACTGGGACAAGGGTAAGCTCACGCTGCTCGATCCCAATGACGATCCTCCTGCGGACGCGGGAGATATGACCTTGATCGAGCCTCAAGACGAGTCCAAACCCGAGGGACAAGACGGGCTTCGTGATCCTCTCCCTGTACATTACAAGGTCCTTGGCTTCCTTTATCAGCATGGAGGCTTGGATAGCGAGACGCTGTGTGCCCTCGTCGAGGAGACGGAGCACAAGCAGCATGTTCATGTCTATGAGGATGGGCAGTGGGCGTTCTACAACGCGGCGGCGGGGTTCCCGCTCAAGCCTATCCACCATGTGGTGGGTGAGCTGCTCCAGGCGGGGTTGAGTGAGATCCGAAACGACAACTTCCAGTACATCACCCTGGCGGGGCGCGAGGCGCTCATGCATTACGAACTGAATCGACAGCTCCCCGAGTTATGGGATGAGTTACACGGAGAAGAGGAATGATCGGAGGCTTCGATTACGTCATCTCAGACCCGAGAGACTACACGGTCCGCGAGTGGGTCGCCTTCGTGCGCACGCTCTGGCCCGCCGCTGTGGTCTCGTGTGAGTTCGAGGATGACGGCATGTTCGTGAGCTTCGCGTATCGCACGGGCAAGGATCGCGAGACGCTCGACCAGCTCGGTGTGATCGAGAGCATGGAAGAGGCCCTGATCTGTCTCTACGATGATCGCGATGTGGACCGTGGGGGAGATCCACGCGAGGTGACGCTCGTGGGGAAGAACCTGGCACACGCGAGCATGTTCGCAGGTTTTTTCAAGAAAGGTTGAACTTTCCTTTTACGGTCTGCGCCTCTTCTGGTATACAGGTAGTGTCTCCATTGATCAGGAGACACCGAGCGTTTGCTCCTCGTCGGGAAAGCCCCCAGGTGAGTAACCTGGTTCTCCTAGATAGCCTGCGTTACTTGTTTGATCGACAGTACGCCGGTGTGGCTTCCGACGACCTTGAAGCGGTCTACAGGTTTCCTGGTGTGTATGCACCTTGAAATTGCGGCGAGGAGCGCGCTCACTTTTCTCACCTTCTAGCACAACATCACCATGAAGTATCACATCGTCGATCTCTCCCGCCGTGACACGACCGAGGGCGCCAAGCGCTCCGAGCGCAAGCGGCATCGTCCTGTTCACGCGCTGGGAGAATGTGCCACACTCGAAGACGCACAGGATCTTGCAGTGATCTGGCTGGCCCGCACAGCCTCGACAGACCTCGGGCGTATGGGCATCAAGGCGCGACGGGATCTCGAATGCGGGATTTCACGCCACGAGGCAACGGGCGAAGAACCTGTGTCGGGTCCGCTTTGGTTGACGTTCGACATGGTGTCTGTGCCTTATGCTCACTTCTGGTTGCAGGATGAAGCGGGGACAGGGTATCCTCTGTTGCGCAGGGACAATCACCCCTGGCGCCTTGAGCGAAGCACAGAAACGAGCATCTAAGGTGGTGCCTCTTTGTGAGGCACGCTGCCGGGTGGGGCTATTGTTCCTCGCACATGCGGGGATGGTCCTATCCGCCTTTTAAGCGGTATGTCGTGGGTTCGAGTCCCACCCGGCTCTTTTTGATCACATGAAACGCGGAGGATAGTTATGGGTAAGGGTAGTTGGGAGCTTGAGGATCTGTATAAACGTTGTGACCGTTGCGATGGTCAGGGTAAGTATGTGGGCTTGGTGACCGTCGAGAATCCTTGCACGGGTTGCGAAGGTGAGGGCAAGGTCTCAAACCCTGAAGCGGTCAGGCGTTTATCGCTAGAGATCGCAACACGTGCCATGGAATGCTGGGGTTTTTCGTTTTCGGGTGCGACCGAGGCCACAAAGGCTTTCTCTGCGAAGCTCTCGGATACGTGTGCGGAAGTCAACGATGAGACCAGCGAGAAAGCAAGCAAGGAGCTTTCCTACGTGGAAAGGCAACAGAAAGCGCGCAAGTGTTGGCTTGCTGAGAACGTGACGTGTAAGAACGTGACGACTTCGCGTATCCCAAGCACCTCTTGCGTGACGAACGTTTCTCCCGAGGATATGGAGGATTACGTCACTGGGTTGCGCGAGGCGCTCGCACGTTGGCGCTCCGAGAGGTATCCCGACGCGGTTTGCATCCCTGCTCCCTCAGAAGTGCTCACCGTGCAGCAACGCATTCGCGCCAACGCTGAAATGAGGGAGGCCGATCGTCTACGCCAAGTCACGAAGCAGTCCCTACAAGAGCAACCAGTTAAGTTTCATCGCGTCTTTGCTCCTCTCTTCGAGATTACGGAAAGCGACGGAAGCGATGAGTGACCTCTGGTCAGCCGAAGACGTGCGTGCGCTGACTTTCGGGGATCTGCGTTCGATGATGAACCGAGGCTTGTGGGATCAAGCTCTGACGCTTGCGGGTATTTTGGATGAGGCGATCTGGCTCGACAGCGATGAGCCTTTCGACTCTCCTGCGATGTCACGGCATAGGCATTACGTTCGGGATGTGTACGTGCGCACCGTGCTCGGAGACGCGCTCGCGCAAGGCATCGGCACATTGCCTCAAGCAGAGCGTCGCGATCATGAATGGCAGAGCTGGTTAAGTCGCATGATCGCGAATCACCATGGACGTGAGCATATTGCAGAGCGCATGGTCGAGCCCCTTCGTAGGCGCATGGACTATCACTCTATCGGGCGTCGCCTCTTCACGGTCGAGTCCCTCCCCGAGACTGATCTCAATCCAGATCTCGATACCGAATAACTCCTTTTACACGGTCTTGCTTTTGTGGTATGCATCCTCTATAACATGAGGGAACCGACGCTCGGAGGTAAGCGATGCGTGCAGAAGAAAGAGAAGCTCAGGGTTGGGAGCGCGTCCGACCTGGTGTTTGGCGACGTGATGCAGGTGAGGATGACGAGTATGTGTTCTGTTGTCAGGTGTGTCAGCGAGATACCGAGATCGAAGACGAGTTCATGGTCCGCAATGACCTGTGGCTCGAAGTCATGCAACCTGCGGACCGTCTGGGAGGTATCATTTGCCTGGGATGTTTCGAGGAGAGGCTCGGACGTTCCGTAGCCTTGGAAGAGCTTACGCCTTTTCCCATCAACACACAGCACCGAAGGCGTCTCGGCTATGAGACCCCAAAGTGCTTGCAACGTCTTGACGCGGCTTGTGAGAGCCTCAACGATCTCACGAGCACCTTCATCTACCTTTCTTCGCCGCGCGGCATCCTGGTGGCGCTCCAGCGTTCTGAGTATGTGTCTGAGCTTCGTCAAGCCTTGCAATCAGGTGACTTGACGATGCATGACGCTGAGATCTGGTTGCGTGAAGTCTTCGTGGAGCATGAGGAAGGTTATCAGCTCCCGAAGCAAGCGGCACTGGCAGCACTTCTTATCGCGTTGCATGCCGAAGGATACATGCACCTCTGGCTCAGGATGTTCAATCAGGTGCGTATACCTGAAGCTGTCATGCTATCGCGCGTGCTGGGACTTCTTGCGGCGGACGCGGAATAGACGACTATGAGAGGTGGTTGTACCTCTCGATCGGGATATGGCGCAGCTTGGCAGCGCGCTGGTCTGGGGGACCAGAGGTCGCAGGTTCAAATCCTGTTATCCCGACTCGCGGATCTGGAGTCCCGGAGTGATGACCGGGGCCACGTTGAGGACTTCATCACTCTTCAACTCTTGGCAAAGACGACGCGCACAGGCTTCTAACCTCACTGCGATCGAACCTGGTCGAGCACCTGAATCAACAGGCAGTGTCCGCGACCACATAACTGGATGTGGGATAATGGTTGTCCACGTGCTTTGGGAGCACGTCCACGCAGGTTCGATTCCTGCCATCCAGATTCTAACCCGCCCGGTGATGCGTTTGGTTTTGGTCTTGCACTGAAGCTACACGCTTCGCCGGGCTTTTTTTATTTATATAGTCGCAGTGGTGTAAAGGTGGGAGTTGATGTCCTTCCTACTTCCCAAATGAGGCACCATCATGTCGATGATTCTTGTAAAGCACACGTCCACGGTTGATTCTACTCTCTATGTCAATGATCTCGATCGCGATGACGAGCAAAAGGACGCGAACCCTGAGACGCCGCGTTATATTGCACCTGGTGAGAGCGTCGCGTTCGACCTCAACGATCCTGTGGTGTACTACTCCTACTCTCAGGGTACCCTGCGTGGCTTCCTCGAAGCGGGCTTCCTGACCGTCCAGGAGCAAGACTCCAACATGTACAATGTGGTCCGCGTGAACGTGGACAAGATGTTGGGGGATAACGAAGCTGCGGTCCTCGACCCCTTGAATACCCTGTTTGCTCACCCGCAAGCTGCAATCGACTGGGGTAGAGAGGTGCTCGACCCTGTGATCACGCTTGAAGTGGTGATTGGTAAGCAGGTCGTCGATGTGGGTCCCCCTCTCAGTGTGAACAATGGGTGGTCACCTGTTTACGGAGATACGCTGGAGGATTCGGTTTTGGTGGTAAACCGCTCCAATACCCGCGTGATCGGTGCCGAGCTTCCCGTACACAAGAGCACCTTCAACCTGTTTACGGCGATACTGATCACCAACGCAACACAGGCAGAAGCCTTTGCCTGGTATACCGCAGGCGGGCCTACTTGGGATGTGGATGGAGATGGCGTTTACACGTACACGGGAGAAGACTTCACGGTGTTCACCGATGATTCGCTGTCTCCAGTAGAAGAGGTTTATCTGCGCAACCTTTACCCGAACGAGCTGTATGCCTTTGGCGTGCTCGGGGAGGATGTAGAAGATCTGGAGATCGATGCGTGCCTCTTGCGTAACGTCTGGTTCCAGAGCGTGGATTCCGCTTACTTTGGGAAGGATGTGACGGTGATTCCTCAGGCCAAGGGCTTTGCCTTTGCAGAGTCTCGTGTGGATTGGGATGCTGAGTGCCAGATCGCTTCGACGGTAGATGCCAGCGATCGTGATGTTTGGGTGATTGCAAATAAAAACGACGCAACTCTCGGACCTGCATCGTCAAATTCGGGTTGGGGGTTGCTGGATTCAGGCCCTCGTGTGATTCCAGGTACCCTTGCTTTTGATGGGCACGCGGGGAACAGCACTGCGTTGTTCAGCCCGCAGCGACTTGATGTTCATCGTGATGCGTTCTTCCGTTACTTCAAGATGGATAGCCCCAACTATCCCGTGCGCTTCCAGCACTTGAACGTTGGGGGCAACCTCACGATCTTTGGGGGTAACCGCTTCGTTGTCGATACCTTGCAGTGTAATGATCTCACCAAGGAAGGGACGACCCTTACTGTGAACGGGGGCACCGTGCGCGGTGATACAGTCATCACAGATGGGAACGCGGACTTCAACGGGGTCGTCTTTGTGGGATCGGTGACCCTGGATACCGATGGCACCGTAAACTTCCGTGGTTGTGAGATCATGGGAGGGCTCATCGTCAACGGCGCCGCGACGGTCAACGTCCTGGGTGGTACGGTGTATGGTGGCACGGTAGATAACTCGCTTGGTGGCGCGACCATCACTCGTGATGCGGGCGCGTAAGCAGCATATCCATGAGGAGTAAAGAGCTATGGCAGAGAAGTTGGACGATTGCGTGGATGCAGGTCTGCGTTTCTATCTCGATCACATTGCACCTGCGCCTTCCTGGGTGATCGGGAGCGTGAGCAAGGCCGCTGCCAAACAGCTCGACCCAGTGCCTATCGTAGGAGAGGCACTGGGCTTTACGGTTTCGTTTGTGGGAGGTACCCTCTCTGTGATAGCATACGGTGTCTGTGCCTTTCCTGCGATGACCGCAGTGATGGTGTATGACGCAGTACGTGATTGAACTGTTCATCACGAGAGGTGTTCATGCTTGTCTTCTTTCCTTCTCCCAAAGAGGCGAACGGACCGCTCGATGCGGTCACTTCGTTTGTACCCTTCTGCATCCAACGCGGTTTTGCGATGGCCGCTTATGGTTTCAACAAGGCCACCAAAGATGAGTTCGGGTATGTCGTGGATTTCGCGGCGCTCGGTCTAGGGACGGGACTGGCCTTGTCGGTGTACTGTGCCACGATGATCCCTGTGGGGGTCGGGATGTACGGGTATGCTACAGTGCTTGACAAGATCGGCAACCGTCATAGACGCGAGCGTGATCGTATCCGAAGCCCTCGCAACCCTAACCCTGCAAATCAGGAAGAATTATGAAGTTCAGGTCACCCTTCGATGATACGGCCTTCTCGGAGAAGTTCTACACCACGGTCCCCTACCTCATCCAGGAGACCTCGAAGCTCATGGCCATAGGCGCCGCAGCGATTTCTCCCAAGCCCTTGCGCCCTCATATCAAGGCCAAGTGTCTCGATGCGGGCGAGAGCGTTGCTACGGCATGTGCGGTCACCTTGACGATGCCCATGCTGGTCGGTGGGTTCACATACATGATCCTTGAGGATTGGTACCAGGGCCGCACGAGTCGCACGCTCCATACAGAAGACACAGACGATCGGGGAAAAGCATGATGGCCTGGCTCGTCGAAGCGTTTATTCAACCCAAACACCCTGCATATCCCTGTGAGGTGTGGTGGTCTGCGTTCGAGGCGCTCGAAGCGTATCTCAATCGACTCCGAGATCGTTGTGCGATTCCTGAAATGGAAGGGAAAGACGTGCGGGTGTTCTTTACCGCGAACGCGTTTGTATCCAGGACAGACTCTTCTGCCTGGGATGAGGTAGGGTTTGATGCAAGGAAGTTGCGCGAGCTGTGTGATCATGCTTTATCGGACCCTGGAAAGACACCTACCCTGCGTCTCATGGTGCAGACTCCGAACACGAGCCTTGCGCCTTTCGATTACAGACCCTATGTGCATACGACCTTGGAGCTTCGCCCCGTCAAGATCAAGGGCACATCCCCCGACGCGGGGGAATGAGGGTGGCTTTGCTCGTGTTGTAGACCTCGACGTCGCCATCGTCTAACTGGTCAGGACATGAGCCTTTCACGTTCAAGGTCGGGGTTCGAGTCCCCGTGGCGATACTTTGGCTGGTTTTCCTGATCACGCCATGCTGAGGTGAAGATGTCCCGGTGGCGGGGCGCCAGATTGCAACCCTGGTTTGTTGTGGGTTCGACTCCCACCTTCACCTCTCTAAATCACAGATCACACGGTCCAGTATTACAAGGTCCAATAGCACAGGGTTCCTGCATGCTTATCAACGCGTTTCGTCGGTGGGGCTACCCCGAAGAGTATGCTCACGAAAACACTCCGCATCGCTGGCACCCGGATTACTTTGCCCTGAATCGTGAAGGATCAGGCGTCACTATCGTTTGTCAGGCGATGCACGAGTTGTTCCAGGGCGTCTATACGTGCCAGGATGGGCACTTTGTGAGTGTCGAGTCGCGTGATGATCCGCGCGCACGTCGCATCGGTTTTCACGTACAGCTCTCTCATACACAAGATCACGAGATGACGTTTCAGGTGCCTCTCACCGTGCTCAAGGCTTGGGGTCATGGACGCGCGGTGCAGTTTCGCACGGCAGATGGACGTCAACAGTTTGCGCAGATGATCTTGGAGCATAAGAAGAATCACAACTCCTGGGTGCTGTTCGCGAGGATGTTGGGGTTGGAGAACCCAGAGGAGACTACCTGATGCTTATCAACGCGTTTCGCTATTGGGATGCAGATGCATCTGACGTGCAGGTACGGTGTCGGGCGGCCAGGGAAGGGTTGTCCATTGATCCGGGCCTGGGTCTTCCGTTCATGGACGCTCATGAGGTGTTATGCACTTCGGTATTAGAGCTATTCGAGGGTATCTACACTTGTCATCCGACTGCACCTTATATCCTCCTGTCGGCTGATCACCCTGGTTGGAACAGAATTGGATTCTCTGTTCAATTCTCGCAGGACTCGGAAGAGTATCTGTGGTTCACGATCCCCATGCATCTGGTCGTGAGGAAATGGAGAGGTGCTCACCCTGCGTCTCTTGTGTCGCCGCGTGAGCGGGCCAGGACCGCCACGCTTATCCAGAAGCACAAGCGCGACGTGAATGATTGGGACGCTTTTGTTCAACTTCTCGAAGGTCCGGCTCTCGAAGATGAGGCATAAAGTCTCGATGGTCGGTATTGTCTGATCACATGGTGGCTGTAGCTCAGTTGGTTAGAGCGCTGGTTTGTGGTACCAGAGGTCGCGGGTTCGATCCCCGTCAGTCACCCTTTTCCTGAGTAACGTACAGGAGTAGAGTTATGCCCTTGTATTGGGTGACCGAAGAGGAGGCGAAGATCATTCGCCTCGGACAAGCCTTGGACACCTGGCTCCCTTCTGTGCTGACAGACTGTGTGCATGCGCTCAACCAGACCCGGGAGACGCGCGCGCGTCCCTTCTCTTTCACTCCTAACCTTCCTTCTCATATTCGTTCAGCAGACCGCTTCCGTTATACAGCCGGTCTGGGCATGCTGGCGGACCTCTTTTCCGATGTGGAGCAACATGACCAGCGCGTTACTCATGTCATTATGAGCTGTTCCTGGTGTGAGGAGAGCACGATTGGTGTGCACATAGGCGCTGCCGCTCCCTGTCTTGAGAGCCTCCACGCCTCCCAAGCGCCTGCTTCTCGATATACCGAGGGTACATGGTGGGGCGCCGCCTTGTGGCTGGTCAAGGTGGACCTCCCCACACCTCTTCGTGGGTTTGCTCTTGTCTGTACAAAAAACCGAGACCTCACCGCGCCGCAGCAGTCTTCTATCCTTTATTTACTTGACGAATGATCCTACCTAGTGTTATAGCCTCTTGTGTCTCATGAACAAACCACACGAGAGGTTCTGGTATGGGTTCTTTGCTTAACGGAAAAACGTGTTTCACTCTGTCCGCTGACATCATCGTTTCTGTGAAGTCGCCTTATCCCGAGGCGTTGGTGACATGTGATGCCAATGGTTGCCACCTTCACATGGATTGTAATGGTATCCAGGAGTTGCAGTTGACCTTGCGTGACGCGCCCTACCTGGCGCCGGACCGTGACCGCCCATTTAGAGAAAGACCGCATATGCTGAAGTCGCTTCTCTCTGAGGGAGTGATGGAAGGGTGCTTTCAAGTGGTGGCTAACCAACGTGGACGAGATGCATGGGAGTGGGAACCTGACAATATCCTCGCACACCTGACGGCTCATGCTGACCATGCGATCATCTTGTCCGAAGGGTTGCGCTCTGAATTGGAAGCTCAGGGCATCTCGCTCGATGTGGAACGACATCTGGCCATCGAGTGTCCTCACAATGTAGCGTATGTGGTGCATCTCAACGGTACACCTTTTGGCAATGATCTAGGCTCCAGGGCTATGGGTTGGATGTATGCCTCTCACGCGCTAGGTAGAACGGGACGCTACGCTTTGGCGGTTGACCCTTATGGGTTGGTGAATAAGGTGGTGTTTCCCTCTCTCCCGGAGACTTCCGAACTCATCCCCTCCACTTACCAGCGATGTGGGGATTGCAAGGGCAGTGGCAAGTATGTTGGTCTCGTCGAAGTAAGCCCCTGTCGCGCGTGTGGTGGCAGCGGGGAAATGTAAAGCAATCGCGCCGCGTTTCTATCCCGAGGGTGTGGTCCAACCGGATAGGATGCGTGGCTTCTAACCACGGCGGTGCGGGTTCGAGTCCTGCCACCCTCGCTTCGGGGCGTAGCTCAGTTGGATGAGCACTTGATTCCGAATCAAGAGGTCGCAGGTTCGAGTCCTGTCGCCCCGGCTTCCCGTAGAGTCGATCATGAGTACCCGATACAGCGCCCTGGTCTATGCAGGCATCCCCCTGAAACTGCACTGGTGTGAGGAAGTACACCACCACATCAAGCGATGTGGTAAGGCCGTCTGTGTGCTCCCCGAGCGGACACCCACTGACGCCGAACGTTTCTGTTCCTTCTGTGGAATGTCGATCGCCAAGGTCAAGATCTACCTCGATCTGGCTCCTTTCCCCTCCCTCCTACAGACAAGCCTGCGTGAAAACCTCGGAGTTCCTGATGGCAGGGTGTACAAGGACAACTTCCTTGATAATGCACAGGATGAAGAACTCTTTCCTGGTATGAAGCTCCGCTTCTTGTATCCCGACGATGAGAACACTGTCTTCTTCGGAACCGCCATCGGGTGCGTGGGACAGCATGAGGGCGACCTCGATGACATCGAGATCGCTTCCTGGAAAGAAAAGGTCTGGCGCAGCTATTGCCAGCGCACGGGTACGAAAGAGGAGCCTCAGTTCTTGCTACGTTGGAGGGCCTTGTAGTGGCCATCGAGAATTACTTCGGGACCTTCGAGTGTCGTCTCAAGATGCAACATGGGTTGGACCCCGAGATCTCGCCCCTGTCTCAAGTTGTCGATGCTCTATACCGGACACAAGGCGAGGCGCCTTGCATGGGTGATTTCCTCACGTATGCTCCTGACACGGTGAAGATGCTTGAGGATCTCGCGGTCACGCATATCCTGTGCCCTTACGCGGAGTCCCAGTCCATCATCAACTCGTTTATGCCCTACGTGGTGAATACCTGGATGGATACCCATGGGCAATCCATGGAGCTGCACTGTGGTCACGAGGTGCAGTGCTGGGAGACGCATGTTATGATGTGCTATATGCGGGACCCGTTTGTGGTCTTGATGAGGCAAGACGATCTTCTGTTTCTTCAGAAATGGCGCCTGGTATGACCACTTCTTTCTTGACGGCTTTTCGCATTATTCTTATCCTGGTCTTATAGATTTACCCAACGGATGAGAGAGACGAATATGCGAGCGTGGGAAGAGGGACAGCGTGTGCGTGCTGTCTGTGCGATTGTAGAGCAGGATGTGCCTATTGACCCCCTGGCCTCCCCTGGAGAGTCGGGGTGGGTACATGCGTTGGCCGGGGATACGGGTACGGTGGTATACGTGGGGCACTACCATGATGGTGCGATCTTGCCTACCATACGCTTTGACTTGACAGGTACCGCTTCGATGTGTTTACCTGAAGAGGTCGAGCTGTTATAGTCCGACACCCACCAAGAGGCTTTGATGATGGATTCCAAAACGCACAATCAGCTCCAGACGCTTGTCAATATCATCGTCGATGATCCCAACGCGTTCGAGGATGTGTTTTTCATGCTCGGGGACGCGATCAGTCCTGGTATTCGTGATCATGCGAAAGCTCTCCAGGTCGAGTTGGAAAAGGCTCGCGCTCGTGACACCTGTGCAGGACAGGACAACGGTGTTGGTATCCGACGCGAGGACCTGTTTGTGATGCAGGAAACGCTTGGTGGGACTTACCCTGAAACGGCGTGCGCCCTGTCTAGCGCGCTCGCTCGCAAGAACCAACAGAACTAACAAAGGAAGGAAGAGATGTCTGAGTTGAACTTCGAGCCGATGCACGATTACGTCCTGGTCGAACGCCCTGATCCCGAGACCTCTACTGCTTCAGGTCTCGTCGTGAATATCACGGAAGACCCCAACGCCGCGTACTTCGGGGAAGTGCTCGCCGTGGGTCCTGGTCACCAGCGTGAAGGCCAGAAGATCCGTTACGAAGAGTCCGCTTCGACGGTCATCGAGGTGCCTTGTGGTCCCAAGTACGATCCGCTCATGACCAAGGCTGGGGATGTGGTGCTGTTCCGCCCGCGCTCCGGCACCGAAATCGAACTTGAGGGCGCCAAGTACCTCTTGATTCGCGAGCGTGATCTCCTCGGTCGTCGCGCGTCCTCTGGTCAATCGGGCCAACAGGACGGGGAGTCCTGATGTCGGATTCAGCGGAACAACCTGATTGGTTCGAGAACGATGAGCTGTTCTTGCGTGAATGCGCGGAGGGGCATCGCTGGGAGCGCTACATTGCAGGGCTTTTGCGGCGTGAGGGCTTTGACGCGGACACGCCCAAGCAAACGCTCCGCGAGCATGTCAGCGAAGCTCCTGAATACCTCGAAGACTCGGATGTGATCGTGAAGCTCCCTAGCGTGGATGATCAGGGGAATCCCTGGGAGCGCGAATTGAGCTTCGAGGTCAAATCACGCAAGGTGATGTTCCGCACGCCTCGTGACTTTCCCTACGAGCATATCTTCGTCGATACAGTGTCCGGTTGGGATGCGAAGAACCCGCGCCCTGCTGCTGTGATCTGCGTCAGTCAGTTCACACACCAGGTCATGGTTTTGTCCAGCGGGACCCAGGAGCATTGGGGTATCGAGAAGCGACATGATCGCTTGCGCGGGTTCACGACTGATTTTTATGTGGCACCGAGGGAATTATGGGCACCCTGGGGGTCGTTCGTAAGACGACTCAGGAAGCTCTCTTCTTGAACCCCAGTTCCCGACGTGGTGTAGCTCAGATGGCTAGAGCGCGGCTCTCATAAAGCCGGTCCGTCGTGGGTTCGACCCCCACCACCACGATTTTTCTTCTTGACAACCTATGCATCACAACTGTAATCTGTGCACGATATATGGGCGTTGCGAGGTTCGTGTGGTACACAACTTCCATCGTACACAACAAAATATCCTATCCCTTGTCATCACTGATATAGGATAGGATATTTTGCTTTGAGCTGTCTTACTACACAGAAAGCCCCGGCTTACATACGGAGAGGAGAGGCCATGCCTTTTACGCTGCACGAGAACACCGATGTCTTCGAGTACATGAATGGATTGGAGGGGAACATCCTCTTCATGCATGGCTGCAACGCCCAAGGTGTTATGGGCGCGGGCGTGGCAAAGATCGTCAAGCAGCGCTGGCCGAAAGCCTTTCGCGTCTACCAACAGCTCTTCGATGGGGTCACCAACCAAAAGCTCCGCGAGATGTTTGTCGGGGATGTGCAACTCGTGCCAGTGACACCACAGCTCACGGTGGTCAATGCGATCACGCAACACCGCTACGCGACACGTGCTAGTATGCCAGGGACACAGCATGCGTCGTATGAGGCGATCGAAAAGGCGCTCTTGCAGCTCCAGCGCCTCCTGGTCAAGGATGGTCTCGAATACGATCATTACGTGACGGTCCCTGTAGGGTGTGGTCTCGGTGGGTTGGGTTGGGAGCGGGACCCTGTTTACGATGAGGAAGGCGCCGCGCGTTTGTTCGAGGCATCTCCCTTGCACTGGCAGGTATGCCGACTTTGAGTTTACGTCAAGTCTTTCTTGTGGTATAGGAAGTGTGAATGGTTCGTTCACTTCACCTGTATCACAAGGAGAACCTCATGGAACTTGGCAAACGCGTATACCTCGATGAGCAGCGCACAGTGACGTGTCCTGTGTGCAAACAAGACTTCGAGATTGATTTCAGCGAGCAACATCTTTCGTACCCCGAGATCAACGAGACCAACGAGTTTTACTGCTTGTGTGCCCATTGCCATATCGCGCTCACGATCCCCTACCGTCTGACCATGCAAATCACGCTGGTCGATGAGGTCACGCTCCAGTGACTCTCGCATAGCCTCCTTGTAAACCTTGTCCTATGGACGACCTTACAAGGAGGCGCGTATGTCCCCCTGGCTTCTCTTGCATCTTTTCTATCTCGCACCGTTGGTCTACTTGTTGTGGGCTTTCGTGCACGAGTATTCGCATGTGTGGACCGCAGACCGTCTGGTCGGTGTGGTGCATTACACGATTGACTTGCGCCCTCGCCGTATCCCTGGCGGGTTCCAGTGGGCGCATACGCGCTACTACATGATCCGCCCACCCACGAAGTGGCAACGCGTCGCGATCCTGTGCGCACCACGCCTTCCGAGCCTCCTTGCTTGTGTGCTCTTGCCGGTGGGTGTTGTGCTCGGGTTGCAGGGTTACCTGCTCTTGTTGTGGCTCGTGCTTATGGGGGGTGGTGTGGTGGATATGATCACGAACTCTATTGCTATCACCCCTCGGTCAGACCTCATGCGAGCCTCGGAGACGCTTGGTTGGTCAGTGTGGTGGTTCCGGCTCATGGGCTTCTCGATTGTCCTCGCTTCGGTAGTGCTCGCGCTCCATAGTGCATCTATATTCACAGGGGCGTGAGACCCTTTCCACCCGAGATGGTGCCATGGCCGATTTCAACAACCTGAACCCCAACCTGGTGTTTGACTTCAACCGACTCGTTCCGGGTGGGTTGCGTTACTCGTCCTTTGTGTTGCGGGACAATCCGTTGATGTACCTTCGTTTCCAGGAAACTGAGGGGCTGACGGCGTTCGATTCCTCCCCGAACGGAACGAACGGAACCTTCACTGCTCAAGGGATCACGCTCGAAGCCGAGAGCCCGCTGACCAATGATCAGCTCGACACGGCGATCGAACTCGATGGTGTCGATGGCTTTGTTAACGTGACCGCGAATGCCGCACTCAACCAGGCATTCAGTCAATTCGCGGTCGAATGTTGGATCAAGGTCGATGCGCTCCCCGTCTCTGAGGAGACGTTGGTGTCGCGCGGAGACAACGTGGGCGCTAACAACTTCCAGCTCTCCCTGTTGCCTGATGGTCGCATCAAATTCTGGTACAATGACTCCGCTGCTGCCAAGCTCGCCTTCAGTCCCTCGGTGATCACGCCCAACACGTACTACTACGTCCTGGGGAACTGGGATGGTACGACCAACGCGGTCTTCTTGAACGGGGAGCAAGGGGTTGTGGTCGCGAACGCACCTGCGCCCGCGCTCGGTACAGAGAATGTTCAGGTTGGTGCGTACAACAACGCACAGCGCTTCGATGGTTTGATCGACGAGGTGGCATTGTATGGGGACGGCGTGGAGGTTGATGGTGAGCAGCGCTCGACGTTCAACACCAACAACAATCGTCCCCCCGAGATTCAGAACGCGACCGCCAATGGCATCGGCCCGTCGAGCACCCTGAATATCTTCGAGGGTGAGACGGTGACCTTCGAGATCACGGCCACCGATCCCGATAACGACACGCTCCAGTATTCGTTCAGCCCGGATGGGTTCATCCCCTCGATTGGCCCGCAGCTCGCGAACAGTACGACCTATCAGTACACCGAGGTTGGCATCTTCCAGCCGGTGGGCTTCGTGACTGATGGAACTGCGAATCGCTCGACGCCGTTCGCGACGGTGAATGTGGACCCTGTGCCGGATCTCGTGGCGTTCAATGATCTGTATACCACGACCTACCAGACCCCACGAACGTTGACAGTGCTGGCCAACGACAGCTTCCCTCCTGGGGGCTCAGGGTCGATCAGTGCGTTCACGCAGCCTGCGAATGGTACTGTGGTGATTCAGGGTGCAGGAGAGGCAGCGACGTTTCTCTACACGCCTGACGATGACTTTCAGGATGCCGAAGACACCTTCACCTACGAGATCACCAACGGCGCGGGAGCCACGGATGAAGCTCTGGTCACGGTGGTGGTCGCGCCCAAGCAGCCTATCCAGGCCGTCAATGATTTCAGAACGACAGAGCCGAATACGCCACTGACGTTTTCTCCGCAAGCCAATGACCGCCCCGATCCCCCAAGCCAACTGCTCACCTTGACCGATGTGCAGACGCCTACGGACCAGGGAGGCTCTGCGGTTATTATCGCAAATCAGGTGCAGTATACTCCTCCCACGGATTTCCTGGGGACCGATACGTTCGTTTACCAGGTCCAGGATGAGGATGGTCTCTTCGCGTCTGCGTCGATCTCGATCCTCGTGCAACAGGAAGCGTTCGCGGCCATCGCAGACAACGCGGTATGTCCGTTCGAGGGGACAACCAACATCAATGTCCTCGCCAATGACACCACGCCGTTTCCTGATCCCCTTGATGTGACAGCGGTGACACAACCGCCCGTGGGAGAAGGGACGGTCGTGCTCGAAGCAGACAACACGATCACGTACACGGCGGATGTAGGCTTTGCCGGGACGACTTCGTTCACGTACACGCTCGAAGACGGGACGCGCACTGACACAGGTACCGTGACCGTCACGGTGAACAACTTTGGCCCGAGCGCCGCGAACCTTCGTGTCTCGACCCCGCTCGATACACCGCGTGAGGTGGACCCGCTGGCACTCGCGAGTGATCCCGAAGGCGAGGCCATCTCGCTGGTGTCGTTTACTCAACCCGCATCGGGCGGAACGGTTACGCGCGTCGAGAATGGCACGCCTGGTGATCTCACGGATGATACGTTGCTCTTCACGCCTTCGCCGGGCTTTGTGGGCATTGCATCGTTCTCGTATACGATCGAGGACACCTTCGGCAATCAACGGGACTACACGATTCAGGTCGCGGTGAGCTACGAGCTGGCGATCTCGGTGACGCCCCTCGTGTTGCCCGTCACGGAGCAGATCTCGTATTCTGCGACGGTCACGGCGCAGAGCGGCTTTGACAAGTCCTACGAATACTTCTGGGACTTTGGCGGTGATGGTACCTCGACGGCGGCGTCTGGAGTATATCAATTCACAGGGGTGGGGACATTCCTCGTGACATGCACCACGCGTGATTCGTATGGCCAGGTGGAGTCCGCGCAAGTCAGTGTCCAGGTAGGCGCCAACCAACGCCCTGTGGCGAATAACTTCGCCGCGACGGTCGCAGAAGGTCAGGTCTTGAACGTGGACCCGAGGGTCAATGACAGTGACCCGGATGGGGATCAGATCTTCATCTCGGACGCGGATGCTACGAGTCAGTTTGGGGGCACGGTCGCGATCAACAACGCGGGTACCCCGGGTGATGTCTACGACGATTTCATCACCTACGTGCACCCCTTGTTGCCCACGCCTTTCGTGGACACGTTCGACTATGAGATCTCGGATGAGTTTGGTCTCAAGGACACCGCCACGGTCACAGTGACGATCGAGGCAAACCAGCCTCCTCAAGCGGCGGCGGTGTTTCAGCCTACCGTCTTCGAGCGCGCGACCGTGGTCGATGTCCTGGCAGATGCGACAGACCCCGAGGGTGATGACCTCACGGTGGTGAGTTTCGTGGCGCCGAATCCCACAGAAGGCGCGGTCACGATCGTGGGGGCAGGGCCAAACAACGTCTTGCAGTTTACCCCCGCGACTTCCTTCCTGGGAGTCTCGACGTTCGATTATACGATCGAGGATACCTTCGCGAACCCTGACACCTCACAAGTGACCGTGAGCGTCTTCGGGCAGTTCTATCCCGCGCTTGTCTACGATGATACCCCGTTGGTGTACTACCCGCTCAACGAGGCGAGCGGTGTGGTGGCGTATGATGTGCGACCGCTCCAGATCAACGGCACCTACCTCGGGAACGCACCACGCAATATCCTGGGACCGCTCGCCAAGGACCTGGAGAATGCTGCTAACGTGGATGCGGGGTACGTCCGCGTACCGACCAATGCGCTCGCGGGTTTGATCACAAATGGATTTACCCTTGAGCTGTGGGCGCGCGTGAGGTTTGATACCGCGACCGCGATCATCCCGGACATCCTCACGGTAGCAAACAATGCGACGGTGTATCAGTGGACCTTGACCACGGGCACGGGACAGAAGACCTTGCTCTTGCCTGATCGTGAGATCGGAGAGTTCTACCACATCGTGCTCACGTATGACGGCTCCTGGATGCGCGCTTACATTGACAGTGAGGTCGTGGCTTCGACGCCCTACACAGGTGATGTCCAGCTTCCCTTCTCGATCGGCGTGGGGCAGGGGATGCAGGGCGCGGTGGCGAACCTCGCGATTTATGACCGCGCGCTCGACCCCGTGACGATTCAATCTCATTATCTCGAAGCGCTCGGGCCGGTCTCTTACTTCGAGCTTTCAGCCCCCGAGGGGATTCAGGCGGGGGATGAGTTTGATGTCCGCGTGCAGGCGCGTGATGTGACCGGGAAGACGGTCAAGACGGATAATACGACGCAGGTGCTCCTGACCTCGGATGATGACATCGAGTTCGATGGGGACAATGACGGCATCTTCGATGAACCTTGAGAGGTAGTTATGCCTGATAATGTAAAGACATTGGTTCAGGGGGAGGTAACGATTCGCGCGCGTGATGCCTCCAACGGCAACCTGGTGGTCACCGCAGCGGTTGCCCCCGGGGGTACCCCCTCCACAGACTCCAGGACCTTCCAGCGAGTCGCAGGGGCCGCGTTGCGGTATGAGGACAGTACGCCGATCGACACCGAGACGCTCGACCACCCAAGGTTCTTCGAGGCGAGAGATACGGTGGTGTTCACGCCTGTCGATGAAGCGACGCCTGATGGTTCCCCGGACTCGAACGCGTTCGAGCTTCGGGATGAACTCACCGTGACCATCATCTAAGAGACACGACCATGATTGACAGCTTTCAAGTCCTGGTGCCCTCCTCGGTGCAAGTAGGAGAGACCTTCACGGTGATCGTGCGCGCGCTCGATGCGCTCGGGAACGTGATCACGGATGACAACACGACCGTGGTCGAGCTGACCAGCGCAGATCTCGATCTCCTGTTCGACGCGGACGAGGATGGGACGTTTACCTTGATCGACAACCAGAAGACCCTGGTCAATGGTGAGGCTTCGTTTCTGGTGCTCGACAACAAGGCGGATAACTTCAACCTGTTCGCGGATAACTCCCCTGATGGCCCGATCACGATTCAGGGAGATCTGAACGTGCTTTATGGGTTCAACTCCCTCCCGATCGTGTACCTGGAGAGCACCCCTGCGAACACCGATACGCTGTCCCATCCGAGGTTCTTTTCGCCTCGCGATACGGTGGTGTTGACACCTGTGGAGGAGGTAACGCCTGATGGTTCTCCAGACTCGAACGCGTTCGAGCTTCGGGATGAGCTTACGGTAACGTTGATCCCGTAATCTGTTTGTAGCCTGGTGTCTTTGGCAAACGTTGTCACATCAAAGATGAGGATACCATGGCGCGTTATCTTGTGGACATTGGACTTTGGGACCCGAACAGCCGTTGTTCGAGTGATGCGGACGCAGACGTCGAGGTCGTGCGTATTCGTGATCGTTTCCGTGATGTGCTCGATCCTGATACCAACCAGACCAACTGGCAAGTCTCGGATGTGTTCCGTTGGCCGGGTCGTTCCAACTATAAGGGATATGGCTTCATCGTGTTCCTGATGGATGGGGGCGCGCCTTCGTCACGCGTGGGTCCAGCCTGGTTGTTCACCTACCCTGGGTATGCGATCAGCACCTCGGAGACCGAGCACGAGGATATGTTCTCGGGTACGATCTCTGATTTCTACCGCAACATCGACGGAGGTACGACCTTCGGCACCGATGGTGGTGTGTCGATCCATTATCACCCCACAGGGGGCACGGTCAGTCCTTATGGCGCAGGCTTGAACGCTGATGGCTCGCTCCCTGGTGGGGACCTCGATACGCCTGCGGTAAACCCATGGGTTTCGGGCATCGCAGCGTTTATCTCGGCAGGGTCGGTGTATGGCTACGTCGCGGATGGTGCATATGGGGGTACATCGAACCAGGTTTTGGGCTCACGTATGGTGTACATCTTCGATGATGTGAAGCCTTTCGTGGTTGCCTACATGTCGCTCGGAGAGGTGAATGTGATCGGTGGGATCATGGGTCTCGGTGAGGTGGTCGTGCCTTATCGTGCTGGAGACACCTTCACCACAGGGTCGTTTGGTATCGGGTTTAATACTTCGGCTGCTCTTATCGCGGATACGCACTACGTGATGGATGACGGCGGTGTGGTGCTTCTCATGGAAGACAACTTCGACCAGGATTTCACGCAATTCAACGTGCCCTTCGAGGACGGACGCTACCCCTGGGATGTCGTGACGCTCGCTTCCGCGACGTACTACAAGGGTTACCTGGATTCGGATGTGGTGCGCGTGATGGGTGCGACGGAGCGTCAGCTCTATACCCAGTTCGATGGTGGCTTGTTCATCAAGCTCCACGATCAGCTCTGCTTCCCCTATGCGCTCAATCAACCGTCGTTCCCTTACCCTGATCCTACAGGACTCCCCTGATGCCACGTATTGGATACACGACAACGCGAGATCCGTATGGCGCAGGTACCACCAATGGTGAGGGGACGTTCATGCAAAACTTCTTTGCAACGAACCTCACCACATGGACGGTCTCCGCGCTGGAGTCGTTTGGTACAGGCAACACGGAGAACAACTACTTCGTGTTGACGCAAGGGGCTCACGAGATCCTCGTGGCGATTCCGAATGGTTACCAGCAAAGCTACGCGGACCAGATCGAGGTGAGCGCTCGGGTGACCAATGACACCGAAGGGAACGGCGCTCTTAGCTTCGGGTACGCCAACGGCGGAGGATATGCTGCTTCGTTTGTCGGGGGGCTCGATCCCTCTGCTGATGCCGCGTTCTTTCCGACCGATTCGACGCCCATGAAGACCATCGACGATTACGATACAGGCGCGGGTACCTTGAACCTGTATCTGATCGAGAATGATGACTACCCCGAGTTGATCTTCATGGTCTCTTCAGGTACGGTTTATCCGAGCATGTGGGCGTTCTCGGAGAACTGCTTCGATTTGACCAGGACTCCGCTCGCGGTGACGCCCGAGTTTACCTGGCAAACACAAGGTGTCGCGGCGTTCGATCCTGGCGTGATCACGAGCGGGGTGCCTTCTGCGAGCAGGACGTACCAGTGGGTCTTTGCTCCCGAGAAACTGGATGGTCCTTACCAGGGCGAGCAGTATCCCGGGTTCTTCGGAGCGATCACAGGCATTGATGATGCGCATTTCCCTATTGCAGGGGATTACAGCTCGCGTAGGATGCCTCTTGCGATTGTCATCCCACAGGATGGACCAGACTATGGGCAGTTCATCAACTTCGATCAACGGTTCATGCGCGAGTGGCCAAACCTCCTGACGCCTTATGGTAGGCGGTTCCTCGGAGGCGCGCCAGAAGAGGTGTTCACGTTCATTTTGCGGGGCTACCTGCATCCCTGGGCAACAGACCTCGGAGATCCCGTCACGCCTTGATGACAAGGCAAGACGCTAAGGCAAGGAAGTAAGATGAGTCATCGAGAGCGTTTGTATCAGCAGTGGCGTGAGCGGCTCCAGTGTGCCCACAAAGAGACGCTCAAGGAGTTCTTCGGGGAGAGCACGTTGCCTCTCTATGATGAAGACATCCGTGGGCTCTCCAAAGTCTTTGATGCTGCCCTGGAGCATGTCCTTCAGGAAGAGACGCTCAAGGAGCTGTTGACGCCTACGGAACGTCTAAGGCTCTGGCGTCTCGATCATGTGAACCTCTCCCCTGGTGGTCGCGAAAAGCTCCTTGAGCATGTCGTGGAGTTCCTTGAGGAGCATTGACTATAGAGCTTCCTCATGTCCGAGCATGATCACCAGCCCCCTATTCTCTCAACGGAGGAGAGCGACGCGCTTGAGGAAGCTGACGAAGCCTTCACGCCCATGCTCCCGCAGCCGATTCCCTTCCCTCCAGAGTATTACGAAAACCTTCCTGCCCCTTCCAAGCCTCGCGTCAAACGCACGACTTACGAGGGCACACCTTACCATTCCCTCGACGAACCTTCAACGCGCCCTGTGTGTTGGGAGCCGGACATCTCGGTGTTGGAGCTGGAGCAAACCTTGCGCTCGTTTTGCCAGGCTCACGGGGATTTCCTCGGGCGTGGTCTACCCTACATCGAGAGCCTGGTGTGGGACGAGCTGCGTGAGATGCCGCATGTGCACATCCACTTGCGCATTCCGATCATGACACCGAGCGAGGCGACCCTGGCGGGGGTCGAGGCCGAACTCGAAGCGTTCACGGAAAATCTTCGTTCGTTTTTCCACGTGGACCTTTTTGCGGTATCTGCGCACTTGAATTGATTTTCCCTTTTACGCCTACCCTACTTCGTGGTATACAGATCTGTCGGCGCGAGCAACGCGCACTCAATCTTTGACTGACCACGAGGTGTCTATCATGTCCGCGATCATCGTTCCCCAAACCGCGCTCTCCTACTTTCTCCAGGCACATACCCTTGCCACGCAAGTAGACGCGTGGGTCTCCTCTTCGGCGGGAGAGACCCGCAAGGCTATTCAGGAAGCGTGCGCCATCCTCGTCAAGTACGCGCACCAAGGTGATGGCTTTGGTGTGGTGTATGGTTTGCGCAAGCTCGAATGTGCGTTTTCCCATCACCGCAAGAGTTCCTGTAAGAGCGCTTTCGAGGACCGCATGGCGGCGCTCTTCCTCGACGCTGAAGGGTTGTTCTACGTCACCAAGATCGCGCGCAAGGTCGTGACGGATGATCGCGTGATGGGTGCGGGGTTGCAGGTCGGGAAGGTCGAGCGTGTCGCCTCGGTCACCAACCGCGTCGGAAAGGACATCGTGATCGAATGCCAACGTGTGGGCGATCAGAAGTCGATCAAGTGTGCGCCTGCATACCAATTCCTGGTCGAGACGCCTTACGCGGCGAGCCTGCGGTCCACGTTTACGGCCATCCCTGTTCAGCGTGTTGCAGGTCAGGATCAGGATCTCCTGGCTCAATTCCCACAGAACGTTTGACACGCGCGTGGTGGTGTGGAATAACTCTCCACGTCACCTAGTTGTGTCTCTCGTGAACGGCAACGCCCTTCACGAGCAAGCAGCCATGGCTCAATTTTCACCACATCTGTGGTGATGGTCCCGAGGAGGTTGTGGGTTCGATTCCCACTGGCTGCTCTGGATCGGATGCACTCCGATCGAACTTTTTGCCCGGTTCAGGAAGAAAATGCTTGACAGCATGATTTGAACAAGGCATAACGGTTGATGTCACGGCGACGGTGCAACGCACAACGCCAACGACTCAAGATCTTTGACAAGTGAATAGGAACGCACGCATAACAAAGCGTGAGAGGCAAGCAGGGGCCGCTCCTACGGGAGAGTCAACGGTACCCAGCTACCTTTCACCACAGAGCGCGAAAGGCATACGTTGATTTCCCTGCATATGCTGGGATGGTTCATCTCGGGCGCTCTGCTTGTGTTTGTTCAGATTTAGTGTTCCCCGCGCATGCGGGGATGGCGCCGCTCGCCACTTCCCTTATCCGAGCAAGCACATCACAGGGCTGTAGCTCAGTTGGTCAGAGCAGCTTCCTTACACGGAGATGGTCGCAGGTTCGACTCCTGTCAGCCCTACTGTACATGAATCGAGATGACCGAGATAAGGGTTATCGCCAGCGGAGCGCGTGGTCTGGGTTCGAGTCCCAGCATGTCCACCCGGACATGTGGTGTAACGGTAGCACTCGTAAAAACCCCTTGCTCACTACCTTGTTCGATTCATGTACACTTGCTTGTCTGGGGTCAAGGTATCCATGGTAGCCGTATGTAACCTGCTCGCCATCACGCGAGAGATCCTGGTGCGAGTCCAGGGGCAAGCACTTGAAGCTGGATAGCTCAACAGGTTAGAGCGCAGTCTTGATAAGGCTGAGGTTCGCGGTTCGAGTCCGCGTCCAGCTATGGTATGGTGAGATCTCGCGTCGATGCATCCGTGAGGTCCATGTTCCCCGCGTGCGCGGGGATGGTTCGCCTTGCCGTACCACTTCCGCCTGTCGCTCCACCGTCAAGCGGATCTGCGTCGTGGGTATACCCAGGCGCCCGAGTGTGTTGTGGAGCGTGTTCCCCGCGTATGCGGGGATGGTCCGGCGCCGGGGCACAGGAACAGCACACTCATTTGTTGCGGGTTGGAGAAACGGTATATCTCGGTAGGCTCATGACCTACAGTTGGGGGTTCGATTCCCTCACCCGCTATACCCTGTCGGGTTCATCATTCTAAACTTTACCTCTGGGGAGGGGTATTCTGTGCGCCTTTAAGACGAGGGCGCATGAGAAGCGAACTTACGGCAGGGTACTTTTCAGACGAGGTAAGCATGACTGATGAAGATGCAGATCGGAAACACATCGAAAGGCTCAAAGCTCAACAACGTGCGCTCGAAGCACAAGGCACCTTGACCGTCGAGGAGCGTGAGGAGCTTGATCGTATTGACCATGCCATCGCGTGGCGGTACAGCAAGCGATGCGCTAAAGAGGAAGAGGCGGCTTGGCAGAAAAAGAGCCTCACCGACGCTGACCTCAAGAAAAAATGAAATTGTCTTGACACCTTCTCGTAAGGTGTGGCATAACGCTCTCACTGAGATCGCTCGACGACCACAGTGAAAAGTCCTCTCGGTGTGCTCGACACCGTACACTGGGAGGCATTCTCGACGTGTAACTTAATTGGATAGAGTGCCTCTCTACGAAAGAGGTGGTCCAGGTTCGAGTCCTGGCATGTCGATTTCCCAGCGCGTAGCCTCACACGTCACGAGGCTGTATCTTGTGGGGTAGCTCCTACAGGGTGCGTGACGACGCGTAGAGACCGGAGAGATGGGAACTCCAGGGTTGTTGCATAGGTGTAAAGGTCAGGCAGATCCATCCACGACGGTGGCGATCCTGCCCAGCAGAAAACCCTTGACGTATGCAACTCCGCCTGCCACAGTGGCCCAATGGAAGAGGCGCTTGGTTCAAAACCAGGATGTTGTGGGTTCGACCCCCACCTGTGGTACTGTACATCGGGCTGAAGAGCCGTGGGTTATCCGCTCTTAACGGGGAGATCGGTTGGTTCGATTCCAACCCACAGCCATCGTTTACGGCTGTGTAGCTTAGTGGTAAAGCGCCAAAAACATCCACTCTCATCCCTTATCCGGTGTACTCTATCTTCCCTGCTCGTGCAGGGAGAAGCGGTGTTCGCTGACTTCGGACCCTGCACTCGACACGACACTGATCGAGGTTTCGATGAATGAGACGCATAAACTCTTCCTGTTCGCCTTGCATTACTTGCGAGAATTGCATAGCAGCAGAGAGCTTGCCGATCGTTTCGAGGTTTCGATGAGCACTATCGAGGTGTGGTCACAGTCACAAGCGACACCCCACGCGGTGGTTCAACGTCATGTGATTTCCTCGTTTATCGAGGAAGCCACGGGCACCGAACATGCGTGAATCGTGGCTCAAGCACTCGGGATGTTCACTGCACGAAGCAGTGCTTGGGCCACGATTACTCCGGGATCGTCTAATTGGCAGGACACGAGGTTTTGATCCTCGCAATGCAGGTTCGAGCCCTGCTCCCGGATTGGTACTTGACGCTACCTTGGTTTCCAGGATAAGGTTTCCATGGTATCATACAAAAGCGCTCGGATAGAGCACTTTCGGCTCCTCGGTCCAGTCTGGAGTGGACGCCTGCCTGTCACGCAGGAGACCACGGGTTCAAATCCCGTAGGAGTCGCTGGATGAACCTCTCATCCTCTTGTCTGTCGTTGTCGTCAATTTCGGTCGATCAAGGTGTCAGTGAGAGGTTCATCCAACCCAAACCTTCTTCTCAGGGAGATCTTAGGGAGAAGGACCATGATTGCGTGGTATGCAGTGATAGGGTTATCCAAACTTGTGGTTCCGGGTTCGAGTCCCGGGTTGTGTCATGACGAGTGGCACTTCTAGCTCAACCGGCAGAGCACGAGTCAACACTCCTGTTACGCTCCGTTTGACCACGCAATACCTGACGCCCGAGGATTCCATCCGCGCAGATGCGCGTGCACAATCCCGTGGCCCGGCGAGACCAGACGCCGGAGGTCGCATGTGATTCACGAGGGGTCACGCGATCTGAAGATCCCCTCGTGCGGCGATGCGGCCCGAGAGTGTGACGCATGACGAACCTGGGACAGACCGGGTGACAGCTCGGAGAGACGAGTATGCGCGAGTGAGGTCCAACTGGTCGGACAACAGCCTTCCAAGCTGTCGCTTTAACGCATGCGGGTTCGAGTCCCGTCGCTCGCTTGTTACGGTATGCCGTGTATGGATTATCGGAGATAGAATATTCCATATACATCACTTTGACCGTGACTTTTCTTTGGGATCTCGGAGCACCGAGCCGCTTTATCTTTAGCGGGGTGGTGCGCGCTCGGAAGCTCCGAGGTCTCCAAAGGTGTGTTCATCAAGAGCTGTGCCTGAGCTGCCGTAGGTGGGTTATCCCAATAACGGTCCGAAGGTAGTGAATCCCCGTGAGGGGTCTAGCGAAACGGGGTAGTCTCCTATCGAGGTTACACCTGTCAGGCCAAGCTCACCCTCCCTTGAGAGTCCCTTCCCCACGAAGGCTCAAGGCTAAGGTCGAGAGCAATCTCGATCATGAGGGCGCCCGCCAGCCCGGTGCGCGAACCTTCTCCACGGCGATAGGCCACGAGTTGGCGCGTAGACGGCGGCCACACAACGATGCCACCTATATACCCTTACTCGGGTGCAGCCTTGGTGGACACACCTTTGATCTTCTCTCGTAACAAGAGAGAGCACAGTTCTGAGCCGAGATGCCGGAGATGGGTTATCTGAATGCAAATCAGGCGGTCCGGGTTCGAGTCCCGGCCCTGGGTTAACCCCCAGGGTAGTGTAATGGTAGCACGCTAAACCCCCAGATCCACACCTTGTTCGGCTCAGATTTACATAGCGAGGTTCAACTGATGAGCAAAGACAAGCATCTTCAAGTGCAGTACATCCGCGAAGGCGGGTTGTTTCCTCTCTTGAAGCAGACCTTTTCTTCGCTCAAGACGAACCTCTCTCCTGCATCTCTCCAGATGCTTGAACGGTTGGAAGGTATATTGGACCAGGGTGAGGGCCTCGAAACTCTCACCCTTCCTCCACCTATCGACCCCAAGATTCCGATTCCACCTGGTTTCTCTATCTGTGATGGTATGAGATACCAGGTGGTGTGGAGAGATGCTGTCGGTCAGGAAAGGCGCATCGAGTTCTATGAGGGCAAAGTCCCCCTGGAACTCGATGCGCTGATCGACGAACTCTGTGATGGGGAAATGACCCTCGGTTGAGGGGCGTTCATAGTACGAACGGGGCCATAGCTCAGTTGGGAGAGCGCGACGCTGGCAGCGTCGAGGTCGGGGGTTCGAGACCCCCTGGCTCCACTATCTTCTTCCCAGGAAGATGTCAGAAGTGGGGGTGGTATGCCGCACATGGGTTATCTTATAGCAAACAAGGACCCCCATATGCACCACCTTGACCACCCTCACTTCTTTTGGGGCTTTGGTGAAACTGGGATCACACGACTTTTGCAAGGTTGAATTGAGAGTTCGAGTCTCTCAAGCTCCACTGAGAACGGTCTCCATTGCGAATGGTGCGAGAAATATGTTCCCCTCGTATGAGGGGATGGTCCCGCCTCGCATGCAACCACATCGACATTCAGGAGACCAAACGGCGTGTCGAAATGCCGGGTTTATGGTTCTCGGATAATTCGCGCGTGGTGCCTTCGGGCTGACATGAGCGATAGCACGGTTCAATCCCGTGCAACCTCCTATACCTTACACGTAGCCACTCTGCGTGTAAGGCGAAGCCAGGCAGAAATTCCTGGAGGCTTTATCCATGACCCACCCCTTGTTCGACACGCCGTTTTTACGTTTCATCTGCGTTCAGGAGTTATGTATGTCCGAGAATGAATACCTCACCCGCCTGCGCTCGCACGCGGACGCTGAAGTGCTCCCGACCTTTCAAGGCGAGTACCCCATCACCAAGGTCAAGGAAGGCCCATACGGGACCGTGATCACGCTCTCACAGGGATCTCTCTCGACCGGAAGCGAGTTCTACATCAAGAACGGCTACATCTACGTCGATACCTGGTCGTTTGGCTGCATGCGTTTCCGGTATCGCGGCACGGATGTCTGGGATGCCGCGCGCTTCATCGACCAGCATGCATGGGGTCGCTACCTCGAAGAGAAGTATCACTGTGGGAACAACCCCGTGCGCTCTCCCTATGCATATGACGGACAGCTCGCCGCGCATGACATCCTGGATTGGTGGGATCACGAGGTTGCCGCACACAAGGAACTGCTCGATGATCTCGAAGAGGGCGAGGAGTTGGACGAAGAGGAGGAGCTTTCCGAGCCTGATTGGTTCGAGCTGTGGCACGCGATCGACAGCGAGGACAAGTTCTATGAGTGCCTCAATGAGTACGACCCTGAGATGCTCTCCGAATCGCCCCGTTATGGGTGCAAGGTGATCAAGCCGGTGGCGTTCGCGGTGCATATCGCGCGCGAGATCGTTCGACAAAAAGATCAGTTTTTATCGAACTGACTTTTACGCGCCCTAACCCTTGTGGTATCAGGAAGTGTACGGACAAGACACCAACACTGAATGATCACGATAAGAGAGGGATACCATGACGGACGCAACGACGAACTTTGAAGTGCAAGTTTTCGACATCTTCGAGGACAACTGGGGCAACGTCCAGATGGAGATGGTCTGGCGCGGCGGACTCGATGAATTGATCGACGCCAATGAGGACATGACCCGAGAGGACTTCAAGAACCTCAAGAATCGAGGAGATGAGATTCGCCTCGGTGGTGGTGCGATGGCGGGCTTCATGGTCGAGCGCTTGACCCCTGGTGATGACCCTGAACCTCGCGGCAAGGTTGTGGACATCTCGAACATGAGGTGATAAAAAACACCTCGAACGTAAAAAGGAGCTTGACGGCTCCTTTTTTTGTGTGCATAGTCTTTCACATGAAGCAACGCATGGTGTGTTGCTCTTACCCACACAGGAGCTTTGACATGTTGTAGAACGCTAAATTCTACGTCATCACCCGGGACGACCTGTCTCCGGGACAGCAAGCCTCTCAAGCGCTGCATGCTGCGATCGAGTTCACGCTCGACTATCCAGAGCATGTTCAGTGTTGGCACGAGATCTCGAATCGTATTGTGTTGCTTGCTGCGGACCCTGCGACCCTCGCAGATGCGGTCCAAACGCTCCGTACCGAAGACATCCCGCACAAAGCATTCCACGAGCCCTTCTATGAGGGAGCGCTGACGGCTGTAGCCTTGCGCCCTCTTTGCGGAGAACCGTGTGATGAGGTCGTGCGTGATCTGGTACGTGAGCTGCCCTTGGCGCTGTCTTCGCGCCCTCCCCCTTCGTGATCCTGACCCGAGCGTACAGGAGAAGTGAAGAGAGAACGTGAAGAACACACCAAAGGATACAGATACCATGACGAAAGAAACCGAACAGACCGAAACCTCGAACTACCTCGACAACAAGACCTTGCGCGCAGAAGCGTGTACCCTGAAGGGTCGCTACTACTTCGTGAACATGCGCGCCTTCCAGAGCGAGATCGCATGCTGGGCAGCCTTCCAGCGCGAGCACAAGCGTCGCTACGGATGTGGTGCGTCCTTCAAGGAGGTGGGGAACATCCGCGAGCGCTTGCGCCACATGTACCTGGCTTACGGGTTCTTGCGCGGTCGTAAGTTCTCGGATATGATCGCTTACGCTCACCCCGGGCAGGACATCACCCATGAGGTGGGGTTCGGGATCGTGATGGCGCGCGTCAAGCACTACATCGACGCCTACAAGCCCTCACCTTGGGGTCCGGGGACGCACCATGTGTTCTGGAAGCAGCGCCTTGAGATCCTGGAGGCGGAGAAGGCGCGCATCGAGGCGGACTGGGAAGCGTGGGTCGAGGACGCCAAGGCGACCGTCGCGACGTTCCCCAAGATCCATCGCGAGCGCGTCGATGCTCGCGACGCACGCTACAAGGCGCGCCGTGAGCGCGAAGCCGCAAAGGCTCAGGCGGAGAAGCTCCAGGCGGAGACTGAGGCTGCGGAAGTGCCCGAGAAGATCGAGGTGGGTGTGTGATCGCTACCCTGTCTATATGTAACTCCCTGTGAAAGCAATCATGGGGATGCGGGTACCTTACTTGACAGGAGACATCAAGTAAGGTACCCTTTTTTGTAGTGAGAGGTTCTCGATGGAGAATACAGTACCGTTCGTGCTCCCTGTGGGGTGCGTGGTCGTGGGGAGCTATCTGGATTTCGAGGATGCCCGGGACATTGACGTGTTACCGACCTCGGAGACCGCCTTGAATCACCTCGCGAGACTCCTGGAGCATGAAGGGTATGTGCTCGCCAACAGCAAACGTTGGCGCGCGACTTACCAGAAAGAGAACGCGCTCGCGGTCGATGTCATCGCACCCATGGCACTCGATGCCTGGTTCGCGAAGACGTTGTTTCGGTGTATGCAGGTGGCCCGGGACCGTGAAGGGAACCTGGTCGCGTCGTGTGTCGATGCGGTGCGAGACCGAAGAGAGAAGCGACTCGTGATAGCAGGTGAGGTGTGGAGTCCGGTAGGCGCACTCAAGACGCTCATCAAGTACACGGGTCGAGGATACAGTATAGACAAGGAAGAGCTTGAGAAGCTCGCCATTGCATTGAGAGGAAGTGCATGACCCCATGCACGAGTTCAAGGATCAGGGTCGAGGCTTTTGGGCGCGCATGACCCCCGAGGAACGAGACGCGTTGGCCGCGACACAAGGCCACCAACTGAAAAAACTCGGGTTGGTACAGTAAAATGCGTAGGTCAGCTTGACAACGCTCCCAACATTGGGGTAAGGTACGTTCATCCTGTCCAGGGAAGCCGGAGATGCCGGGACAGGAATCAGGTTGGAGGCTCCCCGCACCTGCGGGGATGTACCTATCTGTCTCCACCTTTGTGGTGGAAGGTGAATCGTACTTTGCTTTGGCTTATACGCTTGCTTCTGGTCCGGCAAACACTAGAAGACACCTTCCATCACACATGACCGTGTAGCTCAACGGCAGAGCAAGGCTCTCTAAAAGCCATGGTTGGGGGTTCGATTCCCCCCACGGTCACTTTCCTTCAGGGTTCGCATTCATTCTTAGTGTCAGTCTCAAGAGGTGCACATGTCCGACACGCCCGAGCAAAAAGAAGTGTCCTTTGCTGATTTGCAGGAGCGTGAGTCCACGTGGCCTGCCCCTTTTCGTCTGTCAGATGACCTCACGCAAGCACTGAAGGCGCTGCGACCCGGGATGACCTTGCGTTACATGCCCCTCCAGGAAGATGGCAGCGACTATGCCTGGGGAGAGGCGCCCTTACCCAAACTCCTGGGGTCTTACGATCCCGGGAGTAATCGTTACGGTGAGTTCAGGGTCATGGCGGTCGGGGAAGAGGAGGGTGGGCCTTACGTCGAAGTCTACGAAGAGGTCTCACATGTGGACACGCCCCTTGTGCGCCTCGACCTCGACCAGAAGCTCTCGAATTTCGTGTGCTGGCGCCAGGACGTGTTCCAGACGTACACGATCGCATTGACGGGGGGTCCAGGGAGCGGCAAGAGCACGTTGATCCCTTACCTTACCGAGATGATCCAGGATATGGGCTTTCATGCTGTCGTGGTCCCGGAGACGGTCACCGCGCTCGTGGAGTCCGGGTTCCCTATCGGAGAGATGCTTTCGACGCATGAAGGATTGATCAAGTTCGAGCGTTCCCTGCTCAAGATGCAAACGACGCTCGAAGAGCAAACCACGAGGATGCCGTTTCCGGGACCGACGGTGATTCTCCTGGACCGCTCGATCCCTGACATCCTTTCTTACGTGGCCCCGCAGTTCTGGAAGCACATTTTTCGTTACGAGGAATCTGATTACTGCCCCCTGTACCGTAGCAGTGAGGACTGGCGGGAGGGATATGATCTGATCCTGCATCTCGACACCGCCGCGCGCGCTTCGGGCTATACCACCGCGAACAACGCGGCGCGGCGTGAGACCGAGGCAGAAGCGATTGCAGTGTGTGATCAGGTTTGGGATGGTTGGACGCGTTGCATGCTGCACTGGCCTGACGCGTTCACCTGGGCAACTCGATACCGCATCCAAGCCTCGGAGGATTTCGATGCGAAGTGTGAGGAGACGCTTCAAATCGTCGCCAGGGCGCTCGAAGGCTGCGAAGACATGCAGAAGAACCTGCGCAAGTATCAGGACTGGACCGCGCGTATGAAAGAGAAGGGGTCCAAATGACGCTCACGCGCTCCGATGAAATGCTTGCCCTGGCCTATGCTGAGAATCACCCCGAGCATGTAAAGCATATCAAGCACTTGTTCGATGCTTTGATGATGTTCGTGGAGCTACCCGAGGGTGTGGAGCCTACATATCCGGCGAGACGAGAGGGCGAGACGGTGCTTCCTTCGTTTCTCAAGCACGCTCACAAGATCGTGTGGAGGGCTGGTGTGCCTGTAGGTCTCGATGCTTCTCCCGGGAAAAGCCGCGCGTTCTATTGCAGGATCGAGTATCACTGGAAAGAGTTGGCGCAATACTTTCTCACGGAGCTGTCGAGACACCACCGCAGGTTTCCGTGTGGCCCCCCTGTTGAACGTTTAAGCCCTACGCAGCTCCGAGTCACGCTCACGAAAACGAAGCGCTCAGAAGCGCCCACACGCGCTCAGGAGCCTCCTGTGTTTAATAAGGGAGACTACAAGCCCGTGTTTCGTGCCGCCATGGTCTTGCGTACACGAGATAACGGTGAGGAGATAGCATGACACTGATACGTTCCGCATCCTGGCAAGCTCTCGCGCATGTCCAGGCACATCCCATTCAAGTGCAACATACCATGCATCTCTTCGAGGCAGCGGCGGCCTTTGTGGAACAGGAGGAAGGCCAGCCTCTTATCTACCCCCTGGGTGCTTGCATCATGGGAGAAGCACAGGAGAGACCCGCGTGCATCGAAGGTGCGCGCGTATTGACGGTGATGTACGACTCTGTGCTGGTGGCGCGGAGAGATTGCGGCCACATCACTTATTTCGGAAACCATGCGACATGGCAACGTGTGGGGGCGTATCTTCTTGAAGAGCTGCGTCTCTTGCACCTATGCATGAATGAAGGGGAGGCTCCTCGTTTGAAGCTCGATGATCGCTCCGAGGTTCACGCGGCCCCCACCATGGTAGCGGAGTTCAAGACCAACGCGAACGCGTCTACCATAAATCATACCCAATTCCAGCGCTGGCTTGCTTCCATCATGCGCGATGGTTTTCTGGACAGGAATGCTACAGAGCTTCCAGAGGATGAGCGTGCGTGGGGTCCACGTGATCAGGGGCCTCGGTGGGAGGTCACCCGCCCCGGACGCATCGACCAGAACCCTTGTGGTGAGATCTTCGCGGGGTCTCTCGGGACTGTGCCAACGACTGTACCAACGACGTACTCAAGTGATGACATCGACCCTGCGGTCTACAGTACAACGGGGGTTGTGATTCGTGATGGTGTAGCAGTTCCCGCGAGTGATGGAGAGCGCCCCGAGGGTTACGTGATCCCAGATCGCATGCGTGAGGCCAGGGAAGCGACCCGAGAGCAAGCGATAAACTTGCTGCGTCAGAATGCACACCTGCTGCGAGAGATGGGCATCACGTTGGACACCTCGGAAGAAGAGGAAGAACCTGGGGACACCTCGGGAGACTTCATCGAAGCGGTCGTGGCATCGTCTGTCTGGGGCTTGCATAACCTTACAGCACAAGACGCGAGCGGGGAGGACAGTGATGATAACCCGGTCTGAGAGCTTCCAGGCGTTTCTCACCATGGAGAAGCACCCAGACCTGGTGCGCTACGTCAATAACCTGCACGCTTTTCTCGCGGCATGGGGGCATGAGCATTGGCCCGCGCATCGGGGTATCCCATGCAGCCGCAGGTACTTTCCGACCATGCTCGACAGTTTGGATCTCGCGGACACGATGGTGTATAGCTGCCGCGTGATCAAGCGTCCAGACGACCTTTTTGTGGTACGCTTCGATCATGTGCCATCCGGTCGGGGTCCTTATACAGAGGGATGCTTGACTGAATGTCCGCATTGGAAGGAAACGGCGTGTGGGCTGTATGCCGTGCTGATGTTGTTACACTCGAAGGTGGTCGAACAACTCACCCAGGATGAACTCAAGACTATGATACGGCGACAGGAAGCAGACCTTAACCGTGTTCTGGGTAACCCCTTTATGGACGAGTGATTAGCGGTACCCGAAGATCTCGGCTTCGCTCTTCTCGCCCATGCAGAAGTCGGGATCACCCTCGACCCAGGTGCCATTGACCATGGACATGAGCGCGCCATCCGGTGCGGGGTCCGCGCAATACTCCAGGTACTCATCGGAGTATTTGGGCACGAGCTGCGCGGGGCTAAACGTGATCACCTCTTCCTCTTGCGGTGCAGAGCCTTCCTTGATCGGAAGCCACCACCAGATCACGCCAACACAGAAGAACGTCAGGACTCCCAAAACCAACGTTGTACGCCACATGCACACCTCCTTTCTCGCGACATAACGTGTACTGCACTATACACCTCTTATAACATGTGGTATAAACGGCTTACGCGAAAGGAGAGCGCATGACCAAGTTGACAACAGAGTTGGAGCTATCGCCCCATGTTATTGCACACCTGCGAGCGCGCGGGTTGTGCGTGCATGGCGAGGTAGCCATGTTTGGGAAGAGTATCTTCATCGACCACGTGGGGCATACAGGTCCCTGCAACTGCCCCGAGTATGTGGTGGCGGTCGAGATGAAGCGACGCTCGGATAAAACCTTGAGACGTCAGGCGTGGAAGCTCGACATCTACCACGTCGCAGATGAGATCTGGGGTGCCACGATCGCGACACCGCGCGAAGCGACCATCAAAAAGTGGGACGAGGCTTACAAGGGGGGTCGCTGGACCAAGCAAGGTCTGATGAGTTTCAATGGTGAAGGTTTCACGACACACATCGAAGCGGAGCGCCTCGATGACAGATACCTGCATCGAAACACCAGGAAGCTCCTGCTGTGTGATGAGAACAGGGACGTTCTCGCGGGGTACCCGAGTGGGGCTCAGGAGTATCACACGCATTACAAGCTCTTGCTTGCCTGGGTCGAGGCCCAACTGAAGGGCCACGAGGAGGTCACGACCAGGGAGCTGTTCGAGCGTGTGCCTCATTACGCGTCGTGCTATAGTAACCCCAGGTCCGCGATCTCGACAGTCTTGCGAGATCTCGCGGCATCATCTCGCGCGCGCCGCGTCAAGAGAGGGACCTGGACTTCCTGCACGTGAACTGCACACAACGTCTGAGTTTTATAGAGGAGAACAAGTAAATGGAAGACACATGGCCGGGCAAGCAAGCCTACACGATTGGAAACCTCCCGCAATACGAGCAATGGAAGCATACGCCCTTCTATAAAGATGTGGGAGGTTCGGTGTGGCCCACGTTGGAGAGCGCCTTGCAGTACCTCATTTACATCAAGGGCGCGCTCAAGATGGTCGATGGTACATGGGCGGGCGCGGGGGTGTACCTTGTCGCGCTCGAAGGGTCGTGGAACGACTGCACAGAACCCGTAGAGGGGCAGAAGTTCGCTTCCCTGACCAAGCCCGCCAGGGTGGTAGGGACGGTGTGTACGCATACCAACGAAGCAGGGAGACTCCTGGGAGGGCTCACCTCGCACCTGTGCATGAAAAATGTGTCTGCTGATGCCATGGCGCAAGCTCGACGTAACCCCGCGCCCGAAGCAAAGCCCGCGCGCGAGGTCAAAGGTGAGCCCAAACAAGTGATCGTCTTGCGAAAGGACCTGGAGATGCCCCCCGGGAAAGCAGCCGCGCAAGCCGCGCATGCGTCTCTCGAAGCGTTCCTCCAGGGTGCCGTCCAGGGGAGCGGGAACACCGCAGGACCGCACGCGGGGCATGGCCAGCTCCAGATGAACATGCGCGCGGAGGATGTCGCATGGCGCGAAGGCTCGTATGCCAAGATCGTGGTGGGCGTCAAGAGTGAAGAGGCGCTCCGCAACTTGCATGCGAAAGCGGTCGCGAAAGGGCTGCGTGTAGCCTTGATCGAGGATGAAGGGCGCACGGTGTTCGATGAGCCTACCGTGACCGCGCTCGCGATCGGTCCTCATTATCCAGAAGACCTCGACCCCTTGACGCGCAGGCTTCGCCTTTACAAGGGGTGACGAACGCGTCCCGCCTTCTTTGCGTAGAACAGGGGTGAGGAGGTTGGAAGTGATATATCTTATCCGCGCCGGGGAGACCTGGCGATACAAGTTGGGGCACACGGGGCGCTCGGGAGAACACCGGCGTCGGGACATGCAAGGTTCCAACTATGACAAGCTGCGTGTGGTGACGTGGTGGCCCGGAACCTGGGAGCAAGAGCAGCGTATGCACAGGCTGCTCACTCCCTGGCGTGGTGACGGCGGTAAGGAATGGTACAAGCTCACCCCGTGTGTGTTGATCGAGGAGATCACGCGTAAAGGGGTGCATCCCCCACAGCTCGAAGAGACCCTGGACCCTGTGGCGCAGCTCTTGCCACCTTTCGTCCTGGCAGAGCATTTCGAGCGCCTCCCACCCACCCCTGTGCCACAAGAGGACGTGGACGCGCGCATTCGCCAGAACATCCATGACTACTACTATGATCACGGCCCATGGCACACCGATGGGGGGACGATCACGGTGGGCAAGGGCGCGCAGGATCTCCTGACGTCGGGGCTCGTGGATTGTGATCTGTGGAAGCCTTACCCGTTGCAAGAGCTTCGCCTCGCGTTCAACTTCGACCTCACTGAACGCTATGGTGCCTGGACCTGTCTCGATGAACTCGTGGATGAGGGTGTGATTGAAGTACGTGGTGAGCACTACCGGGTGAACCCCCTGTGTGAGGATGCTTCGCTCGTGTGGGAGATGGCCTTGCCAGAAGATGATTGGGCCACATAACCTGTTTATGATCCGTGTTTTGTGGCACATAACGAAAGGAGGATGCCATGAACCACCTCGCCCCGTTGACGATGATCGCCATCTTGATGGCCTTTGTGGTGGGGTGTGGATGGTCCCGCGCAGACAAAGGCGCTCCTGACGCCGAAACGATCGCACCTCCAGAGGTTACGGAGCCTGATTCTACGGGTCGCGTGTCCTACGCGCCTACTCTACCCCCTCCACGAGAGCATGAAGACCCTGAGCGTGACGCTGGATGGGTTCTGACGTCTCCTGATATGAGCCTTGATGCTGATATGGGCACGGCACCTAAAACCGAGCAGTGTGTGTACGAGGAGGTCATCCACAAGGTGAACCCGGAAGAGATCGAATCGGTGAAGCTCCAGGGGGTGTATTCGACCATCGAGTTTACGGACAAGTTCTACCTCCCACGCGCGTTCCGCAACGCAGATCACATCCACCTCAAGCACGCTATCCTGTATGCAGAGGGTGGTGATCTGTCCTTTCTTTCCTGGGCAACACTCGACATCGCGCAGAAGGGCTTGCCTGACTACCGTGTTGCCTGGGGTTCTGACATCGACCAGGCTGGAGTCACGACTGCGCTCAATGTAAACGGTTCGATCGACCTGGCGCCTTACGCGGTAGACCAGATCACGCTCAAGGGTGTGGTGCGCGCCAAGAGTCCGCGTAAGGATACCACCCTCGCCGGGAACCTGGTGTTCGATACCTACAAGCACTGCGTCTGGAGATAAGTCTTTACGCCTCCCGTCAAATATGGTAGATACTTGTGGTGACGAAACAACACGACAGGAGATCGACCATGATCCGTGACCCCAAAAAGCAGTTCCGAATCGAACAGCTCCCGATCGTGGAGCTGGACCCGACCATTACACAAGGTCTCGAACCCGATGAACTCGACGAGTTCGAGGGCGTCAGCGTGCAGGCTTTCTTCGAGGACCATGTAGGAGAGCCGCGTGAACCCAAGCCAGGGTTGCAACGCCCGCATTGGCTCTGGGTGGCGGTAGCGCGCGGCGGTTCAGGAGACCCCACAGGAGAGATCGTCAAGGCAAGCGAAGGGTTCTTCGATGTGGTCGAGGCGTGTTACTTGACCTACGGCGCCATGTCGATGTATGACATGGAGTACGAGCAGGTCGAGGAAGGCTTGCTCGCGACCGCGTTTTACTTCCATATCCAACGAAACGATACGCAGGGGGTCTTGACCCTCAACGCGTGCCGTATCGGACGCTTGCCGGAGATGTGATGAGCGAAAAGACGGAACGAACCCGTGAAGAGGCGCTCGCCTGGGAACGCTACTTGAAGCAAACCCCCATGGTGTGGCAGCTCTATCTCGGGACGCCTGAAGCGCCTACCGCGTGGCTCGGTACCTTCGATGGTGTGTTCGACGCGCTCGGGTATCTCGGGAGCCTCGGGATCGCCAACCACAAGATCCTTGAGCGTGTATCCCACGAGAAGGACAGCACGCTCCTGTGGCACCTGAGCGGCACGTACACGCACCCGGAAGATGACTCGACCGCGTACCACTACCATGTGCAGTGCATGGTGGGTTCTGAGGATTGGTTGAGGCATCCGCACGCACTGAGCAAGTGCCTTTATCACAAGGAAGACACATGAGTAGAGATACCTCCTATTGGATGCTCTGGGATTGTACGGACTGCGGACTGCAAGGGATACCCTGTAGCCCGCGCCACCGTTCGTGCCCGGAGTGTGGCCATACAAGAACCTTCGTCGAGTTCGATAACGCCTATCTCCCGGGTGATGATGAGTCCTGGGATGAGTGGAACCACGAGGAGCGCGCGTTCACGCCTGAAGAGGAAGCGCGCTTCGGGGACCTCGGGGCGAGCTGGTTCTGCACCAACTGTCAGGCGGATAACTACGCCGATGAGCGCGAGTGTCATCATTGTCATGCGAGCCGTGGAGCTTCCGATGATGACCTGAGAGACGCGCTCGATTACGAGACCTTCCAGGCTTACATGGACGGGGACCAGGGCGTGTCTGCGTTCCTTGTGGAACAGTTTGGTGAGTATGCCGGAATGCGCGCGGCGCAAGGGCTGTCCTTTGACATGGACGATGCGCATGCGAGTCAGCTCGAACGCGCACAAGAAGGGCGCTCTGCGTTCAAGGCGCAGATGAAAGAAGAGACGCATGAAGCGCGCCCCGAGTGGGAAGATACCGACCTCCCGAGTTCGGTCGAGTATGATGCTCAGAATGCTGACGCGCAGGAGGCAGAAGCGCAGGAGGCAGAAGCGCACGAGACACCCGAAGATCCGCCCGAGATGAAGATCCCACGGATCGAACCCGTGGCGCCGAAGTCCACGTCACAGGTTCGGTACATCCCTCACCGGGTGATGTTCGTCCTCTTCTGGGGAGGCATGATCTCGGGGCTCATCCTGTTCTTGCGGTGGGGATGTACCTCACACGAGGTGGACGGCAACGTCGAAGCCATGCGTTGGGAGCGCACGTTGTACGTCGAGCGTTGGGAGAACGTGTACAAGGAAGACTGGCAAGAGAACATCCGAGAGATCCCCGAGGTGCCGCCCACGAAAGGCACAGGTGAGCGCGCGGGTGTGCATATCGTGTCATGCGCGCCCAAGCATCACCACAACGAGCAGTATGTGTGTGGCCAGCGTGAGGTGGCATGCCGCCACATGAAGACCGTGGTCACCGAGGAGCCGTGTAAAAAGCGTGTCCGACACGAGAAGGTCAAGCCATGCAAGAAGCCGATCTGGGAGACCAAGATGGTGTCCTGTCGCAAGGCGGAGCGCGTGGCCTGTGGAGAGAAGTGCTCGACGAAGCGCAAATCCAACGGATCGGCCAAGCGCTCTTGCGTGACTACCTATTGCACCAAGATGGTGGATTCGACGTGCCGTAAGCGCGTGCGCACCTGGGAGAACACGACGTGCACGGACATCACCTACACCATGGAAGACTCGACATGCACGAAGTCGCACCAGGAGCCTATCCATGACCACGACGTGGTGGACCGCATGTGCGAGCGCTCCGTGACACGCCCCTGGTGCCAGTACAAGACGCAGCGTTGGGCTTCTGCGGGGACGTACAACCTGAGCGGTACCAACGAGCCCCGTTGGCCCGAGGCGTCCCCTGGTGTCCACGAGCGCACGCGTACAAAGGGGAGCTACTACGTCACCCTCGGGTATGATAAGGACCCGAAGGCGTTCAAGCCTGAACATGGGTACTCCAGAGAGTTCGAGGTATCCCTGGAGACCTATGAGCAATGGAAGGTCGGTGACCCTGTGACGTTCTCGGTCAATAACTTCGGCGGCACCGATGTCCTGCGCGGTCCTCAGTAAGGAGTACCTCAGTAAAGAATACCTGCGCTGATCCTCAATACCCTACTTGACATCACCCATCAAGTAGGGTATTTCTGTCTCTGACACTCGGGAATGGGTGTTGTTCGAGGTCATCGGCGTGCTGAACTGTGACAAGATGTCTCAGAGTGTTCCCCGCGCATGCGGGGATGGTCCGCGCTCGAAGGACGAGAAAGACAAGGAAGCGCAGTGTTCCCCGCGCATGCGGGGATGGTCCGCCAAGAAGGGCTTGACCTCGATTTTGATTCGCGTATTCCCCGCGCATGCGGGGATGGTCCCGTTTGGGAAGAGAGGGGCTCACTCTACACGCAGTGTTCCCCGCGTATGCGGGGATGGCCCCACACCTGGCGTTGACTGAGACGACAAGAGAGAGTGTTCCCCGCGTATGCGGGGATGGCCCGCCGTGCCAGATAGCACAAACCAGGTTCCCCGCGCATGCGGGGCTTAGGAGAAAAGAGATGTATCATTTTATGCGAGTCACAGCGGGAAACCGCGTTCATGCCGTGTACGCGACGCCGCCACGACAGCAGAGTTGCTTCGTGCTCCCGGATCTCGGAGCATACGCGGTCGGTGATCTGTTTCCAGGGTATAGTCACGTCCTGGCGACGGCCACGCTCGAAGATGGCCGGACCGTGCGTCTCAGCCCCTTCCCCGACCGGGACGTTACCGCGTTGCGCGCGTGGCTCACCGAGCAGGGCTACACTATCCTGTGACCATATTCATTATAATGCATATTCTGTGCAATTCGGGTCTCGAAAGTAGCTCGAAAGGTCTTGATATGCATTATAATGAATATCGAGGTGCTCTATGTTGATTAATGCGTTCCATGATGAGCTGCGTACCGTAAACAAGGCACGCAAGTGGCCTCAGAACATGATCCACGCACAAGCGCTGCACTTTCTCCAGATCATCAGGGCAAGTGGTGGGGTGTGGCGCGGGGATATGTATGCCATGGCGAGCTGTGAAGGGATAGGTGCCTGGAAGCTGTTGGCAGTGATCGAGGTTCTTCAGAGTGAATACGGGGTTTCTCATCGCGTGATCCGGTACTCGCAAGAGACGTATTGGGATAATGTGCGTGAGTTTCGTTATCCGTCTTGAGCTTTCTGTCTTTACACCTTCTAGCGCTTGTGGTAACAAGAGACTCCAATGGCACACACGACAACGGAGTCAATCATGCCACAAGATCTTATCAAGGCCGCGCGCCTGCTCGCAGGGCGCAAGCTCGAAACCGAAAAGTCCTGGGTCATTTCAGACCGGCAAGCGCTGAAGCTCACCATGGAGCTGGATTTTCAACCTGTCTGCGGATGGGTGCGCGCGGTCGCGCTTCTCCAGAGCCTCGCGCCAAACTTGCCTACCGCGACGCATATGCAGATCCCCGAGAGCGTGGTAGAGCTGTCGGATACGGAACTGGGCTTTGACATTCTGAATGCGTTCCATGACACGCTGGCGCCACCCAATGCCATGGTCGCGCTCACGCTGGCGCTGTCTCTCAACCCGTTGTGGGTACTCATCCTCACTGCGGAGCTTCAGGGCAAACCCAAGACTTTCAAGCCGCACGCCGCCGCCCATGGCGCGCGTATCGCCACGGTCGTGCAAGAGCTTATTCGAGACTTCGAGTGCATGCTCGAAGAGGCTCTGACGTATGATGAGGTGCAGGAAGGCTTCGCGCGCCTGATTCGAGAGCACCACGAGTCTCTCACTGCCTTGAATGAGGAGGGAGAAGAGTTGGGCTTGAATGTGATTGGAGGGCCGCCTCTCGCGTCTTATTTCAAGGAAGCCCTCGACACGCTCCTGTCAGACGTGTACGTCCCGCTCGGGTACACCGTCGAGGGGATGCCGGAGTTCTACGCCCCTACTAACTAAAAGGTTGTCAGAAAGGCACCCCCCAAACAGCCTACACACCTGGAGAGGCATGAGATGACGTTTTCCAAATACCACATGGTCCGGGGCTACGCGTGGAACCGGACCCACATGATCGTCGAAACCGAGACCCGCGAGGTCATGGCGCCGATGATTGATGTGACAGGCAAGCTCTATTACGAACTCGAAGACGACGAAGGCGCCCTCCAGTACGTGCCCTGGCTCGGTGCTCACAAACACTTCCCCGAGGATGAGCACGTTCACCATGCGCCAGGGGATGAGTACGTGTTCCCTTCACCCCGATGAGAGTTTTACACCTCCTAATCCTTGTGGTATCAGCAAGTGCACGATGATGAAAACACAGACTGACACGACAAGAGGTATTCCCATGCACGAGTTCATCGAAAACTTCACCGACGTGAGCCTCGACCAGCTCCGAGACGCCATCGACTTCGAGCAACGCTCGGTCACGGTCTATGGCAAGCGCTACCCACAACCTCGCCTGACCGCGTGGTACGGCCCTGTAGACTACACGTACTCCAACCTGACCTGGGAGGCGCGCGAACTTCCCCCCTTGCTCCTGGAGCTACAGGAGGCGGTCCAGGCGCACGTAGGAGAGCGACTCCCCACGGTGCTCGCGAACCTTTACCGTGATGGCTCCGACAAGATCGGGTGGCATGCGGATGATGAGGAGCTGTTCGGGGAGGATGCCGTCATCGCGTCCCTGTCCTTTGGCGCCGCGCGTGACTTCAAGCTGCGCCGTAAGGACCGCAGCGAGCAGACCGATCTCACCTTGACTCACGGGAGCTTGCTCGTGATGCCGAGAGGCATGCAGCGCACCTGGGAGCATTCCTTGCCCGCGCGCAAGAGAGTGACCGAGCCTCGTATCAACCTGACGTTCCGTTCGCTCGTGTAAAAACGTCAGACCCTCTCGACCGTATGTCGCCTACCTGTCCTGGCGGCGTAAGAGCTTTCTTCGTTTTTTCTTCGAGAAAGTTTTTACGCCCCTCATGCCTTGTGGTATCAGTAAATGTACGGAACGGAAGACGACAACACACCACGGCACGAAACGATATGAGGGACATCATGACGGAAGTTAAAGTGAACGGCATCGAGTGCGAAGTGTATGACGAAGGTTGGAAGATCGCGGTCGAGTGTGACGCGAAAGCGACAAGGGCAGAAGCGCGAGCCATCGTCAAGGCAGCCTGCGAAGCTGCCGAGATTGACCCCAACGGAGTTACCCACGTCTACTTCCACGGCGAGACCTCTTACGAGTGGTACATGGAGATCCTCTGAGAGCCTCGCGGACACACCAACCCAACCTTAGATAAGGAAGTGATACCATGTATAAAGCCAAGAGCGGAACGCACCCTGACGTCAAGACTCGCGAGACCCACTGGGTCGAGAAGAACGGGCAACCCTTGAGGATGCCACAAGGGGGCGTCGTGACCTACAGGTCGCGAGAGGAAGCTGAATTTGCCGCACGTTGCATGACTCGCAAAGCAAGGAAGTGATACCATGGCCTACATTGACGACCTCCTCGACACCTACATCGACGCTCCCCGCGAGGCAGTGAAGTTCATCGACCTGCCCGCCAACTCCCCCTTGCGCGAGGGGGGCTGGACCCGAGGCATCTCGGTCCTCATCCTGAGCCCAAATATCATGCACCTTCGCGGGAAGCTCTCGGAGCTTGGCAAGGCGCTCGGAGTCGGAGACCCCGACGTGGAGGCGGTGATTTACCCCTGGCATCAGGTGGTGTTTCCCTGCCCCGATGACCTCGACCCCAAAAAGTGAGGCACCTCTCACCCGCATGTAGCCTCTCTCTCACGGGGCTGTAAGGACTTTCTTCGAGAAATCTTGAAGAAAGTTTTTACGGTACCTTACCCTTGTGGTATCAGTAAGTGTACGGACAAGACGACAACGAAACAGCACGACACGATAGAGAGGGACACCATGACGGACCAAATCGCACCAAAGTACACCGAGCACCTTCCTCAACATATCGCGAACACCATCGAGCGCCAGCTCGAACAGGGCCAGGTCACGCTCCGCATGAGCGCAGGCACGGTCAAGGTGACCTACACCAACGGCACCACCTACTGGTACTACCGCGAGCAGCGCATCAACCGCCTCGCAGACGGGGACTGGAAAGTGCGCATGATTCAACAGCGCCGCGAGCACTACCCCGGAAGCCTCAAGCGCTGCAAGCAGTTCGTGGACCAATGCCTTGAGGAGAAGTGAACCATGGCCATGACCCGACAAGAGATCGCCCACCCCTTCTTTCGCGACCGCGTGATGGAAGGGTTCGAGGTTTTGTGTGACCACACCGGAAAGCGCGAGTTTGTCGCGCACGAATACTGGTCCCTGTTCACCATCAAGGAAGGCTGGGAGGCTGTCGCCTGTCGCTTGACCAAAGCGATGGATGAGGCGGCCAACGCGGAGACGCCTGGAGAGGCACGGAACATTCTGTTCGACGCGCTCCACGCTCCAGAGAACGTCATCTTCGGTTCTGCCGATACCGAGGCCAGGGACTTCGCCTGCGCGTGTCTCTCGCGTCTACGTGGCGATACAGGGCCGCAGTGGATGTAAGGCTTGACTCTTCTCATGACGTCAAGGTATGCTCTCCGGGTTCGATAACCTGAACCTGGAGACCGTTGTATGGACATACTCACATGGGACTTTAGCGCCGTCGATTCAGCAGAGGCGTTACTCGCGGTCATCCGCGAGATGAAAGCGCACCTCGACTCGATGGAAGAACGCCCCCATATGCACGGCATCACGCCTCAAGAGGTCGAGGCTGCGTATCTCTTGACGTTGCGCTACTACTGGGTCGCGCATGGTCTTGAGTGGGAAGGTGAAGACACCAAACGGTGGACCAAGCGTTACCAGCAGATGTGCCGCTTGCGCTATGGGGTTAGCACATGTGGGTTGTGCGGGCCGCCTTCATCCGAGATGCCCATGAGCCTCGAAGAGTTGGTCACGCACTTGAAAGAGCTGCGTACCTTGCAAAACGAGATAATGCTCGTGCGCTTGAAGGCGTGGAAAGAAAAGATAGGACGCTCTGTAGCCAAAGAGCCAGCCGAAGAAACAGAAGAGGTAGAAGACACATGATTCACGTAGACAACATCCGGCTGGGACACGCCAGTAACTCATCCTCCACACACTCGATCCTCGTGTTGCCTGGGTCCGCGCAAGAGCAAGGTATCTCTCCTGTCGCCCCGGATATGGGGCTCCAGCAGTTTGGGTGGGATCAATTCACCTTGACCGAAACCGAAGACAAGCTCCGCTACTTCAACCAGATCCTCGCCAACGCGTTGGATGTGCCCGCCTGGATCAAGCCGCAAGCCGTCGAAGGCATCACGGGTATCCCCTATGACCCTGATGGTTTTATCGACCACCAGAGCATGTGGAATCTCCCTCGTGACATGAGCACGGGGCATGTGCATGAAGGCTTCGCGCGTGCGGTCGCAGCTTACTTTGGGCGCGAAGATGTTGTGATCCTCGGAGGGAACGATAACGGCGGTACCCATCCGCTCCGAGAACAGGCAGAAACGAGCACCAGTGATTGGAGCGTGCAGCGCTTTGATATGGAGAAACACTTCAGCAGGGTGGTGTACGCGCGTCAGGAGGGGGACTGGTGGGTCACCTTCGATCCTGTGTTCGGGAACAAGGTCACGATCAGCTTCGAGAAGAACCCGAAGCCGCGAGAGCGCGCGCCCGTGCCCGAGCTTCTCGACATCAAGATCAACCAATACTGCCCGTTCGGGTGTGCGTTCTGTTCTCAAAGCTCGACGATGGATGGCTCACATGCGGATCTCTTCCGTCATTCGTGGGCGCGCTCTCTCGCGAGATGGGGTGTCTTCGAGGTGGCCCTGGGAGGGGGAGAGCCGACGTTGCATCCAGGGCTCAACACGTTTATCGATGAAGCGCGCAAGGCCAACCTCAACGTGAGCTTGACGACGCGGAATCTGGCATGGTTGCGTTCCCTCGGGCCAGACATCGGCTGCCACATCCGCGCCGTGGGGTTCTCTTGCCACAGCCCGGAGGAAGTCTTCAAGGTCGCAGCAGCGCGGCCTACCTTCCCTGGAGCACCTTCGATCCGTTTGCATGTGGTGGTGGGGACGATGCCTCTCGATGACATCGTGGAGATCGTGGCTCGCGCACAAGAGCACAAGCTCGAAGTGCTCTTGCTCGGGTACAAGCCTGTGGGCTTTGGTAAAGACTTCGAGACGCATGATATGACGGGCTTGTACGAGCGCATCATCACGTCTGTCGAGACCGCAGGGTGGCGCGATAGTGGCCCCTGGAGGTACCTCGGGATCGACACCCAGCTCGCCAAGGCGTGGGAAGAGGGGCTGCGCGCCAACAACCTCGACACTTACTTCTACACGCTCGAAGGGTCACGTTCGGGTTACCTCGATTTGATGGAGATGGAGCTTCGCCCCTCATCTTACGCGCCCGCTGAATACAGCGTGCCCCTCGCAGACACGAACGGACGTTGGTTCGATGTGCAGGAACGCATGCAAGAGGCATGGGATAAGATGCGCGTGTATGAACCGACTGTGTATTTGGAGTGTGTGTGATGGAACTCGACCACCGAACGCTCGAAGGGTATCCGCACCTGGCCAGGGTGTACGCCACGTTGCTCGGTGAGCTGCGATCTTCTACCCAGCAGCAATATCCCAGTTGCTATGCTCGTGCGTATTCTGCGCTCACAGCGCTCCCCTGGCTCCACCCTGACCGCACAGAGCACTGGGACTGGTACTACCCTACCCTGCGCCGTGAATCGCCTGAGCTTGCCGCAGAGACGCTCCAGTCCCTCACAGATGCCTTGTTTGTGGCGTACACCTCGCCTTGTGATCCGCTGTATGCGTTGCTGGATTGGACAGTCACGTCACTGTGGGCCAAGGCTATGGAGCGCGAGTGGGCGATGTTCGCGACCGCAGAAGAGCCCGAGCTTGTGTGGGCGGTGTGCCTGGTTCCTGCGTATGGAACGGATGACCCGTACCACTGTTACAAGGCCGTGACCTCCTCGAAGGGGGTGACGCTTGAGCGGGAAGACGCCACCCGTCTCCTGTATATGATGCAGATGAACATCGACTGGACCCACCATCCCGATGACACCCCGAAGGGTCCAGAAGGGGGGAAAGCGGGCGAAGTGGTGTGCTTTCAACAGATCGACAGCACCATCTCATACGTCTCACCTCTGGGAGGTGTGGTGTATGTGAGACCCTGGCAAACCCCGAGCCGGGGGTATTCTTTCACGACCAGACGGTTCCCCTGGTGGGTTAATGTGCGTGGAGGGTTGTTCTACCTCAAAGAGGCCGAAGAGGTGCGCACGTTCCATCACCGTACTCCTGCGTCGCGCGAGCGTGCCCAGGAACGTGCGCGTATACAGGCGATGACCTATGCGCCGCCTGTCTCGCGTTTCCAGGCGGAGATGCTCCCGCATGAAGGCTTCCAGAATCTCATGGGCATCTTACAAGGGGTACCGAGCGAAGCCTTGCGAGAGCACTTTTACTATGTGCACGAGAAGTTCAAGAGCTTCAAACCCTGATACACTTGACAGGGTTACTTCTTTTGAGGTAGAAAGGAACCTCCATGTTCGATGATGGGCATGGAGGTTTTTTCATAGGAGGAATCATGTGGCGTTGTTTCGGTAAGCCAAAACCCGCTCCAGCAGATGCGAGTACGGCGGGCGCGACCTTGCAGGTGTGCTTCGGTGCGCACAATGTGGGGTATTACGTGGACGTGCGTGGCAAACAGCTCGACATAGGGTTGGGTCGCTTCTCGCTCCTCATTGTGAACAAGGATCTCCAGGTCTTGTACGGCAAGCTCAAGACCTCCTGGCAAGACGCCAACAACTTCGTGGGCGCCGCCAGGAACCTGCTCTCACGAGAGGAGATGTTGCGCATCCTGACGCATGCCGAGCAGACACAGAGCGAAGAGAGCCTTGGGGACTCGCCATGATCATCAACCTCTTCAAGAAGTGGCGCTTCAATCTCCCTGAAGAACAGGAGAAACGTGCCGTGCAGGCGCGAGAGCAGTTGGCGCGCGAGGAGCGTCTTCGGGCGGCAGCGGATTTTGATTTCCTGGCAGCCATACGCCTGGATCTTCTTGGCGAGAAGCAAGCAAGGCGAAGCCTGCGACGCGCGAAAGAGCATCGCAAAAGTCTCGACGATGCCTGGGATGAGATGATAGATAGGAGCATAGAGACGTGATCGAGAACACCTTTCGTGCCTGGAAGAAAGAACATGACAAAGAGGAGAAGCTACGGGAAGCGCGCGCCAAGGTGGACTATCTCCTCAAGGTGATCGGTCAGGTGCAGGAAGCATCCAACTATCCTCCCCGACTTCGTTATGGTGATGCGCTCTATCTCCTGAAAAGCTATGAGAGCCAGGCATCGGAGCTGTACAAGCCTTACTTCCAATACTACATTCGCATGCTGGAGAGCCTCGCGTTTGTTTCTGATGTCACAACGGATACAGATTCACCCACAGGCTTTATCTTGAGCGTGTCGGCTGCTACAGTGGACCCCGAGTGGGCCTGGGTGCCCAGGGATGGCACGCTCAATCAGAAGACCGGCCTACCTCCCGTCGATTGGTACCTATAACAGACTCAGAGGATAAGCTATGCAAGAGCCCGAAGAGAGGAAAGCGTTTAGACAGGAATGTGAGGCAAAGGCGTTGGAGTGGCGCGAGCGTCTCGAAGAGAAGTATGCGCATCTGCTCGGGGAAGATACGGGTGTGTACGCCCCGCTTGGGTGGCTCCCGCTTGTCGAGAGCTATCTCGCCATCGCGGATCACGCTTATGGTCGGTGGCAAGAGAACGTCAAGCTCCGCGAGGGTATGCTCGAAGATGGTTATGACTTGACACAGCACCCCTACACCTGGGTCAACGCCTACTTCGAGAAGTACCCCGAGAATCCGATGCAGGACTTCGAGATCACGACCATCAAGAGCAAGCTCGGGTCACTGCGCATCTATACGATGAACAGCACGGACCGCCTCGATGGGGCCGTCCTGATGGCGGAACAAGCGTCGCGTTGTATGTGCGAATGGTGCGGACAGCATGGCTCCCGCGCGCATCGGGGATCGTGGATGTTTGTCGCTTGTGACACTTGTCGTGATCTGATGGGCTTGACGGCGCCTTCTCCCCCCAAAGAAACCTCTTGACTTTACCACTTACCCCGTCTACGGTATTCTAGCTTTAGCCAGAGACAGTGTGCTCCTGTTGCATTTGCGAGGTGGAACGTGCAAGACTGGCGAAAGCGTATTGTATCGAATAAGGCTGTGTTGAATGGCCGTCCGACGATTCAGGGGACGCGCGTTAGCGTGGAGTTCATCCTGTCGCTGCTTTCCAGTGGTTGGACACTCGAACAAATCCTGGAAGAGATGCCGCAGCTTACATCCGAGGATGTATGGGCGGCGATGTCCTGCGCGACGGATGTGTTGCGCTTGCTTATCGAGCGTGACCTGCACAAGAAGTTCATCCCGGTCGTGGATGATCCGCTGAACCGCAGTTAGGAAGCAACCCGGAATGAAGTGGGAGTTTGGCCGTGAATATTGCCTTCCTTATGGGCGTGATGACAGGTGGCGTGGGGATCTTTTTGCTTCTGGCGATGATCTATGCTCACGCGACACTACAGGAGCATCGTATGCGTCGCCTGGGGGCGCTCAAGCCCGAGTTGATTCCCGGCCCGAAGAGGAGGTTGTCTGTGCGTGATGTCGAGCTTAGTGAAGGTATGGTCTGGATGCATGACGAGACCACCAATCGGTTTCATATCGTGGATGACCAGGGCATCTTTCATCGCGTGTCGATGAACACTTTGGTGGTGCTTTCATCTCAACTCCGTTATGCTCAAATCGAATGGGCTCATTCGGGATACGAAGGCGCGGACCGTCAACTGGCGGCGAGGTTCTTCGAGGTATTGGGTGAGCGTGTGCTCGCGATCCGACGTGAATTTACGATCGCAGAGGATGGCGAGGGTGAGCTGCGTCTGGTGCTCTTGCTCGCTGAGAAACCAGCAGATGGCGTCTCTATCGAGTTCGAGGGTGAGACCGTTTCGATTATGGAAGTCATCGAGCAGGTCGAACAGGAGTTCTGTGGCGCGGAGTCCCGGACCGAGATGTTTCAGTGGTTTTACCATAACGCACCAGGTCTCGATGTCATGTGGAGTCACGCTTCCTGTCACGTGTGGGGGTGGCTCGCTCCTGAAGAGGAGATCTGTGAAGACTACCACACTGTCTGCATGTGGACTCGCGAAGACCTCGGGCTCACTCCGTTGTTTACTCCAGAAGAGTTATCTACCCTGACCAAGAGGAAGTAATATGGCACGCGAAAAGAATGTGGATGCAAGTGGGTTCGCCAATCATGATGATCGTGATCGGGAGCGCACCTATAAAAACGAGCATGTCCAGTGCCCGGGTGACATGCTGCATGAATATTTGCAGAAGACATACATCACCCAGGAGCAGTTCGCCACCAAGACGCATATCGAACTCGCGTACATCAAGCGCATCCTCGCGGGGGAAGCTGTGTTGAGTGACGAAGTGTGCCTGCGCCTGTTCCAATATACAGGCATCCCTGCGTGGCTCTGGCGCCGTCGAGACAATCAGTACCAACAGGTGCGCGTCGAGCTTTCCCAGGCGCAGCGCCTCGCAAACGCCGCGCAGGAGGCGTCTTCGCTCGAAGATAAATCTTGACGGTAACAGTGTGTTGGGGTATCTATAGCTGTATCTCAATGTAGCACGCCAACTCAGCATCACAAGAGGGATAACCCATGCAAGTTGCCAGGAAGATCAATGAGCGCGATGACCTTTACGCCACCCGGATTCAAACGCTTGAAGACGGGGAAGAGGTCTGGCGGTGCGAGTACATCAAGGAACGCTTGCCCTTCTACGCGGTGTGTCGCAATGGCTTCGAGTTGTATACCTCGAAACCTGGGTCGGGAAACCACACCATGGGCCTTCGTGATGCGCTCGCGGCGTATCGTGATCTCAAGTCACGTAGCCAGTAAGCCTCGCACCAGGAATATCACCGCTATGTTGTGGGTTTTCAATCTCACGCGGAGGGTTGCGTGAGTTGGTAAACGGCCACCTTGGAACGGTGAGGCATCGCTTGAGTGCGGTACAGGGGTTCGAGTCCCCTACCCTCTTCTCTCAAAACACAAAACACATATAGACGTGAGCGCGCGGCTCGGGTACACTGAGCTGACCGATGGGCACCCCCATAGGGGAGGTGCCCTTTTTTATGGCAGATCGTACTTGTACAACCACAAAGGAGTCTACATGCCAAACGAGAACAAGACCGAGATCATGTGTGTGCTCGATGCTTCAGGTTCGATGAACCGCATCAAGATTGATGCCATCGAAGGGTTCAACAGCTTCCTCTCGGAGCAGCAAGAGGAAGACGCGGATGACTGTAGTCTGGGTGTGATCACGTTCAACACGGAGGTAACCGAGCTGTACCCTTTGAGCGATGTGCAGGCGCTTGAGCCGTTGACCGAAGCGCTTTATCGCTGCTCGGGGGGTACGGCGCTTTACGATGCGGTGGGAGGCGCGATCGACTCCATGGGAGAGCGTTACCGCGCCATGGAGGAAGCAGAGCGTCCTGGTCGTGTGATGGTCGTGATCATCACGGACGGTGCGGAGAACTCGTCCAGGGAATACACGCAGCAGCAGGTGAGCGAGATGATCGAGCACCAGCAGGACAAGTACAACTGGAAGTTTGTCTTCCTTGCTGCGAACATGGATGCACACGCCGCTGCGCAAGACCTCAACATCAATTTCTCCGCGAACTATGAGGCGAGCAGTGATGGTGCTCGCGCGCTCTACAGCGCCAACTCCAGCGCCGTGCGTGCGTGGCGTAAGGGTGGCGGCTACAACATCTCCGATGAGGAGGTGAAGCAGGAGACCGACCGCCTCGCGAACGCGAACAACACCTCGAATGCAGATGCGCAAGACGCATCGCAAAGCACGCCTTGATGGGCCGCTGATTTTTAGGTTTACAGCCTCCTTATGTTGTGGTAACAAGAGTGGACAGTCACTCGAAGACGACACGACAACATGAGGAGGTTTTTTATGCCCTGGACACCCGATGACGTTGCAGCGGTCCACGCACAAAAGCGTGCGGAAGCCAAACGACAAGAGCAAGAGACCATCGACCGTTACATGCGCGAGTTGGAGCTGGTGATCGAAGCAAGTACAGAGTTTCCCCTGTACCTCACCGGCATCTATCAATCTGACGTAGACGCGCTCAAGGCTTACCTCGAAGGTTTGGAGTGGCATGTCGAGGTTCAGACCGATATGAACCCAGACAGGACCGGCATACAGTTCGCGCTGTCGCCCAAGTCTTGACCTGTTTTCCATTTCCTCGCCTCACTAGACTATGCAAGGGGGAGCCATGGCCACTGAATCAGAAAAGCACGGGCGTTACACGATACACACCGAAGACTACAGCGAGGACCACTATCGTTGCTACATCGAAGTGTCCTATCCCAAAGGGTACACCTACCATTGGGGGTCGAAAGAAGATCCCCCTGATTGTTACGGGCAAGGCTCGGTCGAGCACTATACGGCGGGGTACGCTTCTACGAGAGCAGAAGCCTTCGAGCTTGGGCGACGTTGGATCGTATTGCAACAGAAAAAGCCGTTCACGGTCGAGTGGAAGATGCAGTACAGCTTTCGCGCATACCCCGGAATCAGCCCCACGCGATGGAGCGTCCTCGACCACCTCTTCTTTACCCTGGGCAATGGTATCGAGTGGCTCGATGGCCAGCTTGTCCCCAGAGACGTCTCCCTGATCGCGATGGAAGATGTGGTGGAGGGTTCGCGCCAGCTTCGAGAGGAGTACGTGCGGCACGAGGCAGCCATGAGAGAGCATGACGAGAGGGAAGGAAATAAGGTTTCCTCGATGATCGAGAAGACCTTGGAAACCTGGTGCAACCTCGAACGTTTGTGGTGGCGACCCTCGACTATCGCGGGCATCCCGGATGATGATACCCTCATCCAACACGTCAAGGACACCTCGGAACGTTACTATGGGATCGGTCTGAGTTCCTGGTATGACACGCAGCCCCGCCCGCTCCCCTTGCCAGACGGCTGGCTCCGTGTCTACCCCTTCTCCAAGCCGTGCAACATCTGGATGATGCCTGACGACGTGGAGGATGATTGGTTGTCTGCGGGCTGGGAGGCATTGCATCTGGCAGCAACGCGTGGCTCTGAGGCTTCAATCCGGCTCAAGTGTCGAGAGTGTGCGTCGTACCTGTGGGGTCGTTTTGGTGAGCGTCTCGTGTTGATGGGAGAGGTGCCCTGGCATATCAACCTCCCTGTGGATGATGGGAAAGACCACGACTACATGAGCACACAAGATTACTACATCGAAAAGCAGGCTGCTTCTCGATGCGAGCAACGTGTCGAGGCGTACCGAAAGTATCTGGCGAAGATGCGCGCCAACCCGGAAAGCGAAGGCGAATACATTCCGATGGATGCGACCCTATAACCTCCAACTCATAACCGACATGAGGACTTCGATGAGACAGGCAAGTAACGCCCTGAAAGCCTTGCAACAAGTGATGTATGCGAGCGCGATGGATGCTCTCACTCCTTTCCCCCCGCAAGAGGAGTTACGCGAGGCATTGATGGATGCGCTGGATCATGCACGCGAGGTGATGGCAGCAGGCGAGATCGAAAGGCTCGCAGACCTCGAACCCTTCACACCGGATGAGGCAGGTCAGCTTGTCAACGCGGTGTGTTCCTGGCTCGAATGCCGCACCTATGAGTTTGCCTTGCGGGACCGTGCCCCAGAGGACACGTGGCCCAAGTCCTGGTACTCCTTCTTCGTGGATGCAGACCATTCATCACTCCTGGCGAGGCTCCTGGATGGGAAGCAACCCTTGCCGCACCCCCCGCCCAAGTTCTACTCTCGCCCCTTTTACTCGCTCTTTGACGAAGGTATGGTAACCTTGAGCGCCACGAGCGTGGGCTTCCCTGAGAAGGACCCGGAGGCGGTGGTGATCGGGCAATCGAGATACAAGCTCGTGCGCGCGTTCGAGGAAGACTCAAAACAGGCTTATATCCTTTCTGATTGGAGGTACACACGAGGGGATCGAAGTATCCCTCCCGAGGCTGTGCCTTTGAGCAGCTATCTCCTGATGGAAGATACACACCTGGCAGTGGTCGAGCATACCGATGAGGGGATCGAGGTTATCGAACCACGCCACAAGCTACACACGTATAGCCTCCAGGTCTTGACAGACACGGAGGCGCGCACTTACCTGGAGTAACCATGACACCTGTGCAATGGCGCTTTATCAAGGACATCGAGCATCCTGTGTGGGAGAACACTTCCAGGGATTTGGTCGTGATTCCTCTCGAAGACCTCGGACCCGAGTATGAACGTCTCGTGATGGTCCCCCCTGGTGTAGCGCTCCAGTGCCTCCCGAACAAGAACGAGCTGCTCACTATCGGACCTGATGGGAAACACAAGACGCACAAGTTTCTCTCTGAGGAGAACCTCGGGCACATCGACGACGCTTATGAAATGTTCGCGCAGATGCTCGACGAAGATGACTCGATGATGCGCCAGATGCCTTCCTTGAACTGATCACGTGCTTAGATTATGGCCTGAGTCGGGCACGTCCTGACTTGGAGGGGCCTTACCTGCGTGGGTGCAGGTGGGGCCTTTTTATTTACGCCCCTCTCCTTTTGTGGTATACCTTACGTGTAGCGTTTAACACACAAGGGAGACCACATCATGCCTACCCGTTATCAGACCCTCCTCGAATCCGTCCGCCACGAGCCTCGTAACAACCCAGCCATCGTCGGTATGGGGGATTGCCGCGAGTATTTCCAGATCTGCGCGCGCCGCATGCTCAAGCTCTGTCCCGGGACACCCGCGCCTTACCTCGTATCTCAAGCGAGCGCGTTCTATGCTAACGAGTATGGACAAGTCCCCGAGACGCCCGAGCAGTGGTGTGAGGCGGTCGGTGTCCTGGAGCGTGAGTGGGAGCGTCAGGTCATCGCCGCGAATGCGGTTCGGCGGCGCACCGATGCTTTTTTTCTGAATCTGGGCAAATAACTTTTACGCCCTCTATACCTTGTGGTAACAAGAGGTGTACGGACAAGACGACAACACCACGGACAAGAGATAAGGAAGGACATCATGACGATCGCAGCTCCAGATTACACCGTCGCTTACGGCAACAAGTACGCAGAAACCAAGGACCTCGACATCGCAGAGATCGCCAAGCTCGTCCGCAAGGACATCCGCGCCGCGATCAAGAAGGGTGACCTCCCCAAGATCAAGGTCAGCGCGAAGATCTCGCGCTACTCCGGTGGCCAGAGCCTCGATGTCACGGTCAAGGAAGCACCTTACGAGGTCATGCGTGACCCCACCGAGGAAGAGCTTTCCTTTGGTGAAGACTGGAAGCGCTACACGAAAGAAGCCTCCAGGGTCGAGGACATCCTCGAAGCCATCGTCAAGGCGTACAACTTCGATGGTAGCGACATCCAAACAGACTACTTTCACGTCCGCTTCTACTCCCATGTTTCGCACCGCTGCTGACACCAGCTCGAAAAAAGAAACCTCCCGAAGCCCGCATGCTACAAGGCATTGCGGGCTTTCTTCGTTTTTTCTGTGAGAAAGTTTTTACGCCCCCTAACCCTTATGGTATCAGTAAGTGTACGGAACAGAAGACGACAACAACACGGCACGATACGATAGAGAGGCATCCCATGACGAACCAAATCGCAGACAAGTACCTCCAGCACATCACCCCAGCAATTCTCGACAGCGTGATCGAGGACATCGAACAAGGCGGAACGGTTCGCATGAGCGCAGGAACGGTCAAGGTGACGGATTGGACGGGCGAGAGCTTCTGGCACTACCGTGGAAAGAGGATCTACAAGCAGGAGCACAGCCCAAGCCCCTGGAACATCGCTGGAGAACCTTACTCGAACCATTCGAGCCTCAAGCGAATGAAGGCATACATCGACGCTCAACTCGATGCCTGAGCGACACACGGAACACGAACCCTGGAAGAAAAGGAAGGACATCATGACGACGCAAAAGCACCTCTACCGCCAACACACCTTTTACTGCACCGATGACTCCGAGCGCCCCTGGTGCATCACAGGCGACCTCACCTTTCGAGGACGCTCGGCAGGTGCCGCAGCAGCAGAGATTGACCGCAAGATCGCTTCGGGGCAAGAGCGCCAGAGCTTTGGCCAGGAAGGGCAAGCGTTCCGTGATCTGTACGGGACCAAGTATGCTGAAACCGCGATGCTCTCTTCTTTCGAGCTGGCGGCGGAGATGAACGCGGAGTTCAAGCGCGCCGTCAAGGATGGCCGCCTCCCCAAAGGTACCAAGATCGCCGTGGTGGATCGCACAGGCCAGCGTGGGACGCCCAACTACGGTGTCACCATCAAGGCGGCTCCAGTGGCCCTCGCAACGTCTCCAGGCAAGCTCACCAAGGAAGCGCGCGAGTTTCAAAGCATGGTGGTCACTATTCTGAACCAATACAGCCGCCCTTCGACGGTGGACGTCCTGCCCACTGAATACACCTTCCGTTTCCACTACGCGCTCGACGTGCGCCTGGGCTGATTGGCTCGGCTGGCGGGGCGTCAGACGCGATAAGAATCCACTTATAAACCAGGGGAGCCGGTAAAGGCTTTCTTTGGTTTACTTGTGGAGACATCAATGCTGCGCGTGCTCGCTCAACCTGATACCGTGACTGTGCTGCTCGTCGATGCAGCCGGAGCGCCATTGACGGCGCTTGTTGCTGCTGATGTCGCGCTGTACTACCGCAAGGACGGTGGCCCTGCGACACAAAAGACCCTCGACGGTACAAACTTTCGAGAAGTCGATGCTACCAACATGCCGGGCATCTACGAGGTGGACTTTACCGCCGATGAGTTGGATGAGCGAGGTGAGTTTGTCTTCGTCATCACCGAGGTCGGGGGCTCGGGTGTCGCGCAGTACACGGACACCTTCCAGGTGGGTGAGCCTGTTCCACCCGAGAGCGAAGTATACGGGTTGGACATCGCGCAGAACAGCGAACGCGCCTTCCTCGTCGAGCTTGAGCGTGATGGGATTCCAGTTACGGGCGCCACGCTCGAAGACATCGCTGTCGATACCTACCTCAATGGTGCTACGGTAGCGAACACACTCACCACGAGCCTCACAGAACTCTCCAGGGGCCTCTACACGCTCACCCTACCTTCGACCCTTACCGCGACCCCCGGGGAGCTGGTGACGGTCGTCAGGAAGCCTGATGATATTGCAGAGGGTGCGTCACTCTCGGGATACCCCGGAACGGACGCGACCGATATTTACGCGGTCAAGCCTGCCGGGGGTGATGTCATCGTCATCGTGACGGATAACAACATCTTCACCGCTGTCGATAACGTGTACATCTCCCGTGACCGCTCGGGGACTTACGAGCAACTGACGTTCAACCAGAACGGCGGCGCGACCGTGACTTCGACGGGCGTGGATGGCGATGAGACGGACGCAGATAAATTTGTGATCTGTGGATATGAGCCCGCAGGCACGCAAGCTGCTGTGTATTACACCACAGATGGCGGGGATACGTTCACCGAGACGTTCCACGGTGGCCCACAAACGGTCGATACGGTACGCAAGATCTCGGTGGCCAACGGGGACTCCTCATACTTCCTGTTGGCGCAAGCGACCACCACGGCGTATGTCTTCAAGGGTTCGTTCTTTGGGGGCACGTTTTCGACGGTCGCGACGCTCGCGAACACGACGCTTTACGATGTCAGCAGCTTCCAGTTCAACCGCGTCGTCGTGGTAGGACAGACCGCAGGCGCCGGAGAGATTCGCTTCACCACAGATGGAAACACGTTCAATAGCCCCACGACGCTCCCGGCAGTCGCAGAGCTGCGCGGAGTCGATATGGAGCGCGGGGGCCTCGCAGGGTTCGCGTGTGGCCTCTCGGGGACGGTACTCTACACCACCGATGGTGGCGATAACTGGGTCGATCAAACAGGCGTCACCGGGACGGTCGAGGATCTCTACGCGGTCTACACGCTCGATGCGAACACCGCTTATGTGGTAGGCGACAACGGTACCGTGATCTATACAGATGATGCGGGTACAAGCTGGAGCGCGCCCACACCTCTTGTCGGGTTCACGGCGTTGAACCTGCACTCGACGTACTACGCGGACCAAGCCTTGTTCTCTCAAGCTGACGGTGAAGGCGTCGTGTATGAGGAGGGCAAGACCTTCGCTCAGATTGATGAGACGCGCTTTCGTTTTCAGATCTCTGCGACCGATACCGCTCCCGCGCTCCTCGCGACCTTGCAAGCAACCCTGGATGCCGAGTTGTCGAGGCAACGGCCCGCTTATGGGATTCCGCAATCCACCGCACACACCATCGCGGTGTACCTCTCGAACCAGGGGCAAGCAAACACAGGGATTGCAGGTGGCGCGGTCACGAGCTTGCTGTTCAAGGCAGGCACGAGCACGGCGAATACGATCAACACGACCCTGACCGAACTCAATGATGTGGTGTTGCCTGGTTGGTATAGCCTCACCTTGAGCGCGAGTGACACAGACACGCTCGGTGATCTTGTGGTCGATCTTCGCGGCGGGGGCCTGGCTGTGACCTTTGCGGGTGAGCAGGCGGACCCGGGTGGCTCTGCGGATGCTGGGGCTTCGGTCTATGCGCAGTCGAGCTTGCGTGCGTTTATCGCGCGGCTCAATGGCGCCACAGGTGCTTCGGTGATCACTACGAGTGATGGCGGGGATACCTGGGTCGATACAGGTGGCGTCACCTTCGAGGATACCGCTGTTTCGGGGATCGAGGGGACAGACTTCGTGATCGTGGGCGGCGCGGATTCTGGCGCGCCTGTGGTTGCATACTCCGATAACGATGGCGCTTCCTACACGCAAGCCACAGAAGGCTCCTTCACGGTGTTCAACCGCGTCGAGGACCTGGACGCGGCGTCGGATCGCATCGTGTACGTGGTCGCAGCGGGCTATGTGCTCAAGCTCGACCGTGATGATAACCCCACAAACCTCGCGATCCCTTACAGCCCTGGTGATGTCGGGGGCGGCGGTGAGCTGTTCTACGGAGTATCTGCGGTAACGACAGATGTCGCGGTCGCGGTGGGTGAGGATGGCGCGTCTCAGGACTTCATCATCCGCACGGATGACGGGGGCGCGAGTTGGGCCTTGATCACGCTCCCGGGGACACCGGGCACCTTGCGAGACATCGACTTCGTGGATGGGACGCAGGTAGGTTGGACTGTAGGAAACGGTGGCATCATTTTCTACACTTCGGATGGCGGGCAGTCATTCACAGCGCAAACCTCGGGCGTGGTCGCGGATCTCTTCTCGGTGGTCGCGGTCTCCACAGATGTCGCGTGGGTTGCAGGGGATAACACTATCCTCTACACGGATGATGGCGGGGACACATGGCAGACCGATTCGACGGTGCAAACCGCGCTCGCAGGAGTGACCGGAACACCCGTGTTCAACAGCGGTGATGAAGCAGAAGGGACGCTCTGGTTTACGGGGCAGGCCGATAGTGATGTTCTGATCTTCCAAATCCAGGCGGCGTCTGCGAACCTCGACCCGGTGTCGTTGCGCTTCAATGTCGATACACCCGTGGACCTGGCGCCAATCACGTCGAGCCTCGCGGACATTCAAGGTGCAGGTTTCAATACGGCAACCGACTCGCTCGAAGTTTTGCGTGATACCATCGACACGAACAACACGACACAGACCACGACCTTGACCGCGATTCAGGGTGCTGGATTCGATACGGGAACCGACAGCCTCTCGGTCCAGAGCGCGACGCTCGCGGACATCCAGGGCGCGACGTTTAGCAGCGGGACGGACTCGCTCGAAGCCTTGCGTGATGCGATTGATGGGCAGTCCGCAGACATCACGGCGATCGAAGGGGAAGTGACCGCGCAAACGGCGCAGATCACACAACTCCAGACAGACCTGGATGACATCACCACGACGCTCGCGCGCATCCTCGGGTTGAGCCAGGAGAACTTGCGCATCTCAGGCCACACCTATGATGCCTCGGGGAACCTGACGGCAGCGACCATTCGCATCTACCCCACGGCGCAGGATGTCGTGGATGAGACCAACGTGATCGCGGCCTATGCCCTGGTGGCTTCGTATGACGTGAGTGGTCGCTTGATTGATTATCAATTCCGACGCGCCTGATAGGGAGCTACCATGTTGCTACTCGAACAATCCAGCGTGGCCAAGGTCACGATCATCCTCGCAGCAGGAGGCACAGGAGTGACGGGCCTCGCGGATACGGATGTAGAAGCCTTCCTCTCGAAGAATGGTGGCGCTGTGGCGGCGTTCACACTGTCCCCCACGAACTTCACCGAGTTGGATGCCGCGAACATGCCAGGGCTTTACACCATTGACCTGAGCGCGAGCGAGACCGATACTCTGGGGGAGTTGATCATTGTCTTTAAAGATCCCCTGGCAGCCGGAACGTTCGATCAGTACAATGTTCGCGCGCAGGTGTACGAGAACCTGTTCGACTCGATCAGTTCACAAGTGCAAGCGGTCAACGCGAACATCTCGGGCATCAACACAGGGATCGCAGACATTCAAGGTGCGGGCTTTAACTCGGGCACGGACTCCTTGAAGATCCTGAGCGATACGATCGACACGAACATCACGGGTCCGGTCGCCACCGCTGACCAGCTCGCGGGCGCCGGAGGGACACAAGTGGCCCCAGCGGGAGTGGGGTTGTGGGATGTCCTGGGAGATGGTACGACGACGCTCCCAGCGCTCGCGGAACAGATCACGCGTATTCTCGGATTGAACCATGAAAACTTCGCGTTGATTGACCAGGTGTACGATGGCAACAACAACCTGACCAGCGCCACGGCAAAGATCTACCCGAGCAATGGTGACGTGATCGCAGACACGAACGAAATCGCATCGTACACGATCACCGCGACGTACAACGCCCAAAGCCAGTTGATTTCATACACCCAGGTGCTTGATCCATGAGTAATATCCGGCTCAGTTTCCCCACAGTTCATCGCATCCCTGACCCGAACGGCGCCGGTATCAAAATCTCCGCCACCGCCTCGGGCCTTGGGGGGTTGGCGATCACCGAGACCTTCAACGCAGGTTCGTTGGGTTCCTCTGTGGCGACCATGGGGGTCTGGGCTAATGTGGATCTCACCTCGGTCGCGACCTCGGGACAACTCGCCACGCTCGGGCTTATCGACCGCCCCGAGAACACGCTCATCTTCACCGAGTACGGTCCCCTGACCAACGGACAGGGGGATGGGAAGCTCGCGACCGTGGATGATGTTACCGTCCTCGTCAACGGCACGCCTACGCCGCCTGTAGCGATCGACCCTGTGGCGGGCATCCTGATCATGGGGGAGATCCTCGAACCCGGGGATACGGTCCTGATCGACTACTCTTATGTCGATCGCCCCACGCTCCCGTTCGCGGCGCTCAACAACTCGAACTACCTCCTCAACCAATTTGGCACGAACGCTTATGCTCATCCCTTCGCGTTCAATACCGTGTTGGGACCCGGCAGCGGCCCTGATGTCGGTGAGCGCGCTGTTTTGACGCCGCCCGAGGTTGTGGGGCACCAGTGGACCGCGTTCGATTACGAATACAGTGCGGTCTTGAACGACCCGACCTCTCTTGTCTTGAATGAACCCTCGCAGTATGCTTCCCTGCCACCGTTCAAGCGTGATTTGAAGGTGACCTCGGTATTCTTCGAGGGGGATGATAACCCTGTGGGCTTTACCTATACGGGACCCACCCTCGGTGCCGCGACGTTTACCACCGATAACCTCTACATCGTCGAGGATGCCTCCACAGGGACCGACAACGCACAGGGGCTCGCGAGCCTCTTTCGCCAGACATTGGACCTGAGCTATGAAGCCAGCAGCTCGCTGAACTGGCGCCTTCGCGCGCTCTCCTACACGCCTGATGGGGTGTTTACGGGCATCACAGCGGGTTGGTCGGATGATGAGCGCGCGTACCTTGTCGGCTTCCTCGAACTCTCCGGGGGCTTTCTGACCGCAGGGATTCTCTCGGACACAGGAGACGAGACCCTCATTGACTCCTGGAGCGGGCTTACCTCGGTGGTCGAAAACCCGAATGGGCCGAATACACAGCTTCGCTTTACGACCGAGCCACCCTTTACCCTGGGAGAGCGTCTCTGGAGCGATGGTGTAGTCTACACTGTCCTGGACATCGACGACCAAGGGGTCGATGGCTTCACGGTGACGGTCGATGTCGCGTTCCCTGCCACGGGTCCAGTCGAGCTTTTCCTCGAAGTAGACTTCACGGTGTTGCGCTCGTATCGCGCGGCGAAGACCTCTTCTGGAGAGTTTGCGCTGTTTCTCGCAGGGTTCGAGACACCTATCGCATCGGTGAGCCAGGACGATGCCGCGATTGCTCCCGAGATCTTCGCGCTCTTGCGAAACAACTCGCTCTTCTTCGGGTCTGCCTCGCGTCGTGCGGTGAGCGAGGTGGGGTGGGACTTCGTGCGCTTCGCGGTCACGCCGGATCAGGGGACGGAATCCGCGCAGGTCGTGAGCGTGGTCACGGACATGGTGACGCTCCCCGAGGATAACACACCTCCATGGTACCTCGCGCAAAACCAGGGTTATGCTCGCACGTTGCCGGGTGACCTGGTGCTGCAACAGTCAGCAGGACAACCTGTGGTGGGTGAAGGGTACGCGTGGTCGCGCGTCGAGCCCTTTATCGACCAGGCTTCCTTGCGAGAGATCACGTTCAAGGTGCGCGTGACCAGTTGGGCACAGGGTATGGCTTCGACGGTGATTCTCGCGGATGAGAAGCGCCAGATGACGCTCTCGCTCTTTGACGAGAACGCGCCAGCGCAGTACCAGGGACAAGGCGCGCTCGCCAAATCCGCGACGGGCTTCTGGCAGTTCATCAACGGCATCTCACTGTCTACACAAGGACACCTCGATGGCTACAACGCGCCCTTGCCTGGCGCCTTCCTCTACGCGTATGGTGGGGTAACGTCTCCTACCGACGCGGGCTTCACGTCCACGCTCGACGCCGATGAGTTGTCCTACTATGACCATCGCCTCGTGATCACGCACGACGGCGCGGCAGCGACGGCTTCTGCGGTCGAAGTAGGGCGAGGTTCGATCACCGAGTGGGTATGCGCCACGAGGCTCGCGATCAAGGATTACACCTTGACCTCTGATGACCTCGCGCCGTTCTTCTTTGGGGTCGATGATGGGGAGTATGTCGTCTACCTGGCGCCCTACGATGACGGGACGCCCATGCTCGTGCTCGTGGACGACACGGGCACGCTGGTGCTCGATGGGGGCAACCCTGTTGGAGTCAACTATGATTGGACCGCGAGCACCGAGCTGACGCACTTCAAGCTGGTGCGCTATGGGGATAACCTCTCGGTGTTCGCGGATGGCGTGTATGTCGGCTTGATTGATGTTTTGCTCGCGCCGGTCTCGACGGCTACCGATGTGCAGGCACGTTTTGGTGTCCTGGACGGTCAGGGCACCTTCGAGGTCGATTACTTCTACGCGCACCAGGCAGCCCATGGGAATCGCCGCATCGGGCTTTACACGGGCTCAGGTGATATTCTGGACGCCAACCAATACACGAGCGCGCCAGCGGAGTTCTTTGGGGCTTTCCTCGATGTCCGTGTGCGCATCAACAAGACCTCCATTGTGGAGATTTTCCTGGGAGGGTCGAGCACGCCTTCTCTGACGCTGCCCTACAACCAGCTCCCCTTGCGTGAAGACCTCACGAACGTGGACACGAACCTGGGCTATGTCCTCTTCGGAACACTCGACCCTGCGGCCTACACCGACGCACAGTGGGATCGTGTCAACTACATCTTGCTGAACCGTCGCGAGGATCAGCGCACATTGCCTAACGCGGTGCTCAACTACTCGAACACGCTGACCTCACCAGAGCCCGTCGAGGATCGTGACCCCGAGCAAGTGTTGATCACCCCGTACACGGCCACTATCTTGCGTCCCGGGCAAGTGGGTATGTTCGCAGATCGTGTGTTGTCTGTGACGAGTCAGGATGGACTCACTGCGTACACATACACCTACGACCGGGTATCGAACGAGATCACGCTCGATACACCGCTTACGGACTTGACCAGCCCCTTGCGAGTGACGTTGTACCACCGCCGCCCCTTCGGGAAAGGGTACCTCAAGAACAATCGCCCCGTGATTCGCCTTGGGGAAGGGACGCCACCGTTTGCTTTGACGCACCAGGCACAGGTCACGGCGAGCGTCGAGTTCAACTCGCAGCTCAACGATCAGAACGATTTGTTGAACAGCGACGATGATTTTATCCTCAATGACGCGGGCACCTCGGTGGTGTTTCGACGCAAGGAGGATTCGTTCCTCGCGAGCCTGGATTTGTGTTCGGTTGTACAATATGGGGAGCAGGGCTTGGTCTCTGCCGCGTGCGACAAGTTCGTGGCCATCACGCTCGAAGATCCGTATGAGGATACCTACACGTTTCCTGACCAAGGAGATGAGAATCCACGTACACGGGGACGTCTCCTCCAGTTGAACAACCCCAATACGGTCCTCAACAGCCCGGAAGGAAACCTCGCGAACCTCGCGAGCGCGGTCACGCTCGTGTGTGAGATCACGTACACCGATGAGGTAGGCGCCGTCACCGACGAAGCCTTGACAGGAGGTGAGAGCGTCTTGACTGACTTCTACGGGTCCGGGCTCCTCAACAACCCCAAGGCGACGCTGAACTCGGTCGTGAATACCCCTGGTGACGTGGTGCACGAGGATTCAGTGGTATTCACCCTGAACACGCAGACCACCAGCGACCAGGTGCTCGACTTTGTGACGACAGTGAACTTCCCTTGATGTGGGCTTTACGGTAAATATCTCTTGTGGTATCAGGGGGTGTACAACACGAACGACACACCCATCAAACACCAGAGAGGTTCATCATGCGTTATGGCGCTACCCTGTATCAGAATCCCCGAGAAGCTGCCCGGTTTATTTTCTTCAACCACTATACTGCGTGCGGAGCGAACCGCGATCGAGAGGCGCTCTTCTACATGCTCGAAGAGGAGAAGATCAAGGAGGCTTACGTCGAGCAAGAGAACGTGGGCGACGCGGTTCGCGAGGCGTTTGCTTGTGCGGGGCTGGAGTTGCCGAAGGAATGTACAGACCGTGACCTCGAAGTCGCTTTCGAGGGGGTCATGCGCGATCTCGCGAAGGGGGAGAAGGACGAGGCACGTGTGGAAGCCTTTTTCGCTTCATGAGCGCTTCGGGCCGGGTATGACATTAATTCACTTGTAAGGCACACACAGTGTGAGTCTGCTGTATCAAGTGAGGTAAGGACATCATGCCATTGTTTAACGATTTCTACCGGAAACTCCACCGCATGGCCTCGGAAGTAAGCCAGGCCATGGGCGCCCTTTATCGTGATCGCTACCAGGGCCGTCGTCGTCAGCACATTCAAGGGGACGTGTTCTTCACGCTCTTGCATGATGATGGCAGGGTCGAAGAGGTCGCGACGCATAACATCGTGACTCTGGACATGAGCATCTTGCTCGCGCGCCTGTGCCTCGACCCTCTGGGGCCTCGCCACGGCATCTATGCCCTGGCCATCGGGACAGGAGATGTGGGTTGGGATTTGCAAAACCCTCCCGCAGAGACCAACACCCAACGCGCGCTCTACTCCGAGCTGTCGAGAAAGACCTTCTCGACCACGACCTTCGTGGACTCGGGAGGCTCGCCGGTGTCTTACCCCACGAACATCATCGACCTTACCACCACCTTCGCGCAGTCGGAAGCGGTGGGTCCCCTGGTCGAGATGGGATTGTTGGGAGGAGACATTTCGGAAGACCTCGGGGTGACCAACCCCGTGTCTCCCGCCAACGGGCCGTATGATGACACAGAAGACTTGCGCAACAAGGATACCTTGTGCAACTATCTGACGTTCCCCGTGATCAACAAGCCCGCGACGGCTCGGTTGCAAATTACGTGGCGGCTAACGTTTTGATGTATCCTTTGTGTTCCCTCCAATCTGTTGCGATGAGCGTGAGACATGGCTGAAAACGATTACGGCGCAGGGGTAAGTCGCTACCTCGATCCCGAAAACACCGGGTTCGAGAATGTGGTGTATCAGGATGGCAAGTTTGTCCTCGATGCCGAGCTGAACCTGAACCAGGACATCCAGTTCTTCAAGGCACAGGAAGTGCTGCGCCAGCAAGCGCCCTCGGGGTTCTTGACCGGGGATTTCGATGAGGACAGCAACAGTTCGTTTGACTTCCGCGCGGAAGCCAACGCGTTCTACCTGATCGACCGTCCTGTGGTGCACGTCAACGGTTGGGTGATTCCTCTGGAGTTCACCAACACGACGACCGCCGAAGAAAACCGGATCACGCTCGCGTCTCCTCCTGCTTCTGCGGGGTCAATCGCGTTGGATTTCGTGTATCTCGAAGTATGGAAGGCGCTCGTGGCGCCGGACCCTTCGACGGATAACAAACCGAGCGCTACTCAGATCTGGTACAACGGAAACGTGCTCTCTCCTGCGGCCACATGGATCACGGAAGACATGATCGACCCGGTGCTCGCTGCTGAGTCCACACGTCGCGTGCAGATCCAATGGAGGCTCAAGTCCCAACGCTTGACCAACACGGCCAACAAGAAGGGCTACACCGACGCCAATGTCTTCGCCCAAGGACCACAGGCTGCTCTGAGCGTCTTCACGTTCGATGAGGTAGAGGGTGATCCCGGTTTGTGGCGCGCGGGAGACGGAGACCCCAATAACTCCCTGGGGACGACGGATGGTTACGTTTACTCGATCCCTGTGTGCCTGGTGTATCGCCGCAACTCTCAGGCGTTCGATTTCCTCGGGAATGGAAACGGAGGAGCCTTGCTCGCATCGGGCTCTTCGGATCGTCCTGACGGCTACTACTCGGATTCGGTGGTCTTTGACGACCTCCAGGACATGCGCCGTCACGTTTCTTTCACTGGGTTCGATTTGACACACGAGGTCGAACGCTCGACCTCGCTCCTGATGGATTTGAACCTGCGTACCTGGGCAACCAACACGGCCTACACGGGCTTCTATGTGGGAGGCTCGGAGCTTGCAGGCTCGCGTATCTTGAAAGCAGATGATCTCGTTCCCTCGAATGCGGTACCCTCGGACCCTGCATCGGGGAACACGTTTGGCGGCGCTGATGGGATTCGTACCGTCTTCTCGGATCGTCCCACCGCGCAACAACACATCGTGGTCTTTGCTCCTCCCGGGGGCACCTGGAACGCGGGTGATACTGTAACTCTCGACCTTACGGCGATCACGGGACTCGGAGGGCCACTCTCGGACGAGCAACCTACAGGAACCGTGATCAACGATGTGCTCGAAGTCTCCTTGAACGAGAGCGCAGGTGGCGCGGGTTCCGGCGTGCAAACGTACAACTACAGCGCGATCAGTGGTCTCGGTGGTCAGACGGTCGTGATCACACTCGATGACCCTCCCACGCCCGGATCGTCTGCTGACCTTTGGGTGACTTATGAGGTGCTCTACCCCGTGGGCGCGGGCTTGAACGCCCATGTCGATGGCGCGGCGGCGGGGTTCACGACCAATGTGCATGACCCCACCGCGTTCAACGCAGACATCGGTGTGGTGTTTACCAATGACGCCGCAGGGCGTGAGGCGATTCGTGACTACCTCCAGGTCTCTTATGAAGATGGCCCGCACCGTGAGGTCTCCGCGACATACACGACCGATAGCGCGGTCACGCTTACCGTCTTCGCGCAGGACACGACCACGGTGCTGCTTCCCGAGTACCTTTACGAAGGTGCAGGAGGCACGATCAACGGTGTGGTCTCGGTCCAGGGCACAGGTGGAGGGCCGCTCTACACGGTCGATCCTTCCCGCACGTCAGGGCGTCAGGTAGGCATCGACGCAGGAGGGCCTCTCCCCGCTGATGACACTTCTGTGGATGTGACCTTCTTCCCGGCGCGCGCGTTGCCGACCAATGGGACGCCGATCACGTTTTACTACATGACGCCTGGGATTCAGGCGATTCAGTTCGAGTACCTGCAAAACGCGACGCCGAACAACGACCTGGTGATCAAGCCGCTCGCCATCTCTCCCAAGATGCGTGTCGGTACCACAGGTTCGGGCTCTCCCTTGACGAGCTTCCCTTACGAGGCGCCGATGGGACAGATTCCGGTACACCGTGACGCGCCTTATGACTCGGAAGCCGAGCTTTCGGCGCCTGGTCCTATCTCGATTGATGATTATGACGCGACCACGGGCTTTGCCGAGCTTCCGCTGTTGCTCCCCATGGTGCCTGTAGAGTCGTTCACGTTCCAGGACCCGCTCAATGTCACGACACAGAACGCGGAGTTTCTGGATCACTTTACCTCGGTCGATTTGACGGCGTACCGTCCTTCTGCCATCGCGCAGTCCTTGAGCGCGCTCGCAGAACACAAGGTGTTCGTCTCTTTCATCGGGAGGTTGGAGCAGGACACGGACTTCGGGCGGCAGGGTGAGCTTGTCCTCGTGGTCGTGGCCAACTACTTGGAAGCCAGCTCTGAGAACCGTATCGGGTTCGCGGATACGGGCAACCTGACTTGTGCTGCTGTTTATAAACTCAAGGGCAATCTTCTCGTCAAGTAAGGAGCTTCCATGCCACGCAATACAGACCCAAGTCAAATCACCGTGGGGGCGGGCCGCGCCGGTCAAGGCTCGGTGGATTCCTCGTCCTTGACGTTCACACCAGGGGGAGGCGCCGCGCTCCAGCCGGACGTCCTCGCAGAAGATGTCGAAAGCGTCGAGCCACCGTTGCTCGGAGGTGAGAACGTCCAGGTGAACCTGAACGTCATCAATGACCTCGCGCCCTTGCCTCGCCCTAACCGCCTCGACGAGACACAAAACCCGCTCAATCTTCCCGGGCTGGCATACAACCCGACACCTGCGCTCGGTCGTTACCCTGATGGGACCGCGACGGGCGCCGTGGCGCGTTTGGTGAATGTACAAGACCTGGAGATCTCGGGTATTCTGTATCCGGCTGACCGTGGCGTGCTCGCGGTCAAGCTAGATGGGACCGTGGTGCAAGCGATTATCCTACGCAACCTCTTCACCGAGGGTGACCCGGAAGCGAGTGCCTCGCCTGCACGCATCATCGGTCAGGCGGATGTGCCTGTCGCGCCTGCGAGCGCCGCGATTGATGGTTTGCCAGTAGACATCACGCTCTCGGATCGCTTGCCTCAACTCACAGACTACACGCGCGCCAACTTCCCGTTCCTGGGAGCTGGACCTGATCCTGTCTATGACGCGTTTGCGGTGGACTACGCGGGATACCAGCTCGCGCGCTTCGTGATCACGGTTGACCTCGGGTTGACTTCGGGGTTGCGCGGGATCATCGAACTCGTGCACTACAAGACCGCAGAAGACTACTTCGCGGACAAGGCAGCGCAGCCTTACGAAGCGTTCGCGGACTTCCAGCTCTTCGCGGAGCCCCTTTATCGTGACGCGGATGTCGCGACGGGGGTCACGATCAACAGTTATACCTTCACGCCCGTCGATGATGCGGATACCGCCGAAGCGACGCCACGCGTGATGAGCGGTGTGACCTACTATGGTCCCGCTGATGATTTCGAGTTGACCACTGATGTGGATGGGTTGTACGCGGACACCTTCCTGGAAGATGCGTTGCGCTTGCGCTACAACAATGGCAGCAACGAGGGCGCTCAGTCCCCCCTGTATACGGACTATTCGCCCAACCCAATCCTGACGGGATCGACCGCCACAGCGGCGGCCTTGACCTTGCAGTTCGAGCCCGATGACGGAGAGCTTGCCCTGATCGGGTCGCCCGAGCTTCTCGGAACGGACCCGTTCAATCGCCAGGACATCGAGGTCAACTCGGATGCACGCAATATCCTGGGGAACGCGGCGGTGACCTTCCAGTTCCCGGGTGATATTCCTCCCGTGAGCCGCATCCAGACGGAGAACTTCATTGATGAGGTCACGCGTTATGCAGGGGCGGACCTCGCGACGGTTCAACCTGATCCTCGCGGCGTGAACTCGACGTTTGACCCCGAGGTCTTCGGAGCTTCCGATCTTCAGGTGCGCGGGATTGTTTCGGGACATACGATCCCTGCGGGGGTCTCGGGCCTCGGGGGGGAGCTTGCATATCCTGATACAAACTACTCGGTCAACCACGTCCCAAATCTCCCTGGAGGCGTCGCACAGCCGAACTATTCGGGCTTGACCGGAACACGCAGTTATCTCCGTGCGTTCGGGCTGACCAAGCCTACGCGTGATTTCCAACTCCGCGTGATTGGCAATCCCACCGCAGGTGCCGCAGATTTGAGTGAAGATCTCCTGGCCGTGGGTCGTACAGGGGTGTCTTCTTCGGGTGTCGCGCTCGCGTTCTTCAACGGACTCTCCACCCTCACCGTGGGACTTTCCACGGAGCTTGGGGGTGCGATGCTCGCGTATGAGGTCGAGAGCACACAAAGCGTGCTGTTCACGCTTCGCATGGCCACATTCCCCTTGTATAACTCTGCAAGTGGATACTACGCCTATTACTTCGCGGTGAGCATCCAGGACGGCTCCACGGCAGCAACAGGTGGTGACTTCGCCATCTACAAGATCGAACTGATTGAGGGATGAACTCATGGCTGATAGCCTCGACCAAGATATTGTCCGCAAGGCGCTAGACGGTAAGACCAGCACGGACGACAACCTCACGGCGCAAGAGGAGACTCTGCCTTCGGGTGTGGTGCCTTCGCCGTCAAAGCACCTGTTCGGACCCTTGCTCGGTTCGCAAGGTGATGTCCGGTTCTTCGGTGATGTGGATGATTACGCCTTGTTCGCGCAGTCGGTCCCCGCGACCACGCCTTATCGGTATCGTCGCCTCGTGCAACAGACACATGTTTATGGTGCGCGCGTTGTTGCAGAAGGCACCACGGGTGTTCTGAACAACAGCTCGACCACGTTCACCTCGGGCGTCGCGGACATGAGCTACCTCGCCTCGGATTTCACCCTGAGTGATCTCCGCCTGGTGATCACCAACGCCGCAGGGGTCAACGAGTCGCTGGCCAACCTGTATACGGACACGTATGGCATCGACGCGGTTGCGGGTGCGAACCTGACACTCGACCGCGCGTACACGAGCGCGCTCGGGAGCATCTCGAACGTGTACTACCAGGTGGTCTTGCCACAGCCGGTGCGTTTGCTCGCGTGGCCTGGAGATGATGATACGCAATCTCTGGTGTACATGACGCGCTTGCCGGATGAATGGCCTGCGCGCGCGAGCGCTGTCTCCATGGATAGCTCTTCGGTGGTCGCGAGCTTGACCTCGGAAGGTCGCCTGCAACTCGTCGCCTCGCACAATGATCCTCAGACCTTCAATACGGGGGACTGGGCTTCGCTCGGGGGGTCATTCTACTACGTGCAGGATGTCACATTCACCCCAGGCGCGCCAAACATCGAAACGCTCGTGCTCGATCCCTTTTATGGAACCGAGCTTCCGACCGATCTCGATGACCTCCCGACCACGGTCGAGGTCGTGTATACGGTAGGAGAGCTTGCCAATGATCCGTTCGCGGTGCGGGATGAGTTCCTCGGAAACTCGATCTTCGAGGCAGACGATGGCGTGCTCCTCGACACGATCCGTGTCAGGAACCTGATCGCGCCTTCGCAAGTCAAGGAGCGCGCGCGTGTCGCGGCGTCTCTCGCGCTCGATGTGAGCCTCGCGGGGAACACCGAGCCTGTCCCTGGGTATGGCATGACGTTGTACCCTGCGACCGCTGGTGGTGTGCCTGACCTTGATAACCCGATCACGGATCTGGAAAACATCACGATCGACCCCTCGGTCACCGGACCCCAGCAAGTGTTCGTGGACTATACCGAGGGGCTCATTCGCCTCTCGACGCCAATCCCAGCGGCGGGTGGGGACTTGAACCCGAACAATTACACGGACGCCAACGGACGCCCTCGCCTGTTTGCCGTGTTTGCTGCGCATAATGGACGCAGCTTGCCAGAGGTGTCGCAAGGGGTCGAGGTATATGCCTCGGATCTTGGACCGAATCCCGCGTTCAAGGGACAACGTAAGGTCAGCCTCGATGTAGGGGAGCAGGGATTGACGGTCCAGCTCCCGAGCACCGAAGGCGATTCGATTTATCACGGTCAGTCGAGCAACGAGCAGCTCCAGATCGAGTCGGGATCGACAGTCGCCAACAGCCAGGGCGCCACGCTCGAAGCGCGCAGCCTCGGGGTCGATTCACGTCGTCTCGGACGCACCGCGTTGACCATGGGTCTCTACAACAGCCAGAGCGCACGGACGCTGGGAATCACCCTGCGTCCAAAGCTCGACCCTTCCCAGGATACGGACAGCCAGTATGAATGGCGCGTGACCGAGGGACGCAAGCGCGCGTTCTCGGCATACGAGTCCACCTGGCCCGTGGTCGTGGGCGGCGCCAACGATGTCTTCGAGATTACTGCTAACGGTGTACCTTTCGGCTACACGCAAGCAGCCGGTCCTGCTCCTGCTGCCGCGACGCTTGCGGCCTCCCTCGAAGCTGCATACACCGCCGCAGAGGGAGCGCTCGGCTTGAGCGCTCAGACGTTCAATGTGGACGCGGTGACCGACGCGACAGGAACGCGCTTGCGTTTTGAAGCTACAGGAGACCTGTTCTTTGGCTCGGGCAACGCGCATGCAGGGTTCGGTATCCCTGTGGACACCGAAACCACGCCGTACAACATCATCCAGGAAGTCGCGTTTGATGGGAGCATCGAGCGCGAGTGGGGCTATGATACAGCCTCGCAAGAGATCGAATCGGATGTCGAGGATGTACGGCTCTCGGGCGGCACCTCTGGCCGCAGTGTACCCTATGATGCGAGCTTGCGTGGGGCCTCGCAGGTGACCAACGAGACCTACCCGAAGTTTGTTATCTCGGGCGGGGTGGCGAGCCTCGGGACCGCGACACGGGTCGATGTGACCCAGGCAGTGGTCAAGCACCCGAACTTCACGGACCTTCGCGGTACGGTGATCAGTACGGCGCCAGCGGCTCAGTTCGAGTTCTCGGGTGATCCGGTGGGCACGTACTACATCTACTTCAGTTACGAGACGTATGCGCTCGCGGTGATCGACTCTACAGACGGTGCCTTCGATCCTCTCTTCGAGACGGGCGCGGGCGCGGGCGTTCCCCTGGTGCAAGTGGATTGGGATGGCGTTTCGATCACAACAGAGGACTTGTATGACATTCGACGCTACGCCAACAAGCAGCTCGAAGCCAACGTCATCACGGTGGGCGCCAACGGGATGTTCCGAACGCTCAAGGGCGCGATGGCTTATGTCGCGCTCAGGAACACGACGATCACCAACCCGGACGGGGCGTTCGTCGTCAAGCTCCTCGAAAACTTCACCTTGACCGAGCCTGCGGGCGATGTCGTGTACATCCCCTCCAACACCGTCCTCGATCTCGGGGGGCATACGCTCGCTGTAGAACAGTACACGGGAGGCGCGGGCACAGGACCTTTCGCTTTCGGTCAGTCAGATGGCCTGGCAGCAGGGAGCGCGACGAGCGCGTTCAATGTCACGATTCGTAATGGAACGCTCTCGACCGATAACTTCGGTACACAGGCAGGTGGTACCGCGCCGGACATGTTCCGCAACCTCGGTGCCACGGCGTCTGACAAGATCTTGTTCGAGGACCTCACGATTCAGTCTACCGATGACATCGAAACGTTTGTCAGTGCGTTGACGCTCGTGGAGTTTCGGCGCGTGAGGATGACGAGCCCGGACATCAAGCGCCTCGTGGAGTTCTCCGCCGCAGGTAGCAAACTCATTGTCGAGGATTCCGTGCTCTTCGCCAGGAATCAGACCGTGGGGCGCGAACCTGCTATCGTACTTTACGGTGCAGGGTCAAGTGTGCAAGCGCGCAATTCGTTCATTGCGGTGGAGGGCGAGCAGCCGCTCGTATCCTGTGTGGATGCCTCCACGGTAGGCCCTGCGTTGCGCTTCACGCAGTGTGACATCGTACTTTCCGAGGATTCCGGGTTTGTGGCACGCACCGGCGCGAGCGCGAAGCTGTTCTTCTCGGCAGAGGGGACGCGCTTTAGCTACCGCAATGACCAGCTCATCATCGACGACTTCGCGGGCACGGCGCTCCAGTACGCAGAGGTGAGCTTCTCGGATTGCCAGATCTTTGATGTGCGCCAGGATACCTCTTCGTTCAACTTCCTCCCTGGATTGGAAGCGGTGCTCTCGTTCGAGAACACCTACGCAGAGAACGTCCTGGTGCTCTCGGGAGGAAACGGCTCTCAAGTGAACATCTCCAACTCGCGCTTTGTGAGTGAAGGTCTCACGGGAGGAGGAACCTCGATCCATCCCGAGTTGCAGATGACCTCGGGGACCATCACGATGACAGGCTCGGAGTTTGCCGGGCGTTTGTTGCTGACGACATGCACCACGACCATGCATGGCGTGACCATGCTCTACTCACCTACGGTAGCGTTCGCGGATCGATTGATTCAGATCACGGGCGGTAGCCTGGTGATGGGGGAATCAACGATCAACTTCACGGCCTTGCGTCCTGGAAACGATGGCACCGCGCTCAATGTCTTGACGCGTGAGATCATGCTGTTCGAGGAGGGGGGCGTTGGCTTGAACACCGAGCCCAAGGTGACACTCTCGAATTGTGATTTCACCCACAACACCAACGCTGCGATCCGCATCACGGGAGAGACCGAGAGCGTGATCGTCACAGGGTGTCGCTTCGCTCACTCCACTGGGATCGCTGCCGGGACGTTGTATGAAGGCGACTATGGCATTTATACTGAAGATGAGGTGGGAGCTACGCCACGGCGTCTTGTCGTCACGGGCAGCTTGTTCCGCAACTACTATGTCAGCGGGACAGACTCGGGCGCGATTGTCGTGGGGGATAACAACGCAGTCGCGACGCTCTTTAGCAACACGGCGATCAACTCGGGTGGTTCGACCAACTTTACCATCGGCGCAGGCGTCACCGATCTCTTGCCCTTGGCGGTAGATCAGGACACCTACAACAACTTCGCATAAGGAAGTGACATGCCTTTTTACCTGATCGACAGGGTATCCAATCAAATCAAGGCCAGCTATGCTCGCTTGAGTAGCGTCGCGACGCAGGGATTCCGTGTCATCGATGTACCGGAGAACCTGGCGATTGATGAAGGAGTGGATGGCTTTGGCGCCGTGAATCTGCGGGACCAGAAGTTCGCTGCCCTGCTGGCGTCCGCACCGAGGTACTCGAACGTATGGTTCGATGATCTTGCATCGGAGAGTGTCTGGGACCTGACGGACCCTGATATTCGTGCGGGCGTGGGCGCGTATACCGCCTATGTTGAAAACTACAACGGAGACCTCGCGGTCCCGGGGCGTCTCCAGACAGACACGATTGATGTCTCGGCAGGCGGCGTCTTCGATGACTTCGCGGTGTATTGGGATCTCTATCGTATCACGAGGACAGGAACGCGCACCACACAAGTGGTCTACGAGCGCGTGGACCCGGATCTTGTTGATGCTTTTATTTCCAATGATGATGGTGCCACCTACACTCAAGTGTCCCACCTGATTCCCTCGACCCTTGCCGGTCTCGGGAACCAGTTGCGTGTACGCTTCGAGAACACCAGCTTGAGCCAGCGCTACTACCTCGGATCGGTCGCAGTGTTGTACTGAATGACCGCTTGAGATATAGAATCCTTACCACTTGAGAGATAGACATGAGTGACCACCTCGGAGATGGCGTTTCCCGGACGCTGACCCCCGCCGCACGAAACTTTGTGACGACGGTGTTCCAACAGAACAGGCCCCCGCTCGACTCGGAGCTTAACCTGATCTCTCAGGTGTCCGAGAGCGCGCGTCAGGCGTTGCTCTCTGCCAACATCCCTTCGGGGTTTGTGGGGGATGCGGTTCGTGCGCGCGATGACTACCAGACCGCGCGTCAAGCCTCCAACCTCTTTTGGCTCGGCAAGAACCTCTCGGATACCGAGGGTGATGTGGTTTGGGCAAACGTCAACGGATGGTTGATTCCGTTGCTCGGGACCAACTCGACGGACTCGCGTAACGCAATCACGTTGCCACCTCCCCAGGCAACCACGACAGACGCCGATGTCAACTTTGTTTTCCTGGAAGTATGGAAAGCGCAGCTCTCTCCTGATGGCACGGCCAACAAGCCTTCGCAAGACACCGTATGGGCTTACGGGAACGTGGAGTATGGTGGGACCAACCCCACCATGGATTTCATCGACCCTGCTATCGGTATCGAGACGACAGAACGGGTACAGATCCAGTATCGCTTGCGCGTGGTATCTGCGGTGAACCCCGCGCTCAATCCTTTTGGCTTCAACGCTCAGGTCAAGGCACAGGGTACCCTCGCAACACCCACGACATCGGTAAACCCGCTCTACACCTTCACCAACCAGGGTGAGAATCTCGGTGACCCCGGCTTGTGGCGTGCGGGTGATGGTGATGGTGCCAACGGGCTCCTCGGGACCGTGGATGGGTACGTGTACGCGATCCCCGTGTGCTTTGTCTTTCGCCGCTCCACGCAGTCGTGGTCAGCGCTCCAGCAAGCAGGAGCATTCAACCGCTTCCCTGATATGACGGACCGCAGCCAGGCGACCGTGTTGCCTACCATCACGCTCACGGCTGATGTGGACACAGACGCCACGACGCTCGCGGTGGATACAGCGCAGAGCGCGACCACGTTCGACCCCGCAGGCGGACTCTTGCGGGTCGATGGTGAGATCATGACATACAGCTCGTATGTCGGAAACACCATCACCTTGAGCGAGCGTGGCTCCAAGAACACCGCAGAGAGCAACCATGATACAGGTGCAACCGTGGAGTTCGTGACGGGGCACCCGCTCGGGTTGTTCGCGGACCAGATCACGCCTGATGACATCTATGACCTTCGCCACATGGTGAGCCTCGGTCCGGTGGACTTCAACAGCTTGCTCGCGCACAACTTCAACAAGTTGGTCAAGGGGGAACTGTCTACCGCCTGGAAGAAATCTTCGGCGGGTGTCAAGGGCACGCGTCATTTCCAGGTAGACTACATCGGCGCTGCGGCGGTCGCGCCAGACTTCCAGATCAAGGGGGACGCGCCTGATGGGTTTCGCAAGATCTTCTCGGACGCGTGTGCCTTGCAGCCTGAAAACCTCGTGGTGCTCGGGACCAACGGCGCGACACAAGATGCGACAGATCTCCCCTTTAACCCTGCCGTGGATATTTTTCGCCAGGACGCCGCCAATGCGGAAGATTGGAACACCGGGGATGTGATCTCGATCGCGCTCGACCAGTACCGCAACACCTTTTCTTCGGCAAACGATGAGAAGGTGCGTTTCGTACACCCCTTCGAGTATGATGACACCGATCACGCGACTTTCAAGCTGTGGTTTGGCGACACGGACCCCGAGAGCGCAGACCCCGCCAAGCAAGAAGCGTTGACCATCGCACAAGGGGATGCGGACCCACACTTTGTGGTATTGGGGACACCCTTGACAGACCTCGCGGTCGCGAGTTCGGGTCAGGCAGATGTCGCATTCACGAACACCACGCTCGCTGTGGTGCCTGGAGCCGCGAGTGGTTCCTCGGTAAACGTGGGTCTGGACTTCACCGCCGATGCCGCGACCATCGTGGACGCGGGCGCTTACCTCTTGCTCACGCCTGGAGATGATCCTACCGCGACGCAACCCGAGAACCATGGGGCGTTCAAGGTGGTGGGTGTGGATGCCAATGGTTACCTCGTGGTCACGAACCCAGATGGAACCGAGCCGGTGTTCGACACCGCCACGACGACCAACCGTACATGGGGCTTGTACCTCGAAGCCTGCTCGGAGCAGGATGATCAGGTCTTCATCGCTCTTGCATCGACCGCAGCAGTGGGAACAGACACGGCGCTTTACCTGTCTTACGATTTGTTGTACCATCCGCTCTCCGGTTTGGCGCGCGCTCCCGAGCGTGGATTGTATGTGGATCTGGATGCTGCGACCCCTTCCAACTACTTGCGTGAGGATGACTTCGAGAACGTGGTCTCTTCGCCTGCTGCTACAGTCAAGCGCTCACCTGCGCTGCCTGCATCGGCGTTCCCTCACAAGCGTCATGATGAGTTCGTGCCGCGCGATGGTGAGACGCTGTTCAACACCGAGACAGTCTGGGGCGAGGCTTATGTGGACCCTGGCAGCAAGACGCTGATTTACCAGCCGATGCGCAACATCTCGATGCGTCTCGATCCCCAGCCGGTTCCCTCTGCGCGGAGCTACACGGATGTGACGAGCCTGTTCAACCTCGGAGTTGCTTCGGACTCCTTGTTGATCCCTCGTGAGATTCGTGGTGGTCTCGGTCGCCATGATGTGCCCTTCGTGACCAGCATGGCCGCAGGGAGCGCGAACTCTACCGCGCCTGCTTACGGGATCAACCATCTCTTGCTCTCGGGATCACAGAACGTCAACGCGCCGTTTGTCCAGCAACGTCTGGTCGCGGTATACGATCCGGTCAACTTGACCAGCTCGGACTTCGGAACCTACCCTGACCTTTCGGCGGTCGGCGGAGGACCTGGAGGCACGAACGCGCTCGTGTGTCGCTACTACAACCAAGGGGGTGTGCGCGGCATCGAGATCCCCGCTAACTATGGTATCGCGCGTCTCTTTGCGATCTACCACCAGGACGACTTCTACAACATCTCGCCTGGTGTCTCGAACTTTGCCCCGACCGTCACTGCACCTTATCGTACTGATGCAGGTATTGGACGGGATAATCTCTTGCGGGAGGATGGTGAGCGTCGCAGCTTGATCATCACCGCAGACAACACGTTTGTGATCCCAGAAGATGTCCTCGACCAGAGCTACTTGACGGTAAACCTGGAGAACACCCCGCTGGTGTTCGAGTTCGCGGCGTTCTTCTTTGATGATTGGCAGGCAGAGTACACGCGTATTCACCGCCTCGCCGCCGCAGGTGTCGCAGGTCAAAGTTATCAGGTGTTCGTGCCTGGTCCGAGCGAAGCAGGTGATCAGCTCTCGGTGGTCTCGACACGCGTGCCTTATCAGGGCGCGATTTATGGGACGATGCCCATCTCGACGACAGACACCGCTTCGGTGGAGTTTGTAGACTACGTGCCAAAGCGTACCGCAGAGACGCCTACCGAGGTCCTGCAACTGGCCACGCCGTTTACGGACCCCGCAGATGCACGCGTCGAAAATGGCGCCGTCGTCGAGATCCTGGCGGCGATGCCTTTCGCGACCACGCTCGGTACAGGCGCCATCGCTGGACCCGTGGTCCCCGGCTCGTATACAGATGTCGGCTACCTCACGTTGGCGGACTACCCGTTTACGGACTTGACGGATGCTCCGCGCCCGGCGCGCGTGCGTGCTCACCCTGCACCCGCAGGGACCACACCTATTGCGAGGGTGGTCGGAGAGACGCTGCTGGGAGCCACAGAGAGGCTCCCCATGGGTCTTTTGACCTCAGACGCGCAATTCCTCGCGGAAGGTCTTGGGGAGGCGTATGAGCGCTTCTGGGTGCCTTCGCTCTCGATGGATGTCCCTGGAGACTACCGTCAGGATTATCCCCTGTCCAAATCCTTCATGGAGGGCGCGCTTCTGGTCTCGGATGGTACCGCCGCAGGGTCGGCAGCGCTCACGGGCTACGACCCGAGCTTTAACCTGTACCGCACCTACCGTGGAGGCACGGCAGCCGTGGCGTCGGGACGCAACCCAGGAGGCGCCTTCGCCTTGACAGGACCACGCGTGAGTAAGGATCTGTCTTATGTCACGAGCCCTCGCACGCAAGACCTCTCGATGCATGGGGGTGTGATGCTCGGAGTCGCGCTTCTCGTGCGCACACAAAAGGAGCTTGTCACGACCAGTGACCGTGAGGCCACGTATGGTGAAGAGCTTCAGATCGTGGTCGCGACAGGGCTGCAACTTGGCAAGGATCTTGATGTTTCCACGGGCGCGCTCAGTAAAGAGTTTGTAGACCTCGTACTACAGACGCACCCCACTGGTCTGGGTGAAGGACGCAATGCGGTAGACCGTTACCGTGTTGAAGGAAGGCCCCTGGTGAAAGGCGCGCGTCGTTTGATCACACCTGATCAGGTGGACGTATTCCCCGCGAGGGACCCCTCGTTGCCTGGTGTTGACCCTTGTGTATGCCCCTGAACGGACGCACCTGGAGGAGTAAGAGATGATAATCAAGGCAGAACAGCTTAAAGGCGCGAAGGCCGTGCGTTGGGCCAAAGGGCGTCTCAAGCACCTCCAGGTGAAAGCATCGCATGAAGGAATGACCGACATGCTCCAGGCTGAGATCCAGCAAGTTCGCGCGCTGTTGCGGCGTGAGGGAGGGGGCTGATGGCAGACGATCTGCGTGAACGTATCGTGCGCCTGGAAGAGCGCCAGCGGGCTGACCGTGAGCAAAACACCGTGGAGCGCTCTATCCGTAAGACGCGTGATGATCAAATCTTCAAGCGACTGGATTCGTTTTCGCGCGGGCTCGATGAAGTGTCTGATGCCCAGATCGCGATGACGGGGAAGCTCCACAAGGTGGAAGAGGCGTTGGACAGCAATGATGATGACTTGAAGCAAGTCCAGGAAGCGGTCAAGGAGAACACGGCAATTCTTCAACGCATGGATGGTTCCATCCGCACGTTGAAGTGGCTGTGGCCGGTGCTCTTGATGATCCTCTCGACGTTGGTGACGGTCTTCGTGAATAATGTATACTTGACCGCTGACAAGAAGGCGGGAGAAGCAGTAGAGAAGCAGTACAAGAAAGATCTTCCCTCCTCCCAGGGCGAGGTCAAGGTCAAAGGCGAGGAGCACAAGTGATGAGAAGGGTCTTGATTGTCGAAGATGATGAGGCCATGGCACGGATGCTCATGCTTTCGCTGCGTTCGACTTATCAGGTCGTGGTATGCACAAAAAAAGCACACGCGGTGCGTCTGGCCAAGGAACATCTCCTCAGTGATGAGGCGCTCCCTGACCTTGTGGTGATTGACCTGATTATCAACGGAACAGGGGGAGTCGAGTTTTATGAGTGGATGCGCGAGGAAGGCTTCGAGTGTCCGGTCATCTTTCTTACAGGCTGCCACACGCAAAGCCCCGAATACCGCGCCGCGATCGGGACGGGGGAGGTAGTGTATGAGAAGGATGATTTCACGGCTCCAGGCTTTCTGGCGCAAGTGGGTGAGCATATTCAAAACGCAGCATGAGCGGCGTCGGCTTCTTGACCATGCAAATACGCTCGGGCGCCTCGCGAGTTACAGAGATAACGCAGCGATTGTGTACCAGACGGATTTCGAGGGTAACCTTCTGCATGGGAACACCAAGGCGCTCGATACCTTGAATTGCGTCCAGTCTGATCTTCTCTCGATGAACCTGTACGACCTGGTGCGCGAGGATAGCCATGGCATCCTCGACGCACTTTTTTCTTTGCGCGAGTTTACCCAGCCCAAGGTGTTCGGGGATATTTATCTCAAGGGGCATGATGAGCCCTACCTGATTCGGTACTACCGGCACGAGGCACTTGGTACGACGATGTTCATGTTCATCCAGGAAGCCCTTGACAACACCATGATTCAGGCACAGGAAGAGCGCAAGTGGGCAGAGAGGCTCCAGGTCATGCTCTTTGGATTGAACCACGAACTCAAGACGCCCCTGGCGACCGCGCGCGGATACATCGACCTGATTACGATGACGGGTGAACTCGAAGAGCATCTCGAAGGTGCACAAGAGGCCCTCACCAAGATTTCACTGATCTTGAACGACATGACGGCGCCGATGAAAGAGCTGTCCCAAGAAGCGGGGGCGCGCATCGACCTCGGGCATGCGATCGACAGCTACACCAAGAGCATGCGTTTTGTGGAGCCTACCAAGCGTTATGTAGGGCGCTACGAGGTCTTGAACGAGGCTGCTCAAGGGAAATACGTGAATGTATCTCAACCACGCCTGTATCAGATCTTGACCAACCTCTTCGACAACTCGATCCGTGCGACCAAGCACAAGGAAGAGGGTGCGTGCATCACGATCCACACGCACGAATGTGATAAGATCCACCACGCCAACTGCATCGTGCTCTCTTTCGCGGACAACGGCTGTGGTATGGATGATGCGACCTTGCGACAGGTCTTTGCTCCGTATTTCACGACGCGAGGACCCGAAGCAGGCTCCGGCCTTGGTAGTTACTTTGTGTACCAGTTCATTAGAGAGGCGGGTGGTTCGATCGAAGTCGAGAGCGCTTTGAATATCGGAACAACCATGCATTTGCATCTCCCTTATCGCACAAACCCTGACTCGAAGGAAGAGCCATGACCATCCGAGAAAAAATTGCCAATGTTCGCTGGGGTTCGGTGATCATCGAACAGGGGGAACTGAGCATGGGCCGTGTCATGTGCTGGATTGTGTTTGGAACACATATCTGGTTTTGGTGCGTGGCCAAGCAAGTCCCCAACACCATGTACGAAATCTTGCTTGTCCTGTTCGCGTATAACTTCGGCAAGAAGTTCACCGGACCGTTGTCGGACATTTTGCGTCAGCGGCTCACCGGGAAAGCGGGTCTCCCTGTTGCTCTTCCCGCGCCGCCTCAAACAACTCCGACGCCTCCAGCGGCTCCAGCGCCTCAAACAGCGCCCGACAGCAGCCCTGATGCAGATGCATTGAAAGAGGCGCTCAAGCGACGCCTTGACGCGACACGAGAATCACGTATCACGGAAATCGACGACCCCTTCACCCGCGAAGGCGAGGAGCGTTTGACATGACTCAGGAACACACACCTCCCTCTCTTTGGGAGCGCATCAAGTCCGGCGCCATGGTTGCATGGAACTGGACCTTGCGCTATCCTTTGGCTCTCGTGATCGCGACCCTCGTGATCGTGGTTGCGGTCGTGCTGCTCTTGCTCGGGTTCGGGGATGCTTTCAATGTGGGAGGTATCCTCGGGTGGCTCTTTGGTCATGATGAAGCTGACAAAGATCCAGAGCTTGAGGTAAAGGTCAACAAGATCCCACCGAAGCGAAAGGATACCCAGGGAGAGCTTATCGAAGTGGGTGAGCCTGATGAGCATGGGTTTACCCAGCGTGAGATCACGGTCGTGGATCGTAAGAAAAATCCCTTCCGTGATCGCAACGTCCTCGAAGTCTCGACGGTAGAAGGTGAGACAAAGAAGCTCCGACTTCCTACGGGTGTAAAGGATACTGACGTCGAGCGCGTGATCCTGACGCAACCTGGCAAGGTCGAGATTCACGTCATCGAAGCCCCCAAAGAGGTCTCACAGGATCTCATTGATAAGCTCTCTTGATTCGCATAAAAAGGAGCCGAACATGTCCAGAATCATCGCCTTCTTGAGCCTCGCGTTTGTGCTCCTGATGCCTCAGATCACGCACAGCCAGCCCGAAGAGCGCCGCCTCGCGCGTCTGGAGCGCGAGGCAGAGTGTCCTCCCGGATACAAGTGCCTCAAGGAAGCCGATGCCGCAGAGATCGCGCGCATCCTCCAGCACCACAACTGCCTGGTGCGCGAAGCTCAACAGGGGCGCATGCGGCTGACCTTTGACGAGCAAAAGATCGTCATCACCCAGGACGGTCAGGTCTTCACGGATGATAAGCTCACGGGCAAGATCGAGTGGTGTGAGTTCAAGCTCGGTTTCGAGACTGAAAACAACGTCGCGATCACAAAACCCAAACCTCCCGTGGAACCGGAATGGGGCTTGCGCTTGCGGGTCAAGGTGGGGGTTACCTGGTTGCCCGCAAACCTTGGCGAAGACCTCCCCTCGATGTTTGACCCTGCGCTCGTGTTCGAGCCGTTCTTCTGGCGTATGCTACATGTCCAGGCGCAGACCGGGTTCCAACATGGTGGAATCAGCCTCGGGGCAGACATCACCAAGAACCTCGATTTCTTCGGTGGTGCTGCTATCGAGTACGGTACCTGGGAGTTGATGCCCATCTTTGGCTTGAGCCTTTCTTTCAACTGAGATCACACATGAGCAATCCAAATCATAAAGAGATGCCCCTCGAAGCAGCGCAGAAAGCGGTCGAGGCAATCATGCGTAACAGACGACCCCATACTGGCCCCAAGCGCGACGCCTTCGAGGAGTACCGGGAATGGCTCATCAAGGAGATGGAGCCTGCGATCACGCGCCTGTGTGACCGGAAGCTCCGCGAGGTAGCACGCGCACATGGCGTCACCGAAGGCGAGATGCTCGCGCTGATCAACAACCCTCCCGCGAGCGAACATCGCCGCCAGTTGATGATGTATGTGTACGAGCTGTTGATGGGCTGAATGTCCCTGCCCGCGCTCCGTTTATTCGCCCCCCAGAAGAGGAAGTCATGTCAGATAAGACCTACGAGAAGCTCAAGCGCATCCGCGCAGCAGAGACCATCGACCTACCCCCCTGTGATCGCCTGGTCACGCACATCACCAAATCCAACGGCGAGCAGGTCGAGTTTGCCTTGCGTCACTACCAGAAACAGATGGTCATGCACCTCCTGATGCGCAAGCGCTTCGTGGTTGGTGACGATACGGGGCTCGGCAAGTGCCTGACCAAAAACTCTTTAGTAACAACTACTTACGGCCTTACCAAGATCGGTGATATGCATGACTGGTCGGGAATGGAACCCGACACGTTCGCGCCCGTTGATCAGGATTGGCATGTTCTCGTGAACGAAGAGAAACTGCCTGTCAAGAATTTTTATTACGGTGGGGTAAAGCCGACCATCAAGATGCGTACACGTTACAACTTCGAGGTGGAGGGTTCGAGAGTCCACCCGCTTCTCGTGTGGAGGGATTGCAAACATCAATGGGTAGAAATGCGAGATCTCCGAGAAGGGGATTACATCTGCGTCGAGAGACGTGAGATGGATTTTCCCCTTGAAGAACCGACTCTGGATACCGATATAGCTTTATCGCCTTGGGCAAAATCTCATAAATTACCTACGAAGGTAACAGGTGATTTTGCGCGTTGGATCGGTTACGTGGTAGGGGAAGGTTGGTTCAATAACGATTACACCCTGAGTATATCCCAATGTCCAGAGCGTAATCATGAGATCCACGAAGATATTCGACATCTTACCTCTACTTTATTTGGATATGATCTTTCAGATGTAAAAGATAAGTTAGTATCTAGTGTGCAAATTATCGACTTCCTCAAGCAAAACGGCTTGAATAAAGGTCTAGCAGCGGATAAACAAGTCCCAAATTTCATCCTCTGTTCTACCCGAGAAAGCAACGTCGAGTTCCTGAGAGGGCTGTTTGAAGGTGAAGGTCACGTGCTTCCCTGTGGTGGTATTGAATTTTCAACTGCATCCGAAGAGCTTGGGCGCGTGGTCCAAATCATGCTCACGCGCTTTGGTATTGTCAGTAACCGTAGCGAGAAAGTGGTCAAGAATTATGAACACAACACGTACTGGCGCCTGACGATCTTCGGCCAAGATGCTCGTGCCTTTCGTGACAAGATTGGCTTCGTGTCCTCCAGGAAGAGAGACGCCTTGGAGAGCGCTCTCGACCGTTCGATGAACCCGAATCACGATGTTATACCCTGCTGCAAGTCCTTGATCGAACCCTTGCGAGCGCGCCTCAAAGCGGTCACGTCGCGTTCGGGGGGGAATGGGAATAGAAAGGGCAGTGGCCTCAAGCAATTCGGTTGCTCTTTCGTCAACACGCTCAATAACATCCGAAACCGGGGTCGTAACCCTTCCTACGCATTTTTAGAGCACTACCTCGATGTGTGCGCGCAGCATGGGCTTACGGGGACGTCTGCGTGGCAAAATCTGAACGCGCTCCAAGAGTCGTGCTACTTCTACGATCCCGTGGTATCTCTCACCGAGGGAGAAGCAGAGGTTTTCGACATCGAGGTTGATGATCCCCGCCACTGGTTCGTCGCCAACGGTGTGGTCAGTCATAACACCGCCGAGTGTATCTCCTCACAGTGCTACATGTGGACCAGGGAACCCAACCTGATCCCGATCGTGATCACAACCACCAGCGCCATGCGTCAATGGGCAGGTGAGTTTCACAAGTTCACGAACGGGGTGGATACCGTGGTGGTCGATGGCGGCCCGGACAAGCGCAAGAAGATCTATGATGAGTTCTTCGAGGAGTGGTCCCCCGAGAACCCCAGCGTCCTGATCTTGAACTACCCGCGCATGCGCATCGACTACCGCACGCTCAAGAAGCACCTTGACGGGCGCCAGTACGCCTTGTGGATGGATGAATGCTTTGATTATCACACTCCTGTGCTGCTCGCGGATGGTACAACGGAACTGATCGGCAAGATTGTGTGCCAAAAGTTAGATGTAGAAGTGATGAGTTATAATTTTGAGACAGGTAAAACAGAGCCTAGACGTGTGGTGAATTGGTGGCGCAACAAAGTGACCAAAAAGCACAAAATGCTTAAAATCACCTTTGCGCATGGTAACAGCGTGCGCTGTACGTCTACGCACAAGATTTATCGTCCTGATGGCACAAAGGTTCGAGCCAGCAAGCTCAAGCCTGGTGACCAAGTTCTCCATTTCAACAGCAAGCCTCCAACAACAGAGCAACAGCAGATCATTTATGGGGGATTACTGGGAGATGCCTCTCTCTCCAACCCTCAACGTGCGTGTCCTTCCGTTGCTTTCAGGCAAGGCATAGCTCAGTCCGACTATATGGAGTGGAAACAGAAGGTTTTGGGTACCCTGGGTACCTCTTCTCTACGTGAAGAGCCTTCTGGCTACGAAGGAGGTTCCTCGACCTTGTGTTTCAATACTCATGCGAATGCGCATATCACCGCTACGATCAAGACAGCCGGGTTTTATAAAAATCGAAAGCAGATCACTACCGCGTGGTTGGATAAGATCGAGCCATTGGGGTTGGCTGTTTGGTATGCCGACGATGGTTCGCTGTCCGTGAGAGAGCGTAAAAAGGGTCGTCGCGTTTACCAGATCGAGTTGAGTACGCATGGTTTTACGCGAGAAGAAAATGAGCTTTTGGCTGGATGGTTGCGTTGGAAGTGGGGCGTAGATGCTCAAGTCAAGACGCGTAAGGGACGCACAGGAGACTTCTATGTGATTTATCTCCCGGATGAAGCAGCGCGCGCCTTCTTGGACCTCCTCCCTGGCGCCTTGCCTGGTGTTGAGTACAAGTTTCCCGACCATGATCCCTATGTGTCTCCTGATATGCCTTCTCTTGATGCTACGGTGATTGATCATGTGGTTTCTGTAGAGGCATGGGAACCTGCACGTCCTGAAAAATATGTGTATGATTTGGAGGTAGAGGGGAATCATAATTACTTCGCAGGAGGCACCCTGGTCTCTAACTGTGCTGCGGTGAAGTCTCCCTCATCTGCGACACATACCGCCGCCAAGAGACTCGCAGAGCACGCGTGGCGCGCCTATGGCATCACGGCAACCCTTATCAAGAACAACCTCCTCGAAGGGTTTGGCATCTACTCGGTGGTCGTGCCTGGGCTCTTCAGCTCGGAGAAGGGCTTCATGCGCAACTTCTGTGTCACCAAGATGCAGCCCATCGGGAGGGGGCGCAAGGTGCCCGTGATTGTAGGACACTCCCGAGATCACGTCCAGCTTTTCCGAGAGCGCATCGACCCCTACTACCTTGGACGAGCCAAGCACACGGTCGCCAAGGAACTCCCGACGCTCACCACGAAGGAAGTCGTGGTGCCGATGTCTCGGTCCCAGTGGAAGCACTACCAGGACGCGGTAGAGGGTCTCTTGACGGTGAACGAGGCTCACGAGATGGTCGCAGAGGCGAGCTTGATTGACCCTGATGCAGATGATGCTGCGGTGGAGACCAGTCACCTCACGCAGCTCATTTATTGCCAGGAGATCGTCAATGACCTCTACCTGATCGGCAATGAAGGCATCTCGCACAAGGTCGAGATGTTGATGGATATGCTCGAAGGCGAGCTTGCAGGGGAGAAGGTGATTGTCTTCACGCGCTTTCGTAAGATGGTGGACCGTCTCCAGGAGCTACTGGCAGACAAGGGTTACGAACTCGGCATCGCTCAAGATCACACAGGAGAATGGCAACCGCGCACAGAGTGCAAGCAAGGCTTGGTACGTGTCACAGGTGCGGAGTCGAGCGAGGAGCGTGAAGCGGGGAGGCAGGCGTTTGTTGGTACGGAAGGCACAAACCTCATCTTCTTGACCATGGCGGGCGCAGAAGCCTTGAACCTCCAGGAAGCACGCGTGATGGTCTTCTTTGACCTCCCATGGTCCGCAGGGGATTATCTTCAGCTCGTTGGTCGAATGATTCGTATTGGCTCACCGCACCAATCCGTGTATGCTATTCACATGATCTCGGAAGGTCCCTTCGGTGAGGCGACGATTGATCGCCACGTCGCCAAGACCCTGGATCGCAAGATGGGATACATCGAGGGCGCGCTCGGGCAGCGCTTGCTGGGCAATCAGGAAGGTCAGGAAGAGGATTTCATATTTGGAGAGTCCTCTCCGACTCGCGCGCTCTATGATGCGATGTTGCAATCCGTGCGTGAGTCTCAGGACTCCACCTGATCACGGCCAACAACGAGGCTAGACCCAGAGGCGCTGCATGGCACTTCGAGGCGCTTCGAGCAAGATAAGAGCAAGATAAGACATAAAAGACGAGACCGAATATGACGAGCAAGACCCTGAAGCCCCCGAAAGACAAGCACAAGTGGATCAAGGACGAGGACAAGCCCAAGGAAAAGCACGAATGTCCGATCTGTCAGGGACGGCAATACCTTCCGATGGGCAACAACAACGAATACAGGCGTCCTTGCGTATGCACCTTGCGCCGCATCTATGAAGCCTCGTTGGGTCGAGAGATCTACAACGCCCAACCTCTGGAAGAAAGCCCGTACACCAATAAGGTGCGCAGCTCACTCTTCATCAAAGCCAACAGGCGCGACATCCTGCCTCATATCAGGCACGCCCTGATTTGCCAGGGCACCAAGTTTTTCCACCGGATCACCAACGACAGCGCATTGATGGATGCCTGGCTCGCCAAGGACAAAGAGTCCTCCAAGGAAGACGGTTCGACCTCGGTGACGTATACGAGCTTGCGCGACCTGGTGGAAGACCCCACGTTGATGATCCTGTTTTTGGGGGTCATGAGCTACAGCAACCGCGCGTTGCCTGGTGTGTTACTCGAAGCCTTGCGTATCCGAGAGTTTGCGGGTAAGCCCACCTGGGTGATCGCGAGTCACCAGAAGCCTTTTGTTCAGGGTCACCTCGCCTACTCTCCTGAAGGCGAGGAATACCTGGTGGAGAACTTCGAGCTGTGCACGATCAAGCCAAGCAAGCCCGGCAAGTCCCTGTATGAAGGGGTCATGTCAATGGATGATGAAGACCAGGATTCGGGACAGGGCGACCCGGAGGTCAAGAAGAGCCGTCACCTCAAGCACGCGACGCGTGACATTTTCAAGTGACCTGAGCACGCGCGCCACGAACCCGCGCCACGAACACGAAGTCCACCACACGAACATTTACCGCGTAGAGAAGTCGAATGTCCCTCCCCAAGATCCTGCGAAGCCTGCTCGATGTCGATGGCAAGCTCACCCAGAAAGAACTCAAAGATAACTACCTGACGGTCTCGACCATGGACTTGAGGTTCATGAACGAGGAGGACCGTCAGATCTATGATTATGTCCAGGGCTTTGCTTCCCAATATGGTCAGCTTCCCACGAGCCGCTCGGTGCTCGACTTCCTCGACCGCGAGGGTGATCTCACGACCGCTGAACGCCTCAAGGAGATTCAGGCGGTCCCCGTGACCTACACGGGCGCGGATTATCAACGGTTGATTCACATCGAGGTCGAGAGCCAGCGCCAGGGGGACATGCACCTCGCGCTCAAGATGGCCAATGACATCCTCTTCGATGGGGTCGCGATCAAGGAGGGGCGTGAGACGGTACACTACAAGGGGTACCGAGACGCGATGCTCTACCTGATGAAGCAAGCCGATGGCTTGATCAATCACGAATCGGGAGCACGCACCAAGGCTGACATCATCGAAGACACGGACGCCGCGCGTGACGAGATCCAACGCGTCCTGACCGCAGATAAGCTGACATGGGGTTGCTTGTGCGGCCTCGAAGACATTGACCTCGTATGTCGTGGCTTGAAGCCCGGCGAGCTGTGGACTCACGCCGCGTTCACAGGAGAGCTGAAGTGTTTTCAAGGCTCGTGCCAAATCTTCGACCATTCGACGAAAAAGTTGGAGACGGCCAAAAACCTCTACGATCGCGTGCAGGCGGGAGGTGCGCAGCCCGTGATCACCGCGCTCAAGCAAGAGGGCGCCGAGCCACTGCTGGTGCAGGCTCAAGCCTCGCACTTGGTCGAGAATGGTGTCCGGGATGTCTACACGGTCAAGCTCAAGAGTGGCCGTGAGTTGGAGATTACGGATAACCACCCGCTGTGGTCCTCGAAACAAGGTGGCACCTGGGTCGAGCTTAAAGAGCTGTCCGCTGGCGATTGGGTCGGAGTGCCTTCGGTGATGCGCGTGCCCGAGCCGCGTGAGGACTTCACCGATGCAGAAGTCGAAGCGATCGGATTTCTCCTGGGAGATGGTCAAATCACTGATTATACCTGTGTGTTGGCCGCTGCTAATGTTGAGGTACGTCAAAATTACATTCGGTGTTTGCAGGCGCTCGGACACTCTGAGGGCTATGCTACCGGCGAAGACGGTATCGAGAATTGGTACCGTGAGTATACCTCTTCTACACGACCGCACTGTAAATGGGTAGGATGTACGGCACGTCCTCAAGCTCCTTTGAGGAGCCTTCTCACGCGGCTGGGGCTGTGGGATACCAATTCCCACTCGAAGTTCATCCCTGGTGAGTTGTTCGGATTGCCTGAAGCCCAGATCGAACTGCTCTTGGGTGCGCTGTGGGCAACCGATGGGTCGTGTCACGCAGGAGATCATGCACGCGAGGATCGTGTCTCCTTGAGCAAGCGGAACGACATCACCTATGCCTCGGTCAGCAAGGAGCTGGCTCAGGGCGTTCAAGGTTTGCTGCTGCGCCTGGCTATCCCCTCGACGGTGCGTGAAGTGGAGACTACCTACAAGGGAGAACCCTATCTCTTCTACACCGTTCGCGTCACCACAAACCCGGGTAAGCGTGCTTTCTGTGAGCGTATTCGCGTTCCAGGTAAGCAAGAGCGCTTCGATGTGCTCCAGTCTCGCTTGCGCGCGGTGGATGATCGTATCTTCCCGACAGACTTGATAGCGCACCTCGACCCTATGCAGCGCGTGACTTCACATACCGGCTCCTGGCGTTACGCGGGCCAAGCACAAAAACGCGAGAGCATCACTGGGGACGGCTTGCGGCTTTTCGCGCAGCTCGACCCGGAGCTTGAGCGGCACCTGGAGGGTGATGTGGCGTGGGATCAGATCGAAAGCATCACGCTCAAGGGCCAGGAGATGACGTATGACCTGAGCGTGCCCGAGCACCATAGCTTTGTGGTCAATGATGTGATCACCCATAACACCACCTTCGCATTGAACTGGGTGTATCGCGCGGCGTTCCTGTTGCAGTGGAACGTGTACTACCTCTCGTTGGAGATGCCCGTCGATCAGCTCCAACGCATCATGTACGTGATGCACAGCAACCACCCGAAGTTCCAGGGGCAAGGCTGGCCAAAGCTCACCTACCGCCTCGTGCGTGACGGGGAGGACGAGGAGGGGAACCCCATCTCCGAACACCAGCTCGAATTTTACTACCACATCATCGACGACATCGAGCAGAACCGTGGTCGCGGTTACGGTTCGCTGTATGTGCATTCCCCGGACGAAGACATGACGGTCCCGAAGCTCAAACAAGCGTTGGAGCTTCGTCACGCGCAGGTGCCCGTGCATATGTGCGTGATCGACCACTTTGCCTTGATGAAGCCTGCGCAGTATTCGGGGAACTATTACACGGACCTGAACTCGATCTTGCGTGACGCGAAGCGGCTCGCTTTGAGCTTTAACCAGGGTGAGCGCCTGGCCTTGCTCGGTCTCTTGCAGATCAACCGTCAGGGAAAGCTCGACGCAGAGAAGAACGATGGTGTGTACAAAATGCAGGCGCTCGCAGATGCCAACGAAGCCGAGCGTTCGAGCGATGTCATCACGACCACGTTCCTGGACACGGACCTGCGTGCCCGCGCGCGGACCAAGTTCGGCTGCCTCAAGAACCGGGACAACCCGCACTTCTTGCCTTTCAACGCGGTGATTGATTGGGACACGAAGTACATCGCAAACGAGGTCGATTTCGGGAACCACGCGCAGCTCTTGAACGCCAGTGATGAGGAAGTCGCAGCGCTGATGCAAGCAGACACGGACTTCCGGGTCCAGCAGCAAGAAGAACGTGAGCAGGCGCGCGAGGAACGCCTCCAGCAAGCCCGAGAGACGCGCGCGACCTTGAACGCGGCCTCGACCATGGAAGAAGTGCTGGCGGGCCTTGACGAGGACGACGAGGACGCAGGTGACCGCCCTCTGTGGGAAGAGCAGGGGGGTGAAGTGTAATGGCCATCCAGGGAGAGATGAATCCAGCAGTCAAGGAATACCTGGACCGCCGCGTCGCCAACATCAAGACACAGGTCACGGTAGCCGACGTGCTCTCGCATTATGGCATTGATGTCAGGACGGTAGACAGGGAGTTTCAGTATCCCTGTCCATTGCATGGAGACGGGCAGGATAACTCGTATTCAGCGCGCATGTACCCGGATAATGACAATGGGTCTGGGGGCACGTATTGCTTCGCCTGCCACAAGTCCAGGGATTGCATTCGTTGGGTACAGGACAAGGAGGCGCTCTCATTCGGGAAGGCGCTCTCCTATATTGAACGCACGTTCCATGTCTCCAACGTCCCCAAAGCACACTTCTCCTACGATCCAGACAAGGCAGAACCTCCCCCGAGCCTGGATAAGCCTTCTCCTGCCACGGAACAGCTCAAGGAGGAACAGCTCAAGGGTGCAATCGAAGCGGTCGAGGCGTCCCTGCGGCGGACCATCGCAGCGCGCCATGAGGAGCTGGATATGGCACAGGTGCTCAAGCTCTTCTACACGCTGGATACGGCGGTGTTCGGGTGGAAAGAGGGAGAGCTTACCCCGGAACAAACCAAGATGCTCGTGGGAAAGATCTGGTCCGTGGCGCGCGCCTTGTAATCCGCGCCTTGTAATCACCTTCAACGTAGAGTTACCATGTCAAGCATGTACGTGACCAAACATCCGAGCAAGGGGGAGATCACGGTCTTCACCTTTGTGATCTTGCCTGATGGTTCCTGGGAACCTGAATGGGAGGTGTTGAGGCAAGCGCACCTCACAGAACAGGAAGCACTCCGACGTGTGCCACATGCCAAAAAGCGAGAGCACGCGGAGGTAGGAGGAGTGAGCGCGCTCGTGGATCTGATCGGTGTAATCCCCTGGCATGTTGGCCAGCAATTACGACAGGGGGATGCGCAACCCATGCTCTCACATGAAGTGCTCGACCCCTCGGGGTGCTTGCGCAAGTTGCACGCGAGCTTGAGTCCCTGTTTGCATCGCGAGAGGTGCCCGAGCTGGAACCCGAGACGATGCCAGGCCATGAGTAGCAAGCAGCCTCCTTGTTATGACCTGAACATCCAGACCGAGCCCATGGCGCTCGTCAAGGCAAACCGTATCCTGGACCTATGGCGCATGGACTCCTATGTCGTGCGCATCGAACCCGAGAGTTATCTGTTGACGCAGAACGTAGCTCAGAACAACCCCTGAGAGAAGATATGTCAGAAGAAATCAGCTTGGACCAGTTCTTTGGTTTGCGTGAAGTGATCGAGGTCCACCCGAAAGAGTGGATGCACGACTACACGTTTACCATGATCAACACAGAAGAAGCGCTCGCCGCTTACGTGGATCGTGCGATCGAAGCGGGCCATTGCGCGCTCGACCTCGAAACCACGGGTCTCGATGCTCGCCGCACTCCCCAGGGGACCACGGTCGATCGTATTGTGGGCTACTGTATGAGCCACGGCACCAAAGAAGGCGTGTATGTACCTGTACGGCACACCAAGCAAGGTGCGGCGCATAACCTCGACCCAGAGATCGCCAAGCGTCATATCCAACGCCTGGTCTCCGAGTGCATCTGCATCTATCACAACTCGAAATTCGATCACGAGTTTTTGGAGGGAGAGGGGATCACGCTGGGAGGGCCAAAGAGCTTCGAGGACACCCTTATTCTGAGCTACATGAAGGATTCGGCGGGCAAGCGCCACGGCTTGAAGCATCTCTCGAAGGTGCTGCTCGACAAGGAGATGATCGAGATCTCCGAGCTGTTTGATGAGAAGATCAAGGACTATGACTTCTCGATCCTCGACCCGAGCGACGCCGCGACGTTGTGGTACGCAGGCGCAGACGGCATCTGCACGTATGAACTCTTCAGGGTTTTCGCATCCCATTATGCGGTGCCTCGCCTGATCTGGCCCACCGATGAGTTCGGTCGCCCTGACCGTCAGGGGATGCAACAGCGTGTCGTGGACCTCGAACCCTGCGGCCCCGGCACTCCCAAGAGCGTCCTGGAAGAGCAAGCAGGTGTATACCACCTGGAGAAAGCGTGTGTGCCCGCGACACGTTGGATGGAGCGCAACCGCCCCTACATCGACCTCCCATACCTGACGCGCGTGCGCCGCGAAGTCGCGCTATACACACAGGAGATCACGGAAGAGATCGCAGAGGGTTTTACGAGCTTCGGGTATCCCTTCACTCCCGCCATGGTCGGGAAACCGATCGAAATTGGGAAGGGGCTCGACTTCTTGCAGCGGCACGGGCTGCTCAAGGTCACGCTCCAGCGTACCGAAAGTAGCAATCAGGTCCAGACCAGTGATGATGTCATCGAAGCCCTGTGTGATAAGGTGGGAGAGCACTTCCCCTTCTTGAAGCTGATTCGTACCTTCCGACGCTTGCAGAAGGTCGAAGGAACCTATCTACGTCCCTTGCAAGAGAACACGGACGGGTTTCAGGATGAGCACCTCCCGCGCAACCCGTCCCATGTTTTGCAAGACTCGACCACGCGTTTTGATTTTCGCCCCTTCCGCGTGGATACCGGGCGCTTCGCTGCATCCAAGGGGAACGTAGATCACGGGTACTCGGGCTTGAACGTGCAGTCGATGCCTGCGTGCTACAACCGAGGCAAGTTTGCTTCGAGGCGCGTGCTGTCGAGACCCGAGGGTCCTGGCCGCGCGGATGCGGAGTTGTTCGAGACCTTCGAGCGCGTCAAGGGGAAGGATGACTTCCTCATTCGTCTTTATGACAATCACTTCGTCTTCGACCCGCTCAAAAATGAAGAGCGCTGTGTCGCGAAGAGCTGTGAAGGGTGCCCGTTCGAGCATCAATGCGAACGTGACCAGGAGCCCACGATTCCCGAGCCCGGCCAACCTGCGTGTGCTAATACCAAAATCCTGAGTCTGGAATCCTCGGTGCGTCCCGCGATTCGTGCCAGGGAAGGCTTCGTCATTAGCGCGATTGACCAATCGGGGGTCGAGCTTCGCCTTGCCGCGAACCTGTCAGGCGAACCACGTTGGGTCAACGAGTTTTTCCGTTGCTCCTCTTGCAACCATGAGTTCAACGAGGAGCGCCATAGTACGCCTGTCAAGGCGCCGCCCGCGTTGTGCCCTCAGTGTGGCTCCGATAAGATTGGAGATTTGCACACGTTGACCACACAGATCGTGTATGGCGACAACGTGCTCCAGAAGCCCGACTTCAAGCTCTACAGGCAGAACGCCAAGGGCGCGAACTTCTCCGTCTTGTACGGTGGTGGGGGGTCTGCTGTGGCGCGTGCGACCGGGGTGACACGAGAGGAAGGTGCACAGATCAAGGACAAGATGCTCGACGGGCTCCCAAAGCTACGCGATTGGATCAAGAGCATCCACCAAGAGTGCAAGCGCAACAAGCAGGTGTCCACGGCGATCGGACGTCGCTTGCGCTTGCCTGACATCGACAACCACGAGAGTTGGGCACAAGCCAAAGCAGAGCGCAACGCCGTCAACGGGATCATCCAGGGGTCTGCGACGGGAGACCTCACCAAGTTTGCCATGTGGCGCGTGCATGACTGGCTCAAAGCCAACGACATGCTCGATGACTGTCGCCTGATGATCTGCATCCACGATGAGCTTGTGTTCGAGATTCGCAAGGACAAGCTCGATACCCTGGTCCCTGTGATTGTGGAGCAGATGACCGAGCTGGGTCGTATGCTCAAGTGGCCTGTGCCCTTGCGTTGTGATGTGGAGCTTGGACCCACGTTCGATGTCATCTACAACTGGTCGGAGTTTCACCCGTACAACCCCAAGGTCAAGGCCCCCGAGCCTGTACCTCAACTGTTGTGGCGTTATATCGACTTCGAGCCCGGCATGTGGTATGTCGAAAACGGGGAAGAGGTCATGCCTGTACCCCTACAGGGAGACGAGGTAACCGAGGAGCCCGAAGAGGAACCCGAAGAGTTGTCTGAAGACGAGATTTACGGAGCTGCTTACATGACGTACAAGAACAAGAAAAGCCAACGCCAGTACAAGGGTGGACCCATTGCTACCTTCCGCTTGATGGGGAGCGCGCTCGCTCCTCTCGATGAAGACGGGGAGTTTCAAGTGGTGCGCCAGATGCGTTCGATCTGTGATTTTTGTCTCGACCAGGATAACGCGACCCACACCTTGCGTCTGGAATCCTGGGACGGGAAACCGCTCTTGACACAGGAGGTGGGCTGGTCGGTGAACCCCGAAGCCTTGCGCATTCTGACCGCATACCTCGGGATTCGCGGCGAGCTGACCACTCTGTCTTGAGCGCGTATCTATGTAATGTGTTTGTATACTGGGGCTTAGAGACGTGTCTTTACCAGGAAGAGTGATGAACCGAAAGAAGAACATACAGGACGCAGCCTTGAATGGCGGGCTGGTTGATTACGTGGAAGAGTGCCGCGCTGATGTGGGCGTCGAAGCCACGATCGAGCAGTTCATGCAAGCCTTCTGTTCGAGATGCTTGCGCCCTGAGTGTCATCGTTCTTCTTACCACGGCTTGACCTGGGCTCATCGTATGCGACGTCAGGAGCAAGGGTTGAAAAGCCCTATCTTCCTGCCAACAGATGACCCTCGCTACAGTGAGCACGCCTCGCAGGAGTTCGAGAGCTTTGCGCAACAGAAGGTCAGGGTCCAAAATTGGGAGAGCTTCCAGGGTGCGCGTCAGCCCTCGTACCTTGTGAGCGCACCAGACCCCGAAGAGCCTTCCGAGACTGACACGACGGGCACGGGAACTACTACCGAGGACGATTCCGGGTCCAATACAGTCCAAAGCACTCCGGGACGCAGGGTGATTCATAATAACAATCTCCCCTGGGAGACTGTGCAGGCAGTAGAGGATTCGACGCGCGTCCAGAAAGCTGAACCTGCCACCGTAACTCCTGTGCCCAAGCCCGAACCTGAGCCACGTCCTGAGCCACGTCCTGAGCCACAAGAGCGCCCTGCACGCAAGCAGATGACATACAACACGCCGATGCCCGAGGGCGGGATCATGTTGCCAGGTGCCCCTCCCGCAGCGAACGCACAGCCCAGGACAACAGGCAACGCGAAAGTCGTAGCTAACGATCCCTGGGCAGTACCCACGAGCCCGGAAGAGGCCGCACAGCGTAAGGAAAAAGGGCGCTCGACCTTGAAGGTGAAGCTCGGGGGCACAAAAAAACGGAAAGACACTTGACCCGATAGGTTTGTTAGGGTAACTTCCCTCTTGTCGTCGCGAAGTCGCGATGTGAAACGACCGAATCAGTCACACGAGCAGTCAAAGGAGTTCAATGATGAGTGACGCACAACAGAACGGGATGGAGTACATCACCGTTATCAAGCGCAACGGCGAGATCCAGCAACAGGTGGTCAACCGTGGACAGCATCTCTGCCAGGAGATCTATGTGACCGCGCGTCGCATGGGTGAGATTACGGCAGACGAGGACATCCCTGATGGGGACTGCCCGCCTGTCCACGACACCGCCTTTGTGGATACGTCGTCCTGATACGCTGAACGAAACGCTGAACGAAGCACAGATTAGCGTTTAAGTCCGCGCCCGCATATGTTAGAGTAAAGAGCCAAGGGATGGAATCCCTTACAACTGTGTAAGGTTACACCACACAGACACCATGCCACTCCCTGACCTGAGACTGTAGACCAGTGATTCAGGGGTGGTAGTCAAGACAGGAGCACAACATGTCTCGCAAAATCACGATCGCAGTGAGCCTCAAGAACGCCGATGCGGTGGAAGAGGCTCTCAAGGAACTCGATGCTCGCTTCGAGCGCACCAAGGAGAACTACTTCAAGGTGAGCGCGGGCAAGGTCGATTATCACGACGCCGAAGGGGAGGTTTACAACTTCCGCTACACGGGCGTCACCATCGACTGCGCCAACGATAAGGCATCCTTCGATGAGGATTGTCAGCGCGCCAAGCAGTTCGTGGATGGTCCTCTCCGTCAGGCGTACTCGAAGTGCCTCTTCAAGCAGAACATGGAACTCGATGGAGATCAGATCCTCGAAGAGATGGTCATCTCGGATTCCATGCCCTTCGTCGAGGGCTTCACGGGTGACCTGGAGAACGGTGACATCGTGATCCGCTCGGTCAAGCCCTTCTACGGCGGCGCGACCTACTGATAGCGCCCACCGCCCGCTAAAAGAACCCCTGGTAGGATACCCCCTACCAGGGGTTCTTCTTTTGGTGTAGGGTAAAACCAATGCGCGACCATGAAGCAAAAAAAGATGCGCAAGGAGAAAGGAAAGAGTTGACGACCCGTCAAGCCTTGTGGTACCTTCGCAAATGACAGTCAAGTCAACCGAGAGTCTTGCAAGGTCGAGCCTCTCACCCACCCTATGACCGAGGTGATATATGCCGGATTTCGAGAGCCTGTTTGAAGAGGATGACTTCGCAAATATCAGTGAAGAGGTGCAGCAGGCAACCACGCAAACCACCGCTGGTGCGAGCATGGGACCCACGGAGTTGAAAATCAAAGAGGAGCGCTACACGCACGCGACCTACACGTGCTACAAGATCCCTTGCAAGGGTGAAGGGTGTAGTGAGCCCATCCTCTACCTGATCGACCCGCAATATGCGATGCGCCTCGGGATGTCTACGGGTATCCCCCTGGAGATCGCGTTCTCTCCTCACGAGGGAGAGGTGGTCGAGGGTTTCGTCAAGCCCTGGAGCAAGCACTCGCTCGCCAGCAAGAACGTGTGGCAGTGTGTGTGCCCCAAGTGTGAGACCCTCAATCAAATCGCGCAGGACCATGAGGGAGGCTTCGTGACGGGAGACTATGACGACTCCACCACGGTCCAGGTCCCTGTACCTGTGAACCGCGTGTACTACATCGAGAACTCGATGGAGCACTGGGACCGCACGGACGTGGATTCCTGAGCATCTGAACCTTAGCACCTGAACGTATCGACTACCTGGAAGTTAAAACAAGAGGACGACGACATGGACGACAATTTGTTGCTGCACGTGCGCAGCCTGCACCCCATTATCATGCTCAAGACTCGCGAGGAAGAGCGCGTCTTGAAAGAACTGCACGAAACCTTCACGCGTGTCAACCAACGCGCAGAAGAGCGCGCCAAGGGAAAGAAGAGCAAGTCCTCTCCAGGCTACTCTCTCCACGTCTGGAACGCCGCTTTCGGTATCCTGGACTCGGGGAGCTACCTCGATGAGATGCAGAAGCTCGCGCATCCCCAGGACCGTGAATCGATGAACGTCCACAAGTACCTGACGAAGATCTACGCCACCATCAACGGGGAGCACGGGCGCAACCTGTATGTGGCGATGCTCGACGCGGACAACTACCTGGGCGACCCGATGATCCGGCGCCGCCTCAAGAACCTCGCGATCTCCAGTAACGAACACCCACAGATGAACCGCACGCTCGTCCTGTTCACCCGCACGGGTAAGGTGCCTGCGGACATGGCGGAATACGTCGAGCTGGTGGACTTCGATGATCCTTCGGATAGCTTGATTCGTGACTTCCTGACAAGCCTGGAAGTCACCTTGCGCGAGCATGACAAGGAGGGCAAGTTTACGTTCCCTGCGGGACGTGACCTCGACGCGGAGATCCCTGACGCTTTCATCCGCGCGTGCCGTTCGATGACGCTCTACCAGCTCAAGCAAACGCTGCATCGTCTGGTCATGCAGTCCAAGATGCAGGTCACCACCGAGATGATGGTCGCGGAGAACCGCCGCATCATCGAGGAATCCGAGCTGCTCGACTTGATGCAGACGGATCTGACCTTCGATAACGTCGCGGGGCTCGACCTGCTCAAGGCGCGCCTTAACGAGGTCAAGCAAGCATGGACCCCGGAAGGACGTGCCTGGGGCGTGCCCAACTCGCGAGGTCTCCTGATGATCGGTGTCCCCGGTTGTGGGAAGTCCCTGACGGCCAAGGCGCTCGCCAACGAGATGGGCGTGACGTTCATCAAGTTTGACCCATCGTCGCTCTTCTCGTCCCGTGTGGGCGACAGTGAGGCGAACATGAGGCGTGCCTTGCGTCAGATCGAAGCATGCGCCCCTGCGGTCGTCTTCATCGACGAGATCGAGAAGGGGTTGGCCGGTATCCAGTCCTCTTCCTTCTCCGACTCCGGGACCACGGCGCGCGTCATCGGAACGTTCCTCTCCTGGTTCGAGGACCATGACGAGGACATCTTCGTCATCGCCACGGCGAACGGTATCCAGACGTTGCCGCCCGAGCTTGTGAGCCGCTTCGAGGAGAAATACTTCGTCGGGTTGCCTGACCAGGAAGCGCGCGAGAGCTGCTTCAGCATCCAACTCGGAAAGTATCACCGCGAGACCATGGGAGACAAGGACGCCATCGACTGCAAGGCTTTGGCAGAGACGGCGGCCAACCTGACGGGTCGCGAGATCGAACAGGCGCTCAAGGATGCCATGCGCAAGGCGTTCATGACCGAAGACCAGACGCTCACGACCGAGATTATCCAGGAGGTCGTGCGCACCAAGCCCCCGCTCGTGCAGACGATGCACGAGGAGATTCGCGCCATCCTTGGGTGGGTGGGTTACGACCCCGCACGCCAGGAAGGTGTACGTGCCAAGTACGCAAGCTCAGACCGCATCGTCGAGCTTGGTGCCATGGGTTATAGCGACCCGGGCGAGGGCACGAACAAGCTCGACACGATGTTCAATGACATCGACCTGAACTGAGCGCCAGCTTCAAGAGAAAAGCCCCCGAGGAGATGATCCCCGGGGGCTTTTTTGTGTTCAGCTTCGAGTGAGGCTCAAGCCTCTTCTGGACCCTGAGCGAGCCAGGTGTTGAACTCGTTGGCGTGGTACATCACGCTCTCAAGGTGGTCTCGGACCGAGAGCCATGCATCATCGTCGAGCCCTTCGAGCTTCTGGAGCAAGGGGTTATCCCCGGGCTCGTCTGTCACCTCCAGGAGCGTATCCTTGGGGGTGTGGTAGCTGTATGTCTTCATCTTCTCTTTCGCGATCTCCGTCTCCATTACAGCGTCGCAGATGGCTTCTTTCGTTTCTTTGGTGAGGTAGGTCATGGTGTCCGTCCTTATCGTTCAGTGAAGTGTTGTTGTCTTTGCCGTACACTTACTGATACCACAAGCCTACCTCACCGTAAAAACTTTCTTCGAGAAAAGATCACTCCCCGTCGAAGACGTCGTGGAAGAGCTGCGCGACCTCACCACGTTCGATGCGCGTGAGATGCACGTGCGCGGTCAAGGGAGACTTGAGGAACGCGGGCGACATGACCAGTTTGCGCAAGCCGGTCTCTTGGATGTCGATGCGCTTGTCGCGTTGCTTGATGTCGCCCGAGATGATGAGCTTGGTCTCACCCACATCGTCGATACGCGAACCGAGCGTTTGCATCTCGTGCGCGTTGAGGTTCTGGACCTCATCGTACCACACGATCGAATCACGGATCGAGACACCGCGCATAAGCTCCAGGGGGAAGAACTCGATCGCACCGCGACCCTTGGCTGCCTGGAGGTACTGGAGTCCGTGACGCCCCACGAGGTTCTCGAAGGTCATCTCATAGGAGCGCAGGAACGGCGCGAACTTGTCGCCTGCATCACCAGGGACCGTTCCCCAATACTTCGTGCCGGTCGTGATCTCCAGAGGCTTGGCGAGCATGAGCTTGGACCATTGCTTGACCTCCAGGAGCATGTGCAAGGCCCACGCGCTCACCACGAGGCTCTTCCCTGTCCCCGCAGGACCCGTGATCACCACGAGGCGCGTGCGAGGGTTGTGGAGGAGGTTGAGGAGGCCCTGTTGTTCCTTGTTGATGCCCTTGACCTTGAAGAAGGAGAGGTCCTCGTTGACGCGTGTGATCTTATCCCCTTCTGGCGTCACGAGCCCGAGCGCGGAGCGCTTGTGGGAACGTAGAACGACAGCCTGGTTCGGCCAGAGGTCGAGACCTTCCGGGAGGAGCGCCGGGATCTCGACTTCGTGGGTTTCATAAATCTGATCCAACATGCGGGGGTCTACCTCAAGGATGCGCAGGCTCTTTCCAAGGGCAGGATAGGGGGTCACGTCATTATAAATCACAGCATGTCTCGTGCATTGGGACCTCTCACAAAGAGAGATCGCTTTATAGGGGATTCGGTCGATACGTTATTGATACTGCCGTAGTCTATGAGGTCAGGTGATGAGACTCCTTTGATGAGAGAACATGATGAGCGGTGAACTTGTAGCGATACCCTTCCGATCCATGCATACCTGGAAGAAGTGGGCGAGCGATGATCCTTGCGTGTTGGCCAGGGGCATGAAGCAATGGTTCATGATGGAACCGGGTCAGGTCGTGCATGTGTTTTCGCTGGACGCCCAGGCAGGTGATCGTCATTACTGTGATGTGCAGATCGAGATCGTGACCCCGGAGCGACGACGCCAGGTGTACCTGATGACGCTGATCACGAAACAGTACGCGCGCGAGCAAGACGCGATGGCGTTCGAGTTTGGCGAGCCTTCGGGGCTCGACCTCGGGGTCCCCATGAAGCACCTGGGAGATCCCTTCCAGAACCCGACCATTCAATGGCCGCGTCTTCTCGATGAGGTCGAAGTGGTGAAAGCTGTGGAGGCTTGGAAAGAGCGTTACTGGCCCGACTGGAAAGCGACCCTGGTCTGGGGTGAGCTGCACGACATGTCTCACGTGCTCGAAGGTCCCACGATGGGTGCCTTGAGCCCTGCGTTGCGAGAGGGCGTGACTCACTGTGATGTGCTCTTGCAATGTGACGCTCGTTTGCTGGATGACGTCAAGGCATGGGCTGCAACATACGGTGTGCTCGGGGTCCAGGTGGTCGGTGAATTTCTCATCTCGATCACGATGCTCCCCGCTGTGGCTCTGGACAAGCTCGAAGACGCACTGCCAGACATCCCGTATATCGCGGTCCCGACTCCTTGAGCGGTACTGGCAATCACCCAGGCTACCAAAAGAATAATTCACGTGACTTGACGCTACTTCTCTCGATGTGCTACGTTGTCGGCCCCTGGGGTCCGATTCAAGGCTGCGAGAGCGGATAGCATCTATAAAAGACCCTGAGTACGGACATAAAAAAATCGAATCACCGATTCAACTCGACCAAGGAAGAGATCATGGCGAAAGAAGAAGCAGTGGAAATGGATGGTACCGTGATCGACGCGTTGCCAAACGCGATGTTCAAGGTACGCCTGGAGAATGGACATGAGGTGCTTTCTCACATCTCAGGCAAGATGCGCAAGTTCAACATCCGTGTCCTCGTGGGGGACACCGTGACCGTCGAGCTGTCTCCCTACGACCTCACGCGCGGGCGCATCACCTTCCGGGAGAAGTAATAATCCTTTCATGGTATGGGAGATATGTGTGAGGTATCTCTTTTCCAATGAAAGACCCAGGAGCACCCCCATGGACGCACAGAAGTTGGCCCGACAGGTGGCCTCGCGAGCCCTTTCACTAGATCCTTCCTCGGGCAAGCCACGCCGCACGGCCAATCGCATAGACGAGGGCGTGCGACAGGGCTACGTGGACGTGGAAGCGATCAAGCAGAAGTATGGCTACACCTCTTCGGCCCCGTTCGTAGACGCAGCATGGAAACTCATGCGCAGCAAGGGGAAGGTCTTTGTCAAGGGTACCCTCGACCCCAAGGCGCGCGAAAACTGGGAGCGTCGCCTCGCAGTGAGCATCGGGACCTCGTTTGTCATCGAGGATGAGGGGCAGTTCTATGGCCTCACCGAAGCTGAGACGGACGAGCTGTACCGCCAACACAGTTTGGCTTACGAGGTCGAAGTCAAACTCGACCCTGTGCGCGGGCGCACCGGCCAGGGATACCGCGTGGTCTTCAACAACGCCGCCAAGGAACTGCTCAAGCTCAAGAGCATTCGCATCGCGAGCGACGTCCCCTTCTGATCACACCACAATGATGGCTTTGGCCCGGCGCCTTTCTGGTTGCCGGGCTATTTTTGTGCTTTTTCTGTGAGAAAGTTTTTACGCCCCCCTGTTACTTGTGGTAACAAGAGGTGTACGATGACGACAACAGGATACGAGGAGACACCATGACAACGGCAATCGAGAAAATCAAAGCGATCCTTGATGGCTACGAGAAAGGACTCAAGGAAGATTCCTTCCCCATGGGGAGAGTGGACCGCGAAGAGATGCGCGCGGCGATCGAGGAGATCCGCAAGGAAGAGCTTATGCGTAACGCCTACCTCGACCTCCCCGCAGGCGAGACCTACAAGGTGTACGCCAAGAACGAAGGCAGCAAGTTCCCCGTCATCGAGTTCGAGGCGCGCGGAGACCTCGTGGAGCTTCGCAAGCTCGATGCCAGGGGGCAGATCCGAAGCGCGGTCGTGCTCGAACGCGCCAAGGCCCAGGCCATGTGGACCACCGTCAGAAAAGGATACAAGGCAAGACCATGACTACCCCAGACACTCGATTCTACGCGTACTCGCCCTTTGGCGGGTACCCCCTGCTCTACGTGCTCGGGAAAGAATGCACGGTCCTGTGCGCGGATTGCGCACGCGAAGAGCATGAAGAGGAGGGCACCAACCCGCGCCCGCAGATCAACTGGCACCGACACGACCACTGTGAGGGGTGCGGGGAGCTGATCAAGGGGTACGAACAGTCGCTAGAGGAGGACCCGTGACCCGTTCTATTTCTATTTTTGATGAGGACATCTTCGAGGTTCTCGAAGCCATCGAGGGGTCATCCTGGCGCAAAAGCGCAGAGATCCCCCTCAAGGGGCTTGCTGAAGATGCGCTCCCCCAAACCTCGAACTTGATGGGGCTCCGGGCACATGTCAGGAAGCTCCAGGAGAGCCTCAGAGCGGCGGGAGAGGAAGACCTGACTCCATACAAGGATGAGGTCGTGGCGTTGCTCTACGGCGACGGGGGGTGGTCCAGGTACCAGGTTTTCTTGACTGGCGAGTTGTCGTACATCCGAGGGACCGCCAGTGCGGAGAAAGAACAGCGCATCCTCGCGCGTAGCTTTCGCTCGGGAGGGTAAGCTAGAAGCCGCATGGTAGGCGCTTCATCCGGGGTTATACACAAAAAACCACACTTTTTCGTGAGATTCGTTTTACGCCCCATGCACCTTATGGTAACAAGAGGTGTACGGAACGAAAGACGACAACGAAACGGAACGCATAAAAGAGGTACTTACCATGACGACGCAAAACCGCACTGGAATCCGCTACAAGCTCAACCCAACCCACTGCTCCTGCTGCTCGCGTCCTCTCGAAGACCCCACCTCGGTGGAGTTCGGCATCGGCCCTGTGTGCCGTAAGAAGTACAACTACGAGGATGCCTACCCCATCGACACGGCAACCTCTCAGAAGCTCCTGACGCTTCTCCAGGGCATGGGCGCCACGAACGTGGCAGACGAGACGATGGAATACGTCGTCAAGGATGACAGCCGCATGGCAGCACGCACCCTGAACATCGCCCTGGCGGTGTGGCGCAAGCAGAACACGAACCGAGAGGACGCGATGATTGCGGTGGAAGCGTTGACCTTGATGGGATACACGCTGCTTGCTGGGAAAATCGGCAAGAAGCTCGCAGAGGTCATCATCGAGGTCACCGAGGACAAGCGCCTCGCCCTGACCACCCCCTACAACGAAGCGTTCGTGGCGGCTGTCCGCAACATCCAGGGACGCAAGTGGGATGGGGATAACAAGGTCTGGACGGTGCCCACCAAGGCCAAGCAAGCGGTCTGGGAGGCGCTCAAGGCATCCTACCCCGGGAGCCTCGGTCACGGTCCACAAGGCATGTTCCTGGTCGCCTGAGATTACGGGCCGCGTGGACGGCTCACACCGAGAGGGGGGTTGTATGCCCCCCTCGTTTACATGAAGAGGAAGTGATGAACGAACGTGAAGCCCTGGAGTACCTCAACAAATACGAGCAGAGGCGCGCTCGCGCGGCGATGCCCTGGTACACGAAGATCTCTCCGGTATACATGCTGGCGGTTCCTATCATTCTTGCAGGGATCTTCGCCTGCTGCCAGCTCGATAAGCAGTGGAAGGGGCGAGAGTTCGTCACGCACTGTGGCGAGAACTACCGCATCTGGTCGCCTGGAGAGGGCGAGAAGGCCAGGGGGTGGCTGATTCAGGAGAAGACGGAGAGCTACCACGAACACGACGGATACGGGGAAGGGGGGACATCGTGGAACCAGTTCGCCATCCTCAACACGGAGAAGGAAGCGCTCGATATGTGCGAGCGCCTCGACAACTGAAAACCACGCACACAAGAGAGAAGAACATCATGGAAGGTCAGAAAATCGCAGCACTCGTTCTTGTCGTCCTCATCCTCGGGTTTGTGGGATACCGGACGTACCAGAACCACCTCGCAGGACGCTACATCATCGAAACGTGCGGTCACGGGTATCGCCTCCAGAGCAAGGGAGAGCGGCCCGGCGCAGAGGATTACAGGATTCAGGAGCTAAACTTCGGGTCCGAAGGGGAGTCCTATTGGACGGTCGAAGAGACCTTCCGCACACGAGACGGTGCGAAGCGCCGCTGCGCTGAACTGCGAGGAGACCGCCCTGCCACGCAGAACACGTACAACGTCAACACGCAGGGTGGTGACATCGGAGAGGTCCACAACCACTAAGGCTTTACGCTTGCTCGCCTTTACGGTAACAAGAGGTGTACGGGACGAAAAGACGACAACGCAACACACAGACAAGGAAAGATGATGGGCAGTTATGACGGACCCAAGAGCACGATTGATGTGCGCTTCGCGCGAAGCGAGTTCACCGATGAGGAGTTGGAGGCGCTCGGCTATGACACGAGCAAGTACATCCTCGGTATCTTCGGGAAGATGGTTCCCTGGGACGCAGACCTCGACGACTACCCCGACGCGAAGCCCTCGCTGCATACCTGGAATTTCGACGGGAAGACGGTCTACGCGGTCCCGCATGAGGTCAAGTCGCATGACCACAGTGAGGTGTTGACGAAGGATAACCGCCGCTTGACGATGTGCAACGGCACGATTCACGTCAGCAAGGTCAAGCCGCGCGTGACGCGCTACTTGAGGCTCGCGAAGGTCACGGGAGAGCGCCTGGAGAAGTTGAGGGAGCAGAACCCTTCGGAGTACCGGCGCAACGTGTACGAGGTCGTGGGGCGCCACAAGACGCAAGCAACCGCGTATGATGCCAAGGGAGAGGATGAGTTCCTCATCCGCGCAAACGGCTTCCTCGGACGCACGGGGTCGATCCCGTCCAAGGGTGAAGTCATCTCACAACGATGGTTTCGTCACAGCGGAGATAACGTGTGGGTCACCTTCGAGCCTGAGTTTCCTGACGAGGACTGAACATGCGCAAGAATTTCAGCATATCCGAAAAGGTCAGCGCGTTCCTCACGCACCAGAAGAAACAGTCTGGGAGGTCGATGAGCGCGCTGGTCTCACAGGCGGTCCTGATCTACAAGATCCTCCTCGAACATCAGCGCGAGGACGGGACCATCCGATTGGTAGGGAAAGATGGCGAAGAGGTCGCCATCCTTCTCTGACTCTTAACGAGGACCTGATACGAGGACCTGACAAGACATCAAAGCGAATCGAGATACAGGATGTATCCTTCGCCGCGAGGATTGCTCCCAAGCTCGGAGACGCCGATCTCCTTGTAGAGCATATCCGAAAGCTCGAAGCGGTCGAGGCCATAGAGATCAGACCCGAGCGTGAACGTCACGGAACCCTCGATATGATTCCCGCGTCCCATGGGCTCCAGCGTGATTTCCATCACGTTGAGCCCGAGCTTTTCCATATGGCGCTTGACCTTTTCACGCAAACGCGCGATGTCCTTGGTCATCATTTCCTGGTGCTTGCGCACGATTGCCCTTCCTTCCTTCACCACGTCCACGCTCGCGGCTTTCTGACGTGCGGGAGGGTGTGCGGCAGCATAACGTGCTGTGACGGCTTGTGCGAGCTTCTGTGCTTTCTCTGGGGTCATCATTGCAGTATCCTGGAAGTGTGGCATGAACAGACCATAACCCCACTCTTACAAGAGCATTAATCAAGAGAGACGAATGATGCGCGTACAAGTAGAAGAAACGACCACACCCCTGGACATCATCGGTGATGTTCACGGCTGCTTCAACGAATTGATGTCTTTGGTCGAGCTGTTGGGATATGACCGTCAAGGCATACACCCGGACGGACGCAAGCTCGTGTTCCTGGGGGATCTATGCGACCGTGGCCCCTTCAATGCGGACGTCTTTGATTGGGTTTACACGCGATGGAAACGCGGGGACCTCTACTGGTGCATGGGTAACCATGACAACAAGTTGTTCCGGTGGATGAAAGGCAACCCGGTACAGGTGGATGTCCATGGGTACGGCATCACCGCGCGGCAGATGAGCGTGCGCTATAAAGACCTCGACGAACGCGAGCGCATTGGAAAGGCGCTGCTGGAGACGCTCCCGCACAAGATCGAGTTTCGCGCGCATAACCTCGTTTGTGTCCACGCGTACCCAGGAGACACACCAGAGGAGTGTTATTATGGGCTGCGGAACGCCAAACGACAGCGGCTCTCCTGGTGGGAGAACTGGGAAGGCGGTGAGGACGGGGTGTTTGTGGCCTTCGGACATTACTGGATGAATGACCCGACGCCCTACCCCAGGCACGTCTGCCTCGACACCTCGTGCTGTAGAGGAGGCACCTTGACGGCGATGCGTTGGCCCGAGCAAGAGATTCACGAGGTCAAGGCGTTCGGGTACTATGACCCGGATTATCCGGTGCCTTGAAGTCTCCTCCCAGATAATGCATTGGTAACTGAGGTTTGGCACGAGATGTCACACGAGGCATCACTTCACTCCCTGTTATGGAGAGCCAACCTCATGTCAAACCCCCCGTCCCTGATCCATGACAACCCTGGTTTGCGTGCCATTTATGAGGACATGCGCGCCAGTTACAGCAAACAGGTCAAAGAGCTGGTCAAGATTCCGGTCGGGCAGATCCCCGCCTACCAGGAAGCAGACGAAGAACAATGGCTCGCGCTCTTCGATCAGCACATTCACCGTTACCAGCAAGCGTTCATTTACCTCAAGAGGCTCGATCTGTTGGGGTCTGCGGTCACAGGGCTGCGCATGCGCTCGATGGTGTTGAGACCCTCGGAGCAGCAGTACGACACGTATTGCATCCCCACCTTGCGACACACAGACGCCGCGCTTGTCGCTTCCTACGCGGACACCTCGGTGGACCTCTCGACGTTCACCGACCCTCAGATTTTCACCCGCGCGGTGATCCCTCTCATCCCTTCTGAAACGTTGCCCTGGCCCAAGGGACAGCACGTCATGACCAGCCTCGACCCTGAGATCGAGACGGTCCTCGTATCCGTGTTCCCCGAAGAGCGCTCGGTGCTCATGCTCTGGAGTGATCACGTCAACCACCTCCTGGTGGGTCCAGGAGAATGGAACTAAAGCCTTTACGGTGCCTTTCCTTTATGGTATACCTTTCTTGTTCCTGGAAGAGTCCCGGAGATCAAAAGAGAGGATACCGTGAAGATCGAACATACAGAGCTGGTCCCCAAGAGTACGATCCGTGAGGTGGTCGAGGCGCGTGATCGCGCGCTCAAATACCTCGAAGAGGCGCACGAACTCGTGCAGAAAGCAAACGAGGAGTGCAAGAAAGCGACGTTCTCCTCGACGCACTCCACCTTCTCGATGAATACACTCCAATACATCGGGGGAGGCAAGTCGTTCTACACGTCCTTCGGGGACCGCGCCAGGAGAGAGCTGGACAAGCGCGTATGGTGGAACCTGCTCAACGCGACCCCTCTCGGGGATGCGTTCAACGCGAAGACCTCCGATGCGTTCTATCGACAAATCGACCGGGAGCCACCCGAAGTCACCCTCGAAAACATCACCGCGACCATGCTCGACCTCGCTGCGCGCGCAGGTGACATGTTCGAGCAAAGCGTGTATGACCGCTACAAGGGGTTGTCCAGCAACTACCGCACCAATGAAGGGTTCGGGTTTGGCAACAAGATCATCCTCACGGGAGTGATGGAGTCCTCGGGCATTTCCTACTGGCATGAGGAAGAGGTGCGCGACCTCGACCGCATCTTTCATGTGGTGGACGGTAAGCCCGCGCCTGAACGCTATGGTGGACTCATCGGAGCCATCAAGACCGCACGCAAGGAACGTGGCGGGTATGGCTCGTGCCAGGGTGAGGGGGAGTCAGACTACTTCGCGTTCAAGTGGTACAAGAACGGAAACATGCACATCACATTCAAGGATCAAGAGCTGGTGGATACCATCAACCTGATCCTCAACAAGCACCACGAGAAAGAACTCGTGGCCGAAAAAGAGAGGTAAGACATGGGAGTTGGAATCGAAGTTATCGCACCAGAGGGGATGCCTGAAGCATCAGAGCCGATCTCCTCGTTCGCTCGGTGTCGAGGGAACATCTTGATGGCCACGGAAGATGTGGGTTACCCCAGGCTCGACAAGTGCGAGCAACCCGAGCAGGCTGCGAGCGCCTTGCTGGCGCTCATCGAAGACCTGGACAGGGGGGATGACGGGGTGTTCACGTATGACTACTGGGAGGCTGCTGACCAGCAGTGGAGCAAGGGGAGGGAGATGGCTCAGACCATGGATCAGGCCCGCCTCATCACGAGGCGCTGTCCCTCGCTTGGTTTGAGTGCAGAGCAGTACGCCGCTAGTATGAAGCGCGGTGAGATGCGCAAGACCGCGTTTCGGTTCCTGTCGTACTTCAAGATGGGCTACACCATCGAATGGGATTACTGAAAAAGGCTCGAATAACTTTTACACCTGCCCCGGCTTGTGGTACCAGTACATGTACCCGCGAGCGCGGGGCATTGTCATGAAACCGCAAAGCAAGGAGGTATGCCATGACTGCCGAAGAAGTGAAGATGCGACCAGGAGAGGTCGTGCGTGTGGAGAAAGAGAAGACCGAGTGGGAGACCTTCGTGGTCGTGCGTTTCGAGGAGGGAGAGGAGCGCTTCAACGCAGAGGCGTTCCCAGAAAAAACCCGACCCGGGGATAAGGTCCGGGTCGGGCGATCGAGGCGCGGTGTGATGGTGGTCGAGGTCGAGGACTAGACCGAGAACTCGGCAAGCGTGGGTGAGATGATCTGTTGCCATTCTCGGAAAGAGAGCTGCGTCAACAGATCAATCACCAGCGCGATCAGGGATTTCTGCTCATCATTGAGCTTCACGAAAGCCTTCTCATCAGAGTAGGTCAAATCGTGCATGAGGTTGGCCGCGATGCGGTCCAGCTCCGCAGACACCTGAAGCTCGACCATGTATGGCCCGAGCGCGATGATGTAGTTGACACCCTGGTAAGGGTTGCGGTTGTTGGCCACGAGGTAGTAGTTTCGCTTGCGAAGGACCTTCCCCTTGAAGGTCTTTTCGATGTGACTCATGGCGGCGAGGACACCCTGGAGGTCCTTCGCAATCACGCGTGTTCCTACGAGATCACTGAAGTCCAGGAAGTCGAGCGCAGTCGCCTCGCCACGTGCGAGGCGCTCGCGGATCTTTCCCGCCACAGATCCAGGAGCCTTGAGGCGCCCCTTGATCTTGAAGCCCCCTCCTGCTTCTGCGCCCACGCGCTTGATGGTAGCCATGATGTCCTTGAAGTGCGCGTCCAGGTCATCGAACATCACTTGATAAGCGTCTTCGATCTTATCCATCGGGATACGCCCACCACGCAAGAGATCAGAAACCGATACCCCGAGTGCCTTGGCGATCATCTGCTCGTAATCACCACGCAAGCTCTTGAGGTACGCCTCGGTACTGTCCTCGAAGTCTCCAAGGAAGCTCTTGAGCTTGGGGAAGAACTCCCCGAACTCACCATCGGTCTCCACAATCTCACGCGAGAGGCGTGATCCCAGGCGACTCAAGATCTCCTGGTTGTCGAGCAAGGTCTTCATCGAGAAGCCGTTCTGGACAGCCTGACGCAGCTCGATGAGCTTGGGGCGCATATCAGGATACTTGTTGTCGAGCTTGTCGGGGTAACGCCTTACGAGGCCGATCGTGTAGTCGAGCGCCTTGAGTTCTTTGGCCTTGGCAAACACCATGCGCGAGAGCACCATGAGGTGTGCTTCTCGTGTTTGCATGGGCGCGTAAAACCCTCGGTTGCAACCATAGGTAAACGCGACACGTTGTGCGAGTGCTCTTCTATTCATGACAGTTCCTTGTGTATCCAGGGCTTGATGCTCAATCAAGCGTGAAGTCAATGTCTCCGATCGCGAACGTCAACGTATCCCCATCCTCGATGGTCTTGGGGGTCGTCAAGGCCGCGCGGAACATCAGGTTACCCGCTGCGAGCGCATCGAGGACACCGATGTGTGTCACGGTGCCGTAGTTGCCCCCCGTCGCCGTGTAGCTCACGGCGATGTTGTTCGTGATCGTGTTCAGGGTACGATCGAAGGTCACCGCTTGACGTGCATACCCCGCGCCCGCGACCTCAGTGCCCGAGTTATCATCTGCGGGATCTGTCGTGTAGAGCGCCAGGTACACCGTCGCGGGTGCACTATAAGGTGTATTGCGGAACGCGTGATCGAGCAGCGCGGCTTCCAGATAATCGCTCAGGTCACTCATGGTGTTTGCTCTCGAAGTAAAGGGGTGGATGCTCTCGAAGCTACCACCCCCACCACTTACAAGAACATTATGTACCCGCCAATCCATTGATGTGGTTGATCATCTCCCACAAGGCTTCCCGCTTCACGTACATCTCCAGGCCAACATCAACGCGTGTGCGCTTCTGGTAGAAGTCAAAGAAGAGGAGATAGGGAAAGCTCGGGTCTCGTCGGGCATGGAGGGTGATACCATCACAACACGTATCGCGTTGTACCTGCCATGCGTCTCTTTTGCTCACACGGACCTGCTCTCGGGCTGAGAGAAACTTGAACCTCGACCCCACGTGCATGGTCAGGAGTGCCCGCTCCAGGTTGGACAGGAACACGTGCAGATCGAGATCGAAGCGCCAGAGCACCTCATACCCTTCATGGCCCCTGGTCAGGAGATGGAAGCGATTGGGAGGCTGGTACCACAACTCAAGCCAATATTGCTCGTCTGGGTGCTCGACGCCTTCGAGGACACACAGCAATCGTCCTTCAAGGCTCATGCGTCACCTTGCGGTGCGATGACGTCCAGGAGGGAGTCGAGGTCCTTCTCGGACATGGCGATGTCCCAACAATCACAGGGTGCGCTCTCATCACCGTGCACGACCTCCACACGCAGCGCGAACGGCGTGGGGTTCTCCACGCCTTCGGGCATGATATAATGCACGAGGTGGATATAGGCACATCGCATGGGCTCCTGGCTCTCGGTGGGGAAGGTCACCATCTCGTGATAGGTCGCGAGAATGCGTGTGGCTTCCATAAGCGTGGTCACTTCGAGGCCCGCATCAAGCTCTTCTCGCGCTTCTTTCTTGAGGAAGCTCTGGTAGGCTCTCGCGCGTTTGATAAAACGCGCCGCATCCATCTTCACGCGCACGGGGACGGGCTTGTTCGCGCCGTCAAAGGTGTCGCTGAGAGCGAAGAGAAACGAATCGAAAGGCTCATCACGTGGGGACGCCTTGAACCAGATCGTGTACGGTTCAGGCTTTTCGGTGCCCGTATACACCTGGAGCATCTGTGTAGGAGATGGAAACGTCATGAGGCGGTTAAGGAGTGGCGTGGTCATGTCTTATCCCTTGGGTGTTAGGAGAAACGTTCTCCTCTTGCTACCACAAGGTGCATGCGCTGTAAAGACTTTATGGTCCCGTGCCGCTCGCGCTACCGGAGCCGCTACCGGAGCCACTCGCGCCCCCGGATGCCGTGGTGTTGGGAGCGGCGCTACCCGAGCCCGTTCCTGCCCCCGAGGATGCTCCTGGCCGCACGCGAACACCTGTCGCGCTACCCGAGCCTGCTCCCGTGGAAGCAACGCTTCCCGCTGCGTTGAGTGCAGGGGATGAGGTGCCTGTGCCTGCGCCTGCGCCGGTGACCGTGCTGGACACACTCTTGGTGCTACCAACGGTACCGTTGCCTGTGCTGCTCGCGGTCGCTGACGCGAATTTGATCTTCTGTGCGACGACGGTAGCCGATCCCGAGGAGGACGCAGACGCCACCCCGAAGACCGAGGTCGTGGGGTTCGCATTCCCTGTACCTGTCCCGTAACCTTGCACCTGGCCATCGTCTTCGATCGTGATCAATGCGAACGCTTTGGAGACCCGCCCGAGGCTGTCTGTCGCCTTGACGACCACGGTTTGCTCATCGGGACCATTCTTGGCTGCGAACGTGGGCGCGCTGCCTGTGGCATCCCCGAAGACGTTATCCCCGTCAAGGTCCCATGTGTACGTGACCGCGCCTGCTTCCCCCGACACAGTAGCAGTAAGGAGGAGGTTGTTGAACTCTGCGACGGTATACGGGCCTCCTGCGTCCACGGTAAAGCGGTCGAGCTGAATGGAGGTCTTCGGGGTCTCCCCAGTAACGAACACCTCTTTCTTGTGACCGTAGCGGTCGATCTCGACCTTGTACGCGACGTTCTCTTCAGCTTGCTTGAAGGGTGGATAGACCTGGAGCGCATCCCCCACCGCACCCACGACTTCATAGATACCCGTGTTCACACCAGAAAAGACCGTCAAGCGCGCGCCCTGGTTGGGGCTCGTGATCGGCTTTGTCGCGTCGGTGTCTGTGATCAAGCTCAGGTCCGGGGTCTCGATCAACCCCGTCGTGGACTCGAAGCCTCTTAGCCCCGCGCAATACTTGCGTGTCTCTTCATAATGGTAGAGGCGCAGATCATAGCTCACCGTATCGGTGATGTTGTCCACAAGCTCTCCGATGTCCTCGGTGAAGACATACCTGAGCTGATAGAGCGTGTGCGCGGGTCGGATGAGTTCGAGCAAGAGCCTGGTGTTCGCGTCGAGGTCGAAAGGGTTTGTGGGGAATTGCCCCTGTAGCTCGAAGTCGATCGCGAACCCGAACTGATCCGAGATGTCATACACCGAGCCAGGCTGCCTCGCGTCCTGGTAAAGCTCGCGGACGGTGAACGTGGTGTCCGTAAACAGCGCGATGCCCTGCGCGATGGCTTCCGGCGTCGAGCCCTGGAAGTAGATCTGGATCACCGTGAGGAGAAACTCGCGAAAACTCTCATCATCGAAACCCAGCTCGGGGAGTTTGCCGTTGACAAACACGAGGTAGCCCACCGTCTCCCACAAGAAATCACTCGGCACACGCTCGAAGCTCATGCCCTCCGCGACGCGTTCGAGGACCATCGTGATGCGCGCGAGTTCCTTGGCAAACGCCTTGAGGTACAACGTGTAGTTTGGACCCACGACCGTGGATTCATAGTTCGAGGGCAACAGGTTGAGCAAGGCAGACGTGATCCCACGCTCGCGCGCGGCGAGCTGGTTCTCGTAACCCTTGCCTTCCTCGTTCAAGGGAAGGGGGAATTGACGACCGCCTTGAAAGCTGTTGGGCATCTTCTCTCTCTTCGTGCTGGTGTTTATTGCTGATACGTGATCGAGAGCTGCCCGAGTTCAACATACGTGACGGGGCTGGGGACCACGGACTTGCTGCCCTCATCCCCCTGCGCCAGGTACGTGACGTTCCACATCTCATCATCAGGCACCGAACCATCCGGGAAGCCCACGAAGACGCGATTGGCGGTCAAGCGCAAGCGCTCTGCCTCACGTTCTGCGCTCGTGTTGAACCCCTGCGCGGTCAAGGTCACATCATCGCTGTATCCCGGAATCGTGCGCCCGAGCCTCCCGACAATCAGCGCGCTCGGGGACGTGTTGAACAGTTCATTGTAGGTCGAGACAAGCGTGATGGCCTGGGTGTTCAAGAAAACGCCTACAGGGGTATCGGCAGGGCCACCACCATCCTGGGTCGCGTAGTCGAGCGCGTCCGAGAATACATACGCCTTGATCGCGCCGCGCCCTTCGAGGAACGTGGTCACCGGGTTCAGGGTCTCCCTCAAGATGAGGGCATCATCTGCGACTGCCATTTTCGCAAACGGTACGACCACGTACAGCACGCCTGCGGTGTTTTCGATCACACGGACCACATCCGATTGATAGATGCCCTCCCCGATGCCCTTGGAGTTGAGGAGCTGAGAGAGCCCTGTACGGATGCGCGCGTCCACCTGCGCTCGCGAGACGCTCGGAGAGAGCACCACCGTCATCTCGAAGTCGATCTCATTCATGATCGCTTGTTTGACCAGGACGTCAGCGGTCACGTGACTCTGAACATCAATCGCAGCCTGGACGGTCGAGGGGAGGTTGTTGACCGTGTAGTTGATCTCGAAGTTCTCGTCATGAAGATAATCGACCGAGACCTCTTCGCCATTGGTGATGTTCCCTGTCGAGGTGCGTTGAACCGTGGTTGGCGTCGTCTCATCTCCTTGCACGACAAGGAAGTCCGGGTTCGCGCTCGATGGTCCTGCATACTCCACGGTGCGCGCAAGGTTAAAGACACGCACGGTAAGCCCGTTGACCCCGAGGTTGTCGAGCGGGATCGGTGTCTGCCCCACGAGCACCTGACGCTCATCATTGACCACGGTCTGGTCTCCCGCAGGAATGCCGCCCGAGGGGGTGATGCGCACGCTATCTTGCGCACGCGTCGAGTACCCTTCGAGCAAGGGATCTTGCGATTGCACCAGTGTGTACTGTACACCTTCGGTCAAGGCCACGTTCCCTGTGGTAGAGCGTAGGGATGTGACCGAGAAGATGGGCTGTTGCAAGGGCGCATAGAGCGAGCCAGACTGATAACGCACATCCCCGAGTACCAGGTCATTGACCGCGAGCGCGGGCTGTGCGATCCCGTTATCGAGTTGGATGCGGTTGAACCCGAGGATCGTGGCGCCCGTGACGTCGAAGTCCTGCCCTGTCGTGGCGTTGCGGAAACCAAAGCCTTGAGAGACCTGGAGCGCGGTAGACCCGAGGATCTCCGTGATCGGGGAAGACGGTGTGATGCGTGGGTCATTGGTCACGAAGATGAGATCCGCAGGGTTGGAGTCGAGGACAAACTGGATGTCCCTTGCTACGTCGAAAGAGAGCGCGAAGCTCTCGGTGACCTGGCGCAAGTCCGACCCCTGGACCCAGACATCGACCTTCCCGCCGATCTGCTTCATGCGGACTTCATCCCAATCGCGCACCATGAAGGGATCGCGCGCTTTCTGCACGAGCGCGCGGAACACACCCACCTGTTCGAGCGCGGTCGAGAGGTAACCGGGGCCTGTCCCTGCATCGACCGAGGAGAACGCGAGGATGCCACGCTCGGCAAGAGAGATGTTGTCTTCCTGATCCGCGCCAAACCGCGTCGCTTCCTGGTTGATCACCTGGAGGCTCGTGCCTGTCCCGATCACGGTGGTGATTTGCCCTGCCGCGACGTTCCCGCTGGCGCCCGCGTTCAAGGCACGAATAGGTACCGTGATCTCGTAACGCCTGGTCGAGAGGTTGTAATAGCTCGCACGGTCTGCAAAGGGGATCACCGCGCGCGCTGTGGTCTCGAACGTCACCGAGGGTGACCCTTGCGTCGAGATGACCGTACCCACTTCGACCACGCGATCGGTCGTAGGCTCGGTCGATGTATAGAAGACGGCCTGTCCTGTCGCCTGTGTCTGACCTTTCCTCGGGCGGTCCACGTTCCCCGCGAGGGCATCGAAGGCATCGTCGATCAAGAGCTGGACATCGCTTAGGTTCTCGAAACCGAACGCAGCTTGCATCGCGAGCTTGTACGAGTTGACAGGATCGGTGACCCCATCACCATCGAGGTCATCAATCGCCACGAGGGTCGCGAACGAACGTGACCGGCGCACGAAGTCCGCGATAAAGTGCAACCGCTCTGCTTCACTGGCAGGAGGGTCGATATGCACATCACGCGTGACCCCACCCGGGATGGCAGACAGGTTGTTTTGCTTCGTGACAAGGGTATCGAGATACTCACGCACGATCTCTTCGCGCGTGCGAGGTTGAACCTCGGTGAGCTGTGTGGTGATGACGAGGGGTTGCCCCACAAGCTCCGAGCTGTAGATGCTCTCGATCTGTTGGTTGGTCACGGCATCATACGCCACTGCTGTGATCACGTAAAAGAGCGGCTCATCATCAGGGGTCGCGACGAAGAGTTCATTGTTGATGGTCCCTTCGGCCTCGGTCGCCTGGCGATTATGGATGAAGTTGGAATAGGTTGTGGTGCGCACGCTCTGCACCGACGTCGTGACCTGGAGAGGAGACGCGGCAATCGCGGTATCCAGCGTGAAGTTCCCCACGGTCTGGAGCGCGACATCATCGAAGTCTTCATCCGTCAAGAGCACACGCAACGATGCACCCTGGCTGTTGTAGGTGAGCACCGAGGACTCGACATCGACGAGCGCGTCTTCCGAGAAAGCCGCTTCGGTGATCAGATCTCGGTTGAGCCTGGAGTATCCGACCTCCCCGCCGCCCGCCTCGGTTGCAGCGTAGACATGGTACCCGAGCACGGCGGGTTCCTGGTTCTGTGCCCAGACAAGCTCGACCGCATTGGAGCGACGACGCACGCGCAAGCCCGTGGGGGCCGTCACCACGATGTCCAGGTCTTCGGCGCGGACCACTTCGAGGGTCGCGACCGCAACACCGCTCACGGCGCCGGTGCTATCGACCGTGCGCACCTGGATCGTGTTGACGCCGAAGTTAAGCCTCAGTCCTTCCGGCATGGCCGAAGGGTTGGGGATGGTGAAGCCTGTCTGGTCGAACTCCACGAGCGCCGCGTCCGAGCGGAAAGGGCCACCATTGACGCTCACCTGAACGTCCACTACAAGCTCTTGCAAGACACCCACGAGGGTTTGGTCTCTCACGCTCGTGACCACCGTGAGCTGGGGTCGATAATCGGTGCTCCCTTCGAGAGCAATGGTCGGGGTCAATGCCATGACATATCCTCAGTTGCCTTGATGCAGACACTTCTCGAAAGCATGAGGTATAAACACATTCTTACCTCTTTACGGACGCATCACGTTGTGGTAGAGATCGAAAGACTTTCACACAAAGGAGGAAGCCGTGAAAAAACTGATCGTCAACTTCGAGATCCGACCGCCCGCCAAGGACGAACCGCGCAAGGCGTATAACGAGCGCTTCGATGAATGCGTGACCTTGCTCGAAGAGGAGATGGAAACCTTCGGGGGTGAAGTGGTCGAGCAGCTTCGTCAGCTCGGTTACGTGTTCGTGGAGTTCGAGGAAGAGACGCAATGCTCCGAGGCGCAAGAGTACCTCGAAGACTGCGACTACATCAAAAGCGTGCTGCATGATACGAAATTCGAGAATAACGCTTGACAGGGTTTGGCAGTTTGCGGTACCTTTCGAGTCGGTACAGGGAGGTAGGTTCGAGGAGGTCTGAGGATTCTGCAAGGAATCCGAGGGCTTACGGAACTGAACATTTGAAGAGTATTCCCCGCGCGTGCGGGGATGGTCCCCCGGTATGGGAAGTTCTGGTGTGGGATCGTCTGGGTTCCCCACACATGTGGGGATGGTCCTGCGGGAGTTTCAGGGACGGTTGTTAGGGCAATGTGTTCCCCGCGCATGCGGGGATGGTCCCTCCCGGTTATAGACCTCGAACTGGAGTCCGAAGTGTTCCCCACGCATGTGGGGATGGTCCCGATCCCCCGTTCCTCGTGCAGTACACGGTTCCTCGTGCAGTACACGAGTCTCGTATTCCCCGCATATGCGGGGATTTCACAAAGGAAGAAAGACATGACAACGGAAAAAAACCCTGACCGCATCTTGAATGAGCTGGAGTGGCAATCACATGATGATGGCGAGTGGATGTCCTATCACACGACCTCTCCCGAAGGCGCGTTCGCGATCAAACGTTCTCCCCTCTCGAAGAGGAGGAACCCTCCCTTTTTGGTATACTTCACCGACACCGAGGGGCGCCGTACAATGATTGCCTCGTGTGGGCGCATTCCCGAGGCAAAGTACCGTGCTGCGATTCAGATCTCCAAGATTCGCAAGGACGAGCACTATCACCTCATCTGAAAAGGACATCGCATGTTTCAGTACCGCTTGTATATCACCCTGACGCCCTCCCAGCAACCCTCGGTCGCGGGACGCGCCGAAGTGCTCGCTAAAGTCAAGCTCCTACGTGTCCTCGCAGATACCTTGCATGGGAAGCTCGAAGAGGGCGAGCCTCTCTACGTGATTCCTTGCGTGGTTATGGAGTTCGAGGATGCCCATAGCATGTATGCGGCAAAGGCCAAGATCGACAAGCTCTCCTATGTCGTGAGCACCACGCCTGACCGCACGAGAATCTCCGCCGTCCCGCCTCAACCGAGGGTAGTTCTCAAGCCTAGTTGATGCGCACGGGCGTATCGAAGACCACCACGGAATCCTCGAAGGTGATGATCTCGTTCGCGCGGTTTTCGAGCGCTACCTGGACCCGAAACAACGTCGGGTCGATGCGATCCTGATTCACCGCGATAGAGCGCACGCGTGAGAGCTGCTCGCGTACCGTCACGGGTTGCACTTGCGCTTGCCTTTCCTTGATCGAGAGGTAACGGTCAAGCGCGCCCTGAATCTCGGTGACGAGTTGCGTCTCAAGGTACTTCGCGCCACCCCGCCCCCCGATCTTTGTTCCGATCAATGAGAGGAGGCTCGTGCCATACCAGGTATGGAACACGTTCGAGCCTTGAACCGTGAACACGATCTTCTCCACCTCTTGCAAGAGCAAGGCTTCATTGGTCACGAACACCGGGTTCCCCTGGGTGTCATAGCGGAAGTCGTTTTCCAACCCGAGCCCCGCGCAACGGCGGCACAGATCACGCCGGGTGATGTAGCTCACCTCGATGCGGTCATCGCCAGAAGGGAGCGCGCGGTCAAGCAACAGCACGCGGTCGGTCGCGATGGGAGAGTTGGGATCACGCACCAACTTCCACCCTGGGATCGCGGTGCGTCCCCTGTAAAAGCGCAGCGCCGGGAACCCGAGGGTCGCATGCGCGTTCCCCTCTTCGAGCTGGAGCGTGGCTTGCTCACCACGCGCATCCTGCGTCAACGTGAGCCGTCCTTTGGTCACTGAGGCAGTCAGCCCTACAATCTGTGTATTGATCGCGCTGGCGACAAGCTCAGGCGCTACAGCGACCCCTGTAGGGAGCGCGGCTTCCTGGGTGGCGCCACCATTGATGCTCACGGCGAAGGTATCGTTGTCCCCCGTCTCGATCGTGTAAGGGCCAGGGTTGAGTCCCGTGATGGTTACCCCACTGATCACGCCCGTGTTCGGTACCTTGTGTCCGTTGATAGACAACTCGACAAACGAGGAACTCGGGGGAATCACGGTGCGAATCGTGCGCCGGTCCGCTTCCAGCGCGAGCGCCTCGCAAATCACCTGGTGAGGACAAACATGGCGGAGTCGAAGATCTTGTGTCATGGGAAGCTCCAAAAGGTTACGCTACGACACTACATGGTTTTAGTAAAAGATTCTTTGAAACACGCTTGACAGATCTTGTGATGTTGCGGTACCTTTCGAGTCGGTACAAGGAACCGGGTTCGGGAAGGTTCTCGGATTCTCTACAGAATCCGAGAACTTACAGGACTGAACATTTGAAGAGTGTTCCCCGCATGCGCGGGGATGGTCCTGGCACCGACGCACAACTTGCGATGACCGCCACAGTGTTCCCCGCGTATGCGGGGATGGTTCGATCCGAGGTGCAGACCAAGCAACGCAAGAACTATGTTCCCCGCACACGCGGGGATGGTCCGGGACGCCATCGCGCGCCCAAGCTCTCTGTTCGATGTTCCCCACTTGTGTGGGGATGGTCCGTTCGTCATTGGTGCGATAGCAGGAGGCATTCTGTGTTCCCCGCGCACGCGGGGATGGTCCGGTCACCTCTTACGACCCGCAGACCGTGCGTGTATGTGTTCCCCACACAAGTGGGGATGGTCCGGCACTGGCGACGGGGCTAAGGCTCGCTAGTTCGTATTTCCCACCCTTGTGGGAATGGAAGAAAAATGTTTACGCCCCTTACCCCTTGTGGTAACAGTAGGTGTACGAAAAACGACACAGACTGACACGACACGAGAGGGACATCATGGGTGCAACAACATTTGTGAATTACGGGCAAGGGAAAACGGCACAAGAAGCCTTTTACAACGCGAAGGACGAAGCGGAGGCTGATGATTGGGGATACGAAGACGAGGAAGAGGACTACTGCTCATCCTATACGGGCGATATTCGCGCCGTGAACGGTTTCCGCGAATACCCCAAACCCGATGATCTCGACGCCTTCATCGACACGTTCTATGACGAACACCCAGACAAATGGGGGCCTTGCGGTTGCGTCTGCGTGAAAGAACCTACCAAAGATGCCGATGGCGAGTATGCCTTCTTTGGCTGGGCACCTGAGTGAAACACAACAACCCCTTCAAGAGAGTGTTATGAAATTCATCCCCCACAGGCTCCCGATACGTGACGGGCTTTTCGTGGTCGCCAAAATCACCACCGCAGAGCCACGTCAGGTGGTGGAGTACATCAACTTCCCCTCGCCCGAACCTGGGTACATCTACGCTCAAGGCATATCCGACGCGCGCGGCCCGGATTCCAAAGGCGAGTTCACCACGTTGTGCATCTTCGATGATGTCGCGTTGGGCAGGTTCTCGAACTGGTACCCCGATCTCTATGAGGAGATCTCGGAGGAAGCCAAGGCACAAGGCTGGCATTGGGGTGTCTGTCACCGCGCGGGTCTATGCTTCGAGTACGTGGAAGACCTCTCGAAGCGCAAGGCGCCGTTGAGCTGAGGAAATCCGATGACTACTGATACATTAGAAATTCTAGTCGAGGCATACCTCCTAAAGAGGTTCCCTCCCATCGTTCAAGTGAAGAGCAAAGTCACTACGGAACATCTCGTATTCTACTGTAGTGTCAAAGATGGAACGAAAGAGGCGCCTCCTCTCATGAGCCTCTCATATGAAGCAGACTCTCGACTTTGGAGAGGCGAAACACTCTACGGAAAGTTATACACGTGGACGTCGTACAAGTACGAAGAAGTCGTTGCGGAACTGGTGCGCGCGTGGACACAACGTGCGGTCCGGGATTATCGTGATTGTATTGACACCGATCAACTTTTCCAGGCTTACGCCGAAGTGCAGCACACGGACCCCGAGGAGTTAAAAGACGTGCTCTTGCGCGAAGGCTTGATCCATCATGGGGTTTCATTGGTTCAGATCTTGTCGTTATTCGAGACACCTCGCATTGCGGTCGAGCCTGCGCCTTACCAAAAACCAAAGCCAAAGGCGACCAAGAGCCGAGAAGAACGCCTGGAAGTGGAGGTGCAGAGACTTCGTGTGGTCATTGACAAGCTCAAGGAAGAGCTGCGCAATACGGTGAAGGCTGACCCAGAGACAGAAAGGCAACTGCGCTTGTACAAGTTACGAAACCGCCGACAACTCCAGTTCATCGAAGAACTGAAAGAGCGTAGGAACGCGTTACAAAAAGAAGTCAACCAAACAAAGCGTGAGCTTGAGAGGACGGAGCGCATTAAAGCTCCCATGTTTCGTCTTGAACCCCCAAAGACTTCTACTTGAGCTGACCTCACTCTGACGCGCTCGGATAATCCCCCGACGCGATCATGAAGTCGAGGTTGGTCCGCAAGGCATCGAGGGTCTCCGCCCCCGTGGTGCGCTTGATGATCAGGATCAGCTCATCGATGAGCTGATCACTCCTGTCCACCGTGCGCTTGACTCGAAACTCGGCATCTTCGAGGCGCCGCTTCAAGGAAGGGATCACGAGCTGTTTCATGCGCGCGACCTCGGTCCCTGGTTCCTGATCATCGTACAAGCCCCCGCTCGCGCGATATTCCCCCTCAGAAGGCAAGCCGCCCGTATAGGCCACCCCTTCCCTCAAGTCCCACTCACCCTTGATCTGGTAAATCCAATCCCCCCTCGACCGGATCTGGAGCGCGTTCAAGTCTCCACCCGCATACTCGAAGGCCAGGGCATGCCGATAAAGCACGCTCCCTTCCGGCTGTACGCGGTAGCTCACGCGTTGGCCCGTCTCATCGAAGTCGTACTCCAACCACCCCAGGCGCTCGATCTCCCCCTTGATGGCGCGTATACGTGCGTCTGCATTGACCGCGTGCGCGCGCACGAAGGCGTCGAGTGCGTCGAGTTGAGTGCGCGTGAAGGTTCCCAGGAAATCGAAAGCCATGTGTGTCTCCCTGCGTGAAGGCCCTACTCATACCCGGAGAACAAAAGATTCTGCAAAACAGGGCTTGACAGGGTTTGGGATGTTGCGGTACCTTTTGACTCGGTACAGGGAAACGGGTTCGAGGGGGTCTGAGGATTCTGTAAGGAATCCGAGGGCTTAGAGGACTGAACATTTGAAGAGTGTTCCCCGCACGTGCGGGGATGGTTCGAGATTGCGAGGGCCGTTGGTGCGGATGGCATCGTGTTCCCCGCACGTGCGGGGATGGTTCGGACATCAAGGGACACCTCCAGACACCCGCACCGTATTCCTCGCGCATGCGGGGATGGTTCCCATCACTCTGCAAGACAGCGCTCGTCAAGTGCGTGTTCCCCGCACATGCGGGGATGGTCCGGCGGTGATCCCGGCTTGTACTGTGGCCGTGGTGTGTTCCCCGCGTGTGCGGGGATGGTCCGATACGTTTTGCGTACATCGATCCCCTGAGTGGATGTTCCCCGCGTATGCGGGGATGGCCCGGGACGCCATCGCGCGCCTAAGTTCCCTGTCCGATGTTCCCCGCGTGTGCGGGGATGGTCCAACCGCCCCAAGGGGCACCAACAACGAGAATGCTCATGATTACGGTACGAATTTCAAGTCCAGACGAGTACAGAGCGAAATTCAGCTTCGCAGATCCCGAGGATAACCAGTGGCGCTGGTACATCGAAGAGGTTATCCCCAGCGTTGGTGGAGGAGCAGAGACCATCACCCTGGCTGGGGGTACCGCAGATACAGAGAGCCAGGCAAACCTCGATGCTCTTGAGATGCATGGGCGCATGCAAGAGCAAGGGCGTATTTGATAGTTCCCCGCCTCTGCGGGGATGGTCCGCTCGAACAGGAACCGCAGGACAAGATCCCAAAAGTATTTCCCCATGTATGTGGGGATGGTCCTGGCCCGAACCGCTGCACGAACTCGTACACCGCCAGTGCGTTCCCCGCACATGCGGGGCTAACCTCTATCAAAAGGAAACACACATGATGAAAATCAAGGGTAACGGAAACATTCAGGTCGGGGGCAGTAACATTGTGAGCGGAAACGGCACCGTCACCGTCAATGGAAAAACCTACCGTGGTCAGAACGTCTCGATCATCAACGATGAAGTTTTCGTCGATGGTGAGCGGGTCGAAGGCTCCGACGAAGGTCGCATTGTCCGTGTGGTCATCGAGGGCGATGTCTCTCTCGTCGAGTGTGATGCCTCGGTCGAAGTGCGTGGAAATGTCGAGGGTGACGTGCGCGCAGGTGGTAACGTGAACTGCAAGGCCGTGGGCGGCGATGTTCACGCTACCTCCAACGTGAACTGCAAGGCCGTCGTGGGGTCCGTGCGCGCTGGCGGCAACGTGAACTGCAAGGCTGTGGGCGGTAGTGTTCACGCGGGCGGGAATGTGAGTCACAAGTGATGCTTTATCTACAACTGACCTACATCGGATTCACCGAAGACGGCGCCATCCCCTTCGCGCAAGCAGAAGGACTCCCGAAAGAGCGCGGCTGGTATCCCGCCTTGTATGAGGGGGGTACTTATGTCGGGCTCATCTGGTTGACCGACCTCTCCGGTAAGCCCCGCCCCATGACCTCTCGTGATCTCGCGCGGATGCGCAGCTTCTACAGCAAGGTCAAACATGTAAGCTGCGCGGCTTACGGACCTGCCAAGGAAAAGCCCCAGCTCGAAGAGGTATGGTGTTACATCCCACCGCGTGATACTTTCATGCCCCCTGGCCGTTCGCACTGGGTACCCATCCCCACGATCGAGTACAGGGACGAGCATGTCCCTATCCACTACATCCCTGTGAGGTGACCCTATGACAGACTCCACACCGACGAAACCCGAGGTACTTGGCGCGGTGACGCGCTACAACCGTGAGCCAAACATCGAGAACTACCGCCTCGCGGTGACGATGGCTATTCAAGCCGACCTCATTGACTCCGAGGATACGCAGTTTCGCACGCAACGTCAGACGATCGAGCTGATCACAACAACCCTGCGCGGTGTCCAACCTCCCGCAGACCAGGTACACGAGCTTACAGGACAGCTCACATACGACAGCTTGCTCGGACAGTGTTACGAGGTCGCGCTCGAAGCTGCCAAGAAAGACCGTCGCGTCAAGAGGCTCCCCACAGGGACGCTCAACGATGTGATCTCCTGGGCACAGGATGCTGCGGCTTCTGCGTTCGAGGATGGTATCTGTTGGGTGCCACGCGAGACCAACCCGGGTATGGACCCGTACATGCCCGAGTTCGAGTCCCGCTGCAAGGGGCGCGGCATGAATCACTATGATGTCCGCGCGCTCTTTACCCTCACCTACAACGCCCACCTCGAAAAGCTCACCCGAAAAGCGCTCGCGACCCATGGCACGATCACGCCCGGAGAAAGCCGCGAAAGCGGGCACACCTTCCAGGGTGAGCGCTGGTCCCGATAAAAACTTCACAGAAAGTTTTTACGGTCATGGCTCCTTGTGGTACCAGTAGATGTAACGACAAGACAACGGCACACACCACAAGGAGCCGACCCATGGAAGACGCAACGATCGAGCAACTGAAGAACGTGACCATCGAAGTGATCGCACAGGCTGTGCGCTGGGATGACGGGAACGAAGTGGTGCGCGCTTGCGCCAAGACCCTGGGTGCCTGCACCCGAAAAATCAGCCGCCCCGAACACGTACAGGACAGGCTCGAAATTGCCTTCGAGTGCTGCAAAGAGATGAGGAAACAACTCGCCGCCACGAACATGGTCAAGAACTACAACAGGGGACGCCCTCACCCCCTGGCAACCGAAGTCTCCCTGGTCCTCCACGACCTCCGAGACGCCCTTGGATTGGAGAGCATCGAATGTACGACACTTTACGCTCCGCACGTTGGAACCACCGAAACGCCCCAAAAGGCATGTACCACTACACGAGATGCTTAGGCGGGGGATGGTTCTGAAGCGTAACTTTTGATTCGTATTCCCCATACATGTGGGGATGGTCCGCAAGTTACTGAAACGACATGGCATGTCTGCTCACTGTTCCCTGCATGTGCAGGGATGGCTCGATTTGGCACTTGATGTGGTCTTTCACTTGACGGACATGCGTCAAGTAGTGTAACCTCGCTTTCATGGCTTCGAGAGGAGTCGTGAGGTTCGGTGCGATCAGGTGTGACAAGATGTCTCAGAGTGTTCCCCGCGTATGCGGGGATGGTCCCACAACCGAGACGGGCATCAGCTATGATCTCGGGTGTTCCCCGCGTATGCGGGGATGGTCCCGAATGGATACTGCCCGAGATCGGGGACATCCTGTGTTCCCCGCGCATGCGCGGGGATGGTCCTACAACTCTCCAAGGCGTGTGTCCTGATGACACGTGTTCCCCACCTTTGTGGGGATGGTCCGGCGCACAGTTCGCTCCCAACATATTCCCCACCTTTGTGGGGACACCACCAAAGGATTGATCATGGCTACTTTCTCCAAAACCCTCGAACTCCAGACCCTTCGAGACGCGCTCGGTTTCGACATTTACCAACTGGCCGAAGCCTTGCAGGTAGAGCCTGCGGATGTCTTGCGCGCAGAGACAGAACCTTGCGAGCTTACCGAGGTCTATCACCGAAGGGTGATGAATCTTCTCGTGATCCGCTACCAGGAGACGCAGCGTGATCGCCGTGATGAAGCGAAAAAGCTCAAAGAACAATTCGAGCGTGAAGACCATCTACAGCGCATGAATGCCCTTTACGTCGAGAGAAGCTAATGACAGACGATGAAATGAAAGCCGCGATGGCCTTTATCATGGGGCCTACCGAACCTCCCCCTCGACCAGACGACTTCACACCCCAGGAAGAGCTGCACGAGATGACGTGCCAGAAGTGCGGGAAGACGGTAGGCACGATCAATTTTCATCGGCCTTCCGCCGAATTGATGTCTCCTGCGGAAATCCGGCAGTGCTATCCCCGTCAGGGTTTCGTGTGCGAGTGCGGTTTCCAGTGTGTTTACTACGCTTCCTTCGACCACTACATCATGGGTGATTACTAAGCGCTCCTGATAGCGCTTTCACTTTACACAACCTCTCGTTTATGGTATCAGGAATCTGATACTCATTCTCCCAAAAGGACAGAGAGGTTTCCCATGTCCACCCACTTCCTACCCTACAACCGCTGCTGGGCAAAGACCGACCAGTCGCCCGGCAGCGAGGCGCCCGTCCAGGGCATCCACCTCGTGTTGTACCACAATATGGATGTCGCGGGCTGTGTCTATGTCATGCTCCAGCGCGAGGATGAATGGGGCCGCCAACTTTGTGAAGCTCTCGGGGTCTCAAGGCATGTCCTCATGCATGACATGGCTCTCCTGTACATGTTCCATGACCTCGGGAAGCTCACCGACAACTTTCAGGCAAAGAGCGCGCAGGCGGTCGCGTACCTGAACTCGCTCGAACCCTTCGAGCCAAAGCCTATCCTGGAGATCCCCGGCGCGGAGATGCGCCATGATCTCGTGGGATACACCATGCTACGCAAGGTCCAGGGCTTCCTTGGCGTGGGGAAGCGAGAGATCAACGCGCTCTTGCACGCGAGCTTCTCGCACCATGGCTACGCGCTCCCCTTCCAAAAGAAAACCGGGATCGACCCGAACAACCGACCCAAGGCCAGCGAGCAGTGGGCGGATGTCGAGAACGGCGTCAAGGTTCGCAATACGCAGGAGCGCTTCGAGGCGCATTGTGAGGCGATCAAGCTCGCGATGGGGGGCTTGCAAGGCGATTACACCAAGGCGCCCGACATGGAACGTGCGTCCTGGTTGCTCGCCGGGATTGGCCAGATCAGTGATTGGCTCGGTTCGACCCAGGATTACTTCACGCTCCACGGCGATTGGATGGACCCGAGGACGTACTGGCATTGCTACGCGCTCTCGGGCGCGACGCGCGCGTATGAGGATGTGCAGTTCGCGCATGTGCCGGTACGCGAGACCGAGTTTTGGGAAGGACTCCTCGCACCAGAACATAGCCCCAGACCTCTCCAGCGCGCCGCACAGGGCATGGCGAGGCAGATCGAGGGGGAAGGCTTCATCTTGATCGAGGACGCCACAGGCGCGGGTAAGACAGAAGCAGGGCTCGCGCTCGCCAGGGAGATGATGCACAAGAGCGGATGCAAGGGCATCACCTTCGCGCTCCCGACACGCGCCACGGCCAACGGGATCTTCCCTCGGGTCATGGAATACGCAGAGGTTTCGTTCACCGAGCCTCCCACCCTCTCCCTGATTCACTCCTCGCGCCAGGAGAACAGAACGTGGCGCATCTTGAAGGATTCCCAGGGGGGAACCCTCACCGCGTCGGAGTGGCTCAACTCGTCCTCACGTCAAGCGCTCTTCTCCCAGGTCAATGTCTGCACCATCGACCAGCTCTTGCTGGCGGTGATTCCGAGGTACTTCGCGCCCATGCGTCTCGCCGCGCTCTCCCGCTCGGTGCTCGTGTTGGATGAGGTCCACACGATGGATGCACACATGATGCCCTTGCTGTGTGCCTTGCTCCAGTGGTGCGGACGCGCGGGCCAACCTGTCATCGCGATGTCAGCGACATGCGACGCCGAAGCGCGCTCCATGCTTATTGACGCATACACGAGCGGGCGCGCGAAAGCAGACACACCACCCACCTTGCCCGCGATGACGTATGTCCAGGGGGACGCGATACGCCAGGTGCAGTCGGTCAACCCACACCAGAAGCGCGAGCTTCACTGGGAGATCTTCGAGGATCAGGGGTCACTCGATGCCGTGGTCAATGAACTCGTGCAACGCGCGTATGATGGGGAGGCGGTGGTTTGGTTCCGCAACACGGTCAACTCCGCCTGTCGTGCGTATGAAGCGATCAAGGCCAGGTACGATGATGTGATCTTGACCCATTCGAGGTATACGCTCGCAGACCGTCAAAAGCGCGATGAGATTCTCGTTACCTCCTTTGGCCGTGGCGCCCCGAAGGATGCACGGCGCGGTAAGATCGTGGTCTGCACCCAGGTCTTGCAGGAATCCCTCGACGTGAGCTTTGACTGGGGAATCAGCGACGTGTGTGACGTGGACCTGCTTATCCAGCGCGCTGGACGTGTCCTGCGTCACGAAGACGGCGAACGTATCAACGTGTGCATGGGGCTTTTCACGCCTCCTCTGATCGGAACACCAGACGCACGGTGGGTCGAGCACAGCCCGAGCCTGCAAGACACGCGCTACATCTACCCGGACATCGCAACGCTCTACACCTCCGCTTCCTTGTGCAAAGACCCCTGGCAGCTTCCTTGCGATACACGCGAGCTGTTACGCCGCGCCAAGGATGAGATCCCCAAGTCGCTCGCGCATGTACACGAGCGCGTCCTCTTGCGCGATGAGGATACAGGCAACACGGCGAGACGTGGGACGCTGGATTTTAGCAAGACTTACGCGAAGTCCGCAGCCTTGTGGGGGAGCGAGAAGCCCATCCAGACCCGAGACATCATCCCGTCGAGGCGTTGGGAGGTCTGGTATGAAGAGAACGGCGTCCTCGTCCCGGTCGCAGGTACACGCTCTGGCTCACGCATCACCATCCCCATCTACTGGGCATACGACCGCCCCGAGATTCCCGAGGCGATCCTGGATAGCTTCCCCTTCAAGCAAACGCGCGAGGTCGTCATCGCCACGAAGACTTCCTATGGATGGGATCTCCCGATGGTCGATGAACAGGGCGGCGCTATCATGCTTTCGTATGATGCATACCTCGGTTTACAGAAACCGTAAAAAAAGGTGTTGACAACGCATCGCATAGGACCGTATAGTCCAAAACATGCTTCCCACCTCATGTGGGAATGATCCCCCGGAGAAGGGCGCGCCATGGGGGTGTGCCGCTCCACACGACTACGAGTACAGGAAGATGAAAATGGCAAAGAAAAACGCACTCAACACCCTTCTGGCAATCACGCCAAAGCTGATCGCTTTGCATGTGCTGCTCCCGAGCGCACCAGGCAACCGCAACCGCGACAAGCAGGGGCAACCCAAGGTCTCTGACTTTGCAGGTGTCCTGCGTGCTCGCGAATCCTCGCAGTGCCGGAAAAGCATCATGCGCAACGGTCCGTTCTTCGACGGCTTGCGTGAGAAGCAGTCCATGAGCACCAACACGCGCACGATCCTCAACAAGATCTCCGAGGATGCGATCGAGGACGGCGCAGACCCCGTGTTCGCCTACGCCGCAGCGCTCTTGCTCGCGCCGCTCTTTGGCAAGAAGAAGACGTGTAGCAAGTCCGCCTTCGAGGCTGCCATCAAGGACGGCATCACCTACAGCCAGGGAGGCATCGAGGCTTTCGCACACAGCGACAAGGGAGACGTCAAGAAGGACGGGCGCACGCTCTCGGCTTCGATCAAGGTCAAGCAGAGTGAGGAAGCCTGCTTGGTGGACGCGCTCGACAAGCTCGTGGACGGCATGGCAGACCTCAAGCCCGCCATCACCGCGCTGACGAGTGACACCGAGGAGACCGAGACCGAAGAGACCGAGGACAAGGAAGAGGCGTACAAGAGCCTCCTGGAGACCGTCTACAATGAGAAGGTCGCGGAAACCTTCGCACAGATCCAGAAGGACTTCGCCACGGCGCAAGCCTCTCCCAACGTGGACATCGGGCTCTTCGGGCGCATGATCGCCTCGGACACGAACATGCCTGCTGCGGATGGCGCCATCCGCTTCGCGCACAGCATCGGCGTGACCGAGTATGTGGGTGACTCGGATTTCTTCACCGCGACGGATGCGTTCGATCCCAACACCGGATCGGCGCACAACGGCTTCAAGACGATGACCTCGACGGTCTTCTACGACTTCGTGGCGATCGACCTCCACCAGCTCATGCGCACGCTGTACGTCGAAGGCACCACCGATACGGGTGATGTCGTGGACTTGACGCGTGAGGCGGTCGCGGCGGTCTTGCAGTCGATGGTCAAGTATCAGGCGGGCGGTCAGCAGACCACGATGGCATCCCTCATCCCCGCCTCCTACGTCCTGGCGACCGTGACCGATGAACAGCCGACGCAGTACACCGACGCGTTCATGCAGCCTGTCGAGTCGAGCAACGTCGTCGAGGAAGCGATCGAGCGCCTGGAGCGTCACCATGACCTCGTGGTCACGCGCATGAACCTGGAGCACCGCGCGGTCACGACCTGGGCAAAGACGCACGACCTGGAGCCCCTGGCGTCCGGTGGTGAGGTCGCGCCTGACCTGAACGCCCTCGTGGAGAAGACCTTGACGTCGATCTTCGGCAAGATCGAGCAGGAAGTGGCTGCTGCCGAGTGATGACCTTCGTTCCCCTGTGTCACTCCTGTCATCAACCGTGACAAAGTGGCACAGGGTGTTCCCCGCATACGCGGGGATGGTCCTTACGACCTTCCAAGGCTTCGGGTGAGGGTCGCGTGTTCCCCGCATGTGCGGGGATGGTCCGTGACCAAACTGAATCGTCTGGGTCAGGATTACGTGTTCCCCGCGCATGCGGGGATGGTCCTGCGGCAAGCGACCTCGAAGCACTCCCCGAAGAGTGTTCCCCGCACACGCGGGGGTGGTCCCGTCTTGGACTAGGACATAAGGGCGCGCGAATCGGTGTTCCCCACCCTTGTGGGGATGGTTCGATTCCAGCCTGACGCTGAGTGATAGGCTCTTTAAAACGTTCCCCACATGAGTGGGGATAATTCAAAGGAAGAACAATGACTGCACAACAACAAGAACTCTTCAATCCACCAAAACCCGCATCCGAGGAGGCTCCCATCTACCTCTCGCAGTGCCGCTACACGAAACAGGGTGTCAAGAAGCTCATGCAAATGAGCGGCGAGGGCTGTTACGCCTTGCACCAGCTCCTCTATGAACTCTTCGAGGTCGAGGCTGGGGGTGAGCGCCCTTACCTGTGTACGCCTCCCACGGGTGGGATCTTCTACATGATCTCTCAAGAGCCTCCCCGCGAGACGCCCTACTTCCAGGTGCAGACGCGAGAGATGACGCCACAGCTCACCGAAGGTCAACCCTTGCACGTCCGCGTCTGGGTGAACCCGACGATCCAGACACGAGACAAGCGCTTGATCGAGGATGGCCAGCCCAAGCGCCTCGCCGTGGATACCTACGAGCGCATCTTCGCCGCCATCGAGGACCGCGAGGCGCGCCCTCTCCACGATCTCATGGTCGAGTGGATGGAAGCCCGCGCGGACAAGTGCGGCTTCACCATCGAGCGCCTGGAGTGTTTGACCGACATGCAGCGCTCCGAGGGTCGCAAGCGCGGACGCAAGATCGTGGTGGACATGGTGCAGGTCGAGATGCGCGTGCGCGTGACGGACGTGGACGCCTTCATGACCGTGTGGCGCGAGGGGTTGGGACGCGGCAAGGCGTTCGGTGCCGGGATGATGCTCGTGAAGCCCGCGCCGCAGATCGAGCTTCTGTGACTGTGCTTGTAACTGTGACAAGATGTCTCAGAGTGTTCCCCACGCGTGTGGGGATGGTCCCCATGATCTTGTGTGCCGATGAGGGCGCCTTCAGTGTTCCCCACGCGTGTGGGGATGGTCCCGGGGCGACCGAAATCACGAGCGTCACGGGTGCGTGTTCCCCGCCTTTGCGGGGATGGTCCCACGGCATTATAAGCGCACCATGTCACGATTGCGTATTCCCCGCGCACGCGGGGATGGTCCCTTCGGATTGAAGATTGGCAATGCATGCATAAAGTGTTCTCCGCATGTGCGGAGATGGTCCGTTCACACTTGGCGTCGAAGAAACGCGAGACTAGTGTTCCCCACCTCTGTGGGGATGGTTCTGGTCCGATGCGATGAGAGTCTTTTTCCCACCATTGTGGGAGTGTTCCTTTTACACCTCGTATCATCTGTGGTATGAAAGGTGTGTGTCCTAAACCAACAAGAGGAAGTTATGAAACAATACCTTGCTTTCGATCTCCGCGCCCCGATGATGTCCTTTGGGGGCGTCGCCACGGCGAACATGCGCACCACGGAGAGTGCCCCAACCAAGAGCGCGGTGCTCGGGCTTCTTGCCTGCGCGCTCGGTATCCCCCGTCACCAGCGAGCAATGCACCACGCGCTCGCAAACAACACGAAGATGGTCACGCTCGCCTATCGCGTGGGGCAAACGACGCCCTCCTACCAGCGAGACTTCCACACGGTGAAGTGGGTTGAAGGCCCGAACAAGAGCGCGCCGATGCCGACCACGCGCAAGGGCGCGGTCCATCACCCCCACGTCAAGACCATGCTCACCGAGCGGGACTACCTCATCGACCATGCGTTCACGGTCATTTTGGAGGTGGGAGAAGCGCTGCACATCGAAGACCTCTGCCAAGCGCTGCGTAAACCGCACTGGCCGGTCTACATTGGACGCAAGAGCTGTACCCCTAGCTCACCCCTCAACCCACGCATCCTGGAGGCTACGGACGCTCTGAGCGCGCTCAGGGAGGCGCACCTTTCGAGCTTCCCGCTGTTGGCAGAGCAAGGCGTCGCTTGCTACCCCGGCGAGGTGCGTTGGGACAAGTCGCTCGCGCTCGGTGAGGTCGAGCAGGAGCACTACCGCCGCGACGTCCCCAATGACCTGACCAAGACGGGTTCGCAACGCGAGCGCGTCGAGCACCAGGGCACCTACCAGACCCTCACGCAAGGAGCTTGACCGATGACGCAACTCAACCTACTGACAGACCCCTTCATCCGCGTCTGCGATGCCAAAGGGGAGAAAAAGCTCGTGAGCTTCGACGGTCTCCGTGAGGAGGGCTTGCAGCTCGACTACGACTTCGCGGCATGGAGCCAGGGGATCGAGCACTTCCTCATCGCCATGCTCCAATACCTGACTCCTCCCGAGACCAACGAGGAGTGGGAAGATATGATCCTGGAGCGCCCGGAGCTTACCGAAGCGCTCGCACCCCACATCAAGGATTTCAACTTCTTTGGTGATGGCCCACGCGCGCTTCAGACCGTCCCCGAGAACCGTGAGTATGCCCTCCAGGAGAAATGGAAGGAAGCACTGAGTCCGCACGCGCTCGGTTCGTGCGTCGCTGCGGACAAGTACGGTCACGACTACCCAGGGAAGCAGCGTCCCTGGGGCCTCGGGGATGACGTGGACTACCACATGTCCCTGGAAGTCCCCGACGTCATCGCTCATATCACCGCGCTCGACCACATGAGCCTGGGGAGCAACGCATATGGCAGGGGATCGGGAACGCGCGACACCAACGCGGAAGTGTCCTTCACGCTCCAGGGGCGTGACCTCTGGGAGACCCTCACCAGTAACCTCTTGCTGCGAAGCGAGATGGACGAGTTGTGGGGTCACAAGAAGACGCTCGACTTCACGCTCCCCTGGATCAAGCCGCCAAAGCTCCGCGCTTTGTATACCAAGAAGGGGAAATGGGACAGTCTGGCTCTGCACACCGCAGACCATCACCCCTTGCTCGGGATTCTGGTGCCATGGCGCGAGTACATGGTTCCCGACCCCGATGAGAACGGCCTCATTCACTTCATCTACATCAGCCCCGCGCAGGACGAGCTTTACAAAAAGCTCCGAGATGAGAACGGCGGGAAGGGGAGCGCGATCAAGTACGAGGGTCTCTGGATCAGGCCGCAAAACGCGACCATCCCCACGTACTCGAAAGGCAAGCAGGACGGCGAGCGCATCCTCCAGGCGCCCCAGGATGACACGCTCGGAACATCGGCGTGGAAAGCGATCTACCTCGACCAACACACGCCGGGCGTGCCTGTACTGAGGCACCTCGCCGCGCGCATGGCTGATCTGGACTACATCTACGATGTGTGGAGCAACGGTGTCCCGCGCGTTCGCGTCACGGCCTTGCACGCCAAGCAAGGCATCATTCGTGGGCGCACGGATACCACGATCCCTCTTCTCTTCGGGAAGAACGCTGCCGCTGTACGAGACGCATTGAGCCACGCGCTCGAAAGCATCCGTGAAATGGATTGGTATCTCGACGCGACGGCGGAGAGGCTCGGGCTTTACAAAAAGGTGGCAGGGAAAACGAAAACCAGGCTTCTCACGCCGCTCGATCTCCTCATGAGCAAGCACCTTGACAATCTGGTGATGGGTGTGCGTCGCGCCGATGACGTGGACACCTACACCGAGGAGGTCTTGCCGCGCTTCAACCGCGCCCTGGCCGATGAGGTGTTCATGCAGTTCAACAAACACCTCTCGCACGTCAAGCACCCCTACGATTTCGTCGTGGGGCAGTATTCGGGGACGACTTCCTCCTACCTGGAGCGCGTCAAGCTCTCCGACACCATCGCCCAAAAGCTGGGCATCACGTACCAGACCAAGAAGGACGCCATGCACCGCCAAATCTACGCCCGCAAAGATGAGTTCCTCCCCATGCTCTACAAGCACTGGATGACGCTGCACCATGTGCGTGGCGCGGACCGTCAAGCCCTGCTCGCCGCGCGCTCGCTCGAAGCCACGAAGGTCATCCCCTTCTACATCAAGGTATTGACCATCATCGAGTCTGTCTTTGGTGAGGACAAGGTGGACACGGACTGCATCGCGCTCATGGCCAAGGCGATGGCGAGGGTTGCGCCCGAAGACTTCCGTGGCAAGGCCAAGGTCGCGCGCTGCATGGCATCGGGCAAGCGCATCCTCGAACACCGCTTCCACCAGCTCCTCGCGCACCGCAAGCCCGAGGGTGTGTGGCGCGAGATGTTGACGTGTCTCTCGATGCTCGAAGGGGCGGGCGGGAGCCGTGAAGACCTGCTCCTGAGCCTGCTGACCTGGGATCAGGACACCAAGGACGAGTGGACGCGCGCTTACTTCAAGATGCAGACGCAGGAAGAGGAAGGACTCGTCAAGAGCGCCTGACCTGGTGTGCCCTGGTGTGACAGGTTGTCTCAGAGTGTTCCCCGCGCGTGCGGGGATGGCCCCAAGGGGTCGAATATCGAAAGCTCACCGGGCGAGTGTTCCCCGCGCGTGCGGGGATGGTCCCACGTCCGCAATCTTCAGGTTGTAGTCTCCGAGGTGTTCCCCGCGCGTGCGGGGATGGTCCCAAAGAACTGCAAGAACTCATCTACAAAGAACAGTGTTCCCCGCGTGTGCGGGGATGGTCCTGTGAAAAGGATACGAGATGAGTGAAGAAAGTGTTCCCCGCGTATGCGGGGATGGTCCCGTGCCTTTCATCTGGCGTTGTGTGGGCGCCAAGTGTTCCCCGCCCTTGCGGGGATGGCGCCGCCCATCTTTTTGGTACGCACGGGCTGCCGACATGTTCCCCACCCTTGTGGGGATGGTTCTGCTCATCCTGGGCATACTCGCGAGCAGATCGCATGCTCCCCGCGCATGCGGGGATGGTCCCCAGCGCCTATCGACGGGCGCAAAAGTCGCTTCATGTTCCCCACCTTTGTGGGGTCTGTTCCACATTCCAGAACATGGAACAAGCGCTTAACGCCTGGCCCATCCTAGAATCGTACTCATCTTTTTGACGTCAAATCTTTACGGTGGCATACCCTTGTGGTATACATCCTTGTCACACAGAAAGGAGGATGACATGACGACGCTGACATGGGAAAGGACAGGAAAAACGTACAAGGCAGAACACGCACGAGGCGAGTTCGTGATCTTGCGTGAGGGTAGACGCTTCCAGGCCACGTACACGTCACCCGAGGGTGAGGTCAAGACCGTGGGCGGGGAAGGAACCCTCAAGAGCTGTAAGGAGCATGCAGCGCGTTTGGCGAGACACTTGACCGCGTGCATGACGGTCGAGAAGATCGAGCGCAGCGTGAAGGATGCGTGGCTCGATGCGGCTTACGAGGAAGAGCGTGGGATGGGATGCTTTAGCGGCGTGGTGGTTCCCATCACCGCGACCCAGGCAAAGCACCTGGAGCGCGTGGGCCGAAGCCTGGACAGCTTCGGGAAAGGCGTGACCTTGCAGATCATGACTCTTCCCGTTTGAGATTATTCTTCTAGCCTTGTCACAAAGAGAGTATACCAATGACGTTGACTTGGAAAAAGATCGAAGAGGGGAGATATGAAGCGGTCGCGGAAGCAGGGACTTACACCCTATCGCGGCACTCGAAGGCTCATAAAGGATTCTACGGGATCTTCAAGAACAAGGAAGAGAGACACCACTTCCAACACAAGGGCACGCTCAGGAGCGGCAAGGCAGCGGCCAGGAGACACTTAGAGAATCTCAAGGCCAGGGCGGACAGACGAGAACCTGCCGGGGAAGAGGAATCACCTGTGTTCCTGATCATCACAAGGGAAGATAGCTGATCATGACTCTTCCCGTTTGAGCACCTTCTTCTCGGGCGACTTGACCACCTTGCGCGTCGGGCGGTCTCTCTCTGCCTGTTCGCGCTTTGCTACCATGAGCGCATAACGCATCGTAGCAAGACGCGCATACTCCTGGCGACGCAGGCGCCCATGTGGGCTGTAGAAATACCCCATCTCATACGCGCGGTTGGCGCGCAGGCATTCGGGTTCCTTACGATCAGGTGGGAGGATACCCATGGGGTTACCTTCCTCCTCCAGAAGCTCGGGCGCGACCTCGAAGGTATCATGATGCATCGACAGGAACGCGCGCATCAACTCTGTGGCCCCTTCGAGACTCATCTCGTGCTCGAAGTTGTAGAAGTGCGCGCCCTGGACATGCGCTTCTATTGTAAAACGAAGCCGGGGGTTACTCCCCACATCCCACGCATAGAGTTGTTGGTCGTAGCCAATGCGCATGAGGAGATGTCCTTGTTCGAGCGTGACGTGATCACCCCCAAGGATAAACTCTTCGTGATCTTCCACATCGAACAGGTCCGTGGCCTTGACCTTGGCTGTCTTCTCCTCCGTGAAGCGCGTGTGCTTCAGGTCCCTCCCTGCGGCGTGTGAGGTGGTTTGCGGGAGTCCCATGGTCACGGCATGCACTGCCATCCAATAGAGCGGTTCGAGCGCGCTGGGGTGCAGGTTAAAGATGATGCGACTCGCGACCTGCCCATACGCATGACTGTTCATGTCGCAACGCCAGTGCTGCTTCTCGGGCAACCAGGTCATATCGAGGAAGCCTCCTCCATTGCCAACGGGGAAGGTGATGCGGTGTTTCATGAGAGCACTCCAGGGTCAGAAGCCAAAGACAAGGCGTAGCGCGTTAAAGAGGGCGGTCGCTTCTCCTGCGTCTCCTCCTGCGGCGAGCACGAAGCCAGCGCCGTAGTCTGTCGGGAGAGATGCGGGAGGATTGGTCGCGGTTTGAAACTCATCGACAAACGCTGCGACGCCTCCAACTGTAGGCGGTACAAATAGAATCGAGGCGTTCAAGGATACCGTCGCTGCCGCTTCGAGGAACGCGATGATCTCGTCGAGCGCATCGACCACGGCATCGAGCGCGGCCAACCTGCGTTGCAACCCCTCGACCGTCGCATCGAGGCGCGTGTTCACGCCTTGAATCGCATTGTTGATCGCAGAGATGACATTGAGCAAGCGCTCGCCCACGAGGTCCACTTCAGGCAACACGTCACGAAACAGACGAACCGAGCGCCAATTCGGTGGAAGCCCTGGACGGATCTGGCCATCCACGAGCACCAGGAGCGCCGCGACTGCTTCACGTACCCCGACCTCCTCGGTGACCGTGAAGTCGGTCGTGAAGCCCGTCAGGAGCGCCTCGATGTCTGCTTGCGCGTTGACATAAGCGATACGAAACGCCTCGAACAAGGTCTCGTTGCGAGTCATCAAGGGGACGATGCGTTCGATCTTGTCTGTGGCGACCTGATCCGTGAACAGGCGGAACCGCTGCCTCGGGGTCAGACCGAGCTTTGCAGCAAACAGCTCCCTGGCGCCCGCGAAAGGATCTTGTTCGATCGCATCCGAAGACGTCACCGAGCCAAGGGTTTCGACCGTGCGCCGCGATGCACCAAACCCAGGCGGACCGTCAGGGAAGCGCTCATCCGGGAAGAACGACCCCTGAAAAAGACGGAACGTTCCATCATCGCTATCCACAAAGCCTGCGGGGTTCTGGGACTCGAACGCGTCCGTGATCTGCCCTTCACCGTCAAACGCGATGTCCGGGACGTCGAGCGCCTGAATCACATCCGGGATGACCGGAGAGAGAAGCCCCGAGCCCGAACGCGGCTGCGAGCTGGTGTTGAACACGGTGGTGTCCATGCGCAAGAGGTAAGCAGCACGGTACACGTTGAGCAAGGCATCGGGGAGGTTGAACGCCGCTGGCGAGCTAAAGTCGATGTCCGGGATAAAGCCATACACGGGAACGCTCGGGCTGCTCCCTGTGTACTCTTGCCCGTCGAGCTGCAAGGTGTAGATCGTGATCGGTTGCGCCGTGCCATCTGCGAGCGTGGTTTCGGCGGTCTCTTGCACGAGGACGGTATCCTCGGGGACGCTCGTGATCCGGTAGTAGTACCCGTTGTCCTGCCCGGGGTCCACATCACGCAACACGGTGGAGTAGGTCCCCGCGAGGAAGTTCCCTGTGATGCCTCGTCCTTCTCCCTCATCTGCATCCACGGCTTCCAGGAACGGGTTAGCAGGGTCGAGAGGCTCCCAGACATAACGAGGCTCACCACGAGGAGATAGCTCGGGTTCTCGAAACTCGACAGGGCACTCACCGCGAAGCTCGGCAAGCTCGCGCTTACGCTTGGCAAGGAAATCCTCTTCGTTCACGCTCGGGGTGGTTTGCGTGACGAGGATACCGTCACGGGTGCGGCTGCGTTCGATGTAGAACTTGTTCTGCGCGAAGAGGTCGAAGAACAACGACTGCGTGGAGGTGGGCTCTTGCCATTCGAGCAAGATCGTGGTCAAGGGGTCGCGTGTTTCGAGGAAGGCTTCGAGCAACCCAGGCGTCGCGGAGCCGTTATCATCGGCGGGCGTGGCGCGGACATTGATTGGCGCGGGGTAGTTGATCTCAGGGCGCTGACCAAAGAGGTTGTAGAGCGCGAGGGCCTGTTGGATGATCCCTGCTGCCGATGGCGCGTTGACATAGATCACGATCCCACCGAGGACGCCGGTCGCGCCCACCTGGGGTCGGTTGATGTCATCGGTATCGTAGAAGGACGCGATCACCTTTTGCGAGAAGCGAGGGAAGCCCCCCGCGCTGTCTGCGAGGTCATCGAGGGAGGTAGGGACCACATACAGCCCGAAGACGCCCGTATCCGCGAGGCTATCCAGCAAGGCTTCGAGCTGTGCCACGAGCGCGTTGGCGACCGCAGCGATGGGGTTGGGCAAGGAAGGAACCGTGAACACGCGCAAGAGGTCGAGGATGGTCGCAGCGATCTGTCCGACCGCGCGCAACGCATCACTGACACCCTGAACAGTATCCAGCGCGTTCTTGACCCCACCGAGGTCCAGGTCCATCGTCTTCCAATCAGCCACAACAGCTCTCTTTTCTCTTTGGGGGGTCTGCGCTTTAGTTCAAGCCGGTTTCCCGGACAAACCGTGCGATGTGATCATGAGGCAGGGGGTGCCTCTCTGCCATGTAATCCATGTAAGCGTCGAGCAGCGTGCGCAAGATCTCGTACTCTCTCTGTTCAGAGGGAGTCAACGAATGCTTGACCGAGAGCACGAGACGACGCTCATACAGTGTGACCCAGAGGTTACCTGTCGTCTGTTCCAGGATCTCGTCCACGGTCTTGTGCCTCGTCATGATGACTCTCCCACACTTTGGTCGTCTTGTGCCTGACCCTGAGCCTCTTTCTGTATAGCCTCTTGCTTTTGAATCTGCGCACGCGTCGCGTCTTGCACCTGGCGCACGGCTTGCCTGAGCGTCTTGAGGCGCGCGAGTAACGGCGAGTACGGCGTAAGCTCGACCTGGTGCCAGCCCTTCTCAGGTTCTTTCTCTTGAGCCGGGCTCGCCTCATTCTCCGACGCCTCGCTTGTACGTTCATTCTCTTCACCCTTTATCATAAAGACCTCCGTTATTGTGTCGAGAACAGACGCAGCAAATCTCGAAGAGCCTTGGCGCGCCGTTTCTCTACTCTCGCGTTATATTGACGGATTCTCGAAAGCGTCCCGGTCTCCAGGTTCACGCGATAATCCACCCAGGAGAAGCGCACATCATAGAGTGCTTCGCTCCCCTTCAAGACACCCTCGATGTCTTGCGTGAGCGTCGGGGTCACGTCTCGAATCCTGTCGAGGCGTGCGGTAAGGCTCGCCGTGTGCGCCGTGAGCGCTGCATCGGTAGGATCACCCGTCAAGGTATTGAACGGTGGTACCCCGAGGATGTCATCCGTATCTGTCACTGTTGCACGAATCCCGTCATCAATGCGCGCCACGAGATCCTGAACCCCATACTGCTCACTCAAGGCGAGCTGATAGGTCCTCGTGTTGAATGTCGTGGCTTTGGTCACTGTATAAGTGGTCGCGCCATCATCTGTGAGGTTATAGATCACGAACTCCTGGTTCCCGTCCAGGGTGAGCGTCGTGCTCGTGACGCCCGTGACAAAATAGAAGCCACGGTTCACCCCAACGTCCACACGCACCAGGTCACCGACCTCGACACCTTCCACCAGGAAGTCCACGCTTCCTGTCAGCGCTTGCGTCGCGTTGGTCGCGGTCCCTGTCTGCGTGAGGAAGGGATCAGGCAAGAGGAGATCGACCAGGGTATCCAGGCGCTCTTGCAAGGGCGTCGAAGGGTTCGCGCTCACGCCTGTCAACAACGGCGCGATGTCCGCGTCTGCGTTGGCATTATCTTCATACAGCACGCGCTCCTGAATGAGCTGTGTTTGCCAGGCATCGACCTCGACGCTAAACCGCCTCGGGCGCACGACTCGAAAGTCTGCGGCGCCTTCATCGAGATAGAATCCGGTCGTGTAGATGGTAGGGTCGGCACCCGCGTCGATCGTGATCACCCCGCCAGCAGCGGAAGCGATACGATAGCGCGCTGCGTTGGCGCTATCCGGGTCCACCATCAGGGTATCCCCGGGCGCGACGTTTACAAGCGATGCCCCAGTCGTGAGTTCACTGGCAGCCTGGTCGATCGCACCTGTACCGCTCGCAATGGTCACCGCCGCGCTCACGGCCACAGGTGCAGAGAATCCATCAGGTACCGTCACAGCAGTCAAGGCACCAGGCGCTCCCACATCCACCGTATACGTGTCCACCACCGAAGCAGGGGTCGAGGGTCGCGTCACAGTAAAGCTCCCCTGAGCGTCGCTAAAATCGACGCCTACCGCGAGCAAGGTGGTCAGGTCTGTGCTGATCGAACCCACCCCCTGTGCCGAGAGTGTGTACGTCTGAGCGCCTGTCTCCACAATAGGGATCGTGGCCACAATGGAGCCGTTGTTCAGCGCTGCGACGCTGTACGAGTTCCCGCCGTCGATATTGAGCGTGATGGTAGCTCCCGCGAACGCCGTGAAGTCTGTCCCGAGGTCGGTCAGCGTATCTCCTGCAACAGTTCCACTGCCCTGATAAAGATCAGGCACCTCGTAAACCGCAGCAGCGTTGCGATACTCGAACGCCGCCAACGTCAAGGTGTTCACGCCCGCTTCATAGGCACTGTAGAAGTCAGGCAAGCCTTCGAGCACGACCACATCGAAGGGCGCGACCGGATCAGACGAGAGATCCTCGGTGGTCACGAGGTTCGAGGGTGCGACCTTGGTCGAGACACCTGCATATTGCCCTGCTGTTGTGCGTGTGAAGATGTCCGTGATTCGATCACCTTCAGCGGGGAGACGTTGAAGTTCCGAGTCGGGCAAGGGGGACACGAAGGGTGGAATGGTGTCGCCGTCATCACTGACACCTTCACCAAAGAGCGCGGGCACCTCGAAGGGTTCGGTGCGCGCGTTCTTGAAGCTCACCACTGCCTGCAAGTACGTCCCGGGAGGTGGCACCTTTTGTCCGAGGAGGTCCGCGAAGAACGGGGGCAAGGTCGGGTTCAGGATCTCACCATCAGCCTCGTTCAAAATCACATCGAGCGGTGGACGGTAGAAGGGCATATCCTCGGGGTCGAGATCATCCAATGTCGCGACCGCTGCGAGGTTTATTGGACGGTTCACGAACACCGTATCGCCCGGCTGTGCATTCACTGCACCGATCGCCGTGCCGTTCCCCTCGCTCAAGGTCAGGGTCGAGGCGGTGACCGCATCCACAATAAGGTCCCTGGCCACCACGACCTCGGTGCGCGTTACCTCTTCTCCTGCGCGCGTGTATGTCACGCGCCCGATGTCCACATGATCACCCACAGTGAAGGGAGGCAAGGTGCGTGAGGGATCTCCCGTGGTCAAGTCATAGGGCGCGTTCGAGAGTTCACCTGTCACGGGGTTGTAGGTCTGTGCGCAGGTCAGTACGATCGGATCACCTGGCTCGACCTCCTGGATGGTCGCAGCGGCGGCGCGGGGTTTGACATCACGAAGCGCGAGTACGCCATCGACACCGGCGTCCGCGAGCACCTGGTTGAAATCATCCTCGAAGGTGTAATCTGCACCACCCCCGAGCGGCGCGAGCGTGACCGTGCGCACGATGACCTCTTCGGGATACAACCTGGAGAACTTGGAAGGCTCCCATGCACGCTTGAAGGTGCCCGTGAACACCAGCTCGGGTGGCAGGCCCACATCCAGCGCGAAAGGCCGCTTCGAGGTCAACACGATGTCGTCGATGTTGTTCTCGATCAGTCCCGCCTGGATCGTGAGATCTTCGAGGTCTCGGATCTCATTACTCGTGAGCCGGACACCGGGATTGGCCGCGTTCACGTAGTAAGGCAAGAGACGCCCGGTAAAGGGGTCCACGCCACCAGGGGTCTCCTCATCACGCAACACGAAGCGAAACTTCCCGTCACGGTCCCCGATCACGCGCCCATCCACCACCTCCTGGATGTTCTCGAACGCGGTGACCAGGGCGTTGTAGTAAGCGAGATATTGCCTCGCGGCGCGGTCCTGGTCATAGAGATCCTCACCTTCACCGACAAGCGTGAGCTGTCCTTTTTCGTTCAATGCGTTGCTACCTGCAAACGTGATCACCGGACCACCAGCCGGTGCGCTCTGAGCTGCTTGCTCCGCCAGGTCATCTGCGACCTCTGCCACATAGTCATTCAAGCTCACCACGCGGAAGTAGAAGGTATCGGGCGCGCGCAAGGTCTGCGTGGTTGTCAGACGTGCGCCAAGATAACCATTCTGTGTCGTCGCATTCACGCGATACGTGTATGTCGCGCGGAAGCGTGGCAGATAGAGCTGTCCTCCAATCTCGCGCGGGTCTACAGGGTCGAGCGCGGTGTAACGCAAGTACACGACCTCGCCCTGACGCAAGGGGTCGTTCAAGGTTGGATCGAGCGTCACGCGCCCCGCCGCTTCGTACAGGTAGTAATCAGGGTCCACCACCTCCAGGGTATCTTCTGTACGTCGGATCACCTCGACCAGAGGACCTTCCAATCCTACCTTCTCGGCTTCCAGAGTGAGCGCGCCGGGGGCATACACCTTGTAGCGCGACTGCGCCACGAGCGGACTCACATAATCCCTGGCGAGCTTGCTGGCAACGGTGAGGGTGGTCGCGCCCACTTGCTCGTTGAACGCGACATCCTCGACGTAATAGGGGTCGGAGTCGAGCACGATGATTCGGTTTGCGAACAAGGCTTGGCGCGCGTCTCCAAAGACCGTGAGCGTGTTCATCCCTCGTGAGGCAGGCTCGAAGGTCAAGGAAGGGAAGATCTGATAGTTGATCGGCGTCTGGCTCACCAGGGTCGTGGGGTTGATCAGGGTATCGACCAGGGGAGGGCCCACGGTAAAGCTCGTATACTCCCCATCGAACACCGGCGCACCATCGATAAAGAAGCTCGCGCTGTCCGCTTGCACGAACGCACCCGAGGTCAACACATCCGTGAGGTCTCCGAGCAAGCGCTGATCTGTACCAGCGTTCAAGACCACATCAGGGGACACCGGAGTCGAAAGCAAGCTCACAGTTTGCTCTCCACCGAGCGCATCATACGCTGCATAGTTCACCCCGACCACACGCCCCGAGCGCAAGCCCGCCGTGTTGACGAGCTTCGACCCTGCGTTGATTGCGAGGGGCTTGGGGCTCCCGTTGACGAGCGTGATGATGTCGCGCGTGGTATCAAGCTCACGTGTAGCAGCAAACGGTGTCAAGCCTCCTGTCGCGGCCAGCGTTTCGACCGTGCGAAAGCCCACAGGTTCTTCGATCGGGGTGCTCTCCCCTTGTGGGATATAGCGGACCACGAGGCGCTCACCCTCCTGGAAAGGACGCGTGAAGTAGAGCAGGTTGTCCTGGAGCTGAACATCGAGTTCGCTATAAAGGTCTACGGTTCCTTCGGCCAGGACATCATCCGGGAATCCGAGCGAGCGATCCGACGCCAGCAGCTCGATCTCACCTGTGGGGTAGGGATCACTCAAGGAGGGCGTGAGCGTCACGGACCCGAGCGTCGCGACATCATCGGGATGCAAGGTCACCACAGCGTTCGGGAAGGCTCCCGTCAAGGTGTATTCGCCCTGATTCGGAGCCACGGCGCTATAGATAAGCTCTTGCTCATCGAGGAAGATGGCGTAATTGGCGTACACGTTCTGCGCGAACGAAGGCAGGGTCAGGGTCGCATCCGAGCGTCCGAGCGTGGTCTCGACAAGAAGAACGGTCTGGCGTCTTGTGCCGTCTGCGAGTTCGATAAAGACCTCATCCGCGTCCCCGTCCGGCGTCCCCGGCGCAAACTGAGGATTGGCCGTGTCGATCTCTTGCACGAGGAAGGGATAAACGAGCTGCGGCGTCAGGCTCTCTTCTGCGAGCGCGTACACGTAGATGGGTTCAGGGTTCTCGATGATCTGCGCACTGACCGACCCAGTTTCGAGCACATCGCCCAACACGGTCACCTCTTGCCCGACCACATCCGTGACAAGATAGGCGCTCTCCCCCGTGCGAAGGATCGGCGCGAGCAACGGATCGAGTCCTGTGGTGACACCCGTGAGGTCGGCTTCGAGGAAGGTAAAGACGTTGCCCGCAACACGCGCGATGCCTTCCACGGTCGCGCCGCCCACCGCTTCGGTAAAGCGCACGATCCCTGTGTCGAACTCCACGGTCGCGTTCACGCCATCTTCGAGCGTGACAAAGCCATCACCTCGGTTTAGCTCGAACTGATAATTGCGATCGAGCACAACCTGATCGGGCAAGCGCACATCATAAGAGCGCGTCGCGAGCGTCTGGGAGGTGGACTTGCGCTGCGCCCAAAAGAGCTGGCGGTTATCGAAGTCATAGATCACGTCCTCATCCGGGGTGAGCGTGCGCTTCGAGGCGCCAGACTCCACTCGATAGAAGACGTTCTCTCCAAACCCTGCGACATCGGTCAAGGGTACCTGTGTCAGCGCCACCGAGGGTCCAGGGTTGATCGCACCTTGCAAGAGCGTTTCGTTTAGCCGTAGGGTGCCCTGGCCATCAGGAACACCGCGTTCATTGGTCGGGTCCACGGGGCTTTGGTCGAGGCGAAACGTGATCCCATCTTCGATCACGAAATCACGTGAGCCCACATACAGTGTATCCCCAACAGCGCTCGCGGCCAGGCGTTGAGACAAACGCACAGCTCCGGTATCCAGGGCGACCTGCGCGCGGTCGGGCGCGAGGTTTCGGGCCTCCTCGAAGTCCACGCTGGTCTCTACCAGGTCCACGCGCCGCACCGCGACGCCCGAAGACCCGAGGTAGAGGATGATGCTCTCGGGTTCATACACGTTCAGGTCAATCGCGGTGATGCCCGACTGATCGGCGGTGACCGTCCCGAGGTTACCTGGCGTGATCGGCGTCACGTCCTGCCCCGTCAAGACACCATCATAGTACAGGGTTTCACCCACACTCGACGTGAGGATCGCGTTGGAGAACGTCACGCGGCCCGTCGTGGGGTCGATGCGCGCGTCTTCGGCTCCCACAGGAGCACCTGCGGCGGTCGAAGCAGTGAGGTACTGACGATACCCGAGCCGCAGCAAGGGAATCTCTCCCACTTGAGGGAGCGGATTCAAGTAAAGTGTATCACCCACGGCACCTACGGCGCCGGTGCTCTCGCTGTAATCGAAGAACGAGACCCGCGTGAAGAACACCGGCTGGCTCTCTGTGCTCACCACGATGTCACTCGCGAGCAAGAGTTCGCCCGTGTCAATGTTCAAGACGCCTTCGCCCACGGGTGGGGTCAAGATACCATCACGATAATCCGCGAAGGTCGCCTCGAAGAAGAACAGGTTGACAGGCACCACGAGCGCCGTCGTGCTGTCCGGGCTGCCGATGAGCACCCTGGGTGCTACAACATCCCCGAGCGCGTCATACTCGACCACAGGCACGTTCAGGAGTCCGTCTTCGGGGACATCACCGAGGGACTCCGGGGCAGCTCCAGGCAAAGGCTCCCAACGCCCTGTACGATCGTCATAGCCGAAGCGGGTTCTTCCTGCTTCGTTGCGTGTGTATTCGAGCGAGAGCGGCTTTGGTGTGTAGACCACAACCGGCAGGACACCGGGCGGTACGTTGTAGGTGATCAACCCTGCGACGCTATCGACCGCATCAGGCGTGGGTGTGACATCCGCAGGGAGCACGGTCTCGATAGCGCGACCCTGTGGGTTGAACTGGAAGACGATCGCGTCTGAGAGCAAACCAGAAACCACGGTCGCGGTCTCCGTAATCTCATCAGGGACCACGATGTCATTGGTCTCCTGCGCGCGCACGAGGTACTCGACGTTCTCCGCGTTGGGGTTATCGAGGTAGGCCGCGCGGTAGGTCGGCTTATCGACCTCACGCACGAGCGCGCGAGCCTCTCCTGTAAACGCAGCGTTGGCTTGCGCGACACGAGGTGCTCGCAGCACCCACCCTTCAAACTCATCCAACATACATGCTCCCGGTCTCTTTCAGGTACTCGATCAGGTCTCTTTAAGTGCTCAGTCTTCGGGGGTCTCTTCGGGAGCCTTCCGTCCTTTCAAGACCCGGATAACACACTCATCCGTCCTTCTTTGTTTGAAGGTCATCTTCGAGTGCAAGAGAAACTTCAACGTGGGGGCACCATGATAAGTGCGGTTCTGGGGTTGAATCTCGATGATCTCGTGCCATGTGTCGTGATAGAGAACCAGGTCCCCTTCTTGTAACTCATTGGCGATGCCCAGCCGCATGGGTTCCCAACGCCGCCCTCGAATGTCGAGATGTTCCAGCTCGGGTTCCTTGCGCCTCTCGCGCCAGCGGAGCGCCATGATGATGGTCGCAGCTACGATGGAACCAATGAGGGCACCTACCCCCATCGCGATGAGAAACCTCTGAGACATCAACACTTCGATCATGATACTCTACTCCTGTACCTCGGTACCTTTACGCTTGTACCTTTACGCTTGTGCTCACTCGCGCTCGCCAACCCCGAGATCATCCAACAAGGTGACCAGTGCTGTCAAGTTGGAACCACGGGATTGACCCTTGATCTGCCCTCCCTGAATCACCACGAAGGTCGGGAGGCTCCTGACCCCATACTCGAAGGCGAGGTCGGATTCCTTATCCGAGTCGATCTTGTAGAAGTCTGCGTCGCGCTTGCTCGCGAGCGCCTCATACTGAGGCGCCACTGCCTTGCAGGGGCCACACCACGACGCGTAGAAGTCGAGGACCACGACGCGCTCATCATCGACCTCATAGACGTGTTGGTCATGGATAGGATTGGTCAGGTCTTTCACGTTGCTCATGTTATTCTCCGTCAAGTGCCGGTTCAAGTAAATGAGGGTCACCACCCTCGAAGCAATCCAGAGCAGGATCGCTCCAGAACTGCTGTGTACGTTTGGAAGTGATCACGGCCTTGCGACCGCGAAACCACACCATTTCGTTTCTCGCGCCACGTTTCTTCAAGTCAGAAGAAACGGAACTCACTGCTGTAAGCGCCTTCTCTTGGGTATGTTGCGGCAAGCGCAAGTCTTCCTGGGGGTAGTTGCTCACCATCCAGGAACCCTGACACTGATCGAGCGTATCGAAGAGTGCTTGCAAATCCTCGTAAGTGTACCCGCCATAGTGTCCCTGATCCGTATCAGGATAAGGCGGATCACAATAAAAGAAGGTCTGAGGGGAATCCCAAGAGGCGATCACTTCCAACGCGTCCCGGTTCTCCAGGTACACACACTGCATGCGTTCGACACAAGCAAGGAGCCTGCTTCGCGCGTTGTAAAACGAGTAAGCATGGTTTTGACTGCTCGTGGTACGAGCCCAACCCCCATGGAGCTTGTTACCAAAGCTCTGTTGAATGTGAATATAATACCGACGCGCACGCTCCACGGGAGACAGGATCTCCAAATCTTCTGTCTGGACAGCGTTATGGTACTCTTTCAAACTGTAGGGCGTCATTTGCAACGCACGATACAATTCCTCACCATGATCTCTCAAGACTGTATAGAAGTTCATCAACTCGCCATCCGTGTCATTGAGGACTTCACGATAGCTCTGGGCATCCTGCATCGCGGGCCAGGGCTTCTTGAAAAACACCGCAGCTCCACCTGCAAAAGGCTCGACGTACACCGTATGGCGTGGGATGTGTTTCACCAACCTTGAGGCGAGGCGCTGCTTTCCTCCATAGTAGCTTATCGCGGGCTTCATGGTTCT